AGAAAGGTAGCTCATCCGCTGTCAAGCTCAGGGACTCGACGATCTCCCCATCCACGTAGAGCTTGACCGTCCCATTCAGATCTCGGAACAGACGATAGCTGTGAAGGATAGACCAGTCGAATTCCACGGGCTGGCCTGTGGGAACCCCTAGAGAATCCAAGCCACCGGTCCAGGACGTGAGGTCTCCTGGATCCACGGCTCCCCTCTTGAAGAGGCCCACCTTCTTGACCCCACCGTCTTCGAGGAAACCCACGATGACGGATACCTTGTCGTCAGAGAAACCAGAAGCCACCCCTGTGAAGACCCCTTCGGCTTCCGTCACAGTCTCCAGATAGAATCTCCAAGAAGAGGCGAAGACAAGAGGGTAGGTGAGGTCTACTTCACGAGTCCAGAAGAGAGGCTGCCCCGTGGGGAACTCCCCTCCAGAATCATCATCGACAGTCAAGACCCCAGCAAAGATCGATCCGGTCCCTGTCCCATGCTTCTCCCAAGGGTAGGTAAGGTTCGTATCGTCGGGAACAAACAGAGCCTCGTACCGAACGAATACCTCTGAGAGGCTACGAGAAGCCTCCGGGTATGCGATGCGATGGATGGGAGCGTTGAGCACCAACAGATTCGGATCATTCAGAACCGGAGTGTAAGCACGCTCATAAGCCCGATAGTGGATCTCCCTCTGCAACGGCTGATCGACAGTATCCAGCATGTTGTCAGGATCGTAGTCCGAAGGAGTGACCAACACGTTGTTGTAACGGTAGTTGTGGTTGGCATAGGAAACTCCGCCCACGTTCCGGTTCCAAGCGTTGAGACGAAACTCCTTGGAATTAAGTCTACGAATCTCTACCGTAGGATTGCAGATATGGGAGTAGTCCACCTCGACAGGATCAGTAGAGCTCGGGGCGGCATTGAGCACTATCTGACCCAGCAAGCCAATCACTGCCTCAGGGGTAACGGGAACGCTGTTGACTCGTACTGTAACGTCTGCCGGGTCGTCGGCTATCTCCCCGTGGTGAGAGTCGATGAGAGCCCAGTCGATGCTTCCGCTGGCAGGGTCCGGCAGGTTGAAACAAGCCTTCAGCTTGGCTTGGGTGCTAGAGATGACAGAGACGACATAAAAGGTGCCTTCATTCAGGGAGCCTCCTGAAAGAACCACTTCCTTACCCACGTGGCTACTGGTAAGGGACGCCCCAGGAAGGGTCACCTCATTGGAGCTCTCCAGAACGGCGGAGGTACCAGAGTCCAATGTCTCGATCGGCTTGGTAATAGGTCCCTTGTTTGTGAAGATGCTACGAACGGCAAGGGACGCTGAGGCTGTGAAAATTGCCTGATTGAAGATCGGGTCCAGAGGATTTCCAGCAATGTCCTTTGGCGTTCCTGAAGTGTTTACCTCCAGAGTGTAGCTTCCAGCGTCCAACCCTACGGTGTCCAGAGCCACCTCTGTGTCAGTCAGGGTCCATGCCCGCTTTACCCGAACCGTTGTGGGCCCAGTGATCTCATAGTCCGCAGGGTCAACGAGATCGTTTTCTGAGCGCATAGGCTCGTTGAAGGTCACTAGGACAACCCCATCCTCCAAAGCGCTTGCTGAGGCCACTTGTGGCTTGGGAGCAGCGGCTGTCTCGAACTTACCCGAAGCGCTGAACACCGACCCTGAATCGGTCCAGAGGTGGTTGACTTCCAGTTGATACTCTACGTTGTTCGTGACCTTGGTGACCTCCATTTCGATGGCTTGAACCGCTGTAGTCAACTTCCAAGAAAGAGCTCCACTGTAGGCATCTCTCAGAACAAGCTCACGATCTAAGAGGACTGTCCCAGGGTTTCCAGGAACCAGTACTGACAAGATCTGGTAGCGACCAGTGTTGGGACCGTTTTCGATCTCGATGTATTTGTAGTAGTCGTTGGCAGCAATAGGGCCATCAACCTGAAGAGCTCGGGTGGAATAGGAGCTCCCCGTGTTTACGACTGCTCCTCCTGAGCCTGACTCTAAGATTGTATAAACGGGATCGATGCTCAGGATTCTAGGAAGAACTGTGCTCCCTTCGACCACCGTAAAGAGACTGTAGCGCTGAAAGTCTCGGATCTTGTGAAATCGGAGCTCGGTGACTGGAGTAGCTGTGATGTAGCGGCCTCCGGTGATCTCGACTTTCAGCAATCCGATACTGACGGACAACCCTTCCGCTATGGAAAGGGATTCCGATAGGGGTACATCTGCAGAGCCCCCTATTACGGAACCGTATCCGTACGGGGCCCCGCCCCATGCACCACCACCGTATCCGCCTCCAGACATTACCTGTTACAACCTATTACCCTAATCAGAAACAGTCCACTAACCTGTTGGAGGATCCGTCCATCTTGCAGCAACTACTGCAGACCCTGCATGGATTTCCTCAGGAGCGTAGGTCCCTAGGGGATCTGGTTCGTTAGACACTACCCATGTCACGTAGTAGCTCTGTGTATCGTCCAGGGCTCGCATCTTGTAGTAAGCGGTGATAGCGGAACCCCCGAACGCTACCACCCAACCACCATGGCCATCCCTAGTTAGACGCTCCATAGAGACGTCTGATGCAGCTATCGGGATTCTCTGAGTCCAGTCAGCCATTAGCTAGCCGAAGGGGTGCTGGTCCCGTCCCACGGGAAGTTGACATCTCCGAACGAGACACGTGTTTTCGATGCGTAAGTCTCCAAAGGAGCTCTCGTAGTCCCATTCCAGTAAGCGAAGGTATTGGCCCCCTTCCAACACCCCGTCCCAAGAGAGGGTGCCCGTATATGCATCATAGGTAGTGCCAGATCTTGCGAGGTTGGAGAACTGGGGCTGTTGTTCGGAGCAGCAATGGTAGTTTCGTGTTGGAGGAGAGCCGCCGGTACAGTCTGCATTGAGGAATCCGTAGCAATTCCACGAGCACCTCCTTGGGTAGTAGATGTAGTAGTCTCATTCCACCCGCTCTGATCATGTCCCCCAGTGTAAGACCCAATATACAGTATCCACGGGTCTGTATCCTCAGCAAATGAGTACACCGTAGGACAAAAAGCAAACGCAGCTTTTGCTGTGGCAGGAGTTCCCTCCGCGTGAGCATACACGGACCATCCAGCTGTTGCTACTGTTGATCCATTTTCTGCGGTAATGTGCAACCTGGTCGAACTTGTACCGATCATAGTCGTCGCGAAGAACAATGCCTCGGAGGTCGCTGTCGGAATGGTAGAAGCACCGCCTCCCGTGTAATCCGCATCCGGAGCAACCGCCACTCTCCACTGGGTATCCGTGGCGGTGTAGCGAGAAAACAAGATCTGAGGACCGCTTCCCGGACACCCCATGCACACCCAAGCACCAGAATCCTCTAGATCTGCCGCCGTCGTGATGTAGTCGCCACCCATCCCCCCACTGGTTCCATTCCCCGAACCATCAACGGTCCAATTGGTACTGGTCCGTAAAAGATCGACTAGCTCGAAAATCAACGAGGGGCCTTCGTGAGCAACGTCGGTGGTTATTCCTGCCCCTGTAGTTACGATTGCCATATTTTCTCCAGTCTATTCAGCTGCTCGGGGGGTCCTTTTGCCCCTATCTAACGTGTTCCCAACACCCACTCACCGTTACTGCCCTGACTAGTATGAACGTCATCAGACACACCTCCACCGAGAGGAAGTATCATCATAGTACAGGTTCACCGCATCTCCGGCTCCCAGGGTGAGATCAGAAGCACTCGGGACAAGTATTCGGTTTGAAGCATCTGAACTAGCGCTCTCATGCTTCAGAACCAGATCTGAGGACCCTACATTGATGATGACCTTGAGTTTCATGTCTGCAGTCGCACTGAACCCGGTGATATCCCTCGAAGCGTCCGTATTCAACCGAACATGTGTCGCTGTGCTCCAGTCAGTCGGTGAGTAGTTGTTCTGGTTTGCTGTGATCTGAGCGGGGGAGATCGTAAGGCTCGCAAACTGTCCCACCCTCAGCGTAGCGAACTTGCAGACAGCTGTTCCTCCTGTAGCGGTTACTCTCAGCTGCACCTCGTAAACACGGGCCCCACTGGCAGGAGTGATCGAAGCAGAAACTATCTCAGGAGTATCGGACGTGGAACTCAGAGTAGATCCAGATACAGCTGCGGCAGCGGTCACATCATACAACCGAACCTCCGCAGTGTAGGTATCCGTCACTTCAAGTACCGACTCAAACGTGTAGGTTCCTGGAAAGTCGGAAGGATCTAGAGCAAATGATCCTATAACCCCCCATGTAGTATACGTGTTGGAAGCCTCCCCACTAAAACCTGGAATTGAAACTTGAGTCAGAATCGAGCCAGCCCCGCCCCCAGACAACTGCTTCAGCAAAAAAGTCATTAGACAACCCTCCAACGGGTCGTTACAGGGTCGTATAGCACAGTCACAGCATCATTTGGTTGTACTGTCAAGTCAGACCCTCCAGACACAATGAGCCGATTGGCAGCCGTAGAACTACTGTTCTCATGCTGCAAAACAATGTTGTAGGACCCCACGTTAATCAGAATCTTCTTGACCACACTAGCAGACCCATTCAACCCCGTGATGTTACGAGAAGCATCGGAGCTCAACCTTACGGCATTCGCCGTACTCCAGTCTGTCGGAGCGTAGTTGTTCTGATCGGAAGTGATTTGAGAAGGACTGATGAAGGTTACAGTACTGCCTCCCGAGGGGAGGTTCCCAACTTGAACCCTCTTCTTGTTGTTCGAATCTGCCGAGTCCTCAATCAATAGGAGGTCAGCACTGACCGGCGTTGCTTTCTCTGTAATGGCAGAGATCTCAGCTGCCGTGTCATCGTGAATGGCAGTGGTATCAGAACCAGCACCCCCGCCCGGAAGGTTGCCAACCTGAACCCTCTTCTTGTTGTTGGAATCGGCTGAATCCTCGATCAGAAGAACGTCAGCTGAGACCGGCGTAGCCTTCTCTGTGACAGCTGTGATCTCTCCTGCCACATTGTCATGGATCAAGTTGGCGACTGTTTCACCATTGTAGGTGCCCGCCCCCGTGACATTTCCACTGTCGTCAACCAAGAAGACAGAGTCCTGAATCAGCTTCCCTGTTGTGGTGTCGAACCTGGCTACTGCATTGTCCGTGGCCGAAGCCGGCCCTACAACATCTCCTGAGCCACCACCTGGGAGGTTCCCAACTTGGACTCTCTTCTTGTTGTTCGAGTCCGCAGAATCCTCAATCAAGAGAAGGTCTGCCGAGACTGGAGTAGCCTTCTCCGTAATGGCTGAGATCTCAGAGGCCACGTTGTCGTGAATTAGATTGGCAACGGTCTCTCCATTGTAGGTCCCTGCCCCTGTGACATTTCCACTGTCGTCAACCAGGAAAACAGAGTCCTGAATGAGTTTTCCAGTGGTTGTGTCGAACCTAGCCACTGCATTGTCTGTGGCTGAAGAGGGTCCAACTACATCCCCGGAAGAGCTCGGGAGACTCCCAACCGTGATCCTCTTCTTGTTGTTGGAGTCTGCGGAGTCTTCAATCAGAAGAACGTCGGCACTGACCGGGGTTGCTTTCAGAGTGACAGCCGTGATCTCTCCCGCCACGTTATCGTGAATCAGGTTCGCTACGGTTTCTCCGTTGTAGGTTCCTGCCCCGGTAACGTTCCCGCTGTCGTCAACGAGGAAGACTGAATCTTGGATGAGCTTCCCTGTGGTTGTGTCGAATCTGGCTACTGCGTTGTCCGTAGCACTGGCAGGTCCTACAACGTCCCCAGAGGAAGAGGGCAGGTTCCCAACTTGGACTCTCTTCTTGTTGTTCGAATCAGCTGAATCCTCAATCAGAATTAGATCGGCCGAGACCGGAGTTGCCTTCTCCGTGATGGCTGAGATCTCTCCAGCAGTGTCATCATGGATGGCTGTAGTGTCAGAACCAGCCCCTCCTCCTGGAAGGTTTCCAACCTGGACCCTCTTCTTGTTGTTGGAGTCTGCCGAGTCCTCAATCAGGAGAACGTCAGCACTGACAGGAGTTGCCTTCTCTGTAACAGCCGAGATTTCCCCTGCTACATTGTCATGAATCAGATTGGCAACCGTTTCCCCGTTGTAGGTACCGGCGCCCGTAACGTTTCCACTGTCATCAACCAAGAATACTGAGTCCTGAATCAGCTTCCCGGTGGTCGTGTCGAACCTTGCTACAGCGTTGTCTGTGGCACTCGCCGGCCCTACAACATCCCCAGAAGAGCTCGGGAGGCTTCCAACCGTGATCCTTTTCTTGTTGTTCGAATCGGCTGAGTCTTCGATCAGGATAACATCAGCACTGACAGGAGTGGCCTTCAGAGTAACAGCTGAGATCTCTCCTGCCACATTGTCGTGAATCAGATTGGCAACAGTCTCACCGTTGTATGTTCCCGCACCCGTGACATTCCCACTGTCGTCAACTAGGAAAACTGAGTCTTGGATTAGTTTCCCTGTTGTGGTGTCGAACCTGGCTACTGCATTGTCTGTAGCGCTAGCTGGGCCAACTACGTCTCCTGAGCCACCTCCAGGAAGGTTTCCGATCTGAACCCTCTTCTTGTTGTTCGAATCAGCTGAGTCCTCGATCAGGATCAAATCTGCCGAGACCGGAGTGGCCTTCTCCGTGACAGCTGCGATCTCTCCCGCTGTGTCATCATGGATGGCAGTGGTATCAGAGCCAGCCCCTCCCGTGGGGAGGTTTCCGATCTGAACCCTCTTCTTGTTGTTCGAATCAGCTGAGTCCTCGATCAGGAGAACGTCAGCACTGATAGGAGTTGCCTTCTCTGTTACCGCTGTGATCTCTCCGGCCACGTTGTCGTGAATCAGATTGGCAACAGTCTCTCCGTTGTATGTTCCCGCACCCGTGACATTTCCACTATCATCAACCAGGAAGACTGAGTCCTGGATGAGCTTCCCGGTGGTAGTGTCATAGCGAGCAACTGCATTATCCGTGGCACTCGCCGGTCCCACAACGTCCCCGGAAGAGCTCGGGAGACTCCCAACCGTGATCCTCTTCTTGTTGTTAGAATCAGCTGAGTCCTCAATGAGGAGAACATCTCCGGAAACCGGAGTGGCCTTCAGAGAAACAGCTGTGATCTCCCCTGCCACGTTATCGTGGATCAGATTTGCTACTGTCTCTCCGTTGTAAGTCCCAGCCCCGGTGACGTTGCCGCTATCATCCACCAGGAAGACGGAGTCCTGAATCAGTTTCCCGGTTGTGGTGTCAAAACGGGCAACAGCGTTGTCCGTAGCTGAAGCAGGACCTACCACGTCCCCTGAAGAATAGGGGAGGTTCCCAATCTGGACTCTCTTCTTGTTGTTTGAATCAGCCGAGTCCTCGATCAGGATCAAATCTGCCGAGACGGGAGTGGTCTTCTCTGTAACGGCTGAGATCTCAGAGGCCACATTGTCATGGATGGCGTCCGGATCTGATCCTGTGGGGAGGTTCCCAATCTGGACTCTCTTCTTGTTGTTTGAATCAGCCGAGTCCTCGATCAGAAGAACGTCTGCTGAAACGGGGGTAGCCTTTTCAGTGACAGCTGTGATCTCCCCGGCTACGTTATCATGGATTAGGTTAGCAACCGTCTCACCATTGTATGTTCCCGCACCAGTGACGTTGCCGCTGTCGTCAACCAAGAAGACAGAGTCTTGAATGAGTTTGCCAGTGGTAGTATCAAAACGGGCAACAGCATTGTCCGTGGCCGAAGCTGGGCCAACTACGTCCCCAGAGGAAGAAGGCAGGCTTCCAACCGTAATCCTCTTCTTGTTGTTCGAGTCTGCCGAATCCTCGATCAAAAGAACGTCGGCACTGACCGGAGTGGCCTTCAGAGTGACAGCTGTGATCTCCCCTGCCACGTTGTCGTGAATCAGGTTCGCTACCGTCTCACCATTGTATGTGCCGGCGCCTGTGACGTTGCCACTATCATCCACCAGGAAGACTGAGTCTTGGATGAGCTTGCCTGTGGTCGTATCAAACCGGGCAACAGCGTTGTCTGTCGCTGAAGCCGGCCCCACAACGTCTCCAGAGGAAGAGGGGAGGCTTCCAACCGTGATCCTCTTCTTGTTGTTCGAGTCTGCCGAGTCTTCAATCAGAAGAAGGTCAGCACTGACCGGAGTGGCCTTCAGAGTAACAGCTGAGATCTCTCCCGCTACATTGTCATGGATCAGATTCGCAACCGTTTCTCCGTTGTAAGTCCCAGCCCCGGTGACGTTGCCACTGTCGTCAACCAAGAAAACGGAGTCTTGAATCAGCTTTCCAGTGGTCGTGTCGAACCGGGCAATAGCGTTGTCCGTAGCAGAAGCGGGACCTACCACGTCCCCAGAGCCCCCTCCAGGGAGGTTCCCAACCTGGACCCTCTTCTTGTTGTTTGAGTCTGCCGAGTCTTCAATCAGAACAAGGTCAGCCGAGACTGGGGTAGCCTTCTCTGTGACAGCTGCGATTTCCCCAGCTACGTTGTCATGTAGGAGATTGGCTACCGTTTCCCCGTTGTAGGTTCCTGCTCCCGTGACATTCCCGCTATCGTCAACCAGGAAGACCGAATCCTGGATGAGTTTTCCGGTAGTCGTGTCAAACCTGGCAACGGCATTGTCTGTCGCCGAAGCAGGACCCACCACATCCCCTGAGGAGCTCGGGAGGTTGCCTACCTGAACTCGTTTCTTGTTGTTGGAATCTGCTGAATCCTCGATCAAGAGGAGGTCAGCACTGACGGGAGTTGCCTTCTCTGTAACGGCTGAGATCTCTCCAGCAGTGTCATCGTGAATAGCCGTTGTATCAGAACCAGCCCCTCCCGTGGGGAGGTTCCCAACTTGAACCCTCTTCTTGTTGTTTGAGTCTGCCGAGTCCTCAATCAATAGAACGTCAGCACTGACGGGAGTTGCTTTCTCGGTGACAGCAGTGATCTCTCCTGCCACGTTGTCATGGATCAGATTTGCTACGGTTTCCCCGTTGTAAGTCCCTGCCCCTGTGACGTTGCCACTATCATCCACCAGGAAAACAGAGTCCTGAATCAGTTTCCCGGTTGTGGTATCAAACCGGGCAACAGCGTTGTCTGTAGCTGAAGCTGGGCCAACTACGTCCCCAGAGGAAGAGGGGAGACTTCCAACCGTGATCCTCTTCTTGTTGTTGGAATCTGCCGAGTCCTCGATCAGGAGAACATCTCCAGAAACCGGGGTAGCTTTCAGAGTGACAGCAGTGATCTCCCCTGCCACATTGTCATGGATCAGGTTGGCTACTGTTTCCCCGTTGTAAGTCCCTGCACCTGTGACATTTCCACTATCGTCAACCAGGAAGACCGAATCCTGGATGAGCTTCCCTGTGGTTGTGTCGAACCGGGCAACAGCGTTATCGGTGGCAGAAGCTGGGCCTACAACGTCCCCAGAGGAAGAGGGGAGGTTCCCAACTTGAACCCTCTTCTTGTTGTTCGAATCTGCCGAGTCCTCAATCAATAGAAGGTCAGCACTGACGGGAGTTGCTTTCTCTGTAATGGCAGAGATCTCAGCTGCCGTGTCATCATGAATGGCTGTAGTATCGGAGCCAGCTCCTCCCGTAGGAAGGTTGCCGACCTGGACTCTCTTCTTGTTGTTGGAATCAGCTGAGTCCTCGATCAGGAGAACATCTCCAGAAACCGGGGTAGCCTTCTCTGTGACAGCTATGATCTCCCCTGCCACGTTGTCATGGATCAGGTTAGCAACCGTCTCACCATTGTAAGTACCCGCTCCTGTGACGTTTCCACTATCGTCAATCAGGAAGACGGAGTCCTGGATGAGCTTCCCTGTGGTTGTGTCGAATCTGGCTACGGCATTGTCCGTGGCCGACCCGGGCCCGACCACGTCTCCAGAAGAGGCCGGAAGGTTTCCAATCTGGATCCTCTTTTTGTTGTTCGAATCTGCCGAGTCTTCGATCAGGAGAACATCAGCTGAGACAGGAGTAGCCTTCTCCGTGACAGCCGCAATTTCTCCGGCCACGTTGTCATGGATCAGGTTAGCGACTGTCTCACCATTGTAGGTGCCAGCACCAGTGACGTTTCCGCTGTCGTCAACCAAGAAGACCGAATCCTGGATCAGCTTCCCTGTTGTGGTGTCAAAACGAGCAACAGCGTTGTCCGTAGCTGAAGCTGGGCCAACTACGTCTCCAGATCCACCACCTGGAAGGTTCCCAACTTGGACTCTCTTCTTGTTGTTCGAATCTGCCGAGTCTTCAATCAGCACTAGGTCCGCTGAAACCGGACTGGCCTTCTCTGTAACGGCTGCGATCTCTCCCGCTACATTGTCATGGATCAGGTTAGCAACGGTTTCCCCGTTGTAAGTCCCAGCTCCGGTAACGTTGCCGCTATCGTCAACCAGGAAGACGGAGTCCTGAATCAGCTTCCCTGTTGTGGTGTCAAAACGGGCAACAGCGTTGTCTGTAGCTGAAGCTGGGCCAACTACGTCCCCAGATCCACCTCCAGGTGTAACCCACTCAGCAGCAGCGTTCGTGGCACTCCAGGTCAACACCTGACCATCAGTCGGGGCAACCGTATCGACGTCGAAGACTAGAACCTTCGTCCCAGACGTTCCTCCAACGTAGAACTCCAGATCCCCATCATTAGTACCTGGAGTACTTCCGGGACCACTGGCCAATCTGAGTTGGCCTCCAGGCTGCCCGGAGCCGAAGGCTTCTCCAGCCAGAATCGTCAGGTTGTCTCCAGGATGTATTCCAGCCGTCCAAGCAGCGCAGCGAACGATCGCGTCCTGAGAAGCATCGAACTCTAGTACGCGATCTGTAGAACCACCTACGATCTTCACAAGCCCACTAGCTAGCAAATGCAAGCCAGTGGCATTGCTGGAGGCAGCAAACCTGATCTCTCCGGATGAGTTGACACCGAAGTAACCGGTCTGGATCCCAACAGAAGTCCCCAGAATCTGAGTAGGCTCAGAGAAGTCTCCGAAGGCTAGCGAAGAAGGAGGACCCTCTGGAGCTATATAGCTGATGATATTGCGATCGTTGCTATTCTTGTAAGCAACCATCACTGGAATAATTACAGGGCTTCCAGTAGTGAAAGCACCGCCCACTCGGATCGCTCCGGTAGAAGGTGCAGTCCCATCCCCGAAAAGCACATACCCATCCCCGGGCAAGACAACCGCCCCATCGTTGGCAAACAGTAGCCGAGGCGTGCTCCCTCCAGAGCCTAAATCAAACCGGGCAAACTCCGTGGTATTCTCTTGGAGGATGTGGGCTTGACCTGTAGCCACATTGAATACGAGGTCATCACTTTCGTTCTCAATGCTTGCCGTACCAAACTCAAGACCATTTTGAGTGGTCCCAGCATTCTTGACCTTGACACCATCGGCATAATCCAGGTCAGTTCCAGCGGCATCTGCAAAGGCCAGCTTTGCTATGTCCCCAGCTCCGCTAGGGGGTGTAAGCCCTCCACCAGAAGGAGCCGCCCAGACAGGGACTCCTCCACTCGTGGTCAACACGTATCCGTTCGTACCTGGAGCTAACTTCGAAACATCAATAGCCGCAGCAGCATCGATGTTGGCATCAACCAAGAACGAAAAAGCTACAGATCCGGCGCCTGTGACCACGTAGATCTTGCTTGTGTCGCCTGCCCCAGGAGACGGCACCAAAGTAGCCACATGCTTGATGAGCTGATGATGAAGCTGATAGCTGGTGTTGCCCATCCAGCCATAGGGCTGCCCCCCAACGTTCATCTCATTAGGTTTCTGGACGTCACTAGGGTCTTGAGGATTGGGTAGCGGAAGAGGGTCTGGAAGCTTCTGGAAAGGAGGCAGGATGAAGTCACCATCATCCAGGATGATGAAGTTTCGAATGTCTTGGTTCAGGTTGTTGGCGACATCCCAAACCTGAAGCAAGATACGGTAGCTACCGGCAATGTCCGGATTGAAGCTGGCCGTCGGGGTGTTGCTGACTCCTTCGTTGAGTAGAGTCCAATCTCCCTGAGTAGCTAGCTCCAGAGCGCTCCCGGGAGGGGCACTGACCAGGTAGACCTTCCAGTGATGAATGTCAGTAGGGTCGTCGTTCGAGACCACCACAGAGCCGTCCACACCGTAGGGAGTTCCAACGACGGCTCGACCTGCAATGTCTGTGTTAGGCCCTTGAGTGAACTTGATGAGAGCTATGGCGGCCATTGACTAGAGCCCCTAGGAAATCGTGATCGAGAAGGTGAGCGTCAGAACGTCGTTGGTGACTAGAACCCGCTGGGTGAACTGAATCTCATGCGCCATCTTCCCGCTAGAGGAGTCGTCAAAAAGAGCTGTCTTACGGACTCCTTGAGAGACCCCTGTGTAGGTAAAGGCATGGGAAATCTCAGTGGCAGTGCCTGCCCCCGTGGGCAATGTCACCGACCCTGCTGCCCGAGTGAGACCATCCCCAGAAAGTTCCCCGGTCAGGGATGTGTCAGAGGCTGCTGGAGCAGCGGCATCATTGGACAAAGCGATGTAATTGAATCCTGTGCCACTCAAACCACCGGCTGTCCGTTGAGCAGTTGTCCCGTAGATGTAGGTATGAAGAGCTACCAAACCCGCATTTGTGACGATGTTTCCCGCCTCTTCATCCTCCCCTACCTGCCGGTAAAGCCAGAGACCCCTCTTCTTGTCGTAGCAATAGGGGCGCTCTTGGTGAACCCGGACTCGGGCTCGGGCTCGGAGTTTGATCTGCATAGGGCCTCCTGCTCTCTAGCGGGCCCATAAAACCGTTAGAAATCCTGACTGTGGTCTTCCCCGACCACCGCCTGGTTAGTTTTCCGCCCCAAACGGTCCCGATCCTTGATCCCAGCACAATAGGTCCGAAAATCTTCGTAGTAGTAGCAGGCCAAACGCCACCGACTCTCGTCCAAAATGCGGTTGATATCGTCCCCATTGGGGATGTAGTCATCGGTGAAGAGGTATCGAATCCGGTAGAGCGTATGGGCCGGCCGGATCACGTCCATGATGGTTCCTAGAGCCGCCTGGAGGGCAAAAGCGTTTTCCGGGAACACCCCGCCTGTGTCCACTGTCGCCTGAAAACCGAACTGATCGCTGATGTCGTACCCAGAAGCCCCCTGCCGAACCAGGAGAAAGTTCTCTATGAAATCCGACTCTTCGGTCAAAAATAGGTCTACAGCGTCCTTGAGAGCCTCCGGAATCGAACCTTGAAAGTAGATCCGAATGAGAGTGAGGAGAAAACGACGAAATTCAACGTCGTCATACTCCATAGGAGGGATCTTGCCGTTGACGAAAACCAGGTAGCCCACGATCGACTGAAGGAACTCACTACGAGTGGTCTCGAAGGAAATATCCCGATTCACATCCTCCAGAGCTATCTCGATTTTGGCCAGTTCTACGGCAACAGCCTTGAGTTCCAGTGTGTAGCTCGGGCCTTGCACTCCACTGATCCAGTTGCTGGGAAGGAGGTCTAGCAAGGTCGAGAAAATGGACTGAGCCCTCTGCAAAACCAGTAGATTGTACTCTTTGCCCTTCTTGTGGATGCTGTAGTTGACCCGATTTGGGTCAAACATGAAGCGGGGCATTAGCTCGTGACCTCCCTACAAGTGAGGGTAAAGTTGCCCATGGACAAGTGCTCCACGTCCGAGCTGACGATGTTGTGAGGTCCCTTGTCGTTTCTCACCACATAGCTCACGGCATAGCTGTGGTTCGCTGGGGTATCCACCGGAGTTCCCCCTCCAGCGATAGACACCACAATGTGGTTGGCCGTCCTACGAAGACGCTCAGTCTCGATGTCATCAGGATCCGTGAAACCTTCACTGACAAGGGTGGCATCGTCAGAGTATTCGGGAATGACAGCCCCATCGTCCCCGATGATCCAAGCCGAGAAGTCATTCAACTTGACGACAGCAAGACTGGTAGCAAGGAGCATGGCCTCATCGTCTTGGAACACCCCCTTGTGTTCCACTTCGAGACCTCCACCATCTGTGGTGGGGTACTGCAGTGGATTGGTGAGGAGGTAGACCAGATTGGCCCCGGTGTTGTAGTAGGGGAGAGGCACATAACTGCTCAATACGGCCTCTCTGAGCCTCAAGGAGCCATCGGAGTATCCCATCTGGGCCAAGGGTAGAACTTGGAAGTCAACGCCCTCTGTGGAGTCTACAGCCTGGATTACGTCAGATTGCGCCAAGCCTGCCCCAATGATCTTGGAGTTGGTCTCAATAGAGACACTTGACCGAATGGCCGGATCAGCCTTGTCCTTTTTGGCCCCCAGCTTGAGCTGTACGGTAGTCTCCAAGTCCAGCTCATTTTCGACAGCCTGCTTGACCAGCACATCGGCAGTTGTGTGTCGCCGAGTGTTCACCGTGCGTTGCAACTCCTGCACCAAATCGTTGATCACGTAAGTGACTGTGAAGTTTTCGTCGTGGTCGTAGTCCACACTGACTGTCTGACCACTGAGGATCGCCGAAGAAGCTGTACGAACGATCTTGATGGGAGTGGTTGAGGTTCCCTCAACGATCTCGTAATCCGGGCTGGAAGCAGAGGGGCCGTCATACTCGATAAGCCCGTCCTCACTGAAGACTCGAAGGGTCGCTGTATTGATACCTACGCTTCCAAGAGGTTCTTGGAAGAACCCAATCAGCACATGCTCTTCCCCGTTGACCGGGATCGTAGCTCCTGTAGGAATGCCTCCTACTTGGTTGATGACCAAGTAGTTCTGAGCGATCGTGCTTTCGCCATCCAGAAGGGGATCGTCAGTTTTGTACAGATCGTACCCCAAGCTGTTGTCCAGAGCCCCGGACTCAGTCCCCACCACGGACACCACTCGACGTACCGGCTGAAGGCTGAAGGTGAACTGGTTGATGGATCGGAAACGGTAGTCTGCAGTGATGATGTCGTCGATAGCCGTAGCCGGCTGAGGAATGGAATTGTCGATCTGGAAGGTTTCATAGTCGAGGATAGTCACCCCCGTCAGATCGTAGTCCAAGCCTAGAGTAACATTTCTGACGCCCAACCCGTGAACGGAGTCGTTCAGGATATCCATGATGGGGGTATCAACTGTGACCCGAGAGTCTTGCACTCGGAAAATGAGGTTGGCCAAATCGATGATCTCACACCGAATGTCTCGGGCGATCTCGAAGGTGAAAGCAAACCTTTCCGTGACAGTTCGCTCCCGCAGACCCTGAATCCAGATATCTACCTTGCCCCCAATGTGCTTCTTTCGGACCTCGTCCCAATCCCTCATCATCAGAGGATCTCCACTCTTGACGATCTTGCTCTTGATGATTCCAGTCTGTTCGGCCGAGGTAGACTGATAGCCCCCTTCGGTTCCCGTATCCACACTGACAAATCCAAGCTGAGCCCGAGCCGCTAAGGCTGCATTGGATTCCCGGTTGTTACCGAAAACCGTTGCTTCTACGTTGGTGACCTGCAGACCCCCTACCGAACCCTGAACGTTCTTGATGCTTCCTGCAGGACGGTTTCCGGCACTTCCAATGGTCTCCGCTGAAATGTCGGTTGTGATCTCGTAACGTTGGTTGTCGAAATTGTAGTAGGCGTCTGCATTAGCAGCCACCATCACGTAGGTGCCCCCCACAACAAACCTGACCGAAGCAAGTCCTGAGGCAGAGTCTGCGTTAGTAGAAACTGTCGTACCTGAGGCGATGGTAATGTCTTCGGTAGGACGAACCGCCTTGTAGAAAACCGCTTCCCCTACCGCCTGACGCCCAGGGAGGCGAGTCTTCTGCACATTCTTGGCCAGCTTATCGAATTGAGCATCGATTAGCTGCTGAACAGCCGAATCCGTGGAGTACCCAAGGGCTGCTTTGAGAGCTGTCTTGTAAGCACTTCCCGACACCAAATCCGACACCCCATCTCCGTTGGAGTCATCGATCTGAAGAAGGGTTACGAAAGACTGACTTCGGTGAACAAAGTCGATGATGAACCAAATACGCTCGGCCTCACTAGAGAAGGGGTCGATGCTCACATCTCGGGTAGTGGACCCTGGCAGAAGACTGATCTCCTGGTTTACCCTCTGTACATCATCCACGAAACTGGTAATGATCTGAAGCTGATTTCTACCAGGCAAATCGGTGATGTTAGTGTCAATGATTAAGGGCGCTCCCAAAACCTCTTGAGAATAAGGGGTTTCGAACTCTCGGTTCAGATCTGCATCGTAGTAGACAGCCGTGACAACGTAGTAAAGAGGGTCAGTAGACTGAACATTCAAGAACCTATCACTGTTGATGATTCCGGCGCCCCCAGAACGGTTGTGCGAAAAGGAGATGAACTCCGTCAACTTTCGGTTATCTAGAGTACCCGAGAAACGAAGGTCGTTAGAGTAACCCAACACACTGAACGAGGAATCAAGGTTCCTGTGAATCTCGTTTCCAAACTCGTCTTCCTGAGTCACCACCACCCGAACATACTGAGCCTCAGGCTCAAATACCGTGCTGTACTGCTGGATGGTATTGGTGTCTTCCTCATAGGTACCTGCCTCAGTCAGGAGGCTTTCATTGACCTTGAAGTACCCTGTGGTCCCTCCTGGTGCCGCTGAGGCGTAGATGTTGAAGCCTCTGAATTGAAGCGGCAACTGAGCCAGGTCAAGCGTAAGGCCCGCTGAAAACTGTGGCTTAGCTACAAGAATGTCAATGTAGTTCCGGTGCCTACGAACCCGTATCCCCGAAGGAATGGTACCGTCGTCATCCGTAGGTTCGAGCCGAGTAATGGTAGCCGTGGAAGCCGCACTCACGTCCCCCGAAATACCAATGGCACGAAGTTGGATCGTGTTTATACCGATGTCCAGAGACAACCCGTCAGGCAACGAAGCAGGGTTGGGTACTATGAAGGTCTGAGCATCCAACTTCACCAGGGTGGGGTCAGAAACAAAGGCAGACCCATTGACAGACACCTGAAGATCCACCGTAGTGGTATCGATGGTCCCCTCGATCGTAGCGAACTCCATGTTGGTGGAGTACTCAATCGTCTGGGATGTGCCCGAGCCGTCTCTGAGATTGATCTGTGGTGCTGTAGCCATCGTTGCTTACCCGAGGCTTTCCCTCAAAAAGGATAATTTTGGGTTGACATAGATTCTTTCAGGGAGAAATGAGTTCTAACAAAGCCAGCTCTGCGGCTCACCAGCAGAGACCAAAGACTTACCCGATACGAGAGTAGCCACTGAGAGACTGACGAATCACACCTTCTTGCGCTGTTGATCCAAGTAGGTCCAAAGGTTCTGGGACTCTGACTCCTCGCTCTATCTGAATAGGTTGCCGAGAACGATTGATGACGGTGGTTCCAACGTAAATGACCGTTGGATCTTCCGTGCTCTGCTCGACGTTGACGGCAGAGATTGCTAGAGGATACTCAGCGTCAGAGACCTCTTGCCCCACGGTCTCTTCCTGCTGCTTCTTGATGTTCTGCCAACGACGAAACCCTTCCTGCAACTCAGATGAAAGGATGTTCTGAACCAAGCCCCCGTTCGACAACTTCTGTCCCACCACCGTCAAGACGCTAGTTCCGTACCAGCCATGGAATCGGTTGGAACCTTTGACTGTGTAGGTGAACTTGAGGATCTCCTGGATCAAAAGAGCCTCGTCTCGAACCTCGACAGTATTTCCTTGCTGAGTGTAGCGCCAGTCGTTCTCTACCCCCACTCCTCCACAACGACGACACTCTTGCCGAATAGTGGCGTAATCCAACTCCACGTAGTCCGAAAAGCCTTTGAGCTTCTCGTCAAACAGAACAAGACGAAGGGGTCGATCAGGAAGCGCCCCTGGCAGGTTCACCAATGACCAACCGGGCACTGTTTGGACGCCACGCCACAGGCGATTCTGAGTGAGCCCCAAAGTAGTAGCCAAACTACCTGACGAACCAATGAAGAGGCTGGCGTAAGGGCCTATAGCTTCGGACTTCAGCTGAAGGGTCTCGTTGAAGACCTCAAAACGAGCTTTGCTGATTTGCTGGTTCAGTGCAGAAACTAGGTTAGAGGCTGGGATACTATTGCCAGGAGGAGCCGTGAGTATCTGCTCGTCTCCCTGATTCACCTGCACTACCATCGAGTCGTTGACACCAGAAGTGATGTTGAAGGGCCCCCGTCTAGAACCCATAGCCCTGGCAGCTATGTGTACCCCTTCGCTTGGAACCTCGATCAAGCCATTGAGCCGCAACCGAACAGACCGAAATGAGCCGATAGGACGAAGTGGGCGAACCGTCTGCCTGTCGGTGCTCAAATACAAGGGCTCTGCCACCACCTCGTGGGGACATACCTGATCGATCTTTCGGTCGAAACTCATCCTTGGTTCTGTCCTGGTTCTGCAATACCGCCAGAATACTTCTGGGTACCCTCCACTCCGGCCACACGACCCACAGCATTGGGGTTCGTGAGGGATTGCCCATCCGGAGTGGTCATTACAGGTGGGGCATAAGGGGCTTCGGGAGCATGATTCTGGAAACCGTAGGCGTCTATCTCTGCCGACAAAGGCAAAACAGCTAAATAGCTCGGGTCATTGATCCACACTGAGATTTGGGCTGCTACCTCCTCCAAACTCCCCTTGGTAGTCACGGCCTGCTGAATGACCGTCAGATGATCCAACTCCTCCTGAAGAGCATCGTAGTAGTCCAGAGCTCTCCTGATACGCCTCTCTAGGCGCCCTGACCGACTCCACAGGGTCTCATCCAGCCAGCTCCGGGCCTGGCGCATCAGCTGTGCCGTCGTGGCATCAGAAAGCCCTTTCTGGGCGATCACGTCACCACTCGACATGAGGTTAGGAGACACGTTCTCATCCCCTGCCACCACGAACACAGGGGTCGTTTTGACCCGAGCTCTCAGGTCAATGAAGGGATTGCCTCCGAGCACCTCATAGGCCGCCAGAAGCTTCGCCAGGTATGAGGTAGAAGGATCGGCCGAGTAGCCTGTCGGAACTCCATTTGAAGAGTACGTGAAAACTACTACCCCCACCCGGGTCATCTCTGCCGCTAGATGGGCCTGCCTGGCCTCAATCAAGGACAGCTGACTGCGGGCGAACTCCAGAAAGCGTTCGAACTGCGCCTGGTTGAAGGTCCCGAGATACGTGTCGTGAGCCATGCCTACTAGAAGATGATCGAAAATGCTTCCTCAAAGGCGGCTACATCTACCGCCACGTAAGCAAACGAAACGCCGGCCGAATAGCCCCCCGGCCCCGAAGGAGGAATGTCCCCTCCAGCGTTGTCTATCACGTCCAACCAGGTGGAAACGTCCCCACTGAGGCCGCTGGCACTGAGCATGTAGGCACCCACCTGCAAACTCTCGATGATGTTCAAGATGTCGATCAGGAACTGGATGAGCCGTTCCAGAGCATCAATCTTCCGTTCCAGCAGCTCAATGAAGTTGTTGATCTCCTGGATGATCCCTTCATAGGCCGCAATCAGTTTACGGATGAGCTCAAGAAGGTCGTAGATGTACTGCCCTGACCACGGGATGATGTCCCGCAAAGGGACCACCGCTTCCCAATCCGGGGGCACCCCTCCCAAGGTAAAAGAGAGTATGAACTTGACGGCTGCCAAGATGTTGATCCGAGGAGCTGTGTTGTCATAGGACCGGAAGTAGACTCGGATGGACTCTTCGGTAGCTATCCCCGGATAGAGCGCATTGTAGGCAGCTGATTGATTGGGATCGTCTTCCGTTCCCGTCATCGCATAGACCAGCTCCCGAATATTCTGGGCTGGTCTAGTTACACCATCCACCGTCACGTCGATGTCGGGGATGGGAGTCTTGGGCCAAGAACCTTCCATGATGGCCTGGAAGTTGCCAGCCGCCCCCACATGAGAAGCCTCCAGCATGGCAGAAGCTACCGTGTCCGCCAGCCGAGCAGAGTGCCTTCTCAATACGAAGTTCTGCCAAGGGTAGCTGATGGAAGAACGATTGGCCGTCGCCTCTCCGATGTCCTCCAAGATCTCTGCTTCCGTCCTGGGGACAGCGGTTGCCTCAGTCAGCCCTAGAGCTTCTCCAGATTCCTCAATGCTGCCCAAAGCAAAGAGCGTAGCTACAATACCTGCATAGTCCTGCAAAGACCCTCGCCCCACTTGCAAAGACTCGGTACTACCTGTAGGCAGTCCGTTGTCATCGAAGGTGGCATTGGCCTCCAAAGGAAGGTGGAAATCCAGAGAGAAAGCCGCCTGAAACAACCTTCTCAAAGTCTCGATGACGTTGAAGTCCTCGGGCACCGTAGGCACGATAGCCGACACGATGCTCGTGGGCTCTCCCATGGTGACTACCCCCCCGCTGGTCGAAGGCCACCGCAAGAAGTAGTCCCCTCTACCGGAAGCTCCGCCAGCTTCAAGACTGCCTGGGAAACGAACCATATTGGCCGTCTCATCGATGTCCAAATCCCCTGAATAGGCTCGCACCCGGTAGTAGTAGGTGACATCCCTTTCGATGTCCGAGTCCAAGTACCGGAAAGTTCCCAACTGGCCAAAGATAGCGGCTACATCAGTGGGATCGATCTTGATGTACTTCTGGAACTTCAGGACCTGGTCCCCATTCTCATCCTTAAGGGGCTCTATCGAGTAACCCACCTCATCCCGGGCAAAGGCAAAGCTCTGAGCATTGCTGAAAACTACCTTCCCAGCATCGTCCTCCGAACGCATGATGTCTTGGTCAACGACGCCCGAAGTCGGATTCCCGTCAGACCCCCGTAGCGTGGCATCAAGGTCCCGGCTAGGAGCAATGTTGGAGCGTTCCAGCAAGAAGGTAGGGGGAACAAACTCGTGAGCCACCTTGCTTACGACGTCTTGGAAGCCCGGATCAGGAACCTCTTGAGAAGTAGGCAGCGTCCACATGACCTCGATAGCTTCGATCTCACTATCGAACATGCTAGCCACTGCCAGAATTGGATCCCCATCCGAGCCAACCGGTACAGCTCGGAAGTTGGCTGGTGCGGCATAGCGAGGAGCAGTGAACTCCTTGCTGAAAAAGCGAAGAAGGTTCTTCAACCGATTCAGCAACGTGAAAGGATCAGAAGCATCCACTAGAAGGATGACGAAACCACTCTTGGTACCTGCTCTGGGTTGGGGACGATTCGGATCCTGAGAATCCAGCAAAGAACCTTTCCAGCGAGTAGTGAAAGCTGGGAAGCCCCCATGGTAGGCGTCAAAGTTGGGGTCTACCAACGGATCAGGCACGTCGAAATAGGCGAAAACACCCGTGGCTTTCAGAGATTGCAGAAGCTCTTCGATGAGTCTAAGAAGGGCCTCGATGAGTTCCTTGATCGGGTTTCCGAAGTCAATCAGGGCCGCTTTGATGGTGTCTAGGATAGCCTTCAGGATCTCCAGGTAAATGAGTAGCGTCTCTAGGACATTCCTGACTGGTTCAAGAACGTCCTTGCCGGGTACCTGGATGACGAACGACTGCCAATTGGCCATAGACTATCTTCCGTACTGCAGCTTCCTCAGTCTCTTCTTGGCTGCGTCTCTCTCAGCCTTAGCGGCTTCAATGGTCTTCTTCACCACATCAATCATGCGATCCTGAATGGCGAAACGTTCCTTCCGGACCCATTTCGGACTTACGTCGTCAGGAGTTTCGTCAGTGCCTTCAGCGTCTTGCTCTTGTTCTTCGACCGGCTCTCCTGCGCCCGTTCCTTCCTCACTATGATTCCGTTCTCCCGATTGATCCTTGCATCGATCCATACGTACCTCTTGTCGTAGAGCCGGTCAGTGGCTGCCAAAATGTCTTCCAGTAAAGGCACATCCGTCGTGAGGGCACTGATTCGAAGGTTGATCTCAGATACCCGACTGGTCATGTCCGAAGTCAGCCAACCTAGAGCAAAGGCTCCGGCATCCCCCGAAACAGGAATCTGAGTACTGGCCAAACTCAAGAAGGTGGTGGTTTCAGCAATGGCGTCGTCAATACGAGCCATCACCTCTCCCACCGTTTCCAAGGCAGTTTGAGTAGCCAAACTCGTCTGGGCAAGCCAGTAAGTGACGGCTCCGGCGGAGGGGAAAGTGCCTTCGATCTCCAAAGCTGTTTGACTCGTGATCGAGTCTATTCGGTAAACACCAGTGTTGGCCCCCGTCTTGACGTAGATGTAGTCCCCAGCCTGAGCATCGTCTAGGAACTGAGCTCCGCCGCTCGTGAGCGTGCTCCCACTAACGCTGCCTCCATAGGCTACATAGATGTAGGAGAAGGCTTCGTCTAAGTATTTCCCAAGAGCTGTTCGTTGCCCATAAGGGCCCGGAGGAGTGTTCGTAGAAAGGGCTCCCAACTCTCCGTTCAGGAAGTCTACAACGTCGTCCTGAATCGAGTTACTACCCCCAAACGTGCTTCGAGGATTTTCCACTCGATAGGAAGCCCCCCCAGTGAAAGAAGCCGCCGTGATGTTGAGCTGAGTCTCGGAGATCACAGCTGTCACCTGACGTCTTTCGGTGTTGTTCAAAACCACCGTGTGCCCTGGCAACACGTTGTTGCTTTGGAAGGTAGCCGAACCATCAGTCAGACGAGTAGCGGGGCTGACTGTCCCAGAACCAGACTCCAGGTTGTTGCTGACTGTGACCGTGAAGTTGAACCCAGTGTCCGAAACGTAGCTATCCCCACCCGCAACAGTAACACTGTTGGTTGTCGCCGAGATGATTCTCCGGAAGTTCGCCGTGTTGGCAGGGTTACCATCCAGAATGCGTACCAAGTCCCCTGCTTGAGGAGCCGGAGCTGGGAAAGTAGCTGGGCTAGTTAGGTTAATGATCGTGCCTGTGGTATCCCCCACCCCCAAGAACGGTGCCTGAGTGGCATCCCTCAAGCGTCCCCCACCTTCAAGCGCCTCTCTTTCTCGGTAAAGATACCCAATATGCTCGGATCCTCCTAGCTCAGACTCATAGTAGGGGTTGAGGGGCGGCAGGGCCCGATTCCCATCGTCATCCGTGGTAAGGCCATCCAAAGCAGGGAAACGCTCGGGATCTGTGTAAGCTGCCGGAAGGCCAGCCACCATGTCCAACATGGTTCCCGTTGGAGGGGGGTTGTTGGTGAAAAAGGTGCCCGCATCAATGTAGGTCAGTAGTCCAAGCTCAGAATCCAAGCCAAGATCCCAACCCACAGAGTACTTGTCTCGGTAGTTCGTGTCAGACTTGTCGAGCACCACCGCCGAACCCCTGGGAACGATCACCCCCAGGGTCCCTAGCTGAATGGTAGTACCGTTGGGAACCCCCACCACAGCTACGGCCGAAATGAGAACTGAGACTCGATTGGGGGCGTACACAGTGACCGTATCCCCCGAGGAGAAAGGAGGCCGTAGCAGCGTTTCATCCCCTTGAGCATAGTCCACCGAAAGCTGAGTGGCTGTGGCCTCTGCCGTCTCCGTCACGATAGCCCAGGGCCACCGTTTTTCTACTCCATTGAGACCGGTAACGTTCTCGTAACCTACAGCCCCAATCGGTTCTCCTGTATCAGGTGTTCCCGTATAGTCCACCCCGGAAAACAGCTGTCTCTGGGTAGGATAGAAACGACTGGTTGGGGCAGCTTTGTAGACCTCTTGGTAGGTCCCCACGGAAACCAACGACAAGGGAGGGAAGTTGACCTCGTAGGGAGCGGGACTGATCTTGAAGCGGTCGTCGATCTGGTTGGTGACATCGTCGAAAGAAGTTCGATCAGGGTTGTCAAGATTCCCGTCGAACAAGAACCGACCATCCTGATCACCTACTACCCGGCCATCCATATGCTGAAGGGCATCCTCCAGATAGTTAACCATGTCGTTGTAGAGCTTGAGAGTAGCTCGGGCCACCACATCTTCGTTGGACAGGTATCTCTCATCGAAAAACTCAGACTCTACCCCTTGCTCGTAAAGTCGGGACGCCGGAGCATTCTCCAAAACGGGCCCCCCAGAAGGAACGGAAGCCTTGGCCTCATCCTCATACTGCTCAGCCAACTCCCCTCGGAAGTTGGTGTAGGTCTCGACCCTCCAGAAGAAAGAATCCGGGATGTAGGCCACGTAGTCCATGGTGAGGACCTGATCTAAGAGCCCGTTGCTGCTGTCATCCGGCCCAATCCCGTAGGTGTATGAAACCCGGAAACGTCGGCCGGCTTCTACCAACCGATTGCCCGAGTAAAGAATTGAAAGCTCCTCATCAGAGCCTAACGGATCCGTGAAGACCACCAGCCCAGAGCCGTCAATGGTGTAGTCTTCTCCTTCTGTCAGGATGGTTCCGATTTCCCCCTCGGCCTTCCGGAAAACTACGTAAAGAGAGCCTTGGAAGATAGGAGAGTCTGGACTGGGTTCGCTTAGGATGGGGGCCCGAGCCGTATTGGCCTGAGCCACTGGAGACCCCAAAATAGCTCTCACAGAACGCTTCAAAAGACCTGGAGTTGAGCTGTACTGACGAGCTCCATTGGAAGCTAAGGTAACCTCCGTTCGATCCGTATCCTTGTCGTAGACAGAGCCGTCCACCAGATTGAGATCCGTGTATGTGCTCCCCCCGTCAAAGTAGATCACAACTCCCTTCGTGTAAGTCTGAGTCAGATCTCCACTCAAACGAAGCGTGTTAGATCCCCGAGGAGTGGCCTCAAAAGAGCCCGATTCCACCTGGAAATAAGAAGCAAGAGGGGTGGGCCCAGAAGTGACCGCCAAGGAAGGGTTCCGGAAATCATCAAGGAAGCCTTGGTTGTCTCCCGAACCAGCTACAATGTTGATCGTGGTCTTCTCGGTCAAGCTGTCGTAGCTCGACGAGGCAATGAGGTAGACCTGTGACTCATCCACCTTGAGCAAGTAGTTAGCCAGGAAGTCAGGTGTACGATCTCCCCCCATCTCAAAAGAAGTGTCTCCCTCTGTGATCTGAACCGGAACGTTCAGCATAGGAGGCTGTAGAACCGAGAGAGTCTTCTCTCCTCCGAAAGCCTGGTAGAGATAGTAGTCGATGTAGACGCTCTCAACAGGGTCTACTGGAATTCCAGCCGGAAGAGCATCTGTCACCTGGGTGCTAGGTAAGAAGGTAATGGTGGAAGTAGCTACATCGATGGTGACCTGAGCAGAGGTCTGGGGGCGCCCCCCTCGAAAGACCCTGGGAGCAGGCGTTTCAGCGGCTTCTCTCCCTGAAGGGTTGAAGGTCATGGTGGAGGTGGCTGTCGGATGTGAGACCTCCTCTTTTCGAACCAAAAAGGTCCCTCGTTCTTCAACTAAGGTCCCGTCAGAGGTCTTGTAGGTGACCAAGACCTCCTCCAACTCCAACATCCGTTCGGTGAACTCAATGAAGCCCAGGTCTGGCTGCAGCTTGTAGTCTTTCCCTAGATCCAGTTCCTTCACCCAGTAGACCGTCTCGGCAGCAAGCACGTCATCTTGACTGAAGTTCAGGTTGCCCGTATCGAGACTGATCTCCACCTGCCCCGCCGTCATCAAGGACGGTGCAGTGAAAGACCCATCATCGATGACTAGCGAAACCGTCGTGGCAAAGGTTGTCTTGCCGAATCTGAACCGACTCACCGAGGCAAAGGAAACATTGATGTTGAGCCTGGGGGAGTTGGTGGTGGTACCCAAAGCGTTTAGACGCTCCACCTTCGTGTTAGGGTCGAGAGGAAGAACCTCCTGGAAATACCTGTCTGCCAGGATTTCCTGACCCCTACGAATCTCGTAGGCCACTCCAGTCTCAGAACCAGAGTAGCTCTCTTCCAGACCAAGAGTGGTAGCAGCTACTGTGTTGACAGTGTAGACCCCTTGAGCGGATCCACTAGTAATGACCAGCAGATCACCAGCCAACACGGGGGGAACCGTGAAGTCTTGGGAGGCGTCCGTGAAGGTGCTTCCAGAGATGGAGCCAGCCGTGCCCGAAAGAACGAAGCTCCCCTCTGTGGCAATCAGAGTGACGAGGCCCGGGGGATACTCGATGAGGGCATCTGTTCCCAACACCAACGGCGTGTAGGTTCCGCCACCAGCAGTGTCCTCAACCTCTAGAACCAAGTTGGAAGAGAAGACCAGGGGATTTGGAAGCTGAACTGCCCCGTAGTCCTGAGGAGCCCCCAAAACCTGGTTCTCCTCTCGACGAGCGTAAAGCAGCTGCCGATTCTCGAAATCCAGAACATACCCGTAGCCTGTCGGGGGCGACGTGACATCCAAGCGAGGAAGAGCCCCGGGTGTGAAAGAGCCTGTCCCTTGAGACACGTCTACGGAAAGAGGGAGGGTATCTACAGGAACCGCTGGCAAGTAGACCTGAGGTACGGCAATGATGGGATCCGACAGCGTGGCTCCCTCACTCTCGTGGAAGGCCGCCAGGTCTCTGACCGCAGGGTTAGCCCCTTCCAAATCCACAGGAGATCGGAACAGGCGAAGGGACATCCCTCGCTCGATAGGAACGTCCGGGAGAACAGCCTGCAACGTTTCCCCCGCATAGGTAGCCTGGTCAGCATCAGAGGGCTTCACAACCCCGGTGCTTCGGTTGATCTGGACTACTCCGGCCTTTCCCGATGTGAGAGTGTCCACGAACTGGGTCTGCTCAAACTGCACCACCCCAGGGACCCGGAAGTAGAGATCGCTATCCTCGGAAGGGACTGGAAAAACCGACCCCGGGGAATCAACGGTGCCCACCGTTTGGGTCGGTACTGTCAGACTGGCGGACATCAAGACCCCGTCATAGTAGACCGGACGTCCGGAATTAGAGGAAATGTCTCCCGAGTTGAACTTGAGCCTTCCAGTGTTCCGGGCCCACTCAACCGTACCTGCCGTTGGGTTCGCTGAAAACGCCCCCTCTGTGGCTTTCTCAATCGCCGTGAGGTATTCGCCAAACCCGATCCGAACGAGCGGAGACTGGCTTGTAGCGGGCAAAGGATTGAGGAGCAAAACTCCGTCTATGGCTCCTATACTGGCCGACTGGTCTAACTTGTAGAACGTCTGTCTTTGAGCTCGAACATCCTGCCCTTCGTAGGTCACCAAATCCGCGGGGGCCCACCCCAAATCCCCTGACTCCAAAGAAAGCTGGACCGTCCCCGAGGGCGGGTCAGGGGAGTTCAAGGCAGCATCGTTGGCTACCAGGGAGACGGTAAACGTAGTCCCACTTCCGGATCCCACCGAGATCCGCATGGGATAGGTCACCAAGTCGGTGCTGATTGGGATGGGAGCGGTGAGACGGTTGGTGTTGGAGCCAGAGGCTAGAACCCCAACCTCGATTAGAGCGGCTCCCGGCAACGGCTTGAAACGCCCCTCTTGACCTTCGTAGTCAAACCGGTTGATGACCTCGTTTCTCGTCCACCCCAAAACAGCAGCCGTAAGCTTGCCGTCGGTCAGAACGAAAACCAGGTATTCGGTTCGAGGAGCAGACTCGTTCGAAGGATAGGCTGCGTTGAAAGCCGCCTGATCCGAGATGACACTATTGGGGGTAGCCGTGAAAGGGGAGTTCCCCTGTCCGACTCTTGGGGCCTCCACTACGTAACCAGTGACGGAAAGGCCCACGGGTTACTCCTGGGAACGAATCGACGTTTGCATTTTCATCCTCATATGAGCTTGCCAGAACCCGACCCCGAAGAGGGGGCTGAGGCGGCAGGCCCTACAATGGGGACGGGGATAACAAGACTCGCGATGGATCTGTCCAGACCTTGTGACAAAGCTCTGGCCTTCCGGACGGATCCTTCTCCGGTCATGTTTTCTCGGGCAAAACCGCTGATCATGAAAGAAGAGGCTGGGGGAGCGCTGAACTTCGCTATGGCCGTCCCGGAACCTACCGACGGATGTGTCGTGTTGATTAGCATCTGAGCAAACGCCAGACTCAGACCAGTCGATAGGCCAAGTACAAAAGGCACCGCCAACAAGCCTATCAAGTCATAGGCTTTCATCCCTGCCAGGATGTTTCCAAACAGAATGGGTTGAGGAACAATGAGCGGTATTGGAGCCCCCTTACCTACGCCTACTGTACCTGCGTCCGTAGTTGAGATCTGAATAGCCCTAGACCAAGCAGTCAGCCCGTTGGCTACACCTTTGGAATACTTGATCACGCCCACCCCCGTAAAGAGGATGTTGGGTACCAGTACCCCTACCACACCCGGAATCGTAGCAGGCATCAGGTGGACCAGACTTGCACGCTACCTTGGAGAGGGATGTTCGTGATTGGATCCAGTGTAGGCATGTTTGGGGGCATCGTAGGAGTACCTCTGCAGACTCCTAGAACGGCGATAGGAGCCCCGAGCTTCACCTGGGCAGCCGAGGCCACGATAAGAGCTCCAGTCAAGTTGAGAGCCAAGCTAGCCGTCAAAGAGATGGCCCCTGCCCCTGCTCCAATAGACACCGCCCCACTGGCAGTTGCAAGATTCACAGCTCCAGCAGCGGTAGTAAAAGACACCCCTCCAGCCGTGACATTCCCCACGATGCCTCCAGCCTGAACCGTCATCGTGATGCCCCCGGCCCCAACGTTGTAGGACATCCCTCCGGCGGCCACGTTTTGAACCAAGCCACCCGCCAAGATGGTCGAGATCCGGCCCCCCGCAATGATGTTCTCCAATACCTGAAGGGCGTAGTTGTACTGAGACTTGCCGGCGATGAGAGTGTTCATCTCTCCCGCATTGAGAGTGTAACCGGAATGGGCATTGACCATTCTACGATCACACTGAAGCTTGTCCCCACCATCTACTACCGACTGACGAGCTCCCACGAAGTCTTGGTCGGTCCCTGTGACGTTCGTACGGCGAGCCCCTTTGCAAAGCATCTCGTAGGCTACCCCGTTGTCGTCAGGGTTATTGGCCTCGTAAGTGCTCTTGACAGAAGACCGATAGGTTATGTCTAGAGCTCGGCCCCTGGAGTCATGTCCAATAACTGCTTTGATGCCCCCATCCATAGTGGCGTGAATGGAAACACCATCAGGACGGGCTGCCCCAAAATGAGCCTTGAGAGCCCCTCCCATGTTGATCTCGGCCGAGACGTTCTTCACCCCCGAGGCATAGTCCTCAGTGGCTGGGGCCGGAACGTTGAGGAAGAGCTTTCCTTGCTTCGATACCGCCGCTGCAAAGTACTCTGTCCCACGACCCCGAGGAATTCGAAGCCGGAACAGGTAAGCCCCGGCCTTCGTATAGGCTTCGAGATCATTGGTAGGAGACCTTAAGCACCGTTCCAAACGGAACCGACCCCTCTGGATGCTGTTGAACTCGTCAAAGATACGTGGTTTGAGAATGTCGGCGTACTGACGCATCCCCAAAGAGGTGAGCATGTCGTTGCCCACCACGGTACCCAGAACTTGCTCGATGTAGGGAAGCCGTTGATCCAAACGGAACCCATCTATCTCTTCGAGGACCTCCTGAGACAAGTCAGAGGTCTGACTCATCTCCATTCGATGTTCCACAAAGGCATCAGCCGTTGCGCCAATGTCGTCTATCCCTTGCCCTGGAGAGGTGGGGACGTAGTGAACCTTTCGGCCGTTTGAATAGGTAGTGGGGGGATAGTTGGTGAAGTCGTTGAAGATCTCAGAAACCGTTCCGTCAGAGTTGGCGTACTTGGGGGGCTCCCCAGCCTGTAGCCCAGGGCCCATCTTCTCCAGCTCATCCTGCCCGTAGTAGCGATCTTTGACTGCCGTTGCACTAGCGCTCTTGAGCTTCCCATCAGCATCGAAGATGTCTTCGGGTAAGTAGAAAGCACTACGACGGATAGGCCCAGAGACTCTGCGGACACCTGACTCTGCTTCAATCCTGTGGACCGACTGTGCTACTAAAGTTCGTTCTGAATCCCTTAGCTCAACGAAATCTCCGGCTCGGTTGCAGAAGGACACGTCCTTGGACAGCACCAGCTCTGACCCCGACGAGGACATGCCTCCCACGTCCCCCGGCTTCATCATGAGTCGCTTGTACCTGACGGCCTTCCCCAAGAGTTGCTCAACCAGTTCTAGTTCGTCGGGGTCAACGTTGTTCGGATCGTACTGAGAGAAGGGATCGAAACGAAGACCGCTCTTGGTACCTGTCGGCAGGTAGGTGAGAATTACAGCCTCTTGAAGGTTCTTGTGGACTCGACGATACCCCAAGATGACCAAAGAATTGACTTCAGGGATCCCGCCCCAGAAACTACGAGGGCCCGCCATCGATTGGGTCAGATCCAGCTCATAGCGAAAACCTGCACCTGTCAGAATCTTCACATCGGCCTTCATGTTGATCTCATCCACTCGGGTGATCAGACCAATCTTGGTACCAATGAAGTTCTGAGGACCGTCAGCAAAGTCTTTCTTTGGAACAGTGCCTATGGGCCTTCTGGGAACAGTGCGGTTTACAGGCATGACTACGGGTTGCTGTTGTTCAGCTCGATGATTCGAGCCTGATTTCGAGCGATATTCTGCTCAGTACGTACGATCTGGTCATCCACCTCAGCTCTTCGAGACGGAAGGTCCTCAAGAGGGATCCCAGTATACCGAACCCCTCCAGCTGTTTGAGCTCTTTGCAGACGCTCCTGCTCTTCCCTAAGGCCATTGAGACGCTGAGTGTCCCTGGAGATCTCTGCTTCAATCTGAGATCGTTGGGCATTCTCTTGCAAACGAGTCCCAAAGGTACTCCAGGACTCAGCTACTTGATCAGCGTTGCTACTGATCTGGTTCGCCAAAGCTATTGGATCACCTCCCAGGGCCCGGTTTGGTTGAGAGTAGGGAGGCTCCAACGGACTGAGACCCGTATCAGCAGGGTTGTCAAAGCGAATCTCATTCGCAGTCTTGTTGGGAACATCCAGTAACTCACCCCGAAGAGCTTTCTCATACTGCTGGTGAGGAGCGTCAAGAGCCTCGTAGAGAGTGACTAGGAACTGCTCAACCTGGTTCAGCTGCTGCTGTCCTAAAGCTGCCCCACGCAGGTCTATAGGGCCACCATCCTCTTGATAGGAGTCGTACAACGCCTGTTCCGCTATAGTCCCGTCTATACCCTCTGTACCAAGAGCCTCTTGGTAAGCCGCCAGGGCCTCCCCTTCTAAACGCTCTCGGGTCTCTTGAGCAGCAGCATCTGCTTTGGCTTTAGCAGCAGTCTCTCGCTTAGCTACTGAAGAAGAAGGCTCATCGATATTGTAATTCGTGTTGTTGGCGTAGACCTGCTCTAACTGTTCCCGAGTGATTTGGTCCTGTCTCCAGCGCTCTTCCTGACGCCTGACATAAGCGTCTGGCATCTCCTTGGCAAAAGTCTCGTCCCAAACTTCTTGAGCCTCGATCCGAGCTTGCTCCAAGGCTGCCTCGTAAGCCGTATGAGCCTCTTCTCTTCGTTGCTGGCCTTCCTCGTCAAGGCCCGCTCCGAAAGAAACCAGTCCTTGATCTCCTGGTAGCTGAGACAGATCTCCCTGAGCATTTCCCCCTGACAAAACCTTGACCTGGTAACCCACGTTGATGAAAGACAAGTCGGCCCTCCCAGACAAACAGTTGCAGTTGGCTGTTGCCTCGATACTGTCTTCACGAACCCGCATTTCTGCCAAGGTCAAAGCCCTGGAAAGCTGCCCTGCCTCCACACTAACAGGAACCCCCTCATTGGCTGCGGAACCCAATGGAGCTGCGTCCACGAAGTTCTTACCCACCTCCACAAATTCAGGCTCCTTCGTGTCCGGGTTGACCACAGCGGCCGTCTGGAGCTCTTCAGGAGCCAGGCGAGCTACAGCATCAGAAGGGTTGGGATAGGTGTTGACGAATCCTGTGAGTCCTTGGGATTGAGCCTTAAGAGTCTCGTACAAACCCCCACTCAGAGCCAACTGGAGATCTACATTGGCTTGCTGGTTGGTGTTGTTCGGCCCAGACAAAACCAAAGAGCCATCTCTCAGAGAGATACCTCGGCCGTACTTGTAGTGTCCGATGACCTCGAAGCCTCTGGAATCAGAGACCGGACGAATCATGGCAGAGCCTCGCTGCTTACCAAGAACCGAAGCCGTGGCCTCGTCCTCTTCCAGAGTCTCAACCGTGATCTTGGACTTCGGGATGAGCAAAATCTCTTCCAAGACCTTCGAAACATCGTGAGCGTACGTGTACACCCCTGCCGAATTGAGACCATAGGAGTAACGGTTCGAAAGATGTTTGTCTCGAATCCGATCCTCAGTGGTCTGAGTGATCATGGCCCGTTCGGTATCCGCCAGATTCTTAGCTGTGACCTCATCGTAGTCTTTGAGATAGGGATTGTCTCTAGGACTAGGCTTCCGACCTTCTGCCCGAGCCAGTTGCTCTTCACTGAACAACTCAGAAGCAAAGGGCCGGGTGTAGGTCATCACCACATTAGGGTAACCCACGATCCTCCCTGTTTTGGGATGCCTCAAGATCAAAGGCGCGTAGGGATTGAAAGAGTTGCCGGTATCCTGAGCTTTCACCGGAGGAACCAAAGCAGCTTCCCCAATGGTGAGCTTGAAAGCGCCCCCGGCTCGAAGCTGACGAACAGAAGGCTTCGGGTTGCTGTCTTGAAGCTGGGTAGCAGGTGCTTCAGAAGGCGGTGGGCCTTCATAGTTTGTGAGACGGATGGTTCCAATCCCTTGAGGCGCTACGAACTTTTGGCGACGAGCACTCAAGGTCAGAGTAGTTTGGGCTTGTCCCCCAAACTGGATGTTGTGGCTGATCCCCTGGACGTACCACATCTGATCCTTGGGAGCGACGTAGACAGGAAAGCCAAGTCGGAGCTCGGGGCGCAAAGGAATGTTGACCGTAGATCGATGCCGACGAGCGTTGTAACGATCCATGAGGTCCAGACCCATGTAGAACATGAGCTTGGGGGAAGCCATGAACTCTGAGTTGAAAGTCTGGGTACGCCATCCGTATTTACGGAGTAGATGATAGTCTGTGACTGAGGTGAAAGGAGTGGTCTCCTCTCCCATACCCCAATCCACACCGCCCGTGTAGTTGCCTTGAATTGACAGCTGGGTGACTACTTCCGCTTCAGACTCCGAGAAGTCCCAGTTGATGATGTCAATATCCTGAATCCAAGATACTGGCTTGTTGCTCAGCACATCCAGGTTGTAGAAGGGAGGCTTGAATACAATGTCCCCCGTCACATCCATGAAGAACTCGTAGCCGATTGCTTCTTTGGCAGCATTAGCCAACTCCAGCTTGGTTTGATACTCCGATTGCCAGAAGTTGACCTGACCAGCCTCCATCATCTGAGTGCGAAAAGCCACCACCGAAGAAGAGGTGGGATCGAAGATCATCTGACTTCCTAAGGCCCCTCCGTTGGCTTCTCTAACTACAGCAGAGGCGAAAGGTTGGTTGACAGCGTCTTTCTTCGACGTTCCGATACCCGCTCGCCAAGCCTTGTACCGTGCGTACAGATAGTCCCCTCGGACAGAAGCACCCTCCGTCCCGTACAGCATCATGTTGGAACGAATGCGCGTGAACCTTTCGTTCCAGTACTGCATGATGTCCCGAAGAGCGTACTGGAAAGTCTGCTTCTGGGAGTTCTCCTTGAAGAAGGATGTGAGAGAACCGGTGCCCACAACCACATCTCCGAACGACTGTTGAGCTAGCGTCCAGATGACATCATAAGGGTTCATGCCGTGGAAGATGTTGCCGAAAGCGAGCCCCTTGAACTGCCCTCCTGTGAAGGATGGGTTGATGTTCATCTTGCACAGTTCCCACCACTTCAGGATGTCTGAGCAGTTGATGCTGACAGTGTGTTCCCCTCCAGCATACTGGTCACTGATTTCCGTCGTGAGTCCCCAAAAGATGGGGTAGTACTGCGGTAGGCCCTCTAGAGTGAAATAGCCCTTGGCATAGATCTCTACCTCCATCATCGGAGAGATGAGAGGGACCCCTTCGAAGTAGAAATCGTCTATCGTATGCCGGGGGATGCTCAGATTGATGCTAGCCGAACCAGGCGGACTATCGACGTTCAGGTCCACTTGAATACTAGTGATGTACTTCTGGATGTCGAAGCGGCGTTGACACTGAGAGCACCCCAGAACGTCGATCTCCCCGTTGATGAACACAAGGGCATCAGGCGCCGTCACTATCGTAGGACGAATGCCTTGTTGCCAAGTGCCTTGGTATGGACTGCGTGCCATTGCTTACCGACCCCCTAGAACTCCAGAGCCTGACGTGGCTTGAAGAAGGGGGGCTTTTTCAGAAGGAAACAGATTAGGAGCTCCGTACGTGAAGCTTTGTTCATTGGGACGATCAAGCAAGAACGCCGCTCTCACTGTGAACTCAAAACTGTACTCCAAGGTGTGGGGAGCGGTGGCATCCTCAGTGATGTTGAAGTTGTCAAAGCTCCCTAGGTACAAAGTGTTGTCATAGTAGATGTAGATTGTGCCTACTACCGACAAGTTCTGCCGAACGTCCTCTCCTTGCTGGTCTTGCAGGAAAAGGCCGCCGTTGTTCCGGTAGATCAGGAACAGAGACAAGAAGTTCTGAAAGGATTCGGAGAAGAATTTGGCAGTCCGGGTCAACCCGGGCATTCGAGCATCGTTACGGTACATGGAGTAGAAGCCAGCCACTTTCCCAGATCCCGAGATCTTGTCCTGGGCGTCTCCCCAATGCTCGATGATAGGTCCGTTGCGGCTCCAATTGCCGTCCGAAACGATCTTCTCCCCTTTGACTGTGAAGCTGGCCGGATTGACCCGCATCTTGAGAGGGGGCGTGTTGCGCATGTTGTCCAGCTTCATCTGAGCCTGGGCAATCATGGCCTTCTGTTTTTCCAAGAACTTGATACCGTTCGGAGTAGCGTTGTACCCCGTTTGCCCTACCTGGCTAAGTAGCTTCCTCACCAAGTCAGCTTCAGGGCTCCCATCCTCCACCCACATGGGACGCAACTGAGTTCCCAAGGAACCTTCGTACTCAGCCTTTTCCCCAGAAGCTTCTACCTCACGGATGATCTGTTGAATCCACATAGGAGGCTTGCTGGCGATGGATGCCCAGATATCGCTAGAGGTAATGGCTCCGTCACCATTCTTGTCAAACCCTCGGTTCTGGCGATACGCCCGATCATTCAGCCAACCTTGGCGACCCCCGGGATAACCTTTCTGCAACAACCTGCGAGTTCGAATAGCTTCGGCCAGATAATGGTCACGATCTGCAGGGTCTGTTGCTGCCGCTGCTTGAGCTTCTAGTTGGTCAACCTTAGCCTGAACGGCTGCCAAATTCCTCTGTTGGGCTTCAGCACTAATGTACCACTCCCCGTACATGTTCAGGCCCTGCTGCCCACCAAACACATGTTGATAGGCCCCAACTCTCTGAGAGCCGGCCCCACTAGCTCCAGGCTTACGCCCCCTCCAAAGATACTTCCCTTTCGCCAAGAACTGCTCAAAGTAAGGAAGTTGTTCGCTAGCAGAGAGGTTTTCAAAATCCTCGAACTGCTCGTCTGTCATGTAGTCATCAGCAACCCCAGGCATGAACTGAAACAAGCCTTTGGCATTGGAACCAGAATTGACAGCTCCAGGGTTGAACCCACTTTCGTTGTAGCAGACAGCCGCTAACTCGACAGGATCGATTCCCAACCTGTCCCTACACATGGTAACCCACTCAACCCAGAAGTACCGAGGAAGGTTTCTAGCGTTAGCTCCCCACTTTTGAGAACCTTCAGTATCACTACCTCCTCCAGCAGTGGCATCTCCAGACGTGTCTTCTACCAACTGACCATCTTGCAAAACCAGGCGAGGGTTGCCCTGATCGTAAGCTCTCACCGGAAGAGGGTCGGTGATGGCAGCAGCACTGGAGGACCTGTCAAGCAACCTCCCCGTGATGTTCATTGTCGGAGGAAGTATACCTACCACGAACATTTTCGGGTTAGGCTTGGAAGCCGTCAACCCGATGTAGTCCATAGAGAGTCCTCCCTCAGGTTGGAGGTCGAGATCGTTGTAGTAGGTTAGAAGAGATTCGTACTTTCGAGGGTCGTAGAAGTCAGCACTAGCTTCGATCTGTCGCAACAAACGTTCGTTGGAAGACACCGGAGAACGACTCTCCGTAGCTCCGTTGTTGCTAGCTTGGGGGTCAACATCTCCTTGAACTGGAGAAGGATCTGGTACGTTTGTTGCCATCCTCACACTCCAAATTCATTGGCTTCCTCAGCCGTCAATGCTCGGGCGGACCCGGTGACCGTTGAGCCGTTCGAAGCAGGTAAAGTGTTCTGATTCTGAAACGTCGGAAGTCGGATGTTAGGGCTCCTCATGGTAGAGGGAACAAGCAAGATAGTCTCCTCTACCTTGAAGCTCCAATTGACCTTGAAGGAAAAAGGCGCGTCATCTGTTTCTTGAGTCTCTAAGGACCGGAAGGTTCCCATGTAGGTCCCCCGATCGTAGATGAGCATCACCCCTCCCTGCAGCACAATGTTGCCGAAAGGATCGTAAACACTGCCGTTGTTGTAGAACAGCTCTACAAGATCTCGATACCGGTCCCAAGCTATCGTCCGCTGCCGAAGCACTGAGGTGAGCCCCGTGTAGATGTTCATGAAAGCCCCGGTGGTAGAGTCAGCACTGATCTCGGACAAATCCGAACCCCAATGTTGCTCTTGCCAACCACCTCGGGTCTGAAAGCGCTCTACCTTTTGAACATAGGACTCTTGAATGCTCAAAGGGTTGACATGAAGCACCAACGCATGAGGGAGCAGTACTCGTCTCCGGTCAAAGGGACTCGTGATTTGGAAAGCCATCGGGATGAGTCCCCGACGGATTTCAGCAGGGTGTACGTATCCCGTATCCGCAGACGGAACTTCTCCGCCCGCCGGAGCGAAGGGAGTCATATCGTTGGGAGACGGAATGCGAACCATCTATCAAGAGAACCCTTCCCTGCGCTTGTACTCGTACACACCATCAGCCACCTTGGCTTCGATGATCCGAGCTAGTTCCCGACCTCCTACACCATTGACGCTGACCTGAATAGGAGGCAACCCACCTCGACCCCCTCCAGCCATGGCTGCCATCGCCCCTCGGGACATGATGCTTTCCCCAGGACCCACGAAGGCCGGAGACTCGCCCGCCGGTGGACGAAGAACACGGGCTGTGCCATCCGGGTTCCGTCCCACAACATACCCCCCGGTCTGTGTAGGCGTACCCTCCCCCATAGTTCCCGTAGTGAGAGATTTAGCGAAATCAGCAGGATTCTTGGTTGTCTGGGCTGCTTGTAGAAGGTCCTTTCCGAAGGTCTTAGGATCAGCCTTTCCTAGAGACCTAACCAAGGCTTCCTTGTCAGCGTCCTTGTAGATAGCGAATTCCACGAGGGCCACACGCATCGCATCGAGAACTCTCTTCTCGATCTCAGAACCATAGTCTCCGGTCAGGAAGGACTTGTCGTACCGGATGCCCTTTGTAGAGAGACGTTTCTCCATCCGGCTCATGTCTTCATGCAGCTGACCTTGACCCTTAGCCGTAGCGGGTACCTCCTCAGCCTTGCCTTCCAGAGTACCCCCAGACCCACCGGGTCGAATCTTCGCCCTGGCAGCCTCCACAGCGGCAGCCAAAGAACCTCTCATCCCCCCACCTAACCTACGAGCCATCTCATCCTGGCCAAGAGTACCTACGCCGGACGCTGCCGCAGCAGGTTGGCCTGGAGGGGCAGCCGTCTTTGCCGAAGCCTGCTGCTGAGCGGAAGGCTGCTGGACCTTGGCCTGCTCTTCAGCTTGTACCTTGGCTTCTTTCTTGGCCTCAGGCTTGCCTACTCTGGTAGCAAAAGAAACTGCCCGAGAAGGAGCGGCAGCCCAGATTCCCTTTTCCAAGAGATGGGAAATCTCATCGGGACTGAAACCAGCATCTCGCATAGCCTGACCAAAGTCCACCCCTTCGATAGGTACCGTAACTTTGGTAGCCCCTGCCATTGCCATTGCAGGGGCCATAGTGCCTGGGCCCCCAACAGAAACAGCAGGAGCCATACCTGCCTCTGTTGCTGTTACCTTCTTGTACAGCTTGGACCTCAGCTTATCCATCTTGGCCTTGGAGACACCTCCCATTGCTCCGGCAGCCATGATGTCTTCGTGAGTCAACTGCTCCTGGGCAACCTTCAATACCTGCGCTCGACCCTCATCTGTTTGAACCTTCTCCGTCAAAGCCTTGCCATACACATCTGAAGCCTTTCCTCTCAAAGCGTAGGCATCCAGATTCTCCCCCATGTCTCGCATGGCCTTGATCATCTCAGGGTCTTTGGTCTCCAGAATAGCTCGCTTAGCCTTACGTTTCTCCTTCTCTGAACCCAATGGATCCATGATAGATTCAACGGCTTCCCAGATGTCCAGGAGTACGTTGTAGAGCTGGTTCATGAGGAAGTTGACGAGTATCTCGAACTTCTGAAGCATGCTCGTCTGCATGTCTGCTTGCCGCTTCGATACATCTAGTTGAGTTTCAGAGTCTTCCTCAGCCTGCTTCCGATCCTTATCAGACAGCGTTTCCATAAGAGCACCCATACCCACCTGGTTGCTCTTGAGCTGCTCCTCGGTTATCCCCGCTGCCTCAAGCCTCTGCTTGGCATCTTCTCTTACCTTCTCATCTGACGACTCTAAGTCTGCTTTGAGCAACTCTCTCTGTCGCATCAAGTGGCCTTCCAGCTTGGCCATTCCCCGCACCTGCTCTTCAGAGATGCCTAGCATCTGAGCCATCTTGTCCTGACCGATGCTTCCGATGCCCTCAGAAAGAGATTTGGCCCCACTGAACTTCATGATGCCCGCCCTCATCATCTCCAAGCTGCCCCCTGCAGAAAGGTTTCGCATAGCAGCCGCCACCCCGTACTCCCCTTTCTTGACGGCAGACCTATCGATCTTCATCTCTTCAGCTGCCCCTACCAGAGCACCTCCGCCACGCATCTTCCCTACATCACGAAGCAGCTGGGCCCGTTCGATCCCTCCTTTGGACAAAGCCTCCTGAATCTTGTCCTCACTCCAAGAAGCCGCTAGAGCCTCAGAACCCTGAACGAAAGACTCTCGAATGTCTCTAACCAGAAGCTTGCCCTTACGTTCCAAATCCTTCGTGACGATGCCTTTGCCCTTGCCTCCGGTCAGCAGATTGAGACGCATACGAGCGTCCTGATCCATCGACTTTAGCCCCTGCATGGCAAACTGCATGAATTGTTGAGCTGCCCGAGGATTCATGGCTTTACCCACTTCCTTGAGAAGCTTCGAAGCCGATCCCATTCGAGTGTTGTACAGAGCCAAGTCCTGACTCACACCCCGAATCATGGCGAAAAACTTGTTGCCAGCAATCCCCGACTCTGTAGCTGCCCGAGTCATTTGAGCAAAGGCCAGCTTGGTCTCATCCAAACTAGAACCTAGCTCCGTTATCATCTCGGCCTGCATTTGGTTGATCTCTTGAAGAGGTACGCCGAGATTCCTAGAAATCCCCACGCTCACTTTCACCAACTCGAACGAAAAGTCCTCAACCGATCTCTTGGAAGCTTTAGCCCACTTGGAGACATCAGCAAAGGCTACACCCTCTTGGTTGAGAGTGTTGTAGACCGCCTTGTGCTCGTCCGCAGTGATCCCCCAGTCAATGTTCTTGAGACTGTAGGCAGCGTCTCTCACCCCTTTCAGGGTATCTTCCATATCCCCGGCAGCCAACTCCGAATCGTAGAAGTTGTTGGCCAGAAACTCAGCATTGCCTGCCGTCTGGAGGATAGATCGATTGAAGTCTTTGGCCCTAGAATCTAGATCTATGAGAAGCTGAACTACCCCCATTAAGGCTGAAGACAGCATTCCCACCAAGGGTCCGATCTTGCTAAGAGTGTTGAGAAGGGGACCCACTGCCTTGAACATGCCCCCCAATCCCTTCAAGGCGGCTCCTACGCCCGCCAGGCCACCCCCCGCCATCTTGCCCTTCATCCCTCCCTTAGCCATCTGCTGCTGAGACTTGCGCATCAGGAAACTTCCGGCCTGGTCTCCAAATACTTTCCCACCTCGCTTGAAGAGCCCACCACCAACCTTGAAGGTTCCCTCCATGATGCCGCTAAGAAGCTTTCCCCCTCCAGCGATAGAGCCCTTTAGGTCCTTCTGGAACAAGGACTGCATGCCCCCTCTCATACCTCCAAAGATATCCCTCCCAATGTCCTTAGCCTCTCTACCAGCCAAGCCAGCAAGAGCTCCAGCTACAGCACCTTTCGCAGCTGCTTCAGCCTCCCCTACCCCTCTCTTTCCCTTCTCCTTCTTCTCTCCCTTCTTTTTCTCTTCTGCTACCCGTCGAAGAGTAGCGATCTCTTGCTCAAGACGTCTTTTCTCTTCTCCACTAGCCTTCTTGGCTCGACGCTCCAGATTCGCCAGTACCTTCTCCAGCTTGTCCACTGACTCTTCTAGATCTTCGACGGACTCTTCCCACTCTCTGGTCCCTTTGGCAGCCTTCTTAGCCATCCTTTCGTTGGCCTTGCTCAGCTTGTCTACGGTATCCGTCACCGCCCCCATCTGAGCAGACATCTTCCGTTGAAAGGCTGCCAGATCCTTGAGAGCCCCTGTAATATCCAGGTCCAACCCAATAGTCAGGACTTCTTCAGGAGTAGGCACAACTACCTCTTAAGGTTGAAGGGCTGAGACACAGGACGAGAACGGGTAACAGCAGGAGTAGCAGTGCTCGGATCCCGACTGGTCCTAATCAGAGGAACAGCGCTCTGCCACTTCTCAATGTGGTTGGCCATCTTAGGGTCTTGAAGCTCCGGGTAGACGATTCCCTGAGCCAATCGCTGAGCCATGAGTTGACGTCGTCGCTGAACACGTTCTTCCACTTGGGCCTTAGACAACCCTTGACGATCCGTAGAGCCTGCTAGTCGGCTCTCCCCATACTCAGCCAGATGAGCAGCTGCCAGATCCTTCAGACGTTGGGACTTGGCCTCGTACTCTTCTTTGAGTCGCCGTTCATGGTCAGCAATCACCATGTCGTGCCAGTCTTTCTCACCCTTAAGATCTCTTTCCAATTGGTCCGTCAACTCTTCGACCGTTCGAGCTACCTTGAGTTGAGCGCTATCCTTCTTGCTATCCTCAAATGGCTCACCTAAGACGGCCAAACGAAGGATCTTGTCCTTTCGTTCGCGCCTCTCCATCATTTCGCTCTTGCGCCGAGTCTTATCCTGGGAGTGAATCTTGTTCATGCCCTTCCCGGCCATTGAGCTGGCTACGAATTTCGTGTTTTCCCAGTCCACCTCCATTTGGACCTTCATGTCCTCGAAGTAGTTGAACGCCCGCCAAGCCAACTGTCCCCAGTTGAGTCCCAGGTACTCAGTGCCTCGAATCCCCGTGACGGCTGGAGAAGTTAGATCCATCCCCTGATACTGAGACCATCGATGCCTGGAGGTGCTTTCCATAGCAAAGACCTCAGACAACAAGACAGCTCGACTGGCCCTACGATTCAATTCACTCAGGTAACGCACTACCTTTTGCTTGGCCTCGCCCGAAAGGCTCTTAAAGAAGTCAACCAGTTCAGGCAGACTCTCTTCCCGATCTACCAGCACATTCTGGTCATCGATCTTGAAGACCCCGTAAGAAAGAAACCGGTCGTAGTACCTCTGAACCAGCTTGTGGTTACCAGAGGGAACTCCCCCTAAATTCAAAGCATCGAACTCATGCTGGTTGAGAGACTTGAAAACGAAAGGGACCCCATTGATCTCTGCTGCTTGGTATAGAAACCCTCGAAAAAGCAAGGGCTCCACATCCTTGTATACTTCCGGGTTAACCTCAGGCTCTGGAGGAATGAAAGAAGCGTCATCCGGATCCTCGGGCGCCCCTTCCAACTCTCGCTTGAGTTTGGCCTGGTCTTCCTCGTAGCTCATACGATCACAGTCCAGGCGGCTTTCGGTACCTAGGGTTTATCCCAGCAGGAGGAGGGGTGTCCGTGATGCCTACGAGAGCCCGAGCATCCAAAGTCCCTTGTTTTCGAAGTTCCGCAATCTCCCCCGCAGAAGGTCGTTTGGCAGACTGAGAAGGATCTGCCTGAGCTAAACTAGGGTCCAACTCCTCTAACGCCTTCCTCTCTATCTCCGCCTTGTCCGACGCACTCATAGCAGCGGCTGCAATATTGGGGGGCACCGGAACTGACTGTTGAGCCGAAACCACACGCCTCTGAACCGGTATCGGAGCCTGCACTCCTTGGCGATTCAAAGGAGTCCGACTAGACATTCTCTGCTTAACGTCCTGACTAGGGCCCTCAGGAGCGTCTAGAGGCTGTTTTGGAACCTCCTGAGGGGAACCCTGAGTAGGAGACGCCAAAGCCACTGGAGGGGGTACTGGAGGGGGTACTGGAGGCTCAGGAGAGGGTGGTGGAGGTTCCGAAGAAGGGGAGCTCTCCTCTTGCTCCTGAGCTAGGCGATCTATCCTCTCTCCAGCGGCTTCCAACTCCTCTTTAGAAGCCTTGAGCAGGTAGCCTTTCTCCTCCAGAATGCGTGGAACCAGATCCGGAGGCAGGTTCTCCTCAATTTCCCTGGCCTCGTCCAACAGACGGCGATACTTCTCCTCTGGAGTTTCTTGCGCCAGGTCGAAAGTAACCCCCTCCTTAGACGCTAACTCGGCCTTGTGGAGGACATCCATGAACTTGCGCCAAGCTATAGCAAGGGCTTCTCTCCCCCATGTCGAAAGGATCTCTTTCTTGACCCATTCGTGACGCTCGATCTGGACCGTCTTGGGTACCAACTGCCCCGAATCATCAGGCTCTTGGACCTCAACTTCTACGAAGTCAACATCTCTTAGGTCGATCCCGTTGACCTCAACCAGACTGCGAGAAATGTGCCCGATCTGGTAGGCGTGGTAGTAGGCCACATCCTCCAGTTCTTCGCATTCATCTACGATCTGCTCAAACTGCTCAGGCTGAAGGTTGGTCAGCGTTATCGGGCAGCCCGTAATGGTTACGAACTCCTCAACCAGACCAACCTTCTTTGCCTTGCGTATAGCTGCTTGGAGCTTTGTCGCCTTGAGTGTTGCCATCCTCATCCTCTTCTTTATCTGAGGACGGCGATGAAGGCGGAAGTCTACATCTGCCTAGGGCGCAATTGTACTTGCTGCATTCTCATCTTCATCGTCGTCCAACCGTACTAGACGGCAGGAGCCGGTGTCGCGGCGCCTCCTCCAGAGAACCGGATGGAGTAGCCAACACCTGCCGAACCATTCTCAGACACTGGAGCCAGACCGCTGTCGATGTACTCACCATAGGTGCTCTTGCCATCAAGAACGTCGGTCACGGTGACGCTGGAGTTCTCCGCTACGATCGAGGCATCCGATGTGTAGGAAGCCGAGTAGCTGTTCATCCAGCAACCCTCGTAGAAGGTGAACAGAGCCTTGATCACAGACGCAGGTGTCGGAACAGCCCCTGCCTGAGTCAAAGCTTTCTCTTGATACTCAGAGGTATCCCAAGCCGAAGCGATCTCACTGAAAACCAGTTCTTGACGGATGTCGAACGGCCACCGGTGGTGCTTGAGGCTTCGAACCAGCCCTCGAACCCCACCCTTGTAGCCGAGTGCCTGGAAGATGTTCACGGCGTACAGCAGAGTCTTGTTGACCGTCAAGGTCATTGGCTCCGTTACACCCGGAATGAGCTCGGCAACCTGATCACCATAACCTACCCCACGGATAGGCTCGATGGCCCGAGACTCATCATGCCCGAACTCAGAAAGAACACCGATCTGCTGAAACCGTTGGGCTCCCTCCATGTACCCGTAGACCTTGTTTTTTTGTGAAACGGCCGCTCGGGTGTTGGGGCTCGTGCCCATCCGGTAGATGTAGTTTGCGTTGCTGTTGGAATTGGTTGCAGTAGGCACGGTAGGTCCTCCCTGGCGGGTTCAAATCCTCATTGGATGATGATCTCTTGTCCGGTCAGCTTGTACTCAGCCCCATAGGAGCCAACTAGAGAATTGAAGTCCCCCAAAGCGTCCAAGTCACGAGCCAAGGTGTTCTCAAACCAATCTCGGCTCGGCATAGCAACTGTGATGTAAGGCTCCTGCTTCTTGCCTCGGGTACGAAAATCCAAGGACACCTTCACACCACGGAACTTTCGGAGGAGTTTGTTGAGAGCTGACTCAAGTTGAGTGGCTGCTCCCGGACGAAGAGCTGCACTCTTGCTGAAAAAGAGACGGTGCAACTCGTCTGCTCGACAGGCCGTTGCATTCAGCTCCTCTCGAACTTCTGGAACCGTCACATCATGAGTAGCAATGCCGGCCACAGCATTGACCACCTTGGCCAGTTCAGTTTTGGCTTTGACCGAACTGAAACGCTTTCCTTGCTCGACCAGGGAATCAATCCGAGCATTCGTCTCTCGAACCTCAGCTAGAATGCTTTCGGCCAACTCAACGGCGGCCTTAGGAGTTTGAAGACTCGCTACCAAATATCTCAAGGTAGCTACCCTCTCCTCCGACAAAGGAACCTTCTCAAGACACGCTTCGATGGCAGTCAGCCTTCCCTCAAAGGAAACCTGCTCTGGATGGCAAAGAGCCTGGACAGACTTGTTGAGGGTCTCCAGTTCAGAAGGGTCTCCGGGTTCCGAAGACAACTTCTGCACCTGTCCCTCTGCCTTTGAGAGGAACAAATCGACCCACTGTAGGTCCAGGCTAGACTTCTCCATCTGTTGTAGATCAGAGGGAATAAAAGCATCCGTGGCCCATCGAGTGCGTCTAGGTGTGAGCAAATCCAACATCCCCTGAAGATCCACACTCAGCATCCCCTCCCCATCCCGAACAAAGCCATCCAGAGCCTGCCGAGCCGCCCTAGCGTTGGAAGCCAATTCCACTACGAACTTGACAGGAGCAATGGTCCCCAAACTCAGTTTTCGACCGTTCGGGGCCTGAACCCAGTTGGTGATCCCATCCGTTCCGAGGGTGACTAAAACTCGTGCAGGCATGCCTACAGAGACATGGGCACGAAAACTCTATCGCTAGACCCTGGTCAGAACATCCAAAACGGAGGAAGGAGGAAGGAGTGTCCCAGGCTCCGGGCCCCAAAGCCAATCCCCATCCGCTTCCCAAAGCGGACCGGCCAGGCCCCTCAGAGCCTTCTCAGCCTCGTTTAGCCAAACAGCGGCCTTGGGCAGGTCGAAGGTCAGCCAAGAGCTCTTGCGGGAAGCTAGGTACCCTCTGAAGTCATTCTCGGGAGGAGTGAAGAGTACCCCACGCAAGAAACCTTGCCGATAGAGAGGGATCCAATCATCTTGGGTGATTTCCGGCCTGGAAGACAGCGCCGTTACGAACCCATCTGTGCCCACATCCAATACCTGAGGAGGTTCTGGGTCAGGCCGAAGGTTCGGAAGACGGTCCTCCAAAATGTACTCCCCGATCCACTCGACCGCTTGATGAAGTCTCCGGCCCAACTCTGGTTTTCCGAGCTTTTGGTCCACCACGTAGTCCCTCAGGAGTCTCAAGAAGGAACACACGTCGGGCTCCACATGGGCTAACCCAGCCGCTCCGTAGGTGCTAGCCAGGTCGGCCGACATCACAAACTGTGCCATCTTGGGATGCACTGCCAGGTCCCTCCTCAAGAACAAGGCGATGGCAACCAGACTCGACACCCAAGGGATCTTCCGAGTGTAGAGAGTTAGGCCGTGAGCTCTCCCCACCAGGAGATTCCGGTAAAGCTGAAGCAGGCTTTCAGGGCCCCCGTCGTAAACAACCCCTTCACGAACCTCGAAGTCCCCAAAAGCGACCCCGGACTCCAACTCGTACGGAAGATCTTCGTTTACGACGACCTGCAGCTCTAGGTCCGGCATACCCTCAGTCTACATCAACTGGTCGTATTCAGGGTATTCCAAATCCAAAGTAGAAGCGTTTCTGTAGTAGCCGAACCCGTTCTTCAGCAAGTCGTCAATGAGAGCACTGACCTGGCGCCGCTCCATCCCACGCAGTTGTTCTTCGTCGGGAACCGTAGGGATCTTGTACTTCTGGTTCCAGCTATGGTCGTACCAGTTGTCGTCGCTGACCTTCTTGAGCAGCTTGAGAGCGAACCGAATCTGCTTGTCTGTGGGAGGCAACTTCGGAGCCGGGGCCGTGTCTGAACCAGCCACGTCATCGTAGTCTAGCAAAACCACTTTCCCCCTGGTTTGCTTAGGCTTGATACCTTTCGCCACGAACGCTTTGCTCAAGGAGTGAATCAACTCCGAAGGGGAAGCGCTTTCTTTGGCAAGAACAACCACTGTGTTCACGTTCTCGCTGTCTGTGAACACACTGATGGCGTCATCAGGCCCCCCAACCTCTTCCAGGATGGCTAGGATCAGAGGCTTGACCTTCAGTCGAGGCTCGATCCGAAGCGTGGGCTTGCCTTCTTTCTGACGAGACTCTTCACGCTCCTCAGGACTCGGACCCCCAGCTCGTTCCTCCCAGTAGCTTTCCTTCTCGTCGTAGGTCTCGATGGCCTGTTCAATCTGCTTCTGAAGGCTGTTCCTCCATCCCTGGGTGCGCTTGACGATGGGCGCCTTCCCCTTGACCAAAGGTCTTCGAACCCGAGTCCCGTACAAGACAACTCGAATGGCATCACTGCCTACCCCAGCTCCCGTTCCTTCCTTTGTGATGGATGAGTAGACCCGAATACCTACGTTCTTACTGAGCTTGAGAGTGTAGACATACTCCCCACGATCAAGGTCTCGACGTGGTCGCAAAGCTCGATAGGCTCGCTTAAAAAAGCGATCCATATCCTCCAACGTGATCTCAGTGTACTGAGCAGCCATGTCTAGGACCTCTCGTAGTCAGCTTCGTAACCATCCCAATCCGAACCCGAATCATCGGAAGCCTCCTTTGAAGGCTCTCCAGGAGGCTCTTCTTCAGGAGAGGTGGGCTCTGCTCCGATGTTTTCCCCAAGGTGTAGCCCCGCTTCGGCTACGAAAGGACTAACCCCTGCAGGCTTCCCGTTGACCTCGTTTGGACAGAGAATGGTCAGGTTGTCGATAGCCCGAGTGATCGCCACATAGCCCAGCCTTCGCTCCTGCTGCATCTCCTTCTCGATCACCTCTGGGGGAGGCGGCTCAGACCCAGGCTTGGCAGGCGGCTGGAAAGGGAACTTGCCAGCGGGCATCTGAACAAAGGTGTTCTTCCACTGTGCACCTTTCGTGGAGTGCACGGTCCCAAGGTACACCCCAGGAGGCGGCTGTCGCTCTTCAGGAGGCTTGGCCTCTTGTTGCTTGTCCCAAGCCGTGATGTCGTAGCGAAGCTCCTTTGCCCGCTCCTTGATTCGTTCCATCTTGGCTCGGAATCCAAAGGGAGTTCGAGGATCGGCTGCCTTGTCTGCAGGGTCATTCGGATCAGGCTTGGCCAGCTCGTAGAGGAAGGAAATGTTCCCCAACCCTTGCATGGAGCTGTCTTCATCCTCAGCCCCTGCGTCATCGTCCTCCCCACCCTGGTCCTTCAAGTTGTTGGAAACGGCTTCTCGGAAAGTAACCGGCTTCTCTCCCGTGATCCTTCCCGTGTTAGGATCCACCTCCAACTCGATTCCTGAGACACTGAGAACGGCGTCGAACAATTGGTGAGTTGTGGTCTCCTCGGCTTGAGCGGTCTCTCTCAAATCCGCTACCTCTTCCCAGAAAGCATCTAACTTCTCGACCGTCTTGCTCAGCTTGAACTCTTCTCGCCGGCTACGAGGACGGTCAATCTTGGTCAAGGCATGTGCCAAAGAACGCCGGAACCGATCATCACCCAAGGCTTCCATCGGGTCCACGTTCTTGATAGGCATCCTTTCCATTGAAGCGTACTCTCTAAGCGCCTGGTCTACAGCAGCTTTGGCTGCATCAGGGGCTACGAAGAACCGATTCGGCGTGTTGAGAATAGATCGAAGAGCCTTCTGCTGCCCCTCAAAGTCAGTGCCCCCTGAAACCATCTTGATGTAGCCCAAGAAGGCCGCCGTTTCTGGAGACCCAAGGAAGCTGCTGGCTCCTTTGCGAGCGTACGGGATGCCTCGAAGCAGCAACGCCGTCTCGAACATGTTCAATTCGGCATTGGTACGGCACAGGACCGCATTGTCAGAGATCTCGCAACTGTCCCCATCAAGAGCGGATTTGATGGTGTTGGCTGCCAAGATAGCCGTACCTTCACAGTCCTGCATCTGCTCTACCCGCATGCTTGCCATCCCTCGAATCCGAGCTGGATTGGGGGTGGCCTCCATGGGGATCTGGTCCTCGTTGTTCGCAATGAGAAGGTTGGCGGCCTCGACAATCTCAGGGGGGCAGCGGTAGTTGGTTCGAATGGATCGGGTCTTCCAGCCTTCCTTACCATCCAGGGCGGTGAACAGATCAGGACGAGCTCCACGGAAGGCGTAGATACTGTTGTGGGAAAGAATACCGCCTCCGACGAAGTTGGAAGCATCTTCCACGTCCAGATCCACGAAGGCCGTCTCGGAAACGGGTTCCACCGACACGATGGTTTCCAAAGCAACGGCTTCGGGATCCTCATCGTCCCTAACAACCACTTGCATTCCAGAGAACAACCCAGAAGCAGTGAGCAACCGCACAGGCCCTTCAGGAGTAGACAAACGCCGAGACAACGCAGCTCCAGTCCTTTCTGCCACCTGCTCAGCGAACTCAAGAGCCTCTCGATAATTGGTGAACCATTTGCGGAGACGGCGACGCCCATTAGCTTGCTTGGAGAACTGGATGCCTTCCAACTTCCCGTCCAGGTCATCCCCAGACCACTCCAAAGCAACCTGGCTTCCCTTTGATCCATGAGCCGTCATCTGCACGGTTCTACGGAGACGCCCATGCTTCGTGTAAGATTGGCTAACCCAGTGGGGAAGGTCAAAACCCAGAGTCTTTTCAGCCAGCAGTTTCCTACCGTTATGTCCAAAAGTCTCAAACAAGGCATCCAACCGATCCTGGTTGATACCCCTGCTGGCCCCCTCGAACACTGCCGTAGGCACACCGTATTCCAAAGAGTAGGAAGCCTCCTTCAACAAGGCTTCTTCACGGTCTTGGCATACGGTAAGAACCCACATACGCTCGGCCTTCTCCATGAAGGCTCGACCCCCAAACGAGTTGTAGTAATCCTCGTCGTGGCACTTGTTGGTGATCCCAACCCGGAAGCCCTTGTCCTGACGATACATAAGGTAGACGGCTACTTGCCTTTCCTCAAGAACGGGACCTTGTGCCCAAATCTTGTGGTTGGGAGACATAGTAAGCGTCTTACCGCTTTCCGTAGTGACCTTGTACCCAGTGCGCCAATCGGAATGTTTGGCGTGCAACACCTTCTGGGGACGCAATTTGCCATTGCGGTAAGCCAACACAGTGGCACCCGCTTGAAGCTCCCCCGCGGGCACAGTCTCGGTTGCTGAAACCTGGACAGGCGTGTCTACACCCACGCACTGCTTATCGTCGCCCACCATCCAAAGAGACTTTCCATCAGAACCATCAGTGATGTGTTCGGACATCATCATGATAATTTCATTCTGGGTCTCATTAAGATCCTGACACTCGTCAACCAAAATGTGGTCGAAGGCCGCCTGGACAGTGGCCTTCACTTCCGGTTGTCTCTTGAGGATGTCTTTGAAGATACCCAACATGTCGTCGAAGTCTCCAAGACGAATCCTTCCCCCAAGACGCTTCTTTGCTAGGAACCCTTCCCACTCCCTGAGCTTTCGACCACAAGGGGGTTCCCAATCCTTCCCCAGGTCCCCTTTGAAACCCATGTACCACTCATACCACTGAGCCAGCTGAGCCTCTTCTGGCGTGGCCGCTTTCTCTATGGCCTGGGCAGGAGTCACGTTGTTTCCAGCCCACTGGGTCTTGGCACGCATTCCATCCTTGACCCTAGGAGCGTCAGCATCCTTCCACGTCCCATCAGCCTTCTGGGTGGCATAGCACTTGCGCCACACCCGGTTGACAGCCGAAGCAACAGAATCGCCTCCCTTCACGAACCCGTTGGGACCTTTCCTATCAACCCCCACAGCGATACGCTCTTCCTGAGTCCCATACTTGTCGATGAACTGCCGGAACAACCCGTGAAGGGTCCCAATAGACATAGCGTCAGCCATGTCCCCACCAATGACATTGCCGATCTTGTAGTCGAGCTCTAGAGCGGCCTTCTTGTTGAAGGAAGTGACTAGACACCTGGCAGGATTGACGCCTCGATCCTTGATGAGATGCTCGACCCGGGCCACCAAAGTCCAGCTCTTTCCAGACCCGGCCCCTGCCGCCACCAAGACCTTGCCGTCAGTCATGGCCGCTGCTCTCTGCTCGTCATCTAGACGCTTAAGAGGCTCTGGGATGTTGGTAGGGTCGGTAGGGTCGGTAGAAGCTGCCACCGCTGCAGCGGTAGCAATGCCAATGACCTCACTACGAGTCAAAACCTCATCGGGCTCACCGGCATCAGCCAGAACCTCAGCGGCAGCTTCGGCAGCCTCCGACTCGATGTCGGAAATCCTGTTCTCCCTTTCATCCCCAGCAACGGCTTGCTCTTCCGCCCCTTGGAGACCTGTTTCGTCAACAGTGTCCTTCCGAAGTGCCTCCGCATGATCGGCACCTACCGAAGAGGCCACCTCCACGGGGTTGAGAGGAGCAGCATTGGGCTGATCCCTTTCCCTGGTAACGGAAGCTGCTGCCTTGATCCAAGCCTTGATCCGAGGATTCCGAATCGGTACCGCTGCAAATCTCTGCAAAGCCGGCCCTGCATCCTCCATCATGGCATCTGCCAAGGCATCTTTGACAGCACGAAGGGGTCGAGTTTTGTGGAAGACCGCTTTGACGGTCTTGTGCCCTCCTCTGGAGAGCACAGTTCGCATCAAGAGAGCTCGACGAGAGATAGCGTCCCTTGACCTGGCTGGGCGCCGAAACGCCCTCTGAAGCATCTTCTTGTGGGTCTCAGAGGGCAGGTTGGTATCCAGCATGGACACCGCATCTTCTTGGAATCGGCTATCCACTCGCTTCAAGAGTCGAATGCCATCCGAAGCCAGAGAATCCAACTTCGTGGTGTCACCCTCGGGGGCCTCATCCAGAGTATTCTCGTCATCCTCTGGGGGCTCCTCCCCTGTGACCTCTTCGATGTACCGGAAATAGGTATCCAGAGCCAAGTTGAAAACGATGTACTCAGCGGCCTCTAGCTCGCTGATGTCCTCGTCCTGAGCTGCCTGAACACGGAAGTCGTAATCGGTAGAGGCGTCCATCTCCATACCTAGGTGATAAGATCATTACACCAAAACGGCATAGACCTACGAGGTTCATGTATAGCACATGAGCCCTAGCCTGCGAATGCTCCTGCCAAAAAAGACAGGATTTACAGACCCCTAGGAAGGAACCCTCACAGGGTGCCAAAGGCTATCCCTTGGCACCCCGTCCTTCGAACTAGACGTTAGCTCTTAGGTTGAATGTGAGGACGATGTACAAAAGCGGGAAGATCGGAGCGTAGAACGCCTCGAACCGCATGATGGTCGGATCGTTGGGATCCACCTCTGCGTTGATTCCCGTGAAGCCTCCAACAATCTCTGCCTGCAACATCTGGTTGAACAGAGAAGTCATCGAGACTTCGACTTCGTTCGTCCTTTGGCTGAGGAACTTGGTGCCCACGAAGGCATCCAAGGTAGCTCGGGACTGTTGCTGCACGAAGTCCGCAATCTGAGTCACCGTGGGAAGGCGAGTCAGAATCGTGGACATGTCCGTGGTCAGACCCTGCTTGACTCGAACAGTTGTTGCGAGATCCTCCAGGACCGTGATACCAGCCACTGCTGTCTGGCTTGCCTCCACCGGGTCCAAAACCCGAGGAAGCCGGTCGATTCCGACAAGTTGTCGCCTCGTGTACGGAGTCGCCACGTCCACAGCCGGGCTGACGATCGCACCAGCCAAAGCTGAAGCCAGGAAGGTGCCGTCAACCAGAGATTCGCTGCTCTCACCCAGTTCATTGGTCACAGTAATGACTGCCGAGTCCGGGTACACAGCCACGATACGGTTGCTGAGCAAGCTCTTGGCAATCGTTTGGGCTGTGATCGGAGAGGTTCCCGAAGCGAACCCAATGAAGCCCATCCTTTCCGCTTGGTTGCGAATGTTGGACTGAACCTCACAGTGCTGCATCAGAGCCCCATAGACCGTCGTAGAGGTCGTGAGAGGCACCAATACATCCGGCTTGACGTTGCCAGGCAGCGGAATGGTCAGCTCCTGAAGGGCCGCCAAGAACGAAGCGTCACTGGCCTGGTTGGTGTTGGACTCCTTGAGCACCTGTTTGATACCCACGAGGACCGCACCATTCAGAATGGCCAGGAAGCTAGCCAAGGTGACCCTGTTTTCAGGACTCAAACGACCAAAGTTGGCCTCGATGACCTTGAAGGTTTGGAACAGCCGAGTCGAGAAATCCTGCTTCAGGTACTGATAGCTGATGTAGTAGAAGTCTCCGACAGCTGGCTCGCTACCACCAGGATTGAACGCCTGAACATTGGCCGTGTCGTCCACTCCCACACCCACCGTGTCCGTGACGATGACTTCGAGACCGCCCAACTGCAGGCTTGGAATCGAAGGATGGACTTTCCAGGTCGGGCTGACAGTCAGAGTAAAGGTGCCTCCAGGAGTGTAGGACCCCGTGGCAGACTCCAGAACCGTGAATCTCAGGCCCGTCTTGGCATCCGTGTAGGTCTGCCCCGGAACACCGGTTCCACCAGAACCCAGGCCGTCTGTTCGGTCCGTGGCAACGGTGTAAATGTCCCGAGCGTCCTCACCATTGTCTCCACTGGTGCCAGGCTCGATGCCTGTACCCGTGGTAGTGTTGAATGCCGAGTTGGAAACCGACGTGAAAGCGATGCTCGATGCCGATGGGGTAGTGGCTCCCACATCACTGGACTCAATGGTTACGTACTGGCTTCCATTGATGGTGGAAACGTAAGCCACCCCGTCGGTCTGGAAACTGGCCGTGGCCAGAAGCTCGTTGACCACTTCCTGAGCCGTGACAGGCGTGTAGCTCGCCGAATCATCTTCGGTGAAGCCCAGCGTATCGTTGGCTGAGCCATCGAGAATGACGATCCTAGAGCCAGAGTTGGTGGTGGTACTGGTGAGTCGAACCTTGTCCAAGTTGGCCAAGGTACCCACAGAAGCCACCCCAGCAACCACACCCGTGATGTCCGAAACCACCTGGGTCGCCGTACGAGTGCCCGCCGTCAGAGTGACTGTGTACTCCAATCCATCGACCCGGAACTTGAACTCGTCGTTCACGCCAAGAGTGATGATGAAGTCCCCGGTCTCCGTACCCAAAAGGGTGGCCGGCTTGTTGGTTGCCGTGGGAGTCCCCGAGGCCGACTGGAAAGGCACAAAGCCCAAAGTCGTCTCGGCAGTACCCTGACGGACGCTGACCGCAGAGACATGGTCGAAGCCACCAGGCAAAGCCGCAGGCGTCGAAGACGAGGGGATGATGAACATCACATCAGATCCCGAGGGACCCAACTGAACCAGTTCAGGTGTGGTCGGAATGACCGCAGCGATCTGAGCAAGGACCGTCCCAGGCGTTCCCACTGGCCCCACAGCAGTAGCGCCTGCTGAGAAAGTCACAGTGTAGTCCGTACCGTCGATGGTCAGGTTCAGAACGTCGTTGACGCCCGTGGTGAAGGTGATCTGGTCGGAACCATCCACAGCCACCCGAGTCCCAACGATTCGACCAACCACGGCTGTATCCAGGTCCGTAGGGTAGGTCACGCCGTTGAGCACGGTCACCCACTGATCCGAAGTTCCAGCGAAGAACTCGTAGGGAGCGGCCCCTTCGTTAGTGTAAGCAGCATTCTTGGCTGCCTCAGAAGCGAAGGTAACAGTGACAGTCTCGGCCACTGGAGACCCAGTTCCCGTACCCGTGTGGAAGGCATCTGGAATACTCTCCACTCCCCGAGGCCACTGAATGACTTCGGTAGCCGTCTTGCTTCCGAACAGAACCTGCAAGAGGTTGTTGTTCTGAACGGAACTGAATACCTCGTACTCTCCTGTACCAACGGCTCCAGCCACCTTGTTGGTCAGCACGTAGGTGTCGTCAGACAGACGGCTATACCAGAACGTGGCGTAGGCGTTGTGATCTGGAGGAACGGCCTGCTTGAGCGTGATCTGGCGATTGAGGGCATCCACTTCGATCACATCGATGGGATCCCGACCCAACGCATCCCGAAGATCTCGACCAGTGTAGACCGTGATGAGATCGGGACGATCCGTGTTCAGGTTCATCCGGCCATTGGTGACCGTGTTGTAGAGTGTGCTCCCAAGCGGCGTGTCTCGACCGTTGCCTGTGGTCGGAATAGCCGGGAGCAGGAACTCATTGGGAGATGTCTCGGCAGGAACGACCGTGGTGTCTACCACCCGGGTGCATTCCGCCAAGTACATCTTGTCATCGACCAAAGAGGCCAGGATCTGCGTCTCGTCGAAGACGGTTGCCCCAGCCGTTCTCAGGACTGAGGAAACAGCCACACTGGAGCCCCAGTGGACCACCGAGACATCCTCGCTCGGATTGGAGATGACGAAATCCTGGTTCTGGATGTAGTCCGAACGACCAGGCGAGAACCCGCAACGGGTCACCGTCGAAACCAGCGTGTTGGGCAAGTAGTCGAAGGTGTCCTGCCACGTGTTGGCCCAGTACTGAATTGTGACGGTGCTTCCAGCCGCAGGGGCCATCGGCAAAGTCACGATTCCGTTGGTGCCATCCACAGCAGTGGGAATGACCTGAGAGTTGTTCACTAGCACCACAACCTTGCTTGGGTCTGTGGTGGTGATCCCTCCATCCGTTCCATCCACGATAGGACGCTGGAACACCCGGAAGTTGACGTTTCGACTGGTGGAAGCCCCCGCCGTGAAGCCCAAAGCTCCATTAGCGTTGCCCGTACCAATCACCAGCTTCTGAGCCGCCGTCAGAGTGACGTGGTCATTGCCTTCGTTGTCCGTGAAGACTGCCGTAGTCAATCCAGTGATCAGAGCGGCGTCGATCATGGTCTTGACGGCTAGAGCTGTGTGAATGCCCTCGGTAAAGACAACGGTACTGTCAGTACCATCCACTCCGATCACGAAGGTGTCGCTGATACCTGTCGTGAAAGCGAAGTTGGCCACTGCAGGAGTGGTCAGGTCCGCTGTGGTCGGAGTCACCTGGTCAGACACGGTATCCGTGAAAGCAGTGTCTCCTCGGTGGAAGTAATAGGTGACCCGAACGTCGTCCCCCACCTGAGGCGGTACCTGGAAGGTGATGTATCCGTTGGTACCCTGCACACTTCCGATGGCCACAGGCGTCCCGTTGACCGTGGCACTGACCGAACGAACGTCGTTGGTCACTCGGCCAAAGCCCTGTCCATCCACAATGGGGTAGTTGCGAACTCGAACCGTCGTGAAGGTCCCATCCGTGGGTCCCAGAACGGGAACCAGAGGATTGGAGTTGTCCACCACGAAAGACTGTGAGACGTCCTCGCTGACGATTTGCTGGTCCAGAGTAGCCGAGCTACCCCTGACCATTTCCAGGTCGGATTGCTCCAGCTGTTCCTGTCCCACGCCAATGACAACGGGGATCCGAAGGCCAGCCACCAAGTTGGCTGCGTTGACCTCGGTCAGGGTGCGGGTGTAGATGCCAGGGGGAACGTAGGTCGTCAATGGTCCTAGAGACACTGGACACTCCTATTCGCAGGAAAAATGCCAATTTTAATCTGGATCTAGGGCTTTTGATCTACGTCTACATCTGAATCTGAGCAGCAGAACCGCTCTACATTAGTAGAGTCAAACGATAGTTTATCGAGGCTCTAGCTGCTTAAGCTTACCCACCACTTCCCGACGTCCCTGGAGCTCCTTTTCTCCTATGGCTGTGTACTGGATATAGCTACGATTTCCGTTTATTTCCGGGGAGTCTGTCCGATTCAAGGCTCTGGAACCCCCCCTCTCCCGAACCTTTTCTTTCACCTTTTCCCGCTCTCGGTACTCTGCCCACCGTTTGTCGGCGGACCTTCCCACAGCCTGGTCCGCCGTCGGATAATCGTGCTTGGTCACCCCACTGTTTGCCGGGGCCTTCCCTCCCTCGGCAAAATCGAAGGAAAACCCCTGTCCATCCCAAAACCTAGGAACCTGCTCTCTGCACTTGGGACAGGCGCAGGTCAGGTGTTCTCCCATTTTGAGAGTCCGAGTGAACCTAACGTTGCAGGAATCACACTCGAAAGTGTACTTGGGCATGGTTCATCCGATGCGTTCGTAATCTGGATTTCTGTTGGCCAGAATGGGGGTGGTCTGGAAAAACAGCTTGTCCGCCCTGGCCACAAGTCCTGAAGGTTGAGAAGGATCGGAATCCCCCGCAGCTGTCACAGGAGTAGCTCTGCTGATGGTGAGAGGTTGCGGAATATGAATTTCCCACACCGACTGGATCTGTACCGACATGGAAACGGTATAGGAGTAGTTGTCTCCACTCTCATCCATCACTTCTTCAGCCTCACCCCCCATAGAGACGTCCATGATCTCTAGACCTTCTTCACTCAGAATCGGACGCTTCTCCGCCATGAGGTACATGAAGATCATGTCGGCGATTTCCCCCACCTGCTCGGTATCACGAGCCATAACATCCAAATCAAAAGAGGCTTCGAATTGCCCTCCATAAGCCTTGGCTGTGCCTACCCTATCCTGGTAGACAACCACAGCCACCGTATCCCCCTCAACAGCTCTCTTTCCAAAAGCCAGTACCACCCCCGGAATGCTCTCGAAGTCCGCCCTGTTCCAGTAGAAGGGAATAGGACCTTGGGACTCCCCAGCATAACGGTATTGAGCAATCCAAGTAGTCCCAGGAGGGAACGACTGCAAGACAGCCACCGCCCCCGTCTCATAATTGACGATGTAGTCCGTTCCCTCGATGAGAAGCCGCTTGTTGTTCTCCCAGATCCGCACAGTGTCCTGAACGGGTACGTTCTGAAGCTGGGCCTCTTTCTCAATTCCCGACTGGAAAACCAGAACCGCTTCATCAGGCTGCGTGTAAAGAGGGTCGATAGCGAAAAACCCAGGCTCTGTCGGATTGGTTGGAGCCTGAAGAACCTCGATATAGTAGATCCCCGGAGGAGAAGGGAAACCTCCTGCTGCCCTAACTCTATTCAGGTCCTCTCTCACCCACTCCAAGGGAAACTGATGTTCCCCCACATACGCCAGCATGACATGGCTCAGTACTTCCCCAATGAAGTTGTCCGCCGAGAGCTGGATTTTGTTTCCGCTGGCTCCCTTGACCACTACCCCAAACTGAGGCCGCTCTTTGAAGGCGTACTTGTTCTGGATGTTAGGAACGATCTTTTTGTAGAGAGCATGCTTCGAAAACGAATCCTGCAGCTCCAGAATCAAACGGTTCCTAAGGGAGTTGGTGAGAAAGTAGTACACGCTACTCTTCGTGTTCCTGCTTGGCGAGCACCAACAACCCCTCGGCCACGGCTGTCATGGGATCGGCGGCTGCTCGAATCTCACTGATTTCGATGGGGAACCCTTTGACCTGCTGGAACTCATCCTTGAACAACTCCAAGAACCCGCCGGCCATCGAAGATCCTCCCGAAACGATAAAGGGGATCGGATCAGGCAACGACACATCGTTTCGAACCTTCTTGAACTGAGCAACGATGTTCTGGAGACAGTAGTTGATCAAAGAGCGAATGTAGAGAGCCAGAGCCTCCTGTTCTCTACCTTGAGGTTGAGCCAGGTTCACTCCCTTTTCCTTGATGGCACACATCTGACTAGCAGTCTTGCCCACCGCTCGGGCCGACTGAGAATCCACCCAGTCTCCTCCCCGAGCCAAGGAAAATTCCATTCCAGAAGCAGCCTTGTAGGCCAAGGCCACGTTGCACATCCCGGCCCCGAAACTCACCGCCAAACCCGAGAACTGCTCCTCAACGCACTGGCTGAAGATGATGGCCATCGCCTCGTTGGCTGGATGCGCCGTGTACTTGTGCCCCCTGATGATCTTACGAAAGATCTCAGTGTGGAAAATGATGTCTTGACCTGGATCATCAAGAGGCGGCGCAGGAACTGAGTAGAAGCAGTGCTCCCCCTCTTCCCGGGCCTGCTCCACCACTTCAAGCAACAAGACGTTCAAGATCTCTTGAGCATCCAGTTCCCCAGCCGAGATCACCCCTCGACTCAAAGGACGACGAGCCTCCCTCTTGAAAAGGTTGGCCATGGTCAAGGCACTGTCCCCAACCACCACCAAGGACCCGTTGCTCTCCAGAAAGTTCACTCCCGACATCTTGAGAGATCGTTTCGCTTCCGGATCAAGGTCCAGAAAGGCGTCCCGTACCTGTGTGAAGACGGTCTTGCCTTCCACCTCCCGGGCCCCTACAAGGTTCATGGTCCCGATGTCTAGACCTACCCCAAGAGTAAGCCCTTCTTCTTTCTTGCTCATCTGTATCCTCGTCTGATGTATTCTGGATTTGGATTTTACCTGGACCGCTGCTGCAGCAGGTAAACGAACTCTTCATGCTTACTGGCGGTTCCCTGAATCAGGTCCTCAACGCCATCCGTCGAGCTTCCCTCTTGCCTCATAGCCTCTACAACCTGCTTCAGAAAAGCCAAGAAAGCCAGCTCCGCTTTGAGGCTGATGTTGACCATTTGCTCAGGGCTCGGTTGAGAATTGCCCTCACAGAAGAAGTGTACGACATTGAGCTGACCTTTGGCCAACTTCATAGGACAGATCACCCAAGGGTTGTTTGACGTCCCTATAGCCCGCTCTGCCATCCCATCGATGTACTCCAGAGACTCTTCGTAGATCCGCTGGAACAACAAATGGTCCGCATAGTAGGACGCCCCGTTGGTCCTCCAGTGATGAGTCTGGTGGATCAGGTACAAAGCCTTCATGACCGTCAGCAGAGATACTAACCTGGTTCCCCCCACCTCGTCAGCCAACTTTTGCCCAGCGTACGTATTGGCCTGAACCATTCGGGCTACAGCCGCCCGATCCGTTGTACTGGCTGTCTTCGTGGGCATGTAGGAAGGGCCGTCCTCCAAAGCGTCGTAAGCAGTGGGATTCTGCCACACTGCCTCCAAACTGGAAGGCCATTTAGCTTTTCCAGAGTCACAGGAACAAGCCGTCTTGCTGGTAGGGACGGAAACAGCCTTCCATTTGGGATCCATAACGTACCTCTGTCATTCCAACGCTATCAAAAGAATCACTTCTCTTGCTGGCGAAGCCTCCTCAGCAGAGCGGCCGCCTCCTGTACCCTGCCACTCTCCTCCTGCTGAGTTTTGACCTTGATACGAGCCTCCGACTCAGTCCCTGAAAACTCCGGAAGGAACATGGGCGTGTCACCCCCCACAGCCTCACTGAGAGGCTTTTCAACGGGAGCGGTCTCTCCCCTAGGGGATACCGTAGAAAGCTTTCCTAGGGCCGCTAGGATGGCATCCAGCTTGTATTCGAGACCATCGGTCCGCTGATTCGACTGCCTCAGCTCGGATTGAAGCTTCCGATTCTCCTCTTGCAGTCTCAACAGATCTGAAGAATCTGCCGAGGTTGCATTATTCGATCTAGGAGGATTCGGTACCTGACGAAAATCTCGGAGCTTGACTATGAACCTCTGCTGAAGAGCAACCCACAAGTCACGAGACCTTACAACGTCTTCTTGTGTGAGCGTCACAGCCACCTGATAAGGCACAGACACCTGAATATCCTCTATCAAGTGAGTCCCCGTGACGTTGCCCAAAACAACCATACCACCACTCATTTCATCTGGATCCCTTCTTGTACGTCTTACGTACGTGGCTAGCTAAAGCCTTGACTATTCTCTTCTTTACGCTCTTTCGAGCCTCCTTTCGGGCACGCTCAATGACAGTCGTGGGAGACCTTCCAGGATGATACCAACTGCCCCTCTGCATCGATCGAGGAGTAGCCGAACGAAAGATCAGCTCACCGTCCTCTGTGATGATGGGAATGGGGCGCTTAGCCTTGGTCAACCAGGTCATCTGTCTGGCTTTGCGTCCCTCCAGTAGAGGCTTGAAGGCCGGGTGCTTGGCTGTGATAGTGATGCTCCGGGGCCCCACCGTGACACCTATGGCCTTGCTCAACGCTACTTTGGCCCGGTCCGAGAAAGGCTCCTGAAGGATTTTGTCTCTGAGCTGCTTCACCACCTCCCTGGAAATAGACCGAAGGACCTTCTGAGCATCAAATGTCTCCAGACTCCCGGGAGGGAGCAAAGGCTTGAGGTTGACTCGGCCAACTTTGACTTTAGGAGGCCGCATAGGTAATCAGAACGTGATGTTCTTCCAGGTCACAGTGCGGCCTCTGATCTCACGCTCATTAGGAATGTTGCACTTCTCAGTGAGGGGGACAGACGCATTACTGCCAGGAGGTATGCCAGGAAGAGCTCGACCAACTCCCGCCACGTTGGCAGACACCCCACAAGGAGCCGTTACCCGGACCCTGTAACGAATGTCCTGTTCGTCCAAACGGCTGATATTGAAATGCTGCTGCAACACCATTCCTCGATTGGACGGAAACCGTACGGCTCCAATTGAGTAGCGCTCCCCGTTGATCTTAACCAAGAAGTCTCTCTGGCTTAGGAGAGGGGAAGGACCCGTCCAGACCTCGTAGGTATGTTCCACGGTTCGACCAACGTCCCGTTGAGCAATCCTACGCTCAGCATCGTCAGGAGCAATGATGATATCGTAGGGGCCTTCATACCCTCCCAAAATACCCGCCCCAAAACACAGCTCGCAATCATTCTTGGGCTGATGAAAACTCTCGTAGTGAGGACCTCGGCATGGGCAAATAGGCCCTACATGCTTCTTGATGAAGACCTTCACTCGCTCGCCCCCCTGGAACAGAATCCAACGATTGCGTCGAATACCTTCCCTCCAGATGTAGTCCAGCTTCTCAATCTCTGAGGTGCTGGTCACAGGAGCCCGCTCCAAAGGCGTCTCCCGAAGATCCTCACAACAAGCGGCCGACAGATCAGAAGCCTCAGGAAGACCTACCGTGGTAACTCTGTAGAAGACCCTTTGTGCTAGGTCTGTCTTCAGAAGCGTTCGGTTGTACCGATAGGCACAGGTGACCACGCTGTTGTCCCCCGGATAGACAGGGGTATCCTGGTTCTGCTTCTCGGTGTTGTAGTATTTGGTGGTATCCAGCTCGACTTCTTTGGCGAACCCATCAACTCGCTTTACCCGAGCCTGGACCCCATCCACCATCACCAACACATCATCAGGACTGTTTGCCGGTATCGCCTGGGAACCTGCCTTCACGATAGGATACTGGGTCTGAAATACGTACCTACCGTAGTCCGATCCGGTCGAGTTAACTCCTCTGAGGATGAACGAATCCGAAACATCCTCAGCTGGAATCAGCACGTTGTCTGTACGGTCCTGCCAGAAATTAGATCCCACCGGCAAGGTCGTGACCCGATCGTAAGGACCGAACTCGCTGTCGAAAGACCTCCAAACGTTGACCCCGATGATCTGAAACCGAGAATTCTGAAACAGTTGGGCCGCGTCATCCCACGTCAAATTGATGACCCCCGGCTCGTAGCCAGAAGTCATGGACAAATTCAACGGAGAGACCGGGTAAGGGGAGCTCTCAATTTCCAGCTGGTGCGGATCTCTGTCTCGCTGAGTAGCGTAGGGCATGGATTCCCCTCAAGGGAATCCAAAAAAGGAAAGCTCACTCAGCGCGTTTTCTCCGAAGGCGTTTCCTCCGAAGACGTTTCCTCTGGATGACCTCCCTCAGGAGGGCTCGTCAGAGTGATCTCACCAGTCGAGCTGGAGATGTTAACAGGGGTCCCGGGAGCCAGCCCTCGGGAAGTCAAGATCTCCTCGAAAACTGCTTTCCGCTGGTCTTCAACCCTTTTGGCAGCTGCCAAAAAAGTGATCCTCCGCTGCTCCATCTCCAGTAGCTGGTCAGCCAAGGACCCCCGAGCCTTAGCCAGCTGCTCCAACACAACCAGCACTTCCTTAGGAACAGGATCTTTGACAGTCAGTTTCTTCTTGGACTCATCGGGCATACGAAAGCCTTACCCCACAAAGGGGTTAGGTATCAACCGAAACCTACAAACTTTCGAGGACTCAACACACCCCGACCTGTGTAAGGGCCGAAAGACGAGCGAATTCCGATACCGTAGCGAGGCTGCTGCAGTCCTCGAACGATCTTGACCGTGCTTTTGGCCTTTTCCAACTGGTCATTGAACATGTCTTTGACACTGTTGTAGGCGCTCTCGTACTTGCTCGACTTGTCGATGGTCAGACTCACGCCCCCGATGCTGTAGTCGAATTCGTCAGCAATCCAGTTGATCTGCAAGGCCAAGAGAGCATGGATCATAGCCCCATTGAGTAGGAGAGTCCTCCACTCAGGGCGACACTGCACCAGCTGATCACAGGAAGCGAAGGGAGTCCTGGGCGGGGCAGCAATGATCATGTCCATGCCCCTAGCCAGGTACTCCTGAAGCTCCTCATCCTCCCAAATGAATCCGAAGACCTGGTTGTACTGGTTGATCGTGGCTTCGTGGGTAGGGGGTCTGAAATGGTAGTTTCGGTCAGGATTGTTGTCTCGGAGCAGAATCCTCAACCTACGAATCATGTCCGTCTCACAATCCGTGTAGGAAGTGGTAGGACACGTTGCCTTGTCGATGACCGAGAATTCCTGGACCACTTCGTGAATGGGACCCCCCACCGTTTCCCGGAAGAACCACCTCACCCGGTAGTTCCCAATGTTCGCATCAAGAGGGATGATCACACTAGCGTAGTAGTGCCCCACGGAAGGGTTGACAGGAGATCGACGAGGAACCCCCAACAACACCTCTTGCCCCGTGGTCACATCGTGAAGGGAGTACCAGATCTCGGCCGCATTGGTAGGAGTCCCAGAGGCGTTCTCCAGGTAGATGTTCAGGTCTTCACAACCCAGCTGTTGCCCTCTGTAGAATGCGACTGACATCGATTAGTCCCTACGGCTTCTCCACCCAGGCTCCATCTTGTCAGCCAACGAAGCGCAGAAGGCCCCAGGGTCATCGACCTTGCCCTCCATCTTCTTGATGCACTTCGTGACTTTGTGCTTCACGTCCCCAGTGATGGTCTCCCACATGCTCTTGAGAGAGTCTTGAGTCCACCCTTTGGGAAGAGACTTCCACCCTTTGGCTGTCTTCAGACCTGCCAGCTCAGAGGCATTGGAGAAGAAGACCGAGGCCCTGACCTGTCGGATGTTCAACGAAGCCATCCGGTCAGCACAGGCTGGGCAGAGCTCCCGTATGTCGTCTTGAGACATCCAGAAGTCTTGGTTGAGGGGGCTGTTGGCCTCCTGGTAACGAAATGCGATTCGCTTGGAGAGGTTATCCATCAGTTCCACCCGTACCTTCTGCAACGTGGAGTCGTATCGAGAGGACAGTTCAAAGTCGCTGCATCCACGACCTGAAATGCCATCTCTTTCTCTTCCACGGGGTATGAGTAGTTTCGCTGGTACTCCCACTTGACTACCCACCGCCCAGGCTGTCCACTTTCACCAGCTCTTCCGGTTACATAGAACTCCCCAAAGGTCCCCGCCACAGGAACTCTGTTACGAGGCCCTACCCGCTTCCGAGTCCCATCCTCACGGACTTGGTAGAGGGTGTAGCTGACCGTTGCCGGCACATAGGACCCCTGAGCCGTGCTGAAGTGAATGGGCAGATCCCCCCGTTGAAACCTCTGCATGTACGAGAAAGTCTTGGGGTCCGAAACAATGGCCCGAACAGGAACACTGGTCTCAATCGTTGGACTAGCGGTTACGGTTGCATGCCCAACGATTGGATTGGGAACCAACAGGTTGTACCCGAGGGTATCTGTGTTCCCTGCCAGATCGGTGATGGTGATGCTGACTTCCGTGTTCGACAGAAAGTCAGGGTGTTTCTCTATGGTGATGACGACTTTCGTCTCAGGATCGTAGGTGATGCTCCCCTCATACCCAGAGAGGAACACACCACCTACGATAGCCTGTTTCCCACCCAGGCTTAGATTCAGACTGAAGACGTCCAGTTCAGCAGGAGACTCAACAACGAACTCCAAAGGGTCGTCTTGAGTGATGGCTTCGGCCTCTGAAGGATCAAAGAAAGTCAGAGCAGGGCCGCCAGACTCCAAAGAGGAGCCGCCGTACCCTATCTGCCCATACTCACCTTGCCCGTAGGCCATCTACCCTCACTAGATCTTCTCAGCCTCTTCGACTGCCTTGATGTAATCCCCGAAAATGTGGGCCGGGGTAATGGGGTACCCAGACACCATCTCGCCAGTCATCTGGTTGCGGAGCTTGTGAGGCTTCTGGATCGTCTTCAGAAGGCGTTGGTAGTCTTCTTCATCCAAAATCATAGGCTTCGGCGTGAGCTCCTGGGCCGCTTCCTCTCCGTCTTCCTTCATTGAAAGACTCTTCTTCAGCTCTTCGGCTTCCTTCCTGGCCTTTTCGATCCTGTCCAGCAAAACCAAAGCTGACTTGATGCCCGCTCCATCGTCGTTGTAAGCCGACTGAGTCCTCACGAAGTGCTCAATCAGCTCAAAAAGACCGAACTCTTGTTCTTCTTTGTTGACGACCATTTTCAAGGGTTTGGGAACTTCAATTTTGCGCAGACTTGGCATGATTACCTCGTGATTCGATGCTCATCTTTCAGGCTCAGCCTGAAAAGCTATTTGCAGACGCCCATCCCACCCGAGCCTTCAGAGAGGATGGCTCGTATCTTGTTAAACCCATCGGCCAACAAAGCCAAGTTGTTATTGAGGGTGGTCTGGTTGAAAGTCGCCCCCACATCCTCCAAGGGACCCGCTGTGGAGCCCCCAGTGTTGTCTACAATCTCCCCCGGGTCATCCGCCTGAGGAACCGGGTCAGCCCCATACAAGCCGATTCCTACGGCACTGCACTTGACCATCTCCGCAGAAGCCACGTTCAAGGTGACAGATCCTTCCACTCCAGCCCCGTTGCCCGCTCCACTAGAGATGACCACGTCACCCCCGTTGAAGTCCCCAGCCAAGACAGAGCCAGCCTGGATAGTCACAGAACTGCCCGCAGCCCCAGTGATGTCCCCCGCTTGGAAGACAAGCCCTTCCGTAGACTCTATCCGAGAGAGCACGAGACCGTTCTGTGCTCCCGTGGGATCAATGATACTGATCCCTGCAGCAAAGACCGAACCCCCATTGTAAGCGAACGTGAGCTTGCTATTGTCCGTGGGAGCTTCGGGAAGAACTAGCTTGACCTTGGTTTTTAGGTCTCGCAGGTAGGCGTCCAGGAAAACGTTGGTGCTCGCTGCCTCAGAACCAAACCAACCAGCCAACTGAGCAGCAACGGATCCTCCCACGTTGGACATGTTACGGTTCATCCCCCATGAGGGAAGGCTGAGCCCGTCTTCGTCGGCTACCGCAAAGAACCGTACATCGGTCGTGACCCCGTCCACAGGGTCATTCCGAGTCAGACGTATCACGTAGACCCCATCAAGAAGCGCGTCCGTGATGGTTGCCACCTGGTCTGTATCGTCATTGATGGTTGGAGGGGACGCTAGAGGAGCTGGATAGGACACAACCTCCCATTGGTAGCTGGTGGCCCCTGCCCCACCGTCATCCGTAAGGGTCACATCCGTAGTCGTATCGAAGCCGATGATGGATTGCCCCGATCCGCCAACGATTGCGCCTTGAGTGATCTGGATAGTCGCTTGGGCCATATCAATCCTCGATCACCAAAAGAGTCCCTACAGGGAACTTCCACTGGTTGTCGGTTTGGACAGGGTAGGCAACGTTCAAGTTAGCCCAGTAAAGTAGGTTGCCGGCTGTCAGAGCATCCATGATCCCGTAGGCAACAACGTCTCCTTGATCTGCCGTAGCTACAGGAAACACAACATCCGTACTGTTGTAGACTCGACCATTGGAAGGAGCTCCGAAAGTCACAGACTGCCGAACGTAGCCTCCTACCGAAACCTCGGTGCCTCCCCCGGCTGCTGTAGGAGCCACGTTGAACAAGGCACAGTAGACCAATGCAGGAGGTGTCCACGCAGTCCCTCTCAACGCTTGGTTGAGTTGGGCGTTCCTCAAGTAGGTGGTCTTGGGCACCGCTACCTCAACACGGCCCGTCAGAAGAACCAACGAAAGAAGCCCGAAGTCCAGGTGCGGCGAAAGGTGGCTGAGTCTTCACATCATAGTCCTGGCCCATGATCTGAGTCCCTGCCGGGTAGTTGATCAGCAGTCTCCAATAGCCCTCAGCGTTCGGACGAAAACGAACGTTGTAGAAACCCGGGCTACCTGAAACTTCGTTCCAGAGAACTGCCCCAGAAACTACCTGGGCATCTTGAGTTGCAGAACCATCAGTCAAAGACCAAGGCTGCAACACGTTATTGAAGAACAGCTCTGAAGTCAGGTCTCCGATGACCAACCCGGTGACCCGTGTGAACCCATCAGGTTCAAAGAAGTCTGCCTGATCGATTACGACCTGGTTCGTGTATACGACTCTTCCTCGTGTCGTCGCCATGCTTCCTCACTAAGAAGAGGCAACAAGAGCAAAGTTAGCCCGTTCTGGGCTTGCTCCCTCCGAAACCTTGCCGGACCTCCTCAGGTCATGTGGCAAATCGATTTCAGAGACTTGACGGCGTGTGAGTACGGAAGAGCCGCCACCTTGCCGGTCTGGTTGAACCAGGCCGTCTGGAGCTCCTCTAGGTTGCAAATGCTCGTATCGAATACGAAGGCAACCTTTCCTGATCCATTACGGTCTGCCCGAAGCATCTGCACACCAGCCACCTGGAGATAGGCTGCAAAGTACAGATCGTGGGTACGGAACTCCCCGCCAGAAGCTTGCTTGCTCATTTGGCATCCCATCTCGACCCTAAAAAATAGGGTCGTACTACGCTTGATTTGATCTGGATTTGGATTTGGGTCAGGACAGGGGGCCAAAGCCCCCATCATCTAGACGAGTGCATCAACAGCTGAGAGACGCTGACGAACCTGGACTTGCACCGAAGTCGTCGTGGTCGCCGCACCTGGAATGAGGGCCGCCGGAATGACGATGGCCGTGCTCGAAACTGAGCCACCATTGGCCTCGATGAGCCGTTGGTCCAGTAGCTTCACGACATCCCCAGTGAACTTCACCTTGGTCTCGGGGGCCTCTCCTCCCAGACCTGTTCCAGCGATCGTCACGTCTCCCGCTGTGGGACTGCCCAGAGTAGAAGTGGTGATGGTCGGGAGAGTGCCTGCGTACGGAGTCGAACCGTCATCAGCCACTACCTCCACAGCCGCCCCACTGGAAAGGGCCGGGACTCGACGAGGATCAGGATTGAAACTGGCATTCCGGTACTCACTCAGATAGCCCACCAGGAAGCTGTCGATGGCAGCTGCTGTGTCAGCCAACCGAGGAGCCAGGGCATCTGCCAGAGCCGTGACCGTGCCCCTAGCCGACGGAATCAGGCCCAGGGCATTGGCATTGGTCGTAGCCCCCACGGCATTGACCGTGGTCGAAGAGACGTCCAGAGGGCCGCCTACGGGCAAGCAATCGGTGATGAAGGTAGCAGCCGTGGGCATGTCCCGAACCGCTCCATCAGCCAACCCCAACCCAGTGTTGGCCGTCGAGCCATGGGCCACTGTGTCGTTCTCGATGTAGCTGTCCACACCCTTCGTGTCCGACTCCAGAGCCACTCTCGATCCGGACCCGGTGCCAGCCCTGGCTGTGATACCCGAACCGGCAAGGGCCGTGTTGATGGCCGCCAGCAAGAGCGGCAGAGTGGTGTAGGCACCAGCCGCAATCGTGTAGGTAGAGAAAGATGCTGAAGAAGAGGTCTTCAACATGAGGTCATCATCGACACCCAAAGTGATGGTCAGGGGGAAAGATCCTGCGATGTCGCTTCCCTCCAGAACAGCACCAGCCCCGACTGTCGAGTCGGCCAGGACAGCTTCCACCTCGGCTACCGTAGGTCGCCCGATGTAGCGCTCCTGACCAGGAGGATCGACGGGAACGTTCCTACGAGAAACCGGCTCCACGTCTGCCAAGAAGATGGGTCCACCTAGGTCGCCACGAATGACTCCAACACGCATGATCAGCTCCTACTCTTGCTCTGGTTCTGGCTCGTCCAACCGTCCCCGAGCTTCGTCAATCTTGAGCATCTGGAGAACGGTCCCGTAGTCCATGAAGAACTCCGAAACGGCTGCGATAAATTTGAGGTCGTCAGCTCTCCAAGCGAAGGCAGCTTTCCGAAGGGTGATCTGCATTCGCCGAAGAATCTTGATGTAACGGTCTGCTCGCAACAGCCCCTTAAACTCTGCCTCAGCCTTGGAGAGACGGTCGTATCTCTCTTGGGCTTCCTTGAGCATGTTCCGAGTATAAGGCTCGGGCAGAAGACTCCGAGGCTGCCACCGGTGATCAATCCGGTAGAAGTCTCGTCCTTCTTGCTCAAGGATTTTGCGGAGGAGTTGAGGCACGTCACGGATTAGACGATGGTGTAGCTGTTGCTGTCCTGGTCGTCGGAGTGCACCACGATGACATCTCCGAGTGCCAAGCTTGCAATGAGGGTTGAATCGATGATGATCTGGGTATCGGTGATGGCACCAGGAGAAACCGCCACGATCTGGGCCTGGGTCAAAGTGACATCGCCCACCCCAGCTCCCGAAAGGTGAACCGTACTGATGTTCGGAGTCACACTCAGGAAGTTGGTCCCAGCGATGGTCACGTCTCCTGCCGCCGGAGCTCCAATGGTAGCCCCTGTCACGGCCGGAGCCGTTAAGTCACTGGCCACGAAAGAAACCACCGTAATGAGACCTGCCTGCTGGAGGCCGTAGATCTTGCCTCGGTCCGCCGACAAAACCACCCGAGGGGTCTGGTCGAGGTCGATGTAGCCGGGCAAAGTGGCATCCGTTGGCTTGACCCGAGGGATGTAGCAAGACTGCTTGGGAGCGTTAGCGTAGCCATCCCGAGGGTAGGCGTTAGGGTCCGCCGAAGTGCCAAGCCGGTGAACTTGCTTGTTGGGAAGCCCGTCATCGATATCGTCAACGAGAAGGGCGCCTTGAACGGTCTGACTGTGGATAAGCCTGAGCATCAGCCTGAACTCCTGATTCTGGGGACTTCCGCTGTCTGGCTGGCGGAAAACTACCTATACGACCCTGACAGGCCATAAAAGAAACCTCAGCGCCCCCTCCACTCGAACCCAAAAAGCCCTTCTGAGAGAGGCTTTCCCAAAAACAACCTAGGAAATCCTAAAAGTTGGCCCCGTAGTAGGGAGAGTTCTCCACCCCTGTCTCGGTCCCGGCATCTCCAATAGAAAGAAGAATTTGCAATAACCGGTTGCAGCTGGCAGACGCCAACCATGCCATAGACTCAGATCCAGCCGTAGCTATGGCCTCGGCCCCTGTTACAGCGGCATTAAAGGCACCCCCGACATCCGTTTCCTCCAGCTCGGTCTGTCCTGTAGTTGGAGAAAAAGTCCTTCCACCGTCCCCACTCGACACTCCCCCCACGATCAAAGAGTTGTCATGTTGAGTGGTAACACTGGTAGAAATTGTAGTCGTACTTGAGGCCGTACTGGTGTTGTAAGCCTCAGGATCCCCTTGAGCAGCATTGTTGAGCTCGACAATGTGGACAATCCCGTTAGACACACTGGCACTGTAAGAAGCCACCACGTTGTAGGCACCCGGAGTCCCTGGAAAGTCTGTGTCATCCAAGTACCAAGCCGAATGGCAGTTCTGGTAAGTAGTTCCAAGATCTATTTCTGTGACCTTGGTCAAAGCCTGCCCGTTGTAGGTAACCCCAGTTATGTCCGTAGCCCCCGCTCTTTCCCCGCTAGCAAAGACAATCAGCTTTCGATTCGACCCTGCAGAACAGGTATGGCTGACCGTACAAGTGGTCCCAGACTGGTTGCCTTGCGAGGAATCCACCACGGCCGGGCTACCAGATCCGGCTTTAGCCCAAGCCGCCGCTACCTGAGCACAACTGTTTCCTGACCCACTAAAGGTCCACCCCATAGTCCGAGAACCAGACCCACTCTTCCCATGGGTGGATCCCATACCACAACAACTAGCTCGATTACGATCCCAACGCTCGATCTGCCCTGAATCAGGAGTTCCGCTGCCATAGGCCAGGTCTTCTAGGAGCCCGTCGAAACACCACGACTGATCGCTAACAGACGGCAGGGATACAGACATCGTGGAACCACTCAGCTGAGTCCCGTAAACCGTAGACTCAGGCGCCCCTTGGTAAGCACCCGAAATGCTCACCGCCCCAGAGATCCATTCCCAGACAGTTCCCCCAACTGTGAAAGCTATGCTGTACGATCCCGCACTGGACGGTAGTTGAGCGTCCAGCATGTAGAACATCGTAGCTCGAAGACGATAACCGTACTGGTCCACGTAAGTTTCGGGGCCCCGAGTCATCGAGGCCCCGTTGTAGGTTGCTCCGGTAACCGTGTTCGATGGCCCTCTCGGACAGATCACCACCACCAGCAGACGGTTGGATCCCGAACCCATCCCCAGAGTATGGGTATAGGTGTACGAACCACTGCCGTTGTCTGCTGAGGTTGCGTTATCAAAGATGATGGACATCGAAGGCTATGACTAGCCGATCTTGGCAATGGAGAGACGGGCTTGACGACAGTACGCCGTCGCAGCCGAAGCTCCGATCTTCTTGAACTCCAAAGCCACCACGGGCTCCGCTCCTGCGTCGAGATCCATCGGGATAGCACCACCGAAGTTGTGAGGCTGGTTCAGATCCCAAGTGTCCACATAGACAGAGGATCCATTCCAGGTCAATCGAACCTGAGAACCTGTTCCAGAAACGATGGCTGCCATCTCATGTTCGATCGCCCACGAAACCAAATAGACCCCCGAGGGCAAAGGATCCGCCGTCAACGACAGTTTGCTTACCCAATCGGTAGTGCTGTTTTCACTTTGACCGGTTGAGTTGGCTTTGATAAGGGTCGAACCGAAGTCGTCCCCCTGGTGAGCCGCCACAACGGCATCAAGAGAGGTGACATCTCCCGAAGTCAAAAGGTCTTCGAAAGTGCAGACTACCGAAGAACCTGTCAGTTGAGGAGTACTGACCAGATTCACGGTCAAGCTGGCCGCCACGATCTCGGCTTCCAAGATCTGGACGTTGCACTTGGTGTTGGGGAATTCACTCAACAGGTAGGTTTGTGTGGATGTAGTTGTTCCCATTTACTGGTACCTTTCATGTAGCGAAGTTCTTTGACAGAACTACCCGTGCTGTCGATCCGTCGTAATAGATCGCAGCAACATCTACTGCCCCAGCCCCCGTACTCAGCACCAATCCTGAAGTCTTTCCCCCTGGTGCTTGTACCGCTGCCGGCCAGGTCAATACCCTACTCCCAGTCCCGTCTTGAACGATTCTAAGAATGTAGTTTCCTGCCCCTGGGAAAGTCAGGGACGTGATACTTACGGATGCCCCCAGGACCACCATTTGCTTCTGCCCATTGGTGGTGAAGTTCGGAGCAAAGTTCCCCGTAACGGCCGTGCCCCCATTGATCTGGTATTCCGTGAAGGAGGCTGTAGTCAGCCCCGTTAGTGCACTAGTCCAAGCAGGGTTGGTCCCGTTGTGCCTGACCAAGTTACCTGCCGCCGGAGTCCCAGTAGCATCCACAGAGATCTTGGTAGTGCTCTCCAGATTCGAGATGTTCGTGGTGTGTCCGGTGACCAGGTTCCCGCTCAACACCCAGCCAGTGCTCCCAGAGGCTATCCGAATCCCGATGTTGCCGGTGTTGTCATAGATTCGGTTGTTCGAAACGATACAGTTGGTGTTACCTGTACCCTCAGTGTTAATGCCGTAGTTCCCGTTGTCGTAGATAATGTTCCCGTCTACAAGTACATCGGCATCATAGCCGATCATGATCCCATTGCTGGTGTTATTCGAGATCTGGTTGCTAGCAATCAGGCCACTGATCCCACACTGAATGCCATTTGCCCCGTTGTCCCGAATGGCACAGTTGACCACCACATTTTCAGAGCCGTCAATGTCGATACCTTCAGAGCCGTTTCCCCGACACAGACAAGCGTTGATAGTGCAGAGCTCTACCCCTGAGTCTACGTTGAAGCCTTTCCCATTGTTCTGAGAAGAGCCACAAGTGGTCAGAGTAACCTTGGTTGAAGAACCCGTTACATCGAACCCATTCCCATCATTCCCAGAAGCGTTGCAGCTAGCCACAAAGAAGCCGCTACAGCCTGTGAAGTAGAAACCAGCCCCGTTGTTGTTGTAGGAAGCAACGTTGACCATTCCGCTGCCATAAACCCCATCAAAAGAGAGACCCACTCCTGCACTGTCTCTCGACAGAACAGTCAACATGCTGATGGATCCAGAATCGATGATCTGTACGTTGTTGGCACAACCCGTGATCACTACGTTGTTGAGAGAGACAGCCAAGCCCCCTCGAATGTAGAGTCCCACAGAAGATGAGCCAGTGATGATGATGCTCTGAAAGGCAGCAACATTGACCATCGTCTGAGCGATGTAGCTCAGACCCGACTCTGTAGCCCCTTCCCACATGAGCGTCAGATCCAACACCGTGTCACTGGTGATTGAGTCGATCTCGTAGAAGGTGGTGTCGATGAGGATGTAGTCTCCCGCCGACAAGTTGGTAAAGGTAGTGCTGGTACCTGTGACCTGTGTGCTGCCGTTTGTGACCGCAATGGTCCCAGTAGTTTCCTGGGTTCCCCCAGACCCGTCCACTTTGACAGAATAGCTGCCGTTTAGATAGATGATCGCCCCCACTTCACCATGGAGTCTGCAACCATCCGTCAGAACCACGTCAGCTGTTTCTACGTAGGTCCCTTTGCGTACGTAAACCGACTTCTTACCAGCTGCGAACGCTGCGGCTACTGACGTGTAATCCCCTCCACTTGCAGCCACAATAGCGTCGTAGATTTCTTGTCCCCCAGCATCCGCTCCGAAAGCCAAGCCCCCTGCACCATCAGGACGAAGAACTTGACTAGTGTCAGAAGCAGTCGTTGCAAGATCCTCTACCGAGATTTCATCCGAACCCCCATCAGAATGAGAGGAAGCGTGAGCTGTGGGAGTCCTAGCAGCACTAGAATCATCTAGAGTAGCGTCCGAGATTTTGGCGTTCAGTTGGGACAGCGTAGAAGTGCTGTGAGCTGCTCCACCCAAAGCATGGCTGGTAGGGTCCCGAGGATCGCTGGAATCATCTAGGGTGGCATCACTGATAACCGAGTTGAGCTGACTCAACGTGCCCGATCCCAGATCCGAAACGGCATAGTCTCCTGAGGTGGGCTCAACCGCTCCCGCCCGAGAGTTGAAGCTAGTGACGCCTCCAGCCTGGGTGGCGATGTTGGTAATGCTGTTGGAGTTTTCGTCTTCGGCCGTAATGTAGCCAGAAGTGATGGCTGACTGAAGGTCTGCCGAAGCTACGATCTCCTCGGCACTGTACTCCAGAGCCAGATCCAGATCCGTCGTAGGGTGCGAGATAGACCGTGAGCCCAAGTCAGCAATGACAACAGGATTCTGGGTTCCAGTAGTGGTGACTAGAAATTGTCGGGCCATGTCTACCTACGCCTGAAAAACGCCTTTATCCCTGGATTGAAGATGTTGGTTCCGTTCAAGTAGAGCTGAACCTCATCTCCAGCGCTGAAATCAATGTCCAGGTCCGTTCGATACGCTGTCCTTGCCGTGCTCACCGACAAAGTAGCGCTCGAAACCAGACCTCCCCCGTTCTTGTGGACCTCAGCTGTCCAGCTAGAGCTCGTTTCACAGACAGCAGACATCGCAAACAAGTTCGTGTCAAAAGGTAGCACGAAACCCGCCAAGTTCATCGGAACGTTTTGGTTCCACCGAAGGTAGGTATCAGTGACAAAGTAAGCTCCTCGGTTGGCACTCACACAAACATACCTAGAGTCAGCAGCAGGGGAAGGCGTCCCTCCAAACTGTTCCCATGTAACAGGACTATGGTTGGTCAGAATCCAGACACTACTGTCGTCAGTCTGAAGGCCCAACTTGTAAACGTCATCGGCCGTCAGAGCAAAGACTGACCCGTCGGGAATCCCGCTGGCTGGGACGAAGTTGGTCCGATTCGTGGAGTTGGTGAAAGTCCAGGTAATCGGGGTGTGAATACCTTTGGTCAGAGTCTGTCTTGCGTGGCCCGCTAACGTCATGGTTCAAGCCCCTCGATCAACAACTCCCCATGCCAATTGGCTAACCAACCGTCACAACTCACGATGGGGTGCTGGACAGTGAATTCAGACCCATCCGTAGAAAGCAACATGTCCCCCACCTGACTAGCCGCCGGGAGACCCCCCTCCCGAGGATTGAAGACACCTACCGAGTCCTTCATCCGGAAGTCTCCGCTCGTGTAGCGGACGCCTCCGTTCTCGGTCGGATCACCAGCAGTATTGTCCTGTAGAATGATACCTTCCTCGTATCGTTCTCCAGGAAACCTGTCTGGTGTCTGTGGCATTAGGTGACCTTTCTAGGTCTTCCTCTGCGCTTTGCGCCGGGCTTGGAAGATGTCTTCTTACTAGATCTTCCGTTACCAATGGAAGCTGAAACCGGAGGGGGGATATCAGAAGCCTTCTCCTGGGGCAACTGAGCTTCTTGATCAGGGGTTACTGAAGTGTTTTCCTCAGTAGTTTCAGTAACATCCTCAGACTTCCTTTGAGCAGCTATAGAAAGGCCAGGACGAATTCCAGCAGAACGTTCACTAACTGTCTGACCCCCGGCTCTACCTTTGATCCTGGGATCCGTCGGCTCTTCCCCAAGAGGGGTCAGATTTGACTCATTCTCACCGTTCTCCTGAGCCGTCTTCTTGGCGATCTCGGTATCCAAAGCCTTTTTGGATACCTTGATGACCCTCTCGTAGCCAGCGACCTTACCCTCTTGCACCAAACGGTTGACGTTGGCTTGTGTGGCCAGCCCATCCAGGGCGCCCAAGACTCGCTTAAGGGATCGCTTGACCACCTCACAGATTGCTATAGCCCCCTCAACCTCGTCAAACGCTCCCTCCTTGGCTTCCGCCTCTACCTTATCGAAGATTGGCTGAAATAGCTTCATCGCCTGCTTGAGAGCCGATCGAGCCCCCTCATTCCGATGTTGCTCAGCTAAAGCCTCCTCTTTGAAGTCGTCGAACTGGTTGCCAAGTTCCTGAATGGTTCCGATCTTGATCACTGACTTTTCAATGCTCATTTTTCATCTCATCTGGTTTTCGTAAGAAAGGCCGAGGTTGTTCCCCGGCCTTCCCGTATGGCTGGTTCACAGGTTAGGCTTACGCCCATACGATCAGCGTGATGACATCTTTCTTGGAGCCCGTGCCGAACACCTGGAACTCGAACTTGAGGTCCCCGTTGGCAGGGGCGTCCCCAGGATACACGTCATTGTTCGCCGATGCATCCGCTCCGTTCCAGAGCAACTGACCATTGAGGTAGACATCACAGTCAGTCACGAAGGCTGTCACACCACTGTAGTCAGGCAGCTGAGCCGACAGGTTCGGAGTACCTCCAGCACCGGTCATGTTGGTGTCAGCAGCATAGTTGCCGCCAGTCACCTCAGCCACACCCTTGCTCCGGACCACCGTGCTGGTGTTGGCCTGCAAGATGGCGTTCAGGATGCTGACCTCACCGAAGGCTGTTTCGAAGTCGTCCCACTCTGTGGTCGTCTCTGACAGCTTGATGCCGTCCGTCTGGGCCCAGGTGGAACCCGTCTGGTTGCCGTCATCCAGGTACAACTCACCAGCACCGTTGATACGTAGATCGTCGGAGCCCGTGGTCTCGATAGATCCAGCCGTGACACCGACGTCGATTTCGGTGCCTGCCGTATCCACCTTGAGAGCCTGGTTGAAGTCCACATCGTTCGTGGTGTTCACGTCGAGGGTATCGACGTTCATCTCGATCTCGTCACCCGCCGCATTCGGAGCAATGCGAAGCAGGTTGGTGCCACCCGTGGAATCCTGGAAGTCTAGGGTGTAGGTGTCGGCGATCTGCCACTCGATGGTCTGGGTCTGAGTGGCTGGCCCCGACTGATTGTCGATGGCGTTGTCCAGGGTCACGTCCACAGAACCCGACTGGTCCACGAAGCTCCCATTGAGGTAGGCGTCTTCAGGGATACTGTCGAGATCGATACGCCGGACGTACGAATAGTTGATGGTCTTGCCGGCGATGTCTGCCACCGGGCAAGCCTCTAGGTCATCGAACGTCGAGTTGGGACGTACGAACGAGAGCTGGACTCGATTGCTGGCATCGTCGAAAGTGTGCCCGTCCACGGCGCTCTCGGACTGGATGAGAGCAAAGACTTGACGGTTGTCCGATAGGATGGGGTCACCTGTCGTCCCATCACGAACCAGACACAAGTTCTTCGGAGTCAGAGCCGTGTCGCCCGTAACCTCGTCCAAACTGTGAGTTCCGAAAGTACCTGAGTGGAAGGCGACCACAGCACCCACCGTGGTAACAGCACCAACGGCAGCGGTTTGGGTAGGTGCCTCGCTACTGGCTACAACCAAGATCTCATAGTTCTGAGCCGCCGTGACCGTGACGTCTGTCAGGATATCCGCCCGGAACAGAAAGCGCTTCTCCTCGATGTCATCCAGGTCGCTGTTCAGGGTATTGATGCCACGCTTCTTGGAGTTCGTGGTCGTCAGATCGTCGTACCAGTTGCCCGCCGAATCCGCCCACATTGCCCGTTTGGCTTGGGACCGAAGCGTATTCAGATCTCCCTCGATGGTAGTGACACCTGACTCCATCGTAGAACCCGCTGCAATGGTGTCATCGTAGGTATCGGAGTTCCAAATCTGAGTTACCTGTCGAATGAATGTACGAGCCATAGTGGTGAGTTCCTAGGATCAGAGAGGTGGTGAGTTCCTAGCAAAGCAAGGGTATAAGAGAGCTATCAAGGAGATCCAATAGCAATGTAGTCCGCCCAAAGCTTGTCGGTGGGCAAAGGAGCAATCTCCATGATCACGGTGTCGTATCCCGTGCCAAAACCCCCACTTTCAGCAATGGTATAGTCGTCGATCAAAAGGATTCTCTGCCCGTTGTAGTAGACCTGTATCGTCAGAAAGGGCAGATTGTGCGTGAACTTGTCTCCGAATGGGATGGTGAAGATTACGTTCACCCCATCCTTGGTCCCTAGCAGGACCTGCCCAGTACGGAACCTGGCAGTAGCGATATACTGCTGGGCAATCGTCTGGGCATCGAGATAGTTGACAAGGTACACACTTACTCAACCAAGCTCGAACTATGCGGGAAACACATTGGTGAACGAAGCCGAGAAAGCAGCCGTCCCACCAGATCCTCGAACCAGAAGCTTACTGATGTTCCCCTCACGAGGGTCGTACTTCGGGCTACCTTGAGGGAGTAGAACTTCCGGGCCTCCTGTCTCAAACGCCACATACAGACCGTTGCCTGCTCCAGGCTCCTCATTGAGGATGATGACATCCTTCATGCTCATGGGCAGATGTATCTCCAAAGAATCAGCCACCGAAGATTCATTCGGAGCTGTCCCAGAAATGGTCACCCTCCCTATCCCATGATGGGCACTATCGGGCAGAAGCAGGGAGGGAGCTCCGGCTGTTCCAGGGACTGGCTGGAATTTGAGCCAGAAAGGCTGGGTGTCCACCAGGTTCCAAGGAACTCCAGAAAAGGTTGCAGGATCGAACACGCAGCGAACTAAGCTGCTCCCTGGAACAGAACTCAAGACTGCCGGATTGATGTTCTGATCCAAATAGCCTGAAGCGATAGGCGCTGTGAACAAGGCATTGAAAGTCCCATCAAAGTTGAGAGACGACAGAAACCTGTAGCCCTCTACACCTTGAATTTTGGGAACGATGATGTCCACCATGTTCGGGCGTCTGCGGACAACAGAAAACAGTCGGTCAGCCATTCGCTTGCTCCTTAGCTACGTGTTTGTCATAGGTGCTGGCTGCTTCTGAACCCTTCACCCGACGAACCTCTTCCTGAGCGTCCTTCCACGTGGGAGCTTCCAGTCCTCCCACATTTGGAACGAGCCGATTCTTGAAAACATGGTCTCGTTCTCGACGAGACATCTCTTTACGACGAGCCTTCCGATACTGGTTCTCCTTACCCGCCTTCGTGGCCCACCCACCACTCTGACCGTCTTTGAGAACGAAGCCCACCTCTCCCGGATCAAACACCAACTCCAAAGCCACCCCATCCTCGTCAGTCAGTGTTTGTTCTCCGGCCTTGACGGCATCGTACTCCACAAAAGAGAGACGTCGTCGGAGAAATACCCCATCGGTTTTGCGGCGAACTGTGTAGGTAGGCATCTGATCTTCATTTCTTTTTGGGCCGGGGCTTCCGGATGACTTTCACAGGCACCTTCCATCCCCGGGTAAAAGCTAAAACAGCGGCAACATGCTTGCAGACGAAGTTGTCCCGCTCAGGATCTCGTATGTTGGGAGGTGAAGCCGTGCCCCGAGGCTTCCCATCAATGTAGTGATCCCCTTTGGCGTGAAATTCCGGACCCAACCACCGCCAAGCCGGACAGGAACAGGTGATTTGCAAGTCCAGCTTGTTGAAGTCGGTGATGTTGCCCTTGCCCCGAACGGCCTTGATCTTGGAAGCCCAATCCTTGTGCCCACAGTTGACCACGAATATCCACCTCAGGTTTCGGATATCCGCCCTCTTGAGGGTCACCGTACACGCCTGGGCTCGCTCCTGGAAATCAGGGTCTAGACCCGCCAGAATCTCCTCTGAGGTAGCAGCGACCTTGACCCTTCCCCCAGCCCTGAAAAGCCTTGAGGGGGCCTTCTGGAGCAAATGAAGGAGGGTTACGTGCCAAGGGTTGGGTTGAGCCGAGTTGTGTGTGTTCGGCCGGTCGTCCCGATACGGGTATTTGGTCTTGGAGTTGTCCTGATCGAACCCTCGGCCAGGGTAGCTGGTGCTCTGGTCAGAGTTCTCCTCGTTCACATCAGGATGGCTCTGGTCCTTGGTCAGGTCGTTGGGGCCATCCACCCTCCAAATGGACTCGTCATCGTTGTCCGGCTCCCGAATGTCCTCCACTGGCTTGGCAAACGTCTGGTATCCCGAGTAGTCAGGGTCCAGAGGCAGCCCTTTGTCGGCAGGTTCCCCCTGCGGGAGCCTAGCTTCCGCTTGTGGCTCCCGAGACTGGCCCTCTCCATAGGGCGGTCGAGGAACGAGCGGCTGCTTCACGCCTTTTCCAGGTCTCCCTCGTCCACCAAAGACCGTCCGTTCTTCTTGAGCTGGACGTAGTACTTGCCCATCGGAACGTTCTTTTCGATCTCTCCAGTGTCGCCCCGGAACTTGGCAGAACCATGAGAGTCCTTGACCCTCACCTTGTCACCAGGCTTGAACTTGAGGGCTGCGGCCTTCCAAGGGTCTGACGCGGCCCTCAGCTGGGGATGGTCGGCAAGGTCGTTCTTGGGGATCGACTTCTTCATGTAGCGGAGGATTGCGTCATGGCTCCGGTTCCCACCCGGGCTCAGAATGTGGATCTTGCCACCCTTCCACTCGGCGAATGTACCGCCACCCAGGCCAGACTTCTCCAGCTTCTTACCGTCCGTGTCGAGCAAGTCACCATCCATCGGCTTCTTGTCGGCAAAAGCATCGACGACTTTCTTGTCCTTAGGCTTGAGAGCAGCCGTGACCTCTACAGCCTCCACCTTCCACTCGTCGCCAGCCTTCTTCCCACCTGGAGGGGGAACCTTGGGACCACGCAGGGTGAGAGCCATGTTGAGCTGATGCTGGAGCTTCTTGTCAGCGTCGCTCTTGTCTTCCTTCTTCTTCAGCTTGGCTAGCTCACTCTTGATCTTCTCGGTGGGGATCGTCTCGTCTTCAGGGATCCCGAAGTGACGATGAAGAGCTCCCTTGTCCTTGATGGCCTTCTGGATCCACTTGGCAGACTCCTTTTGGGCATCAGCACTCTTGAACTTGTCCTTGTGCCTATCGTTCTGCTCTTTCCACTTCTTGGCGTCCTCAGGACTCATGTTCTTGGTCGGATCGGCCGGTTTCCCTTCCTCGAAACGAGACTCTCGATCCTCTTCCGAAGCCGTACGTCGCTTCAGACGCTTGCTTATCTGCTCGATGATGATGTCCACCATATCACGATAGGACTTGAGAGCCGGAACGATGTGAGCATTGACAAGAGTCACATCCTCGGTGCTTCCAACACCAAACCGATGCAGGTTCTTGTGCTCTGTCTCCGCCTTCTTCAGATCGGCCTCCACCTTCGACCAAGATCTGGTGATCTCCTTCAGAGCAGGATGCCGAAGTCCTTGCTCTAGGATCTCGTGAGCCAAGTCAGCAGGGTCTCCTCCAGCAGCGCCCTTGAACTCGTCTCGGTGCTTACGATTCTGCTCTCGCCACTTCTTGGCATCCTCGGGACTCATGTCCTTCGTGGGGTCCGCTGGCTTCCCCTCCTCGAAACGAGACTCTCGATCCTCTTCCTTGGCTCCCAGCTTCCCCCACAAGGGCTTGATAATGAGCCGGTCTAAAACCTTGGCAGCAGAGCTGGCAGCTATCACCAGATTACTCAGCTGAGGCTGGTTCCGACCAGGGTCTCTCTTGTACAGATTCAGAGAATGTCGCATCTCCTTGACCTGGGCCTCGGCATTAACAAGCGCCCGCTCCAGACGATTGACATCTACCTCGGTAGAAAGAGCAGTCACCTCTGACTCCGCCTGCTTGACAGGAGGCTTGACCTGAAGGTTCTCCCCGGTCACGCGCCGAAGCAGCTTGGCCAAATAGGCTCGACTCATCTCTCCCGGCTGGGCCTCATCCAGAGAAGTCGCCAGGCCCTCGAAGAAATCCGCCAAGACCTCTCGGTTACTAGCCACCTTCTGTTGCCCTTCCAACTCACTCGCCAGAAGCAACGTCTCCACCACAGGGAACGCTTGGCTCTCCTTGATCTTGGCAGCGAGAAGTCTGAGTCTTTCAGCGGTATCCTTGTAATTCATGGGAGGCTCCGAACGACGTCTGATTTGGCGGATACGAACATCCTGAAGAACTCGCTCAAGCTCCTCGACCTTCTCGGGCCGAAGTTCTTGTTTGACCTCTTCATAGTCCAAACGGTCGGCCGCCAGTGCCACCGCCTGGAGAGCTTTCTGCAGCTTGAAGGCTGCCTCGGGCAGACCTGTGATGAGATGCCCCGCTACCTCGAAGAAGTGGTCCCTGTACTTGGACTGTTCCACGAGTTTGACCGCCTCATCCAGATACCGAATGAGTTGGTCGCAACGGAGGCGAGCGTCCCCCAGCTCCTCCATCAGATAAACTGTGGCGGAGGCATCTTTCGGACGCCCAGCACTGTCACCGGTTTTGCTCATGAGGCAACCTATTCAGATTAGGCCGCCCACAAATAGAAACCGCTCACCCCGAGAATGCCTGGGGAAATTCCTCCAACAGACGTCCTCGAACCTCGGGATCGGTATCCGCTGCTGCTACGGCCCGAATGATGTCCGGCCGATCATCGTAGTCTGCCTGAAGCCTGGCAATTTTCTTGCGAATGGGGTCCGTGAACACGTAGTTATCCGGGAAATCCGAGCAAATCGCCTTGGCAATCTTCCTCGAACTACCCTCGTCAGCAGGGGCCACAGGCTGAGACTGAGGCTGAACTGGCTTCTTGACCGAAGAGGTGTTGGTGAACTTGATCCCCTCTACCTCGGTTACCACGTTCTGAGGAGCCCTCTCCCCAGAGCTGGGATCTGCAATGGCCGTGCCCCCACCAACCGTCATAGCCGTCTTGATACCCATGCTCTCCGAAACCTGAGTAGCAGACACACGGCCTACCACCTGAGGCTCGTCTACGTACTGGCTCTTGCGGGCACGGATCTCTGAGAGGTATTGCTCACGGTCCTCAGGACTCATCCTAGCCAGCAAATCCTCCTGGGTCATGCCTTGACCAGGCTGAATCTTGGAAGCCTTCTCAGCCTCGGAGATGGCCTGTCCAGGCGTTTTCTTGCCAAGATTGGTGTCCTGACGAGCCGGGGTACGAATGCTCCGGACCACCGTACCATCCTGAGCTTCGACAGTGGTGCCCTCATACCTCTGTCCCTGGCTGCTCTCAGAAGCAGGGGTACGCCGGTAGTTGGTCACGTTTCGGTCTCTCGTCTGAGCGGCGTGGCTGCTGACAGCCATCACTTCCTGTTCTTCGGCAGCTACCGTAGAGGAAAGTGTTTTTGGGGGGTTGGGGTTCATCGGGTTGCCGCCATCAGCCGCCCGAACCTGAATGCCTGCCGAAACAGGAAATACCGGGGCCTCAGGATCGTACTGCTGAGCCGGTACCAACCACCCCAGCTTGATAGCTCCCCGAAGCTTGGGAATGGATACCTCCATTCCGGCAAACTTCATGATGGTACCGTCGAACAGTACCTCATCTCCCGCCGAAATCTTCAGGCCCGGGTGGGCGCCAAGATCGAAGCTCCGGGTGGCCGTGTAGGTCAAGTAGTCCCCCAACTTGTATCGGATCTGGTTACTCATCTTGATCATCTCCTGAAGAGCAAATAGGCTCCCCCTAAGACAATCAGACAAATACTTTACCGAAAGCAGAGGGCCTCCCCTCTCACAAATTCTCCAGATACCTGCTCTTGAGAGTCAACTCCCACTCGGAATCCAACCCTCGCTTCAGCATCACTTGAGTCATGGATCCGTAGCTTTTCATAGCCTCTTCGCGCTCCAGGTAGACCAAAAGGGGTACACTCTCCCCAGAGTTCTTGCGAACCAGCCCTATTACCCAAACCTTCAGAGTAGAGACCCCACCTTGAATACTCTCGATTCCCTCTTGCAGAACCTGAAAGTCCATCTCTTCTACAATTTGGTCCATGCTAGTCATCCACAAGCCCTAACACATGCATTCCTGATAGGCAGACTTAATTAGATCGAAAGCCTTTGAGGGAACCAAGTTCTTGAGCTCTTCAAGCTCTTCACCTGAATAAGCCCTAAAAAGTTCTAGTTTAGCGCCCACCACATCCCCTTCCACGTTGTACTCTAAGGTCAAGTATGGAATCTTGGAAGGAGTCTTCTTCCGAGCAACAATAGCATCCCGAGACCTCACATGGATTTCTTCGTTGTGCCAGTATCTGTCGTCGTAGTGGTACCATTCCCTGTTAGAAACCCCGAGAGACTCCCAATCGCTCAGCAAGTCTACACAATCTCCCACCGGATCCAGACTCAGAATCCAGTACCAGGTCTCTGAGTACCCTTGGAAGAGCCGGATTTTCCTTATCACCCCACCCCCAGCCTGTCTTCCTACCTTGAAAGGGCAAGCATGATAGTAGGTCCCCTTGTTCTCGTAGGATTTGGTTGGGAAAGTAGCGACAGAAGTACACCCCCCGCCTGTCCAGAAGTGCCAGTCATTACCCCCAAAAAAACTGCTCCCATAGTAGGGTTGAGGCTCCAAAGGTACTGCTACCTCCCACTCAAAGAACGGAAAAGCTAGCTGCTCCATCAGACCTTCGGGGGTAGTTGCCAGTCTATAGGATCCAGCCCCGAATACTCCAAGGCTGCGTTGATCTGAGAGAAGGGGCGGCTTCCGAAGAACCCGTTCCTAGCCGACATTGGAGAGGGATGAGCAGCCTCCAATACAAGGTGCCTCTGGCAGTCTATGAGGTCCTTCTTGTTCCGGGCATACCTGCCCCATAGAACGAAGACAACAGGCTCCTGACGGGCGTCTAGGAGCCGTATGACCTTGTCTGTGAACTGCTCCCACCCCTTGCCTTGGTGAGAACCCGACTGGTGAGCTCGGACCGTCAATACAGCGTTGAGAAGGAAGACCCCCTGGTCCACCCAATGCTGAAGGCATCCGTGCTTTGGAGGCTTGATCCCCAGGTCCCCCTCCAGCTCCTTGTAGATGTTCACAAGGCTAGGGGGAGGCTTGACGCCAGGCTGCACCGAAAAGCAGAAACCGTAAGCCTGTCCGGCATTGGGGTAAGGATCTTGCCCTAGGATCAGAACCTTGACCTCTTCGTAGGGGACTTGAAAGGCATTGAAAAGCGTCCCCGGAGGAGGAAAGACCACGCCCTCCCTACGCTCCTTATTGACGAACTCTATCAAAGACTGAAAGTAGGGCTTCTCGAACTCCCCTTGGAGGATCTTCTTCCAAGACGCATGCATCCCTCTAGAGATACACCAGCAGACGGACGAAAGTAACTCCCTAGACGCTAGGTTTAGCGGCCACCCGGTCGGCCAAGATCATCAACTCACGAGCGATCTCGGTAGGGATGGTTATCACAAATAAACTTCGGACGGTTCCCGTTACCTTAGACCCTTAAACAGGCCAACCAGTCAGACAAATATGCTGAGCCCCCGGCCAGCTGTTGCCGACCAGGGGCTCAACAATACTCGCTAAGTAGCCTAAACTACTACAGTCGAGTGACCACGATGCGGACCAACCCACGGGGGTTGAAGGCACCGATTCCGACGTTCTGGAAGCAGCTGAACCCGATGGTTCGAGCCTTCGGATCGTCTGCCGACAGAACGGTAAGTTCGGTCCGAACGGGGAACCGGCCGAAGTTCTCCGGTTCTGCACAGACATACACGTACCCGGCCGGAACCAGGCGGCTCGTGATGATCTGAGCGCCCCAGAGGGTTGCCTGCAGACCCGTCTTCAGCAGGGTGGCCTGGCTCTCGATGTCCAGGATGTCCCGACCGAACTTGCGGATGTCGGCGTAGTCCACCGCATTCATGTAGATGCGAGCGACCCGAAGGTCGTGCCTCTCCACTTCAGCGAAGGCGTCAGCCAGCACCGACGGGCTGATCGGAGCAACGACGTTCACATCCGGGTTTGTTCCACCCGGAAGCGTGTCGAAGCCCGATACGGCGATGGAGTCCAGAACGGCGAAGACCCGCTCGTCCTCGGCCGCCTGAATCTGAGCCTTGGCCAGGTCTTGGGATCGTTCGATCAGATCGAAACGACGCTCCTTGATCTGGGTCAAGGGGATCTCGGGATTCGAGGCGATCTCGAACAACGGGAAGATCACACGACGTGGCTTCTGGATGGCGACGATGTTCTCGCCTTCCTCGCCCACGACGTACGCTGTGACCTCGGGGTCCTTGTCGTAGATGGGGAGTGCGCCATCAGGCAGCTCTTCGACCAAGAAGGTCTTGCGGCCGACGGCGGTGTAGTCTCTGCGGAGACGCAGAGGTTGGGTCATCGAGGCTGCCAGCTTGGCACGGCCAGCTGCGGTCTTGATGTACTCGCTGATGATCTGCTGCTTGACAGCGTTGGAAACCTGATTCATGTCACCTTTCCTCCGCTTAGACTCGCAGGTCGAGGACCATCAGAGTGTTGCTTGCATCAGGAGCGATCTTGACGACACCCATGATTGTCACGAAATCCGGGTCGTTCTGACCGGACACGTTGTACTCATAAGCGTCCTCAATCCTGTTCGTGAGCAGGCCGTTCACACTGGCGTACAGCTTGTCACCAGCAGCGTAGGTCAGGGCCGTGTTGGCACCGATCTGGATCTGGGTCTCCCAGAGAGATACGGCACAGGTACCTTGACCTGAGAGGTACGGACCACGCTCGGAGGCGGGACCCGGTGTGTTTTCGTAGGCATTGCCGAGCGAATCGTTGATGAAGATGCCGAGGGGCTTCTGAGCTGCCACATAGGCAGCACCCACCTGCACCGGGCCACCGATTCGGGCATTGCCGATATCGGGCCTGGTGAAGGCGATGGAAGCACCCAAGACACCCAACTTCGAGATGCCCGACAATGTCGTGCTGACGTTGGCTGCCGTGGTGACGATGGGGGGATTCGCCTGCGTGAACGCATCCGCCGTCAGAATGCCCACAGAGTTGCGGACTCCTGCATGGAGGATTTGTACCCTACCGGAGGTCTCCCGGAAGTCACCCGAGCCTTGTCCGATGCTGAGAGGCATTAATTGCTCCTAGATCTTCTCATTGACTGGGGTGGATGGGCCTATCTACATCTTCATCTGAATGGGCCTCGGGCCCCGACGATCAGCGGAAAACATCCTTGACGTCAGGAGCCGAATTCCAGAGAGCTGAAAGCTTGTCCGTATCCTGGGAGCCGGAGTCAGCAGCAGCAGCACCTCCCAATTGGGAGACCCCACCTGTCGGCTGAGTGCCAACAGTTCGCAGGGACGGATTGACCGAAGCAGTGCGAGTCATTGGAGCTGAGGGAGCCTGAGGCACCCCGGTCTCCAGAGCCTGAGCCTGCCTGGCCTGCTGAACTTCCGGATTGGAAGCGAAGAGCTGTCCGAGAGTCTCTGCATCCTGCTGGTCCAGAGCGATCTCACCGACATCCATCGAAGGGCTTTCCATCTCGATGGTCTCTTCCATCAGGTCATCCTGACCAGGCTCCTGCTGCAACTGCTGGAGGAGCTCGTCCTCCATCGACTGTTGCGGCTGCGGCTGCTGGGCTTGCTGCATCATCTGCTGAGCCTGCTCCATCATCTGCTGAGCCTGCTGCATCTGCTGCTGAGCCTGCTGCTGTTGCTGCGACATCGGAGTCGAGCAAGACTGCTGCTGCTGTTGGGCCAACTGTTGCTGAACCAGCGATAGCAACTGCTGAGCCTGAGCCTGGAACGGTTGCTGCTGAGCCAAAAGGGTCAGAGCCTCGGAAGCCTGCTTGAGAGCCTCGGCTTCCTTGCCTTGCTCCTGGTCGCCTTCCTCGCCTTCACCCTGCTGCTGCTGCTTCTGCTGAGCAGCTTCCTTGCCTTCTTGACCTTCCTGGTCTTCGGCTTGGTCCTGCTGCTGCTTCTGCTGAGCGGCTTCCTTGCCTTCTTGACCTTCCTGGTCTTCGGCTTGGTCCTGCTGCTGCTTCTGCTGGGCAGCTTCCTTGCCTTCTTGACCTTCCTGGTCTTCGGCTTGGTCCTGCTGCTGCTTCTGCTGGGCAGCTTCCTTGTCTTGCTCTTGACCCTTGTCGTCGCCCTTGTCGTCGCCCTTGTCGTCGCCCTTGTTCTTCAAGAACTGGGGAGGAACCTGACCCTTGGCTTCGAGTACACGAGCGTACATCGACAGAAGAGTGGCATCGGAGAGGTCCATCAACTCGACAGCCTGATCTTCGACAGCAGCCTCTGTGGCCTCGCCAAGGATCAAAGAGGCCACCTTCGAACAGACCTCGGACTTCTTGAGCAGATGCTCCTCGTCCAAGGCGCCTTGCTTGAAGGTGTCCGAGTCGAACTGGGGAAGTCCGATCTCATCCCTCTTCGTCTCGCCACCAGCCTGCTCGTCCTTCCAGTTGGGAGGAGTCACATCCTCTGCGAAGTCGCTGGGCCCACCGATCTCGTACTGGTCTGCCGACGGTTGCTGAGAATGGTGGTCTTGATTCATTGCCCGAGGATCGTCAGCGGTACGCTCCTGCTCCGCTGCAGTCCTGGCGGCAATAGCTTCTAGGCTCCAAGTGGTTCTCTCACGCATGGCAGGATGACTCCTTCTTGCCCCAGGAGGGCTATAAAGAGATTCACGACCCTAAGTCGTAAAGTTTCCCTTTTAAGACGAGAGCTTCCTTCTCAGCTCCCGTCAGGTCACGGTTTATGATGCGCCGACAAACGGCCAAATAGCTGTTTACATCTGGATAGGGGGTCATACCGCCAACAGCTAAAACCGTGCGGTAAATGCGATTTTCCCCAGCCATGGAAACTCTATGACTGAGTTGATCAGCGAATTGGGAGATAGCTAGAATCTCTCTCCCAGAGAACTCCCTAGACTGTCGTACAGCCTCCCACCCAGCTTTCTTGTAGAGAACGAGACCCCGGAGGATTTTCCTAGCCAAAACGGGATCTTGTACCCGCTTCAGGACCATCCTGGCTACTTTCAACCAGGCAGGCTGCCGAAGCATCAGATTCTTCAGGGCCGCCTCTTTGATTAGGGTGTTATTGAGATCTTCATCCCTGTCAGCGGGCAAATCTGCCAATCCACCACCACTGAGTTCTTGCTTGACCTTTTGTTTGGCCAGATCTCGAATCTTGTCGGCCACCTCATCTACTAGAGTTTCGAGAGGATCCTTCTCTTCCTTATTGGTACTCTCCCCCTCACCCTCGAAAGACTCCTCATCTTCGAAGTTGAACCCCTTGAGGTTGAATGCCGCTCTCTGCATCAGAGAGGCATCGGCAGTTCGAGCAGGTTGAGAGAAAGCCACTTGAATTCGATTCGAATAGGCTTCCGCTTCCTGAGGAGTGAGGATATTGCGAAGTACGGCTCCCTTGAAAGCCGGGTTTCCTACCCAAGAGGCTTCGACGAATTTGACACTCCCAGGCTCAGCGTTGAAGTGCCCACATAGTTCAGCCGTCTTGCGAGTCTGCCCCAAAGCATCCTGGAAAGTGTTACCCTTTCCATATCGAATATGAGGGCAGAGTTGAGTCTCATCGATGGCAATGTTTCCACATCGACTACAGATCGTGAAACGTACCGAACACCCCATCGAAAGGGTTTGAAGCTGTTGGCTCTCAATGGCAGCGACTAGAGGCTTGTGCTTCTTGTCCGTCGCAACCAGGATGTCCACGTAGATGGAATCCCCAATGTCCCGAGCCACCGCATCTACAATCTTCCCTTTGCTGAGCTCAGGAATTTGAAGATGCTCAACGTAGTTCTCTCCACCAATGAAGGTGTGGAAAGCCGAAAGTAGTAGTTTACGTTCCCAGCTGTCGTTGTTGTTGTTGACGTACTGGGTAGTGCCGGGGGTGATGTAGTAATCCCCGTACTGACGGTCAACCTGGAAACCATCTACCAACTGCCGACCAAGGGGCCCCGGGCCCTCTTCAGTGTCTACCGAAGCGATTATCGTACAATGCGAAAGCATGTACTTGTTGGGACTGAACTGATTGAAAGCCTTGGCCGCCTGTCGCTCATTGAAGACGTTTCCTGAAGTCACCGATTGATGACGCACGTCATCCCACCCAGCCAGGTTAATGACTGGCTTGACTACGGCGGCATTAGCGTACTTCAGAAAGGCCATCTGTTCACCACGCTACGGCTTCTCCACCCGGCCCCAGGATGTTGTCCTGCTTGATCAGGAACAGACAACTAGGGCAAGCAAACAGCCGTGCTCTTCGTCCCTCATCCATCTTGTAGATGGTCTTACGGAAAGGCGTTCCACACTTCGGACAATTGGGCTTACGAGCATCCATTTCAGATCTCGTGGCCCGGTGCTGCCGTCCTTGAGAAGACCAGTAGGTAGCTGTCCGAGCATGTTGCTCCAACAGCAACCCTGCCGAGTTGTAAGCAAAGCGATAGAACTTTGCCACTTCCTCCCGAAGGACCTCGTCGTTGGAACCAGCTGCAAAACGATGCCAGAGCTCATCGTAAGCAGCCACCTCTCCAAACTTCTTGTTCCAGAGGGAGGCCAAAGCTTTGTGGAAACCTGGAGGGACTTCCTTGTCCCTCCAGATCCCCTTCTTCGCTGCTTGGCGTGTGTCCCACCCTGGATAGTAGGAAGCATCCAACGTTGGAGGCAGGTACGCAGAAAAGGCAGGATTTACCCTGACCACCTCTTCTGGTGAGACCCTCTCATTCCCGAATGGCCACTGGACATCTAGGAAACCGATGCCTTTGAGAATCGCCGTCACCCTTCCTGCAAAGGGAGCCAACGCTCCTCCACGACCCGGCATGTACTTCTGGACGATGTCCCCGACCGAGAAGTCCTTCACGAGTTTCCAGTAGTCAATCATGGAACTTCAAGGCTCAGTTGTTGGGAGTCAGTTCCTTGCCGTCCTGGGACTTGCCATCGTCCACGGCCACGCTCTGGTCGTCCACGAAGGCATCCATGTAGGGTTCGTCGGAATCGGTCTGAACGGGCGCCATTGGAGAGTTGAACGTGTCCATGTAGGGCTCGTCTTGATCCCGCTGGAGCACCTCGGCCTGCCGACGATGCAACGACTCCTCACCGAAGGCTTCCTTCTCGATCTCGTCCGCTACTCGATCCAACTCATTCACGAGACCCTTGGCAGTGTCGAAGTTCATGCCCATCTTCTCGTGATTGTTCTGGATGTTGTCGGCGAGCCGATCGAGACGACCCAGAATGCCATTGGCCGCTTGCTTGTTCATGCTGTCCTCACCTTTGCTGGATTGCGCCCTTCGGGTTTTTGATCCCGGCATTTTCCGAAAGCTCGGCTTGTATCCGGGTTTGGCCTTTTCGACCTGGAGCTTATGTTTGCGACAAGCCGCCTGCACAGCCTTGAAGGCTTCAGCAGAGGCTCCTTTGGGATAAGAGATGTTGAGAGAGCCTTCAGGCACGAAGCCTTGCAGTTCCTGCATCCGGGGAAGAGCTCGTCCGTATTTCACATCATCGACATGAGCGTACCCATCATCCCGGACATTCCCTTCCTCGTCCCGGTACTGAAAGTACTGCCCTTCAATGGCTCGAATCACATCGATATTGAAAGGACCCTTTCCATAAACAACTAGGCTCATCTTCTCGACGACGTAGCTGCTTCCAGCAGTCCTCACCAACACTGTGGCCGAACGAAGTGTTTGCCCCAGGAACTCCTCAGGAGGGATGTTGGCCAACCGAGCCAACAAGATGTTGTAGGTCTGAGGATTGATGGCTCGATTGTAGGGGCTGCTCTGAATAGCCAAATCCAAGGCCGCCCGAAGCTGCATGTCAGGCAGGTAACCGTCGATGTCCTTGGAAAGAACAGGACTTTTCATCCACTCCCGAGCACTCTGCAAGATGATGTCGAAATCAGACTCTCCTAGATCTCTCTGATGAGCTTGCTGCCAGCCGGCATACCCTTCTGGGGGGGAGTTGTCCGCAGGCTCTACCCCATGGTAGGCACCTGTCCTAGAATTCGAGTCCATCGGTACAGAGCAGGGATAAAAGGATTTGAGATATCGAGAAGCTACCTTCTGGCCCATGCGCCGGAACTGCTCCTCCCAAACCCGAGGACGCTTCCCTCGAACCAAATCATACCGAAGAGGCTTCTTCGGGGGCTCAGGGGGAGCCTCTGTAAACTCTCCAGGATGCCCTTCAGGAAGGTTCTTCCAGTCTGTGATCAGATGAGCGTTGTCGTACTCTCTGACCTTCTGCTGGTGCTTTTTCTTCTTTACTTCCCAGGCTTTACGCGCCTTTCTCCACTTACCTTCAGCGATGTCGTACTCATCTGCAGCAATGGCATCCAAACGCTTTCGGACTTCTCCGTACTTGCGCTGGTCCAGTTCCTTCAGACGAGTTCGAATCTGGCTCTGCAGCAGCTTCCCCGCATGCTGGTCATTCCCCCCAGGATACAACTTGGATCTCTTCTGGAAGTAACTGTCCAAGTCTCGGAAACCACTAACAATATCCCCCGGGCTCTGATGCTCAGAAATCTCCCCAGAGTCGAGAAATTTCTCCCGAGCTACCAGATAGTCATTGGCCTGCAAGAAGCCTGAAGCGATTTGCTGAGCTTCCTTCGGCAAGGACCCCAAAAGCTTCTTGACTACGCCATCCTTGATGTTCTCTGCTTCGCCCTTTTCCCTAGTAATCTTGAAGGTTTGGGAGGCGAGATTCTTAGCCTGATCCTCCCGACCCTTTCCCTCTGGAGACAGCATGAAGTCAGCTAGGGTACCGGCCAGTTCCTCAGGAATCTGAGCTTTCCCCGAGCGAGTTCTTTGAGTCAGGGCCTCCGTAAGCTGGTCTTTGGCTGCCAGACTCATGGCCACCGTCTGCATCTGGTGCTGACGCATAGCCTCCGACTGCTCTTTGGGACTCAACTCCTCAAAGGGGACCTCACGCCCTTCCTTCTCCCAGGTCTTGGGAGGCTTCACCTTGCTGGGGTCAATTTGGTAGATCTTCCCAACCTTGGCAGCGAAGTCCTTCAAATCTCCCTTGGGAATGGGAGAAACCTTGGCAGCCTCATAGGAAGCCGCCATGCTCTGAAGATCTGAGGGATGGTACCCTTTGGCAATGATGTCGGCAGCGATGTCTGGAGGGAAGGTGTCCACCACCATCTCCATCGCTTCCATTCGTTCCGCTTCAGTAGGCTCAGGCCGTTGAGGATCTTTGATCCCAGCCTTTTCAGCCTCTGATTTGGCTGCCTCAGCCTCGGCCTCTGCCTGCTCCTTATCGGCCTTTTGTTGCGCCAAATCTTGTTTGGCCTGAGCTCTGTCCACTCTAGACTGGACAGCCTCCATGTAGGAATTCAGCTCATCCTGACCAGAATTGAGCTCATCAACTAGAGCCTTCTTTCGCTCAGCAGCTTCGGGGCTGCTATCCTTCTCCAGGCCCTCCAACTCCTTGAGAATGCCCTCTGATTTCTGAGCGTAGGCATTAGCCTTTTCCTGCACCGACAAGAGGGCTTTTTGGAATGAAGGGTCCTGCTCGATCAGCTTGTCGATTTCAGCCTCAGCGGCCGACGGCTTCTCTTCAGTATGCTCTCCCTCGGCAGGCTTCTCTCCCCCTTTTCCAGGCTCCTCAGGGCCCCCTTCAGCAGGCTTCTCCTCTTTCTCGGGTTGGGCCCCCTCCTCAACGGGAGGCTTCTCAGAAGGCTTCTGGGGCTCCTTACCAGGCTTCTCAGGAGGCCCTTTTTCCTTCCAAGGAGGCTCTGTATCGGTCTCCCCCGGCTGGGCTCCCTTGCCCCCCCAAGGAGGATCCTCCTTTGGTTTGACCAGTTCGTATTTACCGCCTTCTTCCCTGAGCTTCTCCTTGGTGACGTAGACAACGGTACCCGTGTCTTTACGCCGGACCTTGATACGGTCTTTTTTGGCAACAAACCTAAAGGCCACCCGCTCCGATACGGAGCCCCCCACGTCCTTGTAGTTTAGGCTCAGATCCGGATCATTCTTCAGGTCCGGATCCCCTTGCGTATCAAGGTCTCGATCAGGGTTCACCCGTTCCCGTCGCCGGTCTCGACGAGGGGGTTTTTTCTTAGGAGCTTCTCGAACGAGACGTTCAGTTTCCTCGTTCTCCGACTCCAAATCGTTTTTGGTGGCCCAGATCGGCTGCACGCTTTAGGGAAAGCATCGACAGAAATTCAATACCTACCCCCGCCACCTTCGTCCTCACCACCCTTGGTCATGTCCAATTTGAGGTAAGCAGCGATCTTCTCTACCAAATCCGTCTTCTCGGCCAAAGCACGGCCCACCTCAGAGTAGACGCTACGCATGACCTCGTTGAAGAGGGCATCGTTGACCGTGAACAAGTCTTTTTCAATCTTGGCCCGGGTATCTTCAGGATCGATATTCAACATCTCCAGAATGAGGTCAATACTGATCGAACCCTTCTGGTAGAGGTTGAAGAGGGCATCAAAAGTATCCTGGCTGTCTCGAAGGGGTAGTCGGGTGAAGCTGAGACGGGGGAAGAGAACTACCTCTTGGCCCCACTCATCAGTCTCAACGAACCCCATACGTCGAGCCACCGGCTTGAACAAGGACTCTTCCACGAAGTCCTGCAGAACCTCTCTAAGGTACAGGTAGCGTTGGTTGATGACTTCTAGCTTGAGGCGATCCCCGGAGTAAAGAGACTCCCCACTCATCAGACTCTCGGTCACACCCAAGCCAGAGATCAACAGACGCTGGGTGTTCTCATACTCCGAGGAAAGATCCAGAAGGCGGTCCCGAGCCCCCATCTCTTCCCAACGAATCTCGTAGTTCGCAACGATGCTGTAGTCAGGATCCACCAGAGCCAGGTCCACCTGCTCCCGAAGATCGTCTGTATCAGCGTCAGAAAGCCCTTCCGCCCACACAATACGCTTGGGGGTCATCGCCCGAGAAGCAATGCTGGTCTGAGCCTGGCGAAGCTTTTCTCGGAAGTAGAGAGTCCGTAAGCAACGGTCAAGAATGCTCCGACCCAGGTGGGGCTCGGCGCTCTTGTCCGCCGTGACCATGACCGCAAAACTACCCTCGTCAGGATTCGTACCAAGAGGAATCAGGTTCCCGTTCTCGATGTGACTCCGCACCTCTTCAGGGATGTCCCGGACCATCTGCTCAGCCTCAGGATTACCCATCTGAGCATCCTGCACCAGCTTTCTAGTCCGATTGCTAGGAATGAGCTCAATCCTAACCTTCTCTGTGAAGTCTGCCGTAGTGACCTTCACTCGATCCAATGGAATCACAATGAGCTTAGCCCAACCACTGTAGTGTCTCTGGTAGTAGGCTAGCTCTTGTTCTTCCTTGTCTGCTCGGGCTACCAAAGTCTTTTTAGGAACCTCAAGAGCCTCCCCTGACTCTGTGAGAACAGCTTGCTTTACCACAGTCTCATCAAAACCAACGTTATCGGGGATAGGGACAGCACTGTCCTCCGCAAACACCACGGCGCCCCCATCCAACCAATAGTGGTGGACTACTGTGACGAGGCGCTGAAAGAGCTTCGTCCTCTTACACATCCTTTCGAATCTAGACAGGATGTAGCGACTGTAGTCGTGAGGATCCTTGAACCCTTCAGGAGCCGTCCGAGCTTTGGGAGGAGCCAACCGAACCTTGCTCAACGGAAGTTCCGTATGCAAGTCAATGGCCTGTCCCACCAGTTCATCAGAGTTGTAGAAGTGGCGGTAGATCTCCCGCTTCTCTCTAAGTGTCTGTGGGAGCTCTAGAAAGTCAGTCGAAAGCTGGACCGAGAAGAAGTTGTCCGACCCCGACATGATGGTGTTGCCGAAACCACCAGCAGCTCCCCCTGAGTAACCCATCCCTCCAACAGCTCCCCCAAAAGAACCACAACTAGCCAGTTTCTGCTGCTCACGAGCCAAACGCTCACGGGCCGTCAGCTGAGTGTGGTATCCCCCTGAAACGTACGGACGAGTAGTTCGTACCGACGTCCTCGCGATATAGGAAGGTTCTGGAGTGTTGGAAAAGTAGTCAGGCATCAGACTAGCTCTCCGTAGATAGATTCAAAGTCGTCTTCCTGAGGAATCTGAAGACGCTCTACAGCCTTTTGACGAACCCGGGCCTCCTGATACTGACGCTCCCTAGCATCCCGTCGTTGAGCGTCTTCCTGGTCTGCTTTGGCTGCTGTCAAAAGCCGGTCCGTTGACACTGTTCGGCGTACTGCCTGAAAGACAGCCCCAGCCAATCGAAGGTGGGCGTTGTTGAACGTTGTGTAGTGACGAATGCCTTCCAAGTCAGCCGCATTGCGGATTTCCGAACGAAGCCGAGTTGCCAACTCTTGCAAACGAGCGGCCTTCTCTTCCAGCTCTCCCCGAGTTGCCTGAATCTGGAAGATCACGTCTTCTACCGACTTCCCTTGATGCCGAGCTGCCTCAGCCGCTCTGGATCGTTCAGCCTCAATACGCTGTAACTCCTCTTGGAGCAAAGCCTCTTGTTTAGCAGTCAGTTCAGGCATTCGAATCTAGGGGGATTAGAAGTTGTTTCTCAAAAAGGCTTTTTCTGCCGACAGGGCATCTTACCCCAGGCAACAACGATATTGGTCAACAATCGACTGTGAATGATATCCCCCAAAGCTACCTTAAGCCACCGGCCTCCACCATTCCGAAATGCAATTCGGATAGTCAGGTAGTCCCCATTGGTCACTATGTAGTCGTCCCCCACCACGTGATCAATCAGCTGCTGAATCACCTTATTGGCAAAAACCAGCGGTGTTTTGGGAAAGTCGTCCATAACTACCTAACCCCAAAGCGCTGCCGAACCCTGCCAGGCATCCTGCTTGGAACTCCATGCTTTCTCATCCGCATAGCCTGATACCGCTGGGAAGTCATGCTACTGGCCACATGGGGACGGTAGACTCCCCCGTGGGCCGTATGCTTCTGATTGAGCATTTGCTCCACAGATAGCCAAACACTGCGTACAAAGGCGTCACTCAGGTCGTCATGGGCGCCCCGTTTCACAGGGGCCTCCACCAACACCAAATTCTTGGAAATCTGCCGAGCCTGCAAAGCCAGAAGCTCCGCTATGAGCCCTGAGTGCTTTACAGCCCCCTGCTCTGGTATCGGCCAGTCATAGAGTACCAGGCGCTCATCCAACATCAACATCTTGGCCGTCTGGTAGATCTTGCTGGTCGTGTCCCGAGTGAAGAACTCAGCCTTGAACTGCTTGAAGCCCCGCTTGTGGAGAGTCTGCTCAAGAGGGATACCATTCCAACGGTCAAACAACCCCTGCACAATGTGGAAGCGTTTGGACAAAGCCACTATCCAGTTGGCGATCTCATCGAAGTCCAAACGCTCAAGATCCCCAAGGACCTTTGCATAGTCGGTAGGGTAAAGGTTGCCTAAATGGGGGTTGCTTTCTCGCCAATCCACCCCCGCATACCAAACCTCGTGGTAGTCCAACACGACTTTGTCGTCTTCTATGTGCGTGATGACGATACCCGTTCCGTCCCCTACCAATCCAACGTCAATGCCCATCTGGTGAGGCATCTTGGGACGAGCTTGCTGCTGGGGACGAAGCTCTGAACGAATACAGTCTTGGATATCCCCCTCACGCTCGATCCAACCCTTGGTTTGATCCGAGAACTGAGCTCCGTGCTCGACCGAGAAAACCTGAGGGTCAGCGTGATACTTCTCCTTGTAGTAGGAGGTCGGGATTGTTGGGTTGATCTCCCAAGTGGGAGCTTGAATCGCCAACAGGTTCTCAGAGCCTTCACCCCCGTGCATGGCTAGATCGAACAGCTCAAAGAACTTCCCTGACCTACCCAACGGAGAGGAGATGAGGATAACCCTAGCCTCAACAGGAGCCTTGTCTCCCGATTCAGGGTCCACTGCAGGTAGCCCCGTCTCCGGATCCTTTCGGGAAAAGGCAGCGGTCGAAGGAGTCACTGCATCGTAGATCTCTTTCGCCGAGCTGTTGCCTTTGTCCTGGAAGTGGGCGATCTCATCCAAGATCACAACCACGTTTCCAGAGCCTCTGAGACCCTTGGCGATACAGCTCTTGAAGGTCACCCGAAGCGTGGCTTTGCCTTGCTGAGAAACGAAGCGACCGTTTTCGTGCCAGGTGTTGACCCCAAACTTCTCGATGTCATAAGGCGTCCGGAAGTCCACCCTAGACTGAGTGAAGTTGCTCATGTAGGGTTTGAAGTACTCGCACTTGGCCAAGTGTGTGCTCACCTCGTTGTAGAGCAGCCCCGCCTGATCCTTGTCCGTAGCTACCGAGATGATCTGGATTCGATTGCCGTTGGGAAGCCCGTAGTACTCCTGAGGGTTGTAGAGATTGAGCAGCCGGTAAACCTCGTAACTAGCGAAAATACCTGATAAAGTTGTCTTTCCCGCCCTTCTACCGATGGCAAGGATCAACTCCCTACGATCATGCTCTAGGTCTTGTTTCCCGACGTTGCAGCGCCCCTCATTAAACAGGTAGCTCAAATACTGACGCTCGCTGAACTCGTAGAGGATCCGAGTAGCAAACATGTCCGGGATCTGAATACGAGACTCAGGACGCTCAGGCAGCGCTGTGTCCAAAGGGATGTTGTAGTAGAGCTTGACCAAGAACCTTTGCGCTGGAAACAACCTCATGTTGAGGCCCCAGGGCTGTTCGATGTAGTCCAGAACACTGAAGGTGCGGCTACGACCGTCTCTCTCGGTCTGAACAACATCCTTCTGATTGCGTTTCACCTCTCGATTCGCCTGGCGAATCATAGAGGCTACGCCTTTGTTGCTGGGAGAAGCCAAAGTACTCCTTACCGGAGAACCTCAGATGCCTTTTCCTCCCAGTCGCTCATCAGATTCTCCAGCCGATTGAAGAACAGATCGGACTGTTCGGGAGGAAGAGGAGAGGCAGCTTCCTTGATGAACTCGATCCACAACTGGAAGAGCTTCTGGACTTTCTCACTATGCAAGTCCAGAACATTGGTCCCCAACTTCTTGATCTCCAACTCGATGTCCGCAACGAGCTTGAGGGCGTTGAGACGTCGAGTAGAAATCTGAGCCGTTTCTTTGCCGTACTTCTCTTGTTCCAGCCGAGTGAACTGCAAAGCCGCCGCTTCCCGGGCCATCTGCAACTGAAGGCTTCGAAGACGCTCTAGAGTGTCCTTTCCATCCTTACAGTCCTGTACCACAGCGTCGAGATCCACAAACCTCTCACGCTCCTGAGCCATCTCAGCATGGTACTCTAGGTCCTCTCGAGAAGGCTTGAGGACTACCTTCTTCGGACGTCCTTTGCCCCGCTTTACGGTTGGCCTCTCAGTGGCTGTGGCTGAGTGGATGGGCACAATCTGGGCCCCAGGTTTCTCAGTTTTCTCGTCAGACATACTAGCTCTCTTTCTAGAGCTTCACTTCGGACGTACCCAACTCTACGGACACCTCCATCGAAGGAGCTTCGGGGTTCAGATCAACGTCTCCGGACTGTTGCAGTTGGTACTCTTGCAACATGCTCAACCCACTGTTGACCAGGTTGCCAAGGGGAACATCTATAGCAGATCCAGAACTCAAGATGGCTTTCTGCTCTGCCGCCTTGTCTACGTATGGGGGCTCCACCACGAGCTGCTTGTGGATGACAGAACAGAAGCCCGGACTAGTTTGATGGACACAAGAATTGCACTTGCTACCCACCTTGAGATACTGCACCGCCGTCTTGGTACGGAACTTTCGAGCAGCAACTTTGCAGCCTTTACCATAGTCGTCGTAGACCGTAGGATCGACGAACTTGTAGCCCTGCAACCCTTGTTCTGCCAAGACCTGCTTCAGTTCGGGAACGGATGCCTGAATGTCTCGCTCTTCGAATCGAGACTTGAGCACGGCCAACAGTTCTCGGCCATACAAACCTTCGTTCATGTACTGACAAGCTGTCTTCACCACTTCCCTGACGGTCATAGAACTCGTCTTGTGCTGACGGGTGGCTCCTGTGAAAGCCCGCTCGACGGTACTCCGAAGATTGAGTGCAGCAGAAGGCTTGGGAGACATGGCCGCCTCATGAATAGCCTTCAGATTCTCTTCCAACGTCTCCCCGGTAGGTTGGAAGTCGTGGGGCAGACGACCAGAGAGCTTATGCTCGTCCAACAAAGCCTGAACCATCTCTGCTGTGATGAGATCTCCCTCCTTAGCCACTAGTCGGCGGCCATACATCATGCAGCGACCGACCTGGCTGAAGATGCAAGAGCCGCACTTGTCGCCAGCTACAATTCCCTTCACCGAGGAAGCGTGCTTGGCCAAGAAGTCTGCTCCCTCAGGACAGGTTGGGAACGAATCCTGACTAGAGTATACCACCCCGTAAAGCCCTACCTTACGGAACAGAGGCTCCCAATGCTCCCGAGTAGCCTGCAGATCTCGGACATCAAAAGACATCTTCAGAGCCTTCAGAATGTCCGAGGCCGAACGCCCCTTGAGCATTTCCCGACGGAGCAGAGCCACAACTGGAGCAGCCTTCTCAGCCGCAACCTTCCACTGCTGCTTCTTGGATTCGTCGGCAGCCGTTTTGGACACGGCCTCCAAGCCCTGCTGCACCTGCTCCTTGGATGAAGCTTCCTTCTTGGCCACCGTCTGACGCTGCCCTGAGAACTCCCCCGGGGCTTTGGTGGCCGCCTGCTTCTGGTGTTGACGAAACGACGCCACTACCCGCTTAAGCACAGGATGAGCTGCCTGCAGGGAGGTCTGATCAAACGCACTAGCAAGCAGCTTAACCATGGCGGGCACGCTGGAAGACTCGTTCAAAGCCTTCACAGCAACCCTGGCAATCTCCTTGACAGTGGCCATTTTGGGGCCCCTTCGACCAACATCGAGCATGGTCAAAGATTCTCCAGTGTTAGGCTCCAAATTGCCATGGAGAGGAGCGTCCCCGTGGCTCCATGCCTCCTCCAAGTCGGGAAGAATGTCCAAGTTCTGTTTGGGCAACCGATCCAGGGCTTGGTAATCCCTATCATCGACTTCCAACCAATCCAGGTTGGGCACCGAACCTTCGATGAACTTGCTGATATCGCCTAGATCAGACATCACGCATCCTTTTGCGGCCAGTCGTGGAACGGATCGTCTCGGTACCCACTGAAGGAGTCTTCGAAACGCACGTAAGGGGTTTCTACATCTTCCGACTTATACGATGTATCGAGAAGCCCGGTATCGAAGTCCTCTACCGGAGTTGCTTCTGAAGGCAGCCCTGACTCTGACAGAGTAGGACCCCCGCCAGGACCATAATAGTAGTCCGATCGGGCAACAGGAGGCTGACCGTCTCCTGGTAAGGTGGATTCAAGACGAGGGCAGTTGGAGGGATCCCGTTTACGCATACGCTGGCGTTGTCCCTGACCAACACCTTGACCTTGACCTGGCCCTTCCTCTGTACAGCCAGGTCCTTGGCCCCTTCCAGGACCTTGTCCACGACCGTAACCCCCTTGCCCACGACCTTGCCCACGACGCTCATTCAGAGACACATCTACGGCATCCCCCCCAGAACCCCATTCAGGCGCTGCAGACGAAGGGAGCTCGGATTGAGGTCCCGGAACTTCCATCTCCAAGACGCCTTGTCCGCGGGCACCATACCCCAACCCATAGTCCCAAGCTTCAGTAGGCGTAGAGTCTTCCGGCATCACCGACTGAGAAAACCTGATAGGGCTAACATCCACCCCAAACTGTTCTTTGATCTCGGCCAGGGTGCTAGGTCCTTCAGAAGCTTGCACCTCTACCACACCGGCCAATTGACCAAGACGCTCCTGAACTTCAGTCAAAGGCACAGAGTTGGAGGGCACACCAGAAGGAAGATCCGTAGGGTCTACAGGAGTGCCGTCATTGAGATAGACCAGCATCCCTGCCATCCGCAGGTCATTTTCCCACTCAGAAGGGTAGTCATAGTCATCATCGAACCGCCCTCCCTGTTGCTGCCCCCACTCGTCAGAAACAAGAGGCTCGTCTTTGTTGAAGGAACCGAAAGGCCCTTGTCCCTCACCAGGATCCCTGTTGTCTACACGAGGTACAGAATCATCCTCGCTCCACGCCAAAAGCTGCTCCATGGTGACCAGAGCGCCCTTCTTGGAAAACCCTTGATGGTCATCCAGATAGGCAACGAGCTTTGGGACCCCTCGAAGGCGGGCCTCCTTCTCCTGCGGAGCCATTTCAGCAGAAAGCGACGAGTCCTGCCCCGCTTCCGGCAACTGAGAAGACTTTTCCTTAGAAGTCTCAGAGTTACCGTCGTTTTCCTCCTCGATCTCCTTGATCTTGTCCTCAGCACCCTCTTCAGGGTTATCCAGCACTTGCTGAGACTCTTCGACGAAGCGCTCCACATCCTCAGCCGTATTCTCGTCGAGTTGAGCCAAACGGGGCTTCCAGTGCGGGGCGGAAATCTCGTCATACAGCGTATCCGAGAGGTTGCTCAGGGCTTCACATGCCTCGTAGAGCTTCCGGCGCATCTCGGACACGGGCATCACGTACCCCCGCCCTCCCAACAGGCCGTCCGGACTGATCGTGGCACTCTTGAGACGTGACAGATACCGGTAGGCCGTGAGTGCGTGCCCAAGACCCACACTAGAGGCCCATAAAGCCTTGCTGAGAGGCTTTAGAGATCGGGGGTCGAAGGGGTGGTCCTTGGGGATATCCCTCTTCTGGTTGCCCGCAGGAGAGCCGGAAGGGCCATCCTGCTTCTGAAAGGGGAAAGATGCCGTTCTGACCGTTCCTTCTGAATCGGTTGAACCTTTTGTGGAGCTCAAGTCAGCCCCTTCCAGCCCTTGAGCAGCCAACAAGTATCGACACCGCACCCTTTGGGCAATGTCGGACAGATTCGAAGTCTTGCGGCTCATACCCTTAACCCTTGAGAGGGGCCCCCTTTTCATCGAACAGACGCTCGATGAAGAACTCCCCATTCTGGCTTTTACGGAGAGCCCACAAATCCTGAGTGGACTTGTTCACCAAGGTCTCGGCAGACACCCGCTGGAAGGGCTGAAGCTGCTGCAGAGAGCCCACCCGCATCATGCTAGAGGTCTTGGGCTTGACGGCTCCTACAGGAGATACCACCTGCGGCTCGTTCTCGAAAAAAGCATCGAGACCAGCATTGCTACTCTGCACAGAACCTAAATCAAAATCTTTCATGATCGCCTCAGGTGATGGTCAAGGTCACTTCCAAATCCACATAGGAGTTGGAACTGTACCCACTCACACGCAAAGTCTCCGTGTAGACCCCCGCCGTCAAGTTGGAATCAGGAGCTACGTTGACAGTGACAATATCAGTCTCGGCAGAACCAAGAGTACCGCTGACAGGAGAGAAACTGGTCAACCAAGTATGTGAAGCTGTGCCAACCCTCTGTACCTGGTAGTCCAGCACAGAACCAGAAGGCCCAATGTTCTCGATCGTGAAGTCCTGGGAGGGAATCGGCGGGAACACACCCGTGAGAGGCTTCACTACCGAGAAACTCAATGAAGGCACAGACAGATCAATGACAGCCTTGGGTCGCACGATGATATTCACCGGCAACAGTTGGGGACTGTTGGTGGCGTGAACATCCTGGACCGTGACGCTACCAACGTAAGGACTGGACGCCGCCAACAAGTCTGTGGAGTCCACAGACACATCAAAGGCCCCAGACTCATTGAAGGACAGGTTCCCCACCGTCTCGGGGTCCACCAGGATGTAAGAAGCCGAAGCTACAAGAGTGGTGCCCAGCAACGACCCGTAAACCCCAGTGTTGGTCAACACCACGTTCTGGGACGGGCTGAAACCCCGGCCCTCGTCCACTGTAAAGGTGAGAGACGTAGGAGGCCCCAGCAAGATGGTCGGTGGGAACTGCTGCTGGATCTCGGCAATGGAATCACTCATCGCCGTGATGACCTCTCCCGGAATGGGGATCGTGTCTCGAAGGATTCCGTAGGGAGAGACGATGTTCGTGATTCGGTAGACGGGAGACGCCAAAGTCACATCTACCTGGGTAGTCCAGACCCACCGGCCTTCGGCAACCTGGTACCCATACTGGTAACTTTGAGTTCGGAGATTGGCGGCTAGAGTCACGATAGTCTCTCCCGAGGAAGAGACTACATAAAAGAAAACCCGGCCTTAGGGGCCTTCACCCCCCAGCCTCCGGGCCTACTGCAACTCCAGTGAAACTCACAAGCACTCGTCACCACCCCGATTTGACCACTGTGGTAATTTAACTTCCCTCAGAATGTTGAACCGCTTGCTTGAAATTTTCGAGAAAATCTGACTGTAAGGCTTTAACCTCTCGTTCTGTTCGGCCGCCTCCTGCAACACCCGGACAGCTTTGAAGAACCGGTGGCGCACCCGGCCCTGTGTTAACCGGAGTTGAGAGGCTACTTCCGATTGGCAGGTTGTCTTCCACATACCCACCAAGATATCGATATCCATCGAGTCCGGGAACACTTCAGGGAGGTCAGCCCGAAGGTCGTCTTCCGTCACTTGAGGGATGTCCAAGAGGAACTTGATTCGCTTGATACCCCGGTCCAATCGATAGGAGATAGCCGCCTGTGTCACTCCAAAAATGGTGGCTATATCCGCTTGTCGTTTGTGTTGGATGAAGTAGAGATAGATCAGGTCTGCTTCACGCTCGGGAATACGATCCAAAAAAGGGGCTATCTGGCTCTCGTAGTCAATGGTGGCTACCAAAGCAGCCATTTCCTCTTCATCGACTTCAGAAAAACCATCCTCCTCTTCGTCATCGTCTTCGAACGTATTCTCTTCGTCGTACCAAGGATCGTGGGTGGGAACCCTACTTGCAAGCTCGTGAGGATTTACAGGGATCACATACCCAGAAGCAGCCATATCACACTCCTACAATCCAAACGCTTTAAGGATGGGTTGGGGTTTGATCCCCACTTCCTCCATCAACTGCTGAGCAACACTGCTGTTTACATCTGGATACGTGAGAGAGACTTCGACGTCAACTAACGCCATCAGTTCTAGGTTAATTCTCACCTGAGGTTCGGCGGAACGCAAGCGATCATATTGATTTCTTGTCAAACCAGCCAATCCAGATTTGTATATGCCATCCACCGAACCATGGGCCTGAATCAATGCTCGCAATACCTTCTTTGGAACTCTAGGCACCCCAGGAATGTTGTCACTAGGGTCCCCACACAGAGCCCTAAACTCCACCATTTTTCCAGGTGGAACCCCCATATATTCTTCAACGATTTCGGGACCTTCGAACAAAATTTCCTTTCTACTTCCGATGGCCGGGATCAACAGGAAAGTGTCGTGTGTAACCAACTGTAGGAGATCTTTGTCGGAGGAAAAGATCACGTTCTTCTGGGAAACCAAGTCCCCCTTCACCAAAGCCCCAATCACGTCATCCGCTTCTTCTTCTGGGTTGAAGGCTTGAGTCACCCCTAAATACACAATAACTTTGCGTACATAAGCCATTTGGTCAAACCCAGACTCATCGGCCTCCCTAACTGGACGATTTGCCTTGTAGTCAGCAAATGACGACTTGCGCCTTTGCGAAGAGCCGTCCCAAGTAACCCAAAAGCGGGCCGTGGGGTATTTCTTGCGAAGAGCCCCCAGGCTACGAAGGAACCCCACAATAAGCCCCGTAGGACGTCCCTGACTATCAGACAGCCTGGACATTCCAGGGGCATACATGCACCGAAAAGCCAAGTTGTGCCCATCAATCAACACGTTCTGAACCATCTTACGCTTCTCGTTCCTATGGGTTAACCTACGATTCAGTACATTGTAGCTACGATGGAGCTCCTGAACTCGACGCATCACGTCATCCAGCCACGCCAAATCCATCAGTTTGTTCTGAAGAGACTCCAAATCACGGGGTCCCGCCCACCCCCTAGAAAAGGCTATGAGATTACAGATCCTACTGGCCTTTCTAGCCGCTGCCTTTACACGAGACAAACGTTGCAGTCTCCGCTGCAAATCCCGATAAGAATGGTCCAAAATTCCTTTGGACCCTAGGAAGGAGTAGAGAAGCCTCCCTTTGTTGGACCACTGGTGCAGTCGATGGTACCGGTCATACGCCGCTTGGACCTGGCTCCAATCGCCTTCCTCCCACTCCAAGAGGGCCGTAGCCATCGTGGACCAGGCCCTTAGGGAAGCCATCCGATTGTAGACCGGGGAAAGAGGGGCCCTCTTTACTACCCTCAAGAAGCCTCGTGGCAACGTCACCAGAGACTGCTTGGAGCGCAGCTTCACGTGCACCTGGACCATCCCCTCTTCTGCGATGTCCTCGACTACCGTAGCCTCTATATTCCGATAGGGACCAGAGGTGATTGTGACGGTGTCTCCAACGCTGATCCCCTGATCTGAAATAGCCTTCACCTGTCGCCGAAACCTGTCTATGTCCTCTTCTGATACAGTAGACAACCGACGACTCCCCCCTGAACCCCGAGGCTCCGTCAAAACAGACTCTACGTAACGGCTGTTCTCCAATCTCAAATAAGTGGAATCAGGGCTGTCTCGACGAACGAAGGCATACCCCTCCAAGAGATATGAGTAGACAACATCGTCCCCTATCTCTGTGACGGCCGCAGGAACGAACACCTCAGAGGTTTTGACCAAGCGCGTCAAAGCCTCCTGAAGGACTCTAGGGTCCTCCCCCTCACACCGAGAGGACAGCTCTATAACTAACCATTCACCCACGATTTTGACTCAAGTAGAGCTTCTGAAAAGCCTGTCGCCATTCCGCCGGAGTCAAAAGGTCATTGGCACGATCACTGGTCCCTTTGGGGATCACCAAAGGCTCCTCAGGACAACTACCTCGGGGCATGTCAGGAGATATTGCCTTGTGATCCAAACTAGTCAACGTTCTAGTGGCAGGAGCAGGGACTTTTTCTGGTTTCAAGGTCTCAGAACCAGACACAGCAGCAACGGCTGAGGTTGGCTCAGAAACAGGATTGGAGGCAGTAGGAGCAGTAGGGGCCTCTGGTAAAGAAACCGAAACAGGGGCGCTCTGAGGGGCGTTCACGACCACCTGAGAAGTGCTCTCAGCTACCGCAGAAGGGACCCCTCCGGCACACAAGACCACATCACACAACAACCCTGGAGCCGTTACCTTACGATCCCTCAGGAAATACCTAGCTAACTGAACCACAGCATCCCCGTAGACCTCGTAAACCTTCACTGCCAGTTTTCGATCGGCATACACGAAGTCAGAATGCATCTTGTGAGCCAGCCGATAGGAGCTCATAGCAGCTTCGGCCAAACCAGAGGTCACCTGATCCGCCCCCACTCGATCCACAGCCTGATCTACTAACCGCAAAGAGACAGCAGGGTCCCCCAGAGACAACAAGATCTCATAGTAAAGCGAGACCACAGACAGGTTCAGATACTCTCGAACAGACTCCTGGGTGATCTCCCCAAGCTGTCCCATCATCTCCAGCCGGTTGAGCACATCCCGTACATGTCCCCCTGAATAGTCGATGACGATGTTCACAGCGTCTTCATCGTAGGTGACCCCCTCTTGTTCTAAGACCCTCTTCATTCGAGCCAGGATGTCCTCCCGAGTGATTGGCCTTAGCGTGAACTCCTCACACCTGGACTGAATAGTAGCTCGGATCTTGGTAGGTTCAGTAGTGCAGAAGATGCCCACCAAACGCTTGTCTTCGATAGGCTTCAGCAACACGTCTTGGCTATCCCGAGACATGCGATGCATCTCATCGAAGAGGATGATCCTCTTGGCAGCCCCTTGCACAGCAAAGGGCAGAGACTCGACCATCGAACGTACGTTGTCTATGGTCCCCGAGCTGGCAGCATCCAGCTCCTGAAACGCATGAGAGGTCTCGCTCAAGATGTCTCGACAGTTGTCACACTGATTGCAGGGCTCTCCCTCAGGCTGAAGATCATGACAAAGCAAAGCCCTGGCCAAAATCCTGGACAGGGTGGTTTTGCCGATCCCATGACCCCCGGAAAAAATGTACGAAGTGTCTAGAGCAGTGCCGTTCTTCAGCCTAGCCTTCAACACCTGTACGATGCCGGGTTGGCCCAGCACGTCAGAGAACTTCTTTGGACGATACTTAACGTCCCACATGAAAGGAGCCTACCTACCAGGAGGCCCCGGGTGGAGACCGAAGTCCCCACCGACCCCTGGGTTCGTCAAGTTGGTCTAGTCGTCATCGAAATCGAAATCTTCGTCTTCGTCGTCGTCCGCCGACTCAGAAACGACAACGTTCTCCCTCTCCCCTTCTTCGCCCTGGACTTCCACTTCTTCCTCGACGATCTCGTCCACGGAAATCAACTGAGCCACGGAAACGAACCCAGAAAGGTCCGAATGCCACACGCCCCGACGCTGCAGAATCGAAGCGAACTCCTGAACATCAGGTTCACGCACCTTCCAGCGCATCTCACCCGTGCTTTCGTCCTCCTCACCGGTGCACCGTTCTAGCAAGTGGTCAACCAAAGCCAACCGCTGGCCTTCGTTGAGCTCGTTCCACTTGTCCAGAGCAATGACGATCAAGAAGTCCTTCTCTAGAAGGTACTCGTGAACGCCACCGATTTTTTTGGTGACTCCCATCACCTCTTTGCCGGCTTTCTTGCCCGCTCGATCGACGAAGACATACGCCATTCGAGCAGAGGTTAGTTCAGGGTGGTACTGAGGAATCAAGCCATTGGCCACCGACTCAATAGCATCCCCGGAATCGTAGGTCCTCGCCATCTTCATATCTCCTGTGAGTATGGTTGCATCTTTCGATTGAGAAAGTCTCTCAGACCTTCATCCCCCCAGGCTTCCCAAAGGTTACCAGGGTCCTTGGCTCTCTTGCCATCGGCTAACGGTACCTCAGGGTAGCGCACCACTTGCACGTCAAATTCACGGCCGTGTTCCTTGGCAAAACCGTAAGCGTGCTTTCGGCCCACGGGGTCATTGTCGTACCCCATCCACACCTGGTCCACCAGTCTTCTCAACAAGGGGACCAAGCTCTCGGACACCCCAGCCTTCAGGGTGGCGATGGTGTACGGCAACACCCTCTGAATCGGGAACAAATCGAAGCACCCTTCGACAATGAAGATCTTGCGAGTCTCCCAAATCGAGGGGATCGCTTGAGCTAGCCCGAAGTAAACGGGCTCCTCTTCGGTCAGGAAGTAGTCCGAGTAGACCGACTTGCCTTGCCTAACCACCCGGAACTGGAATCCCTTAACCTCCCCCAAGGTATTCGTCAAGGGGAACATCAGAGCCTTGTAGAGGCCCTTCTTCCGGGCCCATTCCAAAAACCCCTGATCGACCTCCAGGCTATCCGGAATCTCCTCCAGATACCCTACCTGGAACTGCTCGATCTGAGAGTCAGAGACTCCTCTACCCCACAGGGTAAGACGCTCTTCGTCTACCGACTCATGAGCTAGAGACACCAAATCACTCACCCAGGACATCCCCCACCAGTACAATTGACCGGTTAGCCTGCCTGATCAAGACCCCCAACCTGTCGTCCACTCGGACACAGGTCCCCACCAACGCAGGAGCAGTGGACAAGACAGCAGACCCCGAAGACAAAACCGTGCTTGTGATCACTCTCAATCCTTCTACTTCTGCAACGCATCCCTGAGCCAGCATGAGATTCTCTGCCTCTTCCAGACTGACGTCAACACCAACTGCACGAAGCATAGAGTAAGGCACCACCAGCATCTTAGGCTCAAGACCCTGGCCAACCATGAAGGCTTGAGCTCCTCGAACACTAGTACACCGATTCCCCCATCCTCCATCCACAGAAATTCGGTGCAGATCTTCTAGAAAACGCCGGAAAGCAGCTTCCTCTTCCTCCGTAACACAGCTGAAGAAAGCCAGCCGGGTATCCCCTTCCCTAGATCTACGGCCTAACAAAAACCTACCTTTCATGTTGCTGACCAGAAAGGGGCTCTCTTCCGGCCCAACAGGCCACTGCAACATCACAGGCACAGAGAAACCCCCAGACAAAGAAGCCTGACGACGTAGTCTCTCCACACACAGGATTCGTTCAAGAACCGGCAGTCTCATCAGATCCTGAGCTTGGAAGTTGCAGCAGTGAGTCCGGAATGAAGGTCAGACGGGGCTCGGGCTCTACCCGAAGAAACCAAAACCATACTCTCTTCCACCACGGAATGAATGGAGAGAGAGCGTGGTCTAACACCCATAGCAAGGCGTAGAGCTCGGGCATACGCTCCTTAGCCCAGCCTTCCATCACCAAGTCCAGTTTCAGTTGCTTCCAAACGGCCTCCTTGCTCAAGACAGATTGGAAGAGAGGGCAACGTTGAGCATCAAGAGCATCCTCGCAGATGGTACCCTTCCAATCTTCAGGATCCTCCGCCCCCACCATACACAGACCAATAGTCTGCTCCGTGTCGCTGATTCGATTGTATTGAGGGTTGGGTTCCCCGCCTACCAACTTTCTAGGGTCAAGCGGCTGACGGTGGTTGAATTTGCAGTTCACAGGAATGCGAGCCTGAGCCACCGCCACTCGACGATCGACCTCGTCAACCAACAACTGACGAATTCGGTTTTCGATCTCTCGTGCTGTCTTCATGTCGAAGGCCCTTGAGCATCAAGTACCGTACACTCCCCTCTATCCCCTCGGAGCTGCGGTACGCTTGGTTAGCATGATCTAGATAGGCCGCCTTGTGCGTCACCAACAGAATATCGATCCCCGTTTCGTCAGCCAGCTTGTTCAGGAACATACCCGTACGTTCCGTGTACTCGTCAGATACCGCCCCTAAAGCCTCGTCCAACACCAGCAACGGATAGCGCTTGAGCTTCAGCAATGTGATGATACGCAACACCAAAGAGGCCACACTAGAGGGGCCTCCTCCAAACGAGTCCAAGGGCTTCCCTCGATGTGAGAGAGGGTCGTCTGGTTGCCCGTGCCGAATGAAGAAGTCGATCCAAACCCGGTTGTGCTTGGACAGGATGTCCGCCTCGAAGGACAGATCAAGGTCGTAGAAAATGGCTTGAAAGCCTTTAGAAATGAGACTCTTGACTGCCTGGACCTGCTCATGAACCAACAGATCCATCAACTTGCGAAACAACTCCCCTACCTTGGTGAGCTTGTCAATCGTGCTCCCCAAGGTCTCCACCTCTGTCTCTTTGGCCTTCAAGTCTTCGACCAGACGATCACGCAAAGCAACCAATCTGGCCGAAGACTCTCCAAGAGCCTGGACCCTAGAGACTAGGCTTGGGTCGTTGCAAATCGTGTCACGCTGCACAAGTAGGTCCCATCTACCTCAGCCACAACTCTCCCTTTGTCGTCCAAACGGAACTCATCGATGGTCCGGAAGAACGCTTTCTTGCCAGCGGCACTCACTCTCAAGTTCACCTCGTGAGCTTTGGAAGTCTCCACCAACGAAATGAGATGGTTGACGTTTGCGTTGAGGCTAAAGTCCTCTGAGTCTCCAGCAGAACCCCCTCCAGCCTCATCCTCGTCTTTCACAGGAGTGACTGCCACCGGGACACTCTGCACCTTGTTCGAACCGCCCCTACCACGGAACTGCAGGATCTTCTCTTCGTGAGAATACCGCATGTTGATCCTGCTCTGTTGAGACCCCATCTCCGCTTGCATGTGTCGAAGAGCGTTCAGGAGACTCTCCAAAGACATGCGCAGAACGAACTGGTCTTTCTTCAGAGCAGGGTAGCGAAAGTGATCGTGATTACTCTGGCAACGACTCCAACCAAAGACCTGGTTATCGTCGTTGACAAGGTAAGTCATCGACTCCCCTACAAGAACCCGGGTTTTGACCCCACACCTAGACAAAAAAGCCCCCACGAACGGCAGGTGTTGGCCATGAACCGATAGCCCCTTTCCTTCCAACTCACTGCACTGGAAGAAAAAAGCCGTGCTGCCCTTGTTGTCGGCTGCGTAAACGACCCCGTTGCCGGCGGCCCAGGCTTCGTTCGAATCGTCGAACAAGCACACCGTAGCAAAAGCACTGTCCGGATCCGAACTATTAGCTACGTAAGGCTTGGCCATTTGCAAGGAAGTCCTCAACACAGAAGTGACAACCTCGAACCCTTCCCCGGCCCTCTGTAGAGCATCGTCGAAGGTAGAGAACCGCCTCGGGTCGTAAGTGGACTTCTCCGATTTGGCCTGGCCCACCTGGTATTTGACGAAGTAACGGTCTCCGGTCTCCTCGTGACCAGCCTCCATCGTGATCTCCGAATCTTGGTCCAAGAATCGCAAAGGGGCGCTGGCCTTGACATCCCCGGGATACACGAAGGATCCAGTGCCTTCTACCTCCGTCACAGGAAACTCTGACCGAACTACCCGAGACCCATCAGAAGAGTAGACCAGACACCTGTCCTCTTTGAGCACGAACAAGTAGCCAGAATCTCTCTTGTCAGCCCCCGGATACTTGGGAGGCACCACAGAAACGACATCCAAGGATGCCACCAAATCCTTCACCAATGCGTTGAACTTCATCTCCATCCTCATCTGTTTTTGTAGGCTTCTAGGGCCTCTTCCACACTCTTGAGCTTGGACTCGTACTCATCCATGAGAGCTACCAGCTCTTTCTCAGCATCGTCCACAGCCTCCTTCAGCTTCTTAGGGTCGAAACCAGCTGCCTTGATCTCTTCTACAAGATCAGTCAACTCCTTCTTCTTCATCTCCAGCTGGGCTTCCAGCTTGGCTTTGTTCCCAGAAGCCTTGTGGTACCGTTGAGAAAGATCCTCAAATCTCTTCTGTAGTCGATCGAGAGACATTGCTGTTCCTTAGTCAGATTGATGGGTCAAAGAGAACCCTTCGGGACAAATCTTGCGGACGGCGTAAGGGCAGAAACGACAAGCCGACTGGCTCGGACGGTCTCTGAAAATCTTCCTGACAGACGACAGAGAAGGGCTGCTCTCTAACCGAGCAAGGCGAGATTCTACACTATTCGCAACGGTTAGCACACGTTCAAAAAGCTCTGACAGGTCGTCTTCGCAAAAAGCCAGCCAATCGATGCTCTCTACCGGTCCGGCTCTCCAAAACAGAAAACCAAGTTTGTCAGGAAGTCTCTTGAACTTGTGCCGGTAGAGCATTCCGTACCAACGCAACTGGTCAGGGTCCACGTACTTCCGATTGTGAGGTTTGGACCCTTTGCCATCTAACAAGACTAGATCCTCATCAGGAGGGATCCGAGTCATTAGCAAGTCTGCTCGGCCAGCAATCCGATGGCTATGGAAGGTACCATCCAGCTTCACCTCGGCCCTTGCGTCTTTCCCAATTAGCCTGTGAAACCGTATGCTGGCCAACCCAGACCGAATACCCTGACGCAAGTCCCTCAACAACTCATCCTTGGACTTGTAGGTAGCTAAAGGGTCCTCGTCCTTCCACTGGATGACCTGTCCCTTTCGCTTCTTATCCTTAACTACCTGCAGCAGCTTATCCTTTGTCCGACTATCCAAGAACTCTTCGGAAGAGAGGCCGTTCCGTCGATTCTTGCGCCAGTACCCCCCATTGTAAAAGTCCTCGAAGAGTTCCCCCAACACCGACCCAAACAAGGAGTTGACCATGTTGTCCACACCCTCGATGGGTAACCGAGCAACGTAAGCCAGCCAATAGGCAAACTCGCAGTCGCTCAGTTTCTTCCAGCCAGAGTAAGACAGATACATCAGCTTTGGGCCCTAGCTCGTTCAAGATACTCCAAAGCCGCATCCCTCACATCACGAGCAAAGTCAAGGGATCGAACAGTTTCCTCTACCGAAGAGGAAGCCTCCAACTGAACGTCTTGTCGAATCCTGTCCACGAATTGCTCGATGGACTCATTCTCCCGTTCTTGACGAGCTTTACGCTCTAGGTCAAAGACCTCCCGAGCTGGGGCCACCTTGAGAGGAGCAGCTGAGATAGAAATCCCCTCCTCCGAACACTCGATGAGAACCACCTTCGGAATTCGATTGAGGTTCTCCTTGATCAAAGCTCCCCGGCTGATAGCTCCAGGATTGACGAAGTAGCGACCATCAATAACCTCAACTCCCTGGTCCCGATGCCAATGTCCAAAGCAGACTACGTCAGGGCCCCCTTCGTGAACCAGGTCACTGTACCGGAAAACAGACTCTCCGAAAAACTCGTTCACGTTGGGAGGAGGGTCTTTCGACGCTAGAGCATGCACCACCATGATCAGGTGGGTATCACCGGGCTCCTTCTTGATGGCCAGAAGATCTTCCAGCTTCAGAAGAGGATCAAATGGAACCCCCACCACCCTCACCTTAAGGGAGCCTTCTCGGAAAACCTCATTCCTCAACTTATGAAACACCCCCGAGGCAAAAAGTACACCCAGAGGTTGTCTATCCAAGGTGTCCAGAGAGCGATAGGCAATGTCATGGTTGCCCTCGATAGCCCACACCGGACAAGAGTACTCCGACAGATGCAAAGAAGCCGTCTTGGCCACGATGGCATGAGAGTTACGGGTAGCAGCTTTGACGTGGAAGTAGTCTCCCCCATCCAACACCGCTTGTACCTGGTACTTCCTGGCCAGCTCCCCGATCTGCCGAAGGGACTCCCAGAGCTCAGCAGGGTAGTCTCCCTTCCATGAAGCGGGGGATCGATCCGCCATGTGTACGTCTGTCCGGTAGAGAAATCGAATAGCCATCAGGAGTGCCCCAGCATGTGTTCAGGACTAAGACGCTGAGAACAAGTGGGACACGCCCCGAGCTCATTGAACTCCTGTCGCAACCCTTTTTCATCCTCTACAGCCCTCTCAAGACTCTCTTCCAGATCCCCCACCTGGCCCACAAGAGTCTCATACCTTTGGGAAAAGGCCGCCAAACGAACAACCTTCTCCAAAGGCTTCGAGCAAGCATCAGGAGCTGCCAACGACTGCTGAAGCTTTTCGGATCCTTTCAACAGCCCAACAAGCCCACGAACACGAGACGCCCACTCTCCCAACAACACAGTCCGGTTCAAAGCTTTCTGAACAGGTGCCTCGTCCATAAGGGAGGTGCCTTGCACCACCAAAAGAGCCTTGATCTGTTTACGAACTACGACAAGACGTCCCGCAAAGACTTCCAACTCTTTTGCCTTGCTATGAGACGCCTCCAGCGAACTGTGGTCAGGTAGATCCGGGGCTAGAGCTTCCCGCATGCACTTGACCAGTCCTCGAAGCTGAACCGAACGACGGGCCAACTTCTCCAGCTGACTCGCCTTCGTGTACTGGGAGCTCAATACGTCACGATCAGGTAAGTCTGGCTCCGTAGCGGCCTTCAGAAGCTTTGCGGCTGTCACCTGGTCCCTTAGAGACTGCCGATAGGCAACGAGCTCCTGAAGCCGTTTAGAGGCTGCCAAAACGCCCTCGTACTCCTCCTGTACCCTGCGAGCCCGAGCCACCGTAGAATCCAAACCGTCATAGGCCGAAAGTTCGTCACGTATGGCCTTCAGATCCTTCTCTCTAACCTTCCGAGTAGAGACCGCCTCCCTACGATCCTTCTCGGCCAACCGCATGGCCTCGTTGATGCTATCCAGTTTTGCTACATCACTGAGGACATCCGCTACGGTAGCCCCTGATTGGTCCAACAAGAAGATAGGATCAAACTGCTCAGAAACCTGAACCAGATCCTTGGAGTCCCCAACTTTGACCAAAGAAAACTCAGGGCTCAGAAACTCAGGGGTCCCCCGCTCTACCTTGGTGTAGACCTGTTCCACCCCATCTTTGACAACCGTGTACTTGTTGACGGCATCCCCCTTTTCCCAAAGCAAGGAAATGCCGTTCATCTTGAGACGCACAGAGGTGAAGCATTTACACTTCTTGTTCCCCTTGAGCAGACGAGCACACGTCTCTGGATCGTGTCGAACGAACTCGGTACCAGCAGCTCCTGTCAGAGCACAGCGGATCGCCCTAACAATAGCTGACTTGCCAATGTTAGAACGACCCACTAGGGCTGTGAACCGATCAATCCGAAGGGATACCTTTCGAATCGACTGGAAGTTCTGAATGGTGACTTCAATCATTCAGACTAGTCCTCCCCCGACCCCTCCTCTGAGGAGTCCTCCCCCTCTTCAGAGGAATCCTCCTCTTCCGAAGAATCTTCCTCGATGACCTCTCCCTCGTACTCTTCGTTCACAGCAGCTGCCAAATCGAAGTCCTCCCCTTCAAACGCCGACTCCATCTGACTGATCAGATCGTCATCTTCCTCCAGCTCCACCGGAGGCTCGGTTTCTACTACGGCCGACAGCACAGCTGCCCGAAGCTTCTTGAAGATCTTCGGATTGTCTACAAGGTACTGACGGAACTTGTCTTTACCCCGAATCCGCTGTCCTTCGTATTCGTAGTAACCTCCCCCTCCTGTCTTGACGAGACGATTGGACAACGCCCCCTGAAGGATGCTGTGGTAATCGTCGATGCCTTGACCGTAGCGAATGAAGATGTCACAGGAATGGCCCTGCTTAGCATCGATCTTCGACTTCACCACCTTGACTGTGACGTGGTTACCGTAGGGGTATGTCCGTTCTTTGCCAGTGAAACGATCCTTCCGCTTGATGGTGTCATGCCCCTTTTTCGTCATCATCAGCCGCACGTAGGCATAGAACTTGAGCGCCTTCCCTCCTGAGGTGTTGACGGTTCCCTCCCGGGCCTTCGGACCTCCCTTACCCCCCGACGTCTGAATGAAAGCCCGTTCCTGGTTCAAGAAAATAATGGCCGTTCCTTGAGGGTTGATTTTCAGAGCAGCCTCACTGTGGAGCCAGTTGATCAGCTTGGGAAGCATGATCGAAAAGGAAGCTGCCTGGGCCCCTACCTTTGCCGCCTCATCGGGCTTCTTCTCCATCTCAGACTTGGGCACCATGCTAGATACGGAATCCACCACCACAAGATCCACTCCCGTATGGATGGCAGTCCAAATCATTTTGAAACCCTGTTCAAGAGTCTCAGGGGCATAGAGAAGCAACCTGTCCTTATGAAAATCCACCCCAACGGCGCTTGCATAGCCATGGTGAAGAGCGTGCTCAAAGTCCAGAAACATGGCTACCCCGCCATTCTTCTGAACACGGACAACGGTTTCCAAAGCCAACGTGGTCTTTCCACTTGACTCAGGACCAAACACTTCCGAGACATGCTTTCTAGGGAAGCCAGGACAGACAGGGCCGCTGCCGTCCTTGGACGGAGTGCCTCCAATCAGGTTGTCGATGCTAGAGCTCCCCGTAGAGAGGTGGGGAAGCTGCGAAACATTCATAGCCACAGGATCTTGCTTCAGATACTTGTGAATGGCATTTCTAGCTGCTGCAGCTGACTTGGCAGAACGATTGGCGTTGGCGTTCTTTACTGACTTCTTACCTGGTTTCGGACCAGGCTTGGCGCCAGGATTCTTAGGAGGCCGACCGGGACCCCTCTTAACCTGCTGTTTCGGGGCTTCAGTTTTGGCGGTCTCGGACATAACGATCTCCACGCTCAAACAACACTCTCACATCCACGTATTCAGGTGTTAGCTCGGAGAAACGAAAGAACCGTTCCCCCTCACGATAGACAGTACCCTTCTTGACCGTCCGCCCAGCTCGACGACCTCTCTTGTAGGTGTGCTTTCTAGCGAACACATGTTTCTCAGAAGGGGTTAACTCCTCTTCCACCACTCGTTCTTCGTAGAAGTCCCAGAACCTAGCGGCTGATCTGGAAATGATGAAAGCATCCGCTTCATTATGGTTCCATTTCTTGATCCCCGTGTCTGCCTTGGATGCCTCCACCATGTCGGCCTTATCCATCTGCCCTTTGCGGATGGACGGATCCATCTTGGCCAACAACTTGACTGTCAGAGGATCGAAGAAAACTACGTTCTTACGTCTCTGGAAAACAGCCTCGATGACCATGATAAACAGGCCATACAACCCCTCGGAGAACTGCTCCCCAAAAGGAGGTGACTCCACCCCCAAAGCCTCCACTTCCGGGTAGGCATCGAGCAGCTTAAACACGGCCTGACGCAAGAAGATGTACCTCCAAATGAAAGGTCTCTTGGAAGAGGTCTCGAACACCCCCTTGCCGATGACACGCTTGGCACCGATGACCGATCCGTTGTGCACGCACCAGCCAAACCCTGTCAACGAAGGGTCGATGCCAAGCGTAATCACCTACCAAGACCTAGACGTTGCCCAGCATGCCGGACCAGTCTTCTTCATCGACAGACTCTCCGACATCACCGTCACTGATCCCAAGCTTGATGCGTACGTCTGCCGTACTCATCTCCCGGAAAGGATTCATCTTGGAGTACAGCTTCAAAGCGGCTTCCAGAACCTTGGACCTGAACTTGGGACTCTGCAGCCAAATGGCCTTCCCAGCCGGGTCAAGATCGAAGTTCTGGTACTCCGAATTTGTACACTTCATGGTCAGGTCCTGAGCAGCCAAAGACAAGTCGTTGTTCCTCAGCGACTTGCCCAGACTCATGACCCTTTCAGCCACCTTTCCAGAGAACCTCCAAGGGTTGACTATCCACCCCTTGCCTTTGGACAGCTCTGCCTTGTCCACGTCACCATCTCGGTCAGTCGGATAGATCAACAAGAGGGTAGAAAAGTAGTCACGTGGCTCTCCCAGTTGTTCCCAGATGCGGTCAGCGTCCTTGCCGTCCTTGCCCAATCTGGAAACCACGTAACCGAAGCCTTCCTTGAAGTGAGCTCTGATCCGCTTGAACTGAACTCTCCTCAGGTCGAGCTTCTCGTGATCCGCCAGTTGATCGACAGGCTTCCCAACCTCTTCGGCCCGCTTGGACAGAACCTTCTGAACCAACTTTTCGATCTCTTCGTCAGTGATCTCAGGATTCTTCTTCTTGGCAGCCATGACAGCTACCACATCCAACGGATGGAAGTAGACGAAGGCGACTCGATAGGTACGTCCTTTGTCTCCTTTGAACCAATCCTGGTTACCACTCCTGATGAATTTCTTGTCCTCGTCAGAGTCGAGACCGATATCGTCCTCGTACTCCTCGTATTCCGAGTAATCAGGCACTAGATTGTCTCCTTGTAGGGTCACGCCACCCCACAAAGCGACTAGAAGGTGGGGCAGCTATGAACGAAAGGTGCTCCCCTTATACCGTATCTTCGTCTTCGAGTCCCTCAAAAAGGTCTTCGTAACCACCTTCTTTTAGGAACTCGTCTATGTCGGTATCTTCCGGGTCCTCACCCCCAACATCTTGGGGGGTCTCCTCAGACTCGTTTGCATCAGAAACCTCAGGCTCCGACAAAACGCTTTTTTCGGACGCCTCCCCGTCACCAGACCCAGACTCTTCCTCGTCCTCGAATAGCCCTTCAAACTCAGAATCAGAACTCTCGGATTTGGACTCCGAAAACCGCACTACCTCAGAATCATCCTCGAAGAGATCCCCAAAGTCCTCCTCCTCATCCTCCGAGTGTTTGAGAGGCTCTTCTTCGACAGGCTCCCCCTCTTCCTCTAAGTCCTCTTCAGGCTCCTCCTCTGAAGCGTCTTCTTCGACTACCTCTTCCAGATCCCCCTCGGACTCGTCTTCTGACTTTTCCGAATCTTCCTCAGACTCATCCTCCCCAAAGGCGTCTTCTAACAGATCCCTGAAGTCCTCTTCCTGCCCAAAACCATCCAAAGACCCCTCTTTCAAGAGTTGCTGGTTCCTAGACTCACGAGACTCGTCCCCATAGAAGGACCCTGTATCCAGCTCGTCTCGAATGAGAGATCTTTGGAGTCTAATGGCGCTCATAGTGTCCGAGAGCTCCTTACTCCTGTGACGCACAGCTTTGTCAACGAACCCTAGGTCCCGCAGCTCGTTCTCTGCCTCGTCGATCTGGTCACGTTCCTTGCACAGAATCGTGTTGATCGATGCCTTCCGATCATCAATGGAAGGTAGGTTTTTCACCCGCCGGTCCCCCGACAACAGCTCATCCGAAGATACCTGGAAAGAAGCTTTCAAGCTCCAGAGCTTCGACTCCAAAGCATGCTTCTCCCGATGAACCTCATGCAAGATGAGACTCACGGCATTCTGGTAGCCTCGACACTTGGCAATAAGATCCTGCAGATAGGCGGGGCCACGGGTCACAGGATCTGGATCCAACTCGATGATGTACCCCCCGATCTCGTCGTAAATCTCTTGGACTCGCTTAGCCTTCATGTCTCTTTACTACCCGAGACCCTTTCTTTTTCCAACCGTTTACGGATGTCCTCGTCGTAAGCTTTCAGAATCTCTACCAGTTCTTTCTTGGCCTGTGAGGCAGACATAACTCTTTGTCTCACGGCGTTCTGATAGGTGATGAAGACGACCTCTTTGCTCAGCAAGTGGGTCACCAAACGACAATCGTCTAACCCCCAGCCTTGATCTGTAGGCCCCTCGTTAGAAAGGTGCCCACGAGAGGCAGTAGAAGCGAAAAACGCTGAAACCTTGCGCCCATCAAAAGTTCGGTTTTCGATCGAGAAGGAGACCGTGACCTTGTCAACCTGGATCTCCTGCTGAAGCCTTTTCAACCGCTCTCTGGCTTGCTCAGGAAGGTCTTTCAGGGACACAGACTCTCCACCACTGAAGAAATGGTTTTCGCCAACACAGTGTTCCTGCGGACCACCTTATCATTGGCGATGGCCCTTTGAACAGCCGCTTCCTCCCCCACCAACCAAACATGCTCCCGGGCCCGGGTGACAGCTGTGTAGAGCAAGTTGCGTTGCAACATACGTCCTTGGCTACGAACCACAGGCATCACAATGGTATCGAACTCAGAGCCTTGGCTCTTGTGGGCCGTCACACAGTAGGCCAAACGAAGCTTATCTGGAACCGACCCAATCGGAAACTCAACTTCTGAGTCTACGCCTTCCCCGTGGACTCTCACCAGGAGATGGTCAGATCCAATCTTGACCAGCTTCCCCACATCCCCATTGTAAACGTCCAGTTCGTAGTCATTCTTGACCACCATCAACCGGTCCCCTAACCGAAAGTTCAACCCATGTCCGTTCCACTCAGGAGGGCCTTTGGGGTTGAGAGCATCACGCAACCTTTCGTTGAGAGAGTCTACACCTACCTCACCAGCGTACTTAGGAGAAAGCACCTGGAAATTGGCATCCTTGCTCTTGAGCTTAGTAGCCAACTGCACGATAAAGTCTGCGATCTTCTCCTCATCCCGGATCCGAACCAGCTTGAACTCTGAGGGAAGCCTGGGGTTAGGAAGGTCGAGCATCTCCCCCCGATTGATCTTGTGACTGTTGGAGACGATGTCCCCTTTCTCGTCTTGTCGGTAGATCTGAGTTAGCTTGATGTGAGGCACACTCCTGCAAGACACCAACTGCTGCAACACATTGCCAGGGCCTACTGAGGGAAGCTGGGCATCATCCCCTACCAGGACCAACATCGTGTCAGAACGAAGAGCGGACAGAAGTCTATAGAACAACTCCTGATCCATCATACTCACCTCATCCACGATGGCAGCGTCCACCAAAAAACGGTTGTTCTGGTTGTGCCCCCAGGAACTCCCATCATACCTGAGAGTACGATGCACGGTCGCAGCAGGATGACCCGTAACAGCAGCCAACCGTTTGGCCGCCACCCCGGTAGGAGCCATCAACACAAAGGAGGTTCTAGCCTCTTCAAACAATCGAACTAGTGCCCTGAGCGCCGTTGTTTTACCAGTCCCCGGGAGCCCTGTAAGGACGAGAACCCGATGCTCTGCCAAAGATGAAACAGCCTCCCGCTGAGCCTCTGACAACGTGATTCGATTTGAGCGCTCATACTCTTCCAGAAAAGGCTTCAGATCTACCTCGATAGGGGAGGGCTTCAACAACTCCCCAAACATCTTAGCTGACGTTCTCTCGTACTCATAGAACTCAGGCAAGTAGACCCCCGTACCAGAGTCCACCACTACTACTCGACGCCCCTCCAATTCAGCCACTACCCGAGCATAGGTGTCAGAAGCACAGTCATCAAGATCCGGACCCGCCGTCGAATTCCGATCCAACAGCTCGGTCACATGTTGGGAGATGTCTCCTCTTCGAAGATACAGATGCCCATCCAAGGCAGCTGCTTGGAGAGCCCACAAGACAAGTCCCTCCAATCGACAAGGAGCGTTCCGGTCAAACCCTAGGTATTTGGCCAGCAAGTCTACTTTGGAAAAGTCGTACCCCGAGATCTCCATGAGACGGTAAGGATTCTTCTTGATGACGGTCCCCGCCTCCAAACCAAAACGAGCCATAGCCGAAGCTACTTCAGCTGACTTCAGACCCCCGCTACGAAGAAGGACAGTCACATCTCTTGTGGACAAGGCTACCTTCCAACTGAGAAGGGCTGGCCCTATCCCGTCCTTCTTGACCTTTGACAAGACCTCGGACGCCTTGTGCGTCAGAGCCTCGAAAACTTCGGACCCATACTCCTGAACTACCGCTTGGGCTGGCCCTATCCCAAAGTCCTGGATGCAGAGACTCAGAAAGTGAACTCTCTCGTTATCATTCCTAGCCCAAGGTTCCCACGAGCTCACGTGAAACTGACGACCGTACTTTGGATGAGTTCTCCAAGTACCAATCACTTTGATAGGCATGCCATGAGCCACCTGCAGCAATCCGTAGAAATGGCCTTTGACGGTGATCAAAGAAGACGCTAAAGGCGCTGCTTCAGCGACTCTCAGCTCACAGACGCAAAAACTATCCGAAGTGAACTTGACTGACGTAACACGTCCCGCAACCCAAGCCATTTAGCCGCCAATCAACTGAAGAAACTCTTCCACGGTGAGAGTTTGCGTCTTGTGTTTCTGAGCAGCAGCGATTTTCTTCTGCCCAACATTGTCCCCCACTACCAAAAGAGTAAGACCCTTTCCCACCGTGTTCTTTACAGAAGCCCCTTGCTCCTGCGCCATTCTTTCCATCTCTGCCCGCTTGTAGGCCATCTTGCCCGTGAAGCAGATACTCTTGCCAGTCAACACTCCGACTGGACGATCCTTGATCTTGACCCCCGCCTCCTGCAGGTCAGAGAGAAGGTCTTCATGACGCCGGAGCCACCCACAGATAGCCGAGGCTCTCCGGGGGCCCACCCCAGCGATCTGCTGAAGATCCTGCTCGGAAGCCTCCTGTATTTTGGCCAACGAGTCAAATCCCGCATCCACGATGATCCGAACCGTGGTAGTGGCACAGAAGGGAATGGATAGAGCTCCCAAAAACTGCTCCAGAGGCATCGGTACGACCTCCCAGAGCGTCCTCAAGACGTTTTCTGCCGAAGTGGTGCCCATCCGGTCCAAAGAGGCGATCTGCTCTCTGGAGAGCTTGTAGAGGTCCGGAACCGAGGTCACCAATTTCTCGGAAACCAGTCTCTCAATGAGAACGTCCCCCCACCCAAGGATGTTCAACTCTCGAATCCACTGTTTGATCCGACCCTCAGTCTGGGCCGGACACTCATAGATGTTTGGACAGATCAGGAACTTTCCGTCCCATTCTGTGGGGGTACCGCATTCCGGACAATGGGTCGGAGGTTTAGAGATCGTTCCAGTGGGCTGCAACACAGAGACCACCCTGGGGATCACATCATTGGCTCGGGCCACCAAGATCTTGGCCCCCACATCGAAACCGATCTGCTTGATGTAGTCCTGGTTGTAGAGACTGGCTCTGGAGACCTCTGCCCCCAACAAGCGAACGGGTCGGAACTCAGCCACTGGGGTGATACGCCCCGTTCCCCCCACCTGGTCGATCCTCCGAACGGCAACCGTTTCCCGAGTCACCGCAGAAAACTTGAAGGCTCGGGCCCCCTTGGGACGGTTGTCGCTTCCTATCCCCAACTCCAAAAGATACCCAAGGTCGTTGACCTCCACTACCAGGCCATCAATGTCGTAAGGTAACTGCTCCCGAACGGTCTGCTGATACTCAACCCACAAATCGTGAGGGGTCTTGGCCCCAGGCACCATAGCCGTCACATACCAGTTGGGGATAGGTAGCCCCAACTGATCCATAAACTCGAACTGATCAGAACGCTTCTCGCAGTCAAACCCCTCGGCCACCTCGAAGAATCGCACGCTCAAATGCTCGCACCCTCTACCATCCAGCCTTTGAATGATGCCAGAGGCTGCGTTTCGAGTGTTCTTGTAGTTTGATTGGAAACGCTCTTCAAACACACCTCGGTAGAGCACTATCTCAGCTCTCAAAGTCAGGTCAAGCGGCTTAGGTAGCTTGTTGGGAACGTCTGGAATACGAGCGATGTTGGGAGTGACGTCCGAACCAACTAGACCATCCCCACGAGTCACCCCCTGGGTAAGAACACCCTCTACATAAGTGATCGAAGTGCTCAACCCATCCAGCTTGTCTGTGACAATCAGCTCTTCATAGGGGATTTCCTTCGTGGGAGGACGACTGACCTCGTGAACCCAAGAAGTGAGCTCCTCCAAAGAGTTGATCTTCCCCAAGGATCCCATGGGAATGACATGGCGAGTCTTAGGCCACGCTTCAGAAACCGGGGCTCCTACAGCCAGGACCTGAGGGCTGTCCTTCTTCAGCTCCTCTAGCTCGTCCATCCAAGCGTCGTACAGCTCGTCTGAAACGGTAGCCACCCCGTTGAAGTAGGATTTGCGAGCCTCGGAAATTTTCTTTTCCAGCTCGGCAATACGAGCCTCATCCATCTGGTCGAAGAAGTCCACGACTCCGTTCTACACTAGATGGTCCTATTTGCGAAGCAGATCCGACCCTACACCCGTCACCTGGCCCCCTCCTCCCTGACTCTCTACCAGAGCAGCCAGTTTGGCCAGGTTCTCCAGGGAGGCTAAGGTAAGCCGAACAGGCTTACCTTGGTACTTCTCCAACAACGCATGCAGATCCACTGAGACGTGACGCCCGTCCGAGTCCACCGTACGAATTTGATAATGATCCGTAAGAGGGTCCTGCTCCACCACCCCTTCCAGAAGGTGGCCTAAGGCACGAATGTCCGTCATCGAATCGGACAAGCCCCACTGGAACACGAATCGGCTACCTCGATCTCGCCGCCCCCTACTAGAGGATGCTCGTTGTTGATGTAGCCAGCCATACGCCGGTAGGTGATCTCGTCGATCGGCTCGTAAGGAGGCTGCTCGTAGCCGTGGGCCCGGGGCATACAGCTGGTGCTCTTGAGACGTGGAACGAATTCTTTGAGACACGAAGCTAGTTCTTCCCGCTCCGTATCCGCATTGAAATTGAGAGTGGCCGAAACAGCATTGTCAGACCACCATTCCTGCACCGCCGCCTGCCGCTCGAACTGCTCTAGCAAAGTTTCAGTGCTTCGAGTGAACGTGGTATGAGGAGCCTTCATCGGGAAAGAAAACACCCAAGTGTTCCCTGACTTGTCGTACACATCCTCCTCGAAGGGGACACCCGCCTCCATCATGGCGTAAGACATCGGATCGTTCTTAGCGATCCGGGTTCTCCGAAGGTAGTAAGGAGCCTCGGGAGCATGCATCCCTGGACTCGATCCATTGAGCAAACTGACAGTCCCCGAAGGCTTGACAGTGGTGACGGTTGTAGGTCGATTGACCCCTAGCTCGTCAGCATAGCTGTCAGCCTCTTTCCGGCACACCATGAACCAGTTGGCCAGCATCTCAGGGGTCCAATCGAAATCGCAGATCCCTCCAAGACCAACTCCAATCCGCATGTTTTGGGTACCCACCGCTTGGCTTTGAGAATCCAAAAGAGGGGTCATCCTCTGCCTGAGGCAGTAACGGGTCACGAGCCTAAACGCCACTACAGGATCCAGATCTTTTTCAAACTTTGCCGGGAACACCTCCCCCAAGTTGCATGCCTCTCGATCGTGCAAAAGCTGCTCACCACAAGGGTTCACTCCCTTAGCCCCGGGATCCGTCTGCCATCCTAAAGGCAAGTTCAGAATGCCAGGCTCTCCATAGACTGAGTTGTCCTCCACCAAAGAACGCCAATCGAAATCCTCGATCTCCTTCCACGACTGGAACGCAATCGAGTTGTTGCTGGTGTGCCGATGAGAAGCGACTGCCTCCCAATCCTTCTTGGCGTCCCGGAAGGCTTGGTCATAGGCACTTCCCAGAGTGATCATGGCCGAACGCCGAACGTTACCGCTCTTGATGCACAGCCCAATGTGGTTGGTCACATCCAGGACCTCGACAGAGGTCAACTTCCGGCCCTGGCCCCCTCGTATGATCTTCCAAGCCGACCGAAGAAGGTGAGCCAAAGGACCTGGTCCACAAGCGATTCCGCCAAAGGTCTTAAGAGGCTGCCCCCGGGGACGGATCTTGCTCACATCCATGATCAGGTCCACGCCATTGAAAGCGTGTTCCAGCATCATACCAATGCCTTCCACCCAACCTTCCCGGGAGTCGGGAATCACGAACACCTGCGTGCTCCCGTTAAGGGGATCGTTGTCATCAGGTTTGACTTCGTCTCGGTTCGGGTGAGACGACGCACACCGTAGAACCAGGCGAGCGTTGCTTTTCAGAACCACAGGCATCTTATCGATCTCTAGCAACCCAACTCCGACGCCCCCTCCCAACATGAGCTGATTGGCAATCCAGCACCAATCGTCGATACCATAGAGGGTTGTATACCAGCAGTTGTACCTGGCATCAGAAGGAATGCCCGGAACGCCCCCGACCCAAAGACCACGGCCAGGGGGCAGCGACTGGCCCGTCCAAAACAGATGAAAGAGCAACTCTGCTTCCGTGTTGCTGCTTCCCATCACCAAGGACAAATTCCCCTCCACTACACGCCGGACAGTGTCCGTCCAAGTCTCTCCTTCCCGGCAATACTTTGTCAGATAGGTAGAGCGAGCCAAGAGACTAGTGAACGGGTCCCCTTTCTGCCGGTAAGGAGCCAAGAAGTCTTCACGAAGTCGAAATTCAATGGGTTGGGAAACGGTGACGATCTCCATTGGAGTTCCTCATGAGGTGATGGACAACACTGCCAGCTCGACCAAGGACCTTTTCGAGTGAGCCGGTCCCTTTACCTTCACATCTAGTTCGCATAGAAATTTCATCTGCTTCAAAAGAGAAACGGCAGTTCGCTTCTGCACACTAGGCAGCACATCTCTCTTGAAGAAAAACTCTCGACTACCCCCCATCCCAAACCGATGGGCCACTATCCCTACGGTGTCCCCCGAATCAAGCATCCTACGAGCAACATAGTAGCGCTCTGCCTGCTTCATCAAAGCAGAGACGATAGGCACAGAAACCCCTTCCCCCTGATGTTTGTACAACGAAGACGCCTTCTTCATGGCCGTGTTGACCTTGAAACTAAAGGCTGCTTCAGCTAGTTGAGTCGCCTGGTAACTGTCTACCGAAGGTATCGCAGACAACACCAGCTTCAGGTGTTCTTTTTTGACAGTGCCTCGGGGGCCTACCAACACCGAAAGCTTGCCGAGCTCGTTGCAGATGCGCCCGGAGTTGTTCCCTAGGGATCTCCAAAGGATCCCCGGTACTTCCACACTCAACTTGATCCCCAAACGCTCTGCTTCCTCTGCCATCAGTTTTTTGGCAGGCTCCTCCGACCACGGCTTCAACTCCTGAAAACAAACCGTTTGACCTTTGGAGCCAAGCTTAGACCACGGATCAGGGAGTGACTTGGCTCGAACCACAGCCACCAGAATCGTAGCCAGATCCTTACGCTCCTTCTCCTCGATGTACCGAGATAGTTCCTTGCCTTTCACCTTCTGGGCGTTGTCCAAAACAACTACCCGATCTTGACCCCCAAGCGAAAAGGACTCACAGGCAGAAACCAGTTCCTCTTCACCAACAACAGCCCCGTCCAGCTGAATTATGTCTCGGTTCCGGAAAGACCTTCCGAATGCCAGGTGACGCCCCAACATGAAGGTGTCTTCTCCATAGGCCACGTGGAACGGGAAGGGCTTAGCCATCAACCGCCCTCCAACACGTCAGCCAAAAACGTCTTGGTATGAAAGGGCAACGTCGTCAGGTAGGTCTTACCCAACAAAGACTTCAAACCCTCTCGAAGCTTCCTCAAACGAGCGTCCCCCATTTGAGCCCTTAGATCCGTCAGAGAATCGACGACATCTAGGTTGGTCAAACGCTCTGAACAGTAGGGAAGCATCAGCAGATCTTGAACTACGTGTTCTAGAAAACGAAGACCCAACGGGAGTTCTGACTGTAGCCCATCCACAGTCGAAAAGAGAGAAGACGTGTCGCCTGATAACCCTGTTTTTAAGAGCCCCAAGACTTGATCTCGTAAAGTGAGACGACCGGAGCCCCATAGGGAAACGGCTCTTCCTATAGAGCCTTCTGCTAAGCGAGCGTAGACAAGTGCTTTAGTGCCGTCCTTCTCGAAACGACTAAGGTGACTCATCACCAACGACTCAGACAACTGACGGTACTGAACAACGCCGCAACGAGACCGAATCGTTGGCAAAACTCGGTCAGTAGACTGCACCAGAAGAAAGAAGCGACACGTGCTTGGCGGCTCCTCCAACGTCTTCAGCAAAGCGTTGGACGCTGCTGGAGTCATTCGGTCAGCCTCATCGATAACGAAAAACTTCTTGGGAGCGTCAACGGGAAAGAAGATCGTCTCCCTCAACAGCCCTCGAACAGCATCCACTCCCAGATCCTTGCCAGATTCTGGAACCAGCACCTTCAAATCAGGGTGCTTCCCTTCGTCGATCAAAAGATCGTGATGCTCGCCTCCTCCAAACATCTCTCTAGCAGCTTCAAGAACGGATAACCTGCGGCCGGTACCCTCCGGCCCCACTAGCATGAGAGGGGTGGTCAGGTTACCGTCAACTACCCTACGCAGGAAGCGAACGCCTTCAGCTTGTTCCTTCACCCGATCCAGCAACAGACTCTCCTGGAAGTTGGGGTGACTCCTGATTCGAAGCCACAGGCACAAGCTGCATCACAGCCATGAAGTTCTGCCCACAATCGGAGCACACGTAGCGGTAAGGCTCCCTCCCACTCATTTCTAGTCTGCCCCTGCAGCTCGTGCAGAACATCAAGCTATTAGGCTTCGTAGAGGAAGGCATAGGGGCAGTTAGGACGTCTGATAAACGAAGTAGCTAACCGGCGGGCTGGACAACGAAAACAGCCTAAAAACCAGGGTCTCCACCCAGGTTCAAGTTCCAAACGTTGCCACACTCCACGCACTCATAGGCTCGTAGTGGGACTCCGTCCGCTCCCAAAAGTTCGTAATGCAACATCGAATCGCACTTAGGCATTCGACAACGAATCTGCACCGTCTTTCGAGGGGGTTGTTCGAAGTCTTTAGGAGCCTTCTCTACAGCTTCTGAAGCAGGCAAAACAGCCTCGACAGCTTCTGCCTTTTCGGACATAGCAACCTCACAGACTGGCCGTCGGATACTCTTCAGTAAAGACCCCCTGCAGAGTTCCGAGTACTCTCTTGTAGAACGTATCAGCGTTCAAGTCCACAACAGACTGACTCAAAAAGTCGTTGGGGCTCAAAGTCACCACAGTAGGACCAGGGAACCGAAGCGGATCGAACGTCCCGTCATCGATAAAGGGTTGGATCAGCTTCCAATCATCTAGCGAAACGAACACATCAAAGCTGTTCCCATGAAGCCTCACGTAAGGGGACCCGTTGTCCACAAAATTGATCTTCCCCTGCTTATAGACAACCGAAACGATAGCTCTAGCAAGCTCCGGAAGGTCTCGTCTTCTGAGATGGGTGATTCGGAGACCTCCAGGCCGTCGCAAACGATTGTCCACGCCAATGCTGGAACACAAATAGAAGAAGGGCCGGAGTCTCCTCCAGCCCTTCAAAGCTGTCCAACTATGCCCTACATGCGAGGCATAGGGGTAGCCGGCTCAGGCTTTTCTGGCTTCAGCACCACAGCTTCCGCAGTGAGCATCGTACCGGCCACAGAGACGGCGTTAGCCAGCGCACACCTGACTACCTTCAAAGGATCTAGGATGCCAGCTTCGATGAGATTCTTCATCTCCAAGTCGGTGGCATCCACACCCACGAACTTATCCTCCTGCTCCAGCGTCTTCATGACCAGGTAGTCCCCACTTCCACCAGCGTTTGTCACGATCTTTCGCATGGGAGTCTGACAAGCCTGCAGGACCAAACGATACCCTGCCAACTCATCCGTGTTCGAAGGGGGAGTCCGAGTAGAGGAAACCTCCTGAGTAGCCCTCAAAAGAGCCAAGCCCCCTCCAGGCACGATACCCTCGTCAATAGAAGCCCGAGTGGCGTACAAGGCATCCTCCATCCGGGCTTTCAGCTCTTTCATGACGAGCTCACTCGAAGCCCCTACCTTGATGACACAGATCCCTCCAAGGAGCTTGCCTAGCCGCTCCCGAAGCTTGTCAGCATCGTACTCCGAAACCGCTCTCTCGACCTCGGTTTTGATCTGCTCCACCCGGGCGTCGATTTCCTCTTGGTCACCCTCAGCATCCATGATCGTGGTTTCCTTGGCCGTGATCTTGACCCTAGAAGCTGATCCCAAGAAGTCCAAAGGACTGGCCTCTGACTGAGGATTCTTGAAACACCCGTCGAAATTCATCCCCTTGTCCTTGCTGATGAACTCAGCTCCCACGAGGGTAGCGATGTCCTCCAACATCTCCTTCTGCCGCTGACCGAACCCAGGAGCCTTGACCAACACAGACCGTAGTCTAGGCAAGTTCTGGACGAACAAAGCCATGCTGGCACCTTGGAAATCCGGAGCGATGATCAGGAGAGGACGGCTCTCCCCCATCACAGCTTCGAGCAACGGAATCAATCCCTCCACGGCCGAAACAGACAAGTCCGTCACCATGATATAAGGGTTGTCCAAGAGAATCTCAGGGCCTTGGTCCATGCAAAAGGCCGGATGCACATAGCCCCGGTCAAATTGCATCCCATCCACAGCTTCCATCTGGGTATGCATCCCCTGACCCTCTTCGATGTTGACCACCCCATCTCGACCAACCTTGGCCACGGCTTCCGCAACGATCTTTCCTAGATCTCGGTCCCCGTTAGCACTGATGGTGGCAACATTCTCGATGTCGTCCTGGCTCTTGATAGGCAGAGAAATCCCCTGCAGCTCCTCAACCAGAAAAGCTGTGGCCTTGTCCATCCCTCGCTTGAGATAGACCGGCGCCAGACCCGCTTCCACCAGCTGAAGTCCCTTACCGAAGAGCTCCTGGGCCAGAATGGTAGCCGTGGTCGTCCCGTCCCCAGCGTCGTCACTGGTCTTCGAAGCCACTCCCCGAACCAGCAGAACCCCTTGGTTCTCCCACTTGTCTTCGACTTCAATCTCCTTGGCTACGCTTACCCCATCCTTCGTGATGAGGGGGTCCCCGAACGCCTTCTGAAGGGTCACGTTCCTACCCCGAGGGCCTAAGGTGACGGAAACCGCATTCGCCAACTTGTTCACTCCGTCAAGCATACTTTTTCTGGCATCTGATCCAAATTTGATTGGCATCTCATCACTCCTGGTTGCGTATCTTGTATAGCGAAGCAACCGCCTTCGGATCAAGATCCTCTGGATCGGAAGCCTCCCTTTTGGTAGCCACACGCTGGGTGACAGCTTCCTTCGTCAACTCCCCCCTGCGAAGCCTCCAGGCACTGTTCTGTCCCGGGGGCTCTTGCTTGATCCAGAGCCAGCCGTAAACATCGAACAGCAACAACCGCTCATCGATGTTATCCCCCTCCCACATCACGAGAGGCTTCTTTTCGTCTCGTAGATCTATTACCAAGGCTTTCCAAAGACCGCTAGGCTTTCGTATGTGACGAAATAGCCAGCCTTCTGGCAGTAGCCTCTCCAGTTCTGCCAAGATCTCCTCGACAGACCATAGATTCATCTCTTCAATTGTGGGCATGCCTGAGTCGAGTCAGTCCGTTCCCTTGAGGTTCGCCACAGGGTAAAGACGATGAGCGACTCTTGCAATACCTGTCTGCTGCAAAACGACAAGCACCTCGTCCAGATCCTTGTAGACCTCTCCACATTCGTCCAAAGGCGTGTGCTTGCTATTGCCTACGATGCCCTCTACTTCGACGCCCCCCAACCGACGTTTGACCGTCCGCATCTGGTCGTCGATTCGTTGCTGCTTGTGATGAAGCTTCCTTTTGGCCTGCCCCCGAGCGAGCACCCGGCCAGACCCATGGTTGACCGAACAAGCCGACTGATGGGCCTGAGGTTCGGCAAAGAGAATGGCAGCCCCTGAGAACATCGACCCCGGAATCAAACACGGGTGCCCCGTCGGCTCCCACTTGGTACCTACCAAATCAGGATGCCCGGCCGGAAAGGCTCGGGTGGCCCCTTTCCGATGCACGAACCCTCGCTTTGTAGTTCCGTCGGGAAGGACCAGAGTTTCCTCTTGTACGAGGTTGTGACTGATTTCGTAGTAGACCTCCGCCTCAGCCCCAAAAACCTCTCCTAGGGCCTCCTGGACGCCGGAAACGATGGTGTGGCGATTGGCGATGGCATAGTTGGCTGCCGAATTGTGGTAGGCCCAATATTCCCTACCCAAGGGCTCGTCGATTCTCAGCCAAGAAGATTCCCGTTGGTTCTTCCTGAGACCTCGAAGCTGGGCTCCCTCGTAGAAGTAGTGGTTGGCTGTCTGCCAACCATAACCCCGGGACCCGCAATGGATCATGACCCAAACATCCCCGGTGGCCTCGTCCACTTGCATCTCAATGAAATGGTTGCCGCCCCCTAGAGATCCGAGCTGGGGCAGGGCTTTCTCATAGGCTTTCTCGATCTTGGTGAAGTCTGTGCCTTCGGGAACCGGAATGTACTGCCTTTCGCATACATCAGGCTTCGTCCCAAGAGGTTTGGCCCCATATCGGAAGATACTCTCCAACAACGCTGGGGAGAACTGGGGCATCAGCTTGGGGCGCTTGGATCCCACTCCCAACGCCACACGTTTCTCCACCTCGGTGATCCAACGCTCTCGGTTGTACCTACCACGAGTACCCTTGGCAGAAAGCCCCGATACCTTCATGTAGAGCACCCCACACGAGATGTCATATCCCGATCCGGCTTGAATGAGGGTGTCTTCTGTCACCACCACACCCCCGATGGGTACCCCAAACCCAGTGTGGGTATCCGGCATCAGATAGGCCCCCACCACTCCCTCATAGGAAGCGGCATTCCGAGCCTGATCCCACACCTGCTCCTCAGAAGCCTCATAGAGGGCTTCCGAAAGAAAGGCGTGAACTTCGACCTTCATGGTTGCCACTTTGGGCAACACGTAGTGGCCGTCACTCACCTTCTGGGCTGCGTACTTTAGGGACAACGGTCAGCCTCCAAGGAGGTTCGCAAAAACAAGTCCAATGGTCTATGAAGCAACAATCCCGACACTTGGAGTGACCTGCACGCCAGTCAGGATCGAACACCATCAATCCCTTGACGTTGGTACTCCCACACTTCGGGCACTTCATACCCGAGGATAGTACACCAAAAGGGTAGGGGGCGAGAGCCAAAACTCACGCCCCCTACGAACTCACCAACGCTTACCGCTGGACGTCTTGTGGATGGTCCCCAGACCCTCCACCTTTACCCCCGAGTCCGCCTGAAAGGAATCCGCCAGAGCTCCCCTCGCCTCATTGTCGAAGCTCATGAAGCAGGTAGACCCCGCCAGATCAGCCGAAGCCCCGGCATCCATCCCAACCACTCCATAGGCCCGAGTTCCCGCCATGTGAGTGCTCCGACGGTAACCTGCACTTGAAGCATACATTTGGGAAGAGGCAACCCTGTCCTGGATGTTGCCTGCCAAGGCCGAAAGCCCGGAGTTCTCGCTGATGTACTCCAGTTGGTGAGCATTCTGCATCACCCCGGCCGCTCCCGTGTAATCCCCGTCGTTGGCTTTCTCCTCAGCCTTGAGTTGGGCCTGAACCAACTGGGCCAACCCAATAACCTCGGACAGTACCTTGTCAGGGTTCTTCTCGTTGTCCCCGGAATGGAACCGAAGCTTGGCCTTGGTAGAAACCTTCTGCTCTACTTTCTTCCCTTCCTCTGTGATGACCAGGTAAGAAGCTTCGACATCGAACAGATTGACTGCACGGGGCCCGGCCTTCCCAGCCTTGGTCTGAACCTTGAGAACGATGTGCCGGGCCTCCTCAGCCAAAATGTCCGGCAGCGTGACCTCTAGCAAACCAGTCACATCAGTCTCGTGTGCATCCACGTCGGAAACCACCTCCACAACCCGATGCCCAGCCAAGGGCTCCACATCTACCGAAAGGTCTGTGGCGTAGGTCGAGAGGAGCCCCCCTAGTTCCTTCCCAAAAGCACTCAGAGCGGCGTCAGGCTCCTTGATATAAGCGTAGTTCCCAGCTCCTTGCTTGGCAAACGCCGTCAGGAAGTCCTGGTCACAACCACCCCATACTCCGCCGGCCCCATACCCGAAGGCACTCACCGTCACCTGGGCCCGGCTCTCTGCCAGTATCCTGAGGATGGCGTTGTTGTCCGTGATTCCAACCGTGGGCTCCCCATCAGTGAACATGATGACCCGAGGGTTGTACTTAGGAGGCAGGTCCAGATTCTGGACCAACTCCAAAGATCGACTCATGGCCTCGGCAAAGTTGGTGCCTCCAGAAGCCTTCAGCTTGGAAATAGCGTTCCGAAGTCGATCCTTCTGTTCAGCCGTGACTGGCCCGGGGGGGACTAGAACATTCACACCGTTGGAGAACACTACTAGCCCAGAAACATCCCCGGGCTTAAGATGCTCCACCAACTTGAGGGCCGACTTCTGGGCATATTCCAGCTTGGGACCGGTCATGGATCCAGAGACGTCAATGACCGGAAGCACGGAAATGTCCGGCCTCTTCTCCAGCCAGTCAATCTTGGGGGCCGTGAGCGTGAGTACGAGGAAGGTCTCGTTGTCTTGAGAGTTGTTGAGCTTGGTGTGTGCGAAACGTGCTTGGATCTCCATTGGGAGCCTCCGTAAAACAGTCGAGGGGATTGCTGGTCACGTAGGGCTGGACAGGCCCTCAAATTCGCAGCGTTCCGGGTTCGATGTCCGCAGCCAGCTCAAACCTGACGGTGCAGCCGACTGTACGTGCCTCCCTGGTATCCCAAGGCAGGGGCGCTCTTACGAGTGGGCACACCCCAAAAGCCCAAACCTATCGGTGCGGCCCTTTACTGATACACCCCCTGGACACGGGAAGCAACCCCTAAGTTGCGAGAAGCCTCTCCCAACACGTTAGGGGAAGCTTCACAGGGGGCATTGTAGAGGCTGGCAACACAGTCCCCGGAGCTCGGGTTCGGCTTTTGACTACCCGAGCTCCCCCGCCTGGTAACAACCTCTCTACCTCAGATGCCATGTGACTCAGGTAAGCCGGAAGGGCCCCTGAGCAGGTTGGTTTGGCGTATAGCCTCAACCCCCAGTACGAGTCGTAGAACAAGTAGAGCTCGGGGTACAAGGATCGAAGCTTGTTGAGGCAAGACTCTCCCGTTCCCTTGACCAACTGGCTGATGAGCGCCTCAGCCTTCTTAGCCTTCTGACTGAGCCTAGCCACCATACCTACAAGGTACACAAAAAAAGAGGGCCGAGCAACTTTCGCCACTCGGCCCTCAATTCCTCTAACGGTCTTCTGATTATGCCGCCGTTTCCAGATACGGCAACCACTCTGTGGGCGCCAGCTCCGGATTGATGATCGGAGGAGTCATCGGCAGCGTCTTCGGCTTGACCGGAACCCTCAAGAGAACCATTCCGGCCTGCTCAGGCGTCCGGTTCGCCTTCTTCGAGTTGCAGGTGTAGCAAGCGGTCACGATGTTGGTCCACACCGTCTTACCACCCTGAGACCGAGGAATGACGTGATCGTAGTTCAGCTGACTCATCGGGAGCTTGTTCCCGCAGTACTGGCAGGTGAACCCGTCCCGCTGGCAGACGTTGATCTTGCTGAACTTGATACCGCTCTTCGTGGTCCCGATTGACCGACGAAGAACGGCCACGGCCGGCACCTTGATGGTCAAGGACTCTGCATCGGTCCCGATCACCTGGCGCAGAGCTCGTCTCAGATCTGGGAAAGACTTGAGGGTCTCCCGTCCAAGAACGGCTAGGATCTCATCGTACTGGGCCAAGACCTCGATCTTGCCGCAGAACATACGAGTCACAGCATCCTGCCACCCGATGATTTCGTGTGCCCGGTAGTGGTTCGTGAGGATCAACGTTTGAGTGAACATGGTACACCTATCGTTTCAGCTTTTTCATAGCACTCCTACAAGTGAGCATCAGAGACGCTCAGACACCTTGACAGGACTTGAAATTGCTTAGTGGAGCCGCCGGGACTCGAACCCGGTTCCAGAAACCTTTGCTTGTAGCCTCATTCACGAGCGTAGCCAACTAGTCCCCAAGGGGATGTTCAAAACTCAGGAGGCCGCTGGCTGCCTTTCTGAGGTTCCGGGAATCTCGCCCGTCAAAGCCATTCTGCAATGTCGATCACAAGTGGTTAGGCAATCCTTGTGGTCCAGTGGCCTTAGTGCTGACGTCCTTCCTTTACCAAGGCTATCTCAAGGTCGGACGGCTTTCAGGCTGCGATGGCCTGATCAGCGATTGCATTATCGTTTGCAGCTATTTACGGCTCGGTTTTGGAAAGGGCCGAGCGCCTCTGCTCGCAACTACAACCTCCATGCCTCTGTCGAAACCAAATCGGCCCCGATACTTATCCCAGACCATACACCACGAGGAGGGCCTGGGCAAAAATCTATTTGTTGTACCCCTCGAAATGACATGACCTACGACTACGACCGTTCCGTCACTGCTGCCAAGAACCCCCTAATCACGGCTCTCAACCGAGCTCTTCGAGGGATCAAGACCAACGTCATTAAGTGGCTGAACTCCAACACCGACCTGGTTTGGTCAGCAGGATCCACCTACGACTACATTGGAATTGGCTCGACGGTCAGTTTCTTCGGGGCCCCCAACACAGAGCAACGCTGGACCGTCAGATGCGAAGTGAACTTCAGCACCACCTCCCATGACCCTGACTCCACCTACCTGGCCATCGTCAAGGTGTACGGGGGACAACGCCAGCTCGAAGTCTACAGCGTCAAGGACAAGAGCCTCAACGAGCTCAAGAGAAACGCTGGGCAGCTCCTATTCACCCAAGCCAAGAAGGCCATCACGGCCTTCCTATCAGGCTCTTCAGACCGAGAAGTCACCCGGTTGAAGGACGAGCTGAAAGAAGCTCACGACTCCCTCTCGAAAGCCGAAGGCGCCCTCAAAAAGCTCGATCAACTCGTGGGCAAAACCAAGGACCCAATCGCCGATGCGGAATCTTTGATTCGAGCCTTCAGAGAAGCCGAGTCAGCAGCCAGCAGCCTCAAGTACCCACTGCAGAGTGGTCGAAACCTCGTCGAAGAGATGGTTCGGGGCGGCCGATAGTCGATAGAGAAGTGGCTGCCCGAGTTTCCTCAAGCAGCCACTAGGGGCGAGCGGTTTCCCGACTTGCCCTCCACCACTTCCCGAGAGAACTCGGTGAAGACTGTGTTGTGCGAGGCGTGGGAATCGAACCCACCGGGACCTGCGTGTCGAGCAGGCGTGTTCTCCAGCTCACTCGCCTCGCTTAAGGCTGTTGTTCTATAGTATCGTACACCACCCAACAAGATTCCAGACAAGAAATCTCACAAGTGTTTTGGTAGGCCACGGAGGAGTTGAACCCCTACGCCACCCGGTAATAGGCCGGGCGCCGGCATACCGTCCGGCTTAGGCCGTGGCCCTTAGTAGCCCCTCCCGGACTCGAACCGGGACGCCCTTTCGAGCGGCGGATTTTAAATCCACTGCGTCTGCCATTCCGCCAAGAGGCCATTGGTACCGGGCCAGGGGATCGAACCCTGCTGAACCACCTTGTAAGAGTGGCGTCTTCACCAGAAGACTAGCCCGGCGTATACTCGCCGCATGTCGAGCACTATGGTATCCGATCCCACGGACACTTCAACCCGTGTCTCGCCTGTCAAGATCGTGGGTGAGGTCAAGGAACCCATCCGAGACTGGAACACGGTCATCAAGGGGCCCGCTCAAGACGGATACGTACGTTGCACCTACGTAGGCCCAAAGACCTGGCACGAAAGACTGCTGGAAGAAGGACTGAAATGATCCGACGCATCTTCATGTGGCTTCTCAACCTCTGGAGAACAACCCTCAGCAGAAGACGACGACTCCCCTCAACCTCAGGTTCTGATGAACTCCAAAGTATGTCGGTATACGTCAACGGACGACCGTTGGTTCCTGGTAGAGACTACACCAGAAGAGGGGAAGGAAATCTTGCGTTCCTCTGCCAAATCGACGCCTCCTCCATCCTCGAAGAAACGTACGTGTACGTCAACGGACTGCTAATGATGCCCGGAGAAGACTACGTGTTGGAAGAAGGACGCCTGACCTTCCTGTTCCAGATCAAAGAGAATGACATCATCCAGGTACGGCAAGGACCCCCAAGACAGGTCTTCTTAGGGAGAGACGTACGCATCCACGTAACTGCAGACAACGAGGTGAGAAGCGAGTTTGAAATGGGAACCCCGCCACCCCCCAAACTAAAGAACCCCGTGTCCTGGAACCCTCCCAAGACCTCTTGGGAACGCCTCCTAGAAGAGTAGTGCGAGACCTGGGGATCGAACCCAGCGGATCCTCTGTGTGAGAGAGGTGCGTTCACCAGCTCGCTCGCCTCGCATTGCCCGACCAGCCGATTACGGTCAGATCCGACCAAACGGTGGTCAAATATGGACACCCACAGGACCAGGTACCATGTTGGTACACCGAGAAAAACACTTGTAAAACCTCACTAGCGAACATGCGACTGCTAATGGTTGAAGATTCCCGGACAGACCGGGAGCTGCTGCGATACCTGCTGGAAGAACGGTTCGCCACCGATCGATCCGAGATCCTGGAAGCCTGCAATCTGGAAGAGGCTGTCAAGCAATTGACCAGGATGCCCATAGATGTGGTGATCTTGGACCTTTCCCTCCCTGACTCGGCCGGCAAGGAAACCTTCCAAACCCTCCACCAAAGGTTTCCTGATGTACCGATCATCATCATGACCCATAACCAGGACCGTAAGTTGGCCCTGAACATGGTCAAGGACGGGGCGGCCGACTACATCGTCAAGAACTACACAGAAGCGGAAGAGATCTTCCGTCGAATCATGTTCGCCATAGAAAAATGCCGAACCAGTATTCGGGTACCCCCTGCAGAAGCTACGTTGGTCAAGAAGGTGGAGCGAACCAAAGCCGCTCTGCTAATGGCTCACCAAAGTGGAGAACATCAAGCCATCTCCAGCAGAACGGTCGAAACCTCAGCAGCCGTAGCCGACCTGTCCAGGAACATCTACACGCACATGCAAGAACAGGGGAAAACCGTCGTCAAGATCGAGACTCAGCAAGACATCATGATGAAGATGCTTCAAGTGCTGGATAAGGAGATCCTTCAAGGACACTCCAACCGGCCCTCGATGCGTACCCAGGTAGATGTACTAGTCAACGACCACAAGAATCTAGAGGAAAGGGTTACCAACCTCGAAGCCGATCGCCCTTCAATGCTGGACCTGCAGGAAGTCGTGACGGGCCACCAAACGCAGATTCAAACCACCAAGATGCACAACCGTACCAAAGTCATCTTGGGAATCCTGACTTTGCTGGGGGTGCTGGCAGGAGCCGGGGCCACGTATTATGCTAGCGTCCAATCCAGCATGTTGAAGTTTTGGAGCCCCTCTTCCTCCCATGACTGAGCCTTTCTGCAGGAACAACACGGCCGAGTTTCTTTGTAGGGCGGCTTTCCAAGGATCTCACCTAGCCCAAGCTGTACTCGACCAGAAAGGCACCATCATTGCTGCCAACCGACGGTTGTGCGTGCTCCTAAAAGAGAAGCCTGAGTATCTGGTAGGCAAACCTCTCAACCAGTTCGCCAAACAAGGGCACAGCATCACACTGCCTTTGAGAGAGCCAGCGGAGAGAAAGTACGTGAAAGGGGATGGATCCACGTTCCATGCTCTGGTCACAGTAGCCAAGATCCCCAGCAACCAAGGGTACTATCTCATAGAGCTGCAAGATCTAAACACCCTGAAAACGCTGCAGAACAACCTGCAACGACAGAGTGACGACCTAGATCAGTTCGCCTACATTACCTCGCATGACCTCCGAGAACCTGTCACTGCCATAGCCGGATTTGCTACCCTGCTCAAGCGACGGGTCTACGACAGCCTAGGGGAAGAAGAGAAACACTTCCTGGACGAGATCATCTCCAGCACCGAACACATGGCGCAGAAGATCGAAGACTTGCTTTCCTTCTCAAGGGCCAGCCGAGTCAACCTCCAAAAGACCTTCCCCCTCCGACAAGCCATCGAGGAAGCCAAAAAGGCTTTAGTACGGTACGTCAAAGAGTCAGGCGTAGTGTTCCAGTTAGACCCTGACCTGCCCATCATCCAAGGCGACCGTAGCATGGTGGCTCAAGTCTTCCAGAATCTGTTCTCCAACAGCATCAAGTATCGAAAGGGACCCCCCAGAATCGAAGTTACCGCAAAGCCTTTCAATGACCACAAATGGCTCATTTCGGTGAGGGACAATGGAATCGGCTTCGACATGAGGCATGCCAACCGAATCTTCGGAGTATTCACCCGTCTGTACACTGTTGAACAGTATCCAGGAACGGGGATTGGACTGGCCATAGTCAAACGTGTCGTCGAACACCATGGGGGTAAGATATGGACCGAATCAGAGCCCAATCAAGGGACTGTTTTCCACTTCACCCTCCCGGCACAAAATGAGTCACTTCCGCATTCTCCTGATTGAAGACAATTCCCGTGATGTGGAGTTGGTCCAGCTGGCCCTAGAAGAGTCAGCTATCGACCACACTCTTCACGTGGAAACTGACGGAGAAGCCGCCCTCCGCCACCTTAAGGACTACTCTCCTAGACCAGATTTGGTCCTCTTGGATCTGAACATCCCGAAGTACAATGGCTTGGAAGTTCTGAAGGAAATCAGGAAAAACCCCCGACTCAGAGCTCTGCCCGTGATAATCCTCACGAACTCAAACTCTCAAGAGGATGTCAGGAAGGCATACGCCACCGGCTGCAACGCCTACATCCGAAAACCTCTCGGATTCGACGCTCTGCAAAAAACCGTTGAGGTCATCCAACTCTTCTGGTGCAACGTAGCAACGCTGCCTCCCCGACCAGACTCTATTCCTCCCAGCGACCCTAGGAGGGAAGAGTAGAGTCTTCCACATTTACGTACGAATGGTCCACCCTACCCTCAGAAGGGGACTTCTCTACACGCCTCCAGAAGGTGGCTTGACCTTCCTGATCTATGAACACGATCCAGGAACGATCCTCGGGCATGATCCATCCGGTGTAGTAAGCGGGGCTATCATAGCGATGAACGTGGATGTTTTGCATCAGTCACTCCTTTCAGTCAGGAGCGCTCGGCCATCCACCTTGCGCTTTTGAGAAAGCTTACACAGCCTCACAGAGACTGTCAATGGCCTCCCCGCTGGGAGTTGAACCCAGTCAACGGGCTTCGGAAACCCGTGCTCAGTTCCGCTGAGACGAGGAGATTCTTCTTTGCATCATTCGATCAGCAACCTTAGGGTGAATCCCTGAAGTCACCAACCTCTGATACTCTTCTCTCAACCGTAGGAAGTTCTCCCACGACCGATTGAAGCAAGGACGGCACTGGTACCTGGCAGCGAACCCAGCGAAGTCCTCCCCTTTCCAAGGCAGGTAGATGACGCCGCAAGTAACGCATTTCATCCAGGCCAATATACTAGACCCCCCGCTCGGAGTCGAACCGAGACCAACAGATTTCGTAGACCTGTGCCCGCATTCCGGCGGGACGAGGGGAAGTGTGGTACCCCAGGCAGGAGTCGAACCTGCAACCAACGGCTTCGAAGGCCGGTGCTCTATCCTTTGAGCTACTGGGGCGTGTAAGCCCGAAACTTCACTCGGGCCAAACTGGAACAGATTTCAGCAGAGCTAAGTTCTTGTTCTTGTAGGCAGGTTCCTCTGTCACCTCCACAGCCTCTCCAGCCCAACCAGGAAACTCGAACTCCTCTGCCTTTTCCAAGCTAGGAAACTCACATTCTAGGATCACCAGACCCTCAAGATGTCCGTGGTATTCGTCTACTTCAATCTTAGAATTCTCAGAGAAGTAGCGGGTCTTTGTGATCAGACTGCCAACACAATGTTTCTGGACCAAAAGGTATGCCCACGCAGGGATCGGTTTTTCCCAATCCCTACGGACAATAGATCCTGGACCTTTGATCGTAAGGAAAAAGTCGTCTCCGAAACGCCTGACTCGAAGCTCCCCATCGGAAGAGATCAAGTAAGCCTGCTCCAGCATGGCCCAAGACTCGAACAAGGTACGACTGGGTAGGGTTTTCAGACGCCACTTTCTCTCGATTTCCACGACGCTTCTCCTTGGCACCCCCGGCAGGACTCGAACCTGCAACCTGCAGCTTAGAAGGCTGATGCACTATCCATTGTGCTACGAGGGCATGGAGACCTGGGAGGGAATTGAACCCTCGAAACGGGTTTTGCAGACCCGTCGCCGAGCCATCGAACCAGGTCAAATCTACCTATAGCCATTCTCCCATGATGGACTACACCAACATAGCTCAGAGAGTGGCTTTCCGATACCAAAAGAAAGAGACCAAGAAGCACAAAGTCGAACGCCTCAAAGAGGTGATCCGATCTGCTACAGGTCTAGGGAAAGGGCTCGCCGAAGACATCGCTGATGCCATCGTACGAGGACGGGAAGTTGTACGTTTGGCCATCCAGAAAGGGTGGCCTATCGAGGACGGGAAGATCGTAGGCCCACGGGGCTCTCTAGACCTAGCCATGGCCAAGACCGCCTCCCTCAGAGGATGTCCCAAGTGTGGATTCGTGGGGGATGAGGAAGGAAACATCTACGACCCCACCTTCCCTTGCCCCAACTGTGGTCAAGGTGGGGCTATCGTCTCCAAGTAGAGCGGACGACGAGATTCGAACTCGCAACCGCCTGCATGGGAAGCAGGGACTCTACCATTGAGTTACGTCCGCAATGCTGGGCCTCACCCCAGCTCGGCTAGATGTTCTCACAATTCAGCCAGAGCCGTCGGAGAGAATCGAACTCTCAACCCCGTCCTTACCAAGGACGTGCTCTACCTTTGAGCCACGACGGCAATACCCATCGGAGCCACGCACCGATGGCAACAAGCTAAGCAAACGTTCCGGAACTTCACCATCTCCGCCTCATCGGGGGGACTGATGAGCAGAGCTCCAGAACCCTCGACCAAACAAGCGTGGCATGGCTTGAGACAGCTCCTGAGCCGCTCATAGCACCCCACACACAGATGATACTTCCGGCGCTTCTGGAGACCTACTACAGGTCCCAGCAAGATCGCACCAGGAACCTTGAGCTCCTGGTGGCAAGAGTCACAGACGGGCCGAATCACAAGACCAAGAAGTCTCTCAAGCTGGCGGACGGTTTGAACCCCTTCAGGTCACTCCCAGGCCACCCTTGTCGATGGGCCTCCACGATGATGGTTGCCACTTCCTTGGGAGTGAGAGTGGTCTTGGGAACCTCGTCCACAGAAGGCAAAATCTTCCCAGTCTCGTCGCACATCTCCCTGGCTCGCAAGATCACCTGAAGGAACTTCCGGTCGGTCGATTCCACGGTCAGGCGCTTGTCACAACCCTGCCGACGGGATGAAACCATCCACCGGTACTTCTTACCCTCGACCCGAATGTTCCTCGAACTCTTCCTGGGGATTGTCATGGTACCACTATACACCAACGGAGCCGCAGAGAGGACTTGAACCCCCAACCACCGGTTTACAAAACCGGAGCTCTACCATTTGAGCTACTGCGGCGTGTCATCCTCCTCGGAGTCTTCCCCGAATAGAGGATCGAGAAGATCGTAGAGTTCTTCCTCGTCATCTTCGAACAGGAAGGCTACAGATTCCAGAAAGTCGATGGGATCGTAGTAGCGGGTCTCCCCATCCACTACAGCCTCAACAGCATCCTCAGTGATGCCCTGGACCTCTCCGCCTTGGTTCGTTTCCAAGTCCCAGAACTCGATGGGCTCGGTTTGAGTCAGGTCGATACCAGCTCGCTTCCGGAGCCGGTGCTGCATCGGGTTGACCTTGACCTTGCGACGGTAACGCTTGACCTCACCTCGATGGGTGGCCCGCCACTTCTTGCTCTGACGACGGGATTTGATCTTGGTACGACGGTACTGCTGCTTCCGCTTTCGCTTGGCAACACCCTTCTGCTTGTATCGAAGAGCGACTCGTCTAGCGATTTCGCTACTCATGATCCTGCCTCACCCCGATACCTTCCTCGTACTCACTCCCAGAAGCCGTGGGGCCCACGTTCTCTGACACAGAGCACCCCGGGTAATGCCAGGGTATTTCTCCTTGATGCCACCAAGCATCACAGGACCCACAGGTAACAATTGGGAATTCTTCGTGCATTGCACCAGAGGCTTTCAATAGAAAGTTTGGTGGAGCCAGGGAGGATCGAACTCCCGACCTCCTGTCTGCCAGACAGGCGCTCTCCCAGCTGAGCTATGACCCCAAATACAACGGGAGCGAGCCTTAGCCCACTCCCGAGGGAAATCAACCTTTCTTGTTGCGAAACAGCTTCCGCCAACAAGGCCGACACATGTAGGGCCGACCAGCTAGCAGGGAAGCAAGTTCGCAGAACCTGCAGTACCGCACTAGGCACCTCCTTTCTTGGAAGGAGGCGCCTTACGGGGGTATGTACCTCGCAGGCATAGCCCTAGTTAAGCAGACCTCAGGCCAACTAGCAATGGTGGAACCGAGGGGACTTGAACCCCTAACTCCTGCATTGCGAACGCAGTGCTCTCCCAAATTGAGCTACGATCCCAAATAGTGACCTCTCCCACCTCCCCGAACTAGGTGAGAAAGGAAAGCCGCCGAGAGTTGCTACGCTTATTAGGCCAAGTCCTGACGGGGAAGTCTGACCAAGCGGCGGTTCTCAATACAGCTTCCCAGGGCCTCGGGGGAGCGGCTGCTGCTAGCGTGACAGCGTCACCCTCTGCCCTGGTTTGGTTGCGGAGGTAGGATTCGAACCTACGGCCTCTGGGTTATGAGCCCAACGAGCTACCAGACTGCTCCACTCCGCGAAATCACCTGCTCTCAATCATCTGAATCAAGCAGGTCGAACATCTCTTCCAGACTCAGATCTACATCAGGCTCGATCTCCAGTCCAGCTTTCACTGGGGGATCGGGTGCCTTTTCTATGGTCTTACCAATAGACCTTCTGGCCGGTTTTTTCTTGTCGTCCTCACCCAGGATCCAGGGGATCAACTCCCTCCTACCTTGGTAGCTGAGCAACTTCCTGAGCCACCCCCGCTCATCTTCGTCCGTAGAGGCTCCCATTGCCACTTTGACAGCCTTTCGGAGGATGAGCCACCTGGGTGCCGGACCTTTGGTGTCCGCCACTGTGAAGCCCACCAGAGCCCCGTGATAGCTGGCACAGGCAATCAGGGTTTCCTTCCCCCTCAAGGAGTAGGCCCTCACAGCCTCGAACAATTCGGCCGCTGAGTCGAACCTAGTACTCGTAGTGCGACCGTTCCCTAGGGGCTTCCCACTGGTAGAAGTCGAGCCACTGGCGGTTTCGGTCTGAGTGGGTGTGTCGTGAGAAGAGCTCCCACGCAAAGTCTGTTCGATTCCACTCTTCGCACTCATTATTGATTCGCTCAAAGCTAGATGGGGAGGGTAGGTGGTCTTCGGATATAGCCAACAAGAAGATCGGAGGCACCCCCGGAGTGACGGGATGGTCGTAGATAGAGATACACAAAGAGAAGCCAAACCTGCAAGATCCCATCTGGGTCAGCAAAGGTTCACTCTCTATGAGCTCAAACACCCTCTGGAACTCTTCTCCCTTCATACGAAGGTCCCGAACCGGGAGGGCTCCGTACCCCCACAACCTGCGTTGCAAGTCCGAGAGCCACTCTCTTGTCTCTCTGTCCATCGGTACCCCCGGGCCGATTCGAACGGCCGATCTTCGGTTTAGGAAACCGCTGCTCTATCCCCTGAGCTACGAGGGCGTGTCTTGTGCTAGGAGCCGTTCCCAGCAAGTAGGTAAGGGTACAGGATCTTCCTTAGGAGTGGAAAGAGCCTTCTCCCGAAGAGCTTCCAACAACAGTCGTTTACCTTCGGAAGTCTGAAAAGCCCTTACAAGAGTAGTGTGTTCCGGCGTGTCCTGAAGTCGAAGAGCTCTGACCTCTTTAAATGAAATCTGCAGATCCACAGACGACTCTTCGTCACCTTCCCCCTTGTACGCTATTATACCGTAATCAGGGGGCCTATCTGACCATAAGGCGGTATACCCAAGAACGAACAACCCCTTCAGGTCCTCGAACAACTCGAACAAGTCTTCGTACCTGAAGGTTCTGGTCCGAAAGACCGCCAACGTCTCCACGGCATTCGGAGACTTCAGAATGTCACCGAGTTGGGACACGAACGAACAATGCCACAACACCCCGTCGATCGTCAACTTTCGTGGGGTGACCGACGGGATTCGAACCCGCTATTTCCTGGGCCACAACCAGGCGCTCTACCTTACGAGCATCGGCCACAGTGCTCGGAGAGGGACTCGAACCCTCACGCCCACAAGGGGCACCGGAATCTAAATCCGGGGCGTCTGCCATTCCGCCACCCGAGCAAAACGAAAAAACTTATGAGGCTCCTCAAGCATGGGCACTAGATGGTTAAGAGACGGATCAGTGAAGATCTCCTCTCCTGGGTTCCACACCCCCAACTGGATACTGATCAAGACCCCCCGCAAAAAAGATGTCCTTCAAGCCGCCTATGATGTCACCAACAAAACCATCCGAATGCTGAAACTGACAATCAAAGGCACCCCAGGAGTGGACCCCCTTGAAGAAGGAAAGAGTGACTACGAGAGAGCGGAGCAGAAATCCCACGAGGACATCAAAGCCCAAATCGAAACCGTGGCTTCCAAGCTCAAAGTGACCCTTCAGAAGACTTCCCTAAGCAACAGCTTCACCAAACTAGAACAAGAAGTATCGAACCTGCTACGTAGCCACAAGGCAGCCATCCAAAGCAACCTCAATGAAGTCCTCTTGAAGACCTCTTCTTTAAGCCAGAGAGTAGCCCTTCGCTACCTCAGAAAAATCCGACGTTCACGGCGGGAATCGAACCCACAACCTCCGGTTTGAAAAACCGCAACTGCGATCCGGATGCTCTCCCGTTTGAGCTACGCTAATAGTCGGCATCAGACAACCTACTCACCCTCCTACTCGGAGCCCCTACTACGTACCGCCCCTGTCTGGGCCCTTCCCCCAGCTCACGGTTTTTTACGCATTTGCGGTTGTTAGGCGATACGGTTCACGGCTGCTTTCAGAGGACTTTCCTTTGTCCTACTTGGCTGGGGTGGAGGGAATCGGACCCCCATTCACGGATTCAAAGTCCGGCGTCCTACCGTTGAACGACACCCCAAAGTGACTACAGGAGTCTTTTGGCTTCCGCAGTAAGTCTGTTGATCGCTTCCCCCCTCTGCTTTCGTTCCTCAGAAGAGTAGTGCTTCAAGTCCCGAAGCAACTCCGAAATCACACCTTCTTTCCCAAGAAGGATGCCCCTCAACCTGACTCTCTCTTGTTCCGTCATGATGTCACCTGTGATTGGCTGGGATGGAAGGGATCGAACCCTCAACCTACTGATCCAGAGTCAGTCGCTCTACCAATTGAGCTACATCCCAAAGTCTAAAAGTTCAAGTGCTGGCTGCCTATTCTTCTCCAGTAGTACAGCCTAGGGAACCCCGACATCCGTTAGGACCGGGTTCAACAGAACCACCGGCGGCCGCTCGGTGTGCCTATCACCTTTAGAAGGCGACGGCAAGACAACCAACACTTGGTGGGTCTGCCAGGTATCACCCTGACAGACCCTGATGAGTATGAGGACGGCCGATCCTACAGCTTGGGCCCCGGTGGGGAGGTCACTGTAGTCAAACCTTCTGGTACTAGCTCACCTCTTGTGACCAGCCTCGGTCCTCCCTAGCTTACCGTCGTCTTCCTGGAGACCATCCCAAAAAGCGCTTTGGCAGTAAGCAGGTCCTGCCTTTCGACAGGCTGGGCTTTCACCCATTGTGGGCCCCGTCGGGTTCGAACCGACAACCAACGATTTATGAGACCGTTGCTCTGACCGATTGAGCTAGAGGCCCTACCTCCTTTTCCCGGGCTTGTGCGGCTGCCTGGGAATGGTAGCCAGAGTCGGAACCAAAGCCAAGTTCTGAGCGATTGTGGCTCTGGAAAGGTCTTGGGAAACTCGCTTGTAGTACGGGTGGTTCAACCACTCAGCGTAAGGAGTGTTTCCCCGGGTCTTGTTGCACTTCTTGCAGGAACTCACCAAGTTGGCTGGAACCGAGGGGCCTCCCTCTTCCCACAAAACCAGGTGGTCCACCGTCAAGGGAACGTCCCCCCGGCCACAGTAACGGCAGTGGTAGGCGTCCCGACGGAACACCTCCCAGGAGACGTTCTGAGAGATCTGCCGCTGGCTCTTCCGGACGATGGCCTTGACCACCTTGCCAGCCTCGTCCAGGACCTGAGCCTCGACGTTGAGCAGGTCCGTCTGCAGCAGGAACTCCTCCCACTCCTCCTGGGTGAGCGTCACGATCTCCAGGGGGAGAGCTTCCTCCTCATCCGGAAGGAAGCAAAGGTAGTTCTTGCCCTCACCGCTCCAGATGGCTCCAGCCAGCTGAATGGTGTGTCCCAGGGCCAGTCGAGGAAGGTCAGCGAACTTCATGATAGCACTATACACCAGAAGTTGTGGCGGAGGGCAGAGGTCTCGATCCCCACGGCGTTGCCACCGCAGACTGATTAGCAGTCAGCTCCAGGTCCCACCTGGTTTACCCTCCAATAGCGGAAGACGGAGGTCTCGATCCCCACGGCGTTGCCACCGCACTCTGCTTTCGAAACAGGTCCGAGTCCCACTCGGTTCGTCTTCCTTGCCTTGAATTGAGTACGAGTACAAGGTCCTCGCTCCACCCCAACCCTGACGGCCGTGAACAGCTTTCGGGATCGGGTACCCATCAACATGTTGGAGGAAGGCGGGAGAGTCGAACTCCAATGCTCTCGCATCTCCGGTGTTCAAAGCCGGCGGCCCACCACTGGACCTTCACCTTCCATAGTGTCCCGGATGGGACTCGAACCCACATGTAACAGCAAAGTTCTCGTGTAGGATAACGCGCTTCCCTGCCATGGCGACTCCCGCCCACCCCTAGCTGTTACCAGTAGGGCATGGCCCGGTGCATCCGCAACCTTGAGAACACCCCACCCTGGCTGGTGTTTCGGCAAACATCGCCCACCGACTCCTCACCAAAGCAGGTTCAGCTACTCCTCCACCCTGAAGCAGATTTTGGAACAGGCTCCGTTTTTCCTGCGCTCTTTCCGTTTGAGCTACCGGGACAAACGGTTGGGGGACCAGACATGAAAGAGGGTCCGAAGGCCCTCCCCAAAGCCAGACTTACGAAAGACTCAATCCTCCAACCTAGCGGAGAGCGGAGGTCTCGATCCCCACAGCCTTGCGACTGCACTCTGCTTTCCAGGCAGGCCCAGAACCTATCTGGTTCACTCTCCAAACGGTACCCAATCCTCCAGGACCCTCTCCCAACAGGTGAGAGGTTGAGAGCTGGGTCCCGGAAGACTGTAACCGTAGCCACCTCGGGGCCCATACCCATCCTTTCGGACCAGAGTTCCCTGATCCGCCATCTTCTTCAGAATCGAAGCGACGGAGCTAGTCTTTTCCTTCAGAGCCTTCGCCACTTGAGAAGCGCTGCTCCACCTGTGGTACTCCACGTAGGTCAGGATGCGCTGTCTCAACGGAGGCTCGATGTAGAAGCAGGTCGTCACTGCCATGGGTCAGGATTCTATCATCCCACTCCCCAGTTTCAATCTCTCTGACGACTTTCAGAACGTGGACCGGGGTCTGACCACCAAGGTAGTAGCCATGAAGGACGGGGATCCGGGGCCGGCAAACCAGCTCTAGATCCTCGATCTGCTGAAGCATGTCGAAGACTGATGCTTGTTCTTGAAGGGTCATCCGTCGTCCGTTGCGTCGCCCATCCGTGGTCCGGAGACAACACATTCCACAACAACCCTTGTGACCGCCTCGCTTACGTCTGCGTCTCTTGAAGTGCATGGGATCCTCCTGCCGGCGTCACCGGCTCGGTAGTGATCCCAGACCAAAGGGCGAGAATAGAATCCAACAACTTCACTTGCCCAACTTCGTGAGGTAGTACCCATGCGGCGCACGACCCGAAAAGTCTTCTTGAAGGGTCCTACACAGACTAGGCTTGGTTTGACCCAGCTTACTGATTCCGTTCATCTTGTGCGGCTTACAGAACAGACAACCAGCACGTCGATTCTTGGGGCGTCTTCTCTTGTGATGCATGAAGTCCTCCTGCCGGCGCAACCGGCGTGAGCATGACTTCCTGCAATCTGCGAAAAGCGAACATCAGATTTCCTCGACAGGATACTTGCGTTGTAGCCCAGGCCAAGCATCTTGCAAAGACCTGACTACTGCCTTGAGGAGTAGATTCCGATTCTTCGGAAACAAGTGCTTTCGAATCCGGTCCCAAGTAGCTGAACTTTCTAGAGCTCGGTCCACGAAGTTGTTGTTCAGGTAGAGTCCGAAACCCTCGGTGTCCCGACCAACCTCGTCAGCATGAGCGAGGACCTCGTCAACCACCTGCCGCATGAAAGCTCGGAGCTCGGTAGGCTCATTGTAGTACCTCTCAACAGCGTCAGGTGAATCCTCATGAGCATCCCCTTTGTGCCGAAGAAGATCTCGGAGATGGGTCACCTCATGGGATAGGACCGAGATCAGCTCTCGCTTAACCCCGGAAAGGTTGTCCAGAATGTCCTGGGGAGAGCGATTCGAGTTGAAGTTGATCCGAAGAGCCCATTTGGAACCGTACCCTTTGGCCTTACCCTTCCCATCCGCTCGGTAACGGCTTTTAACGGCTCCTCCGTCCACCCACCTACGGGGGCTGTCCCAAACCACCGTAGACTTGGAACCCACTTCCACCGGGACGTTGACAGGGTATCCCTGGACATCAGTCGTCTCGTAGACGCCCACGTAAAAACCCCACTTGGGAGTCCAGCCTCGGGTCATGTACAACGGGCTGGATAGATCCCGAAACTTCATGTGCTTCGGGAGCTCCCGGATGATCTTGTCAGCCGTGTTCTGGACCATCCCCTTGTTGATGGGGATGGGACGAGCTGCTTCTCGACGGTCGTAATCGTAGGCCATCACTATCAGGCTGCAGCGAAGTACTTTGAAACTTCCTGGATCACTGGATTTGAGGACTCCCGGAAACCGATGGTCCGGTCTACCACAATATCCATCTCTCGGTCCCTACTATGAACCACTCGGGCCCGTACCTGAGCATCCTCGGGAGAGAAGTAAACGTAAGACTTCACACTGACGGGCTTTCCCGTCTTGGGGTCCATCCCCATGATCAGGTCTTCTCTGCCTCTCCCCTCGTAGGATCTGGAGTTTAGCTTGAGGCCACGAAACTTCCGGCTCTTGGCGACCACATCGATCACCTGCTTGGACAAAGACTCCATCCACTGAACCAAGCTATCACCCCACGGCTTGAGAGTTCCTGCTGCCACGCTCCGATCATAGTCGTAGGATTCCATGATCAACAGTCCCAACAAGTAGATTGATCATGAACCCCTAGAAGGTGTCCCTTAGCCACACGCAGGAGATCTTCTCCTGGGGGCTTGGGATTAAGAGATTAGGACATCCGAGTGGAGGTGCGGTAGGAAGGTCACATAGGGGGATTTGAACCCCCAACCCTCGGAATAGGAATCCGATGCTCTACCAATTGAGCTGTATGCGTGTAGGCACGTTCCTGCGGGATGTCCTGGCGCCGCTCTCCGGAGTCGAACCGGAATTGCTTGTATGCACCATACGGCGGGCCCCCGAGAGGGCCGAGTGTACATGCGGGGCTAGCTTAGCTTTCTTGTAGGGAAAGTGAGGCGACCGTGCCTCAAGAGCGGCGTTTTTGAGTGGCGGGGCTTCCCGGAGTCGAACCGGTAATGCTTGTAGGCCAACTACGGCGGGTTTCCTAGGAAACCGAGTGTGGTGGCGGGGTAGAGCTGATGCTCCTGTTCCAAAAAACAGGCGGGGAACCACATCCCCTGTGAAGCCCCAGAAGCCGGGCCGAAACCCGGCAAAGTCTCATTCCAGCTTTCTCACGATGTTCTCCAGAAACCAACGGATGCACTATACACCGTTGGAGCTTGTTTTCAACCCCCTAAATCCTGGTGGCGGGGGCCGAAGGGTAGACCTGGAAGCTAAGCTGCTTCCCAGTTTCTAGCCAGGCTTGGGCGCTCCGAGCCAGGTAGGTGCTCACCAGACCGATGAACGGCAGGAAAGCCCCATCCTCGCAAGTGGCAATCCCTTCTCCAGACTCGTAGTCGATATTGAACAGATCGTCCCAGATGACCCGGCCGAACATGCCCCCGGCAGAGAGAGCTCCATGAAGACACGGAATACCGGCCTGCCGAACAGCCTTCTGCAGGATCTCACGGGAAGCCCCGTTGTCCAGGCAGTCTAGAACCAGGTCCGCTCCCTTGAGAACGACCTGAGCGTTGCCCTGAACGAGCTTGTGAGGAATGACCTCGATCTTGATCCCCCAGAGGAACTGCATCGCCTGCTGGAGGGCTTGGGCCTTGTTCTTGCCCACCGAATTCCTGGGGTGAAACTGAGAAAGGGTATTCTTCTGCTCCACCCGATCGAAGTCGATGGCACGAATCCGGGCTGCTCCTCGGAGGAATTGGATGGCGTGGGATCCGAGGGCCCCCACACCCACTACCATCACTGTCTGCATCTTCATCTCCATCTTGGGTGACAGCGGATGGCCCGAAGGCCACCCACCTGGTTATCAACCAAACTCTGCCTTCGGCCGAACCACGAGCCGGTTGTAGGGGACTTCCTCCTTGGAGGCGAATCGCTCCACAACGTACCCGTCGAAGTCGGCGTTCTGGTCAGCTTCGATTCCAGGGACATCTCCACCACGGACGGCTTCGGTGGCCCAGGTCAGGATGTTGGCATCCGTTGCGTCGAATGCCACTGGGTCCGGCAGATCGCCGTTCTGCTGAGCCCAGGTGATGTTCACACGTGCTTCATGCTCTTCGATTGCCATCTGATTTGACCTTCCTTCGTGTCTACCCCTAAGGGTAGGAAAGTTCTCTCAGTCTGGGTACCCAGACCAGTTCATCTTCTACGGCAAGTGCCTTGTAGTCGTGTTTCCCAGGACCAAACCACCTGACCAAGGCGACCCGATCCTCGCTGGTGATCCACCAATTGAGCTTCTTTCCGAGAGCTCGCTCAATGGAGGAGAATGTCGTGACATCCGTGTAGGATGGCCCGGGAAGCCCACGGCCAGGATGACTGTGGGCAAACCCAGACAGGTTTTCACGATTCTCCCAGAGGACCTCCCACAGAGTGTGGCTGTCAGGAATAGCCCCCGTTGTCCGATCCGCTGGGGTGTGCCAATAGATCGGCTGCTCCTTCAGATCCAAAACAACGCCTGATTCCTGCATGGTACCTCTCAGTCTACGTGACGATACACCACCAAGATGTGCCGACGGTCAGCTTCTTGTATGACCCCCGGAAGTGACTCCAGGGTGAACCTCGTGTCGGTCTGCTCCCCAGTGGCGTGGTTGGTCAGACAGCAGCCGGAATCGATGATCCTCAGGGTCTGAGCGTCACAAGTGCACTCCAACCCCCGGCCGTTCATCCGGTACCGAACAACCATCTCGCCCTTGTTGTAGGAGGGACGAGAGTCTAGGTACTGAGCTCCTCCTACCGCCAAAGCAGCTCTGGCTGCCTCAGCAAAGTCGTAACGAGCCAGTTCCCGACGTCCAGCAGCATCCCCCAAAGTCTCGATGATTTCCTGTCTCCGAGCCTCCAACTGACGCTGCCGATCCTCTTCCTCCCGACGCTTTCGTTCCTCTTCTCGACGCCGCCGGATCTCCTCCCGATGCCACGATTCGAAACGAAACGCAGCCTCCAAAGCAGGGGCGACCCCCGAGACATGGTCCACAGACTTGGCTTCGTCGAAGTATGCCTGAAGAACCTCATCCTCGGGACCAAGAGGGAACTCCTGGCTGTCGTAGATGAGAGGGCCGTCCTCGAAGGACCGGCCAGCGACTACCCGAACGAACCGATCCAAACCAGGCTCGATCAGGTGAACTCTCTCGAATCCCTGAGCCAGCTTGATTGGATCTGTCTCGACCCGAGCCTCATCTGGCACGAGTCGGTCAGCTACCAGGTAGCCTCTCAGACGATCCCTGAGCTCCCCAGACTGATCAGCAGGCCCCGTCCAACAAGCCTTCCGGCCCGCCAGACGGAACCTATGCCAACCATGCTCTTGAGGGAGTTTTCCCTCGATACGCCAGAAGCGATCGAAGGATCGGAGAGACCTTCCTCCCACCCAGGGGGAGACGAACGTCTCATCCTCGGTCTGAAGCAGATCTCTCCAACCCATGTTTCACCTCATGCAGCCCACAGGGGCTTCTTGAGCAGCTCAGTGTCCAGAATGGTGTCCAGAAGGGTCACCCGCCGAACCTCCCTGTGACCAGGGGTCTGAGCTACCGGCGTATTTGCGATCAGGTCACGAAGGATCCTCGGGGTCGCATAGACGTCCGAGAACACCTTCTCGTCGATCGGGATCACAGGGATACCCAACTGGGCTGCAGCTTCCTGAACACAGAGTCCAGGGTCCCAACCGGGAGACACGACCTTCACCAGAGCGAAGGCCACGATGTTGAGATCCGAGTTCCGAACGGCCTGAACCAAGGAACGAGTGTCCGCTGCTTCGTCTCCGATGAAGAAGAAGAGCGAAACCTCCTCCTCGGCTGGCATGTACTCGGGCTTCGAGAAGAAGCGTACAGCCGCACCGTAGTCCGTGCCTCCAGAGCCGACCATGCCCCGGAAAGCTTCCCGAACTCCAACCGACGAGTGCTGCTTGAGAGTCACCTTCCGAGCAGACGAGTTGAAGGCACAGATGAAGAGCTGATCGGGCGGGAACCCAGGCAAGAACTTCTCGATGTGCTCCTTGGCTGCCTCGATAGCGATACCCATCGAGGAAGATCGGTCCACACAGAAGAAGACCCGAATCCCTGTAGCCACCTCTTCGACAGCCTTCAGGACAGACTGGTCAGCAGCCCCTTCGAGTTGCTCACGAGTCTGCTGGCTCTTGACGTTACGAGCCACGTTAGCAGCTCGACGGTCCTCGGCAGCCTGAAGCGCAGCCTCCCAACGCCCCCGAACGTCCTGGTCCTGCAAGAGGCCCAGTTCTTCCAAAAGTGGCGTGTGGTTGATCAGGTCCTTGTCCGAGAGGGACCCTGCCTCCACAGCTGCTGCCATGATGGCTCGGGTAACCCCAATCTCTGACGGAACCAGAGTCGTGACACGCTTCCAACCAGTCCTCTGACTGGTGATGATCTCGCAGATCTCCTGTTCGGTCTTACCCGCCCAGGATTCCTGCTTGGTCACCTTCTGGTCGAGAGCCATCTTCCGGTGTCCCCCGTCAGCCTGCTTCTGAGGCCACCGAAGGATCTGGTAGAAGAGGGGGCTCGACGGACTGTACCGAGACTGCTGAGCCAAGTCCTGTACGGTTGCTCGGAAAGCACCCTTGTTGACCAAGCCCCGCAGCAGAACCGGGTTGTCTTCCCGGTATCTCAGCCACTTCTGAACGACCCTGGGCCAACGACCCAGGTAAGCCCTCCGAGCCGACTTCCCGAACCCAAGATCTCGGTTGATCTGGGCGATCTCAGGGACCTCCAGAATCTTCCGAATGCGGAGCAGAAGCTTCGCATCGAGAGCAGACTTGTCGGACTTCCCACCGTAGTGAAGGCACATTGCCTCACCCACGTCACGGAAGTCGTCGTCGAAGAAGGCTACCTTGCCCTGGTCCATCACAGGGTCACCCTTGCGAGCCTGAACCAGGAGGAAGGCCGCCAGTACCACCTTCAGATCTCGGTGGGTCTGGGAGTAAGCGTAGCTGGCCCAACGAGCACAGAACTCGTTGTCGAGCTTGTAGATCTCAGCCACCTGTCGGTACATCCAGACTGCCACTTCGGGAAAGAGGCCAGGCTGACGGAGCTCCCCGATCTTCCGACGATCGGCACTGCGAACCGTGCCGTCGTTCCAGAGAGTGCCCACTTCGACCTTGCGCCGAGTGGTCTTTCCGTTTCGTCCCCGGGCCCCAGGGAGGAGCTTGTAGACAACCTTCTTGCCGTCCTTCTCGACCCAAGTTGCCTGGGTCCAGCGAAGGCCGATCTGGCTGTCTGGATCGGGCTCTACGATCCCAACCCGGTTGTGGACCATGTGGTCCTCGTAGGTCAACAGGACGTTGATGATACGCTCTGCCGGACCCAGGTTCTCACGCTGTACCTGGTCTACCATTTTCATCTCTCCCGACACGGCGGGACGGCATACCGTCCAAGTGTGTCTGCTGGGGTAAATACACCAGCCGGAATGACTGGCGTAGAAATTGGAACAGTGCTGGGACTCGAACCCAGTAACCGACGTCCACGGAACGACTGTCAGGGCTTACCCTACTCTAGAAAAAGGGCAGTGATCCTGCGCCATTCACGATCTCCCGATCATCGTGACCTTTCGGTCAGAGGCTCCATGCCACCGGGTCAGGGCGAGAGGATTTGAACCTCCAACCACCGGCACCCAAAGCCGGCGTGCTACCAGATTGCACCACGCCCTGAAAAAGAATTTGTCAACCAGCTCCACTGAGGCCCTCTACTGGAACTGAATTATGACCCTCGAAGAACGAATCGCTGCAAGGTACGCCGCCAAGAGAGGCCCCCAAGGTCAACTCGTAGCTGCCATAGCCCCCGCTCAAAAAAGAAACGATGACCTGGGCAAACTAGCGAAAGTCTTCACTTACGTGGAGAGTCGAGGAGCCATGTTCGACGACAGAGACCGGGTCAAGCTCGACCGGGCCTACGACAAGGCTCTCAAGATCGGACAGGCCGGGGCCAAGGTCGCAGAACGTATCCTGCGATCCAATCTTCCTCTCACAGGAGCCTCCAAACCTGCTCTACAGATGTTGGATCTTTACCTGAAGGACTGGAAGTCCAACGAGGCTCAGCACCTTTCAGCCGCAAACGAGTCCAATAGCCACGTGAAGGTCAACCAGGGGAACCAGACGATTGGAGCAGCTGCTCTTGTCAACGTGGGGATCATCGATGTGGCCAATGCCGTCGCCTACCAAAACCCCAACGAGAAGTCTGTTCGAGAGAAGGAACTGGCCAAACTACGGTAGTGCTTCGGGACGGAATTGAACCATCGACACATAGATTTTCAGTCTACTGCTCTACCGACTGAGCTACCGAAGCGTAGCGACCCCCCACTCGTCACGAAGACGAGCAAAAACTTGTCCCCTCAGGACTTCCAGACGTACTTGTATCCGTCTCGAACCAACTTCGAAGCAGGATCGTGCCAAGCCTTCTCTAGATAGGCTTGGTAGTCCTTCTCATACGTACCAAAGTCAGGATGCTTCTGAGCCTGAGTCCGAAGCTCGCTAGCCGAGTAACTGTCCTTCCCGTGAAGCTTCGAAAAGACTTCTCCCAAGAATTTCAAGAACTCCGGGTAGGAGCTCTTCCTCCTAGCTCGTAGGTAACGAAGAGCAACATTGCGAGCAATTCTCGATTCTTGGTCAGACATGGTCATCTCCTCTAAAGAGACCTATAATAGCAATAGCGACCCCAGGGGGAGTTGAACCCGCCATTTCTCGGGTGAAAGCCGAGGTTCCTAACCATTAGAAGATGGGGCCTTGGTTGTGCCTAAACCCGAGGACTTTCCCCGAGGGTAAAGCAGAGGGGTTTAGGAAAGTTGGTGTCCCCAACGAGATTCGAACTCGTGTTTCCGGAGTGAGAGTCCGGGTGCCTAGGCCAACTAGCAGATGGGGACATACGGGAGCCACCGAGAGGAATTGAACCTCCAACCTTAGCTTTACGAAAGCTCTGCTCTACCAGATTGAGCTACGGTGACACGGAGCGGGTGAAGGGACTCGGACCCTCAACTTCAACCTTGGCAAGGTTGCACTCTACCAATTGAGTTACACCCGCAAACAGGGGAGACTCCTAGGATGTCGCCTAGGCAACACACGGACAATGCCGCATCTAGGAGGACCCCCACGCCCGTCTCCCTTTCGGGCTTGACGGGGTGGAGCGGGTGAAGAGACTCGAACTCTCAACGTTCAGCTTGGAAGGCTGACACTCTACCAATTGAGTTACACCCGCAAATGGAACTTGCTGCAGCTTACAACAAAGACTGTTGCCCGGACTTCGAACCCAGTACGCTCTCCCAGGCTGCTAGTTTATTAGAGAGGCAAGCTCCGGCTCCAGGAGAGGGATTCGAACCCCCGGCCAATCGGTTAACAGCCGACCGCTCTACCACTGAGCTACCCTGGAATGAGTTAGGGCCGGTGTCTTCCAACTTAGACGACACGACCCGGGCCCATAAGGGCACTGTGAGTCGTGGCGAACCTTGAAGTCCGCATTGCCGGCCCGGTACGAGACCAGGGACTCGAACCCTGCTTCTCCTGCTTGTAAGGCAGGTGCCACCACCCGGTAGCAAGTCTCGCATGGTCGCAGCGAGAGGAATCGAACCTCAGCCCAAGTCCGTATGAAAGACCGGTACCACCTTGGTACGCTGCGATGGTGCTTCAGGTTGGAATCGAACCAACACCTCCTGCTCTTCAGGCAGGCGCTTCCACCAGGTTAGCTTCTGAAGCATCCACATCCTCGCCTGGTCGAGAACACTGCCGGGGTTGGAATCGAACCAACCTCCTACCGCCGCTCCCAGGAAGGTGTCGAACCCTTCGGCTAGGCGTCCCTAGACAACCATTCCGACAGTTGATGTGGTCAGGGCAAGAGGACTTGAACCTCCAACCTCACGGTCCCGAACCGTGCGCTCTACCAGGTTGAGCTACGCCCTGAAGTCGAACCGAGCCGTGTTGCGCACACCTAAGTAGCCGCCCCTCTACCACGGAATCAAACCGTTACACCCACCGACGAGACAGGTGCGTCACCAGACCGAGGCACACTTGCTTCCAGGCTCCTAACTGGGACTGCTCAGTTCTAAGATGCATGCTAGCCCGCATCTTTGGTCAGGATGGCCGGACTTGAACCGACAACCCCTGGTCCCCCAGACCAGTGCTCTACCAGGTTGAGCTACACCCTGAAAAATCGAGCGTCCGAGTGAGGGAGCGGGGTATGCTTTCGCACGGATTAAGAGTCCGCTGCCTTACCGTTAGGCTACTCCCCCGTTTGGTTGGGCTAGGCCCTAGGGGGGGAGGTTGGATTCGAACCAACATATTGCTTGTATGCTCATCTCGGCGGGACGCTCGATTGGTAGGACCGGAAGGAGTTGAACCTTCGTTTCACGCTTATCAGGCGTGCGCACTTACCCTTGTACTACGGTCCCGTAGCGAGGTCGGGAGTTGAACCCGATGTTCCCGAGCCCATGAAGCTCGTGAGACACCCTTTCTCTATCCTCGCAATGAAAGTTTGACGACATCCGAGTGTGAGAGCGGTTCAGTCTTGCGACGGAGTTACTTTCCGCTGCCTATCCACTAGGCTACTTCCCCATTGGTTGGGCTAGGCCCTGGTGGGGAAGGTTGGATTCGAACCAACGTTTGCTTGTATGCTCATCCCGGCGGGATGTCGTCTGGCGGGTCTATGAGGAATCGAACCCCATCGTCACTGGACTTGGAAACCAGCCGGCTACCTCAGCCTTAGACCCGAACGTAGTGGAACCGAGGGGACTCGAACCCCTAACCCCCGGCTTGCAAGGCCAGTGCTCTCCCAAATTGAGCTACGATCCCAAACTAGTGCTACAGGGGAGACTCGAACTCCCACACCCATTCAAGGATACCAGCTTCTGAGGCTGGCGCGTCTGCCATTCCGCCACTGTAGCAATAGACTTGCCAAGGGGCCCCTCGACAAGCCGTACCCAACGGTATCCTCGTGGACTCGAACCACGTCTACGCCAACCTGTTGGAGGAAATTGCGCTGGGTCAGTGCCTAAGGAGAGACTCGAACTCTCACGCCCACTAGGGACACCGGTTTTTGAGACCGGGGCGTCTGCCATTCCGCCACTTAGGCTTGGGGTGACTGACGGGAATCGAACCCGCCTCCGCTGATTCACAGTCAGCCCTCGTCACCAGACGAGTACAGCCACCATAGGGTGCTCAGGGGGAGACTCGAACTCCCACGTCACTAGGACGGCCGGCCCTCAACCGACTGCGTCTGCCATTCCGCCACCTGAGCATAGCCCCAAAGGAAGGATTCGAACCCTCAATCAAACCGTTAACAGCGGTCCGGCGTACCAGTTTGCCTACTTTGGGATAGACTGACATCCGAGTGTGAGAGCGGGATTGCGTTGTACACAGTTTCTTCAGACTGTTGCCTTTTCCAATTTGGCCACTCCGGCAGGGATAGGGCTAAGCCCCGGTGCCGGAGGCTGGATTCGAACCAGCAGATTGCTTGTAGGCTCATCTCGGCGGGATGTCAGTCGGCGCCCCTGAAGAGAATCGAACTCTCCTCGCTAGCGTGACAAGCTAGTAGCCTCACCAGATGCTTACAGGGGCAAATGTGGGGTCACCGTTTCCGACGAACCCCACGGGCAATTTCAGGAGAGGATAACCACCGCTGCGAACCTCAGCCGTTTCCGGTTCCATACCGGGGGGATCTGAGAGTCCACGTTTCCACCCTTAGGAGGTGGCGAGGCGGACATCCAAAGTCCTGTCAAGTTGTCAAGGATCGAAGGGAACTAGTCCCTACTATCTGGCACCGGGTGAAGGAGTCGAACCCTCGTACACAGGATCAGAGCCTGCTGCCTTACCACTGGGCTAACCCGGTATTTTCAGTACATAGTGATCTTCAAGGGTCTGGTCGCTAGCTTGATCCAGCGTTTCACCTGCTTGTTTGTAAGGGTTTCAACCTCTTTGAGCCCGAGAAAAGTAGCCAACCTACGCAAGGCTCCCGGATCAGCTTTCTTCAGATCTTCACTCTCCATTGTCTTGGTGCCCCAGGAGGGAATTGAACCCACAAACCTTCGGATTAAGAGTCCGCTGCTCTACCAAATTGAGCTACTGAGGCGTCTTCGTAGGAGTGGTGGGAATCGAACCCACAACCTTCGGGTTAAAAGCCCGCTGCTCTGCCTAATTGAGCTACACCCCCATGGGCGTTGGTGTTCCTTTCTGTGGTGGGGCCGTGTGGAATCGAACCACCCCGTCAGAGACAACGGTTTTACAGACCGCTGTTGGCACCAGCCAACTATTCCGACCCCGATCTTCGAACTATCAGTACAACGAATGGGGAGAGCGATTATTAACCCGGGCTTCGATTTTTCTTTGGACACCTGTCAAGTTGTCAAGTTGTCCAGTTGTCCGGTTGTCCGGTTGCTCTCTTGTACCTCCGATGCTTGTTCCTGAAACGACTAAGGCCGCCGTGGTTTCCCAGGGCGGCCTCATCATCCTCTAGTGGTGAATCTGGCCGCCCTATGTACCCACCTCCAAATTGGCGAACATGTGAATGGAGGTGGCGGGCAGGAGATATGCGCTATCTGGGCGCTTTTCAGCCGCCTGTCCTTGGACACACGACCACTGGGCTCCCTGTGAGCCTCTTAGTGTGGTATGTTTCCTGGCGGTCATTGTCCTGCTCAACTCGTTCTATCTAGAGACCCTCCGGAGGGAGGGGGTGAAGGCCAGAAGCCTTCGAACTCTAGGACTGTACACCGGCTTGGACGGGCCTGCAACAGAAAAAAGTCAGTTTTTTCATCCCGTCGTAAGTACACGAAATCGTTGATCACGTCTGAACGGTGCAGGCCATCTGCACCAGATTCACTACTCCATTGAAGTCAGCGTCCCCCAGGGACGCCCCCACCACGAGGTACTCGGGAGTGAAGTGCACCCATTCAGAGGTGGGGTCCGTCGCCCAGTTAGCGTCCGGAGTGGTCACGTCACGCCCCGGGACCTCGACCCGAAGCAAAGCGTGACGGGCACCCACTACCACGTTCCTGGAGTCCCACACCAGATGAATAGTGGCCAACCCTGACTGAGGAAGAGCAGGGTAGCTCGGGCTAGACACCAAGGCAACCGTAGTCCCAGCGACATCCTTGATGGTCAAAGTCGGTCGATTTGACGTGTCAATTCCGACCTTTATGTACTGCGTGGGACTCACCACCTGTGGGGCAAGGTAGGCTATTGTCCTACCTGTTCCATTGGCAGCAAGAGTAAAGTCGATCCTCATAGTCCCCTGGACACCCGGCATCCTGGAGCCCCGAGGGAACCTCCCCGGCTGAGTGAGCGGGAAAACACCTCGTCCAGAAGCCTCGAAAGCCAGATCCGTCAGAAGGGGACGAACCTGAGGGGGTACTCCCAAACCCTTCAACGTCGGGTGTCCTCCAAACGGAACCGTCGGAGTAGCCACTGACTGAGTGATGAAGTAGTTGCCTACGTTGAGCTGGTTGGGCATAGAACCTCCACCATCAGGGAGTTCAAAAGAAGTTCTTTTGCGTTCACTGTAACAGTGACACTCCCCGAAGCAGTAACGCAACAACTAGACCAAGCATCTAGAAGGCACAAAACCGCCTCTCAACGGTTCGTGTGCAAGATCTTCGGATCCCAGTGGGACCAATTCGTCGAGACGTGGGCCTCAATTGCATACGGTTTGGTGGGGGAAGCTTTGGGACCGTGGGGGAAGGAACCTGCGGTAGAGATCGGAACTGTCAGCGACGGAGCTCACTCAGCTGGAGCCAACGCCAGCTACGCTCCGTGGTCAGGACAGATCAGCCTTTGTCCCTCCTACGTCGAAGGCAAACCAGGGCGCACCCTGGAGAAGCTGACACACGAACTGTGTCACGCCAGCTTGGCTCTGTTCCCCGAAGGTGACCCTTTTTACGAGGAAGGCTTCGTAGACTACAGCGTCTGGGTGCTGGCTCACGCTCCCATCTGGGGAGACTTCCGAGAAGACATGATCCAAGCGGCGAACCACAACATAATCTGCCGTAGGGATCGAGCTCTTCGAGACTTGAGCGACTACGATCGAAAGCGGTGGGCCGGGGGCCTCTTCTGCAGCACCATGCACGGCCCTTGGATCATCAGCAAATTACAGATGAGGAAGTTGGAAGGAAACTTCACCTGGTGAGATATGACCTGGTCTTGGAAACCACTTCCCGGTGGAGGATACAGTGGCCTCAACGGAAGGGCCACGCTCAAGAAAGAAGGGCGTAAGTGGTTCCTAACCGTGGATGGGAAAGCACACGAGATCAAGTCCCGCAGACCCTCCTTTGACCACGCAGAAGCTCTGCTCAGAGACCTAGGCAAAACCTCTAAAGAGAACACCATGAACGCATACAGCTACGATCGAACCGCCGCCAAGACCCTCAAAGGATCAACCCCCTTCAAGGTAGAGATCTCAAGAGAGGATTCCGACCCCCCGAAATCCTACGGAACGCTCATCGTACTAGAAGGCGGTGTTGGAATTGGCAAGGGTTACGAAAGATTCAAGGCCACCATCATCCTCAAGAAGGGCAAGATCTACAAAGTGACCTTGTCCGAAGGAAGTGACTTGGCCAAAGGAGCTCTCTGGAGTACTGAAGTCGAGAGCTACCTTAAAACCACCTATGGATGATCAAGTACCATGAGCAAATACGACTACGATCGCCGCACTGCAGGATCCTTGATCAAAGGAGTTCTTCCTTTCTCTCTGATTATCACCAAGAATCTTTCTACCAAAGGTGTGGGAGGGATCTCCTACACCGACATAGAAGGAGAGTTGGGGATGGGGGGCAAGATCAAACCCTTCAAGGCTATTCTCAGACAGGATGCAAACGGAAAAGTCTTGGACATCAACCGAGGGTTGGACCACACAGTGGACAGAGTGTTACGAACGGATGCCGTTCAGAAACACCTGAAGATGCTCCACCAAAAACGGTTGGCGACTTCCGACAAGGACCCTGTCTAGATGGGCTACGACTACGACCGAAGAATGGCCGCCGACGACCGCCCCACCGTGACTATAGAATGTGAGGTGGCTGACACAGACGGTGTGAAGTCCGTCATCCGAATTCTTCAGTTCCTCCAGTGGTGTGGAGACGTAGGAGCCTCCCGAGGATTGAACTGCGGTAAGAAGCCTGTGGGTGGGTTCGACGGAGATGGGGCCGACCGTATCAACGAGATCCGAGTCAACGGGAAAGTAGTCGAATACGACAAGAAGCTCAGTAAAGAGTTCGACGATATTTCCAACTAGTCGTTGTCATCTCTCTCGAAGAACATAGCAAAGGTTTCTCTCTGTTCCCTACGCCTCTGTTCCTCTTCGTGAACGATGCCTACTCGCTGCTCGGCTGCTGCTTGCATCTCAGGATCTCTTTCGATCCCTGTCCAGAACATGTCTTCCAGATCAGCAGCTACAAGCGTTGAACCCGAACCACAGTAAGGGTCCAAAACCAGAGCTCCCTTACGACCCGACAACCTGCAAAGCCACCGCATGAGCTTGACGGGTTTACGGGTCTTGTGAACCTTCTTAACCCGGCCATTCAGAGAAGCTTCCCGCTTGCTGGCCTTACCGACGTACAGAAAAGGTTCCTCCAGCTCCTGCTCAAACTGAGGGTAATACCTGGAAGCTCCCCCTGAATCAGCATAGACGGCACTGTGGTAAGTTCGCTCCCCCAAGAATGTTGAGTTAGGGTTAGTCTGGGTTCCCGGGTGGGCGTGACTTTTACTAGGATCAGCTCGACCTGTCAGAGTACTAGGACGATCTCCCGTCTGCTTGTTCAAGGCCGCTGCCGGACAACCAGGCGCACACTCCCATTCGTACAGATAGTCAGGATCTTCCTGAGCCCTCTGGTTCTGGTAATCACTAGAGAAATCTCCTCCAGAAGTCTTTTGGAACCGATCTGAACCTTGGGGATGGGGGGCAACCTCTTTCACTCCCACTTTCCGGCAACCAGGAGTGTGCTCGAAGATTGTGTTGGGAGGCCAACGCCCCGCCTCCGTCACCTCGGACGCCCCACTCAAGTCTGAAGAGTTCTTCCAGGAGTCGCCTCGGACGCCCCCCTTCTTACGAACCTCTTCAACCTGGGCTTTGTGCTGCTCGAAGTCTTCTCGACTAGCATGCTTGACCCGGCAAGCGTCGATGTTGAGAGCCCCCGTACCGTGCTTCTGAACGTTCTTCGCTACCGTTCCCTTGAAGGGCTTTCGGAACACGAGGATAGGCTCCCACGTGGGTTTGAGCCCTGTACCGTACCCAGACCACTCAACAGCCTCGTCAGTGACGGGCCCCTTGTAGTCCTCTGCCTTGACATCAATACCCTTTTTCTTGTCGTAAGCTTTGCTGACGTTGTGACTCTTGGGCATCCCCTGGCTCTGGAGCCACTGAAGAGCAGGGTGTTCATCGGCGATAGTGTCCCGGTAAGAGAAACCTGCCAACCGGAGTCCAATCGAGATCAAGTCCCACGTCCTGGTGCCCCCAAACGAAATCACATGAGCACCTGGCTTGAGGACTCGGTAGATCTCCTTCCACACCTCAACGGTGGGGATCTCCCAATCCGAGTTCATGAAGTCACCCCCGGTGTCGAGGCTGGCCCCCATGAAGAAGGCTAGGATCTCTTCCGGACGAGGAGCCTTCTTTCCCAATCCGTAGGGAGGATCCGTGATGCAAATGTCAAAGGTGTCGCTTGGCAGCTGCCGTAGCAACGTTAGACAATCCCCCAATAGAACCTGGTTACGGTAGTCCATCGAAACTCCCAAGAGGGGTTTGAGACTACCCTCTCAATACACCGAGAGTCAATCGACTAAGCGGCCAGATACTTGTGGATGATGCCTTTGATCGTCTGCTTGTTGTTGCGAAGCCACTTGGTCACAGCCGGGATCGACACTCCCAACTGACGAGAGATGTCCGTCTGGCTGTACCCCTCCAAGAGCAGCCTCAAGTAATCTGATCCCCGAGAGCCCTTACCCACCTGGTCCAGCTCCTGGAACATTTGCCGGATCTCCCCAGGGGTCAGATCCTGAGCTATCTCCAGGAACTCCTCTGGGTTTCGAAAATCCAGGAACTCCCCCTCCTCGTTGACCATGGGGGTGGTCTGCCGGTAGGCTTGCCCACGCAGGTAGTTCCTGGTCTCGTTTTTCAACGCCATTATGACGTAATTCTCGGCCTGCTTGAGAGGGACCCCTGACAACCCTGGCTTGTTGTACTCCCCCTTGAGCAGCTTCTCTACCACCTTCCCTACGATCTCGTCCTTGGCGTCCGTGCTCCGTAGATATGAAGGCAAGATCTTGATAACGCTCCCTATGGCTACCCGGCCAAATCGCTGGCCAACACCAGTAGGAACCTTAGTCATGTCCCGGGGACCCCGGATACCCTTCTTGGCCGCAAATTCGAGCGCTGGCATCCCTTTGATGTCCGGGATACCTTGGACCCCCAGGGAGAGGAAAATCGCGTAGGAGAGCCTCCCAATCAGCTCAGCGTCGGAAAAAGACAGCTTGAGCCACAGGTGAGCCAACCTGACGGTGAACGGTAGCGAGGCATAGATCTGGCGGTGGAGCTCAGCCGCCTCAGAAGCCAACTTCTGATTCATGCCCCTGACGATCCATCGAAAGACTATCCGGCCGACCGCCTAGCCTTCCAAAACCGGTGGGCTTGATGGTTCCAACAAGGCTGCTGGAGCCACGGAACCTCGGGGGCTCCCTCTGGAACCATCACCACATCCCGATCCAAAATCAGGCGTTCCCAAGCCGTGGCCGTCCGATACCGAAGGGGAACCGTCATGTAGGGTTTGGTGACCTGGTTCCAACAACGCATACACCAATGCTCGTGTCCCGGGTGGGTCCCCCCAAAAATACCCGTAGGGTCCAAGAACACGAAGTCTCCCCGATCCCCTTCAGGGCAGCCGCTTGGGCCAGGCTTGATCTCATTCTCGTCGTAGACGTGTAGGTCGTAGGTCAGCAGATCAACCGGACAGCTGCGTTGACCACACCGATCGCAGACGATGACCCCGTCTGATAGCATCAGGCCGTACGCTGCCGAGGCCGCCGAATCCGGGAAAGCCGGTAAGTCATCTCCCGATGAGAGTTCGACTTGGCCGCCGCTTTGACCGCTTGGGGAAGTGTGTACCCCAAGCCAACCGCCCGGTTGACATTGTTCAGAAAGGTCTCGGTAGCCTCCCCCTCCTGACGAACACGCTCATCGTTGGACCCCTTGTCACACGAAACCGAGAGGGTTTTTCCGTGGTGATCCAATAGCAGGAGCATGTCCGTGATTTCCTCCACCCCACACTCCTCAGACTGGGACCCAGGGAAGGTTTCAGGGACGGTGGTCTCCCAAGCGGTCCCGTCCTCGTTAGGAGGCAGAACGAATTCCGAATTGGTGTGACGTACCCGATCTCGAACCCAGTTGGCAAAGTGCCGTAGAACGGCACACTTGAGGTAGCCTCGGCAACACTTGGCTACGTACTCAGGGTCCCGAGAAGAGTTGTTCTGGAGGAACATCCGAGCAAATTGGTGCAACACGTTGGACTGCATGAGCCGAGCCCAGATGTCCTGCTGAAGCTCTTCGAAGAGCTCCCGGGATCCCCGGAACCTGGAACAACGGAGAACCTTGGTCACGAACTTCCCGTACTGTCGGTAGAATCCGTTGACTTCGGTCGGAAGCCCGGCAGGCCAAGTGTAGCTCCTGGCTCCCAGGCACTTCAGAAGGTGGGCCTCGAAAAGCTCATCTAACCCGAGGAGCTCAGGACCGAGACGTTCCAGCCGAGGGAAGACCTCCCCCCAATGCGCACTGATGTCAAGGATGTCCTCCCTGGAGAAGGTGGCATGGATCGAGCAAAGCCTGCCCGACTTTGGCTCCGGGAAGTACCGGGATCTCCCAGAAGGATTCTCAGGATTTCGATCCCGAGCCTTCTTGGATGAGTACAGGAAATTCAACCAGTTGTTCCAACTGACTCCCAAGAAGGAAGCCGCTGTCAACGAGGATACCAGGGGTGTGAGAACCTCCTGATAGTCGAAGGTCTTGAAGAGCCCGTTGGCTACTAGCTCCTCAACTACCTTCCGAGGGTCATCACCAGGAGCATGTTCTCCCAAGAGTTCCGAGTAGTGCTGAAGAACTTCTTCAGCATTGGAAGGCAAACCAACAGGACAGGGAAGTCCTTGTGCCATAGAAGGCCCCTCCAACGGGCCATTTTTTGGGTCTCAGAAGGACAACGATTGGGAAGCCAGGATCTTAACCCGCTTCAGGGATGCCCTTCATTTTCTCAGAGACCAGAAACCTTCTCTATAGCCGAGAAGGTACCCCCGTCAAGCGAAAGACCTCTGGGATTTACCTTCTCCCAGAGGTCTGGATCCTGATCTGAAGATTTTCGACTACCTACGAGATCATCATCACCAAGAGGATTTACCAGTTTGTACGTAGAACCTGAGGTTTCTTCACTGCCAGGGGTTCCATCTTCGTCAAGGGTTCCATCTTCCGGGGATCCTGCTTCCTTACGGTTACCAGTCTCTTTACTACCTTCATTCATTCGGGAAAGGGTTTCAGTACTCGTTTCACTCGTACTTGGATGAGGATGATTTGGATGAGGATGAGAAAGAAGAGAGTGTGTATGAGTAGGAATTTTGTTGGGGGCCCAGGTAAGGAAATTCAAGAGAGCTATGTGTAGCTCTCTTGGAAAGAGAGGATCAGGCTCCTCCCTGACGTGTTACCGTTGGCCATAGGGGATCCGAAGCTGCGCTGAAGCTGGGGATCCCTTTTCGAGCAACCACAATACCTAGGAAGGACCACGCTCCCGAGGTAGAGGTTGCTTCGCTGGCTACGTGAGACTGATCCGAAGATCCCAGCTAGTCTCACCCTGGGCAGTAGGCTGTTTTTCTGAGCTCGTGGTAGCATCAGTTTCCTGTGGTGCCTGTGAACCACCCCCCTCAGCTGGAAGGGGGCTTGTTCCCTCTTACTGGATCCTGCTACGGTAGGCAAGCTCTATGACGATCACGATCCCATCCATCGTAGAACTAGCTGATGTGAACGGCCGGCCGAAGGTGAGGCAGGATCTCCCTTCTCTGCTGAGAATCGGTGATCCGATTGCTCTCCGGTTCAAGATCCAGAAAAACCAAGATGGCCGAGACCAGCTCTTGGAGGTGGATCATCGGTTCAAGGTGACAGCCGTTGGGATCGACAGACGAGACGACCTGCGTCAGTTGGTGGTGGTGGAGACCCTCGATGGAAAACCTCCGACCTGGCATTCGGTCAAGAAGACAGAGCCTTACCAGAGGGTGCTGGGTCCCACGAAGTTTCCCAAGACACCCATCTGAGGCCCCTGAGGGCCCCGCTGAGCCTCTTTTGAACCTTCAGGGGTATGGCTGACCGTCGGAAGCTAGAGGCCCTTCTACGGGTCGTAGAGCAGCAGATGAAGGATGCTTGCTTTTTCACTGAGAAGTACAAGAGGCTAGAGAAGGAACGAGCCCGTCTTCTGGGTCAGCTCAAGGGCCGCCGGTAGCAGCCAGGATACGTTCCCATACCGTTCTGGAGGTCCTGAAGGGGGCCCCGTCGAGGCTACACAGCTGAGCTATCTGCTCCCGGATCTCCCTGACATGTCTTCCGTGATGCTCCTCGATGAGCAGAAGAGCGGTATTCCAACGCTGGTTGGTACCAGGCTTGGAGATCCAGGACGTCTCGAAGACATCACGCTCGGCTTCTTTTGCCCAAAGGGTCTGGTCGCAGAACTCGAAGTACTGGCCCCCGGCCCCGTTGTACACTCTCCAAGCAGTGTCGTTGGTCATGGACAGAATCGTGAAGTCCTGGAAGGACAGAACGAACCAGGCATACAGGCCGTTCGGTTGTTTGACCAGTTTCCAGTCCATGTCAGTCCTTGTTGTCAGGGTTCAGGATGTGGTCCCACACGGTGGGGTACTCGTCAGTCGTCTGCTCCATGACAGGTTGCTTTGCAGGGGGCCCGGTTCCCCATTTTCGGCACGAGTCCGCCTCTTCACGACCATGAACTATCTCGATGATGTTCAGGCAATCGTTCCACCTACGGAACCCGGGTGGCCCTTCTGAGGGGTTGGAGATCACTCCCTCCCTCCCTTCAACCGAGTCATCGAGACCTCGTTGGACCTTGGTTTCGGCTTGTTCCAGGGGCATGTCTCTAACCGTCATGCATAAGCTGACAGCCATCTCTTTGGTCATGTTGTAGTGAGTGAACCCGTCGATGATGTCGCTCCACCTAGCCAGCCGACCATTCGGTTGACGTACTATCCTCCAGGCCATCAGTACCACCCGTACCGACCCCGGGCTCTCTTCTGTCGGCTACTCTCGTACTCCAACCTACCTCTCTCCCAACTCGCCATATAGGAGTTCGGCGAGGTCTTCCGGCGACCGAACCGTCGGTGAAGCGTCTTCATCTCGGGGAGGGCATCGAGGCAGATGTCCGGCCAGATGTCGAAGTAGATGGTGTCCCACTTCTGGCCCTTGGGAGGCTTCCATTCCAAGATGTCGGCCGTGATGACCTTGAGCTTGGCAGCCACCGAATCCCCGTGCTTCTCGGTGAGGTACTTCACGAGCTGGGGCTGCACCAGAGCCACCACATCAGCCTCCTTCTCGACGACCGTGATGCTCGTGACCTCGGGCTTGGTGATCATCGGGATGATGATCATTCCCAGGCCGAGCCCAGCAATGAGTACGTCTCCGGTGGCCGACTGGACGGCATTGGCGTTGGTATCACGCTCCATCGGGGTGTCACTCATGACCAGATAGCCACCAACCTTCAGCTGAACGTAGTGGCCCTCTGCTATTGCAGAGTCCCGACCTCCTGTGATAGCCGCTCGCATTCGAGTGTAGGAAGCCTCTTCCTGGCCGATGTGAAGGTATCTTAGAGAAGCTCTTCCGTGGTCGCCTTCGGAAAGAACTTCGTGCATTGGGGTGTATTGCAACATGCCCCTATTACACGTGAGGGGGCCCGATCTTAACCCAGCTGAACTACCTGAAATCGATTTCGTCGTTCCAGAAGTTCATGGGCCGAACCATCTGGTCCACTTCACATCTGTGGATCGGCGGGTAAACCCTTACGGAGCAGAATTCCACTTTCCCGTCTCCCCTCAAGACTGGTTTCTTCACCACCTCGTAAGGAAGGTCACTACTGTCGGAAGATTTGACCTGAAATCCTGACTGTCTCATAGCGGTCGCACGAAGATTACCCTACGAGCATTGTACACAGGACGAGGCCGGTTACCCGTCATTCCGAAGTAACTGTAGGTGCTATACGTACCTGTAGTTGTAGAGCTCGTAGAGGTAGTGGATGTGAACGGAAAACTCACATGCATGACGGGCCGTCGCATGGGAGGGGGAACGGGAGGTTGAACTTTCAACGACTCCACGTACTGAAGCACATTTCCCAACAGGATGAAACTCTGTTGAGCTCCCTCAGGATCTTCCAAGTTTCGATCCGGATGGTACTTGAGAGCAAGTCGCCGGTATTGTCTTCGGGCGACTGTTTTGATCTCCTCAAGCTTCGCCTGAGCCTGTTGAAAAGGCATCCGGCGAAGCTTGTTTATTACGCTTGGAGTTACTCCTAGCTCGTGGAGGAAATCCTGAGGAGTCACACCTCAGTGAACCGACAAGCAGATTACTTCTCCGGGGCGACGTGAGTCTGCCCGAACTTCACGGGCAGGAGCTCCCCGTGAACTCGATCCATCTCTTCCAACTCGGCTTGATCTGCAGCCTTTTGGATCTGAAGAGCTTTGGTGTGGTAGTATGTCGCACCACCCCTTACCCAAACTCGGATGGAACCCTTTTCTGAGTGTTGGTACAGAGTGGGTACCCATCCCCGTGCTCGCAAGTACCTATTCTCGGCACCGGCCAACTCAACCATGTATGTGTCGGGAATCGCTTTGGACATTCTCTTCACCCTTCCTTGCCGGCGAACCCAGAGATGACCTCCCACCCGGTGCCCCCGTGGGTGGACTCAGCTCCAGGACCATACCACCGGTCATGGTTGTTGGTACGAAACCCCCGAACCTTTCGAGGCACCTCTCGACGAAGTTCAAAACCGGCCAACTTCAAAGCCTTCAGGACCACGCTTGGGTGGACCTTCAGCTCAGCTGCTAGCTCGGCCCCTTCTTCGTACTGGACGAAAGTCCTTCCGTCATCTCGCAACTGGTCGCCCAGTTCTTGAATTCGGGATTCGACTTTGGGGGTCATGCTCCCATTACACGTGAGAGCCCCAGATCTTAACCCCCGCTCCGAATTTCAGTGGTAGTCGTACCGAACGCCCAGGGCGTCCCACTGCTTTCGAAGTTGCAGGATGCTCATTCGTTTGATCGTGTTCAGGTTGTCCTTGGCCCAGGCGTAGAACTTGGCAGCGTCTTTCCGTCCGACGTTGCTGTAGAGCGTGTCCTGCATGTGAGAGGGCTCCCCCGTCTTGGGATGAGTCATTTGGGTACGGTGCTTGAGCAGGAACTCATGGGGTTCTGCCGTGCCCTCGAAATCGACCCCTACGATCTTGAGCTTGCCTCCGGCGGGGGTTACATCGATTCCCCGCTCTTCATATTCCTCGATCGAGATCTCCGTTGGATAGTCGTGTTGCACGTCTTTCACGAAGGAGAGCATCCGCTGGTAGTCTTTGTAGCTCCGGATCATTTGCGTGGCCATGTTGTCCAACCATTTCTGATCGTCGCCCTTGTAGGCGTAGGTTGGTTGGAGAGAGAACGACCGAACCTTCTTTCCCCGCTTACCCGCATTGGTCAAATCCGTGACTCTCAGATGATCCCGATAGCGGTGGATTCGAACGGTTCCGTGGTCGAGGGTTCTGCCTAGTCCCAGAGCAGCTTGAAGGTATCTAGCGGCAACTTTGAGGGCAAGAGTCTTGGTATCCGTCATGGTGGCTTCTTTCTCGACAGTAGATCTCCAGATCTTGAAGAGACCCATCACTTTGTTCTTCTTGCGGCCCTTCGGGATGGGCTCGATTTCGACTGTAGGCTGCCCTTTGTCGTTCTCCCCGAAAGAGACAATGCGGCCTTTCTTGTTCTTGTACTTCCCGTACAAAATTATGTCGCCCACATTGAAGAAAGCTGCCCGGAAATGCCGAGCAGCCACTCTTTCGACAAGATCAGCCATTCACTACTACTTCCGGAAGGTGGTCCCGAGGGTGGGAACCCAGATATCCCTTGTCTTCGACCAACTCATGTAGTCGGGGGTGAAGATACAGAATCCGTCGGAGCCCCAAGTGCGACCCCAGGAGTTCTTGATGATGAAACCCTTCCCTCGAAGGTACCCAACGCAGACCATAGCATGGCCGCCGTTCAGGTTTTTCGTGGGGTGACTGACGGGGCCTTCGGTGCGAAGCTTGCTGAAGTCGTCAGCAATCGTGGTTCCGAAAACCACAGGATGCCTAGCTCTCAGGGCCTTGATGATCTCGTCACAGCGTTCCTCCCCTTTGGCCGTGATTCGATAGTAGCTGTGGATGCGATGCCCAGTGGCCCTACGCATAGCAATGATGCTGGGAAGCCGGTAAAGGTTCCGACGAAGGTCATAGGGCCAGTCTGACTCTTCACAGATCCCAAACTTGCTCAGGACCGAGAAGGCCAAACGGATGTACGTACCGTCGTCGTAGTTGATGTCGCCGCAACCATCTTGGTCAATGTCCATCATGGACCGAGCTAAGTTGTAGACGAACAAACGACTCAACTCGACACGGGGGCGCCCTTCGACAGCATTGAGGATCTCCACACTGTCGGCCGTCGAGTTGCCTGCGCAAGAAGAAGCGTTGAGCTGGTTGGTTTCAGTGGTGTAGGGAGACAAATCCACGTCTCCCTGGAAAAAGGTCTTTAGGCGGGGTTGGAGTTGAGTCTCAAAAACTCGATCTGGAGTTTCTCCCCGCTTCTTGGGAGGGTCAGGTAGGTAGCCAGACTTCCGCAATTTACGGTAGTCCATTCGGATTTGGGGTTTGGTTACGGATTTGATCGTTGGCATGGGGAGCCTTTGGTGTGTAGAATCCCTGGGTTCAAAGACCCCTCTGGGAACTAGACAGACACATCGCATCAGAAATGTGACAAGAAGAATTTCTCTATAGCGTGAGGTTGGTATGATCAGGCATTTCGCTATTTTGCTGGTTTCTTCCCTTCTTTGTGGGTGCAGCTCCTGTGATCCTCAAGATCCTGTAGTTCCGGAGCCTCCCCCTGGACCAGCCTCAGACCCTACCTATTGTGCTGAAGCCTGCCAGACCTGGCAGACCCTGGGGTGTGAAGAGGGCAACGCCGTTTACAACTCGGATCTTCCTCCCGGGGGAGCCGGAGGGGCTACGGCTCCCAACCAGAGCTGTGTAGATTGGTGCCACGAGCTCCAAGACCGTAAGGCAGCCATCAACCCCAAATGCACCCGACTGGTCGTTCGCTGCGACCAAATCGAAGAGTACCGGCTCAGGAACCCTGAGACTGACTGTGAGAAGTGATGTCTCGGGGACCCTTCCAGGTTGTCCGAGAATCTCCCAACCGACTGTCTCGGCACCGGTGGGTGTTCTCTCTTGAAGGGAATTTGCTGTTCTTGGACCGTTACCACTACGAGAAGCGGCGTAGAAAGAGCGACGGGTTCAAGCTAGCCAAGTTCTACGACTCAGAGGGAGATGAAGGGGGCTACGGGGAGTGGGAGTGGCTCTCCGAATCCGAAGTACCTTGGGATGAAGACATTCGAGGGGAAGCCTTGGCCTCGGTAGTCAACCAAATCCATGTACTACGAAGGTCAGACATGGTACAGAAATAGGCCATGCTGATTACAGGGGACATGTTGGTCTGCCATCTAGTGGGAGACTATCTCCTGCAGTCGGATTGGATGGCCACGAACAAGACAAAATCTAGCTGGCCGTGTTTGGCTCACGCCTTCACCTACGCTCTTCCTTTCCTGTTCTTGACGCAATCCCCGTGGGCCCTGGCCACCATCATAGCCACCCATTTCATCATCGACAGGTGGCGGTTGGCTCGCTATCTGTGTTGGGCCAAAAACCTTCTAGCTCCCAAGTGGATCGAAGTACCGGTATGTACTTGCCAGAAAATGAAAGACAAGCACAAGGAAGATGACTTTGAGTGTTCCCGTTGCGGTGAAACCAAGCTGATCCGAAGTTACCCTTGGAAGGATTGTTCGGTCACGGGCTACCCCTCTAACAGACCAGTTTGGCTAACTGTCTGGCTCATGATCTTCACAGACAACACCCTCCACCTAATCATCAACGGTCTAGCTCTCAAGTGGTTCTGAGGTAAACAATGCCCTCCCCTTCATCCCACCTGCAAAACGAAGAGCTCTACTTGCAAACCCGTTTGGAGTTCATACAGGCGGTCCAAGAACAGTACCCTGATGCTGTTTTGATAAATGAGAAGTGGTGCTCTCGAAGTCTACTAGTTGAGGACTGTGATGCCTTCTACATCTCACTAGAAGAGACGCAACAAGATGTCTTCCCTGTCGTCAAGGTTCATCTCTGCAAGAAGATCTGCGGAAACTACCTCTACTTGCATAGTTGGGGATACTTCCATTACGAATCGAGCTCTTTTCACTCGATGCAGGAGAAAAATCCCGAGCTCTACCAGCAGCTGTTGGAGTACTTCAAACAGCAACTAAAAGGCTAGAGCAAGAATCTAGGAGCTCTCTCTACCAGCATGTTGGGGGCTGGGATCTTTGGAGGTTCGGTGGGCAACCGTCGCAACACCTCGTTGAACTCCCTGTTGCTCAGGGGGCGATACCCATCATGTCCTCTACGTCGCTTGAAGCGGACCCACTGGATCGCCATCTCTCCACTCATCCCGTAGAGCAGGTGAAGTGCTAGGGCTACCACGAACCCTGAACGGTTCATGCCAGCGGCACATGTCACCAACACTCTTTTCCCCTGCTGAACATCCCGAGCCACCTCCACAGCTGTCCTGACAGCGGTCCGAAGCTTGTGGGGAGTGAGGGGGCGCCCCACACTGTCGTCGTTAGGGGCCTGGATGACCTTCACATCAGGGTAGTAGACGGTAGAACGTTGGTGTTCTGAGGCGGTCAGAACCAGCACATCGAATCCGGCCTGGGCTACGGCAGGTCCAAAGTCAGGTACGGCTCCCTGCCATAGTCCCGGCACAATCTCATCAGCGTTGAGGCTCACGTTTTAGGGGGAGCATCGAAAGAGTTTCCTGGCCAACGGGCCAAACCCCTGGGTTAAATTTGAGGCCCCTCAGGTGTTCTACTGGAAAATCTCTAGATCCAGGTCTCCTGGTGTACAGTGGAGTGTGATCCCATGAGTGAGCCCGCAATTGTCGTCGATTTGAAGGGACTGGCCCGCAAATTAGAGCATCGCCCCAAAGCGTTCGTCATCTACGAGCTGCTCCAGAATGCCTGGGACGAGCCCGGGGTCACCTACGTGAGGGTGTCCGCCGAAATGCTCCCCGGCCGTCCTGTCTGTGAGATTCTGGTCGAGGATGATTCCCCCGAAGGCTTTGCCTTTCTGGAGTCCTTCTTCACGATGTACCGGGATTCCAAGAAGGCAGGCAACCCCGAGCTCAGAGGGCGCTTCGAGATCGGAGAGAAGCTGGTGATTGCCCTCTCCACCTTCATTGAACTGAAGACGACGAAAGGTACCATCACCATCCAAGATGGTAAGCGACAGCATAGTAGGAGGAAACGGGAAACAGGATCCCTCATCACGGCCCACATCCGGATGACCAGAGATCAGTACGCCACTATGATGCAGGACATTCACAAGTTGGCTCCCCCCGAGGACGTGGGAACCTACATCAACGGAGAACGGCTGAAGTCCCGAAGCTCCGTGGCCAGCGTTGAGATGCCCCTCCAAACGGTCCGAGCAGACGACGAGGGTAATCTCAGAACCACCACTCGCAACACCAGAATCCAGCTCTACGAAGTTCGGGAGGGAGAGACCGCCCACATCTACGAGCTGGGCATCCCCGTCGTTGAGCTCGACGAGTCCTTGACCTACCATGCAGACGTCCAGCAGAAGGTCCCTGTCAACTGGGAACGGAACAATGTCCCTCCGAGTTATCGGAAGGCTTTGGGAGTGGCTATCCTCAATGCCCTGAGCAACAAGCTGTCTGCAGAAGAGGTCTCTTCGGGGCTCCTGCAAGAGGCCCTGGGGGACCCTCGAACTGAGTCCAGGGCGGTCAAAGACGTGGTGATCACCCAACACGGAAACAAGGCTGTGATCTTCGATCCCAGTGACTCAGAGGGAACGAAGCTTGCTCACTCCCAGGGATACACAGTGGTTCCCGGTGGGGCCTACTCCAAGGCAGTATGGGGCCGAATCAAGGAAACCGAAGCCATCCTTCCCGCCGGCCAGGTTACCCCTAGCCCCAAGCCTTACGATCCCAACGGACACCCCGAGAAAGTCATTCCCGAAGAGTCTTGGACCAAGGAGATGATAGGGCTGAGTAGGTTCTGTGGAGCTTTGGGAAGCAACTTGTTCGACAACCACACGGTGACAGTTCGCTACGTTCTAGAACCTCACGTGACTTGGACGGCCAACTACGAAAAAGGCGGCTGGCTCTGCTTGAACCTGGGGCGACTTGGAAAGGAGTGGCCCAACAGAGAGTTCGATGATGAGGACCTTCTGAGTCTGCTGATTCACGAGTACGCCCACGAGTACTCAAGCGACCACCTTTCCAGTGCCTACCACCGAGCGTGCACCCGTCTGGGAGCTCGGGTAACTCGACTGGCCTTGACAACACCCCGACTCTTTCAACGGGCTACTTACGAGTAGTAAGCAACCACACCCGTTTCCCCCCAAGAAAGGACCCACTGGCTGGGATTGGACTCATGATTGAACGAACCAAAGAAGAGTACCTTGTGGACGCCCCGCCACCCCTCTATGAAGAGCCTCGGCCATTCTGGGTGTGTCGTTGTGACCTGTGTGGGAAAGCCGCTACAGGGCCCGCTGTAGACCCAGGAAAGGCGGCTGACTCTGCCCGAGGAGTTGGGTACGTGACCCGACCAGGCCCCACTGCCGAGGATCCCCGGATCTGGGTCTGCCCGGAATGCCAGGCAAAACCCAAAGAAATGTGGTACGTTCCGGAGTCATGTTCGACTGGCTCTTCAGATGCTTGAAAAAGCATAGGTGGGTAGCAGGAAGTCACGGAATCTGCTGTAAATTCTGCAAGGTTAGCCTGCTTGAAGCCGCTAATCTTGTAAAAAGGGGTGGAGGAATGAACGTCCAGGTGGGCATTCACAACATCCTTCACAACCATTTCACCTATAGAACACACATGTTCATCCGTTTGGCCAACTACTACCGTCCTATTTGTCCTGGGAACATTGATTCAGTACGTCAAAGGTGACGCCACCCGTCCCTGGGGAGAAGGCTCCAAAATCATCGCTCACTGCTGCAACGATGAAGGCCGGTGGGGTGCGGGTTTCGTCAAGGCTCTGACCCGTCGTTGGCCGGACGTCGAGAACGCCTATCGTCTATGGTACCGGACGGGACGTTGTTTGGATGGCCGAGTCCAGGTCGTGGGGAAGTTCGGGTTGGGAAGCGTCCAGTTCATCGAAGTGGAGACCCAGCTCTGGGTGGCTAATGTCATCGGCCAGCACGGAGTTCGACGAACGGAAAACAAGCACCCCATCCGTTACGAGGCTATCCACTCAGGACTTTTCCAGGTCAACGTACGGGCCAGGATCAACAACGCCACCATCCACATGCCCCGGATGGGTGCTGGCTTGGCTGGAGGGGATTGGAGTCGGATCGAAGAGATCATTCAGAAGGTCGTCCGAGTCCCCGTCACGGTGTATGATCTGACATGACAACGAAAACTCTTCTTGGTTTTGTGGCATTTTTCACGGCTTGTGGGCTTCTCCCAGAAGTGGAAGAAGATGAGCCTTCACACAACAGTTACCCTGATCTGACAGCCCGCTACAATCAGAGGCTTTACGACTGCGAGCTAGATGCCCGTCACGCTAATGATTGGGCTGACTACCCAGAGGAGTACGTCGCTTGTCGAGTCGCCTGCATCGAAGACGTGTCTTGTGCAGGACTCGCCTTGCGATGGAATGCCCCGGTGCAAGACCAGGGTGTGTGGGACGCAGAACAAGGAACCTTCGTTGACGAAGCGCAGGCTCAAGCGGATGAGAGTGCCTACCTCGATTGTGACGGGGATTGCCAAGAAGACATACTGGGAGGCTCTGGCGGATCTTCTTCGGGGGGATCTTCAGGAGACGACTGCCTGCTCACTCAAGCTGAGCTAGAGGAAAGGTGTCTCACTCCTGACTATGATGTGTACGACACTTGTGTGTTCTACTGTGACGACGCCTGCATCTACGCATCCGGATGTGCTTGCGGAGACTCCAACTCCTGTACGGGTCTGGAAGTGGACTGCATGACCTTGGAAAGGCTTGGGTGTTCGTGCTCCTACTGCCAGTAGAAGGGTTCAGTTCCCCGCACCTGTTTATGCCCTGGCTTAACTAGCGACCCCTTTCAGGAGTTGAGTTATGAGCCAGAGAACCGTTTTGGACCTTGTAACCTTCGGGCTACCTTTGATAGGGTTGGTCCTGCTCAGCCTAATGGCTAACCATCCCCTCATGTGGTCCGTCACAGGGCTCTGGGGAGCAATCGGCCTGCTGTTGCTCTACTTCAGATGGAGATCAAGAGATGCTACGACCTCTTCACAACCAGGTAGTGATTCGGCGAAAAGAAGCTGAAGAGATGAGTGCCGGAGGGATCTACATCCCCCCGACCGCCAAAGAAACTCCCTACGAGGGAGAGGTCCTGGCCGTGGGCCCCGGCAAGTTCCTGAAGAACGGCGGGCGACTTCCAATGGAGGTCAAAGTCGGGGACCACGTGGTGTTCCAGTCCTACGCCAGCAACGAAACCATCCTCGACGGAGAAGAGGTAGTGGTCCAGTCAGAGGACACCATCCTCTGTGTCATCGAGTCAGACTAGCCGTCCACGTTGATGAAGGCCATGGCCCTGATGGCGTTCCCGTGGTTTTCCAAAGAGGTGGTCACGGAGCCTGTCAGGGTTTCCCCATCCTTGCTTTGGCAGGTGAAGTTGACGTAAGCACCGTTGTGCTTCTGCTCAACCCCTCTTTGCAACTTGCAAGATCCGGGTACCACGTCGTAGTGCTTGGCTACTTCTGACTCGATCTTCTTGGCAGGTACCTTGACCTCGAACTTCGAGAAGACGGGTACCTTGGCCTTGGCGGCCGTCTTTGTACGATCGTAGTCGTAGTTCTTCATGCTTTGGGAAGCCTACAAGTAAGTTACCAAGCCAGGTTGAACTTCTACTTGTAGGGTGACTCCAGGTAGCGACGGGATGGTCTGTCGCTGGCTCGCACAAACTGGCGAGCGACAATCGAACGGAGTCAGTCATGACGCTAAATCACGCTGAGAAGCGGGTAGTGGACGCCCTACACGTAGCTTGTGTCCGAGGCATCCTCTCCCATTATGCCCACCATCTACACCTTCTCGTGAGCTACGGAGCCGTAGCCGATACGGTCAAACACGCCATTCGAGGACGAGGTTTGGCCGAGATTCTGGCCATCATTGCCGAAGAAGACCACCAGGATAAACGCCCCCTCTCGACGGCGGTAGTGGTCAATGCCGAGACTGAAAAGCCAGGTAGCGGGTTCTTCGATCAAGCTAGAAGCTTGGGGATCTCCGTTGAGAGGACCCCGGAAGCCGAAGAGTCTTTCTGGACCAACCAACTCCTATTACTTCAGGTGAAACCTTTCACTTTGAAGTCTTTGGTTGAAGGGCAGGAGAGTGGTCATCTAGACATTCCCTTCGTGGTCCCAGCTCGGGGAGCTCCTCTACCTTTCAACCACGTCGAACGCATTCACGCCAACGCTAGGGAACGAGGAGTCAGCCCCAACATTCGGATGCCTCCTACACGGACACAGCTAGAAGACATGGATGAAGAGATCCAATCAGGACTAGCTACGAAAGCCTCCCAGTTACCTGGAGACTCTTTCGTCACGAAAGCTAGTTCGGATCCTACTCAGGTCAATGACCTTCTCATCACCGAAAAGGAGCTCCAGGAAAGGGTTGCCCGAGCCTTGGCTAACCGGCACCAAGGAAACTCTTCTAAGGTGGTCTACATTCCCCCCGACCATTTGCGAGTGGGAGACCTGGTAGAATTATCTGAAAGTGAACCTATCCCAGGGCGTAAGGGTTGCCACCGAGTGCAGAAGATCGTGGGAGTGACACGTATCCAGAAGTCCGGGAAACGCATGAAGTGGACCGATACTGACAACACGGCTCACGACGTTGATCTGGAACGGTTACAGCACCTGAAAGTGGTCCAAGCCTGAACTATTTGTGGGGTCACTTAGGCGGAGTGGCCCCACAAACGTCTTGCTGTTGCGAGGAAGTCCCACTTTTGTACAGAGTGTTGGCTGAGGCGAGAGTGTGGAAACGGGGGATGATCAATGTCGATGTTGGGGGAGGACGTTGCGACAAGACAGCCGACTTTCTACGTACGCTCGGGGTGGATAACCTAGTGTACGACCCCCAACACTGCTCCCCTACCCACAACGAGGCTGTCCTGAAGTTTCTTGCTCAAGGAGCCGAAACGGCCACTGTGTCAAACGTGTTGGACCAGCTCTGGGAGTCCGAAGAACGTGAGGAAGTCATTGAAGTAGCCAGCTACGCTCTTGTGGCCTACTTCACTGTGGATGAGGGGGACCGTACAGGAAAAGGACGAATCGTAGAAGGTGTGTGGAAAGAGAACCGAAAGCTCTACAGCTACGTTCCTGAGATCATGAAGAACTTCCTGCACACCGACGTCCAGTCCCTGAAGGGTCAACGGATCATCGTGGCCTGGTGAGGACGGAGGGACTCGAACCCCCGACAGACACGAGTTTAGAGCTCGCCGCTCTCAACCACTGAGCTACGTCCCCATGGCGCTCTCGGAGGGAGTTGAACCCTCACTCTGACACGGGGTTAGAATCCGTCGCCCCTTCCACGGGGTCCGAGAGCATTACCAGTATTCCCAGCGAACGTTCCTGGGGTACTTCGCAGGAATGTTGTCGAAGAGGCCGCCCTTGATGAGATTACGAGCGTTTCGTCTAGCCTCTCGATTCTTGACCTGACGAAACGGACTCGATGAGTTCATCAATGGCATGACCCGACAGTTGTGGTGTTTGGCCCGATGGACGTTCTTACGTCGATGATTGATGTGCATAGTTCAAAACATCAGGATCACCTTCCTTCCAAATGCTTCTGATCTAGCACTCTCTGTTGCCACGTATTGTGAGCAGGAACAAACACAGTACCGCAGGCTACGAGAGCTCTGGCCTGACAGTTGATGTTCCCATCACAGGTGAAAGTTCCTTGCCAAACCCAACCAATGCCCCCGCAGACAGGGCAGGTGTGTTTGGCGTTCTCATAGTCGTAGCGTTCCGGACGAACCTCCATCAGGCCATCACTGGTCTCGATGACCGAGCCCACCTTGTAGAGAGGATTCCGGGGAGGCACCTAGAGACTATACACCAGAGATAGCCAATGGAAAACGCCTGCAAAGTTTCTTTCCGGCCGGCCCGACAGCCACTGCTGTCAAGGAGTTCCCCAAGTCTGGTTCCAGAAATCCAGCAGCAGGGACCCCAGCCCACTCAGCTTTCTCCAAGAGCCTCTGGAGAGCTCCCTCATTGGGAGCCGCCAGAAAGGCCAGGGTTTGGCTTTCATCCCTCCAGGTCACATAGACCTCCCGGTGCTCCTTCTCGAAGCTGTGGAGGCTGTGAGCGGCCTGCACGGCCTGTTGCTCAAAGGGCAGGTCGCTACGGGTCACGAGGTAAAGTTTTCTGGCCATCGGACATAGCTCTCATAGAGCCCTAGGTGGTGCTCTAGATCGAAGTCGGGATGCTGCCATTTCAGGTCATCCTTGGTGATGAACCACATGCATAGCTTCCCAGAACTCACATCGGCCCCGAGCCGGCAATCGGCCTTGACCCACTCGGCAAAGTCTGGAGCCTCTTCCAGGACGTAGGGTTCCTCCCAAGGGAGACCCTTACCCTCAATCTGTTGCTTGAGGGGCTGAAGCGCCGTCTGGATTAGCGTCAATTTCTTCTTGGACATAGTATGCCTCTTCCAAATCAAATTCATTGGTCTCCACATCTTCCCAACACCCGCCGCAGTTACACCTCTCGGCCCGCTGTGTTTTGGTATGGTAGAAACCTTCCTTGATCCAGCAGTCTGGATACCCTTGATGCTTCCATCCTCGCATGACTAGGTAGGAGATCATGTAGACATCCTCCACTGTCAGAGTAGCTACGTTCTTCATCAGAGCAGCCCTCTCTTGTGCAGGCCATAAGCCAGGCACATGTCAAAGCTGAAGCCTTTGGTCCCCCACCAACCAACCACCTTGCGAGTGGAGTAGTCCCTCTTAGGTTTGTTCCGAACAGACCAGTTGTAGAGCTTCCAACGCCAAGGTCCGTTCAGAATGCGCCTCTTCAGCCTGGCAAACCTACCATCCTTGACTAGCCTGCCACGCTTTCGAGACCCATCCTCTTCGTACATGACCACGGGCCCTCCCAGGAAGAAGCTGAACCGTTTTTGAAGGGAGTACTCGTGTTTGATGTCGTCTGCTGTCAGCTCAATCAGTACGAAGATTCTTCCTTGGAAAAACTCTGGTTCGCCTTCACTACTGTCAATCCACTGCTGGTCATAAACACACTCGAACCAGTGTTCTCGACCCTCATGGAGACAGACGCCAGAAAGAGCTCCGTCGTAGTGTGTGCAAGACCACAAGTAGCGGGGGCGCCCTGGTAACCCGGAGACTCCCTTGATGAGAGCCTCCGGCCACTTTTTTGCCTGCTTCAGGTTCCAGGTTACGCCGCCCGCTGTTCGACTTTTCCCTTCAGCCAATCGAGAATGGTCTGAAGGGAGAAGTCCGGGTAGTCCTCTCCGAAGGCTTCCTGAATCTTCTTCAGGATCCGATTGGGGGAGGGTTCCTCCACGCACTTGCGTTCGAGGGCTAGGTAAGGGCGTCCTCGAAGCAGGGCGTAGGCTAACAACACGTGCCTAGCCTCCGACCTTGTGTACGTGCAGTAGTCGCTCCTCAGAGAACAGCGTTCCACCCCTGTGTCTGGCTGTTCCTTGAGTTGAGCGATCTCCGCTCTGTTCTCCCGAGCCTTCTCGGTAAGGTCCTTGATTCTCGTTCTGAGGTTCCCGATCGCTTCCGAATATGCTTTCATGATACTTCTCCTGTTTCAGTCGTTGTGGGTTTTGGGCCAAACGACCAAACAGGAGGGGATCGTGATCGGGGGCGGTGCAGCTACGATTCGTGCATTTCGGGAATAGTGTGCACACGAGGCTTTAGGTTGTCAACACCTGAACTCTGGTCCGGAAACCCAACTCTAGTATTGTCAACCTTCGGCCAGCGGGCCGTAAACTTAGAGCTCGGTATTGTCAACCTTTGGGGTCTTGTCCAGGACGCTAAACCCTTGTAATCTCATGGTATCTTCGTCGTATATGGCAGATATGTACCCCCACCCGTCGTCCTGGATGCCGACGATCCCGTTGAGGATTCCAAGAAGTCCCACCCTGGACTCGGTTCCACCCCCTTCCACAAGAACCTGGACCGTCGGGTGCTTCCTAAGTGCTTCGTTGCAGGGGACCCGGCTCTCACACAAGGCATGGAGGGCCTCGGGGTCATGGGAGTAGATCTCGTTTAGTTGGTCAACAATGTATTGGGCTAGTTGCAGCTTGTTCATTTCTTCTTGCTCCGGGTTTTCTTGCGAGCTTTTTCTTGGTAGTACTCCCTGACTCGATCCAGCCAAGGATTTATCCGGCGAAAGTTGTCCCAGTCACAGATAGTCAGACTCAGGTAGTCCCACCACCCAGCCTCGTCAATGGCGTCCCAAACCTTCTCCCGAGCCTTCCACGCTCGGGCGCTGATCTCTTTGGGACGATCGCACTGGTTCTGGTAGTGGTAATCCTCTAGCCGAGGATCTTCTCGGAGGAACTCGAAGCACTTGCCCACTGGGGAGAACCAGTCGGCATAGGTGATGAGGTAGTAGCGACCTTTGTGTTCTCTCACCGTGACCGAAGCGTCGAAGTTGAAGAGCGTCCGTTCCATGGTGGTGCTTTGGATACGGTACCCCCGATGCACCACCTTACGAGTCACCGATTCTCTAGCTTCGTAGGGATTCAAACCTCTTTTCCGGGCCGCTTTGTAGAGGGGACTCTTGGTGCTGATACCCTTGTGGACATCGTCGTAGAACTCGTTGATCATCCGACGAACGTTCGCTTCAGCTATGCGTCGGATGTCCCGTAGAAGAGGCCACAGGTCTCGGGACTTCTTGACTCTGTAGGCGTTGTAGATCTTGGTGCTCATCCTCTTACCTTGCAGGTGATGTTGAGAAGGATTGTGGGGGTAGCTTTCCGGACACGTTCTGCCATATCCCGACTGCCTTTGCCTAGACCAGTCTGGCGGTGGAAACAGTAGGCACGGTCAATGTGGACTCCCTCTTGGTCAGGATGCTCTTCGTCGAGCATCTGCTGATTGCGCATGGGACCAGCGTCCAGATTGAACCTGTCCCAGTCAGCGGGGTACTCCCTGACACGAAGACCGAGCTTGCGAGCCTCGTGAGCGGCGATGTTGTCTGCCCCTCGACAGGCTCCAGCCACCACGATCGAATCCGGGGGCAGCTGCTGAAGAACCGTCCGGATGGGCCCGGGGCTCAACCACTCTCGTGACCCGAAGATCAAGACCTTCACAGCTACCACCATACACCATGTTGGTGTATGGTCACCAGCATGCCACGAGATGATCCTCAGGTAGGAGAGGTCTGGCAAATCCGTAGCCCAGACAAACTCTCTCAAGCAGTCGTCACCTCTGTGGAAGGCGATCGTCTGTACTTCGAGGGGCGATTAGGAAACCCTCAGAGCATGTCCCTCAGGAGTTTTGTCCTGAGCTGGGAATTCGTCCAAGCAGCCGACTGGACCTGGAAATGCCACATCAAGGACTGCGCTTATCCTGCCTGGTTCCGGGTAGCCCTTTCTGAACGCAACATCGTGAAGGTGTGCTCAGGACACAGGCCCTGGAACACACAGGTATGGCTACCTTCTGAAGACCTCCCGAACAGAGCGCCCCCTGAAAGGATACTCCAAGTCAGCCTGGAAGATCTGGAGTGGATGCCCAAACCCCGAGAGAAATGGTGGAAGGTCACCGGGAAGAAGCTGGAAGCTCCGGTACTGGTCCTGGGGGTCGATCGTGACAGCGAGCAACGCCGGACAGTGCAGTACCAAACGGCAGACGAAAAACGTCACAACCTCCCTCTGGAAGGGTTCTGGAAACACTACGCCCGAGAGAAGCCTGAGCCTCCCAAGTTTGAAGTCGGGGCCGAATACACTGACGGGAAAGGGGCCTACCTCATTGGCCTCAGGTACGACATCCAGGGACGCAGAGTATTCCTGGAGGACCTGGATCACAAAAGGACGGTAAGCGCCTCTTTTGAGAGTTTTCCAAGTAAATACAAGAGGTTAGTGCGTAAAACTGTCTGGGATCGTCTGTTAGACGAGAGTTCTGATCAAGATCCTAGCCTCCCAGGTGTATCGTAGAGCATGAACACCAACCTTCCAGAACCCTCTCTGCACAAGTCCGTCCCCTTGGGAGCCCCTGTGGTGATCCCCGACAACTACCACAACCAACCAGATCCGGTTACAGGACGGGTGGGCGGGATAGCTTCCTTCCACGTAGTCCACACCTACATCGTGATCCTGGATGAGAAGCTAGATACCCCCTTCGGCAGGGTAGAGGCAGTGGTAGTACCAGGCACAGAGTTGAGAAGCCCCGACGGCTCGGACTGGAAACTTCGGGACCCGGGTTAAGATCGGGGCCCCTCACGTGTAGTAGGGGTGTGGCAAGGCCAGTCAAACAGTACCACCTACACGGAATTGCTGGACTGGCCTACAAACACAAGGTCCGAAGCACAGGCACCTTCGTGGGGATTTACAGGGCGGACCAATCCGATCTCGACGATGAGGATGGGGAGCTTCCCTGGGTAACTGTGTGTGAAGATCACGGAAGCGTACTCAACCACTCCTCTTTGGGTAGAGCTAAGGCCCACGCCCCTCATCCAGAAGAGTGGTGCGAATACTGCCGGGAGAAGAACAATGGCTAGGAAATTCGAAGGTTACGTCCCCGATCACGAGTTACCCATCAAGCAGGGGGATACCGTGACCATCCCGAAGGGAACCTTGGTTCGGAACGTCAACAAAGGGACCAACATCTCCAGACGGACCTACAAAATCAGGGTTGACCATTTCATCTCCGGGTACACCCACGAGGGAGTCAACATCCCCCCCATGGTGTGCTGGGCCGGAGCCGGCGGCTATTGGTCCGAGTGCGACATCAACGACATCCCCGAAGCCATTCAGGATCCCCCATGCTCAGAATCCTGATCTGGGTCGGCGAGACCCTTCTCCAACTCTTCCACCGGCCTCCTTACAAGGAGCTCCCCCCTATGCCTCGCTACCGCTTCTGTGAGTCCTCTTTGGCTTCATCCACCTCTCTGTGGCACATCCGTCCTCTCACCGAAGCAGGGTCCAAGTACGGGGGAGGAATCGACACTCCCAGCTTGTGTGGACACGTGGTCCCCACGAACCAAGTCAACGCCCAAGGAAAGCAGGGGTGGGGAGGCTGGGATCTGGAGGTCCAAATTTCCGAACGACAGCTGGATACAAACGTCTGCCCTAAGTGCGTGGCCCTTTACCGAGAGGCGACGGGTGGACCCAAGTAAGCGACTCTGGAGGTGCACGAGAAAGGGGCTACGGGAAATGGACGTAGTCCCTGGAGACCTTGTGAAGCTCCTTCAGGAAAGGCAGCGAGAGGTCTCCCTCTGCAACCTGCGAACCCAGGAAGTCTACTTGGAAACCTGGGAAGAGTTCAGGACCAACTACAAGCTTGAGTCTGAACTCCTGAAGGTCCCCTACCGTCGCTGGAGACACCGAAAGACCGGCTACGAGGTAGAGGTCCTCCAAGTGAATCTTCATCACGAAAACGGATGGGGGACGGTCCAGACCGACCGAGGAATCATACAGAGAACCAAGGTCAACTGGCCGTTGTTCAAATTTCTGGAGGTCTTCGAGCCTCTCGGGGAGCCCCTAAAGTTCCCCACATGTTGGGACAGGATCAATGCATCAACAAGCCGTACAAAAAGCGTTCGAAAGAGTACTAGCCGGACACCGTCTGGTTCTAGAAAGCGGAATCAACGGAAGCCCCCGAAAGATCCGGGTGAGTCTCCAGGCCGTTGAGAAAGGCCGAATCCAGGCTCTGACATCCGTGGTAGAAGGAGAGAGTACCATCCCCATCAAAGACGCCACTGACTCTGAACAAGAGGCCCTGCTCAAGTTTCGACTTGGGGTCCAGATTGTGGTGGAAAAGTTCGGAGCCCAGTTGGTAGACTCGGCCGCATGAAGTTCGAGACCCGGGTCAAAAGAGCTGCCCGTCCCCTCATCGAAGAGTTCACAGCCTCCCTCAAAACCTTGGTAGAAGAGCTGGTCAAGGAAGAGGTACGGAAGGCCGTCAATCCCAGGAAACGTGGACTGAAGTCGAAGAGGGCTTAATCGTCCTCGTCGTCTCCAATCCGATCCCACACAGACCTTGGCTGGTCCGGCTGCTGCTTCTGCTTCCCAACTTCTTGGGAAGGCATCTGAAGCTCCTGGGTCGAGTCTTGGGAGACTATGAAGATCTTGGCTCCCTTGGAGGTTCGATCGTAGGTGAAGTCGTATACCCGAAGAGCGTTCATGATCACCTTGGGAACGCTGTCATGGGCGGGATCCTTTGCCAAGTCGTTCAGACGACGCATTGCCGAGTCAGAGAACTCTAATGTGATTCTGGGCATAACTCCCCTATACACCGTTCTTCTCGGTCACGAGACAGATTGTTTTCGGAACTGACAGTCTCTGATACCGGATTCCAGCATCTCTTAAGACATCGAGGCCCTCTCGAAGGCGATAGTCCTCGTCGTAGTAGACTTTCCGGACCCCTCCAAGATTGACCAACCGTTTAGCGCACATCTTGCAAGGCAAGTGGCTGCAGAACACAACCTTGGGGGTGGTTCGAGGAACGTCGCAGTTGATAACGGCGTTCTCTTCAGCGTGGATGCACCCACACTTCCCGGGCTCGGAGGAGTCACACTCGTTCTTGAGCCCCGTAGCGTTGCCGTTGTACCCCACGGCAATGACTTTGCGGTAGTCGGGGCTCACGATCACACATCCGACATTCAGGCGTTTGCAGGTCGAGCGTTGGGACATGAGCCAAGCCAGATGCATATAGATCTGCTCGAAGCTCGGTCGCTCAACCATCTTCTCGGATTCGATCCCAGGCAGTGACAAATTCCGGCTCAAGGTCAGGCTCCCTTCCAGGGTGCATTTCTACCCTGAAGTATGGGGGACCGTCTACCGGAAAGATCCGGAGACGAAGGTTGATGTTCTGTTTCGAGATAGCGTGAAGTCTGCGACGGTCCCGGGAGTCGTCGCCCAGGACCATCAAAGCCAAGGCCGTGCTCAAGACATCGGCCCTCTCTCGAAGGAAGCCTACTTCTCTTTCCAGAATGTTGCATCTCTCTTCACAAGTAGCCTGTTGGTCCGAAAGAGTTTCCAGATCTTCCTCAAATCCCTGGAGACTGTGACACAAGGGACAGGTGTCCTCTCCCATAGAAAGGGACAGGCAGGTATACGTGTCATCTCCCTCAAGATGGTCGATGGATACCCCACAAAGAGTTCGGGAGGGTGAGTCTCTTTTAGTCTTGTGCAGCACCAGGAATCACTCCCCAATCTGGTGGGGGCGACACAGGATAGGAGCGTTCTCAAGTCCTCGCCAGAAAGGCTCTCTCCATATCCACTTCCGAAGGGATGAGCGAGGTCCGTGGGGTTGCCTCTTCCAGTGCCCTCTCACGAGCGTCTGGACACTCGGGCTCTTCCTGATACCTCCGGCCACGTAGTCCTTGATGGCCTGCCGCACGTCTAGCTTGATAGGCTTCCCCAACACGTAGGTACGTACCTCAGGCTCCGGGCCCTCTCGAAGCTGGCCCGCAGACTTCTGGTGGCCCTTGCCTACGGGCTTGGATTCGTCCGGAGAGGAAGCCGTCAAGCAAACGCCCACAATGAGACGAGAAATTAGAGCGTTGACCCTTTCGTCCTGATCGCCCCATTCGAAAGCGAAAGAGTAGCTTTCCCAGTCCTCCATAGCTCCTTCAAACTCTTCGCCTGCCAAAACCTTTGTGGGAAGCCCATGCTTCCAAGTAGTGACTGGGCCTTCGGTCAAGGCTGAGTAGTTCCAAGACGCTTCACCATCTGGCCGGAGATTGTAGTGCACGGCAACTTTGATGATGGGGTACTGCTTGTCCTGTTCAGTGTGACAGACGCTCAACAACCCTTTGGGTACCTCGATTAAGAACGCCTTGAAGGGAGGTCTGATGTCCTGCACATCCTGGGGCCGCACCATAGTGGCCATGAGGGCAGCAGCGTACTTGTGACCGAGCTGAAAGGTGGGAAACCCTTGGTCTGCCCATCGAGCTGACCACCACTGCAGGATCTGCTCTTGAGGCAGGAAAATGAAAGCCGAGGCCAAAGGCACTATCTCGGGCTTCAGTTTAGCCATCTCTCGGAACCACCAGAAAAGGTGGCCGAAAGCTTCTCCATCATCCTGACTATGACGGTAACTCTGCGTCCAAAGAGCCTTCCCCATCTCGACAAGATCACGTTTGGGAGGGCACACTCGCTGAGCTGGAGGTAAATGAGAGAGCATCTCTTCTTGCAAGTCGGCTGCTTTCTCCCGGAGTTTTCGGAGCTCTTCAGGGCCCATGGTCAGCCTCCGTTCTCAGCCAACCAGCTCTTGGCCAAGGAAGACGCTAAAGCTTCCTCCACGCCTCCGTCGAAAGGTTCCCCCAGAAGGTAAACCACAGGCTCCCGAGGCTCCACTCGAAGCACAACGGTCTCCTCTTTGCAGAGGTTCACTCCGCCTTCGACCAGATCTACACACCAGGACCCTGAGTTTGATTTGATACTGAGGGATACGTAGGAGTGATGCAGTTCTTCCAGGAGGTCCTTGTTTTCGGAACACTTGTCACAGAGAAAGTACTTCCAGCCCCATCGAGACCAGCCTTTGGGAAGGTATTGTTGGGGCTGTCTGTCGTACCGGTGTTTGCCGAGTGTTGCTAGTTGTTCTACCGCTCCACAAACACACTGAATCCCGTGAGTACCGTACTTGCCTAGAGCCACGCCTTACTGTACACCGTTTGACAAAATTGGAGATCGACTTTGAGGAGTCTTCCATGAGCGTACTCGGACTAGCCATTGGGGATGCTCTCGGAATGCCCTTCGAGACTCACCACTTCACGGGCAAAAACCTGATGAACTGGGATGGGCGATTCCGAGACAGCGTCAGCCCCATCAACGCTAACTTGAAAGCTGGCCAGTGGACCGATGATACCAAGATGGCTCGGGCCTTGGCTCAAAGTTTGTTGCAATGCAACGAGTTTGATCCCCACGAGGTCAGCCAGAGCTACCTTGAGTGGTACAAGTCTAAAGATCTCCGAGGGATCGGAGACACCACCAACCACGCTCTTCGACGGATACTGCGAGGGTACCCTGACCCAGGAATCAAAGGGTCGAAAGGCAATGGATCTGCTATGAGGGCCGCCCCCATTGGGATGTTTTTCCGAGACCCGAACAAGATCATCGCAGTAGCCTCCCAAGATTCAGCTTTGACCCACGACAGTATGGAGGCCAAGATCGGAGCGGCAATCGTGGCCTTGGGAGTCTTCTACGCCCGGCTTGGGATCCAGAAACAGGATGTCCCGGCCTACGTGTTGGAAACGCTCGACCACCACCTGGTGTCCAGAGCCTTCCAGCTGCAGAACGAGCACCTGTACAAAGTGGTCAAAGGTGTCCGAACAGCGGCCATAAAGGCTCGTAAGGAGTCCTCTTTGGCCACTTTAATAGACATGGGAACGGGGGCTTGTGTCACGGAATCAGTGCCGGCCGCCTTTTACTGCTTCCTGGCTACAGAGAGCTTCAAGGATGCCGTCCACATGGCCGTGCATGGAGGAGGGGACACTGACACCAATGCCGCCATCACGGGAGCTCTGGCGGGGGCCTACTACGGTCCCGACGCAATGAAAGAGTTCGACACCGTAGAGGACTACCTGGAGCTCGTTGAGCTAGACCAGAATCTCCTTCGGGGACAAAGCGAGTTCCCTCCGAGCTGGAGGACCTAGAACTTCCGGCGCTTCCGGTCTTGTCCCAACCAACTGGTGAATCGTCTTGGGTGTTGTTTCTCAGTGTGCTCCACGTAGCAACGGATACAGATCTGGGCATCACACTGACAGCAGTAGAAGATGGAACGATGGTCCCCAACAAAGGCTACCGGGACTACCCAGATGGGAGGATCGTTGTGCCGAGCTCCACAGGTCGGGCAAGACCAGGTCATGGCTTGGCTTCGATGTACTCGTAGATCAGGGTGAACTGATCACCAGTTGGGTCCCACACGCTTCCGTCGGGAGCCACACACCACCAATGAGTGGCCCTGGCTTTCTGCCCCACCACCATGATTGCCCCCGGGATGGGCTGCAACCGAGACAGGCCATTGACGGCGGGGATGCTTACCCATCCTTGAGCTACTCGTAGCTCCGGAAAGGCGGCTGCCATCTTCAGAGCTGCCGACCTGCAGCTCCCTTGAGCCATCGGAGAGTTAGCTCTCCACCTAGTGATCCACTCTTGGTACATTGAGCAAGCGTTCCCAACTGGTGGGAACTTCCTGATGGGGGAGGGGCTTTCCGGGTCTAAAGTTCTGGGGAAGAGGATACCACACCTCCATCCTGTGGGCCTCGTGTCCGTGAGAAAACATGCCAATCTTGAGATACCCTTTGTAAGCCAGGAGCTCCACAACGTACCTATCCCATTCGTCATCGGTTACGAACCAGCTCTGGTTTTGCAAGCTGAGGTAGTACAACCCGTATGTGTCCCCTTCCCATATGGTATTATCATCCGGTTTGAGGATTACAGGTTCGTTGAGAACGCCCTCGGGGCCTGAGCTGACCATTATCCCGTTGTAATCACTGACAGTGTTGTCAATGGGGGTGGCCAACACCAAAGACTGAGGGCACTCATCCCAAACGGGTATTACCCTCCACACAGCAGGCTCTCCCCGGAAACGCTTGACTCGAATGATCACGAACCTTCTCCAAGAGCCATGTGCCTACTGTACACCAACTGGTGTATGGTAGGGCGTGAGCAAAGAGCAGACATTGCAGGAGATTGAGAGGATTCTTCAGGATCCCTTCTTCTCTGAAGACAACTTCCCCGTGAAGGACAGCGTCAGAATCTTGTTGGCCTCCCTTCAGGTGGGCCCCAACGCTGACAGGATTGCTCGTTTCCTGGGCTTGAACCGAGACACGGTTGTGAGGCCCCGGGTCAAACGTCTTCGAGCAAACGGAGTGTTCCAAGGCTGTGAGATCGTCTGCGAATGGGACAACAAGGAAAGCGGTCACATGTCCCTGCTGCTAGATGCCTTGGTGGCAGAGGGCCTCGTCGCTCGTACTAGTGTATAATCCGGCCATGCGAGTCTACTACGACAAGGTTTCTGATGCTGCCCATGTAGTAACGGACTGTCCGCCGGAGAGTATGATGTGGGCAAACCTGGTCAAACGCTGCAAAACTTGTGGACATCAGCTCTATCCTGAAGAGCCTAAGAAGCTTTGCTGGCGCCCTGTCGGGTTCTTGAGGGTGGCCCCTCACATGTTACAGGCACCGGTTACTCACGTCCGTGGAGACATCAAAAAGGTCGCCAAGAAACTACGACGCAAAACGGGTGTCCTCATGGTGACCATAAGACGCCCTCTCTACCTGGGCCCCGGCAAACCAAGGCTGGTTCGATTCGGAATCTGGTATGTCGATCCCAAGTACGAAGAAGAGCTAGCCCCTCAACTAGAAGATTGGTGGGATCCCCCCGAGGAACTCCGAAGGTACTTGCCCCTCAGAGTTTGAGCGCTTTCTTCAGATGGTCAGCTTCGGTCCTGAGGAATGTGAGCTGATCCTCGTCGAACTCGTTCGAGTGCCACTCCAGCAACCCCAGGACCTGGTCGAGCCTACGACGACACTGAGAAACTGTCATGTAGTCAGGCCGGGAACTGACTTTACCCACCACCACCTCGACGACGGGGTCAGCCTCCGAGGGGCGGTAGCATTCGCTCAGTCCGGGGCCACCGTACTTGGTTCCGTCTCTGACAAACATTGGGCCAGATCCTTTCTGAGAAGCTCGGCTAGGGGCGTTCCCTTCCAGCGACTACCTTGGAGTTCTGCAATTATGGCCTGAGAGTCTGTTCGGCGCACTACGATCTGTTGCCTCCAAGAAAGATTCATCTCCGACTTGGATCCTGCACTAGGAAACATGTTGAAGGTCAGGATAGCGGAGAACCGTCCTTTTCTCAGGATGTGAATAGGCGTTAGGGTTACCCCTACCTTGTTGTCCTTCGAGGTCAGGAAAAGGATTCGACTCTCCACCTCAACCACCTCTTGGGCCAGTCCAAGGTCCCGCCATGTTTCGTAATCGTCTAGAACGTGTGTAGTGGCAGGGCAGTAACTGGCTTGGGGTAGCCAGGGCTTCAACGCATGGGCCAGAGAGAGAAAGGCTTGCCGAACGGAAACTTGAAGGTCGGTTGTTTCCGGCCAGTCTTTCATGCTCTCCAAGTACTGCTGGTTCTTGAGATAGGCTTGTCGTTGCTTCTCGAACCATCCCTCAGGATCCAGAGCCTTCTGAGCTCTGCGAATCGCATCTGCCCACGGCAGGTCAGTGACCAAGAAAGCAGGCGGCCACTTTCCGTAACAGACTTCCAACTCCTCTCTGTGATCTTCGAAATGCTCATCGTCGAAGTCGCACTCATCACAGAAGTACCAGGTGTGTCCCGTCTCCGGAAGGTAGAACGCCCGTGTGGCTGGAGGCACATCTTCGAGTTCCCCAGAGCACAGACCATGGAGCTTGCACGGGGGCCGCATGTGCTGGAGCAAAAGAGCGATATCTTCCCGAGACAACGGAGTGTCTATTTCCGGGTGGCTGGACTTCGCTTTCTCCGAGGCCCTCAGGAGAGCGTCTCTGGCAGACTTGAAAGGATAGTTGGCCATGGCCCACTCTACCAGAGCAACGCTCTACACTACACCCTCTAAGATTCGGTCCCGGGCCGTGGAAGTGGGGTCTTTCAAGGAGGCTATTCCCCCAGCAAGGGCCTTGACCCTCTTCCAGGAGAACTTCCGGACGGGGAGCTCCTGAACCATCTGCCGGCTACACCCACACACCTCTTCTAGCCCGGCTAGGAACCTCGTGAAGGCCCTATCATGCCAGGGGGGAGCCCAGCCTCCTGAACGACAGCAAAACGCTCCAGAGACAGTTCCTGGTGGCGGCAAATTAGGCCATACCCGAAACTCCACCCTAGACAGGATTTCCTGGGGTACCAACCGATGGATGTCGGCGGCCTCCCTAAGCCCTTTCCAAGGAGGGTACACCACTACGAGCTTGAGGTTTGGTCTACTGGCCAGTCTCTGGATTAACCAGTTAGAGCAGTCCACTTTGTTCGGGTCCACCGTGTCCCGGGCGCTGTAGGCAATGTCGTGGTGGGCATCTATCTGAAGGATGGTCCCCTCGTAGGCTTCTTCGAAGGTACGAAAAGCGTATTTGTGGCTGTCAGCTGCCTGGAGGAACCGACATCCCTCGAAGTCGAGATGAGCAGCCAGTCGCTTGAGAAAAGGCTTTGGGTACGGAAGGAGAGCTGTAGTCTTGCGAGGGTTTTCTAGTTGTGCGGCTCGGATCTCCCACACAGCTGTCTGGAACAAGTCCGTTTCGGCGTGGCCCCAGTCCCACTCCGACTCTTCCCGACAGAAGAAGTCCCAGTCAAGGCTCAACCAGTACACGCTTAGGACCCTACTCCAAGCCGCCTTCCTCTTCAGCAGGTTCAGGAGCTGGTTCAGCAACAACCGCTTGGACAGGAGCAGGGACCCCAACCGCTTGGACAGAAGCAGGAGTCTTGCAACGGCACAAAAAGGTGTTGTCGTTCACCTTCTCGATCTGTTGACCAGGTTGGCACTCCCTGGTTTGGCCGCCTATAGTAGCAAGCTTGATGACTGAGTCTTTGCACTTGTCTTCGGAACCTTTGATGGAGGATGAGGCTTCGCATCCCCAGACAAACAAAGTAACCAGGAGTAGCAGAGCTTTCATTTGGCTTCGAGCTCCTTGGAAGAGGAGACCAGGCTCTTCGAATCCTTGCACATGCAGAGGACTCGTTCTTGATCCAAGATCTTCATCTCTTGGTTGTCCCGGCAAACGACAGCAGATACCGTCCAAGAGTCCAATTTGATGAGGGCATCCTGGCAAGGCTTCTCCTTTTCATTGTTCCCAGGGGAGTACTCGCACCCCAGGAGTGTCAAAGCAACCAAGAACAGTAGAGCTTTCATTCTAGAGCGTCCTCTCCGGTTGGATACGGTTGTTCCTTGCACCTGCATACTACCACTCCGTTGGCAGGAACCCCCATAGTTTGGTTCGAGCTGCATTGGATGGACTTGTAGTTGGCCAAATTGTAGAGGGTATCCATACAAGGGGGAGGGGGTGGAGCCTTGGAAACCTGTGGTTGTGCAGAAGCTGAAATCACGGCTGAAGCTGAAGCAGCTGTGTCAGCTTTGGTAACAACCCGCTCCTCGCACCCCAACGCCAGAAGGCACAGCAGCAGCAAGTACCGTTTCATAGGAGGGACCATACACCAAGTGGTGTACGGTAGGGTAGAGTATCTGCCTCAGGAGACTTGCCTATGATCTGCCAGCGTTGCGGAAACTGCTGTATCACCATGGCCGTCGTCATTAGGATCGAAGACAAGGCTGTTCTGAAACCCGAAGGACGTCAGTGCCCCCACCTATCCTTTGAGGGCTCTCAAGCCTGCTGTGCCGTCCACGGGGAGTCCTGGTTCAAGGGCAGCCCCTGCCACATCTACGGAAACTCCAACTACGACCCAGATTTCCTTCCCAAACGAGGAAAGCCTTGTCCTATCGGCAAGCTCTTCCAAGAGCATGGGGGACTCTCCGCCAAGAGGAAGATCCCGCCACACGCTTCTGAAAAGGAGCTTTACGATTGTGGGTCGTGGCCTGAGGGGTAAAGGTCCCCGGGAGGAACACACTGGGACAGAGAGGCTTGGCGCACTGGCCATCAGGAGACAGCAACCTCCCGGGGACGGCCGCTCCTACCTATCCGTCTACACAAGTGAATTGGTGAGTTCCTCCCACCTGGCAGCTAGCATCCTGGCCAGAAGGACGTGGTGCAGTCCGTAGTGCCCGAAGGCGTATCCGTCATTGGCTTCCACCAGACAGGTGAACCGGTCTTTCGTCACGCCGAAATCTAGGCAATAGGCTCGTGGGGCAGATTTGTAGCGTTTCACGGCGGCCTCGACCACCTTTCGAGAAGGCGAGTGCCACCAATCCCCCTTGTACCTCCGTACATCCAGCAACCGGCCATCCAGAACAAAGGCCCGAAACTCAGCCTTGAACTCAAGAGTAGAGGCTACCCAGACCTCGGTGGAGTCGTCGCAAGTCACTGTTCTTCGACGAGCTTCCCAGCCCCCGTCCCATATGACTCCGGTGAAAAGTTTGGCCTTCACAGGTTTGACGAAGACCTTCTGAACTCCTCGTCGGACGTTCCCCAGAGTATCCTTCCAGAGATCTCTCCCTAGAAATGGTCTCAGCTCCTCTGGGTAGTCGAGGGGAGGAGGGGGTTTGATACCCACCCTCTCCAGGGCCTCCCAGACGGTTTGGAGCCACCCTTCCACCATCACAGTGGGCCCCAGGTCTGTTAGCTCCTGGATGTCCCCAAATCCGTGGATGGGGGCCGTCTCAATCCCCAGCTCCTGGAAACCGTGCAAGGCCGTACTGGCCACAGCGTTGATGGGGTAGTCTTCCCGGTGGAGGATGTAGGCTTTCTCTACTCTCAGATCAGGGAGGCTCACGAAGAAATCCTACACCATTCAGGAAGAAAAAATGCAACAAGTAGCCCACGGCAGCTCATGCTAGGTAGAGGCTTGTTCGAGAGGAGAGTTCGACGGATACCTACGTCTCCACTTTGGTCAGCCGGCCAAATACACTGGTAGAACCAATCCATCCGTTGATACCTCCTCGGTTGTTCCCGATGAGGAAGCGGCGCCCCTGGACTGATTTTACCAGATGCAGGTATTCCGAGCCCCTGACCTTGCACAGGACGATGTCCCCCTTCCGGATTGCATCGGGCTCCACGGGCTCCACGGTACAGAGCTGACCCGACCTGATTCGAGGAGCCATCGAGTTTCCCCGGGGCCGAAAGGACACGGTCTTGCCTTCTTGGAGAGAGGCTATGTGAGCAGAAGCCCAGCCCATCAGCCCCTCCTGAACAAGTCCCCGAACAGATCTCCTGTAGAGTCCTCTGCCTTCAAGCCTTCAGTCGCTGCCTTCAGCGACTTTTGAGTTCGGGCCAAGGCTTCTTCAGCACTCGCTACCTCCCCAGGAGAGTAGATCGCAACGGTCAGCAAAGGAGCAAGGAACTTCGAGGAATCGTTTGGGTGAAGAGGCAACCACGCCGGAAGGTTTTTCATGGTCAGCTTCACCAGATCCGGAGTGACTTCCATCTTTTCAAGGCCAAACAGAGAAAGGTCAGGCTTGGGGACCGTGGTTTCTGGACGAATGAGAGGATTGGGCAGGCCCCATTCCTTGATCTCGAAGACTAACAACTGCGTGTCGGCCTTCTTCCCTTCTTCGGTAAGGACTTCAGAATCTTCCTCAGTCAGGGGCAGCCCAATTACAGTGTACCAACCAGGCTCTGCCTTGACCTTGGCTGCCACGCCGATGTTCTCTATCGCTTCCGAGAGTTCCATTACGGGAAAGTTCTTGAGCATGGTACACCATACACCAGTTGGTGTATGGTGAGGAGGATGGACACGCTCAACCGAGGGCAGAACTTCCCCGATGGGCCCCACGGTGTCTACCGAAGGGCTGTCTGCAAAGGCTGCGGGGTTATCATGAGAGACCTTGAACCTTGTAGTGGGAGAGGAGAGTACTACCATCCTAGGTTCGAAAAAGGCCATGGGGCCAGCTGTCCAAACCAAGGGAAGACCTTCACCTGCAGGGACCTGGAAGTGGAGCCCTTCCTTTCCAAGCGAGAACGCCGCCGTCTCAAGCGACACAACCAGAGGGCCTGATGCCAAAGTATCAAATCGTCTCCAGTAGCGCCGGGTGTGCCGGCACTGAACACACCGGCTACCTGCAAGCAAACAACATCACTGAAGCCGTGGGTATCGTCAAACAACGCTCCCTGGATGAAGAGGCCCTTCGTCCGTGGGGCAAGCTAGACGATGTCATCGTTCGGGGGCCCGTTGGGAAGACCCCACATACCGAACAAGAGATTGTGTTCAGTGGGATTTCTGACTACAAGCAGTATTCTCGAACTGCTAAACGACGTAGGCGAAGAGCGGAAAACCGCAGAAAGAGGGAAAGCATGAAGTTCCGTCACCCCCAAAGTCAAGGACACGTCGTCACAGGTTACGTGGTGACTCCCAAAGGGGGCTACGAGGCCCTAGGAGTGTTCACAAAGCTTCGTGTCGCTGAAGACTATCTCAAGTACGAGATCGGGGAAGGGAAGGGAGAGATTCAGCACTGGACCATCATGGTTTGGGGAGACGGTACTGTGTCAATCTTCGACTCTCGGCAACCCTCTTTCAAATTCGAGATCGGGGATGACTACGCATCGGAAGAGACTCAAAAGAGACGGGAACTCCAAGCCTCGGGCCTCCAAAAGCTAACCCCCGAAGAACGAAAAGCTCTAGGGGTTGCTCCCCGCCTTTGAGGATCTATTTGTGAAATCTCCATAGATACTATGGAGATTAGAATCGTATCCAGCGGGGAGAGCCTCCTGCAGGAAGCGGCCAGGCTGCGAGCAGAAGGATGGTCTGTAGTTTCAGCAGATGAGCCTGAACGGGCTTGTCTCGGCTACGTGGGTTTCCGCGGGAAGCCCGAGGATGAGGAAAGCCTTCGCGTCGTCTGGCCCTTCCTTGGGAAGGAACTTTCTCCTTCAGTCGAAGATGTTGACCTTGATGCCTACCTAGAGGCTTTGGGTCAAGACAACGCCGTCCTAGCCGATAATCCGAAAAATCTTCGGTTCGGGGTAGCTCTCTACGACACTGAGTCAGGAACGGCTCGGATCCTTCGAATGAGGATCACTCAGTTCAAACAGCTAGACAGAGAACTGCAGCAGTTCGTTAACGATCGCAGACAAGCTCTAAGAGAATCCTGGAAAGCCCGGCTTCCAGAGCTGCCAGCTTAGGCCGTTACTACTCCTCGACTATCTGGTCCCACACAGTGGGGGTGAGAGCCTCCATGAACTTGCGGGCCAGGCCCCAACCTTTGTCCGTAGGTTCAAACCGAGCCACTGGAGAGAAGAACATAGCATTCTCCGAGAAGTGGGGATCTAAGGCACGTTGCTTCTCAACCTGTTCTTGGGTGGCCTCGTAGACTAGGATCTTCATTCCTTGGTAGTTGGTGCAGGTAGGGTAACGAATCCGTACAGCGGTGTATCTACCGATGGATAGGAACTGTTGGATCTTGAAGAAAGTCGGATCAGGATTCCCTGCCTGGATAGAGGGTTTGGCATCCGCCCTTTCGGGAGGGATTTCAGAATGCCACTTGACTACGTGAGACCTGTTTCCGAAAACACCCATGCTCTGACTGTACACTAACGTAGGTGAGTTCAGTCATACGAAAGCGACAGGGCCTACCAAAGCTTCCAACCGTAGGCGGTCCAGAAGCACCTTGCTGACCACCTCTTCGGGAACTCCAACCTCTTTGGAGATGAGCTCAAGTAAGTCCTTCCACGGCAGAGCAGGGTTGTTCTGACGGTAAGCAAAGATCAGGTTTCGAGTTCGGCTGCTCATCATAATCACTGGTGCAAAAGAGAATTCTGGCTTTCGATGTACTCACGAGTCCGGGCCGTAGCCTCTTCAGCCGTGTCGTCTAGCTCAGCGTCTTCTCCCAACGGTGACCAGACCCACTTCTTGACTCGGTCCCGGTCTTTCGAGGTCAACTCCTCTTTCGGGTAAGGGTGGTCGATCCAGGGGCAGGTTCCCATCTCAGCCCACCCTCCTGAGATCCGGTCTTCCTCCTCTATAGGATCTTGTGAGAAGAGCCTGTCAACGCTTCCAATGCTCAGCGTTACTCGTCCTCCTAACCCTTGCAGCCTAATCAAAGATCGACTCCACCCTGTGACCCGCTCATCATCGGAATGCGCCCTCTCACACATTCCCCAGTAGTGGTTTTGGTAGAACTCGAACTGGTTTCGTTTCCAGGGAATGTCATCGGACAAGTCCTGCAACCGTTTGAGTTCTGGGTTGATCTTACAGTGAACCGTAGACCATATGTCTGTGCCTCGTCCCGGTACCGGATCATTGCCTAGATCCCATATGTAGCTGTAGACCCACAGGTGCCACTCTCCGTCCTCCTTGTCGAGAACCAAGGCATCCTTGTCCAAAGAGGCTTCTGCCCGGTGCCACCAGTACATGGTGTCCATAGCACACCACGCCCCTTCCACGATGGGTAGCGTGGGCCACTCCACATTGTGAGAGTAGAGAATTTCTTCCAAACTCCAAGGGCTCTGAGGAGGGGAGGCGTCCAGGAGCTGATCGAAAAAGGTGGGGGGCTGGGTCCTCTCGCAAGCGGACAGCAGCAACGCAAGAGTAACGAAAATCAGTCGGTTCATTTACAGGGCTTCCTTTTTCCTACGATCACCACATGGTTGCCATTCTGGTAGCTGAAGCCAGAGTCCGGATCGTACCCCTCAGAATCCAGTCCGTTCAAGGCCCTTTCCAGTTCCTGGGCAAACCTCTCGTTGGTATCCGTGTTGAGGACAGCGACTGCTTTGAAGCGTTTCATAGCTAGCACCATACACCAGAGAGTGTATGGTTAGGCATGCAACTGAAGCGTTCTGCTAGATGGGTAACCTCATCGGATCCTGAGGCTTTACGGGCCTGGCTCAAAAAACACAGTGGGGCCGTAGATCTCATTGACTTGAGCCTGGACTTGGTTGATGAAGTAGAAAGGTTGCAGTCCAGGGGGTCGATCCTTCATAGGTTGGGGAGGCTCCTTCGTCCAAGAGGGGTAGTCCCATGGATGAGTCGAAGGTTCTCAAGATAGCCGAAGAGTTAGCAGTTGCTATCTGTAACACGCTGCCAGAACCCAGCTTTCTGGCTTGTGACTACATCTTCACAGAGGTAGTGAGGAAGGCCGCCTCTGAGGGGAACTCCTGGGCTAAGCAGTGGACCACGTACAATGGACCAGGCAGGCCCCACTGCCCAGATTTCCGGAATGGGCTGCGTATGTTGAAGACGGCTGGCAGCGGTTACTGGGAGAGCCCCACATACCGATACTTCCGAGTGACCCTTTCTGCCCGACGGGTGGCTGAAAATCCAGTCACTGATGAGGCCAAGGCAGTGGTTAGAGCCTTCTGTGTGGCCGTAGGAGAGCTACCTCCTAGCCCAAGCTCACCTCCCGAGAATCAGGATTCCCCGAAGACGTAGATTCAGACTCGGGTTGTTCAGCATCTCCGCCATACAAGCTCCGACTTTTCCAGCACAAGAAGCCTGGCGTTCGTAGTTGTGGTCTCTGAAGACGATGGGGAATCCTTCAGAAGACACGAGGGCTGAGAAAAGAGTCTCGTCGAGCTTCCCCTCAGACACCACCTTCAGATGAAACCGTATGTGGTGCTCGCTGCAAAATTCGCTCGGTTTGAACCACACTTTGAAAGGCTTTCCCATCGCCTCTTGAAGTTGCAACGCTCCCTTTCTCAGTGCAACGACAGCCTTTTGGTATCTGTTGGGTTCGTTCCCTACGATCTCCTTCAGCTTGCTTTGGATTACGCTCGTCTTCATCTCAGCCTCCCAGGAACACTTGCTCGAACCGCTCTTGGTCATGCTTGACCGCTACCCAAGTGTCAGTCCCAGCCATAGCTCGGGATCCCCACTGCCCCTTCTCCCGGTAGACCTGGGCTTCGACGAACGTACAGATGCTTGGGTCAAGGGCTGTGCATGCTGCCAGAGGATCGTGGAGCGCCTTGTTGTGACTGTGACGAGCCCGATAAGAGGTCATTGCTGAGGCCAACACCTCCAGGTGATCGACCTGCTTGACCTTCTCGTGAAGTTCGGCCGTGTAGGTCACTCCGTGACAGATGTTCTTCCCGATTAGGTGTCGTTCTCCTACCAAGCCAGAAGCAAGAACCCCCTCCGCTGCCTTAGAGTTGCCTCCCAGGTTCCAGGTGGCTACCGTCGTCTTCCCAGCAAACTTCTCTAGCCGGTCCTCAGGGGCCACCAGGTTGTCTCCGGCGAATCCTCCCTGGATGTAGATGCTGGGAATACGAACCCCGTGCTTGATAGCCTCCCAGATGTTCGTGAGAGGAGCCCCTGTCACAATGGTGACGGGCTCGATTTCTCCTCTCGGGCCGTAATCCTCCACGATGAGCCCCGGCGGAGGCACCAGAACGTCGTGGATGATTTCGTAGCCGTAACCATCCGGCTCAGCGTCCGGAATATCCCTTCCAAGCCAGTGGTAGTGGAAATCCGAGACGCAGTTCTTGGGGTGGTCCGGCTTGGCTGACCCCACTGGCACCTTGGGGAGCCCTAGGAGCCCCAAGACGTGCTTTACGACCCCGACCTGGCCTCGGGTCCCCGGGGTTACCGTAACGGCCCTGAGACGGCTCCTAGGGTGCGTAGCGAGCAGGATAACGGTGAGAATGTCGTCCGGGTCCCCGGTCTCACAATCGAAGATGAAGTCAGTCATGGTTCGATGGTCCTAGCCAAGATCGATACTTCCAAACCATCAGGCAACCCGAAAGCCTCCATAGCAGCCCCTCGGGAACTTGAGGGTGTTTTGCCTGGCTCTGGAGGTCGTAGACGTACGCTAGCCTCCGTATCCAGTATTTGCCAGGCTCGGTCCACAATGTCGAAACGTCTCTCTCCCAAGCTGCCTTTCGCTTCTGCTACTAGAGTGTCTTTGAGCGATCTATCTCCCCAAGGTTCTTCCTGCCGCTGAAACACAAAGTTGATGTAGCTATCAGGAACAACCTCTAGACCTTTGAGCTTCATCCAACCCAGTGTCTCTTGCATGCCCTGCTCGAACTTGCCTTTGATGCAGCCTGTGAAAAAAGGTTGGCCTCCCCAGTTAGATTGTTTGAAGTCAGAAGGGCCTAGGACTGTAGACCACACCACGATGGCTTGTTCGCAACACCTCCCTGGAATGGCGTAGGCTCTGATTGGCATGAAAGCCTGCCCTCACCCTGCAAAGCCAGGCAGCTTACGAACCTTGTAGCAGGCACAAACCTCCGTGGGCCATCCAAACCTCTTCTCTGCAAGTTCGTCGTAGGCACGGAAGGACATTCCTGTTTTCGGGGTCATGAGCTCCGAGCACAAGGCCCTTCGCCTCAAGTCAAAAGCCCGAAGGATGGTTCCCCACCGGCGATCCCTGAAGATGATTCCGGCATTTTCCAAATGAAGCGGCTCGTTCCAAGCAGGACCGCCCCACGGTTCTCGCTCCTCCCCTTGGCGAAACATGAAGTGAAAAGGCCCTTCCAAGATGGGTTGGAGGCCCCGCCTACGCAACTTGGCTTCCGACTCTTCTATACCCTCTTGGAACCTGCGTTGGAGAGGACAGTTCCACCAAATGGCAGACCCCTTTGACTGTAGCTGTCTCTCGAAATCCTCAGGTCCTGTGCGAGCCAGCCAGACGTAGGAAATCCCTTCGGATTCATCGGGCTCGAAACTAGCTCTAGCAGGCTTTGCTGAAAGGCCCCCTGCGAAAGGAAGCAAGCCCAAAACCTTCATGATCGTTCGTCGTTCCATAGCGCTACTCCGTCCAATGACGAGTCACCAGTTCCAAACGTTCTATCACAACGTCTCGGAAGGCGAAACCGTAAGCGTCAACGAGGGCTGGATCCAGCTTGGCCAGGATGCGTTCGTGCTTCATCCCGGCTCGGACAGCCTCCACGTAAAAGGTCAACCAGTCAGGGATGGCCCCCTTCTGACGAAGGCAATCAAACATCACGTCGAGGGGTAGCCCCGTCGTTTCGTAGTAGCGGTAGACACCCGCTACTATGAGCTGACCTTCTTCAGTCTTCCCGACGACTCTAAGCACGACGTCACCAAAGGGTGAGCCCCACGAACACGGTCTACCCTCCCACAACGGGAAGGACGAACAGGATGTTCTCAGAACTAGGATCGAAACTCTCCACGAAAGACCCCGTAGATCCATCAGCGTTCATGGCAGCCGCTCGATAGCCTTGGGATCTCAACCCTTCGAAGGTCTCATTGGCAGCGGACACACTTTCGGGGTTGCTCGGGTCCCAAGTGCAGCAGGTGTGGCCTTCTTGTCCTAAGATGTTCATCTCATGCTTCATTGGTATTCTCCTGAATTTGATCCCAAACCGTGAATCCCCTGAGTACCATGAACGCCCCTGCCTTCTCGTTGAAGGTAGTTAGACGTTCTCCAATTTTCCCATCCTTGGCAATGGTGTACAGGCGATGTCGGGCTCTACACTGCCTTTGGTAGATGCGGTTAGCAACTTGCTTGTCTTCACTACTCTCCGGGTCCCATTCGACCTTGAGCAAGAAGCCTTCAGGGAGGGACTGGGGTTTCCTCGGCTGGGGCTGGGACTTTCGAGTCTGCCTCTTGGCCGCTTTCTTGGCAACACGCTTCGGCTGAGCCTTCGATTTGGCGGGCTTCTTCTTGGCCTTGGCCGGTGCTTTTGCTTGTTGTGGCCTCGGCTTCGACTGACGCTTCTTAGCCGGCTTCTTGGTACTGGCCTTAGCAGTTTTCTTCGACATATCCCAGTCTCGTAGATGCAGATACCATTCAGGTTGAAGAGGGCAAAGCCTCGGTCATCACTCTCTTGCCAAACCACGTGCATGCCCACCATCGAGGCTTCTGACAGGCAGTAGATTTTCCCCACGGGAAGAAGCTTGTCTTCGATTCGGAACACCCCTCGTATCTTGTCAGGGTACTCTGTCATCGGATGGGAGAGGGTGAACATCCAGGGCAAATCAGCCGTTCGAAAGTGATTCAGTACTTGGTCAAAGGTGGGGTAAACAGAAGCAGGGACACCTGTGAATAGTTTGATGAGGCACTTTCGAGTGTCTGGTTTGGTGATAGGGGGGACCTTCAGCAGATCTCCGAACTGGACAGTCACTCCTAGTTCCGGATCTAGTACCCACCCCACCCCTTCAAGAGTGTCGTAAGTGGCATCAGCGTAGACCACGTCAATCGTCAAAATCTCGGGAGTCCCCCTATCGCATAGCCTCCAGATCCGAGGTTTCGTGACTACTTGTAGGTTACGAGTCTCACGGGCTGTCCTCAACACTTCTCCTAAAGAGCCTCGCTTCCAAATAACTTTGGGAGTCTTCGAAGCATCGATCAGGTGGAGTCCGTTCTCGAAAATCTCCCCTGTTTTCAGACTCTCAGCGTGCGCTGTTTCCAAGAAGACTCGGAGGGCCCCTTCCAACAACACCTTCTGGGTCAAGATGGTGTCGAAGATGGGGACCGTTCCAGAGACCTGAGTGTTGGTCACGAGACAGAAAGCGTAGTCAGGCTCCCCCTCCTCGTCCAAGCGTCGGATGTTGTGGATGTTGTTGGAACGTATTTCGTAAGTTTTCCCATCCTGTCCTTGGACTTGGAACCGTTGGAGGTGGCGTAGTTCTCGCTTCTGTTCCCGAGTGAGATGCCGACAGAGTATAGACCAGGCTTTGACCTGAGCCCTACGAGCTTTCCGTTTTCTGGCCTTGTTCCCACAGTTCCGCTTGTTATGCAGGATTCTCATCAATCTTTGACGAGCTTCTTTTTCCACTCTCTTCAGGTCGCAGACATCAACCATCCACTCCTGAACACTTCCCCCACACTCACAGGTGAACCCAAGTAGCCTTTTTATTGGGTCTTGTTTGGTCCTAAAGCTCGGATGGTTCTGGTGCTCCTCCAGCGCCTCTTTCCAGATAGCTATGTGCTTCTCTCTGGCTGTCTTCACAGCGGCATGAAGATTCTCCTCCAAAGCTTTAGAGAGCTCAGGCATGCTCTATCTCGCTTACAGGTGAGCTACTTTGCTTTTCGGACGAACAGCCTGACGATGGGGTATACCCCTTCGTATTCCCATTCTTGGTGAACGATCTTGTAGGCAACACGGTTGAACCGCATCTGAGCTCCTGTTGGAGGGACCGCGTCCACCGAAGTAAAGGGTTTCAGGATGGTTCCTGTTACGTCTCGGACTTCCAATCTGATCATACCTCATTGTACACCGGCGGTGTACGGTACCAGCATGCCAATCGGACTCTTCATTTACGATCTGGAACCTATCATCAAGAAGCATGGGGAAGACCAAACCCTTCGGTTCGCCGAGCGATTAGGGCCAGAACCCCAAATCTCCGTACGAGAGATCTGTGGGAAACGCTACCTCACCTGGGTGACAGGAACCCTGGCAGGCCCCTCGTACTACGGACAAAACGAGCTCTGGAAGAACCTTCCCGAAAAAGAACGGAAGAGGCTCGTCCAGATGCGATCTGAGCTGAGCAGTCAGCAAATCGATCACTGGCGCTTGGTAGACTACGATGAGCATCTGCCCCGAAACTACTACCCAGGGGCTACGTAGCTTCTTCCAGGATGACGAGGTTCTCCCCCTCGTTCATTTGGTGGGGGTCCCGACTGGCGCACACACAAGCGGGAAACTGTCTGGAACTGACGAGATGGCTGGCAAAGACATCGATTCCCTGGAAGAGCGCAAAGTAGCCCCACAGCAATGGATCGTAGTCGCTGTAGCAGAGCGTAAGGTCCTTCAGCCGACCACCTTTCGAGAAATGCTCGTGCGAGAACTCCGAAAGAAGGGCAGCCCAGGCCCAAGGGATCAGGATGACCTGAGGGATCTTCCCCTGGTTCTTCTGCAGAGCAACGGCCGAGCCCAACGCTTGGTACAGCCCCGAGCCACTGACATCCACGCTGATTCTAGCGGCCCCCGGCGTGATGCGGTCGTCCCACGTGAACCGCCGATGCCACTTCTGTGCTTCCTCGAAAGTGATCATGCCCAAGAGCATACACCCTTGAAGGCGGCACCCAGTAGACAAATTCTCCCGTGGTCCCCGGGTCGTTCCACTGCACCCACTCCCCCGTGGCCTCAGGACTGTTGTCTTGTATGTACTCTGGCATCAACCACCCCCAAGCTCGGGGCTACTCGTTGTGGTCGAACCTCTCATACTGAATGTTCACCCAGTACTTGGTCAAGATCGGGGTGAGCTTCTTTCGAGACTTTTTAGGGATCACAAGGGCGTCTGAAGCTGCTTGCCAAGTAGCTTCAGGGATGGCTTGTTGGACCTCTTTGACGAATTTCTGAAGCAAAGGCTTCTTCAGAACCTTCCCCTCCTTGTTCTTCATCAACACCACCCGTGTGAACTCAACAGGCTTCTTGGCTGCCGCCTCACGCCTTTGCTGTTCAACAGCGTAGCGAACAGCGATCACAGCAACCTTCGTATCCTTCGGCCCCCAGTAGCTTCGGGCCTTCTCTTGAGGACCCAACCTCAAGCCATGTTTCTCGACGACAGCCTTCAGCTTGGCCAGGTACTTGTCGTCCAGTTGGACTTTTTGTCCGAAGCTGTCGAAGCCTGCTTGGGGTATGGTGAGGACATCCTTGGCGAAATTCCTGAGCTGTTTCACAGGAATCTTGCGTGCCCCGCCCCATCCCTCGATCTTGATGTCTACTCGGCCTTTGGCAGTTCTCTGGGTCATTACCTAGGCAATAGGAAAAGAGAATTACCACTTTGGACGAGTCGAAAGATCGTAGGCGCTCCCCGGGCCCGGGGAGTTGCGGGGCCCGTGATGCTTGATTTTAGGACGCTCGGGTTTGGCACGGTTCGAAAGGTCATAGGCACTCCCTGGGTAGGAGCCCCCGAGACTCCATCGAGCTCGGGCCTTGTCACCTGTCTTCGACGACACGTTCGGTACCCCCTTTCACGCACACCAGCTTGCCAACGTTGTTCTCCAAATCCTGGTAGTAGGTAACGCCCCCTTCAGCCCTACACTTCTCCCGGAACCGGTTGTGCTCTTCCTTGATCTGGTCAGATCGGAGACCACAGAACAACACGACTCCCACCAACACTACCAGCAAAATGATCGCAGTGAGAGCACAACCATAGGAGGGTTTATCTGTGTAGTTTCCGTTCATATGGGGAAGGGGAGGAAGCTCTGAGTCTTTGGGCATGGGCGTCACACTGTGGATGCGCTTCTGGTGGGTCTGTGTTCAGAGGCTCCCCACCAGAAGCAAGCAAGAGCCTCATGGAACCCTACACCAAGACGGGTTCAGGAGCTCCTGTTTTTCACAGGCCAGATAGTCCCAGGTCCGTACTTGCCGGCCGCTTCGTAGAAAGAGAGGTTAGGCCACTTTCTACTCCGACGGGTTGTGTGCTGCCGAACCCACTTCCAACACTCCAGCGTACACCTCCAGCAAGAGATGGTTCGGGGGCCGTACGCACAGCCCGTAGCCGGGAGGGCCACCCCACCACAGAAGTTGCAACGCATTGGAGTATCATGTGCGAGAGGTAGAAAACACTATCGTTTAGAAGGTGGCTGTGATCGTCACGGGGACGAATACCGCCTCTCCCTTGACAGGCGCCGACCACCAGCATGCCTCGAACACCAGGCTGTTCGAAGTCAGGGCCTTCAGTTTGGCTTTGGCGTACAAAGCGGACCGCCCCTGTCTGGAAACCCCTTCTTCTCGAATCTCAACGCCGTTCACCTGGGGTTGTACTGTGACAGTGGCGTTCGAAAACTCCTCGTTGTGTTCGGGGTTACAGGAACACACCACTGCCACTCTTTCCCACAGAATTCGTTCGATCTTCATGTTGTACCTCGGGGGCTTTGCCTCAAAAGGGGTGATTCTGGCTTGACAAGGCAAGCTTTTTCGGAAGAAATGAGGAGAAACAACGCCATCTCTGCGGTTTTAAGGCAGAGACTACCTCGGGTTTTCAAGGGGTGACCCAGAGCAGGTCCTTGAGAGCTTTAAGCAAAGTACGCTCCTCCTCATGCAGTCGATCTCGTTCCTTCCAGAGTTTGTTTTGGAGATCCTTGTAGGCCGCTTCCAAGGCCGCCTCCAGACCTTCGACGCCTTCGTAAACTGTGAAACCCCCTATGCTAGGGAACTTGGAATGGCAGATTGAAACCCGCCAACGGTTTGTGTTTTCGGAGGGGCCGTACAAGGAGTAGTTGCGAACAGCCGTAGCCTCGAACTGCAAGGGTTTGGCCGTCTTCAGACTCTTCACCCATCCAGCGCACACGTACCGAACCCTGTGCCCCCTCCACTTCTGGATGCGCCTCACTCGACTTCTCTTGCTCATGGTTGCCTGGTTACCTCGTGTTAGCGGGGATCGCCCAACAAGGAGCGAAGTCTTCTGCCTTGATGGCTCGGGTGATGGCGTGGTTCTGGTTCGCTGACAGGCGGCTCACGAACTTCCCGTCGATCATTGATCCCGGGAGGTGCTTATGGTTCTGAACCACGATGACGAAGCTGTTTATCCCGGTCTTGCTCCGTTGAACCCAGATGTTCTGCTTCGTGGGTCGGCTCTTGACTATGCGTCGCATTCGTCTTCCTCCAGACGGTCCCGAAGGTCGCTGATCGACCCTGGCTGCCGCTCCTCCAGAAACGCTTCCAGATTCCCCAACGTGTAAACTCGAAGAACGGGTTCCAGACTGGGAGCAGCCTTCCTAAGAGCTTTGAGAGTCTTCACGCACTCTCGAAGACTCTCCTCTGCCTCGTCAATCAGGTCGTTGGGATCTTGGGTTTGATCGGACACTGGTCACCTCGACTGTACACCGGCTATCTGGCCTGCCTTACGAAAGTGGCTTGGCCAATACCCTCACTACACCCGAGGGGCCCAGATCTTAACCCTCCCCATACAATTCGGCCACGGTCGAAAAGTGCCTCTGGGAGGGGACTGCGGGGGGACTGGGTAACGAGGCGGGGCCTCCCTCCCAGAGGCACTCCAGCGAAAGTAGAAAGAGACTACCGAGCTAGGTAGTCTTTCTCCCCGTCTTCAATGGCTTCCCGTACACGCTTAAGATACGAGGACACGAGCTCTTCCCTTGGAGGGGTACGAGTCATCGTCTGCAAGGGAGTTGTTCCTCCCATTCTACGGTACGTGTTTTCCAGCTCGGTATTCCTTCTCCACGTGTCGGTTTGGAAAGCTCGCTTGAGGGCTCCCAAGGGGAGAGACCACGTGCCCGAGGGGGACTTGAACCCCACTGTGAGGCAGTGCAGTTGGTCGAACGCCTCCAACTGCCCTTTTCCGTGAGCAGCCACTTGGGCTTTCAAAGCAGCCAGGTATTCGTCCAAGCTGGAACAAGTGTGATCAGACATCTCTACTAGACTCGACACTGATCCCGGAATTCCTCAGTTCTTGCAGCTTCCGGTAAAGAGTGGCTCTTCCGATCCCCAGCAACTTGGCGGCCGCTACTCGATTACCGTCCACTTGCCGGAGGGCTTGCTGAATTGCTAGACGTTCGAGTTCCTGGAGATTGACAGTCGGTAGTTCGTCCATTATTCCACCTGTGATTGAGTCCCGTGTTTTCTGGGCGGGACCACCCCAGGTGACTCTCCCTGTCACATCACTCCATTCGGTCGATTCCGACGGTTGACGGATGGGACCTTGCCCCACCCAGCGATTGATCAACTCTATACCAGTAAGTAGGTCACTTAAACAAGCGAAAAAAGCCTATTTCTGCATCAGACGAAGGGTTTCCTCCAACGCTTCCTTCTCAGATTTTACTGAGAAACGAGAGCCGTCAAAGTAGACGGCAGGTTCCTGAGGTAAAAGGTTGGTGTAGTCATAAGCCACCAACACACCCTTTCGGTTGAACCCCACTTGGTTGTTGTCGATCAACCTGGTCCACACAGGAAGCTTTTTACCCAAACATTGCGCAGTGGTGTCTACGTACTCCATTACGAGTCCGTCGGAACGCAGGTGGCATTGAGCTAACCGATGTTGCAGTCCTAACTCTCTTGCTAATTGGTAGATCCGAGCTTCAACATCGTTGTCTGCGATACAAACATCTTTCTCGATCTTCAAAACATTCCCTGACCTGAGAAGGTAGACTTTTCGGGAACCTCCTTCTCCCAGCAACCTTACAATGTTACTCACCGGTTCCCCTTGGTAGAGAGTCCTTTAGCTCGACGGATTCGAACGGTCTTGCAGTTGAACTGCTTGGGCGGCAGTTTCAAAGGAGCCACCCCAGGCAGCCGGTAGTAGAACTCTCCTCGATGCTTCCCCTCTGGGTAAAGGTACTGCCGAAGAAGCTTCCCCTCCTTCACCAGTTCCCCGAGTCTTCGGTTGACGGTCCCCAAATGGAGGCCCGTCAACTCAACCACATGGCTGGACGGAACGGGCCTCTTGCACACCTTCACTGTGATGAAGATGTCGTCCTTGTTCGTCAACTCACCAGGGGGTTTAGGCATTGCAATCCACCGTACACCAAAAGACCCCCTCGGCCTTCAGAGTAGGTGTATAGTACCGACATGGCTCCAAAGATCAAGATCGATACTGAGATCACAAGCTGCCAACCCTGCGTAGCCGTTTGTTTCAAAAACCCTGTCATCCCTCTCAAGACCAAACTGTTGGATCAAAGTGGGTTCCCCTGGCGAGTAGCACACATGGATCAAAAGGTGGGCTACCTGTCACCCCTTCGTGAAGAAGGGCCGGTACCCACTCGGGTGACCTCCCTTCGTCTGTACGAAGAAGGACTTGAAGCCGCTTTGGTAGACCGTGTCTGCACTTACGTGGCTCTCATCGAAGCTCTGGACCTAAGAACAAGAACTGTCTACGTAACTCCAGACATACACATACCCGATCCTTTCCATAACACGAGACCCCGGGGCCCTAATCTGAGAGTCTTGAACGACCCTAAAGACACTCCTCCACATTCAGTGCTCATTCAAGACGAGCGAGACGTCCTCTGGGGCCCCCTCCCAATGATTCCTGAACGAGCTCCCCTAGAGTGGCCTTTTTCAGGCAAAATTATCGGGAGTGGCAACAAGACGATTGAACTGCAGCCCGAAAGCAAAGATACCTTCCTGGTCACAGACGGTACCATCTCAATCTCCATAGACGTGTACTTGGCATTTGAGCTTGCCAGCACACTCTTGGAAAAAGGGTGGCCCGAAGTCGTTCGTAAGTACTCCCCTTCCAAACAAGCCATGCTTATGCTGGAAAGGTGTTCGAATACCTCTGCTAGATGAGGACCCCTCTCCTTGGTGAGAGCTGTCTAGATGTCTCTGCTTGTGAGCCGCAGAGCTGGCGTTACTTCTCCCTAATTTCTTCCGAAAAAGCTTGCCTTGTCAAACCAGAATCACCCCTTTTGAGGCAAAGCCTATCTAGATCAAGTTCTCAAACTTAGGGAGGTGGGGCTGCTTGAGTCTTCGTACCCTAGACTCGCAAGCCGAACAGAACGGAGATTTCTGACCGCCTACGTCAGCCATCCGATCCAATCTGATCTTGTTGCAGGCGGTCTTCTCTCCAAGCCAGTCACCTCGTGCATCCACCCAAATAGCGTGATTTAGCTCCGAACGATCTTCCTTTGGGCTCCCGTGCAGGTAGGCTCCTGCCAACACCCCTGCCCAAACATACCCTGCTGTGCCTTCAGGTAACCCTCGGGACTTTGAAGGCTTGGTTTGCTCAGGGTACTCGACCTTCACAGCATTGGGACGCTTCTCTTTGATCTTCAGGCCGCCAGCCTGGAGCAACTGGGTGAAGTGGCTCCAATCCAGATTGGACCCCGCTCGCTCGGGCCACCAGAAACTCAGGAGAGGGATAGAAGCGGGGGTTCGATCTTGCTGCAAGAGTCGAGTGTTTCCCCCGCTCCGAAGGAAGGCTTCTTTGACAGCCTTGATCACTGCCGACCGCTGTACCTTGGCAGCGTATTTGGCAGCGACCCGAGTAGAGAGAGACATGCCCCTGCGAAATCATAGCAAGATCCTGGAAACTCAAAACCTGGAACGGGGACCCGGACGACCGGTGTATGGTTAGGCATGTTCACACTTCAGCAAGCTGCCAAGATCATCGCCTCTACCCCAGAATCCCTCCCTATCGCTCGGGCCGTCGAGCTCTGGAAGAACCATTTTCCGGACCACGACCTACTAACCATCCACGAGATGGCCGAGAAGTCCGAACAAAGGCTCTATCCTGATAGGTTCTCCCCGGGAACCATGTGCTACCCCCTCTTCGTTCACATCGCCATGCTCATAGGGGGAGGAAACGAGCTACCGGACATCTACGGAAGATCGGCCTATAGTAGAAGTCCCGTCAGCTGCTCCTTCCTGCAGGCAGAACTGGAGAGACGCTTCGGAGCCCGAATCTCTCGAAACACCATCGAAGAAGCGGCTTCCAAGTGCTGCGTCGGAAGTAGAGAAGGCCCCTGGACAGTACGCCCTGGAACTGTATTCTGGTTCAGCGACAGGGATCTGTACTGGTGTCACTCCCTTCCCGAAGGACTCCCCCAAGTGACCTACGCTGTGTACGTAGCTATTTTCAAGAACCGAAAAGAACCCCTTCCGTTCAAGAAGATCTTGGATGAGACCACATGGTCTGGGCGTGTTGAATACAGCCGGACCGATGTCCTCAAAGCTCTCACCGGACTAGTCCAGATCGGGCTAGTCAACGTCAGCAAGGGCAAGAAAGGGCAGCGTCTCTACCAGCTGATTCCCGGTAACACTATCTACACGGTTCTCTACAATAGCGGCAAGGAAGGTGGGCCATGTCAGTGCAGAGCAACCTACTGAACCGGAAAGTCAGGTTCGACAAGTCCAGCTCCAAGTCCGATCTCCAAGGAAGGATTGGGCGAATCGTGGCCGTCTTCGTTCATGGCGGGTACGGTATTTATCTCCTACTGGAAGTCAAAGGCATCGGACGCCTTGTAGACTTTCCGGCCTCAGAAGTGGGGACCGGTAAAGGTTACAAGGTTCAGTTGGTACAAGAAGACTCCGATTTCGAGTGGGGCAACGTCTGAGCACGTGGTTGATGGTTGCTCCAGTCAGGGGCTACCCAACCAAGCGGCTTGGGCCCTTCCCTGAGCTTGACTTCAAACCACCGGATGCTCACTAGTTTCGGATCACCCCCAAGGTGAGGAACGTACTGTCCCACTACCCAGTGAGGTTCCAACCGCTTCTCTCCTGGAATGTTGCGGTAGGCATTCTTGTCACACTTCCACATCTTCCAGAGAGTCGTGCATGAGGGGAGAGTACAAGAATACTCTCCCATCGAATCTAACTCCCAGGGAAACAGACGGATCTCGTTCACTCAGAGTCCTTCAAGCCCAGACTGGCTGAGGTAGCCTGAGTCTCTCTTCCAGGAGGCGGACCCGCATTGGCCAGAGTGTACAAGGCGGCCTCGACGTTGGGGTTGCTTACCCCCAATGAACCCAGCAGGTCCAATACCTTCCGCACTTCTTGAGCACGCTTCTCTCGGTCGCCATTCTGGATGTCGAACTGGGCCTTCAAAGCCTTGTACATTTCCCGTAGGCTTTCGAACACGTCCGAGATATCCAAACCTCCCAACCCTCTTTTCTCTTCTAGATCTTCACTCATATGCTGAAGGGTGACAATACCGCCCTCGATACGAGCAAGATCGATGTCCTCATCAGACGGGTGAGTCTTTGACAAGCGTTCCAGCTCGGCATCCGTCTTCAAGGCTTCTAGACAAGCCTCATGAGCTCTATGGAGCTCGTAAAGATCTAAATGCCCCCGAGTTCCGTCCAGAAGAGGAGTGATGGCTCGGGCGAGACGAGCGGAAGCTTCCCGAAGAGGGGAGCCCTCCCAAGGTTCCCGAATCGGAGGGGGTTCAACGTCAAAAACCGCAAAGAGCCGGGCGAGATCGTAGGTCGAAACTTCTACGGTTGTGGGGCCTTCCTCAAGATTCACATCCTTTCCGAAGCTATGGTAACGGCTCTTGAGCTCCTTGACCGTATCGTACAGATTCGACATAGCTTATCCTACAGTTCAGGGGACCGGCTCTCGTCTCGCATCTTGGAGATGGTCTTCAGGTTGGTGGCCCACAGGATCCCCTGGATGAACCCCAACCATCTCTGAGCTTTGTCGAACTTCTCATCGACGAACGTCAAAGCTTCCTCGCACATCCAAGCCATGTGTTCTAGTTTCTGAACTGTGGTGTAGTAGCCTCCTGTTAGTGAAGGAGAATCCGGAGCGAGCTTGTTAGCGCCATACCTCGCCAAAAGCTTTCGATAGTTTCTCAGCAACTGCTTCGTGTGTTCAGGCGTCATCATCTTCCCAATCGCTCCAAGATACAGGGTAGAACTCCAGAATGTCCTGACCTGTGTACCGTACACCCTTCTCCTGAGCCTCTTCGTCAAAACAGGTCAAACACCTGACTGTGTGGGGGTCCCCAACTACCTTGGTCCAGAGCTCGTCAGAAACCGTGAAGCCTACCGTGTTGCGTTTCCCACATCGTCGGCACATCTCTCCGGGCCAGGGTCCTGGAGGATCCTCATCGAACGCTCGTTGATTGTCCAGGGGCTGGATGACTCTCCGTAGCAGCTGCAACACGTCGTATGTGTTTCGGTCGAAGACATGAAACCCCTGGTGCTCCGTGAAAACCAGGTAGTGTGCCTTGTAGACTACAACGAAAGCCCGATCGAAAACCATGCTGGTCATCTCATCAGTGTCCCGAATGATAACCATCCGACACAGCCTGGGATCCGTGGCCTTGATCGAGCGATCATACTTGCATGCTACGTCGTAAGCCTTCTGGGCCTCCACTCCCAACATTCCACGCTCCTGTCCTGAGAGTTGGTGTATGGTAGCGGCATGACACGTACCAACACAAGAGCCAAGAAGGCCCCCACCAAGAAAAACCTGCAGAAGGCTGTGGCCAAAGCCAAACGGCCTGAGTCTCCCAAGGAATACGAGGCGCTCCCAAAGATCTGTGTCTACCTCACCAAGGAATGGCCAGCCCAGATCAAGACCAAGGAGTGGCCCATTCTGAAGGACCTTCAGTATGTCACACCCTCAGGAGAATATGACGTCTACCTGTGTGTACGAACCAACTGCAAGGGGAAGCCTGAAGAGAACGGGCTAGCTCTAGTCTACGGCTACACCTGCCGCAGGGGCAGCCCCCGTCCCTTCGAGCGTGAGATGCAAGCAGGAGTCATGCTGCGCCTTAACCAGGAGGGCGACTACGACATGATCGCCAAGCAGGTTCTCTGGCTCAGTGGGCAGCTCAACTTGTTTGAGAAAACCCTCAGGAACTTCCTGGCTACCCTGCCGCCGATCCCTGTCAGCTAGACACCGTGATCCCCCCAGGAGGGTCTACATCCCACCTTCTCGGATGTACGCCTTCACCGGACTGGCCTTGAGGTCCGCTTGCAGGTCCCGATCCTGGGGCTTGAGTCCGTAGGTAGCCCACCCTACGTACTTTTCCTTTTTGTCGTCTCCCATGACTCGATGAGGAGCAGAGCGGAATTGGTAGCCCAGGCCCTCCAGATACGTCTGGGTCTGACTCATCGCCTTCTTGATGCGGCCGTTCAACTCGCCCAGCACGTAGTCGAGGGATGACCACCCCCCGGGAGTCATCCCTCCAGCTACCGTCAAGTTGAACGTGTTGTTGTTGTCCCGGAAAAGGACAGTCGTCCACCAGTTGGACGTCTTGTCCAGCCTCGCCACCAGGGTCCTCAGCTCCTGAGCCAGCTCTGCCCGGTTGGGGTTCGTCTTCACCTGCTCCAAGAGTCGGTGGAGCTCGGCCTGGAGTTCTCGGGGACCAGCGATCTTCTGCATGACAACCTCTGCCGATAGGTTGCCCACAAGAGAATTCGGAACGCCGGCCTAAGAAACGGGGCCCCCAGAAGGGGATTTCTCGGAGTTGAAGACTGGGTACTCTGGGGACCCCGCCGGCATAGTACCATAGTCCGACGAGGAGGGGCCCTGTTGCGTTCCCCTCTCTTCCTGGGCCCACATCCCTGGAAGGCTTAGGAAGGCTTCACAAGGGACTCTGCAGCCAATCCCATACCCCTGGAAAGAAGTGCCATAGGGTCCACAACACCAAGAACGTCACAGGTACCGTCAGTCCCACCACCCAAAGTCCCCAGTCCCGGACCGGAGAATAGTTGGAAACCTGCTTGGGAGGCTCTTCCCAAACCCCCTCGGGATCAAGCTCAGCCGGCGAGGCCCCCTCAAACATGCGCTCCTCGAAGGATGACGAAGGGCCCCCGAACACTGTTGTTGTACTTCTCGGCCGTTTCTAAAGCCAGCTTGAGACGAACCTTGGGGCTCTTTTTAGGACACAGGCAAGCCGAAGTGTGGAGGGATCCCCGAGCAACGGCCTCCCCGGTGCCAATGGCGTGGTAGCTTTCTCGAACCTCGTAGTGCTGCGAGTTCGCATCAATCATGAACAGCTTTCCCAGAACGCCTAGCAAAATGCCTGTGGTGCCAGGGAAGCCGTACGAATTCCCTCTTTCCTGAAGACTCTTCCTGAAAACGGGAACCACCTTGTGAGAAAGGAATCGCATGAGTCCCGTCTTGGGAGGGTCCGGCAACTCCGTGTGGTACAGCAACGAATTCCCGACGAGAAGCGTCCCGCAGTTTCCAACCAGGTAAGGCCCTATCCGGAAAACCTTGGGGGTCTTGAGAGAAATGATGGAGTTGCTGTTCTCGTAGGTCCCTTGGGAATCCCCTCCCATCCAGACTACGCCATTTGCCGCAATAGCAGCGATGCAGGTCACTGAAAAACCTCTTTGGGATCAATGCTGTAGAGCAGAATGTCGTCCTTATCCGCCTCGAAGACGCTGTCCAGATCGACACTCTCCCCTTCCAGATACATGGCGATGTAGTGCCGGCCCTCGGCAGAGTAGCAAAGCCACCCTAGACCTTTGCACTCAGCCGTTGCTCGGACTCCCCCAACTAGGTTTTCGGCCGAACACACGGTTTGGGCTGTTTCTCTGCTGACACGTACCTGTTCGTCGAACCGCATGCCCCCACCATACACCAGTTCGAGTGGGATCGGAATCTCCCTGTGAACTCGGGATTACTCGAATTGCCCCATCTGATCCCGGACTTCGGCCAGTTGGTCAAGGTCCGTCCCTCCCTTGGATCCGAGCTCCTGAAGGATGCTCTCCTCCACCTCGTACCCAAGCTTCTGGAGCATCACCGCAGCATAAGCCGCCGTCGCCCGATCTTTGGAATGCATGGGTTCGATTATGGCTGTGGAAAGGATGTAGCGAAGACCTGTTTCCAAGTAGTCCGAATACCTCTCAGGGGGGTACTTGAGAGCATCGAGAGTATCCCGTGTCGGCTTCACCCGATTCCAGAAGTCAGCCTGGGCTTCTTCCCAGGTGTCCCCGGAACCCATCGAGCTCCCTCCCTCAAAAGAAACGTCCATATACCACGGCTTCGTGTGACCTAAGGTTCGCCGGTTCTCTGGCATCCAGTGAGCTTTCACTCGCCATTTGCTGCCAGCGAGTACGAACTCCCCTTCCCAAATGGTGTACCCGTCCTCTGCTGGGTAGAGGGTCTTTTTCAGAAGATCGTGACCAAAGAACGACAGTTTTTCAGGAAGCTCAGGCATAGTTCATGATACACCAAAGTTCGGGATTGAAGAGCTTCTTTCTGGTGTATAGTCTCTGGCATGACAGACCTTGGCGATTTGGAACAGAAGCTTCTGGAAGGCGGCCGGCGAAGACGAAAGATCATGAAGGTTGGGGCGACCGTCATCTCCGTCTGTATCTTCATTTTCAGCGTGGTCATTAGTTGCGCCGCTTCGTACGGTGAGTGGAGCATCAACAACTCTCTCAACAACAGCCTTCAGGGGGACTAATGAGCGGGTGGGTTTGGGAGCCTCTCGAACACAATACCCGAAGGGCTAACCGGCCCCCCTCCTACTTCATCAAAGCTGGGGCGTTGCGTGTTCTTGACTGGATGGACCGGCGCTGCTGGCAGTTCCACGAAGGCACCCAACGTTCTCTTTACCGACTCGTTTGGAAACTCTACTTCAGATACAGGTGGTATGATGACCGACCAGAAACCTTCCCCCCAGTCCCTTGAAGTCTTCGACTTCAACAACATCTGCGCCTTCTTCACAGCAGTGTGCACCGCAGCTATCCGTTTCGAAAGCCCGGTGGTGCAAAAGAACCACACTGGCACCAACGCCTCCGACTCGTGGTTGGGATTCACCGTAGGAAACTGTTGGATTCGGTTTCAACTCATGGCCGCCAAGTCAACCTTGAAACCCATGCGACCCTACATCACTACCACCGAACAACGAGATGAGATCGCTCGTCGTATCACTGAAGATCCTCGGGGAGTCCTACAGGAAATGAAAGAATCCGGAGGTTGGAGACAACTCAGCCCTTGGAAACTCTTAACCATGGCTACGGCCGCTGCCATTCACCCGGAAATGGAGTCCGACCTCCAGGATATGGTAGCAGGAGACCCCAAACCCAATTGAGGCGAGCCATGGGTGCTTCTCTAGCCGTCGTCTTCCGATCCCCCCAAGAAGCTACTCAAATCCATCAAACTCTCGACAAGTACACCCCTCGGCACCTTAGCTACTTGGGACATTCTGAACGCCCCTTCTGGCGGTTAAACAAACGTCACCTGGGCATCAAGTACTCCAACTACTACGGAGCGCCCAAAGTCTTCGTCTATGCCGTTCTCCGTTGGATTGCCTGCAACTACGGCCGGCGGCAACGGAGCTTCAAGATCCGAGAAGCCCCGAACCCGTTCCCTCAACCGGTACCTTACGTTCGGTATGATGGGTTCGAGAATTGGCCGGTGCTAGCACCCGATTACTCTCACGTAGTCACTTCCTCTCTCCAGTGGTGTAGAGTGGATGAGCTGGGACTCCCCATTCAACTCGGAAGGACTTACCCCCTCATCAAGGACTACCCAGACACCGAGAAGATCTACTACGAGTGCCAACCCCACACTCCCGGGATCTACGACCGACTAGAAGAAGCAGCGGGCCCCCTCCTGGAAGAACGACTAGAGCCAGTTCGAACCGCCTTGAGAGGTATCCTTCCCTGTCTAATGACCATCTGAGAATACCCATGGCAAAATCCAGAAAAACAGCCTCCATGCTAGTCCCCCAATGGTGGAGGAAAATGAAGGTCTACCGCCCTCACCCAGGCTTCCTGACGTCCGCTAAAACAGCTCGACTCTGGTTTCGGGTCTATGGCTTGGATGTTGAGAATCACATCTGCAACAACCCCACGAAAGACAATCCCATTGTTCGGTGGGAAGCCGAGGTAAAGTACCCCAAAGAACCCTCTATCCGAGGCATCACTACCCGAGTTTTCCGAGACGCCCACGTAGCCCTCGAAGATGCCTATCGACAGTGCGTCAGGAAACTAGAACAGCATGAGAAAGAAGCTCAAAGAGAGCTAGAGCGTTGGGCCCGATGCAAGAACCATCTGTTATAGTGAAATAGCTCAACTATCATCTTGAGGGGTCTTACATTGACTACCGCTAACGCTCCCAAACCTAAAGCCGATCCCACAGCTATCACCGCCGTGTTTCAACGCATGAGAGGATCTGTGTGTGAGCTAGACGTGCAGTGCTACAACTGCCACGAGAGTTTCACCTACCACCCACGCTCAGATCCCCGGATCTTCTACTGCCCCCACTGTGGGTGTCCCCAGACGTCCAAACAGTTGCTCCCCTCCATGAAGGCCGTGGGGATGCCCCTGACATCCCGGGAAGAGGACTGAACCTGTGCGGGCCTACAATCCCCGAGGGAGACCCATGGCGCCCGCTCCTCCCGAGCTCTCCAAGGAATCCCTGATCCAGGTCGCTACCCAGGCCATGGAGAATGCCAACCTTCCCATATGGGACATCCATACCATGCAAACCCGAGCTTACCGAGCCCGATCTGTCATGGGCGTCTTGCGGTCTATCTCTCAATGGGTAGACCTGGGAAAGCCAGAATCAACCACCCACTGAAGGGGCCCCCGTGATCGACCAGTACCCAGAGAAGTTGCAGTCCCTGTACCGATTCCAGAAGCAACAGGACTCAAACCTGGGAGTCGTGGCTTCGAACCTGTCATTGAACCAAGACGGGTTCCGAATCCGAGTCTTCGTCAAGGACCAGAAGACCATTGACGGACTCCCCTCAGAGTTTGAAGGTATCCCCCTTCTGGCTCACGTCATGAAGGCTGGGAATCCTCCGTCTCAGCCCTGAGTTCTCTTTGTAGCCGGTCGATCTCTGCAGCGATCAAGGCTCCCGCTTTGACGAGTACCTTGATTCTGCTCGAAGTATCCACGACCGTAGTGCGCTTGTCCCACCTACGGTCCCAGTCTTCGGGCCACGGGTCACTGTAGCCTAACCCTGACCGGGAACGACGAAACAGATCCATCGGAGAGGCAAACAAAGCTGCTACCAAAGCTAGCTCTCCCCCCGTGTGCTCATCGTCATGCTCGGGCGTCCACCCCTCTTCTTCGATCTGACGGTTACGTTCCTGAAGAATCAGTCCTACGCCGGTTGCCATTCCCAGATACCTTTCTGCATTCTCGAAGCTCGATGAGCCAGTAGGCTAGCTGAGCGTGATCTTGAGCACACTTGCTCCCACCCTTGGCTTTCTCCAAACAATGGTCGATAGCCTCTTGAAGCTGTTTGGAGTCGTCTCCCGCCATTTGTCTACCCTACCTGCAAGAGGTCCTGGTGTATAGTCCAAACATGACCTCCCACGAAGCTTTGCAGGCCGCTTGGAGACTCCGAAAACGAATCGGACCAAAGCCTTGGCTCGACCACACAGGCTTCGTCCAAGACACCGAAGGCAAGACCACCCTGCTCGCCGTCCTCAAACCGAATGTCCCCGAGGCACCCGTGCAAGTCCAGGTGCCTCACATCTTCGAAGGCCACCCCGTTGTCACCAGTAGCAAGTTCAAGCTTCGGGGATCCTTCAGCGCCTTAAGCTTCTGAGGTATATGCCGACTCTGAACCCACAACCAGAATGTCCGTAGGTTGAGAAGCCTCGGCCTACTCCCCGCAGAGAACCTTGAGAGTTCTAGAAATCTCTTGAGCCTGACTTCGGAATCGCTCCTGCAGATCCTCCCAAGAGTTCCCAGTGGATGTCATGTGGAAGACCTGAGCAGGGGTTTTCCCTTTGAAGGAAACTAGCACAGCATATCGAGGAATGAGGGGATTTTCAGGGAACTTTTCCAGCTTGACACGGATTTGACTCGCTGGTCCCGTATCCAACGTTCCCTCCCAGAAAGCTACCTGCGGGTAGGCTTGCTGGTTCAACGTCAGCTCGACTCCGAAAAAGTTGAGCGTCTCCGGTTCCCCATCGAAATCCGGATTCAAGGCCCCCACCCCGGGCCCCCTTTGCTGAGCCTGGTTGAACTCCTCAGGGGTTCGAGAAAGTTGGGCCCGGCCACCCCCTCCCATGGTGAGGGCCACACCCCCTCCCCCAAAGAAGGCTCCCAAAGTCGCCTGGAAGCTCTCTTCCCGCTCCTCAGGGGACATCTGATCCATCTTCTTCTGATCTTCTTCACGCTCCCGGAAATGAGCTCTGACCCTCTCCTCTACCTCAGGAGGGTTGGGAACCTTCTCAGACCATCCCCATCTCCCAGCCGATCCTGAAAGTGCGGTGTGAGTCCGGCGCACTTCGTCAGCAATCTGCTCCTCCGTGGACATGCTCTTTATACGTTGAGATGCCGCCAAGACCTGATCAAGGCGTCCAGAGCCCTCAATCGTGACGGAACACTCGTAGCTCCACTTCATGGCCTCGGGGGCTGTTTCCTTCGACTTGCTCCTGCTCTTGCGGAGCTTCGTGATGATGGCTTGCACCTGCTCGGGGTGACGTTCGACGGCTTCTTCGTAGCTCAGTTGTCGGATCTGCATGCCCCACCATACACCGAGAGGTTGGAACACGAGCCTCAAATCTTCAACAACTCGCTCTGGATACGGCAAATCTCGTGGAAGTGGCCCGTCTCATCCACGTACCGTTCACACCGAACGTTGTAGGGTAGGCAGTTAACCTCGTACATTGCGAAGTACAGCTCCCTAGAAAAATGGACGTTGTTTGAGAACGCACTCCCATCAACTTGAATGTACCCCCTGTGGTGACAGGAGCTCTCAGTGTTGATACCGTGCTGACGTAGGACGTACACCAACGGACGAACCCTCTCTTCCAGCTGACGGTAAAAGGTAGTGTCGGGGATATCCTCTAGGTACCAAACCTTGGTGGATACCTCTTTCGACGCCCCACCGTGATAGTCTATCCTTGTTTTGCCCATGGACCTGTTCCAGTTAGGAGGTTGAAGCTTAAAGCTGGAGGGGATCAGGGGACAGCCCTGTCTACTTGGCCGCCTTGCTTCTGTGCTGCCTACGGTACCGGCCCAACCTACTCATCATCTCCGGGCATTGGGGCCCGCTACCAGAGCAAGCAGGCCCCTCTATAACCGACTGGACCTGAGCCAGAACCGCCTTCGGGTCACCAACCAAGCTGAGAGCCTCGACAAACTGTTGGGCTGACGGCACCCACACCTCCATGTTCGGATCTGTCAGCTTCACCTTGAACTGGACTCCTCCGTCCTGAAGAGTCTTGGCGATCTGCGACAGCTGGCTGTAGTCAGCGACCGACAGCTCTTTCTCTCCGTAGAGATCCACCGGCCCAGCTTCTTTCAAAACCACACGCATCAAGTGTTTACGCGCCACTTGTACCCTTTCTTGGAGGTGGTGGGAGAGGGGCCCCTCTGGGGAATGAAGAAGCCAGAAGGACCCCTCGGCCCATGATCCTACGATTGCAGCCGGTCCCGAGCCTCCTGCCTGTCACTGTACAACTCGTAGCAGTGTCCGCTGTCCTCTCCAAAGATGCCCCAGCACTGGGTCTCCTCGTCGAAGTCAACGTAACGGCTCTCACCAGGAATTGCTTCGGGATATTGCGTCATGTACCTACTACACGTGAGGGAGCCGGATCTTAACCCGAACCTTGAAAAATCTCCCCCTGATAGGTCCTCAACACACCGGGGGAGTTTAGTGGCAGGACCCCCGGAAGAAGGCCCCCGGGGTTGGAGCCCGGGAGCCGATTGCCAAAGCCCTAGGGCCCTGCCTCCCCTACCGTACACCAAGATCCACAAAACGCGGATCTTGGTCCAGAGCTCGGTCCAAATCAGCCTCAACCCTCTCGTGGGTAAGGATGACACCCTCTGGATCCCCCGAGAATCGCATAGGAGCCCCGTTCCGTAGCTCCGCCAGCCTACGACCCTCCTCCAGGCTCCGAGCCCTGAGGACCTCTACAGGCTCCCCTGTGAGGGCTTCAACCGTCTTCTCCAGTAGCTTCAGCATGAAGGGTTTGGCAGGGGCTTCGTTTAGCACGAGACGACCCCGAATTAGGTCTGAAAAGAAGCCCCTGCTCACCCCCACTGTACACCAGGTCGCTACTTGAGCAACCTAAAATAGGGGACCCGCTGTTTTAGGTTGAGGGCCGAACCTGAACTAACGCTTGTGCCCCTGAGGGTACTTCCTCCAGTAGGCCACCGTACCGGGACTGTACCTCCGGCCACAGTTGGCACAAAGACCCGTCTCGTCCTTCCAACTGCTGTGGTATTCGGGACGGGGGTCCGAACAACAAGGGCGTGAGTGAGGCGGTAGCCTCTTGCTTCTCTTAGCCATGCCTACATTACACCTGAGAGAGCTGGATCTTAACCCGGCCTAAGGGCCTGCCCCATACTTCAGCAACCTGAACTAACGCTCTCCCGAGTCCTTGGGGGGCGCCAAAGGGGGAAGCTCTGGAGGGGGGTTTGGATCGAAAGTAGGATCCAACACTTCCTGCAGCCAACGGGCTTCCTGCAAGAACTTCTCGTGACTGGCAATGACTTTTTTGTGCCTTCGAAGAGCCTCTTCCAAGGCAGCCTCCCATCCGCCTTCTTCGTAAGCGGTTCCAGAGGCTCCTATGTTAGCGTACCAAATCCTCTGCAGACCCGGCTCCGGCTCCCACGAATAAACGCTGATCTTGGAGCTCTCTACATACCCCACGTATTCCACCCCCACCTGAGGGTTCATTTCCTTGAGATCCTTCAGGGTCTGTCCCCGCCAAGTCAGCGTCTCTGGAAGGCTAGCGGTCATGATCCCTCTCCGGAGAGCCCACGAGTTTGAGCTTTCGAGATCCGTCTTTGTAGACCGAGACCTCTACGTAGACAAGCTCGGATCTGTAGAGTTGAGCCTGGGCTTCCTCAAACCCCTCAGGGAAAGGCTTTGCGTCAACGTACTGGCCTCCCTCAATCTTGTGGCAGGCGCCCCCTGGGAAACCCCATGCCTCGTTGAAGGCTTTGAGCAAAGTGTTCGATCGGGGATTGCCTACCAATCCTGGTAACGTGAGGCTCTCCCGATAGATGATTACTGGTTTTCTGGGCATCGTTCCTCGCTTCTTCCACCATACACCAAAAACTCAGAATCCAAGCCGTCAACCCAACCCCCCGGTGTATGGTGAGGCGTATGAGCAAAGACTTCGCAGACCCCGCACCCGTGGGCAGAGAGTACGAAACCAAGGCCAGTCGGCAAACCGTCTACAAGGTGACCCTCAAGGTGACCCAAAGACAAGCCGAGATCCTGCAGGCCGAAACCGTCATTGCTTTGATCAATCGAGGATCAAGAATGAGTCCCGAAGTACGGGGACTCTACGAAGATCTGCGAGACACTTTAGCTCAAGTCCGCAGAAAGTAGCCCCCATCATGGAAAACATCACCAAAGGCATCTCCCTAGATTTCTGCACCGTCAAGAGCATCGGTACGGACGAGAACAACCAACACCCCCTCAGTAGGAAGGCCGCCGGAAGACTGCAGGTCGTGTCCAGAGGCACGAACCTCGTCATGTACCTGAACGAAGAGGAACTGGAGGAGGCAGCCTTCTTTTACGGTCAACGAGTCAAAGTCATCATTCGCCCCTGGACCGAGGAAGAAATCCTCGAAGAGGATCGGGAGGAAAAGGCCATTACCTTGGCCACTCTTTTGTCTAGATCCGAGTACGCCAAGGCCCGTCTCTTTGAACGAAACGTTCTCTCCAAGATGTACAGCGAAGAAGCCATCGCTATCATCGAACGGGCCCTCACCCACCTCCAAGGAGAGAGTGTCAAACAACAATGTAGAGACTTCTTCGCTCCTTACCTGCGTCCAGACCTGAAACCCGTTTTCGACCAGATCGACAAGCTGCTGCCTCTGATGACTGAAGATGACGGCCTAAAGGAAAAACGGCCCAAGAAACAACTCAAAGACTTCATCGACTACGTTTTGTGTCTTCCCGAGGACCATAGAGAAGCTGCTATATTCCACGGTCAGCGATACCTCTGCCTCGACGATATCCAGGCTCTCAAGGAAAAACTCTTCAAATGAGCATCTACCTAGAATTTCGAATGGACGCCCCCCATGGAGCTCTCCTGAATAACTTCAACGACGTTCCCGAAAGCCCTCGCATTGGAGAGGTGATCCTCTTCACACAAGGGCGATGGAGGGTTGTCGATGTGATTCGCCTGTACCGTCCCACCGGTCACCTGAGCGTCACGGCCATCGTCAAGGAAGAGTTTCCTCCTGATTGAGCTCCTCCTTGGGGTCCTGACCCGTTCCTGAGCAAGCCGAGCAGATCACATCGCAGGGGATCTGCCCAATGGCCGGATGAAGCATGGGCCTGCCAGGACAGAGCCCCCGTCCTTGGCATTTGGAACAGTTGTCCTTGAGCTTCAGGTGGTGACGAATGTCCCCCCGAAGCCTCCGAAGATCTCCTTCTACCCAGGCAAGATCCCGGTTCCGGATGTCCCCGATCAGCTTCGTGAGCTCGACTATCGCCCACATAGCTGCCCGTCGCTCCCGAGTCCAAGCAAGCCTTCGTTCCGTCATGGTCCGGGAGGCTATCCCAAAACCTATGAAAAGTCACTCCCTGACCGAAGGGCACGGCTCACACTTGCACTGGCAAATGCAAGGCGAAGCCCCAAGATTGTCCTCCACAACAGGTTTCACATCTGGGTTGTGCAGGGTCGCCCACACCGACATGAAGATGATGGTCAAAGCCAGAAAAGCCCCTAAGAGCAGAGGAGGAGTGGGACCGGCTCTTCTTGGTTTGGACAACATGTTCACCCGTAACATAAGTCAACTGTACACCACAAGTGACCCGCTCCGGTGTATAGTGCCCCCATGGGCGCCAGTCTCGAAGTCGTTTGTCGTTCCCCCCGAAAAGCCGAACAGGTGGGTGAGTTCCTAGAAAAACACACCCCCGAACCCCTGGAAGTCTTCAAGTGGCCCTACGGATCCCCCTGGTGGGTCGAGAAGGGAAGGCTCGGGCTCAAATACTCCACCACCCATGGGGTCCCCAAGGAGTTCGTCTTCGCCATTCTCCGGTGGGTTGCCCTCAACTGGGGCCGGCGGCAACGAGGCTTCTCTATCAATGAGGTTGAGAAACCCTTCCCCGTACCCGTCCCTTACCTCCGCTACGATGGGTTCGAGTCGTGGCCCGTCATAGGACCCGAATACAAACGGAAGGTCCCTGAACGCCTCCACTGGTGCCAAGTGGATACGTTCGGAGTCTATGTCTACCCCGAGGAGGCTTCACACAGTATGCTCTCCACCCTTCCCAATTGGATGGAGCTCATGAAAAAGGCAAGCGTTGGTACGAAAGGTTACGAAGAACGAATCAAGAAGCTGGCCAAACCCGGCCTCACCAAAGCTATGGAGCCCATTCGCCAAGCCATGCGAGAACTCGTGGAGAAAGCCGAAGGCGTCCTGTGAGTACTCCAGAGATCCCTACAGCCTGGAATGGTATCCGTCTCCACAAAGGGGAAGCAGCCAGTTACCGGTCAAAGCCCAGTGCTCGTTTGTACGTCTGGCTCTATGGTTTGGATGGTAGAAACTGGGTCGCCGCTGCTCCAGAGAAAGCTAAATGGTGGGGTGCCGAGATCCGACACCCGAGAGATCCCTTCACCACAGAAAACGTGGGCTGGTGCCAAAAAGGCTTGTGCTCCGAGCCCCAGGCTGCCCTCAAAGCCGCTCACCAAAACTACCTCCAGAAGCTAGCCCGAAGAAGGAGGACGCTTCAGAAAGACCTCAAGGACATTGAGCGCTTCGAGAAGGCTGCCCAGGAAGACCCGATCTCATGAGCACAAGTAAGCCCAGATCCACTTGGAAAGGGATGACGGTCGATCACTCCGAACCCGGCATCCTCAAGTCTAAACCCTCCTCCCGTCTGAGATTCAGAGCTTGGCCCGTGAACAGGGATGGATGGGTCGCCCATGTCTCACACCCCCAGGATAACGAAAGAGGGAGTACCCTGGATCGTATTCTTTCTGACCCCTTCGAAGCCTTGGATGTGGCCTATCGGGACTACCTCCGAGGTCTAGCCTTTCGGAAAAGAGAGCTCCGGAAAAAGCTCCAAGGGGAACTCAAAGCTTTGGAACGCTTCGAGAAAGCCGTTAGAAAAGGTTCTTGAGCTCCCGAGATTGGCAACCTCTCTAATAGCTCATCCAGGTATCTACGGCCTTGGCAATGTCTCGGAAGCCGACCTTCCCCCCACCCTTCTTCAGAGCGTCTCCCACTCCCTTGGTGAGCTTCCCTAAGGCTTTCTTGCCTTTGTCTGAGGTCATGTAACGCCAAGCCGCTTTACCTTTCGGATCCGAAGGCTCCTTACCATCGAACCAAGCTTTCAAAGCAGAACGGGCGTCTCTCATCCCGAACGGTTGTTTGTCCTTCTTGGCTTCCGAAGACATTGACTGAATCAATCCCATCATGACCTTTGGGTTCTTTTTCAGCCAATCGTTGACAGCCCCTTGCGCCTTGTCCACACCCCCATCCTTCACCGTATGGTTTTTGGGATCAGCGTCCGGATGCTCACTGAGGTACTTCTTCTTGGCTTCTTCGGACGGATGCTCCATCGCCACAAGACAATGAGCGAGAACTCTCAAGTCCCTAGCGATCAAAATACGGCTTGGTCGATCTGGGCCTCGACATGTAGCTAGAATCCTTTGGAGTTCTACCTGGAGCTCATCAGAATTGGCGATTTTCTGCATGACACCCAACCATTGTGATAAAAGAGAAAGCGATGTACCTCTCTGCCCAACACATTCTACGCAACTACGAAAAACACCCAGCTCTGCCGGGGCACTGTCACGGTTCTGGCCCAAATCCTAGCCTTGAACCCTCCGAGGCAGACCACTTCTTCCACTACGACCACGGCAAGTCTGGCTTCCCCCTCACCACCCAAATCGACAAGGATCACTTCGACCAGTGGGATGTCAAACTGGTGGACAGAAAAACCGTCATCCCCCTCGGGGACAACGAAGTCACTAGCTTCATCGACGTTGTGGCTGTGAATGCCCTACCCTCTGAGGTCATCCAAGAAGACTTCCAACGGCTCCTGGATATCCTAGCCTTCAAAGAACCCGCTCCCAGCAACTACTATACGGACATCGCCCCAGAGGAAGGGGCCAAGTGGGGGTACACCGTACGGGTACCTTGGAGAGTCGTGGCCCAGTCTAACCTCGTGGGCTTCCACGTCTGCTCGGCCAGTCCCAAGTTCTGGTTCAAGGAAGGGCCCCGCCTTCTGAAAGCACTCCTTAAGTGGTATGACTCCCGCCTAAACTGCTCCCCGTGAGGATCCATGACTCACCTGTGGGAAGTTGACCACCCGGGCTATTGCACCGGAGACCATTACTACGGTACCGGTAGCAGTGGGTCCCCCAACGAACACTACCGATCCTGGGCAGACTTCCTCTCCGATTGGGAGGGCTCCTGCCCCTCTAGAAGCCTGGTCTTCCGGTGGGATTGGACCGATTCAACAGAAGAAGGCTACCAACCGGGTCCCGACCCCTACTACCGAGACGGCCTCTTGAAGATCTTCGTCTTCTTCCAGGGGAAGGGCTCTCACGCCGGTCTCGAAGTCGAGGTTTGCCAGGCGGATGAACCGGAAGTCCGGAAGTTCCTGCAAGCCAGGTTCCAGCACCTGCTGGAGCTCTGGGCCCCCTTTGATACCCCTACACCCCCGAAACCTGCTCTCACATCCGTTTCGAAGCCTCTCGAAACCCCGATGCCTAGGGGAAGTTTGACAACCCCGAGCTCCAAGCCTAGGCTTCCCTCTTGAGGGCCTAGAAATCCCTCTTAACCCCCCCGGTGTCTGGTTTACCCCCACACGCCGGGGTTTTTCTCTGGGCCCCGAAGGGGTGCCCCCAGAATGTATCCCCCGCCCCGGATCAGACAGGTGAGCTCCCAAGCAAGCTTTGGGGAGACCGAACTCACGAGCTCCCGGAGCTGCTGGAAGTTGAACTGTTGGACTTGCTCTACGCTCCAGCCCAGGGCCTCAGCGATTCGCTCGTGTAGGGTCAAAGGATCCCCCTAGTACTGACTCTCCCAGTTGCGTAGGAACTGGGACGTAGTCCCTCGCAGACGCCCCTTCGCCCACTTGCGAGTGGCCCGCCGGAACCGAACCGGGTCCCCAATGATCCGGCAGCAAGGGCACCCGTACCGGAACTTGTTCCCCCGGGGGCCCCCAATGCAGAACCGCTTCTGTTGGTATCGAAAGTCGTCCATGGTGGTACCTAGTAGCGAAATGGAGAATCGTCCCGGCGCCCACCCTCGATCACCCTCAGGTGTGAGGGAATAGTACGACGTTTCGGCTTGCGAGAAGCTGATCTGCGATTGCGCATCCCCAGCTTCAACAGGTACGAGCGGGCCTCCCTCCAACAGTCCAGAAGCTCTATCAGAGCCGCTTCCTTGGTGGCGCTGTTCAAAGACTCCGGCCTCACCTCAGTGAATGGGGGGAGCAGTTCGTCCCCGAGGCGGCCCGTCCACCCTCCCAGGGGACGCTTCCAGATCTCGATGTAGAGGTACTTTTCGACTCCGATACTCAAAGGGCTCTCGAAAGTGTAGCGGTTCCCTCGCCTCTTAATGAAGTCGAACTTGCTCCAAACAACCTGTGGCTTTGTCTCTTCCATGCCCCTACTACACCTGGGGGACCCGGATCTTAACCCGGACTCCCCACATTCACCCAGGTGGGGCCTCCCAAAGCCGAGGCTCTTCCTTGAACCCCGCCTTCAACAAACGATCCCGGATGCTCGGCCAATCGTCCCTGTTGTCGAAGTAGAACGTGGACTCCATCCCCTGCTCCAGCTCCTCCGGGACGTTCTCTTCTACCCAGTCGTAGGCGATGTCGTCGTCCCAACACTCTAGGTTTTCCTCCCAGTACTCCCGGGGACACATGATCACCGTGGGGCCATCCTCGATCTCGTTCCCTTCCGGGTCACGACCATCCAGAGTCACCGCAAACAACATGTCGGAAGGCTCGATGACCTCCCAATCAGGAGATCCGTCCCCGTTCAAAACCGTCATGACTACCTCTCAGTGGATTAGAAACCAACAAAGTACCATCAAAGCCCCCACCGCTGCCGTCACCCACAGCAACTCGGAAACCTTGATTCGCTGCGTCAGGCCCCCACCCAGGGAAAAGAACGTGAGCGGAATCTTTGGGAGCGGCGGAAAAGCATCTCTAGGGGAACTGGGGGGAACCCCCGGCGGAGTCAGGTGAGCTCGACCGTGGTCAACCAAACGGCAGACCTCCCAAACCACCAGGGCCTCCCTCGGAGTTCTAGAACGCTCCAAAGACACCTTCAAGAAGGACTCAACCTCTTCGTTCGTCACCGGGGGATCAGACATACCCCCACCATACACCAAATCGTGTAGAATCCCCGTCGAGAAACCCCATGGACCTGAAACAACGAATCGAACAGCTGGTCAAAGACCAAACCACCTCGACCGAAGCTGCCGCCGAACAACTGTGTGAAGAGTTCGACGGTGAAGAAATCACCGCCTTCTTGCTGGAACTCATGGGGAAACTAGAACCCCCCATCAACCGAATGCTCCAGGCTATACAAGATCTGGAAATCTCCCCCCAAGAGCTCCAATGCTGGCTCATCCAAAACCTCAATGACCACCCAGACCAGCTGGAAACTGCCCTGAAAGCCCTGGAAGGTTCCCCCGTCTACAAGGAGTGCCGGCGCTTCCTCAAAAGCCTGACCCCAGATACCGAGCTAATCCTCTGTAGCTACCCTGAACCCCAGAGTATCCGCCCCTCACCCGAGCTCCTTCAGGCAGTCGCCGAGCTCCCGTGACCGTCTTACCTGTGCCTGGGATTATGACCTGGTCAGCTCTCCTCCAGCCACACCAACCAAAGGCTTGAACCCAGCAGCGTAAAACCCAGCCTTGACCCCTTCACACGCAAAAAGCGCCACTACTAGGTCAGAAGCCCGGGACAACCGGGTCACCCGAATAGGTAGCCCGATCAGGAGCTCAAAAACCTCTACCACGTAGCCCCCCTCAGAAGAACCTTCTTCCCCAGACTCCCAGATGATCTTGAAGCCTACCTTAAGATCACCGTTTTCCCAGCTCTCTTCTTGAACAACTTTCGTGGTCATGCCTTGCCTTACCCTAGTTCGGTCTTTACCCGAACCCCTTGGAAAGTCTCCCCCACGGCCGCCCGTACCTCAGCATCGATTCGTCGTACCTTGACCAGAAGGTGGTAGCCTTGAGCGTCATAGCTAGCCGTGACCACCTTGAGCCATGAGAGACGCCCCAAATGTTGGCGAAGACCCTTCTTGGCTTCAACAACCGTACTCCAGGTTGTTTCGGACTTTGTAGCCATGCCCCTACTACACCTGGGAAGCCCAGATCTTAACCCGGACCCCCCAGAAAATCTCCGAACCCCGGGACTCAAGAGCTCCCTCAGGGGCCGGAAATGGTAGACTGGGCCCATGCCCTACGAGCCCTGGGATTCCCATACCGTCCGAGCCAAACGTATCGCCGGACGCTGCCACCTGGCCTTCCACATCGAGATGAGCCCCAACCCCCATGTACGCATCGGGTGGCTCACCGAACACGCAGGCTGGAAAAGTGAGACCCGAGAAGCCACCGAGCCTGAACTCGATATGTGGCAAGCCATGGAGACAGCAGCCGGAAATCTAACCCGAGCTACCCTCCAGGAACTCCAAGACACCCTCTCCTACAGAGAAGGTATCTGCTACCTCAACGCTATCGACCTGGTTACCCTCCGGCATGACCCCGAGTTCACCCCCGAATTACGTCGAGAAGAACTCCAAGATGGTCACATCGGTAACTACAACAAGCTCAGGGTCTACGTCTCCCGAGAAATCCCCCCAGGGTGGGCCTACCTCCCCGATGAACGTGATGAGCAGCTCCACTGGAAACCACCCTCAGGGGAGAAACAGGTGAGGCCCCCCATAGACTTCACCCGCTTCCCAATGTACTGCCACCCCCTACTGGTTGACTGAGGTCTCTGCCTTAAAACCGCAGAGCTGGAGTTGTTTCCCCCTCATTTCTTCCGAAAAAGCTTGCCTTGTCAAACCAGAAAATCCCCTTTTGAGGCAAAGCTCACCAAAACCAATCCCCATGCGTGTGGACCAAATGCCACATGAGTGCCACCCCCTCCAAGAGTACCGCAATCTCAAGCACCAGAAGCTGCGTCTTGACTCCCCTCTTCATGAACGTCCCCCAAAACTCCTGAGCCAGTGCCAGAAAGACCGAACCGGCCAACCCAATACCAACGCCACATGCGATTGGTACAAATGCTCGTTCTCCCGAGTCCGGGGCATCCCCAAAGGCCAGGGCAGCGTTCTTCTTCCCATCCCCAGGAGAGTACACCAAAAAGATCCCCAAGTTGGGGATCTTTTTACTCCACCACCTCTGAAGAAGTCTCAGCCTCCTGGAGGCGGACCTTGGCCTCTCTTGCAAGACGCTCCGTTCTATCGATCTCCCTGTGAGCGGCGATGATACGAGTCATCCTGGGATCGTCTTTCGAGTAGTGGAGAGGAGGAACCGAGCTATGTTCCATTTCGTATTCCACCATCGCCTTGGCCAAAGACATACAAGCCACTCCGTAACGTTCCAAAGCGGCACCCGTCTCGGCTCGCAGTTGGTCGAGCTGCGTTGAGTTTTTCGACATACCCTCCACCATACACCAAACCGGTGTACCCTCTACCCATGACCCAAAAACAACTGGCTCGCCGGTGGGAGAAACTCCTCCAAGACTGCATCCAAACAGCCAAAGCCCAGGGGGCCCAGGACCCCCACATTTTCATCGAGGGAGGGAGCGGCCTCTGTGTCGTGGAAGGTCCCCAAGACGAAGATGGCCCAGTCCTCCTCCAGCTCCCCTGGCCCCAAGGCATCAGTTGCGACGTCGGTGCCTGGTAGCCCCGGTGTATGGTGAGGCATGCCCAATACAACCATCTCCCTCGAATGGCCCGTCAACAACCCCCAAGCCTTCCAGAAGAACCTCCAAGCCCTGGCTGACTTGCTGAAGATAACCCCCGCTGCCTGCCTGACAGCCCTCGTCTTCGGAGAGGAAGAATTCCTCACCCTGGGGCAAGCTGTCGAGGTCATCGAATCCCTGGACGACGAAGAACTGGCCCTCTGCCTGATTGATGCCGCTACCTTCGGGGCCTGCTTCTCCAATTGCCGCTCCTGGAAACAGGTCTACCTCGCCTACCACGACATCTTGGCCCTCACCCAACACCAAGACTCGGAGGATTGGGAAGCCCTCCTCGAAGCAGCCCTGCTCCACGACATCCCCTTGGTCCTCACCCACGGCCAAAAAGTCTGCCGTGACCTGCGTAAAGACAAATGGCCTAACTTGGGCTCAAGGAGTGGGGAAGATGCCCTGCTCACCCTGCAGCTGCGCCTCAGCCAAGAACCCTCAGGGCCCTTCCGCTTCCTCCCCCCAAATGACCTGGAAAAACAAGTCGCTATCCTCCTGCAAGAGGACACCCTCGACTTGGGTACCCTCCAAGATCGTGTGACCGATGTGTTCGGTTGTAGGCCCAAAGAGCCTGTGCTCCTCGATGCCCTCAGATACCATTGCGAGGAAGTCCGCTTCGTAGGCGTCAAGAGCCCCTCCTACCGAGTCAAACCCGGTACTAGGTTCGAGCTGGAAGGGGAAGCCTTTTACTGGCCAGTCCAGACGGCCTAACTAGCCAAAAAGTCCACCGGGCCAAAAATCCCGAGGCTCACACCCCCAGAACCATGGGACTCCTAGGAGAGGGCGGGACCCCAGAGGAACCATGCAACCCCTAAGGCCCCGCCACCCCCACGAGAACGCCCCCAGAGAGCCTTTCTCTCCCCTGGAGGTGTGAGGGCCCATCGGGTCAGCCAAACCCCTCAGGGCCCCCTCATAGAGTCAGGAGACGGGCTCTGAGAAATGTTACCTCTTCGGAGGGAGGGAGTCGTCTCGCATCCAGGAGTCGTACTCCTGCTCGTGCAACCCCATCCACGCCGAAACCCCTGTCCCCATCCCATCGAGCCCTTGCTGGTGAGCGAGTCTGAACGCCCCCCTGGCTTCCTCTTCGCTATTGAAAAGTCCGGTCCGGTACCATTGGGCAACCGTGGTCACTTGAGGAGGGAGTAACTGAGACTTCTTGGGGGTCGGGGGACGGCCCGGCTTCTTGTTGTTGACCATGGCCCCGAAGGTAGCCCTAAAAAAAGGCTCGTGGCTAGAAGTAAGTGGCAGGACCCCCCGGAAAGATAACGGGCAATGACGGACCCGGTGCCAAAGAGGTGGGCACAAAAGAGGGCCCTGCCTCCATCACTGTACACTACGGCCCCCAGAACTACCAACCCAGGCTAGGGAATCTGCTTGGCCCCCCAGGGGAGCATGAGCCAAACCCCTGGTTTAACCCAGATCTCCCAGAAATTTCCGAACCCTAGAAAATTTCGAGATCCATTCCAGAGCTCAGGGACTCCAAAAGGGTCCCCCTCCCCCCAAGGAGGGTCTGAATTACTGGGATTTTGACCCCCCGACAGTTTCTGGATTCACGGACATTGAATGTGCCCATTTCCACTCTCGGTACAACCGAAAAAGTTAATGGAGCGGTTTTTTTACGGCGGGCCGGTGGTTGAACCGCAGGCACACCCGTCCACCCCGGGCAACCGAAATCGACACTCGATTGTCGATTGGCCTACTGACCTACTCCGGGGGGCAGCTGCCCCTCGACCTGCTGCCTCACCCAACACCGGCCTGCCCTCCGGTGCTCATCCTCAACCCCTCTTCGGTATGCTCGACTACTTCGGATCTCACCCACCCACAACCCAAGGGCAAGTCCTACTATCACCCCGACGGTCGATGCGATGTATGTGAGCTCCATACCTCAGTCCCTGAGTCAATCAATACCTGGCAGGTGGCTGAGCATACTCCGTCCCCGGCCCGACGGGAAGCCCGACAGTACACCCTCCCACAGCAGGCACACCGCTGGTACCACCGTAGTATGAGCCGACGTCGAAGCCGGCGTAGAACTGCCCTCATGCGTCTAGAGCCTGTCCAAAGGGAAAATAGCGAGAAGGGCCCCCGGAGGAGCCCTTCCTTACCTTAGAGACCTGAAATACACACCTACCATACACCACGGGTTAAGATCTGGGCCCCTCACGTGTAGTAGAGAACATGAGGAATCAAGAACCCGCACCGAGAGCCCAGGCCAGAGGGCCTCCGAAGTAGGTGTTAGCCTGCTAAAGCGTAATCCGGGATCGACTCCGGAATTTTTGACATGCTGATCGACAGGATACCGGAAAGCCCCTGGCCCCCTGCTTGGGGCTTTCCTTTCTCCATGGGTTAAGATCTGGCCCTTTCACGTGTAGTAGGGACATGCCCCACGCCTCCCCCAAGCCTCCCTCCCCCGACCCCTCCTACTGGCAGGGCCGCCACTGCTCAAACTGTGGCCGCCCCCTCCCCCGGGAAGGGGTCCTCTGCACCGACTCCCAGGGACAGCCCGGGGAGTGTTGCGATCGGTGCGGGAGCCTCCCGGGGTCAAAGCGTAATTTCCGCCCCCCTCAGGTTAAGATCTGAGGGCCTCACGTGTAATGGAAGGGAACGACATAGAACCCACAAGGCGAGACCCCAGTACCGAGACTGACTGACCGCTAATGAGGCCCGGCCTCGGGGGGATCTGTCAAAGGGTTTCTCCAGGGCCTAGATCTCCCCGCCCCCGTGGGCCGCTGCCGGTCAGAACCTCTCACTAGGCTGTTCTCGGCGTGTCCTGGTATGTCGTCCGTTCACCATAACTACACGTGAGGGGCCCAGATCTTAACCCTCCCGGTGAACAATGTGCTCCCAGTAGGGGGGTAGCTGCTCCAGGACCATAGCCCGGTATCTCCGGTCGATGACCTCAGGGGGGCACTCGTGGACGTTCCGACGCTTGCAGAGCTCCACCGGGGCCTCGATGGTCACAATCACCACCTGGTGCCCGAGGGACTCAGCCAGCTGGTAGTAGGGGGCGATCTCCCAAGCCAGGAGGTTAGTGTTGTCCACAATCACCACCTGAGCCGTGCCCTCCTGGAGGGTCCGCAGGAACTTCCGGAAGCACTGCTTGTGAGCCCAGTGGACCTTGGCTCCCTCCCACTTGTAGTGTCCGTCCCCGTCCACGAAGTAGTCGTCCGTCGAGCAGACCACGGCCCCCTCAATGGTACGGGCCATGTAGCTCTTGCCTGACCCCGGGAGCCCTCTCAGGATGACGACCTGCATTAGTTCTCCTCGGGGAGGGGGGCCAGAGCCAGGTCGAGCCCGAAGGCCCTAGCGGCCGAGGTGAGCCCCTCAGCGGGGACCACGTGAACCTTGTCCTCGACCCTGAGGATCACGTAGGGCTGAACCTCGGGGCAGTGGCCGGTCACGACCACCAGGGCATCCCCTCCGTCCCAGGTCCAAGCCTGCGTGGTCGGGAACCAGTGGCAGACGGCTGGGTGGCTGTAGCGGGCCTCAGTGGTCCGGGGGTCTACCGCTTCCTGAGGGACCATTCGGAGGGTTGCGTTGGTCATACCTACACTACACCTGAGAGGGTTGGATCTTAACCCGGGCCTACGATTTCTGCTCAGACCAGGTCCAGGTTCTCGGGGTGGATGAGGAGCTCCTCTCCATGGGAGGAGAGGACGGCAAACCCGTGGGGGACCGAGTAGCCGAGGACCGTCCCCTCCCGGTCCTTGTAGGGCCAGTCCAGGGGGTTGACTCGGGCCTTGACGGCCACCTTGGAACCCACCGGGGGTTGCCCAGCACGGGCGGGGGTTACCTTGAATCCACCAGGGGTCTTGTTCTGTGCCATGATCTCACTACACCTGAGAGGGTTGGATCTTAACCCGGAGAGGGGGCTCAGCCTTCGAGCTTCCGGATTTCCCGGGAACGCTGGTACCCCTCCAGGGCGGCCACATCCGCAGCCAGGGCCAGGGTGACGACTCCGTAGTCGTTCCGGTAGACCAGGGAGTCCAGAGCCCGCTTCGTGTCTTTGAGGAGCACTTCCAGCTCGTGGTCCGTGATGTGGTCGCCTCGACGGTAGCGTTTCCAAACTTCGTTCTTGTTCATGATGCGTCCTTCACGACGTGGGCTTGGGGGAAATGGGTGGAGTTGTACTTTCGGGCCTTGTGTTGGGCCTCGACGAGAGTGAGCCCCCGCTTGGAGACGGAGTAACGTGGACGGGTCTCCACGTGGTAGGTTTGGGGCCTGTTCTGGTAGGCGTTCGTCGCCCAGGTGGCATGGCACCTCTGACAAGCCCAGTAGTGCTGGGACAGCCTGTAGGTCCACCGGGAATGCCCACAGTTGGGGCAGTCAGGACGAGGTTTTCTTGCCATGATCTCACTACACCTGAGAGGGTTGGATCTTAACCCGGAGAGGAGCGATTCTCAGACGTAGTCCGAGGCCGACTCGATGCGGTCCGAGGGGACGTCCGAGTAGTACAGTGGGGAGGCCCAGTAGACCCGGCACCCACACACCCTCATCTCCGGGCGTCGGATCCCATCGGGGTGGGTCATGTGGGAGGCCACGGCCCGCTTGATCCGGTCCACTACCTCGGAAGGGGCGTCATCGGGGAAGGCGATCCGGGCCATCTTGTCCTTGTGAATCAGGTAGGCGTTCATGGGGGTCCTCACAGGGTGGCCTGAACCAGGGTGGCTTCGAGCTCCACTGTCCGGGCCTTGGGGGGTGTCTGAGCAGACGAGGTTGCCAGGGCGAGCATCCAACAAGCCAGGGTGACCATCGTCTTCTTGCTCATGCCCCTAATACACCTGGGAGCCTCGGATCTTAACCCCGGGCCAGGCTATTTCTGATATCGAACCCCGGTCGAAAATTCACCCCGTTTTTCCCCCGATCCGAGGCCCCCATACGGGGAGTTATGGGTGCTTCGGGTCTCGGGTCGGGCCTGTTTTTATACCCACGGGCCGGGTTAAGATCGGCCCCCCTCACGTGTAATAGGGGCATGGCAACCGGCACCCCCAGCAAAAAGACCCGCAAGGGCCTCGTGATGCACTTCTCCCAAACCGGGGGAGGAAGGCCCGTGTGTGGGAACCGACGAGCTCACAGCACCACGTCCGCCAAGGAGCACGTCAACTGCACCCGGTGCCAGGCCGTCCTGGCCCGGTGGGAAGCCAAGAAGAACCCCACTCCAGAGCCCACCTTTCACGTGGAGATCCATGTGAGGAGTTACCCTGTCGTCGTGTCCCCTCGGGGGCGTACTCTCGAAGAGGCCCAGAGGTGGGCTCAGAAGTACCATCCCATGAAAGCTTGGGTCGTGAAGGACTGACCCCTCAAAAAACCTGACCCCTCAAAAAACCTGGCTCCAAACCCTGAGCTCCGGTGTATGGTGGGGTATATCTGTTAGAACTCCGAACCCCGACCCCCGGGAGCCTCAGAAACTCCCGGGGGTCACTACGTTCAGGGTTAAGATCCAACCCCCTCACGTGTAATAGGGGCATGGCAACCGACAACACTTCCAAGAACATCTCCCCCGAGGAGCCCAAGGAGCCCACCTACCACGTGGAGGTCCGAATCGGGGGCGAGCCTCACTACATCTCAGCTCGGGGCCTCACCCTAGAACAGGCCAACGAGCGTGCCCGAAGGTACGGGGCTACCGCTCGCATGATGCCCCGGGTCGTGAAGGACTGACCCCTCTCTCCGATCAGGGTTAAGATCCAACCCCCTCACGTGTAATAAGGGCATGGCCAAGGTAACCCAGGACGACGCCCGGAACGCTGACTTCCTCCGAGGCGTCTACCCGGACAGGCCCTTCACGGCTCATGATGCCAGGAGAGCCTTGGGCCTCCCCTCCCGAGAGGTGGCCATCCGCTACCTCCGGAAGCTGTCGGCAGCGGGCCTTCTGGTCGAGTGCAAGAGGCGTCGGAGTGTTACCTTCCGGTGAGGGTTAAGATCCAGCCCCCTCACGTGTAGTAGAAGTAGGCTCCACACCTGAAAGGAACCCAATGACTCCTCACTTCCAAGTCACCCGGGTCAACGTCGTCTACGACAAGATGGGCGTCGATCGGGTCTACCTGCACACAGACATGCCCAGCAACATCGTGGGGGGCAACAGAGAGGTCGTCCTGTCCTTCGAGCTCCGAAGGAACACGGCCGAAGAGTGGCTCTTGGACCACTTCGGAGTGGCCCCTGACTCCATTGTGAGGATCTGATGACCCTCCGACAGGAATCGATCCTAGCCTTCCTGGCCCGCAGGGGCCCCACCTCCCTCACGAAGATCGGGGTTTTGGTCGGTAACCATCACCATAGCATCGCCCCCCTCTGGGCCGCCTCTCCCCTCCAGAAGTTGGTTCGGCACGGGTTGGTGGACCAACACGGCCGTCGCTACGAAGTCTCCGAGGAGGGCAAGTCAATCCTCTCTCAACTCAAGAAATGCCGGGAACGGTCCCAGAAGAAGGCCGCATGACCTCCAAAGAAGAAGCCATCCTGGGCTATCTCGTGGCCGAAGGCGGCTACGTCTCCCCCACCCGGGTGGGCATCGACGTCGGGGGCAAGCCTCCCCAGACAGCCTCAGCCTGGGCCTCCCTTACCCTCCTGAGGATGGCTAAGAAGCTCTGGGTGCACCGGGGCCCCAGGGGGCACTACGCTGCCACTGGAAAGGGCCGGGACGCCCTGATTCGCAACATCTGACCAGAGCCCCCAGGGAGTAGACAGCCCCTCCCTGGGGGCCTACTCTGGGTCGAGATGACTCCACAAGAAGAACAGGCCCTGGCCGCCTACCTCAGAACCCCAGCTGGGAAGCGTCGCCTTCGAGCTGAGATTCAAGAGGCAGGAGCCTGGGCTGCTGACCTGTTCCCTGAGGGTAGCCTAGGGGAGGCTCTGGGCAGAGCCGTAGCAGGGCTTCCCTCTACAACTTCTTCAGGTTCACTGGCCGGGCGTTCTTGAACCCTTCGGGGTCCCCGTCTATCACAGCCTGGGCATCCTTCCGGGTCCGGTAGCCGTGGGCGTCATACTGGTCCGCCCCAAACCAGGGCTTCCCGTGGAGGGTGCCGTCGTAGAATCCTAGTTCGTCGTGCTTGATGGCCCAGTTGTTGTACGGGTATGCCATGATCTCACTACACCTGAGAGGGTTGGATCTTAACCCAGCCGTCTCTGATTTTTTGAAAGGGGCCCGGGTTAAGATCGGAGCCCCTCACGTGTAATAAGGGCATGACGAAAGCAACTCCCTCCAAGCTCCGTGACGGCTCCTGGGGTGCCCGAGTTCAGGGTTCAGTTCAACAAGGCGCCATCATCGAGATCAACACCAAGGCCGGCAAGACCTGGACAGCCACAGTGCAACGTGTCCTCTGGACCGACGGCAAGGTGACCCTGGTCCAGACCGAATCCTCGAAGGGCACCAGCAGCCCCCGGCCCCGACGCAGCAGCAACGGGGAGTGCCAGTGCGGTGCCTGCGAGGACCTCCTGTCCTTCGGCTACCGGCCCGGTCAGCGTATCCGGTGCCCCAAGTGTGGCGGCTGGGCCGAGGCGTACTGATTCCGAGGAGCCCGGGTTAAGATCCAACCCTCTCACGTGTAATAGAGACATGACTCACCACGCCGAACACTGCTTCAAGCTGAACACCGGAAACCGCTGGAGAACTGGCCCCCAGACCGATTGGTTGGACGACGAGTACACCACGGACGGAACCGAGAAGTACCGGGGGTTCCGAATCCTCTTCGGGACCTACTGCCGAGTGTTCCTGTGTGCGGACGGCAAGTACCGGGCCCAGGCCGTGGACCAGTACGACGACCGGACCGAGACCAACTTCTTCTCCTGAGAGCGTAACAACAACCCTACAACCATCAAGGAACGGAGGCCCTATCGAGTAGCACTATAATCGAGTCTCTGCGTACGACTATGACCCCCTCATTGGCTGCTGTGTCTGGAGGGGGTCAGTCGTTTTGTCTGGACAAGGCGACCTGCCCGATCTACTGTCGAGGCTCCAGAGCGGTCTGGCCCCAGAGGCGTTTCCCCCCCACGCCCAGGGCCGGGCCGCTCACCTTTTTGTCTACCTGATCCCACCTCGGTTCCCCCCACCAGGGGCCGGCGGTGGGATTGTGCATTTTGTAATTCGGCAATGCCCAACTTAGGGATTTCCAAATTCCGGATCTTCCAAATAGGGAGTTGTCAATTCCTTGCTTCGATTCCGCCATTCCCCGGCCCTCCCCCCAACAGGGCAACCTCCAGCCGTCGGCCCCGGCGAAGCCCCGGGCCCCGGCCCTAAAATGACCCGTGGGCCGGTATGACCAATGATTCGTAGGGCCGGAGTCGAATAATATTGACAGAATCTCAAAGCTGTGCCTTGGCCTGATCGTTGCTTTGCCCATGGGCCGGATTCGGCCAATGAGCCGGTATATCCAAAAACCCCGGGAAAAGACGGCTTTACGTACAAAACCTCCCTAAGATTCTTCATCACGAAATGTCCGGCCTTTTTGTCCGCAGGATTTTTACGCCTCCCCGAAACCCTGAGAGAATACGCCTACATAGGCCCCAACCCCTCCCTGGGGGACCTTTTGGGGGAGGGGCCTCCCAAAGAAAACCTAGTAGGGGGCTCAGGAGGCTGGTGTACGGTGAGGGTATGTCCATCTCGAAAGAAGAGCAGGTAGAGAAAGACACAGCCATGTTCATGGATCTAGCTCGACAGCTCAGCGTGGGGCTTCGCCAAGGAGTATCAGTGGGGGAGCTTCAGAGGGCTTGTTTGGAGGGTGTCCAAGAGCTCATCGGCCATTTTCCTCCCACGTCTCAAGTACTCCTTCGAATGCTAGTACTTGAGGTAATCGAGGTAGCTAAGAAGGAAGCGGGCCTTGGGGGCCGCTCACAGCCCTTACCTAGCTAAGTTCTGTGGGGGGTGGCGGGGCTACGCCGGGCCATCCCCATGGGGGGAGGGGTGTGAGGGGGGAAGGAACCTTCTCATCCCGCAAGGAATCTTCTCCCTTGGGCCTGAGCCCTTTCGGGGGAGCTCTCTTGTGGTGTACAGTCAGGCCATGGGCATCCGAGACGACACAAAGGTCTACGTACCGACCCAGGAGGGTTGGAAGAGGGCTGAGCCCCCGGAAGCTTTCGGGGTGGTCTACGAGACCTACCGGGACGAGGTATGGGGAAAGGGCCGTTCTACGGGGCTGGGGGAGGTACTAGCTCAGCTACTGGGCATCGAGTATCGGGGGACGGTCGTAGATGACGACAAGCTACCCTTTTGTGATGTGGAGGGGGCTCTGGAGCGTTTGGGGCGACCCGTATGGTTGTGCTGGGACCCGAAGCATCTTTCACTGGTCATAGCCGACAGTGAGGGTGTGAAGGTCCGGGTGGGGACTGCTCAACTGAAGGTTCCCTTGATGGGGTTGAACTGGCCGAGGGTAGAGGCGTTGTACCAGGGGCTCAAGCGGGCCCTTACGGACCACTGATGCTGGTTTTGCCTAAGGGTCCGTTTGATGACTCTATTGACACGACTCTTGATGGGGATCTTCAGGCTTCGGTGAAACAAGCCTTGGAAAATGGGGTAGAGCTTGGTCAGTTCTATGGATCTGAGGGGGAAGGGGAAGACTTCCCCCTGGTGACTCCAGCTACGGGTGGGTGGAGTTTAGTTGACTATCTGGACACGGTTGCAGAGGCTCCCAGTCTATTGCTAGATGGTGAACTTCAGTTCCGCTTTGTTTGGGGGCGGTATTACGACCAGGAGGAGATCTCCGATGCCATTGTGGCAGAGATTCTGAACTCGCTAGCATCTGCCAGCTCGTAGCTCATCCCAGACGCTACGGGGCATGTAGAGGCGGTCATTTCCTCTCTCATCCCGGAGGACGACCACCCCGTTGGGGTTATTCTCGTCCAGGAGGTGGGCGGTGCTTTGGCCCATATTGGACAGGAAGGGCAGGTCGTGAGCGTCTAGCGCCTTGAAGACTGAGGCCAGGTCAGGTTTTGGGGCCATGGGCCAATTCTCACAGGTTTGGGTTAAAGGGTCAAGTTGGAGGGGGAAGGACTCTTCTCATCCCGCAAGGGTTCTTCCCCCTGGAGGAGTGGGGGTGTGCTCGTGTATGGTGAAGGGGTGCGCATTCTCAAGGTCGAGCAGCGGTCTGAGGACCTGACTTTCGTCCACACGGTAGGGGAGAGCGAGGGTTCTCCCATTCTGTTTCGGATTTGGGTACGTCCGGCCCCTTCCACTCAGGAGCTCGGGTTTGTCCACATCTACTATCGGAGCGATTTTGGGGTTGCGTGGGTAGAGTTGAAGGCCGTTCCATTCAGACTGGTGCCTTTTGTCCTACAGGCCATGGGGGAGGACCCTGGGGCTTATGAGGGCCCATTTCTAGACGCTCCTGAGGGCCCGGACTCTCTGGCCCAGCTGGTTGAGGAGTTTTTCCAGGAGGTGGGGGTAGAGCTAGGGAGCTACCAGAGGGTCCATGGAGGGGGGTGGTCCGAGCCCGGGCGTGAGGGGTGGGATTCTGAGGAGTACGAGAGGGTAGTTCAGTATTGGGGGAATCTACTCACGCCGGAGGAGGTTCGGTTTCGGCTTCGCCATGGGGCTCGGTTTACGCAGGAGGAGATCACCCGGGAGGTTCTCCTGCTCTTGGGGGAGCGAGTGGGGACGTTCCCCTGAGGTTCTGGTGTATGGTGGGGGCATGCTACGGGTCATCGACACCATCCGGGGTGAGAATAGGACCCACTACAGACTGGCTGAGGACGAGGAGTCTGAGGAGACCTATCGGATTGAGGTAATGAGGGGTGCGAGGGGAACGCTTTACTTCGCTGTCTACTGCCGTCAGGCCCGTGGGGGTCCCAGTGTGAAAATGGAGCATGTCCCTTCCTTCCTGATGCCTTGTGTGCTTCAGGTGCTCGGGGATGGCTTCGGGTTCCCGACTGGGGCGTTTGGGGAAGAGCCTAGGGGTTGGGTCACCCACGACTACCAGGAGCTTTTGGAGGTAGCGAGAGCAGCTTTGGAGGAGGGCCCTTACCTTGGGAGCTATCCGGTTCCTAGGCCAGAGCAGCGACCGGGGTATACGTTTCGCTACAGGGACGATCCTGGGTGGGACGAGGCAGAGTACCTAGACTATGTTTCCGAGTCTGGGGCCGAGCTTTCACCTGAGGAGCTAGAGTTCCGACTTTTGTGGGGCCGGACCTTTGGCCAGGATGAGATCACTCGGGCCATTGTGGAGGTACTGGCTGAGCCCCGGTGGAGGGATAGGAGTGTGGAGGAGGCGCCTTCCCTTGGGATGTTGAGGGCCAGGGTGAGTGAAGCTTTGAGCTCTGGGGTATCCCTAGGGTCCTATCTATCTCTGAACGGTCAATGGGTTACCCCTGAGATGGTGTGCTGGGTATCTGAGGTTTATGAGCGGGTGGCCCGTCATTCCAACGTAGATTTGAGCGAAGGGGAGCGACGGTTCAGGGGTGCTATTTCGAGCTATGGGAGTGAGGCCATCACCCGGGCTGTGGTGGAGGAGTTGCGGGAGAGCGGGATTATTGGGGGCACGGACTCTGGTTCGAGCCCGGGGTAAGTCGGTGTATGGTGGGGGAGTGAGGATACTCGACACCAGGCGAAGGGGGACTTCTAAGATCTACGTGATTGGGGAGGGTCCGGATTGCCGGCCGAAATACGAGCTATGTTTTTATCAGGAAAACAGCTTTTTAGAGATCTACCGTTGCGAGCGGGAGGACTGTGTAAGGCTCCAGACCATCCCGGTGGCTTTGCTTCCGTTCATTCTGGAAGTGGTTTCCACTCGGGCTCGGGTGGGGAGTGAGTTCTCGGGGGAGTCCCTTTCGGGGGACCCTTCGGATCTGGTTCGGTTGATCAGGGACACAGGTGTTGGTTTTGGGACCTATCAGACCGGGCCTCCTGATTCTGGGTGGATAATGCCCAGCAATCCCAGGTGGGATGCCAACGAGTACCGGCGTGTGAGTTTGAACGAGGGCTACCATCTTGCTGACAATGAGATCCAATTTAGGCTCCACCCCGGCCAGATGTTAACCCAGGAGGCCATTACGGAGGCGGTTGTGGAGGTTGTGCTGGAGCAGGCTCAGGCTCGTGGGCCTAATTCTGAAGGATCTGGGCAGGAGGCCCCGCTCCGAACCCGGGTTTTCGACGCTTTGAACGAGGGTGTGCCTTTGGGGGCCTACCCGAGCGATAATGAGGGGGTGTGGACTTACCCTGAGGATGCTGTCTGGGATGCTGAGCGGTATCGGCACACAGCCACCTATTTTACCCACAATCTGACTCGGGAGGAGCGTCAGTTCCGCAGTGAAAACGGCTTTGGGCATAGCCAGGCATTGATCACCGACTTGGTGGTGCAGGGGCTGCTGGGTCGTGCCAGGTAGGGGAGAGTGATGCGGATCATCGAGGTGCTCCCGAGTAGGGACACGACTTTGTATGTTCTGGCCGAGGACGAGGCATCTGAAGAGACCTATCGGATTGAGGTGCTTCGTTCGTCCATGGGGGCTCACTTTGCTACCTACCGTCGTAACTCTCGGGGTGGTCCCAGTGTAAAACTAGAACGGACTCCGTCCTTTTTGCTGCCCTTCATCCTGGAAGCGCTTGGAGGGCCCCCTACTGCCCCTGTGGGAGCGTTTGGGGAGGAAGCTAAGGGATGGGCCACCCGGGACTACTCGGAGCTCCTGGAGGCGGTTAGGGGGGTTTTGGATAGGGTAGATTTAGGGTCCTATTACATACGTGATACCACCCGGCAGGACGGCTGGATGGTACGACGCAATCATCAGGATCCAGAGTGGGATCCTGATGAGTACCGAGAGCGTGTAATCAACTGGGGGGAGGAGAGTTCCTCGGCTGAGATCCGGTTTCGGTTAGAGTGGGGCCGGACCTTCAATCAAGACGAGATCACCCGAGCCATTGTGGAGGTGGTGGGGAAATGGCGGGGCCCGGGGTGATTTGGTGTATGGTGGGGGAGTGAGGATACTCAGTACCGAGCGTAAAGGCACCGAGACGGGGTTCAACCCGGCTGTCTACAAGGTAACGGAGGATGATGAGTCTCCCTACGTCTACGTGATCCGGGTGTACAACCCTGGGGGTGACAGGGAGCACTTTGCGGTCTTTCATCAGAATGGCGCTGGGGGTCCCCCTAACCGCCTGGGAGTGGTTCCCAGCTTTCTCGTCCCGTTCATCCTGCAGGTGACCAATTTTGGGTTGAGGTCCGGATTACCCAAGGGGGGAGCGTTTGGGGATGAGCCTGAGGACTACACACCTGATGTGGGGGCATTGAGGCACGAGGTGGCTCAGGTTATACATCAGGGACAGTGGCTTGGGGCTTATTCCAACTCCAACCGGATCGGGATGGGGCCTCCTATATGGGTTAGGTTTACGGTTCCCCAGTGGGAGCTCCAGGAGTACCTGGCGGTTGTGAGAGAGCGACCCTCTCAGCTCAGCTCTGAGGAGGTGGTATTCCGGCTCACTCAGGGGGCTCGGTTTACGCAGGAGGAGATCACCCGGGCTATTATGGCCGTCATAGACGAAATTCTTCGGAGCTTTTTGGACACATGAAGATCATCGGGGTTGAGCACTCCCATCAAGGTAGGGTTTACCTCATTGGGGAGGAAGAGGGTGACGCTGGTCCGTACCACCTGATGGTTCGTCCGGCTGAGAGCGAGACCAGTCTACGGGTACATGCGGCCAAGCAGTTACGGTATGGGCAGGTTGTCCCTCTGAAGGGGCTTCCGGCCTGCTTGGTACCATTTGCGCTCCAGGTGTTGGAGTGGGAGCGTGTTTCGGTAAAAGAGGGGCCTTTCGGGGGTGAGGCTTCCAGCGGGGAAGTTACTTCAGAGTCCGCTTTGGAGACAGCTGTAGAGAGGGCTTTGGGAGAGGATGATCTTGCCTTGGGGGCCTATCCTACGGGCTCCCTTCAAGGGGACTGGTTCTTTCCTGGTGATGAGGGGTGGGACGCTGACGAGTACCGGGAGACGGTTGAGGATGCCGGTGATAATCCCTCCCTGGATGAGCTCCGGTTTCGGATCATGTGGGGTCGGAGTTTCTTTCAGGATGAGATCACGCAGGCCATCCTGAGGGTTTTGAGGCGAATGGGGATTTGACCTGTGGTGTATGGTGAGGGCATGTTGTTCATCCCGCTGCAGAAGCTCGTCAAGGGGAAAGCCTTCAAAGTGGCCGAGCGGGAGGACTCTGTTTCTTGGTATGAGATCTGGGTAGTTCCTCCTTTGGATCCTGCGGAGGAAGGGGATGCATACCAGGTGCGTCATCGAGCTACGGTTAGAGGGGTTTCTCAGCCGATCGACATGGTGCCTCTCTTCTTGGTGCCGTTCATCCTACAAGCTCTGAGCCAGCCTACTTCTTGCCAGGAAGAGCTCTTTCAGGAACCGGTGGGCCACACCGCCTCATTGGATCGGGCCTTGTCCTACCTGAGGGACCGGGTGGGTGAGGCCCTGGAGAGGGGGGTGGATTTGGGGGGTTATTATGCCGACGAGGTCTGGCACGGGATTAGAGATTCCGACTGGGATGAGGCTGAGTACCGGAACGCTTACACGCATGGTGTAGGAGCCTCGGACATTCCCGAGGAGTGTTTTCGGCGGGACCATGGGAGGGTGTTCAGCCAGGATGAGATCACGGAAGCGATCTTGGAAGTGGTGGGGGCGTCTCGTATTCCCGAGCCTGTTGTTCAGACTGAGCCCCCCGTTCGATTGGGGGCGTTGGTTGAGAGGGCCTTGAACGAAGGCCAGAGGTTAGGAAACTATCTTCTGGTTGATGGGGAGTTCATGTCGGCTTGGAATATCCTTTGGGATCCTGGTGAGTACCGGCGCACGGTCCAGATACTCCCTATCTTTTTGAGCGGAGGTGAGCGTAGGTTTAGGCATGAGCATGAACCTGCCTACGGCCAAGAGGCTATCACTGAGGCTGTGATTCAGGCGATCCACGACAGGCAGGTTCCGTTCTAGTGCATATTCTCGACACCCAGTGTGAGGGGGTCAAAACGGTCTACGTGATCGGTGAGACTCTGGAGGGTTGGCCCCGGTACGAGCTGTGGGTTTACTCTCCCACCCAGATCCATCACCCGTACCAATTCGAGGTCTACGTTCAAGATCAGGACATGAGCTGGCGCCGCATTGTGCTTCATACCATCCCAGAGAAGTTGTTGCCCTTCATCATGAAGGCGTTCTCGGAGGTTCGTAGGCCGGACCAGATGGGAGCGTTTTCCGACCCTCAGGCTGTTCAGGGGGTAGAGGAGGAGCCGCTGGTGCGTGAGTCATTAGGGAGCCACGTCGAGTGGGAGGAGGGAGTAAACTACCTTGTGGATGCTCGTGGGCGTGAGTATCAAGAGTTCTACGGGATTGTTCGAGCGATGTGGGTGAACGATGCTGGCTTCTTCCACGCATGGGTCCGGGTTTTGGACCGGGGTATGTTTCGGGTGGCCGTGCTGACTCGTCAGGGGCCTTTCGTTGGTGACCGGGTTCGGATACGGGTCTTCCGGGAAACTGAGGCACGCTTGATGAGCCACGGTAGGGGGCGTCAGTGACCTGGATTGTAGTCGCTGGACGAGATTCCACGAGGCAGGAGGGGGCCACTCAGATCTACCAACGTGAGGTGGTGTGGTCCGAGGACACGAGCTGCAGGTACCGGGTTGAGGTTCAGGTTGACCCGAAGAGTTCCCCGGTGGTTCAAATCCGTCGGTTGGCCCCCCAAGGGTGGGAGTTGGAGCTGTTTTGGCCCATGAGCCTGCTCACATCGATCCTTTGGGTTTGTCAGGAGGCTGGGGGAGTGCCGGAGGGCACTATTCCTGAGGGTGTGTGGAGAGGGGAGCCTGCCTGGGACTACGAGGATGGTAGTGAGTCAGGGTACGATGCTAACGATCTCGACCTTGAGCACTTGAGGTTGTGGGCGCACAGGTCTGTCAGTGTGGGGACTGTGACGGGGGCGTATCCCAGGCGTGGGGGTGGGTGGGTTATGTTTTCCGACCCTGATTGGTCTCAGGCTGGTTACTTTGAGGCACTGCGGCCCCCGGTTCAGCTTCGGCCGGATGAGCTGAATTTCTATGCCACTGCGTACCAGGACGGCTACAGTCGTGAGGACATTGCCCAGGCTGTTTTGGACGTGTTGTACGAGCGTCGCAGTAGGGAGTAAGGTAGTGGGCTTTGGGATCACCGAGTTCAATAACAGCGGTCACGTGATGGTTTGTGAGGTCTCGGAGGGGCCGGGCACCACTGCCTACAAGATCTTGGTTCGCCGTAAGGGCTCAGAAGGAGGAAGGCATTTCGATGTGCTTCAACGTCGGAGTGGGAATCGTTTCTTCGGGGCGGCAGACTGGCTACCCGAGGGACTAGTTACGTTCATTTTGCAGTTGTTGGCTGCTGAGCCTGCCCCGTGTGGGGAGGGCCCTTTTAGGGAGGGTGGGGGGAGCTCCGACTACGCTGCCCTGGTTCAAATGATCGAGGAAGAGAGTGAGTCTAGTGGTGTTGCGTTGGGGAGTTACCGAACGTTTGAGGGGGATTGGTATGAGCCGGGCCAGGTTGGGTGGAGTGAGGAGGCTTACCGGGGGGTAGCGATGAGTGAGGGGTACTTTTTCACAGCTGAAGAGGTTCAGTTTCGGCTTCGACTGGGGATGCGGTTCACTCAAGCGGAGATCACCCAAGCGGTCCTGGAGGTACTTAGTCGGCGGTTTGGGGCGTCTCTTGGTGTACGGTAGGATGGATGCATTTCATTGGGAAGCACAGGCAAGACGGTCTCGACACTTATCGGGTAGCCGTTGATGAGTCTGAGTCTGAGGGCTACGAGATCCGTGTCTATCGGACCGATGGCCCTGAAAGAGGGCGAGGGTCCTACCAGGTGTGGCACTGGGCGTCTTTGGAAGGGCACCCAATCCGGTTGAACTCGATTCCGATCTTTCTGACTCCGTTCATCCTGGAGGCCACCCGGGGCGAGCAGGTCCCTTGTGTGGGGTCCTTTGGGGAGGAGCCTGGGGATCGTTCTGCGAGTTACAAAAGGTTAGTCGGGCAAGTGGAGGCGGCTTTTGCTCAGTCGAGATCGAGCGGCCTTGGTACCTACCGGCATTCTCGCACTGTCAACAACTGGGTCAACCCTCGGAGGTCGGACTGGACTCGAAGTCAATACCTCTATGTGGTGAACAACGATATGTACCGACTTACCAACGGGGAGTGTCGGTTTCGGTTGATAAGGGGTAAGACGTACGGTCAGGAAAGCATCACCCGGGCTGTGGTGGAGGTGGTGACACGGCTACGGGAGCCTGAACCGTGAAGCTCATTGGCGTTGAGACCGTGGAGGGCTTAGACACCTACACGGTGGCTGAGAGCAGAGCCTCTCGGGTTAGCTACCAGATCCGGGTGGGGATGGTGGTGTATCTCTACGAGGTCCTTGAGGGGGGCTCTCCTGTCCGGATTGGGGCTATACCGTTGTTCCTGCTGCCCTCCATTCTGGAAGCTCTGAGCTTGTCGAAAGGGGAGCTTGGGCCTTACCAGGGGGTCTTCCAAGGAGACCCTCAGGGTCCTGAGTATGGCTACGACCTGTTGGTGAGTGTGGTTGAGAGGGAGGTGGAGCTCTGGCACAACTTGGGGGGTTACTTGGCTGCGGAAAGGTGGCACTACCCCAGTGATTCTGATTGGGATCCTGAGGTGTACCAATACGTTGTCAGCCATTACCATCTAGACTTGACGGAGCAAGAACGGCAATTACGTCGGTCTCATGAAAACGCCTACTCTCCAGAGGCTATCACCCGAGCCATTGTGGAGGTGGTGAGTAGGGCTCGGGGGCAGGCATGAAGATCGTCGCTTCCAGCAAGCTGGTGGGAACGGATATGTACAGGGTAGCCGAGAGCGAGGATTCGACTTCCTGGTACGAGATCCAAGTGGTTCCAAAGGGAGGGGTCTTCACTGTGTGGGCGGTCACTTCCAGCGGAAGGGAGATCCCTCAGGATCTAAGTCAGATCCCGATCCCTCTAACGCCTTTCATCATGGAAGCGCTGTCGAGGAAGGAGTCGGGGCCTTCCTATGAGGGGCCCTTCCGAGGCGAGCCGGGGGCCCGGTACGTGCATTTGGTGGAGGCGGTTGAGGAGGCATTCCACGGGGGCTCTAGGTTAGGGGAGTACTTCTTGGGCGCTGCGGCTACGTGGTACCGTCCTGATGATGGTGAGTGGGACGTTGCGGTGTACCAGAGGCTAGCGTTGGCCGGGAGCCACTTGCTTTCACCGGAGGAGCTCCAGTTTCGAGTCGCTCAAGGCCGGAGCTTCCTTCAAGACGACATCACCCGAGCTATTCTGAACTTTCTGGGGTACGAGTTTGGGGAGGGCCTGTGAAGGTCATCGATTTTTACAGGGAGGGCTTTTTCTCCACGTACGTGGTGAGTGGAAGCGAAGAATCTCCAGCGGCGTATGTGATTCGAGTGCTTCGGGCGGCTGATGGAAGTAAGGCTGTCAACTATGAGGTGTTTCTACGTAGCCTGCCTGATGGACCGTCTGACCACACAAGTGTTCCAGTGACCCTGCTCCCCATCATATTGCAGGCTGTCTCTCAGGGTTCTGAGCTACTTAGGGGTGTGTTCCAAACCGAGCCTGACTTGATCGGCCCGCTCGTAGGCCATGAGTACTTGGTGCAGCTGATTGAGCATCAGTTGGAGTTTGGAGAGAGCCCGACACTTGGGAGTTACGAGCATTCCTCAGCGGACTGGATTTCCCCGTCCAATACTAGGTGGTCTTGGCATTCTTACCAGGAAGTGGTTACGACTAACCCTCGCCGCTTGACTTCTCGTGAGCTTCGGTTTCGATTTGAGTGGGAGCGTTTCTACAATCAGGGCGAGATCACGAGCACCATTGTCGAGGTGTGGGAGCGACGAAGGGGGCCGAGTGAGGGTCATTGACTTCCGGAAGGAGGGTGGTTTAGACATCCATGTGGTGGCTGAGAGCGAAGACGCTCCTTGTAGCTACGAGATCCGGGTGCTTCAGCCGACTGGTAAGCAGAAGGGTAGGGTCTGCCAGGTCTGGCTCCGGACCTCTTCTGATGGGATAGCCCATGCCTCTCCCGCAGACATTTCGACTTCTCTGTTCCCCTTCATCTTAGAAGCGATGAGTGAGAAAGAGACTCCGTACGAGGGGCCTTTCGAGGCAGGACCTTGGTTGGACGTAGCTGCCTTGAAGGCTGAGGTGCGAGAAGCTTTTGGGCAGGGGGTAGAGTTCGGTTCCTACTCTTCCGAGGCTAGGACTACGCTGCCTTCCAACACTTTCGTGACTTGGACCCGAGAGGACCCCACCTGGACCCGAGAGGGTTACGAGGAGGTGTGTCGTCGTCGAGCGATCTCGCAGCTGAGTCAGAGCGAGATCAGGTTTCGATTGGAGTTGGGGGCTCGGTTTGATCAGAATCTGGTCACCCGGGTGATCCTGGAAGTCATGGCTGAGAGGGCCAGCGGATGAAGGTCATTGGCTTCAAACAGGAGGATCTTCTCGACATCTACACGGTGGCCGAGAGTGAGGAGTCCCTGTCGGGATATGAGATCCGAGTTTTTCGGACGCCTGACAGACGAAAGGCTACACACTACTATGCGTGGCACATAATGCTTCCTGATGGGCCATGTTCCCATGCCGATGTTCCCGTTGGGTTGCTCCCCTTCATCTTGGAAGCGGTGGGGTTACCCGTTCGTTGTGAAGGGCTTTTTGGGGATCCTCAGGCTTGCCGGGAGAGTGAAAGACCGTTTTTGAGGGCGGCTAGGGAGTTGAACGAGGACTACCTGATGGAGGTCGTGGGGGAGGCCATCGACCAAGGGGTGATGCTGGGAGCCTATCACATCGCTTTCGAGATGTTGCCTACAGATCCTGGGTGGCAGCCGGAGATCTATGAGGATCGGGCGAGCACCTACCAATTCACTGCTCCAGAGGTTCGGTTTCGACTCACTCTTGGGAGGATGTTCGAACAAGAGGAGATAACTCACGCCATTCTACTGGAGTGGGAGCGACGACTCACGGCACAAGCTCCTTCGGTGGGGCAGGCATGAGATCTCGTTTCGAGAGGAGGCGGGCAGGTATTTTAGTCAGGAGGAAATCACCCAGGTGATCCTGGAGGCTTGGGAGCGTCGCCGAGCAGATCCGGGTTAAGATCTGGGCTTCTCAGGTGTAGAGTAGGGAGAAAGGGAATACCCATGAGTCGCAACAGTTCGATTCCTCCAACGCCCTCCATCCTGTACTTTGCGGAGGGCGATACCGCTCAATACTGGACCCAGCTTCGTCGGTGTGGGTTCACTCCTGCCCAGAAAGGTCGTTGGGTAGGAAGTGCTCGATCTGTGCTTCGATTTGGGCGTGAGGTCCCCCCGGGACATGGCCTGACCTTCCGTGAGTGTCGATAGAGCTTGCCTGGCCGACGAAATGGAGCAACCATTGGGGGGGTCAGCCGCCTTTCCCGGTGGTTGGTAACGGCCGAGTGAACGTTTGGTAGACAGGACACCTGGCCGGTAGTTGAAGCCTCCCCTCGTGGGGGGCTTCGGTGCATTTGGGGTCCGGGTTAAGATCTGGCTCTCTCAGGTGTATTGGGGGGTATGAACAAGATCAAGATCACTCTACATGCCCGGTACACGAATTCGACGTCAGAGATTCACGTCTTTGCCATAGGTACTGCGGCGGTTCTGGATAGGACGCAGAACCGTAAGCTAGCTGAGAAGGCGGGGCTCCCGGAAGGTGACTACTGGCACTACGCTACGGACCCTGAGGGGAACCGCTACGACGTTTTCGTGCTTCCGTGACGTAGAGCCTCCCTTCCTTGGGCTTTAGGATCTCCAGGGTCCAGGGGAAGGGCGTACCTTCTGAGGGCTCTTAGGGGCCGTTCTCGTGGCCGCATTGGCCCTTGCTGGTGTATAGTGGGGAGGTGGTTGATGAGGTCGTGTATGCTGATCCGGTTTTCGTGGGGCAGGAAGAAGACGGTTCCCTTCGGTGGAAGGTCCCTGACTCTGGGTTCTCACACATCGTGGTAGTAGGAAGGGCCCTTTCAGGGGACAGCTCCCGGGAGGAGCCTGTGGTTCACTTTCTGCAGCAACCTGAGGACCCTGATTTTCCGGATATCAACACACCTTTTTCGGTGGCCTACCTTCCTGTCTCTTTCATTCCGGTCTTGTTGAAAATACTGGAGTTGAGTGCTCGTCGAAGAGGCCCGGCTCTGGCTATTACCGAGCGGTTTGAAGAAGACGCTGTTCGTGTTGTCTCTCCTTCTCGTAGGCTTGAGGAGGTGGTTTCTCAACGGCTTCCAGAAATAGGCTCGTACTGGAGCCCGGAGGAAGCTCGGTGGATTAACCCTTCTATGGGTAGTTGGGATGCTGAGACATACCGTAGTTACAGAGCCGAGTTACTTCACGCTGCAGGGGATTGGAGAACGGTGTTGGACGACACGTACGGGGCCGATATGGTCACAGAAGAGGTGATTCGCCAGTGTCGGGCTAGGTGAGGTCGTTTTTGGGTTGCACGTCGGCCCTGATGGAGCGATCCTCAGGAGGGTTGTACGTCATACCCTCTTGGTGGTTGGTTCGGCCGGCATGCCCAATGGGTGCACACGACAGCCGGTCGGTGTTCGAAGCCTCCCAATCCTGGGGGGCTTCGGCATATTTGGGGCATGATCGTAAGACCTGGGGTAGACTCATGTATGGCAGAACTGGATGAGGCTACAGTAGGCACGGTTTTTGTCCGGGAGCTCTCCAGGATCTTGCGAGAAGAGATCGATCGGGGGGAGAGTCCGGAGGCTCTGCAGAAGGATTTCTTGGACTTTGTGAGAAGAGCCAAGATCCCTCCTGCTGTGGCAGAGCAGTCTAGAAAGATGGTCTTCAAGGCCATTGAGCTAGCCAAGCACAGGCCCAACCGTTTTCGATCTCTCAACTGAGAGATCCTGTAGCCTTTGAGGGGGTCGTGTGGTGTACGGTAAGGCATGTCTATCGTTGAGCGGTCAGAAGAGCGTCATTGGCTGGTTCTTCAGGAGGTGATTCGCCTGCTACAGGAGGCGTTTGCTGAGGGGGATTCCGCTGAGGCGCTCCAGGAGGACTTTCTGCAGTACCTGGAAGATGAAAGACCCCGACTCTCCTCCCAGGAGAGGACTTTGGTCCGGGAGGTGTTTTTCACCGTCTTGGAGAAGGCCGGTTCTGGCAGCCTTCTAAACTAGGCCCGTGATGGCGTGGCTTGAAAGGTCTTTTCCTCCCGAGATAGGGGACAACTTCCGTCTCTATGAGAAGGTGCTGACTTGGGATGAGGACCACGACGTCCAGTACAAGCTGTCGATTCGAACTTTCCCGAAGGGGTATTCTAGGGTTGAGGTTGAGCGGTGGGATTACGAAGAGAGTTACTGGCGTCCGACCAATGATTGGCCCAAGAACCTGCTTCCGTTATTGATCCGGCTGGCTCAAGAGGCTGAGCCAGAGAGCGTGGCTTTTGAGAGCCCTATCTTTGGGGAGGGCTCAGTTTCGGAAGCAGCGGGTCCCCGGGGTGAGGGGACTGTTGATGAGGGGCTCTGGGAGCGCATCGAGCGGGCTTACGATGAGGGGGTAGTGACGGGGGCCTTCTGGGATCACTCTGGGCGTCGGTGGATAACGCTCACGGATTCCGGATGGAATGAGGAGGGCTATCGGATAGCTTACGGGTACCAGACCCGGATTAGTGGTAGTGAACTAGAGTTCTGTCGTAGGTTGTGGCGTGAAGGGACGGTTACCAGCGTAGTTATTCTGGAGGCTGTCCTGGAGGTTCTGAGGGCTAGACGAAGCCTTTTGGTGATCAACCCGGAGACTGCAGGTGGGTGATGGCCTGGATCACGCAAGAAGTCCCTTTTGAGATACATCCGGACGTGGACACGCAGCTTCATCAGTGGGTATTGGTTTGGAGTGAGGATGAGAATGTCCGTTATCGAGTAGACTTCCAGACGGTTTCAGGCAGGACAGGGGTGGAGGTAGAGCGTTGGGTCCCCAGCATGTCCCTGTGGGAAATTGCTCGCTACTGGCCTCCGAGCCTGATTCCGAGCCTGTTCCGGATCTTTCAGGAGCTTGAGGGGGCGTGTGTTGATCTGTTCTCGGTCTTTACGGAGAAGAGTGTTCAGGGTGAGCCCAACGAGGACGACGATCGTTCTGAAGTCGAGAGGGGAGTGAGCTTTGACCAACTAGAGGCTTTGGTTTGGGTGAATGTTGGGTTTGAGCAAGGGATCGGGACTTACTCGGACGGTGAGCGTTGGATTGCTTTCAATGACCCTGAGTGGACCGAAGAGGGGTACCGTACGGCCACCCAACATACAGAGTGGCTGCAGAGAGATGAACAAGACTTTTGGTTGGCTGCTCTTCGAGAAGGATTTATGTTTGAGGACATTCAAGACATGATCTTGAGGGTCTTGAATGACTATCGAAGCAACCGGCCGGGGCATGAGCGGGTTCTAAGGTTGTGGGCTCAGCTGCCTGCCTCTGAAGGACAACGAGAGGATATCCAGCTTCTTGGGAGTATGGGGGAGGTACTAGCTCGGATTCAGAGAGCTCGGGAGGAAGGGTGGCCGTATTTGTCCGAGGTGGTGAGTGATTGCGAGCAAGCTTTGACGGATCTGGAAGAGGTGTTGGAGCCCGAGGATAACTGATGGCCTGGATCGAGACTGTAGAGCCCTCTATGAGGTTTCCGACCTTCATCTCGTACGGGAAGTGTCTGATTTGGGATGAAGACGAGAAGGTTCGGTTCCGGATTCTTGTCCGGTTTCACTTGCCTACCAAGCAGGCGATGGTTGAGGTCTTGATGATGGATCGAGAACAAGGGACGTGGCATCAACCCATACAGTGGCCTACTAGTTTAATGCCTTACCTGATCCGGTTGGTGCAAAAAGCTGAACAGTCGGTGGTGCCGCTTGATTCGGCCTTCGAAAAAGAGGCGGTTCAACAGGTGGTGTTCGGGGCGGAGTCATCTCCTTTCGAACCCACTTTGGAGGATCTTCAGGAGCGTGTGGAGGCTGCTTTCGAGGTGGTTGGGGGTTTTCGGTCCTTGTTCGGAGAGTTGACGGCCTCTTATTGGATGTCTGACAGCACAACCACTCGGAAACTGATCAGGGTTAGTGACCCTGAGTGGACCGAAGAGGGGTACCGACGAGCTGCTGGTGATCCGGGGGACCTGACTAGCCAGGAGCATACGTGGTTGACGAGGGAGGAAGTGATTTTTCGAGAACGCTTGGCCGATCAATACTCTCCAGAGGAGATCACGGAGGCTATGCTGGTCCTGAGAAACCGCCGATCGGCTGAGGAGGCGTGATGGCCTGGAAAGTGGCCGAGAGGTTCAAGCAGGAGAGCGCCCCTGCCGTCTACCTGATACTGGCCGAGGAAGAAAGCTCGACTCAGTATCAGATCCAGACTCAGAATAGCACGATTCGATCAGGGGGGAGACATACGGTTGTACTGTTCAGGAGGGAGTCTTTGAACGACCGTTGGAATCGAGTGCTCGCCTTTCCTGAAGAGGTGATCCCGTTCGTGCTGGAGATCTTGACGATGGTCAGCCCCAAGTTTTCCTATAGGGGATCTTTCGGAGAAGGGTCGATGTGTGACGACTGCAGGGCTTTGGTGAGGCAGGCATGGGACGACAACGTAGCCTTGGGGAGCTACTATGAGGGAGTTCCCCGTGTGTTGACTCGTCCGTGCCTTATGGAACGGTGGGACGAGGCGGAGTACCGGCGTACGGTTGACCGGTACCCTTATCGGTTGACGAGGGAGGAAGTGCTTTTTCGGGAGCGTTTGGCCGATCGATACTCTCCAGAGGAGATCACGGAGGCCATTCTGGACCGGGTCTCGGAATTTCGTGCTAGGGAGCCCTAGAAGGTATGCCAGAGCGGTTTTCAGCCTTGCGGGCTAGGATGTCCCCCGAGCGTCGGGAAGCAAACGAGAGGGCCACTGGGGAGGAGCTACGAGCTTTGGAAGATGCTAAGAAAGCTCGGTGTATTTGTTGTGGGCTTCTCCCTGAGCACCACTACGAGCATGTGCATTTCAATGGGAGTATCCAGGACAGTTTGGATCAAGAACGGCGCCTCTACTTCAATGCTCTGGTATCGTTAACCAAGCAGCAGGTGGGAGAGGTAGGGGATTTCCTGCTATCCCTCAGACCTACCAGGTCTCATGGCCCTGCTAGCTGGCGTCTGGATGTGGTTCGACAGGTCTACGACTGCCTGACCCATCTGGACCAGAAGTTGCCCCCCACGGCCTGGGAGAGGATTCTTAAGGCTTGTGGGTGAGCTTTGGTGTATCGTGAGGGAGTGTTCTTGGAACAGAGCCTCCGGAAGAATATCCAGCAAGACAAGGTGGAGCTGGTACGCCGAATGTACTTGGAGGGGGAAGATTCGGATGAGGGGTTCATAATCACTGTCACAGTCTGTCGTGGGAAAAGCCCCAAGATACAGGTTGGTTGGTGGAACTACGGCAACAGTGGGGCTCCGGCTCATTGGCCTCTTGACCTACTCCCTTGGATCTTGAAGACGGTTCAGGAGGCCACACCCATCCAGGCTTCTCATAGATCGTGCTTTGAAGCCCCCGACAGTGTCACGGGTAGGGGCCCGGTCGAGTCGGCCCGGGAAGTCCGTAGGCGAGTCTTCGGGGAGGAAGATCCTTCCGAGGATTAGTCTCTGCTTCAAAACCGCAGAGCTGGTGTTGTTTCCACTCATTCCTCCCGAAAAAGCTTGCCTTGTCAAGCCAGAATCACCCCTTTTGATGCAAAGCCCGAGGATTACGACCCTGAGGAAGGCTTCTCAGACATGAACATATGAGCTCGGATATGCCTTGGCAGGAAGTACAGCACCCGGTGGATAGGCGAGGGGGTGAGGTCCTTTTCAGGAGGGAGTTGGTTTGTTCAGAGGAGGAGGTGAGTTACGAAGCCAGTGTGTATAGCTGTCCCGGGCAACCTCCTAAGGTATCTGTGAAGTACAAAATACCGGGGGATCAATACTATGAGCCGATGTCTAGATGGCCCTTGTGGCTGCTTCCGTTCGTGCTGCGGGCAGTGCAGGAGGCCACCTCAGAGGAGAGAGGGTCTCACGGGTCCCCGTTCAACGATCAGGGTTGTCAAGAGCTAGCCCCTGAGGCGGTGTTGGGGCGAGCCTTCTTGGAAGGGAGGCACCTTGAAAGCGAGGAAAGTGCTCGCTACGATACTGCTCGGTACGAACCAGGCTTGAGACCAGATGAGGTAGAGCTACTCAGAACCCTTTGGTCGGAGGTAGGTGGCCATGTCCCGTCCCGTTGACCCCACACAGTTGAGAGAGACCATGATGGGGGCTATGATGATTGTGGGCCTGCGTGCTGTGGTGGGAGAGCACTACCCATTCGAGCAAGCTGAGAAGGACTGGGAGATGATGTCCGAGCGAGAGCGGGAGCACACCCGGCAAGCCTACCGCCAGTGCTACCCTCACTCCAAGTTGGGCTGAGCCCTGCTAACGTGACTACCGATTGTGTGAGGTGTTTTGTGGACTTGTTAGTACCCGCCATGATCTACATTCGGGAAAGCCGAACAGTTCACCCTAAGAGGGAGGAGTCTGGGGCGATCCTAGACTTGATTCCAGGGAAGGTCGAGAACCACCTGAATCTCCACATTCCTGGGGGGAAGATCGTTGAGATTCAGGTGTCCTCCGAGGAGATGGGCAGGGTTCGAGAAGCCCTAGAGCTTTCCGGAGCCGTCTGGCCCTAGACCCACTTGGTGGGCATGGGGGCTCACTTCTTGGTGGGCACGGTTACTTCGGGTACTTGAGGCTGGCGACTAGGTTGTTGGAGGCGGAGAGGACGGTCTCTCCGACGGCCGAATGGTTGGCGAGGGTGACCCGGACACCTCCCAAGACATTTTGGACAACGGGGCGGTCGCCCGTGATGTCGGTCAGGGCCCACAAGGCTGCCTCGTCTTGGTTGGTGACGGCCCGGTGCTTCTCGAAGGATTCCAGGAACCGGACCACCCAGTCGGTGAGAGCGTAGACGACCTGGCCGCACCTTCTCCATAGGGTCACCCAGGAGCGAAGAGCGGACTGGCTTAGCTTGCTCCTACCCGGGGAAGGGAGGAGGTCTTCTCGGAGGGTGTGGGCCTCTTGTCGGTTGAGCTCCAGCTTGTCGGTCCGTTGGCTTGATAGCTCAGTGATCCGGCGGATGAGTTCTGAGCGTATGCTGTCGTCTGGTTGGCTACGTTGTTGCAGCCGGTCGCAAACGTGAGCAGCGATGATCGCTGGGATTCGGACGGTGCGGGTGGTCTTTTTCACTTGGGCTCCTTGGCCAGGATCTTGGCCGCCTGGTAGATGAGGTAGGCTTCCTCGGGGGTAAGCTCTCGCTCGATGAGAGACCGGATGACTTCTTGCCTATCCACTCCCATTGAAATGGCTTGGGCTGCCGAAATGGTTAGGGTTTCGAAGTTGTCCATGACCTATACCTCTACTACACGTGAGGGCCTCGGATCTTAACCCTGATTGGTTCCCGTCAGGAAAATGCTGGCGGCTTCGTAGATCAGGATGGCCCCTTGTGGGGTGAGGCCCCTCTGGATCAAGGCGTCCACCACGTTCTCTCTGGGGACCCCGGTTGAGATCACTTGGGCGGTAAGTGGCACGAGCGTTGCGATGTTGTTCACGGACTCCCCCTCGGGTGGTCGGAACTGACAAAACTCAGGTTGTAGACATGCCTTTGGGTAAATTTAGGGCTGTTTTTGGCTGAGTTTCTGGCAATCTGGGGTTATGTCAGTTGTGTCAGTTAGAAACAATGTCTACAAGCTAGGGAAAATGTCTACAAGGAGGCCGACTTTTTGCTGGGTCGCTTGGAGGTGACGGTCTCCAGCAGGCTGAGAGCCTGTTCCTTGGACATGGCCAGGTTTGAGAGCTTGAAGCCTGCTTGGCTGCAGATGACCCAGTCCTGGAGGTTCCGGTCCCAGAACCAGCTGGGGCCGTAGAAGCAGCGGACGACCCATCCTCCGCGGATCTTGCAGGCTGCAACGCCGTCTTCTCGGGTGTATTCGGTGGCTTCGATGTTCATGTTGGGTTCCTTAGGGTTGATGAAGAACCACCCTCCCAGACTCCACAGTAGCAATAGGACTAGGAGGCCGATGACTTCTAAGGTTGCCATATCCCCTACTACACGTGAGGGGGCCAGATCTTAACCCAGGCTCTCGGAAACCAGCAGGCCCAGGGCGGCCATGCCGGGGTCGTGAAGGTACCTCTTGGGTCCCGTTCGGTGCAGGGGGCAGACGAAGTGGGTGGATCCGTCTACTCGGACCACGAACTTCCTACCGGTCTCGACTGTGAGCCTTCGGGCCTCTTGGAGAGCTTCCGATTTCGTCATGGATTCCTCTTGGCGAACCGGTCCACGTTTTGTTGGGTGATCGTGGTGCCGTGAGGCTCGTGTTCGGACACGATCCGGCGACAGTCTTGGAGGGGGAGCTCGTTTCCGAGCACCTCGAACCCCTCCAGCACGTTGTTGACCCGGAAGAGGTGGTAGCGTGGACGAATTCCTCCTACACACCTACAGATGAAGTAGTTGTAGTAGGTCAACCCGTTAGGCCCGTGCCCTACTTTCGAGCTGTGAACTTCCTTGACGGAGGTGATCATGGCTGGGATTCCTTTGGCTGACTGAGGATGGCCGGCTTCCACCCGGCCACCTTGGGAGCCTTGTTCCAGGGCTCGAAGGGGCCCCGCAGGACGCTCCAGAAGTAGGAGACTCGACCACTCTTCAGGTGGAAGTCTCGACGGACTACTCGCTCGCCTTTGTAGGGGGCGTAGGAGATTCGGTAGAGAGGCCCCTCGTGGCCGGGCGGGCAATTGAACTTGCCGATTTGGGTGGGATCGATGGTGATAGGGGTCACTGTGGGTTTCCCATCTTGGCGCACTGCCACTCTTCAACTTCGGGGATGTCGTTCCAGGGCTCGAAGTCCCCCACCAGGTGGCCCCAGTAGTATTCGGGCTCGGAGTCTGGCTGTCCTAGGTCAATGGTTCGGCGAACCACCCCGTCGCCGTCGTAGGCAGCGAAGGCGAATTCGATGATCTGACCCTGGCACTTGGGAGGCACGTGAAAGGGTCCCAGCAACTCGGGGTCGATGGTGATGACGGTTCGGGGGGGTCCAGGTAGATGTCGCATGGGTTCAGTCCTCTATGATGATGTCCCACATGGTGGGTCGGGAGTCGGGCTTCTCTCCGAAGACCAGGATCTTTCGGCCGTGGGCTTGCACTTCAATAGACCAGGGGATCTGGGCTTGCGTGAGCCGTTCCAGGAGGGCCTCTCGGGACCTCTTGTATCGAGCGGCGTAGTCTCGGGCCTTTCCGCTGAGAGTCGATCCAGATATGTTGTGGGTGCCCAGGATCACCTCTCGTTGATAGCGGCCTCGGGTGAGGTGCAGGGCTTTTTGTTGAGCTTGGGGGTCGAGTACCTTGACCCATTCACCGTTCACTGACATCTCTCAGGGGCTTTCCGCAGTGGGAGCAGGTTTCGGGGCGTTGAGAGCCGACGTTGTAGGTGACGAAGCTTTGGCATTCGGCACAGACGAGAGTGTGGAACCCGAAGCAGTTGGCTGTGGTGTTTCTCACGAGCCGGCCTCGGGCTCCTCTCCTCTGGAATCGCTTGCTTCCACTTCTTCTACACCAGGACATGTCTCTACTACACGTGAGGGGCTCGGATCTTAACCGTCGGCGTGAAAGTCTTCTCGTTCGAGGATGCAGGGGGAGGGTGGGTTGTGGTTGTGGCTGCAGTCTTCACAGACCCAGCCGTGGTTCACCTCGAATACCTCCTGGCCGGTCAGGTCTCTCTCGCAGTCCTCACACTCAGGGGGAGAGGGGTAGCCAGATTCGGCCCACCGGATGAGCAGGTCGTTGTAGATGGGGTTGAGAGTGGGTCCGTGCATGGGGGCTACTCCTCTTCTGAAAGCTCCTCGAAGGGATCTTCTCCGTAGGGTTCCTCTTCCGAGGGCCAGCTGCCTTGCAGGGGGCAGTCTTCCGTCCCCAGGTCTCGATCGCAGACGGAGCAGAACCGAAAATGGTGCGTCCCGTCGCAGTTGCAGACCAGGTGGTCTTCACAGTTGTGGTCTCTCGAATCAGACATGACTTCCCTACTACACGTGAGGGGCTCGGATCTTAACCCTGAGCGTTTTTGCTGATTCGGGCCTACACCGTTGGGGGCTCTTCGGCTTGGGTTACGTACTCCAGGAGCATTGTCTTGATGCGTACGGCGGAGGTGGTTTCAGAATCGTCTTCGATTCTCTCTACGTTGAGATCGTTGGGGTCTTCTGGGATATCTGTGTCTTGAGGGGCGTTGAAGTAGGGGCGGTCCCGGTCCCAGCTCAGGAGGGTGATCTTCTTGCTGTTGGGGTTGGACATGGCTACGACTGTGAGGCATTTGGTGCACACGGTTTTCGGATGGTATTCCGCCACGAAAGCAATCCCTGAGTCCTGCCATTCGTACCAAGCGTAGGCCCTGAACCTCCACTGCTCGGGATGTTTTGTGAACTGGGCAGTAGAGAGGCTATTGAGCCACGACAACACTCCGACTATCTTCAGGTCTACTTGGAATCGGGGGTCGAACAACATTGCTAGTCCTCTACTTACCTATACACCGAAGGAAGTCGGCTTAAGTGAAGAAAGGCTCTAGCCGTATTCTCAGGATTACGTTAGGTTAGAACCAGGAACTTGAAATATGGAATCAGTTCAGATTGAGACCCCCACGTTGACTCAGACGGTCCGCATTGAGATCGGGGAAGATGAAACCCCTCGGGAGGCGGTTCTCCGAATATGCCAAGCATTGGGAGTAGGTACCTTGGTGAGGATCCGAGGGGAGGCGTTCAAGGTACACAGAGTCCGGCCCTTTCCCATCGTGAGCCCGGTGGACCCTCCGAGCGTGGTCCAGGAGGCTAAACCCACGATCGACTGGTTCGGGGAGGGCCCTCAGGAGCCCTTAGGAGAGCCCGTGGAGGAAGAGGTCCCTGAGGCCCAGGCTGAGCCGGAACCCTCTCCAGAGCCCGTTGTAGAGGCTTCAGAGGCTGATACGCTCCGGCCCCCTGAACCCGAGGCTGACTACACGAGTCTCATTGGGGTGCTGCTGGTGCCCCGGGACAAGCGTCGGAAGCAGGATCCTGTGAGGATAGTCGGTCTAGAGGCCGGTAAGCTATTGCTTGAGGATGGCCGCCGGGTTGATTGTAAACGGCTCTCTCGATACACCCAGCTGACCCAGTAGATCTGGCTACCTAGGTCTAAAGGTCTACAAGCTAGTTTGACCAATTATAAAATCCCAGGGCTAGAGTTATTCAAAATACAGCATTTTTCCTGCTGTATCGTCCTAGTCTTGGCCAACGGGCCTGTATACAGAGGGTGGTAACTGGGCCTCTGGTAGCTCAAGGGTATCGAGTAGTTGCCACAGAGTGTCTACACGGTACCAAGAAATAGAGATGTTTAGATTAATAAGCATTTTTTATTTTTCCAGGCATTTTCAGCTGGATCGTGGCCTTTGGGGGAGACACTGGAGTGATTTGGGGGTTGTGTGAATTCGGGCACTTAGACCTGAAGTGTCTCAATCAGATATAACTCTGTCTCCAACCTGGTATTCAGGGTCTACAACCTGAGGCCATTTTGTTAAGAATTCCGGCTTTTTAGGGTAGAATTATAGGGCAAAAAATCCGGGTCTCTTGCTTTGATTGGTCTTTAAGCCTCTGGCCTTAAGAGGAAGGCGCTTGGAGGGGTGTGAGGGGGTGTGGTAGGATGGCTCTGTTGAACCCCACCGGCCCTGACTTGTGAAGGGGCCGGTTGTTGAAGATGGAGTTGGGTCATGGGCATCAAGACGGGTGGTTGAGATGAGAAAAGTGTCGCAGCCTACTTTCGAGGCAATGGGACCACTGTTGAAAAAGCTTCGGAGTATGTGGAGGACGTTGAGTCCTCGGGTGCCAGGTGACCCGGAGCCCCGTCACAAGGCGCTCATTCGCAGGTGGGTAGACTACCGGATGAGGGGGCCTCGTGTCGTGACTCGGGAAGAGATCAACGAGCGTCGTTCTTGCCTCCAGCAACACCGGTTTCTTGGTTGAATGAGCAGAGCAAACGACCTTCCTCGCCCCTTTCTAGGGCCGCTACGGGTCTCCTCGGATGAGTTTGAGGAGATCGAGCCCATCATTGACGAGCAGGGTCGGGTTCGTAGGCGGGTACGACACAAGCTATCGGGAGCCATTGGAGTGGAGGTCATCCAGGAGCTGATCCACTGTGATCTGGTCTCAATCCAGCCCATGGAAGTGCCCTCAGCCTCGATCTTCTACGATGACTACATTTGTGGGTTCGACTGGAACTGAACCGGTGTAGGGTAGGCTGTGGCCCGGCCCATCATAGTGGCTCGGCATTGGAATCCGTACTTGTGTACGGTGGTGCTGAGGGAGTCTGAACACTCGTACCCAATCTACCACCTCAAGATCACCCGAATAGGGGAGGGGGAGGTCAAAGACTGGTGTTTGGAAGCGGAGTACGAAGCTTCTCCGCAGGTTCGGCCTTGCTACGTTCCCCTTTGGCTCATGCCGATGGTTCTGCAGGAGCTCTGGATGGTCCAGGGGAAGGGGTCCAAGGCGACAGTCCCTCTAGGAACCTTTGGGCAGCCTTTGAAGGACTATGTGGACCAAGAGTCATTTCAGTCCTGTGTGGGCATCCAGGTGGCAGCAGGCTGGTTGGGGGCTTACAACATACGTGATCTTGGAGTGGTCATGAGGCCCCGGGACCATCATTGGAACTTTGGAGAATACTACCTGGCGGCTACCTCGGAGATTCATAACTTTACTCTGACAGTAAGGGAAAGGGACTTTCGACACCAATACCGAAACACGATCTCTCCAGAAGAGCTGACATCCATGATCATGGGGGCGGCATCGAGGATCAGGAACACTTTACCGGAGTATTGGCAGCAATCTGTCTGAAGCTCTCAGCCGGACGGTGTAGAGTAGGGTGTGAAAATCCAGTCTAAGTACAGAGAAAACGATGGCTACAAGGTCATTGTGTCCGATGAGCGTGGGCCTGAAGAACGTGTTCTCTATGAGATCTTGGTTTTTACCGATGTGTCTCGGACAGAGGTAACCCTCCGGTATCGGCCTCCGCCTGTTTGGAACCGTCCCCGGCTTCTCCTGGAGAACATCCCGGGGGCGCTGCTACCTTTCATCTTGCAGGCGGTGTCAGAGGCTCAGGGGAGCAACTCGGCAAAGCTCCCCTCTTTGTTCAGGGAAGAAGCTCTTTTGGGGGTTCCGGGCTCGGGTGGTAGCTTTCGAGAGACAGTCGAGGAGTTTGTCCAAGGGGGGCGTCTTGGTGCCTACCAGGCTACGGTAGCGGAAGTGGTAGGGGTGAACGTGAACGGAGATCCCCAGACTTTCGACCGTAGCTTAACCGTCTATCCTGGGGATACCGGATGGACGGAACACAACTACCGATGCGCCGTGATGAATAGTCAAGGGTACAGTTTGACGGACTCGGAAATCGGGATCCGAGAGAACTGGCACTCTGTTCACCAGCCTAGCGTCATCACGGACACTATCCTGCAAGTCGTTCAATACATCCGTCCGGCCCAGTGATGGTGTATTGTAGGGCAGATGCGTGTTCTGGATCGAGATTCTGAAGGTCTCTGGCTGATAGCGGGAGACGAAGGACGATTCCCTCTTTACCAGGTTGGGATCTATTCTGGTGAGTTCACGGTCTACAGGAAAGACGGCCCGTCGTCCCGTGACCCCTGGCGAGCGCTCGAACACGCTCCCCTGTTTTTGCTTCCGTTCATTCTAGAAGCAGCGGCCAAAGCCCCGTGGGACCCCTTGTCGAGTGTGTTCCAAGTCCAGGGGTGTCCTCCTACGCCCGACAGATTTGCCCAAGTCCATGAACTTTTTCCCACGCTAGACAACCTTGTGTACAGGAACATGCCGCTGAGGCAGCGGATTTTCAACAACACACGCAATTCTCAACTAGGCGCTTATCAGGATTGTGCTGGAGAGGTTCGTATCACTGACAGCTTGTGGAGTGAGGCGCTTTATCGAGGAGCTGTCGCACGAAGCAATCCTCAGTATGTACTCACTGGACTTGAGACAAATCTTCGCCGGGCTTGGGCTACAGAGTTTGTCCCCCATCCATTGAGCGAGGAGGATCTCTCTCAGATGATCACTGATGAGGTCGTGAGGGTGGTAGTTGAGTATCGGGAGGAGATCCTCCGGTGAAAGTCCTTAGCCGAGATCGAGCTGAGCTGGCTCTCATGTTGAGGGTGGGGGATGGCCTAGCCACCTCTCCTCAATACGAGATTCATGTTCGTTTGGGGGCTGCTTCTCGGATTGTAGCCTGGAGTGTATCTGTTCAAAGATTCCCTCGTACTGATAGGGGGTTCGTCCCGATTCATATCGTACCAATTAGGGTGCTCCCTTTTCTGCTTCAAGCGATGGTGGAAGCTCAAGGGGAAGGGGGTTCAGTGAACCCTCCTCCCAGAGTGTTTGGACGGCCTAAAAGGGTGAAGCAGCCTGACGCAGACAACCTGATGGTGGAGGGGAAGTCTTTGAGGGATCGGATCCGGGACTCTATCCAAAACGGTTCTTTGGGGGGCTACAGTGATGAAGATGGGGCTACGGTCCACATCAGTGATCTAGAGTGGCGAGCAGCTAACTACATCGTGGCAGCCAGGGGCAATCGGCACCTTACCCTTCTCATAGAAGAGCGGAGTGCTAGGAGATTCTGGGCTGGAGAACTTGTTCCCTGGAGGCTTTCGGAAGAGGAGCTCAACCAACTGGTTACCCTTGAAGTCTTGGGGGTCTTAGCTCAACGGAGAAGTCGGTGAAAGTCCTGGGTCCCGTAAGATCCGAGGATAGCTACGCTCTCTTGGTGCACGAGGATGAGGACGATTCGCCTGTCTACTGGATCAGCGTCTCTTCCGATCCTGAGCAGGAGGACCATGGGCTTAGGTGGAGAATCACGATCCGGGAAGATGGGGTTCAGCCAGTAACCTCGGAGTACTTTCCTGGGAGTGTGATAGCCTTTTTGCTCCAAGCTCTTTCTGTGATGAGGAAGGATGCCTTGGCAGTACCTGAAGGGTTGTTCGAAGGGTCCTCTGCTTCTGACTCTGTGGTGCCTTTTTCTGAACTCTCGGAGTCAGACTTTAGGAAGCGAGTTGAAGAGGCTGTACGAGCAAGGACTGTGGGCCGCTACATGGTTGGAGGCAGACTAGTTGAGGTCACAGACCCAGACTGGAACCCTGCTCACTACTTGAGCGCCCTTCGTGGGGACTCAGCTTCTTTGTTCCTTCTGGATACAGAGGATATTGTCAGAAGAAGTTGGGAGGAGCCCCCTTATCCGGAGCAGCTCACAGCTGAGATCTTGAAGGTTGTGAGCCTTCTTCGGGAAGAGGTGTCTTGGTGAAGGTCTTGAACCGTTGGCGGCATGTCTCTGCCTTAAGACCGCAGAGACTGAAGAGACAGTGAAAAGGATAGTGAACTTCGGCTAGGTTGTAGACCCTGCTGTACCCCCTAAGTAGTGGTGACACTACGAAGAGGTTCTTGGGTTGTACAATTACGAGGGGTTGGAGCAAAAGGTCTACTGCTCAGGTGTCACCGTGTAAAGTGTCTCCGACCTGGCTAAATGTGTCTACAAGCTGGCCTCAGACCCCTTGTTTTATGCCAGTCTTCTTTTTCGACAAGAGTGGCGGCAGCAGGCACACTCCTCTTCTACCGGCTTGTGATAGACTGGACCATGGCCCCTCTTCAGCAAGTCCAGGAGATACTGCTGCAGCTCACCAAGAAGGTTCCCCCTCCCTTCGGCAGGAGCCATTGCTTGGTTCTAGCCCCCAAAGGCCCGGGGCTTGTCCTTCACCTGGCCAGGAAGGAAGGGTCTATCCCGGTAACTTTGGACTCGCATGATCTGGAAGCGGAGCCTCAAGACCTGGTCGAGCGAGTCATGATCCTTCTGAAGTCTCTGTAGCTCGGTGTGTAGTGGGAGAGGAATGGGTTACGGAACTCATCCTGGATTACGCTACTGAAGCTCACAACTCGGACGGGCTCTTGTAAAGGCAGTTTGCCTTAGCGTTGCCTTATCAAGGCTAGGTGGTGCGCCTTAGAAGGTTGTATAAAGCCCCTTGAATCTGGCCTCAATGGTTTCGAGCACTTAAGGTGTTTTTGTCCTCATGTTTGACCAGTGCCTGTAGTGTGACGGTTTAAGTGTCTACAAGCTGGCGTGGATCACCTTGTTTTGAGCTAGTTTAGGTGGCTTGTAATTATCAGTTCTGAGTTGGCTTTTTCCTGTAAACAGGTGTGCTATGGGAGCCCACCCTTGGTGTACGGTGAGTGTATGGAAAGTCAGTTCGTATGGCGTGGTGTAGTCTTGGAGAAGACCGAGGACGGGTATAGAGCCCAGATTACCTCTTCCCTGGAAGCGGGTCTTCGCCAGTACGAGAACGATCCTAAGTGGTGGGCTCATGTGGGGGTTGCTTACGGATACCAAGAAAATCCTTTAGAAGCCTTGGAACAGGCTCTGAAGGCACACTTGGAAAGGGTGCGAAGCCACCTGACCAAAGCTCGGGAGTTTGAGCAGTTTGCTCAGCAGATTTTGGGCATTTCCGAGTGCCCCGAATGTGGATCGCTGACTCTAGAAGACGAGCAAGAGCACCCTAGCAAGTGCTGCTTGTGTGCGGACAGGCATTGATCGTATGACCTGGCAAGTGGCCAAGCAGGGGTCCTATGCCGAAGGCAGTGCTCAGGTGCACTGGCGAGAGATGGCCTCTTCGAATCGGGAGGGATCTTACCTTCTAGAAGTGGTAAGAGAACCCGCTATGCCTCCCAAGCTTCGAGTCAAGGAGTATCAAGGGAGCTCTAGAGAATGGGTGACGGCTGAGAAGTGGTCAATGGGGTTGCTTCCTGAGATCCTGTCCATGTTGCAGGAGGCCAGCCCAGGTACGGATTTTTCAGAGGTTTTCGGGAACCGAGAGTCAGTGGATATAGCCTCTGCTGCCCATCCGTTACTGTTCTTGATTCGGGAGGCTGCCAGACAAGGGGTCATTGGCCACTACTACATACTCGATCACTGGGTCTACGTAGGCTCCGAGGAATGGAACGTGGAAGAGTATCGGAGGATCTTGGACCTTGATCCAGGGAGCCGGATAAGTCGGCTTGAGAGGTCTCTACGGAACACCTTCGTGCAGTTCGGACTCACAGCAGAGGACATCACGAACGAGATTGCTCATTACGCTCAGTACGTTGACACCCAAGTAGGACCGTGATGCGTCGGGAGCTTGTACGGGACTGTTTAGAGGGGCTCTTGCGTCATGTGTCGCAGGGAAACATTGAGTTTGCCCAAAGATACTCTAACGCCCTGGATCTCTTGGTGTGTGGAGCGTTTTCGTACAGAAAGTGGGTAGATCACATAGAACGGGCCATGTTCGAGGACCATCCAACAGTCCAGGTCCAGTCAGTCTTCACTGAGGCGTCGGTCTGGGAAGAGGGTTTTTCGGCAGGGGCCTTGATGGGCTCAGCAGCTCAATGGTCGTGGATGGGGCACTACTGGAACTCTGCTTTTGCGTTGTGGATCTCCCCTGGACACACCTCCTGGAACGAGATTGATTACCGAACCGCTGTAGCAAGGGGAGTACCTAGTATCACGAGTGGGGAAGCTGAGTTGAGAGCCTTGTTTTCTGATCGAGTTCAGACGCTTCTCACCCAGCTTGTGATAGACAGGGTGGCTGCAACCGTCCCTCAAGGAGAGTGATGAGAGTTCTCCGGGGCCCCATCCATGACCCCCCTACCAGCACTCTGACCTGGTGGGTGGGTGAGGCCCCTGACAAGTGGCCTCAGTACGAGGTGCGTTGGTGGGGCGACCAGGCGTTTACGGTGGCCAAGCAAGCCTTCCCAACGGCCCTGAAACACCTTGAGTACCGGTGGCCCGAGAAGCTGATTCCAGTGATCCTGGGGCTCCGAAGTTTCTGCAAAAAGGTTCCAGAGAGTTCCTTTGGTGCTGTCGAACAGACTTCTGAAACGACCTTTCAGGAGTCTGTCGGGGGGCTCGTGGAAGCCCATATTCTAGGGCAGTACTTTGACCCTGATCTTGATTATCAAGCTGTTCCGGACCTGAGAGGGTGGACGGAGGAAGGGTATCGTCTAGCTGTTTCAGCAGGCAGGGTGTCGTCTGTAGAGCAAGGCTTTCGACAAGTGTGCCAGCTCATCGAGGTTTCAGAGGAGACACTGACAGAAGAGGTCATCTCCTACGTTCGAAGGCGTTATGGCCTGGAAGCTGACGAGTGAGAGACTCCTGACGGTGTATGGTAGGTCATGGAAGAGAAATCCAAAGGATCCATCAAGTGGCGAGGCTTCGTCTTGAAAAGACACCCCATCGAGTACGGGGTCTACGAAGGGTTGGTCGAAGGGGACTTGCGAGTTCGAGTCATGGATCTGTCCTACTGCGAGATGTTCAAGGGGATAGTGGGACTCGGGGCCGCTATGCATGAGGACCCTCAGGTGGCTTTGGAAGCGGCGCTTCAGAACCACGTGAAGAGGGTGCGGGAACACACGGACTTGTCCAGGCGGCTGACTACCTTTTCCCAGCTCTTGGGTGTGAGAGACGCATGCCCTGGGTAGTCCAAGAGACCGGCGAACGTCCTCGGGGACGATGCACCGTTTACTGGCGTCGGGTGGTGCTGATAGAGAATGGTGCAGAGGTTACTACTCCTTTAGTTGTCGAAGCCATCGTGCCTCCTCTTGCATGGGCTATGATAACGCTCCAGGTTAGAGCGTGGAGAGAAGACGCTGAATGGTTGGAACCCACCTCATGGCCTTTGAGCCTGCTTCCAGAAATCTTGGATCTAGCCCGGATGGTGTCCGGAAGTCGAGACTTCTCTGGGACCTTTGGCGAGGGTTCTGTTCAAGAGTCAGCCCTTCCTGGGGTTCATGAAATAGTGGAGCAGGCTATCAACGACAGGGAGATGGGAACCTACCAGAGGCGTCAAGGGGAGTACTTGATTTATCCACGTACTGAGGAATGGGTTCTGTCAGAGTACGAGTGGGCCGTGCGGGAGAATCTCTTCTTGCGTCAGTCAGAGATTCATCTGCGACGGGTTCTGAGACGCTACTTCGGGGAGACCAACGAGAGTCTTACTCGTCGTGTGGCAGAAATTTTGGGGGATGTGTGAGCTACGTGGTCATCAACACCAAACACACCGAACGAGAAACGGTGGTGACTTTGGCCGAGGACGGGGGCTGGCCTCGCTACCAAGCTTGGGTGTCTCCTGTCGCACAAGACCCTGATTTCGTGAGGTTTCAGTTTCAGAGTCAAGAGAGGGAGGGAGCTACTTGGTTTGAGGCACCTTTCGTTCCCCGGCAGTTGTGGGAGGCCCTGGCTCGCTTTTCCTTGTTGATCGGTGCACACACCCTCGACCACTCGTCTCCTTTCAAAGAAGAGGCTGTGAGCGGAGGGCAGGATCCCTTAGAAGCTTTTCTCATGTTGGCAGGTCATCTGTTGGCCTTTGAGACTTGTATAGGGTCCTATCAAGTGAGAGGATCTTTCATTCGAGTTAACCAGGGCCTGTGGCGTGAAGAGGACTACCTGGCCGCTGTACAAAGGATGACCGAAACCGACGCTGGCGGACTCGAAGAGGCTGAGTGGCGTCTACGTCTTCTAGCCAACCAGATGGGGATCGATCAGGATATTGTTAGCGGGCTGGTGCTAGAGTTTAGGGTAAGGATTAGGGTAAGGATGTGATGAGCGATCGGATGGCGGCTACTTGTGCGACTGAGTTGGCGGGCCTGGCAATGGTGGCCCTGGCAACGGGCTTCATAGTCGATTCGGTCGAGATCACGGGAGTCAAAGTCTCGGGGGTCTACCGTCCCAGCTATGCCGTCAAGGTTGCCACGAGGGTGGCTCCTGATGCGGCTTTGGAAGCAGCGAGGCTGGGGAGCGGACCCTCTCCAAAACGGTCTTCAGTGCCCCCTGACGGCTCTTCGCTGGCCGATTACCGAAGGATGCTAGCTCGGGAGCATGATCGGCTGGTTTCCTGGTTCAGGTCATCTGGCCGGTTGAAGGGCCTTCAGAGGTTAGCTTTGATGCTTCAGGCTACTGGGTCGATTCAAGGGCCCTTGTTCGATCTGGGGTATCCGATCCGACAATGGGACCCCCAGGTGCTCCCTCAAGGCTCCTCTTTCTACGATCCGAAGAGTCCACGGGGGCTCTACAGTCTGACCCTGAGCTAGCCATGGTGTACTATTCGTCGATGGTTTGGATCGACCTTTCTGACGACAACCCTCTTCCTGGCCGACTGGTTTCCCAGGATGGGGGATGGCCTCGTTACAGGTTTCAGAGGCAGAACACCACTAGAGATGTCGTGGTTTGGGTCCAAGACGAGGAAGGGGGAGAGTGGTCGTTTGAGACGCTTTACAACGTACCCAATGACGTTCTGGCTTACGTCATCTGGGGTCAGCAGCCGAAGACGGGCAAGCTTCGGGTCAACAGCGTGTTCGGTGAAAGCACCGTTGCATGCCCTGTCAAACTGAGTCCTTTGGAGCGTGTTGTGCAAGCGGCCATGCATAACGGGGCTGCTTTTGGGGACTATGTGGCAGCAGGGGTCATCTACAACACGAGCGTGGCTGGGTGGGATCCTGAGATCTACTTTGCGAACGACCTGCAAGAGCTCAGTGAGCAGGAAAAGACTTTCCGAGAGTGTTGGGGAGAGAACTACACCCAGGAAGAGATCACCCAGGCTATCATTCACGTGGCATCGATCAGGAGGGGCCCTAGATGACTCTCAATCGGAAGGGTACCTTGGACTTGTTGTCCGATATGCTTCACTATGTGGTCGCTGGGCATACTGAGACGGCCTATCAAATCTCTCAGCTTCTTCAGGCTAGCTTCGGAAAGCAGCCAGGTCCTAAAGGGTGGCTTGCTGAGTTGCGTAAGGTCTTGGCTGAGGCGGACTCGAAAGTTTGTGTCGAGTCAGTCTTTGAAGAGGTTTCAGTCACGCCTGGTACGTACCTCCAATACGACAACCTGGAAACCATCGTTACCGACTTGATCCGCTCGGGCGGCCTGGGTGCCTACAGGCCCGTAGGGGATCTTTGGATTGTTCCTGCTCAGAACGCCGAATGGGAGGTCGAGGTCTATCGGCGTGTAGTCGCTACAAGCTTGATCCCTCAACCAACAGAGGTGTATCTCAGGAGCTCTGAAGTGCCTTTGCGGTCACTCCTTGCGGCCTTGGGAGTGTCTGTAGAAGATGTCACTGAGATGGTGGCCCGGTACCATGCCTATGGAGGTTACAGTAATCCTCCGGGGGAGGCGTGATGGATTGGACGGTTATAGCCGAGGGCCTTATAACCCGGTTCGAAGACTGGGACGCTGACGAACCCGTCAAGGTCCGTGTCTTCTTTCGAGAGTACCTTTGGCTCGGGCCTGGCTCTCGTTGCAGGATTGAAGTCAAACTCTATGGACGGGCCCTACCAGGAATGGATGACCCGTGTGTTGTGATGATACACCACTGGGATAGGGTAGAGCAGACGTATGTAGAGTCAGACTTTTGGCCCTTCAACTTGCAGGGGCCACTGCTGGCTACCTTGCAGAAGGCTAGTCTAAAGCTGGAGACACCTCTGACGTGTCCAGAGTCAGGCATTCAGAAGGTTTTCTTGGAGGACCTTTCCACGCCCTTTTCGGACGTAAGAGAAGGGGAGCCCGAACCCATTCAGGAGAACCAGTCGATAATGGATGTGGTTCTAGACTTCATGGAAAATCGAGGGCGTTACGAGCTAGGTAGCTACTACCAGGATGGTCAGTACCTGCTCATGAACAACCAGTACTGGGATGCCGACCGGTATGAACAACAAACCCGAGTTTCAGAAGACTACTCCACCTTGTCCCAGAGTGAGCGTGTGCTGCGGCATCGTTTGGAGTGTGCCACGAACCCTCTTCTGGATCGATCTCTCACCCATGCCATCATCGACGTAGCCGCTACCTTGCAAGCCATCTGGGCTGATGGGGGTATCGAGCCCAATTACATGGGGCCGGAGATCTTTCATCTGGCTAGGGCTAGGTTGAGATCCCCTTAGGCTCTCGGGTCGGTGTATGGTGAGGTCATGCCGTCTGTCCCTGACACCTTGGAGTGGCGAGGGTGCAAGTTCCTCCATCAAGGGGACTGGACCTATTGTTGGGATAAGCAGGACAACCATCCCGAGTTTCGTATCTACGTCATCTCTACAATCCATGGTCTCGCCAGACCCCTAGAGTGGACGGCTAGGGTCGGGTACGGAAGTAGCCCTTCTTTTGAGAGCCCTTTGGTAGCTCTGGACTTCGCTTTGGAACGTCACTTGGAACGTCTTCAGGAGCTTGAAGAGAGCGTAGCCAAGGCTCGAAAGGTGACAGACTGGTTGATACAGGGTAGAGATGTGTAATGAGTCAGATCTACCATCTGTTGACGAGTCCTCAAGGCACTACCTTCTGTGGTGTTCAAGGCTTAGGGGAAGGGGGTCGGTGGGTAGGGGAACCTGTCTTCTATCCCGATTCCTGGTGTTCCGATTGCGTTAAGATCTACGCACGAGCCACAGGGAGGCCCTTCCCATTCAAGGTCTTGCAGCCGTGTGCCTCAGAGGCAGACTACTGCATGGGTAGAAAGCTAGCCAAAGAAGGTGCTACGTGTCAGTGAAAATAATCAAAGCTCCTCACCTTTTCGTGAGTTGCAAGACGTGTGAGAAGAGCAACTTCTCGCTTGGCATCAACGAGAACCAGGAGTTAGTGGTCATCTGCAACCACTGTAACGATCCTGTCGCTGTGATCAGCGAATGGCCAGATCAGGAGTTGCTACCTGGGGGTAGTCAATGCCACCCCAAGCAGGGCTCTTTGAAGAACCCCAATCTGCACTAGAACCATGCGGATCCGGAAGACAGAGAAACTGGCTGATTGCGTGCGGGTGCTCGTGGAAAAAAGAGGGCGCCCCGTCTGCAATCTCTACGTTTTCGATGATTGTGTTGAAATTCGTAGGTTTCCCAACGATTCGTTGAAAGCTGCTTTTTCCAGGGATCTTCTCCCTTTGATCCTGGAAGGGGTGAGTTTGCGGTCCGACGCATGCGTCATTCCTACGAACTTCGAGGAAGGCTCTGTGACGGCTCCTGATGCTTCACGCATAGCTTCTGAGATCTACCAGATGCTGCAAGAGGGAAGGGTGGGGGAGTATCGGGACAGCGACAGTGGATGGCGAGGGCCCACAGATGCTAACTGGAACCTAGCGGGGTATCGACAGGCGCTCTTTCATGGACGTCCTTTCATCAGGTTGGAGGAGGCTGTCCTTCGAGACACCTTGAGCGGAGACCAGCGAGAGCTGCTGACTCAGGCTGTGGCAGATAGGCATCATCGTGCTGAGGAGGTTCTGTGAAGATCGTTGAAGTTCTGGACAGGTCTCCCGAGTTCATTGTGGAGGTAGCGGAAGGGAAGGACCGTTTCCCTTGTTACCAGATTGCCTTCATTGAGGGGGACGTCAGAGCTTCTTATCGGACGTCAGCTGACCAGTTCTGGCAAACCTTCCAATACTTACCTACGGACCTACTGCCCTTTGTCATGAAAGGCAAGGCACTGCTGGATCACCGTCCGCAATACAGGAGCGTCTTTGACAAAGACAGTGTCTGGGACCCTATGGAGGGGAACCCAGAAGAAGACCTGTTGGATCGTATTCGGGGTAGTCTTCGAATGGGAGGAGATCTCGGTAGCTACTATGACTTGGATCTTCGAACCATGATCGGGGTGTTGGACTCCCGGTGGCGATCTGAGGAGTACGTTCAGGCCACCTTGACTCCTGCCAGATTGAGCTTAGAAGAGCGCTCTTTTCGTTCGGCAGAGGCCGACTATTTTGGAAGGTACGAGATCACGCAGGCCATTCAGACTGTCCTGAGAGACCTTGAAGAGGCTCGCATTCGAGGCCGAGCCTGGGTCAACAGGCAGGCGGCAGAACGAGCCGTTCAGGAATGGCGTAATGGCTGAGTGGCAGACTATTCCTTACGAGACTTCTGACCGAGTCTTCGGGTTCAGGTTGCAGAAGGAAAATCAGAAGTTCCCTCGGTTTCTTGTGCTAGTCACGAAAGAGGCCGGTCGCTACAAGGTTTACGAAGAACAGGAATCCGAAAGGGCTTATCTAGATCCTGCGGGGGTGCCCTTAGAGCTTCTACCTGCCATCTTGAAAGCTCTGGCTTTGTGCAAGCAAGAAACGATAGAGAGTCCCTTTCGAGAGGGTTCCGTCAAGGATTGGATGGAGGAGCAAAATCCTTTTGCAGGCTTGGTGGATCGGGTGTTTCGGGAGCTTGAGCGAGGAGTCCCTTTAGGATCCTACTACGTTGATTTGTCTGTTGAACCACCGGCCCGCCGATTGATCACACCGCAAAACACAGAGTGGGAAGTGGAGAACTATGTGGGAAGAGCGCGCTTCACCAGAGGATCTTTGTGTAGCGCCGAGTACGCTTTCCGCACAGAGCAAGAGGGAGCCGGGTTCGTTTGGGGGGAGATTACCGATGCCATCACAGAGGGTTTGAGAAGGTTCCAGAGGGGGTTTCGGTAGATGGCCTACGAAAGGCTCGCAAAGGATTCGGTCATTCGTCCGGTGGGAGTCTTTGAGGACGGCTCGATTAAGTGGGGGGTCTAGTGACTGGTGTATAGTTGTGTTGGTATGCCTCTGAGGCTTCTTCATTACACGGATACAGATCCCAACTGTTTTGTGGTTCGGGTAGGAGAGGAGCAGGGGGTTCCTCCGTATTACGAGATCTGCATCAGGCATACGCAGGCTTACCGTAGGGCCCACCTGCAGGTCTACGAGACCAAGGTGGACGGGGCCCAGGAGATCCTGTTTGCACTACCTTTGGAGCTGGCTCCCTTCATCATGGAGGCTTTGAGCCGGTTCCAGTCTTCTATATTCGTTCGACCTGCAAAGTTGAGCAACTTTCCTGATGACTCTGTGGTGGACCCTCACGAGGTTCGGTGGGGTCCTCCTGGGTTTTTGAGGGGGACTGCTTCTACCAATGAGTCTTCTGACCCGGCTCCTTTTTGGCAGCTCACTCGTCCAACTCTTGAAGCATTGCGCAACCGGGTGAGAGAGGACCTAGATCAGGGTCTTGGATTGCGGATAGGAAGGTACTTCTCAGAGAACCGGTCTTTCCTTCCAGGGGATGGGCGTTGGGACCCGGATATCTACTGGGCACTTGGACAACCACCTGGTGAAGGCGAGGCTCCTGGCTACACCTTGGCTCCTTCGGATGTGGAGTTCCGACGTAGGTGTCAGCCCTGGTTCAATGATAGGCAAATCACCCATGCTGTATTGCGGGTGGTCCGGGACCGAGAGTCGGAGGGGACTTACCCAACTCACCCGAGGCAGGTATGAGGATCTTGAAGGAATACCAGTTGGAAGTGGACGATTGGCTCTTCGAGATTTGCGAAGACGACACTGAGAGCTGCGAGTACGAGGTTCGTATCGGAGTAAAAGAGCCTGCTTCGGATGAGGAACCTGTCACGGTTGCGGTCTCCCTTCCTGGGCGCATACCGTTCAGGCACTGGCCTCTTTCCATCGTACCCACGGTCTTGGAAGCTCTAGGACGTTACCACCAGCTGGTTGGAGAAGAAGGGAAGATGGGTCTCCCTCCGGGGCCTTTCGATGAGGTGGTTGTTCAGGATCCTGAAGAAGAAGAAAGAGAGTCACTGTACGTAGACTTCATGCAAGCGGTAGGGGAAGGTATTCGTTTCGGCTCCTTCAGGAATATCCAAGGAAATGACCCTACGTTTTTCGTTCCTGGTGGCGTTAGCTGGTCTTGGCAGGGCTATTTGATGGTCTTGAGGCATACTCCGGAGGAGTTGTCTCCAGGAGAACAGACTTTCCGCTTTGCTTCTGGGGCGAGAACTGGGGAGCAACAGGTCTGGATCACCCAGATGGTAGAGAATCACTTGCGAGGGTTGGGATCCCGATAATGGCCTGGGTCAAGGTGTCCAACCCCGAAGGACTGCCCTTCTTTCCAGCGAACCCTCCTCAGGAGGTGCACACCTTCTCTTGGGAAGGGAAGGGTCCTTGCTACGTGGTGGAGGTTCTCCGGCCTCCTGAGAAGGAAGAAGGCCCCAAGGTCGCTGTCTTCAACTACCATGACTCGGGAGAGATTAGCTACGGGTCTTGGCCCCTCAGCTTGTTGCCCGAGGTGTGTAGGGTGGCAGGGCTTCCTTTCGTGGCTCCAGGGTCCGTCAAGACCAGGGTTCCAGCTGGTTGTTTTGACAGGTTGTCGGTGTGGGGGTCTCTGGACAACTCCCAAGAGGACCTGGAACAGTTGGTAGCTTCTTGGTTTGAAAACGGGAGACAGTTAGGCTACATGCGTGCTGCTGGAGAGCTTGTTGGACCAGAGGAGAATGAATGGGATGAAGATCGCTACCTGAATATGCTTCAGGATGACCCTCAGCTGGCAAGTCCCGACGAGATCCGTCTTCGAATCATGTGGGGCCGCCGGCACTCTCAAAACACTATCACGCAGACCATCATCCAATGGATTCGACGAGAGGTGCGGCGGTGAGATGGGTCGAAGTCAACACCCCTCCTACCGTTTCCATTCGGGAGAATGCTCGGTATCTGTCTCTTCAAGGAGATGATCTCTCTATCACCTACACCATCGAAGTGGTGGAAAATGATGGGGGTGAGGAAATCGCTGTGTTTCGCACGAAGGAGGGGAGTCCTGCTAGTCGTCGGCTATGTCCCTGGCCTGTTGAGTTGGCAGCACACATTCTGAGACTTAGCCGAACGGTGAGTAGGGCTAGCTTTGAAAGCCCCTTCAGTCTTTCGGTGTTTGAGTTCGAGCGTTTGAAAGCCTTGGTCAAGGCTGTGAGGGAGCACTTCCAGGATGAGGGGGAAGAACTAGGGGCGTACCTCTCTGGCCAGGGGTGGGTTGTTGGTACGGATCCTCATTGGATTGGTTCTGAGTACGCCCATTTGGCGGAGAGCCACCCGCTTCGTACTTCGGAGTTCGAACGGGAGTTTCGGAGCCAGTGGGGATGGGACTTCAGTCAGCAAGAGATCACCGACGTTATCCGAGCTTACGTAGAGGAAGGCAGGTACGAGGCATCGTCATGGGCGCATCAAAGATAGTCTGTCCTTCAGGAGTGTTTGGGGAAGGCTCTGTCAAAGAGGGTTTCCTTTCGTTGGGGGAGTTTTACGACAGCATCCTCTTCGAGCTCATTGGGTTGTGGGAGGGAGGATCCCAAATCGGTACCTACATGAAGGAAGGGTTGACAGTCCCTCCTTGTTTTGTAGAGGGGTTGTGGGGAATTCTTGAGTACAAGAGTCATGCTAGACATGAGCATTTGCTGACTGTAGAAGAGGTAGTCTGGCGAGCTGCGAAGGAAGACGAAGTTAGGCAAAAGGCATTTCGGACACGGCCGCTGGAGTTCTTTGGAGACATCCTCTCTACCTTGGTGATAGCGGGGGTGCGCCAGTACTGGGTTCCTCGAAAGGAGTAGGCCCTAGAACCTGCTCGATTGGTGTATAGTAGGGTGTCTTGTGCCCGAATTCCGGTGGAGGCCCTCATGAAGAAACCAGCTCAGCCTAAGCAAATCACTGTCAAGCAAACCGGGGAAAAGTATCCCGAGTGGGTTCAGTGGAGAGGGTTCACGCTCTGGTTCTCTCAGTTTGACGGGCACCTTAGGTATCGACCCAAAGGCAGGTTACCAGGGGGCTTCAGCATTGGGGCGGTTTCTGTCCTGTCTCACGATTCCTTGGTGAAGGGCTTGAAGGCTTGTCCTAGGACATGGCTTGCCGAAGTGGGGAGAGGACGTTATTCGAAGCCCATCCGAACCTGGAAGGCGGCCTTGAACAAAGCTGCTCAGGGCCACTTCAGGTACATGAGAGGCTTGGTGAATGATCTAGGCAGAGCTCAACAGTTAGCGGACTTGCTGAACCGGGACTGACTCTCATGCCTTGGGAGCTCGTGCGTTCGGTGACTCAGGAAGAAACCCGAGGGTACTCCCTTGTCTACCGTCAGGATGACGAAGAGTACAACTTCTGCATCTTTGAGGTAGGTGATCGGGTGACGGTTCAGGTATTCCGAAAGCAGGCTCCGGATCCGGACTACCACCGGACGGATTCTTTTCCGGTTGAGTTGAGGAAAGACCTAGCCCGATTGCTCATCAAGGCTGAAAAAGCTCACCTAGACGGTGCTTTTAAGGAGGGTTCGGTTAAGCAAGACAGGGTCGAAAAGGCCGTGGAAAGGGCGATCTCCAGGGGGCGTCCCTTAGGAGCTTATGAGGTCGTGGAGGGGACAGGTAGTAGGCTGGTATTGCCCACCGACCCCGATTGGACGGAAGAGAACTACCTTACCTCTCGACGAATGGGCTCGATGTCTGACCCGATTTACCTCATGACGATATATGAGCAAAGTTGGCGTAGTGGGATAGCTATGGGGTATCAAGAGTTCCCAGACCCTTCGGGGAGGACTTCCTCGGAGCTGGTCACGGCGGCCATTCTGCGAGTGCTCAGAAAGCAGCGGGCTCTGTCATGACATGGGTCTTGTCAAACGAGCATTACGACGACCTGGTCGTGAGACGGGAGTACCGGTGGGAAGGAGGCTACCCGTACTTTCTTCTGGAGGTTGGAGTCTTGTACCAGACTCGTTCAAGCAACCCTGTTCCGGTCTTGGGGGATGTTCTGGTGGTGCGTATTTGGTGGAAGGCTAACGAACCCATGGGGTGGGATGATACTTACGAGTGGCCGGCTTCTTTGCTAGAGAAAATATGGTCCTTAGTACTGGTGGCTAAGAGTCGATGGGTTCTCACAGACTTTCAGTTCGCAACCCCTACGGAGCTACGCAATGGGTTGGGTTGAGTGCCCCCCAGTACTGTCCGTGCGTCACCTCGATCACCAGTATCGAACGGTGTGTTGGGATGGGGAGCCGTGGCCTCGGTATACCCTCGTCATGGGGCCCGTTGACGGGAAGCTACAGGCGACGATTTGGGAACACGTTGACGAAAATTCTCGCAAGCCTTTAGCTGAGTGGCCCGCTCTTCTGGCAATTGAGATCTTGCAGCTGCTCGCTAAGGCCAAGACTATTCGAGCAACCAGTCCTCAGGGAGTGTTCGCAGAGGAGAGTTCCGTGAAGGGGCCTGGCTTCTCTGTTGAAATCTACGGCGAGGACGAGCAGCAGAGCCTGTTGGAGGTGGTTCGAGAAGCGTACGAGTCTGGGATTTCCTTGGGAACCTATTGGAGAGATGACGAGCGTTTGAGCTTTCCCTTGAGTCCGGGGGACTCTGAGTGGCGTTGGGATACCTACGTCCTTGTGCATCGAATAGCCCAACACAGGCTCACCGAAGCCGAGCAGCAGTTCTGGAACATGCCAGAAGTATCTGACCGTCCTGTATCGTCTGTGTTCATAGCAATTGGCACGGTTTTGCAGGCCGCGGGGTTTTCGATCTCGACTGACCAGCAACGGGTTTAGAGGATCCTGTGACCACTTACCAGTACGAGGTCCAAAGCCCTGGATTCACCAAGGATCAATGGGCCTACTCTGTCTTGGTTCATGAGCATCAGTACGGGGTGTGTACGAACGTCTACTGGATCAAGATCGAGCTCTCAGACAACAAGCTGGTTTGGTTCGTACAAAAGGCTCTGCACGTCAGCACTTTGCCTCTCTTTCAGAGTAACTACCAGCCTTGCCAGGTGCCCGAGGGGTTGCTGCCTTACCTGATACGGGCCTTGATTGAGGCCCGAGCCGGTTTTGAGTTGCCAGAGCATCTCTCTCGCCAAGTTCCGGTAGGGGTGTGGGGGGAGATATCAGAACCTCCTGTTCTCACAAGGGTCTATGACCAAGAGCAGCTGCGGCAACGGGTCGTGAATTCTCTAGAGACGCGCCTTTCCCTTGGCTGCTACTATGACGAGAGAGGGGACATGATCCCACCCTTTTCTGCGAGGTGGTTAGAGAATCTCTACATCTCTGCAACGTTGGGCACCATGTCTTACTTGACGCCTTCAGAAAGGCATTTTAGAGATGCTTTGGAGCGTGAGCGTAATCCGTGGACGGGGCTGCAGGTATGGGATCCTGAGTTGTTGGGAGAGAACTTGACTGATACCATCTTGGAAGTCTTGAGGGAGCGGCGCAGATGACCTGGGTGATGCTCGACCAGAACGTGTTGGACCCCGGTGAGCAGGTGTGTTCTGCCAACCGTGTGTACGCCCAAGGAGAGAAGAGCTGGCCCCGCTGGACCATCCAGTTTTCTCGTGTTTCCCAGGAGTCCCAGGAATGGGAGATGTCCATTTTTGGCCAGCTGTACGAGCATGCAAGGGCTGTAAACCGTACAGGATGGCCTTCTGAGTTGCTGGGGCCCATCTTGGCAACCGGTCTCTGGGTTCAGGAGCTCGTGGGGGCCCATTTCATGAATCTGGAGCACGTGATGGTGGGTGAAAGGTTCCCCCTTGTGAAGGAAGCGCTGGAACCCAAGACCCCTGACCTTCAACAGCGGAGTGGTGATGGCCACTAGAGTAGAGGATATTTGGGTGGCAGTCTACGGGGCTGCTTTTGCGAACCAGGTGGAGGCAGCTTTTCTGAGCTACCACCAGTGTACGTCGAGTAAGACCCGAGCTGAGGTGGCAGACACCCATCGTAGGACCTTTGCTGAGCAGGCCCGAGAGATAGCAGCCTCGGCCGTCAGGGGTCTTGTGGAGCTCCAAGAGGCTGAAGAAGGCGAAGAAGGCGAAGAAGGCGAAGAAGGCGAAGAAGACTCTACGTGACTCGAATCTTCAAGGTCGGTTGGAAGGGTTAGATCCACTATGACCTGGAGCATCCTTTCAAAAAGCCACAGAGACACAGGGATCAGTATCACCTACCAACTGGAGGAGATGCCGGAACGTCGAGTCGTTTTGAACGTCAGACTGCAAGAAGAGGGGTACAACCTGATCGTCACGTTCTTCACGGATAGGCCAGGAGAGGGTCGCCAAGAATGCCTCCTACCTTGGCCCTTGAGCCATTTCCTGTGGGAGTTGCTGAGTCAGGCCGAAGGTCTGACAGACGGGCTGCCCTCAGCCTTGTTGCCCAACACCTTCAACCCAGAGAGCGTGAAGGGCTCTAGCATCGGGCCCCTGGTCGCTGAGATGGCCAACAACTTCATCCGACGGGACGACTTTCTCACCATGCGGCAATTGCTCAGGCAAGAAGATCAGCGTCGAGATGAAGCCTTTCTCGAAAGGTTGCGAGAGGAAGAAGAGAATGCCTTGGGCGGAGATTAGCTCCTGGGTTGACGACTCCAAGGTCTGCGCCCTCCTGCAATGGGAAGGGGTCGATCCTCTAGTATCCAGCATCGAGTTTGAGCCAGATGAAGACTCCTACAGCCTGACCTTAGCCATAGGGGAATCCTCAGTGATACGCTACGCTATGGTTGATCGGTTTTGGGAGCTGATGTCTATAGCCCAGGCCAAGTGGGGATCCTCAAAGACCATCAAACCTGTCTCCAGGTTTTTCGGAGAGGGTAGCATCTGTCAGGTGTCCGAAAGGGGAACTTGGTACTGATGGCGTGGGTTCTACTGGAAGCACAGTTCGAGCCTGATAAGGGAGTCGAGATCTACTCCAAGGATGGGGGGTGGCCTCGCTACAAACTGACCGTTTCGAGAAACGAAACCATCTGGGATCGTCGTACGGGAGCTGACCGTTACACGGTCACAGTCGGTTTTTCTGATGTGGAAGGCAGTAGTGCTTGGCATTCTGTGTGTGTGACGCCTTTGGAGATTTTGAAGAGGTTGTGGCGTCTGCAGGCCCAGATGTTGTGCCTCTGGGAAGAGTGGGAGCAAGCGGATCTGACAGGACCTTTCGAAGAAGGGTCTGTGACCTACTCGGGGCAGGATCCTGAGCAAGCAGCTAGAGATGTGCTTCGAGAAGCTACGGCCTTGATCTTGTCCTCTGTCAACAATCCTTGAATCACTGGCTATGGCGTACTCTTTCAGGCCCCCGGTGTGGGGGGAGGGACGGTTGGAACGTGTCATCGAAGACGAGAACGGGATACCCCAGTACCGTTTTCTGGCAACTCGTACCCAGACTACGAAGGTAGGGCCTTTCATATCCCCTGAGACGTGTGTTTTCCTCATCCAGATGAGCTACCCGGGGGGTGAATACCAGTGGAGACCCATGAACCATGTGCCTCTGGCCTTGATGGGGATGGCTTACGACTTCCTGAGCGAAGCCTATGCCCGATGGGGGCCCCCAAACCTGCATCGAGCCAAGAGGGCTACGCTCCCGGACACGTTTGGAGTAGACTCTGTCCGAGCGGTTCGGAAGGACCCTTTGGCTCCAGAGGCAGAGCCTGTGTGGGTCAACCCTCGCAGGTTTGATTGAGGGAGAATGTAGATCAGATGGAAACCGTTGAACAACTGCAGTGTCGTGTGAGTACGTTAGAGCATATCGAGGAGGTCCGTCGGTTGCTCCGAATCCTGGCTTCAGAGCTACTCATGCGAGGAGAAGAACACGACCGTAGCAAGCTCTCTCCCGAGGAACTCGACATCTTTGCCGAGTACGGTCCCAAGCTCAAGACCACCACCTACGGCTCTGAGCAATACAAGCAGCAGCTGGAGGAGATGGGAGTGGCCTTGAAACACCACTACCGGAACAACCGGCACCACCCAGAGCACTTCGAGCGAGGAGTGCGTGACATGACCTTGGTGGATCTGGTAGAGATGTTCTGCGACTGGCTGGCGGCTACCAGGCGTCACGCTGACGGAGACATCTTCAAGAGCATCAAGGGCAATACGGCTCGCTTCGGACTGGATCCCCAGGTGGCCGACATCCTGACCAACACCGCCAAAGAGTACGAAGAAGTTCTCTCACCAAAATAGGAGCGTACCGTGCAAGGAATCTACGGCATCAAGATGGTGGTGACCTGCAAGACGAAAGAGGTGCTGAAGAAGGTCAAGAAGAACCGGGAAGAGCACGCTCAGATCGTGAAAGAGGCTCGTAAGGGTTACCTGGAAAAGGCTCAAGCGGCCCTTCGAGAACGTTTGCAGGAGTTGGAGGCGGGCAAGCTCAAAGCCCTGTCCTTCAGGCTCAAGGTCCCCTCTGACCATACGGCCGAGTACGACACGGTCATCCAGATGCTGGAGATGCATCAGCCTGAGACAATCGATCTCAACGCCGATGAGGTACGGCACCTGATCGAGGACAAGTGGGACTGGACGGACGAGTTTCTGACGTCCAATGCTCTGTATTCGAAGACAGCTGCCTGCAAGATAAGGGACTGATGGAAGTTCTGGAGACCGGCTACCGGGAGGGTGAGAAGAAAGGGATCCGGTCTCGAATCTTCCGTCTCTTCGAGGATGGAGACAGGTACTACTACCTAGGGCTACACGAGCACGAGGGAGGGGTCATCTGTCTGTCCATCAAGGTGGCTGGCCCCATCTACCCCAAGATCTGGAGGAACATCAAACTGCCTGAGGAAACGTTCCCTATCGAACTACTGAGTCATCTGGTTGAGCTCGGTATCCAAGCCCAGGCTCGGTGGAACATCCCACGGAAAGTCTACCGGCTACACGGGGGTGTTTTTTCGGGTAAGAAGGCTGTTCGGGATGGGAGTGGGGCCCCCGGAACCTTTGCTAGGTTCGCTGAGGTGGTAGAGAGTATGGGGCACGTAGGACGGTTGCTTAGCAGGTAACCATATGGCTTGGGTAATCCTCGAAGATAGAGAAGAAAACTACCTGTTCGAGCGCATTGTGGCTCAGGACGGGGGCTTCCCTAGGTGGATGTTTACGGTACGACTTTATCGTGCCAATAGAGACCCTCTTTTGAGGATGTTGTTCGAGTTTGGCTATGCGTCCACACAACCCCAACCTTTCATGGGCCAAGACTGTGTAACTCCGGCTCTGTTGCCTGCGTGGCTGAACTTCCTAGCCAAGGTATCCTCCAAATTGAGCTCTAGGAGCCCCGAGGAGCCCTTCTCAGAGACTTTTGAGGAAGGATCGGTCCTGGGCATCCCGCCTTCCAGCGAGGCAGCAGGAGCGTTTTTCGGGGCTCTGGTGGACAGGATGCAAAGAACCGGCTCGACGGACCCCGAACGTTTGGTTGGGGAGGCCATTGGAGAAATGGTTCGACACGAGGCCCCGGGCTCACCGGCAGCTATGCTGGGACGCTCTATTGCTGAAGGACTGCTTTCTAGGGGGAACCGGGGATCCTAATCCTTTGGTAGGTTGTCTCTGGCATGACCCCCGAGACGCTTCGTCAGGCCGCCCAGCTAGCCAAGACCAGTCCCAAAGAAGCCTACGACTTGTTGGCCAAAGGGAAGGACAAGCCCAAGGACCAGATTCCTGGGGGATTGGCCGACAAAGGGCCTCCGAAGGATCTTGACCCCAAGGAACTGGAAATGGGGATCGAGGTCGAGCTAGAGCACACGGACGACAAGTCCAAAGCTCGGGAGATCGCCCTTGACCACCTGACTGAGATTCCAGACTACTACACTCGCCTCAAGAAGATGGAGGATGAGGCAGAGAAAAAGGCTGCAGTGAACACCGTCAAGCAGGCAGCTGAACTGGCCAAGACCGATCCCAACGCTGCCTACGACCTGTTGGTCTGACCCCTACAGGTACGGCTTCATCTCGGGTTTGGCGGGAGTAGCCTTGGGGGGTTCCCAGCCTTCTCGACGAGCCTTCCCGTAGACCTTGGCCAGTGTGGTGGGCTCCTTGAACGTAGACTTCTGCCCCGGCAAAAGCCGCTGGTAGACGTTCGTAGCTTCCTCTGGAGAGAGGGCGTCCACTTGCATGTGACGACAGAGCCGCCCTTCCCGACGAGTAGCAGGGTCCATCTTGATCTTGTGAGCGTTCGTCGTGGTCAAGATCCTGATGTCCAGGATCGAGCCCATGATACCGTCTCCCAGATTCAGGAGAGAGGAGATCGTGTTGATGCTCCCGTCTTCTCGGGGCACGAGGCAAGAGTCTGCGTCCTCGATGACCAGGATGATGGGTCCGCTCATTTCGTCCTTGGCCTGGGTGAGGGCAGGCAGGATGTCGGGGCCCGCCAGGTCTTGAACGATGTGCGGTGGGATTAGGATGAAGGCAGCCTTGGGAACCTCCGTGAGGAAGCTTCGAACAAGGTAGGTCTTTCCAGTACCGGGCTCTCCAGACAGGATGACAAGCCGTCCACAAGGGGATTCCGTTTGGAAGTCTTTGACTACGTGATCGTAGTCTTCCAATACCTGCTGAGAGTAGTTGCTGCGTTCGATGGGAGTCCCGGCTAGCCCTAGTCTCCGGATGGTGTAGCCTTGCATGGTCGTGGCCAACACGAAGACGATCCCCTTTCGAGGGTCGTCAGGCATTAGCATTCGGTCGAAGAGTTGACGCCCTTTTACAAGGTCATTCTCTGAGATTGTGACCATGACGCAGTAAGCACTCTTAGCCTTCTCCCTCAGAGAGATTCTGATGGCTGATTGATCGTTGGCCAACACCACTTTCGTGGTTCCCGTCTGGGTGTGGTAGAGGTAGACGAAGTTCAGCTTCAGAACCTCTTTGCACACGTCGATAAGTCTCTGAGAAGGGACTACCAAGTTCCCGTCCCATTCGGTTGTCTGGACCGGGGGCCCGCCTTTGAGAGCTTCGGCGTACCACTTTGATCCATGCCAGTTTTCTGGATCAACAGTAGTATGGCAGGCCCCTATTTCAGGCCCTCTCCCCTCGGGAAGGTCCAAAGCCAGCTTCATCAAGGGATGAGCTTCTACTTTGGGGTCTTGGGGGTGTAGTCCTAGGTGTCTGGCTACGATCTTGCGATAGTCCACGAAAGAGGGACCTCACAAGAAAAAGTGCGATTTTAGGGGTCGGGAAAGTCCAAAAGCATCCGTTCCCAGGCCGTTGGGATGAGCATTTTCCTCAGCTCGTCTCTCCTGAGGGCCCATTTGTCTTGGAGTTCTCTCAGTTTTTGAGGATTCATCCCTTGAGGATTCTTCATCACGTGGACCACCATCTTGTCGAGGTCTTCAATGAGAACCAAGGCATCCTCTGGTTTTGATACCATGTTGAACCAGTGGGTGCGGTCCTGGATCGACTGAAGTACCTGCGTGGACGAGGTTCTTCCAGGGACCCTGTCTAGGACAGCTATGACAGCCTCCACGAAACGCTGATTGGTCGGGGTGTCCTTGTGGTGCAGGAACTCTGAAGAAGCCGGCACCAGGGCCTTCTCTTGGATAAGGGCTTCCGCCAGTTTGATTTCGGAGCTGTCGAGGTTGATGGACTCTTCGGGTTTGATCGGAACTAACCGACCAGAAGGTCCAATTTGTAGCTCCACCACCCGCTTGGAGGCATTCCTGTAGAGCGGCACTCCCCTACCTTACACCGGGATGATCTTGGCCAGGAGAGATTTCTCATAGGCCGAAAGCTTCTTGATGACAGCTTCTCTTCGAAGAGCAGTGCCCTTGGATGGGTAGAGCTCTGTGTGGACGATCCTCCAGGGGCCCTTTCCTCGGGTGAACTTCGCCCCTCCGGTCAGCAGGCCGTTGTGCTGCTGGATTCGTTTGTCCAGATCTGTGGTAATGCCGGTGTAGAAGATCCCGTCAGGGTTCTGGGCTAGGTAGACGGTCCACATGTAGATGTTGGTCATCAAAAAGGATCTTCGGTGTATAGTGGCCTAGGCAATGCTTCACATAGCCCATCCAGAAAACCCAACTTTCTTTGTGCTTGTCACCGAATCGGAACAGGACCGTCTAAAAGGTCGTGTGACGGTAAGGCCCGGGTGTCCTCTTCCTAACCAGGATCCCCACATCTTTCGGTTCCAACATTCCGATCGGAGTGTGGTGCAGCACATAGGAGAGTTGTTGGTCGAAGCCTCTCACACTGCACACCATGAAGCCAACCCTCCTTGGGTACAAACGGTGCCGTATGTTTCTGCCTACACTCAGCGACACCGGGACCTCAGGTCTCTGGCGCATCAGGCCATTGATCGGATGAGTGAACAGGAGCTCGCTAAGCTACCGTTGCCCGTATGGGCAGTCTGGGATGTGTGATCCAATGCTGATACTCGTTGGTCTCTGCCTTAAAACCGCAGAGCTGGCTTTGTTAGAACTCATTTCTTCCGAAAAAGCTTGCCTTGTCAAGCCAGAATCACCCCTTTTGAGGCAAAGCCTACTCGTTGCAACCCAAAGGGATTCGTGAAAAATCCACACCGACTCTTGCTGGACCTTGGAGCCGTCATCAGGGGAGGGGACATTTCCAAGAATGACCTAGAATGGCTCATGGATGAGATGGAGGATGCTCGAAAAGCCCTTCGTGACAAAGCCATTGAAGCCGGTGTCATCGGAGAAGCAGACCTTCCAGCAGTAGCTGTCGAGGCTATTCACGACAGGTTGTCTCAAGTGGTTGATATGGCGAAGAGGAGCTCTTGTGAAGAAGCTATCGGTTTCGCCCGAGGGATGTTGGGAGATCTCCGACTACGATATGGGTACGAGGAGGAGACGTGAGCGAAGTACAGGTCTGGCGATACGCCTTGAGGAACGACAAGCCTGGCGAAGGATGGGGTGTCTTCTTGCTCGATAGCAACGGCATGCTGGCCATTGCAAGCGACTTTGGCAACTATGTCTACCACTGGCCCTCTCAGGGCTGGGGGAAAGGGGGGTTCCGAGAGTTCTTGCTAGAGCTCGACACCTGCTACCTTTCAGGCAAACTCGCTGGGGGAGCCCGAGAGTACCAGGCAGATCGAACCCTGAGTAACATTCGGGAAGAGATCTGTCGGTTGCGGAGAGAGGGTTACCTGGAGAAGGATCAAGCCCGGTGTGAATGGGACCTGCCCCGAGAGTTCAACAACCTCAGGCGATCCGAAGACTTCGGTAATTGGCTTGAGGAGACTCGACTGGAAGAAGCTTGGGAGTGGGCTGTCTACGACGTACCCACCCAGCTCATGCTCTTCTGCCAGAGAGTCTGGCCTAGATTCAGAGAGCTCCTACAGTCTGACTTGGGAACGGTGGCCGCATGAGTCTCATGTTGCATTTGGGGTTTGCTTTGGCACCCAAGTTGTACGAAGGGCTGTTCTTTGAGAAAGGCGGTATGTCGGAGTGTCTGATCCATCAGAGCTTTGCTGAGCTGTTTGAGCAGGAGATGGAGGCATACGACATTTCTTGTCTAGACACAGCTCAACTATCCTCTATAATCCGAAACCTCCTTGAGCCAGGGATGCGAGAGGAGGGCGTGCTTCACAAGCTAGAGGCTGCCTTGGATTCTTCGTTTCTGAAGGCTTGTTTGGAAGAGGCTGTTAAGGCGTATTCCGCTGAGGTTCAGTGGGATGTGATTTGGTAAACCGATGCCAGAGTTCAAACCTGAAGATGACAAGGTGCTTCACGAGGTGGGGGCTTTCGAGAAACCCCCGGCCAAATCCGTGAGAGTGCGCATCTGTAGCTACAACAACGGGCCTCCCAAGGTAGCTTGCAACAGGCACTGGGTGACAAACAAAGGGGTGGAAAAAACCAGTTCGTTGGGAAGGCTCACGAAGTCCGAGGCCCAGGCGTTGTCTGGCTTGCTGTTGAAAGCAGCCGAGCTCATTGAAGAGTGACTATGCCTCGGCTAAGATCAGAGGCCCACTACCAGCCTGACACTAGGGCTGAGTCAGACGAGTTCGATCGAGCGGCTAGAAGCATCACTACTAGGGCCGCTTCTCCCGATGACATCCGGCAAGAAGGGTGGATGGTGGCCGTCCACAACGACTACCGATTGAACGGGGTGTTCCACACATTCTGGATGTTCACGAGAGGTTCACGATGCGTCAAGGGTGAAGGCCGAACCGATGCTGAAGCTCTCGACCAAGTCAGGGAAGCCATTTTTGGAGACAGATCATGAAGAAGATGTACATTGTTCGGGAAGCGGATAAGGGTAAGCCTCAACACGTCGAAGAGGTCACGGTCACGGTGGATGGGGAGAACGCCTTTATCCACCCTCGGGGAAAGTCCACTAGGGCCGAGATTGTTCCTTCCGAGAACGTCTTCGATACCGAGCAAGAAGCCCATAAAGCCATGACGAAGGGCGGCAAGCTCATGTGGGTTCTGCAAGTGAGCCACTGGCATGGCTCTTACCAACTGGTTCAGGCGTACGTGAGTAGCGGCAGGAGCTACTCCTGGAATCGGTTCTACCGAATCTTCCTGGATGAGGAAGGCAACAAACTCGAACTGCAAGTTGGGATGGTGTTCAGCACCAAGACCCTGGCTTTGAAGCACTTGGCGAAGAAGATGCACCAGCTCGAACAGAATCTTCGAGACAAGGAAGCCGAGGCCGAGAGGTATCGAGCTGCCTTCGAGCAAGCCAAGGCCGACCTTCGTAAAGCTCGCATCGGCTGGAAAAACCTCCCATGATCCGGATCTACCTGGCAGGGCCTGACGTCTTTCTCCCGGACGCTGAAGAGCAAGGGGAGAGGAAGAAGGCCCTGTGCCAGAAGTATGGCTACGAGGGGGTTTTCCCGCTGGACTCTGACTTGGACCCCGATGCCTATCCTGATCCCCGTCGCTTTGGGATGGCCATCTACCATGGGAACATACGGCTCATCAGTTCCTGCAAGCTGGTCATCGCCAACCTCACGCCCTTCCGGGGCCCCTCAGCCGACGTAGGAACCGTGTTCGAGATGGCCCTGGCCCTGGGCCGTGGGATGAGGATCATGGGCTACAGCAACGACCCTCGACCCTTCGCAGAACGGTCCCGGGAGTTCGTCAAGATGTGTGGTCTCAAGAACCAGACCACCTTCGAGGATTTTGGGCTCAGGGACAACCTCATGATTGACGGGGCTCTCGATACGGCTGGATGGCCAATGGTGGTGCCCAAGGCTCCGGTGCAAGACCTGGGGCGCGACCTGACGGCCTTCGAGGAGTGCCTGAGGCTTGTTCGACCCCTCTGATACGGACCTGTCCCTCTCGCAGCTGGCTGAGACCGTGAACAGTATCCTAGAGCTGTGGGGGCTCGAACAGTAGCGTTTCAGAATTTGTTTCGAACAGGTTAAGATCTGGGCCCCTCACGTGTAGTGTGGGGTATGACCTCGTTTGATACAGCAGAAAGCCTGCTAGAATACGTCCAGAATATTCGGGCCCGAGCGCAGGAATCCCTGAAGGATTCCCGTTACCAGCCTACGGACTTCCCTCACGGGACGTACTTCTTCAACTGGGCGGCCTACGAATCCCACGGGATCTTGGTCTTCGGGTACGTGAAGGAACCCGACCCCCCTTCCGACTCCGAGGGCGAAGAGGCCCGGGAAGACTACGAGGCTGAGGTCGAGTATGATCGGGACAACCGATCAGCCGGCTACGTGTTTGGCAGGGCCTTTTCGGTCGTGATGCCTGAGGGGGAACTGGGGTCCGTCCACGTGACCCGAATAGTCCCCATTTCCCAGGAAGTCTTCGAGCTGGCCCGAGCCAACGGGTGGAGAAACCTGGCTCAGTCCAACTAGGTATGTCGATGTCTTACACCGAATGGACCCTCAAGGTCATCCAGAACGTTCGCACCATTCGTGGGTGTAGCTACGAAGAGGCGGACTCCTGTGTGGGGTCCGCCATGCTCCTCGACGGGAAGCCTTCCCGGGAGTCGTGGGCCCATAGGTGGTACAGCGCTCAGGTCTCCCCGCTTCAAGGTGCCCTGAACTGTTGTGCCCTAGGGTGGGGATGGGCTCCCAAGAGTGCGTTGGAGAAGCCTTGCGACGAATTAGACGAGGACAGGGTTAAGATCCGGTTCCCCCAAGTGTAGTAGAGGCGAAAGTCAAAGACATGACCACCAACATTTACCAGCATACGGAAACCCGAAAGCGTGCCCTGGAGCTCAAAAAAGGTGTTTGTAACACCTTGAGGTCGGCGGGAAACGAGGTCGATGAGGAGCTCCAGGTAATCAACGACGTCCGAGTGAGCGTCCGATTTGGCGAAGTTGGAGCTCATTACGGGAGTTTCGGGCCCGTAGGCGGCAAAAACATGGTGATGGTGAGCTTTCTGACTCCAGTCAAGGCTCCCTATTCTGCCGATGGCCGACGGCGGCAAAACATTCGGGACACCAAGAAGCACCAGCTCACGGTCCAAGAGATCGTGAACGAGGTGTGGGATGCCTATCGCAGGCTTGCAGAGTCTCAGAAGAAGATTCAGAGCGAGGAAGAGGCTCGCCGAGTTGCTGAGGAGACTGCAGACAGGCTGACCAACAGCTTCGACCCTGTGACCTTGGACTCTCCAGAGCTCGGGGTCACCGTCTCGGCCTATGTGGATTCCGGATACGGAATTGGCCGAAGGTACCCCCGTCTCATGCGAGGGGGCGAAGTGACTGAGGAGCAGGCATACACCGTCTCCATCGACAATCTTTCGGAAGCCGAGGTTTCCGTTCTGTTTGAAAGGCTTCCCAAGGCACTGAAAGGACTGGGCAAATGAAACTGTTCTTCCACATCGAAACCGACGAAGGCAACTCTCACACCATCGAGCTGAAAGAGCGACACCGACAGTCGTTGCTCCTGGTCCGGAGCCTCCTGCAGGAGGAACTCAAGAAGGCCGTTTCCCCCATCTGCGTTCAAGTTCGGATCAAGGAGATCGGGGTCAGTAAGATCAACCTGATCAAGGCGGTCCGGAGGCTCACGAACTTGGGTCTGAAGGAAACCAAGGATCTGGTGGAGAGTGCCCCGAATGCGGTGGTGTTTCCTAGCTTGAGGGTCGGTGAGGTCCCCGCAGTCAAGCAAGCTCTGGAGCGTGCCGGGGCCACCGTCGCCATCGATAGAGTGGGTGCGTGAGAATTCTTGGAGTCCGGGTTAAGATCTGGCTCCTTCACGTGTAGTATGAACATGGCAAACAAGGTCAGCAGAGACCCCCACGAGCCTCAGTACCTTCATCTGGAAGTCCCCTACGATGTTGGCTTCTCCTGGTGGCTCCACCTGAACGGGGAACGGGCCAGGGTTTCCAACCGAGTGGCCGAATTGCTACAACACAAGGGTGTCAGGGTATCCTCAGAGCAGGCCCGGCCCGTGGAAGATCGGTTTGGACTGAGACTCAACGGAACCGTGTTGGAGGTGACCTGGAACAGTGGTCACCAGGAAGACCACCGGTTGTCCGAGAAGGCGGCCAAGATGCTATCTGAGGGCCGCCCTGACCTGGTTGCTGCCCAGGGCACCCCTACTGAGTAAACCCTTTCAGGAGGGCTCCTAGACGCCTTCCTGGACCATCAAGGAGACGAGACGTGAAATACGTGGTTGTGTACGTGTGCGAGGTTGATACGGACGCTGAGATCGAGCTCGTGGAGGCTTCCTGCGTTTTCGATGCTGTGGTTCCCGTGCTGGAAAAGGCCGGCTGGGACCGCAAAGACATCTACTCTCTGCCGTCTGACTTGGCGGGGATCAAGCACAAGATCTTCACTGGATCTGGTCTACCGTGGAGCGGGGGTGTCATCGACGTGAAAGAGCTCCGAAAAGCAGGGCCCGAGGTTAAGATCCGAGCCCCTCACGTGTAGTAGTAGGCAGACGGCCAATCAGAGGCTTAGAAAGGCGAAAAGAGACATGGCAAAGGCATCATTGATTGCATTGTTGACCGAAGCCACCAGTGTGGTGGGTGTGGGAATCGAATCGGAAGGCGCCGTGACGGATGCTGTGAAAGCAGGCCAGCTTCAGCCCGTGCACCTGAGCTACGTGCACGAAAACGAGCAGCGAGTCTCCTACCGCTTCGAATCGCAGGTGGGGATCGACTGGGGTCGGAGCGGCCATCTGTTGATCCAGATCGTGGTCTACAAGTCGGAGGAGAACCCTCGCCACGAGGTCAAGGTCCGGCTGAGCTGGTGTGCTACCTCAGGCCAGTCTCCCGCAGCTTCGATTCGGATGGCCAAAGCCTACCAGGCAGCGGCTGAGACCGCCTGTGCTGTGGAGGACATTCTGCAGCCAGTGCAGGACATGTACCCCCCGGCCGTGGCTGAGGAGTTGCGCCGGCTGGAAAACCATGTCGAAACTGATCGACAGAGGTTTTTCGCCGAGGAGAAAAAGGCTTCCTGAGCTTCAGGATGGCAGGGACATTCAACCCTGGGGGGTGACACCTCCGGGGTTGAACGTTTTCAGGGGTAGATGTGGGAGACTCGTATACCAAAAGTCAGGAGTGGCCGCCTAAATCGACACGATGGTGTAGTGTCGAGTTAAATTTTGGCCCCCTCGATCATTTACCTGGCATGTCCAACCAACCTTGCCGAGAGCTTCTGACGGGTCCTCCTACCATTGTGAGTTCGGTCCAAATCCGAATGGTGGCCAATTCTGGTTCTCCCGACCCTGCGGATGAAGCATTGAGACGGTTCGGAACCTTTGGGTTCGAGGCATACCGCCTCTTCATCCTCCAACGTGAAGACAGTGAGTGGAACGACTACCGAAAGCCGAAGGGATCTTGAAGATGACTCCCGAGAGAACCGTGATTGGTAAGACCACTGGCACCACCTACCGGGTGCACCGGGACGATACTTGTGGTTGCTGGACCTACAGCAATGAGCTCGGGTACGGCCCGAGTCTGGGTCGGGCCATCAACCGCCACGAGACTCCTGAGTCGGCAGAGGCTGTCATCCAAGACTGGGACTGGGAACAGGCGGCTTGGGGAGCCCCTCTCACGCGGGAGGCATACGAGGCTGAGTGTGCTCGTCTGGGGGTGGAGTGTTTCCCGGATCAGGAGAGTCCTGAGACCCGAGTGGCTGTGGACTCCTACGGAGTTCGATGGGGGGACTTCAGCGGGTTTCCCTACACGTCTCACGACCGGGTTCGCATGAGACTGGCGGCCCGTCGGCTGCAGGCTCTGGACCAGGAAAAGGAAGCTCGACGACAGGTTGAGGAGCCTCCTTCTCTTCCTCTCCTCCCTTGGGGAGTGCGGGGGATCCGCTACGACGAGTACTGTTCTGGCTGTGGCCGTACGACCGAGGTGGACAACTCGACCGACGAGTGCCGGAATTGCAGTTCGAATCCCCCAGGAATGTGAGACCCCGGGTTAAGATCTGGGCCCCTCAAGTGTAGTAGAAGGGAACGACACAGAAAGGAATCCCTCCTCCCATGTTGAACCTACTAGTCAGTGTGCTGCGACAGACCTTCGAGGAGAAGGTGGGTAAGTTCCAGGTCAAGCAGGAGCAGCCCAAGGCCCTGCTCACGAACTTCCGTCTGACCGTCGATACGGATGTCGAGGATGGGTACCGCTATCTCGAAGTGGCGATCTATGCCCCTTGCAACTACGTGCAGGTGTGGGTGCGGGAAGCATGGACCGTCATTCCCGTCGAGGATCTGGACTACGACGACGACGGCGACGCTACCCTCAAGCCGGGTACGGACTATGACGAGGGGTACACCGACTGGTTCCTCGTAGCCGACCACGACTCTGGCTGGACCGAAGGGATCTCCCGGATTCTGCGACAGTACCAGAACCGAATCACCACCTTCGCCCAGGGCAGCTTCTACCAGGTGGAAGAGGAGCAGAAGTTCGGGTTCCCCGAGAGCACTGGGGAAGAGGTCCGCTACAGCCCCGAGGCCATGGCTCAAGCAGTCAGAGGAGAGGACCAGTGAACGTCTACCTCAACCAGGAAGCGCCCCAGATCGAGCTGAAGCAACGGGTCTGTGAGAACCACGTCTTCTTCGTCGGCCAGTCCAAGGACCATGAGGTGGGGTGCTGGAAGGCAACCACCTTGGAGCCCGTGACGAAGGGGGCCCGGTTGCCGGAAGCCAATCTCGTGGCCTACTCACTGCCTCCGGGGCTGTTCATTGTGGCTTCGTGGACAGAGCCAGATGAGGATCCCGAGGATGCTCGTCTGGTCTACTACATCATCGACAAGACCGATCTGAGAATCAAGGTCTACGCCGTCAACCAAGCGGGTAAGGACTACCGGGCTACTCTGCAAGCCGTACATGCCGGGCGGTTTGGGCTCACGCTGCTCTTTGAGCTCCTAGTGTAGTTTCTTGGGGCCCGGGTTAAGATCGGGCCCCCTCAATCGTTTTCCTAGCAACCCCCTGAAAGGTCGTCATGTCCCGAGCCAAGCATCTGTGTGAGTGTTGCAGAAAGCGTCCGGCAATGTCGTCGGTTCACGGTAAGCAGTGGAAATGGCGTCCTAATTGCCCCTTCTGTCAGCAGTGTTGGAGAAAACTGCTGGACAGTCTCCGTCTCAGTTTTGGCTGAGGCGGTGTATAGTGGAGAAGATGTCGTGAAAAAACCTTCCCTGAGATGGTCCAAAGAGCCGAACCTCACTGGGTTGGCCCGGGTAGGACAGGAACCCCGAGGGTGGATCCTGAAGTACGGAGGGGTTCGGGTAGCAAGCCTGTCTCACTGGGGTCCAGGAGGTTTCAGCCGGGAGACTCGGGGTTGGTACTGGACCGCTCCTGTCAATGAAGAGCTCGGAATCCGGCACGTGAACACCTACTCCCATACGGGGCCAGACTGGGAGTACTCGGAGCTCGACCAAGCCAAGGCCCACGTCCGAGAATGCATCAGGAAGATGATCAAGGAGAAGGGGGCATGAAGATCTACCTGAACCAGATGATCCCTCAGATTGAGAATCTAGGAGCCCCTGTCCTGTTCCTCCGAGGGGAACCTCCTCCCGATTCCTATGCTCCGGTGGGGTGTTGGAGAGTAGTTGATCAAGACTACATCGACCCTGAGGATCCCAACGGGGTGTGGCCGGAAGAGGGCCTGGTGGGTTATCTGCTCCCGAACGGGATCTACATCGTAGCTTCGTGGGTCACGGATCCCGACGTTGAGGAGGGTTCGAGACTGGTCTACTGGAGGGTTGTCAGGAGCAAGTTTCAGATCACGATCTGGAGATTCGACTGCTCCCCCCAGAACGTCATGGACGCTGTGAAGCTCGCTGCGTTGGGGAGCTCCCAAATGAACGGTTGCCTCAAGGTGGTGCGATGAGTTCGGGGATTCGAGCACGATGGGTCCAAAACACCCACAGGATTCTGGCGGTAGAACCCGACCTGCAGCTCAGGCACGCCCACATGGTGGCCTACAAGGCGCTCCTGGCCGATCTCATGTGGGAGAAGGTCCTGACCGAGGACGAGATGCGGAAGCGACGACAGACCTTGGAGGGAGTTGTACGGAGGGCCCGTGGGCACTGACCTGAAGCTCTTCATCACTGACTCGGACCAGGTCCCTTGGGTTGCGGTGACCGCTTACCAGGTCAACCGGGATCCTGAGGAGTTCGAGAAGCTCCGAGCGAAGGCACATACCCTCCCCGAGGGTGTCGAGGTGCGGGGGCATTGGTCGTGGGAAGACCGGAAGCCTTCTCTCATAGCCGTGGATGATTTCGGGCATCGGTTGACCTACTTGATTCCCAAAGACTTTCAGGGGACAACCCTGGCTGCTATGGACATGCACGGGTTTCCCATGTTTCGAGTAACAGAGAAGCTCCAAGAGTACCCTCCCGACACCAAGATTTTGCTGTTTTGGTGCTAGACCAGAGCCGTGTTTGAGAATCCCATAGAACCGGGGGCCCGCTTCGGAAAGCTGACGGCCCTTAAGCAGATGCCTTGTGATAAGGCAGGGCGTCAACGGTGGGTTTTCAAATGTGATTGTGGCAGAGAAGAAGTTCGATACGTCTCTACTGTCCAATACCAGGTCAACCGTAACAAGACACCTAAATGCAAGTCTTGTCTCAAGAAGCGCTTCAAGATCTCTCCAGGAGATCGGTTCGGAAAGCTGACGGCCATCAAGCCTTTGTCTGAGAATAGGTGGATGGTTCAATGTGATTGCGGTCGTCAGGAGGTGAGGGTTTCCTACAACCTGCGTGCCGGCCTGCTCAAAGGCTACGTTCCTCGTTGCATTTCGTGCAGGCATAAGCTCCCGATCTTTGAAGGGGATCGGTTTGGCAATTTAGTAGCTGTCAGAGAGGTGGATCCAGCAGAGGACGGTTCTCAGTGCTGGGTTTTCCGCTGTGATTGTGGCAACGAAGAGGTACGTCGAGTCTCTCTCATGCGGTACCAGGTGAGTTGTGGCAGGGTACCTACGTGCAAGATTTGTAGGGGGATCCGGAAGATTGTTCCTGGGCAACAGTTTGGAAGACTGACAGCTGTCGAACGACTTCCTTCGGATCCAGGCTACAACCAGCGGTGGCTCTTTAGATGCAGCTGCGGCAATGAAATTCAGAGAGTGGTGTCCGTTATTCGACTACAGCTCAAGCGTGAGAAGTTGGTGGCTTGTACTGCATGCAAGTACGCTCACCGGCATTGGTCCAGGAGGAAAGCCATTCGAGAAAAACTGGTGGCTCGGTTCGAGCGAACCGGCACGCTTTGGCCAACCTACAAAATCCGAAACCTGATAGAGGACATCTACGAGGAGTCAGGGTGGTACCCGGATGAGGGTCTTATGGGAGGGATCGATCCCTCCTTTTGGGAGATTCATCAAGCCCCTCAAGCCGACGAATCCAACTGGAGAGACTTTGTACCCCTTCCAGAAGTCGTGTTGGAAGACCGTCATCAGGTGCTGCAAGAAAAGCGTCAGAAGAAGTGGAAACTTCGTTCAGGGGCTATGGTTCCAGGACTCTGTTTCTTGCTGTCCGGGACGTCCCAGTGGAAGAGTTCCACCGACAAGTCTTGGAAGCCCAGTAAGTACAAACCTAAGGGAAATGAAGTATTTAGGGGGTTCAGGTCCATCGATGGGATAGAATGCAAGGTGCACCTGTGTCGGGATGGAAGGTACAGAGCTCAGCCGCTACCCGGGTATCTCGGGTGAAGATCCTTTGATGGGAGGCATTAGACATGAAGCTTCATGAACGAGTTGCCAGTCGTTACGTCGAAAAGCAGGGAAAGGTTCACGCCACTCCCGAGGCCCGGGAGAAGTATCTGAAGGAACACCCCAAGGCCGATCCCAACAAGCACACCGTCAAGGGGGACAAGGACAAAGGCAAGGATAAGGGTAAGGATGACAAGCCCAAGGGCATCCAGAGACCCTCAGAGGACAAGGTCTTCAAGGGCAAAGATGTCACCAAGATGAGCCCGAAAGAGAAGAATGCTGTCATCGATCAGATTGCCAAGCGTCCTACGAGTGCTATTCGAGGATCCCTGCATCTTCTCGAAATCGAGGAGAAACAAGCCCAGGATGCGGGGGACGGCAAAAAGCTAAACGAGATCTGGACCAAGGCGAACTTGTTCCATACGGCTTTGTCTCGTTCCCATAAAAAGGAAGAGGAAGCCAAGGGCAAGAAGTAGACGCCTTCAGTTTAGGGGCGGCATCTTGAAGGGGCGGTACTTGGGTTTCCCGAGGAGCTTCCTCAGAACCTCAGAGTACTCATCGTAGAGCTCACTGGCATCCGAGGGCCTCATTGAGGGAGTCTTCTGAAGACATCCTTGAAAGAAGGCTTGGATCTCCGGGGGTACCTTGTCTGGCATCTCGTTCGTTTTGGGGTTCCCTCCCATAAGGGCGACCCCACACTTGGCTGCCATGTAGAGATCGGAGCAGGGACGAGGGGATGCCTTGGTAAGGATCTCCATGGGGTAGTAGGCCCGGTACTGAGCCACGATGGCCTTGACGACTTCATTTTCCCGTACAGCGTAGGACCAGTCGATGATCTTGGCCCCGTGTTCTGTGGGATGAATCAGAACGTGGGAAGGCACCAGAGCTCCGTGCACTACTCCGTGTCGGTGGACGTAGAAGAGCCCCTCCAAGAGGCGCCGGAACATCCAAGCGAAGTCTCTGTAATCGATTCCGTTGGGATAGCTCTTGAGGATGTCTTCGAGAGACACGTACCCCTCGGCATAGGTTAAGGCGTTGACTCGGTGGCCGCCTTCAGTGAAGGCTGCCAGCAGGTGGGGTAGGTAACGCAGGAACTTTTCTTCTTTGGCGTCTGGGGGAAACAAATGGTTGAGAATGCGCAGCTCGTTGTCTAGGAGGTCGTTGTCAACAGCCCTTCTGGTCATCTTGAGGACGGCCGTCACCTCTTCCCCCTCATCCAGAAGACGATCCCAAACCGTGGGTCGGCTTTCCTTCCCGGCCTCTTGCGTATAGGTGATGAGAGACAGGTCGCAGAAGTCTCCCCTGGTCAAAGGGACGGTCTCGGCTTCGGAGCGAATAGCTTCTAGGAGGGTACTTTCAGGCATGGTTCTTTAGCCGGTTGATTTTGAACTTTTTGTCGTTGGCTGTTGGGCCTCTTCCTTCGAGGATAGCTGAGTGCCCCAAGTCTTCCCGGATCTGGGCTTTAAAACTATCCTCGTTTGAGAAAGAGGTGTAGAGGGGTCGCACTTGTTCTACGGCCGAGGTGAACCGTTTTCTGGCTTCCAGGTCATAGGAGAACCTTGGGAGCAGTTGAGTTATTGGCCCATGGGTAGGACTGAATCTGGTGTGGAGGACAGGAGAGTCGTATTCCCGGCATAGCCTGTAAGGGGCCCCAGACGGCCCTAGATGGTCTAGATGGTTGAGGGCTATGGCGTCTACCCCTCCAATGGCTTGGATGGCGTAGCGAGCCAGGAGGATGTCTAGGGGCCCTGCCCTGAACCCCTGTTGCCAAGCATTGGTTCTGTTGTGGGGTTCTGGCAGGTTCCAGGTGGTGTCCTCGGTCGGAAAAGGTCCGGCCCCGTGGCGGGTAGAGTACGCTCGGAGGACTCCTATCGTGAAGGGCTCGGTTCCGTTCAGTAGATCTAGAGCATTCTTCAGGGTGGTGTCTCCCCGTGTGACATGAGGAAAGAGTCCGTAGGCATGATCCAGGAGAACCCCTTGAGATCCCTCGAAGATGATGAAGTGGTCTTTTCGACGGAGGTGCTCCGGGAGAAAGGGGTCTCCTACAATTTGAGCTCGTGAGTAGACCTCTTGGAATCGCTTTACGCAAGCATCCACGGACCCTTTGTCCCGCAACAGGTGCCACTCTCGGGCCACGGCTTCAGTTCGAGGCAGGTCCCATACGACTTTCTCGAATTCGTCTAGCTTGAGTTGTCGGCTCAGCTCTAACTTAGCTCGGACCAGACCAGGATCCTTGAGGGTGTCAACGATGATGGTGGTTTCGGGATGGTCGGAATGGTCTTGCTTGGTCTCCCCGATGCCCATCCCACAGGACCCGTGACGCTTCTTGTCTCTGGCTAGCTCCCGAAGGCGATTGGCTGAGACCTGGAACGGATTGGTGACCAGGGCTCCGGCATCGATGTAGAGACGGTCAAATGCATCAGTCACACCCACAGATTGAAGGTGTTGCTCCTCGCTCAAGAGGGCGACTGGGTTGACCAGCATGTGTCGGCTCAGGAACGTTTTTGATCCTGGGACGAATGTTCCTGAGCCGAACTGGGAGAAGGTGTGCTCTCTCCCGTCGGGGCACACTACGGTATGGGCAGCTTGGGCTCCACCGCTATACCTGACGACCAGAGAAAAGGAGTCACATCCCCTGGCCAAAAAGTCAACGATGGAACCCTTGCCTTCGTCACCAAAGCCGAGTCCTGTGACTACGACTGGCATCAGAGGCGAACGTTCCCCTCCGAGGGAGCCTTTCCTTGGCGAGCCAGAGACTGGACGGCGTTGGTGACGTGGTTCAACGCTGCTTCGGACGTTCCCGCTTCTCGGAGATGTTCCTTGGCCTGGTCGAGGTTCACAGTACCCTCGGTCATGCCGATGATCACCGAAATGGTCTCGCAGACAGTGTCGGGATCTTCCAAGAGCCGGAAGTAGTCCTCGCCCAAGAGTTGGATCCATCGGGCGTGGGTCGGCGTGCTGTTCCAGTGCGAAGTGCCCTTGGGGAGGAGGAAGAACACGTGGTACTTCTCCCTGCATTCGGCAATGATCTGTTCGATGGGGATGTCTTCCTGGATGTCGTCTCCGAAGATCCTCTTGACGGCCTGACGATCCACCCGAGGGTAGGGCTTCTCGTCACCGACGATGAACAAGTAGCCTTTTCTTCCCCGCTTCTCGAAGCAGTCGATGCTCGTGTGTCGGGCAAAGAAATACAGAGCCAGTTCGTAGGATTCTTCTCCAGTGCCGCCCCCTCCCCCTTCGAGCCAGAACCGTCCCAGGTCATCATCCATCTCGATGCCGGATTCGTACTGGCCGATTTGGACCGGACCCTTGTCGTTGTAGTAGTCTCCTACTGCTCCGAACAGCACCTGGGGATGGGGGAGATAGTTCTTGCGCCCCAGAGTCCCCATGAGTTTGGGAAGCTTCTTCTGTAGGAGTACAGGAACCGTGTGCATCGAGCCGGTCACGTCGAAAATGACGGCCACCGAGTTGCTGTCCGGGTGCTCGTCACTGTCTCGGCTTTCCCGGGTCACTCCCTGGGGGTTCATCGTTGCGTGTACCTGACGAATCTCCTCTCCCTTGTTGATCGCCTCAGTGTAGTGGAAGGCGCTCGTTCCAGTCTTGGCCCGTTCGGCTTCTCTCGCACTGTAAAAGTCATCACTCCATCTCGACGTTCCCATGGTGGGTCCCTTTCGTTCGTTACCCGAGGGTTGCTCGGATCAATGCGTGAGAGGACTGTACACCGAGTGGCTGCGTCAAAGGGAGGTTATTTCAAGGCACCTGCCATTTACCGTCTTCTACAGGCTTGGCTCTAAGGCTGACTAGGTCACGGTGGAAGCTTCGTCGATGCAAGGTCTCCCCAGTGAGCTTTTCGTACTCTGTCACCAAGGTCTTGATGGTCACCGGCTGGCTAGCTCGAAAGGCCACCCATCGTTTCCGCTTCTCGATACTTGTCAGCTCGGGTAGACAGAAGAAGAACAGGCGACGCTTCCGTTTACCAACCAGCTGTCTTTCCCAAGTCAGACTGTTGCAGTTCTTGAGAGCGTCTCGGAGGCTAGAGGTTTCTCGGCCGGCTAGATTGGCGTACCAGAAACCCTTCTCTTTCAGCTTCTTTAGGATCTGGTGAGTCGTGAGTTTGTCGTCTCCCAGAAGGAGAGGAACAATGATGTTAAGAGGGAGGTGTATCCCCTCTTGAGAGACTTTTGACGAGCTCCGTTTTACCCCTTTGGGAATGCCTTTTTTGGCCACCTTTTGTGCAATGAGTCTGGGGAGGGCCAGACCTAGTATGGCCCTCACAACACAGGCATTCTGCTCGAAGAAAAGGGTGGCCATCTTTCTAGCATCTTTAGGACTGAGGCTAGGAAGATGGATCTGTAGGCGTCTAGTAGCGTCCTTTATCAGTACTTCGTGCTCCAGACGGGGCTCCCTTGCATTAGCTGTTTGAGCCCTCACCAGCTTGGCAGACTGGTAGATAACGTCATCCAACAAGATGAGCCACGGGTTCATAACCTACCCCTTTAGTCGGTTGGTAAGCTCTGCGTAAGCCTCGTCCAATTGGGAGACTGAGAGGTAGTGCTTGATAGGTTGTGTGGGGTCATCCGTAATGAGGAGATACCGATAGTAGAGCTCGATATCGCCCTCATCTTTGACGTTGGTCCAGAAGCGGATTCTAGTTCCGGGTCGGAAGGGTACTAGCTTTAGGATCAAGTGCCGGTCGCCCTCCTCCCGCTTCAAAGGGCGGCAGTAGGGTGTGATGAGACGCTTGAATAGCAGTCTTCCTCCCCCATCGTTGAGATCCACTTCACAAGTGCGTCGGTACAACCGGTTACTATCAGACCGAGTTTGGGCTGACCCGATGGCCAATACCATACGTCCTTCGAACCAGACTGGCTGAACGTAAGGGTACTTTGAGAAGACTTCGGCGTACTCGTCGAAAGTCGGAATGTGGAAGGAAAGACCATCGGGACTTGAGGCCGTAGCTTCATCAGGAGCTTCCTCTTCAGGATCTTCTATCGGGAGTTTCAGCTGAACAGACTCGGATTCTAGATCCACCGTTATGACCAAAGACTTCGTGGGCTCCCCACCCCGAGCTATGAAGTCTTCGGCCAGAGGACGGAAAAACTCCCTACGAACTCTCCCTTGATCGTCTCCCTGAAGTCGGGATTGAGAGGCACAGCACGCTTCCTTGATGATCTCGGCCATCGTGGCCTTGGAACACAAGGGCATCACGTTTTCCAGGAGTCTTTTCCGCACGATTCGTACGGGGGCCGAGGACAAGCTTTTAAGTTTGCCCTTACTCTCCGGCTCCTGTCCCCCTAGGAGGAGAGGCCATTGCTTATCCGTAGGTAGTCGGTAGCTCATTCGACGCAGCAGTTGCCGCATCTGCTCTTGGGTTTTCCTACCGATCCTGGTGTTGCTGCCTTCTCCGAACGTTTCCGTCACAAGAGACTGCAGAACGATGTCTCCCCAAACCTTTACCAGAGCTGCGTTGGGAACTCGCCGGAGCACCTCAGTCAAGAAGTCGTCAGCGGCGGTGTAAACTGATTTCGTAAAACACACTTGAGCACCTCCTGGGCGATGAAGACCCAGCTGAATCAAATCAGCTACAGGACGGTCCGAATGACCGTCACTCCTCACCCTTACCTTGACTGAGAAGGTAGGTCAAGAAATTTAAGGACGAAAAAAGTAGGCGTAGCCCCGACTCGTATTTTCGCTAGTGTCATCATCCTCCATACGATTCAGGTACCACTCGTAACCTTCCTCTACGACCAGTTCCTGTCGCTCAGGGTTGTATTGGAGAACGGTCTGAGTCTCAAAATCACACCGTACATACTCAGGGTTATCGTCCTTGGCCCAGTAAACCACCACCTGATCCCCCGGTTGGAGCTTAACCAGTTCAGCTTTGGTCATCGGGATACGATTTCCAGGGTTCATGGGGTCTCCTTATCTGGGGCACCATACACCGAGAGTTGGTGTACAGTCCAGGGTATGAAGGTCTTGGAACGAGACACTGACTTTGGGCCCGTTGTTGTCATCCAGATGGGGGAAGAGGTTCTATTGGAAGCGAACCCCCGGACCGAGCTCGTGGAAATGAAAAGCAAGGGCCTCCTGTCGGTGCCTTTGCTTCGAGAAGTTCTCGACCGGGTAGAGCAGTTGAAGAGCCTGGGGCCCTATCGTCCAGCGATGCCCACTCATCCCGAAGTCCCCCACCCTTCCACTACCCCCAAAACGGAGTGAGCCATGGGGTACAGCATTCACGTAGTCGCCAGAAGCCGAAAACTCAAGGACGAGATGCTTGAGTTCATGCAGAGAAACCTAGTCACCTGGGACAAGCTGGTGGGAACCAAGTACCGCTACACCTCCGAGGTCTTGGAGGGCGGCCCTCTTTTGATCAAGGATCCTTTGGCCTTGGGCATCCGGTACGGGGCGGTCATGGGCTTGGAGCGAGACTATGCCTACGTCGTGGTGCACTGGATGGCTCTCAAGATCGGCCGCAAGTGCACCGTGTTCGGACGAGGGGAGTACAAATACTTCAAGGCCCCTTGGCCTGTTCCCTACTACGTTTACGACAACTACGAGCGATGCCCGGTAGCCCTCAAAAAGGTGGAGTGTGGCTCTCAGTGGCGGATCGTGGATAAGTACGGGATTCTCAAGAACCCTTACGCTGACATTCGAAGTTCCCTCACCAGGATGGTGATTGGAAGCGAGAGGCTCCATTTCACCCGAGGCCAGCGACAAGGAAAGTACGTCTACATCCTCAAGGATTCTGACTGTCGAAAATACGGGATTCGGAGAGGAAGTAGCGATAGATCCCCTTCTGTCAAAGCCCTCACAGAGCGTATCGGAAAAGAGGAGATCGAGAGACAACGAAAGCTCATTCGAGAGGCCATGAAGCGGCTGGACATCCTTTGGGAGAACCGCTTACCCCATCAACCCTAGTTCTTGTCGAAGCTTGGTCCCTGCCAAGTCTACGAGAACGGCGGCTAGTCGAGTCGCATCGTGGGCACTGACAGAAGGTACCAACTGGCGGAACTCTCTGAGGGCTGTCTGGTAATCCCTTGCAAAGCGCTTCTCTTGGCTTCTCTGGTAGGCCGCTCTGGCTCTCACGATACGGATGGAGATAGCCAGCAGTCTTTCAGGCAGGGGTTCCACACTCCACTGTACACCGTTCGACTGTCAGAACGGCGGAGTTTTACCTTTCGGCACCTTGACCCCGTTGAAGATAGTAGTGACATCTGCCGTAATGTCCGTTCTGTACTTCTTGAACAGCTCTGAGATCTCGTTGGACATCTCTGCACAGATCCGGTTGCGAACCTTCTCTTCCACCTCGGTTATCAGCTTGTCCCGGAAGTAGCCGTACAGATATGAGTGACACCAGATGCAGACCAGCTGGTCCCACGTGGTGTCTAGTCCGGTGTGGGCTTGGATGAGGATGAACCCGTCTTCAGGGTAGCTCCCCTTGTCTCCTTGCCGTTCTCGGATCCTTGCGTAGCTCGGTTCGGTTAGGCCACAAATGCAGCACTTGCGGGGAGGAGGTTTGGAAGGCCCCGGGTTGAGGTCTTGCCAGTACTCCTGCAGATCGTCGGAGTCAGACATGAAGGAGCTTGATGGCTTTGGCCGCCGCAGCTGCTTTAGCGGCCTTCTTCGATCTGCCCTGTACCTCTACGGATTGTCCTCCGAACGTGCACTGGCAGGTGATGGTAGGCACGTGATCGGGGCCATTTCGTTGGAACGTGTATTGGGGTAAAGGTCGGCCGGCCTGTTGGTAGAATTCCTGTAGGGCTGAGACAGGGTTCTGGACCCCCACAGCCGGCTTCTGAGGGTCTTTGGCTTCTGGGGGTGCCAGGGGAGCTTCGGTATTGTCGTAAGCCACCTGGAAGCCGCAGAGGGACGCTATGAGCTTGTAGGCTGCTCGTTGTTGAGCCCCCTTTTTGGTCTGGTGGTATCCCCACCCATCGTAAGCTCCTAGACCTGCAACTACTGAGAACACCCCCTCGGACACTGATGCGCCTTCCCGATACTCCACTTCCCCCCAGTCTGGTTGGATTTGGGAAGCTTGAGCCAGGAGGCTGACTGCATCCTGTATAGACAGTCTTTCGACCATGTGGCGTCGTAGAGCCTGCCATTTGGGGTGTTTCAGGTGACTCACGACCAGGACGGTCTTGCAGATGAGGGGGACATCCCCTTCTCGAATCCTCTCTCGATACTCTGCGTCCAGTTCCTCTGGGAGGTCCTCTCCACTTCGAAGGGCCACCTTGACCACTCGTTCGAATCCCTTAGCTCCTAGAGTGCGCAAGGTGCCTCTTTCGAGACGTCGTTGGGCTCTCTCGTTGGCTCCTGCCTTGGCCTTCTCGGAGACCTTCTCTCGGAGTTGTTCGTCTACCTGGTTGATGTGGGCTCCTATGGCCTCCAGCTCTTCCCGAGTGTAGGGGAGGGAGGCTCCTGTGAGGTGTGCCCTGATTTGGCGATGGTTGGCCAGATCAGCGAATCGGCGGATGGGACTCGTGAAATGGGTGTAGGCCGGAAGGTTGAGTCCATAGTGCCCCCGGAGAACCACATCGTACTGAGCTCGTTCGAGCAACATGTGCACCTGCAACCGAATTCGTTCCAGCTCGGTGAGGGGGGAGATCATGGCTGCGTTGATCTGATCCATGAGATCCCGTCGGTCGGGGGCCGCCGCTTTGGCTTGATGGTTTCGGAACAGGATGGGGATGTCGTTCTTCACTGCTTCTTGAGCCACGAGGCTGTTGGCTAACACCATCAGCTCCTGGATGATGATGTGACCCACCACATCTTCCTTGCGTTCGATCCTTTTGAGATGCCCTTCTTCAGTGGTCAACCATCCGTTGTTCAGGTCGTAGTGGACGAGGGCTCCTTGGTCTCGGCGTTTGGCCAAAAGCCCGAAGGCTAGAGTCCTAGCAGCTTGCAGGCAGAAGGATCCTTTCTTCACCAGGTCGGGGATCTCGTCGTAGGACAATTTGGCCACGCTGACGACACTGCCTGTACTGATACTGGTCTCCTGGAGCTCCAGGGAAGTGTCCAGAAAAGCCCTGATCGTCAGGACGCTTCGACTCTCCTGAGGCTTGAGAGAAGCCTCTCCCTCACTCAGGCTCCGGGGAAGCATGGGGCGATTGCCGTCCCTGTAATACTGGGTGGCTACCCGCTTTTGAGCTGTAGTGTCGAAGGGGCTGTCCTTCTCGACTAGCCTGGACACGTTGGCGATGTGGACTAAGAGCTCCCAGCCATCAGGGTTTTGTTCGACCCAAATGGCATCGTCCATATCCCGGGTCCGTCGGTCGTCGATAGTGATTGCACGATGCGCCATACGGGTACTTTACACCGGATCTTGAAGGAGATGGTCCCACATGGTGGGGAAACATTCTCGAAGCCTTCTGTGGGCATCTGCTCGGGAGGTAGGAGAGGGGAACGGAACCCCCTCCTCTTCTTGGCAGACGTTGATAGCCGCCAAGAGAAGCAAACTGTTGTCCAGACTTTCCTGGACTTTATCGAAGTCAAACCGGCCCCCTAGCCTGAAACTCAGTCTCGCTCCCCACTCGGAGCGGCTTTGGCAACTATGGGGGAGATTACCCCTTGTCAGGTAGCGTTGGATCTCCTCAATGAGGGGACGATCCTCTTCCTCCATTAGGGTTAGAGCCCTTTGGATGACAACCTTGACTAGGCGGTTGTCCATGGTTTTAGGGAACGGGAGCAGGCTCTTGCGCTTCCAGCTCCTCTTCTTGGATGACCTTTTCGAAGTGTTTCTGTAGTCCCCTGATCATGCAAGAGGAAGAACAGAAATGGTAGGTTCGTCGGATGCCATGATCGTTGTGGTTCACGACCGTGACTTCTGACCAACCCTTTCGTACTACTTGGTGGTTTAGTATCGAGGGGTCCAGGTCTTGAGTGCTGTGGTTGCACTCAGGGTTGTCACAGTAGTAGGTCTGTTTGATACTCATTTGGGGGGCGCTCCTCCATGTCCGTTCTTGCAAGAAAACCCCCCATCAGTCATGCGTTGGGGTTCTCCGCAAGCACTACAGTGTGTGCCTGTCAAGGGATACTCTTCGAAAGGCAACTCTTTGGGGCGCTTCTTGGATTGGCGACGTTGCCTAGGCCACGGATCCATATCCAAACCATCAAGCCCCTCTTGTAGATGTGTGTCGTCTTCTTTTTCGATCTCAACTTCTAGGCAAGGGGGCCATTTCCAAGGCCGAAACCCTACTTTAGACCCTTCCTCGTGGCCCATGACAACCCAAAGACAAGGATGCGGCCAGGGTACGTTAGGCAACAGGTCTATGAACAACAATGTGCCTCGACTCTCAGGGATCCGCTTGAAAGGCTTTTCTCCTTGGGTGTCTAGCAAATTGGAGAAGTCTACGTCAAGGTAGCTCTTCAGCAAGGGTTGCCCAACTTGCACGGGTGTGGGCATCAGATCATCTTCCACTGCCGCATAAGGAAAGAGGCCGCCAGGATGAAGAAGGCTACTTTCCAATGGGAAGAGCCCATGGCGTAGCCTGCCATGATGAGCAGGATGCCGAACAGGGTGCCTGTGCTTTTGCTAGCTTCCATGACTCTTGTGCCCATGGGTTAAGTGGGTGACGGGTTCCTTTTCATGCCTCTGATTTGAACCAAGGCTCTAGATCGGGTTCGGGTTCCCTACAAGGTCCCCCGCTGCTGGTGTGCTCTGTGATCTTGTAGGAAGACCTTACGAGGCCCTCCCGGCTGTACCTAAACACTAGGTACTCCCCTTCGGGCCAGGAAAGTGAGTCTTCATAGGCGTGAAACAAGGTAGCCCAGGGACACCACTCTGGAGGTCCTGTCAGTACTCGTTCCCAAGCTGTACGTATGGGGGTGTCTTTGTGCCCACCCACTCTTCGAAAGACACAGGCGGCTTCTCTCTTGCTATAGACCTTTTTCATCAACTCTCGGACCCGGGCTTTCAACTCAGGGTGAGCGTCGGCTCTTCGAAACGCCGTCTTCAAAGAGGCACAGTTGACCGAGGGTAGGTAGATCCGAGTTTGACCGAAGCGGAGCTCAGGGGTGAACCTCACAGGACGAAGTCTTCGGTTCTTGTCACGTTTACCGTAGATCGTAAGCCTGTATTTGAGCTGGGCTGACCAAGGGAGTCCGTAGTAGTGTTGTCGGAGGTTTGAACGAATGCCTCGTAAGGGGGTTTCCCACAGAACTCGTTCGGCCTCCCAGTAGTCACTGGAGTGCCACTCATCCCACTCATCCACGAAACCTTTTTGGGAGTAGTACCAGCCCCTGCGTGCTTGAACAGCGTCTTCGATTGAGGGCTCTTCGAAGAGTTCACTCAGATTCTCAGACGTCACTGAAGTGTCAACTGCTTCACTCATTGTCACTCGGCCTTGTGTTCAAGCCGTTTAAGAGTCTTGCGATACTGAACCTCAAGCCGGCACCAGAAGCTCACGGGTACCGTAAACACTTCCTCCAACCCCAAAGCGTCACAAGCCGTCATATGGCGTTCACCCGACAACAGCTTGTCTACTTCTGGCAGGTTGATCCCCAACTGGGAAGCCAACTTAGCTCGTGTCACGCCACGTACAAACATAAGATCAGTGATGGTGGCTCCTGGGGGGCTTGCCCAATCAGGTTCAAACGGTCGTTCTGGGTCGGGAGTCGTCACGACAGTTCCTATTCCTCTACTGGCTCACACCAACCATCCTCGTTGCCGTGACCACAGCACTCATCACAGGCGAAGGCTGGATGCAGGTTGTCTTCATAAGAGCCGAAGCACGTTGCCGGCTTCCCGCAGTGATGGCAGATACGAGGCCCCGAGCGGTTGGCTGCAGTCACGATGGCGACGGCTACCTGTAGACCTTCGTCTTCACCATCACACTCGCACACAAGGCACCCGTCGTCATCGACGACTGAGTGTTGCATCCGTCCACCATTACAACCGTTGTAGGGTTCTTGTACGTACCACGGCAGCTTGAACTCGTTGGTAGCTAACTTCCAGTGGTTCATGGTCCTGCGTCTGTCTGACAGTTACTTGGGCGCACAGATTCGTGCAGCATCCTCGATGCTCCACACAATCCGGTTGGCGGCTGTGCAGGTAGTCACCATCAGTCCAGCCGCGGCCAGGACGATGATGAGCCCCAGTATTCCGTCTGTCTTCATCAGTCTCCCTTTCTGACGGTTACTTAGACGGCTCGTCACGAGAGAACGACGCTATCCGAAACACTAGATGCGGATTTCCACGGGCCCATTCTTCATGCCGGCGTTCCGCAAGTTGACGATCCTGCGTTGGGTGTTCGCCGCAGGGAATCCATTCTTCGCTTCCTGCAACAGTCACCTCAGTCAAGTAGAGCTTATATTCCATCACCATCACCCTGTTTGACAACTAACCTCTCGACTTGCTCTTCTTAGCGCAGTAGGCCGTGAGCAAGACGTCAAGTCGGGAAATAAGGGAATCCAACTCGTTTGCCTGAGAGAACACATAACGCAGACCTCCGAAGCACATCTCGATCGGGTAGTGTCTCAGTTTTTCGACAAGGCTGTCTCGATCCTTTTCCATCGAACGCAACGCCATTGCGCACTCGGCAGCGTTATCGTCTGTGATTTTCGTTCTCTTGTCGATGTACTCCGACATCATCTACCTGTTTGACAGCTGTCATTCACGCTAGTTGTTCAAGCATCCGGGCTACCTGGGCAGGAAGATCCTCCAACCGGTTGTTGGGGAGGATGTAGTCGAACTTGTCATCCCCCCAGGTGAGGAGATCTCTTTCCGTACTGTCTGACAATACACCGACTTTAGGGGGTTCCGTTTGGATTCTTTTGACTCGTATGATCTTGCCCCCAGCTTCTTGGATGGCTAGACACTCCTCCCGATAGCGAACGTCCGAAATGAGAACGCCCTTGTTAGGGGGCCCAAGTCCTACTGGCAGAAGACCCAGCTGGGCTGAGTATCCGTGCCAACCAGGCAAGAACCTGTTTTGGGCGTACAGTTCGCCGTTTTGGTAAATCTGCGACTTTAGTAGCGCTTGGGCAATGTCCAGTACCTTAGGAGCCCAAGTTCTAGGGTACAGTTTGCGACCCCAGTTACCCAAGGAAAGCAACACCAGTCTAGGACTCAGGTAGCAAGGGGTTTCCTTGCTGTTCTTGTAGTCCTTCAGAAGCATCCCACAATCTGTGCAGTAGATCTCTGGGTGATGTTCGTCCCATTCGTACCAGTGGTGTTTCTCTCTGGGGTAGCGTTTGTCGGGAGCATTTCTCATTTCGGAGGGCCCCCACAACTGCTCGTCCGTAAAGGAGTAAAGGTCTCGGACAAATCGCTTCATGGCGTCTGCCAAGGCTACCTTGACCCACCCTTCTCGGGAAAGAACAAGGTCTGCAACAGTATCCTTGCCGCTACCCATGCACCATCTGTTTCGTCTGTCCGGAGTTTGGCTCAAGCCTGTAATTCCAATGATCATAGGAAGGTGTTTCTTGAGGAGGTACTGTAAATAGTGCTGATGGTAAGGGTGGAGCTTTGCCAGATGACAGGTGCGTTGGTGACGGTGGCGTCGCTATAGGAGAGCGTTGTCCAGTGGCTAACCTGGCCAGGGGCATACTTGGGTTTCAGTTCCAAAAGGCGTTCATGCCAGGTGAGAGGGATTTGAAAACGAATCATGCAGCGGGGACAGTATCCCGCATCAGCGTGGCCTGGCTCCGACACTATCTCAATGGGCTTGCAGCCTCGGGGGCACGTCAGATGAGGTCGTCTTGAAACGTACCTCGAAGAGCATCGATCCAAGAAATCCGCCCACGTATCCAAGTCCAGGTGCTTGTTGTGTAGAACCGATCCTTCCATCGAAGGTACCTACTCTACCCTTCCTGGAGCCGTTCCCACATGGTCTTTCCTTGGTGACGGTAGTGCCAGTAGCCTATTAGCAGGTGGTGGCTAAGGTCATCTGGATGGTTGACTCCAAATTCCTGACGAAGTTTCTCCTTCAGAAGTGAACCGTTCCAGAGCCCCCACTCGTTTCTCAGATGCCTGCCTAAGTTGTTGTGAAAACGCCCCATTGCCTTGGCTTCAGGGGAACTATCGATGTACTCCAGATCCTCTGAATTGAGCATCTCATCGAGAGCCTTGTAGGCTTCTTCGAGTGTGGTGGGGGGCTTCGACACCTTCAGACTCTCAACCGTCCTTGGGCTCGACGCTCTTTACCCCTCTCGGTTAGAACCGTCATCTCCCACTCGTGGCCACACTCCTCACACTGAACAGTGGCTTGAGTCGTGTTGGCCAGAGACTTCAGGTTGGCTCGAAGGATCTTGACCTTGAAGGCCCGGCACTTGGGGCACCGGGCTTTTCGCATTGACATGGAAGGGGAGTCTACTCGAACCCGACACTTCTATGGAACTCCAAAATAGCGTCGGTCGTGATGATTTCCTCGCAGCGTTGCCCTCGGGAGCGTGCGTCTAGCCAGGGCTTCTGGCTTTGTACCCGTTTACTCAACTCGTAAGTGCTCATTCGGCCGTACCACCGCACCACTCCGTCAATGACCCCGATAGCGTCTTTGTCGAGCCGATCTGGCTGGCCCTCTTCAGGCCATGGTTCCGTGAGCTTGAAGCTGCCGTTGTGGAGTCGGTAGATGGCGGGTACCACGGGGCCGTTTGCCCAGGCTTGGATGGACTCGTCAAATAGCGGACGGCCGTCCCAAACGAAACTTGCCGCTTGAACGTAGTAGAGCAGCCGATGTAGTTTGATCGAGGTGATCTGAGGATTCCCAGTGACCTCTTCGTGGACCTGGACAATGAATGCGGCCACATCCAGAAGGTTCCAGCTTCCGCCTTTTACCTTCTTGAATGAAACACGTTGTTTTTTGCCCCGTCTTGTAGCCATACGTCCCTCCGGAGAGATCTCTTAAGACAGTACACCAGAGGAGCCGTTTTTCAGGTCGAAGAGTCCTTTTCTTTTTCTGGTAAAATCAAGAGATCCTGATCTTTCTACGGTGTATGGTGAGGCATGCCCCGTTACTACGTGGTCCAGTACTGTCACCGGGCTAGGGGTTGGACAGACCTTCCGTCTTTGGCCTCCTTCAAACAAAAGGAGTGCCAGGACGCTTCCGAGGATTTTGCGTCCACGCATCGGGTCGTCACCCGGGTGATCCGTAAACCCAAAGGATGGGTGCCCCCGGCCCCCTCTGACGAGCCCGAGGAGTCCCTTCCCGAGCCCGAGGAGGCCCTCCCTGAGCCCGAGGAGTGGGAAGACGACCCTGAGGAGGTCCAGGCCCTCAAGACGCTCAGGAAGCAAGAGAAACGTCGGAGTAGGGCCAAGGCTGCCTACCTTCGTAAGCCTTCGGTTTGGGACCGTCTCCTGGCGGATGACTAGAGGATCATCCCATCCAGGATGGTTCGGATCAGGCCCACTGACAGACCAGCCTTTCGGGCTGTGTTGATGAGCTTCTGGACTTGAGTCTGGAACTCGTCAGGCGAGAGGTCGAATTCGGGCTCCCGTTCCATGAGATGGTCCCAAGCAGTCTTGGCAGGTTTGGAGGAAGCTTTTGCAAAAGCTCGTTGGTAGATGGTCAGTCTCCAAGAAGAGTTGACCGGTTCAGGCATTTTCAGCAGTTCGGCCACGGGCAGCAGATCGATGGCCCTTTGGTACTGTTCCCTTCTGGCTTTCATGAATTGCCGAAACTCGGAGGAGCTTGTGTTAAAGCTTTGGTTCCTGAAATAGCCAGGGGGTGTGTGGCCGGGATCGTATTCCTTGGGCAGACAGCACCAGGGGCAGTAGCCTTCTGGTACATTATGGCGGTACCGCTTGGATCTATTCCTGATGTCGTCGGAAGGCATCGCTCTAGAAAGATACACCGGTTTGGTGTATATCGGTACATATGGCTGAACCTTTCAAGCGTCCGCCTCGTCTAGGCCGGGGAACCCGCTTCTCGATTGACCTCACGGCTAAAGAGGTAGCTCAGCTGGAAAGCTTGATGCGGCGAACGGGGGCCAAGAGCAAAGCTGAGATCGTTCGGTATTGCGTCCGGTTTTACGATGCTCTCATGCATCAACAGGATGACAACCCTGACTCCAGCCTCAAATGGGTCAAGCAAGGCCGAGCTAAGCCAGTGAGGTTTCCCGAGTGGGGGGAGTGAACAGCGAATCCTCTAAGATGAGGTCCCAAGCGCTGGTCTTTTTGGCAACACTTAGGAGTTCTCTGATCCAAAGCTCCAAGGGATTGGCCCAGCCAGGGATGTTCAGTTCGAGCTCGGCACCTGTGCAGGCTTTCTGGATGGCGTTGTCTCGGAGCTTGGCGAGCTTTACTTTTCGTGGGGTAGCCACTACCCCGAAGGCCACTGTGGTCGGTGGAGGAGCCGATTCACGTTTGTAGTAGACCACGATGTGCGCGTTGTTGAGTTTGGGGATTTTCTGAAGGGCTTTGGTCAAACGCTCTCCGCTAGCAAGTCCCTGCTCGATCGTCCCCTGTAGCCGATTCAGTAAACCAAGCCTAGTGTAAGGGGGTCGAAACAAGTTGTCCTTCCTGTGGATCTTGGCTTTCCTCCATCGGATCTCAGCATCAGGTCTGGTGGCCCAGGACAGGTACCAGATCCCTTTGGGGTTGGGCATCTCGTAAAGAGGCTCCCCCTCACCTACGAGATCGAACACGAGGCTCTTGAACAGTCTTTCCCGGACAGCTTGCTGAATGAGCTCAGCCGACATGTGTTATCGTACACCAAGTGAGTGAACACACAGGACTTTTCTGGATTCCCGTACGAAAAACCCGTACTCATCCCCTCGCACTGGAGAGAAACCCAAGAGCTCAGGGGGAGGCATGAGTAGGTAACCCCCGAGATCCTTGTAGGGGGCTTCCCCCATGAACTTGGTGGTGTAGATGATGGGACTCAGGAAATGCCAAGCTTCGGCCAGCCGTTCCCCATCTGCGGGTTTGCAGATGATCTGAACCTTTCGAGTTCCTTCAGTGGCTCCCAGGAACTCGGGGTGTTTCTTCATGTGGGCCCAGATGGCTTGATGGTCGATTCCGTTGGAACAGTCTCTGGAAACCCGACGGTAGGCCCGGACCAAGTGTTGGTTTAGCATGTCCTCATTGGGCCATCGGATCGGAGACACATTGATCTGCAGGTTGCCCCATAGTAAGTGTATCTTTTTGGATCGCAGCATGTAGTGACTGCCCAAGGGATTGCACTCATAGTGGTTGGACAAACTGCCACTCTTGTCTAGGACAAGGGTCTGTATCAGGGTATGGTCGTAACACGGCATTCCGAAATCTCTTGTGACTTGGTATAGATGGTGAAGCAGCCTACCACGTAGGGGAAAGCAATGGATAGAGAAACGATTGCCTTTTTCGAGAGCGTAGTCCGGAAGAAGTACCCTTCCTTCCAAGTGAAGTGGAAAGAGCAGTCGTGGCTCATGCGGCTGGTGGGGTTCTTGGTGTACCCCTTCTGTCCCTCGTTCATGACAGAATTCACCACGACTCTGGGAACTACCGTGTACTTCCCCCGGAAGCTCTATCAAAAGGACGCTGTGTTGACTTTCGTGACCTTAGCTCACGAGTTTGTGCACATACACGATCGGAAGAAGCATGGAGTATGGTTTTCCTTGAGCTACTTCTTGCCCCAGCTCTTGATCGTATTCCCTTTGCTGATGTTCGCCATCTTTCAGTTCAACTTAAGCGGGATCCTGCTCATTCCTTTGGGGGGCTACCTGCTGGGCTGTGTGCTGGCTCGGCTACACGTATCGCTCTTCTACGTGATTCTTGCTGCCTCTATAGGGTCTGCCGGCTACCTTAGTCTGGCGGCTGAATGGGGTGCCCTTTGGCTCTTGATGGCAGCCTTGTTCATGGTGCCTTGGCCCTCCACCTGGCGGACTCGTTGGGAGGCTAGGGGATACGCCATGAATCTGGCCATCGCTCAGTGGAAGGGGGGAGCTCTGACGGCCGAGACTTTGGCTCCTATTTTCACGGGCTCCGGCTACCTCTTCATGCTGTGGAGCCAGACTAAGGCTATGAAGGTTCTAGAGGCGGCCCTTCGCATAGCCCTCTCGAAGCAAGAACCCTACGGGACCGTCTACAAGTTCCTCAGAAGTCCATCAATCGTTCCCAAAGAGTCCTGAGGCGCCCTTGTCGTTTCTGGTGCGTCTCGTCGAGGACCCGCACCAGGTTTCGGGAGAGGATGAAGGCTTCTCCAGGAGTTAGCTTGAGTACAATCTCGTAGTTAGCGATGCCTTCAGGTACCGTCCTCACACCAAGGTATGGGGGGTCTTCAGGAAAGACTCCGAAGGATACCTCTCGGGTGGAGAGTACTTTTCCTTGTTTGGTGCGTCTGATGAGCTGCGCCATCAGGGGTGATGAGGGCGGCTCTGGTAGGGCTTTCGGGAGAAGCCTGCTTCCCTGGCCCTGCGCTTGGCTAGGCCGATAGGGTCGAGCAAACGATCCTTGCCGTTCTGGTTGATGCTGTAGTGATCCTTCCGGCCCTGTTTGGAGTACACATCCAGAAGTCCCATTTCCACCAACCGCAAGATGTCTTGCTCTTCCTCGGCTGACACAGCGGGAGAGGTCTTGTTGGCCTCGTCATAGAAAGCCAGTAGCAGTTCTAGCTGGTCCTCAGTCAGGGGGGGAACGAAAGTGGACAGTGGGGGGCGGCGGGGGCCCCGATAGTGATTGTTGTTCATGTTTCCTCGTCTGAGAGAGTCAGGCGCTCCCAGGCACTTAGTTTCTCTAGGGGACGGTAGTCCAGGTAGAGTTGTTCTCGTGTGACCCAAACCGTCTCTGTCACGTGACGTTTCTCAGTGGCGTCATAGACAAGGTTTTCGGAACAGAGCACGATTTGGTTTCCTTCAAAGCTAACTATCTTGTAGGAGATGTCGTCGTCTCTACCAATCCATACACCATCGACGACGGGTTGCTGGACACTTTCTGCTCTACCCCCCTGGAGCAGGCTCTCAGTCGGTACTTCTTGGTGAGTTCCGTCTCTGAGAGCAACCTTGGTGAGAGTCCCGTCGCTGGAAAGCACCAGTCCCCTAGAGTCCTCCCATTTCCAGACTTCCCCGGGCTTTGGGATCTCCGTGCCTAGGATGTGGTAGATCCTAGGGATGTTGGGTTCGAAGCAAACCCAATAGAGGCGCTCTCCCGAGTTGAAATCAACCCTTGAGTTGAGCTGGACTGTCTCTTGGTAGAGTTCCCGTTCTTGATCATTGGCAGAGTAGACGGCTAGTTTGGTGGCCACCCCGGCCTCTTGAGGCCATTGAAGGTTGATCCTTTGGCAAGGTAGGTTGACCCGAATGCGGCTCTCGAAAAGCTCTTTCCGTCCCCTAAAAAGGGCTACCCAGATGGCTCGTGGAAGTGTAGTCATTCGTTGTGGCTAGGCAGTGAGCCCAGGACCCCCAACAGCGCTTCTAGTATGAGCTTTTCTCCGGATCCGTAAGCCCAGTGGGTGCTCGATTTGCCAATCGTAGCTCTCCACTCCCAAGTCAGCCCTCCGGGGATGCCCAGTAGGCGGGGACGCTTGGTGATGTTGATCTCTTCCGGCTTGAAGATCCTTCCCTCGACCCGTTCTGCATGGTCGAGGATTGACCCCATCAACTGTCCCACCTCGTTGTTGGGGAGACACCTTCTAGTGTCGAGTGGCGTCTGTTGGCACATCATCGGGTCTTTTCTTTCCAGGATTTACCCATAGCTACCCCTACAGTACACCGATGGTCTCCGATCCCGAAATCGTTTGGACTAGAAAGTCCGTGCCTCCTCCCGAGGACCACTTCTTGGGGGGCCTGATCCAGGCTTTGTTCAGCGTGTCTTTCGTAGGAGTAGGCTACTGGTATTACCAGTGGACAGGAGCCTTCTTAGGAGCCCTCGGGGTCGTGATGGTGCTGTATCTGACCCACAAGATCATGCACTAGCAGGAGCCTCCAGGAGAGAGGACCCAACGAGTGACTGGCCAACAAGCAGCCTGTTGATTGGCCAGGGCTAACACCCAGTAATGGAAGGGGCCCGGGTCCCCCATCTCGTAAGCAGGTTGTCGCATGTGCGTTTGGAACTCGGCAAACTCGGGGCCTAAACGCTCCAGGAACTTCTCTCGAAGGCCACACCCTATGGCGATCGTGTCTCGGTCTACTTCCAGCAGCACCACCGCCAAATCTAGAGACCCCGTCTGGGCAAACGTGGTGGCCCAAGCCCGGGAAATCCGGTCTTCATGCCGCTCTGCAAAGTCTCTGAGGTCCATTAGTCTCCGTCTAGGAAATGATGCATGTGTTTGAGGGCTAAATGCAAGCCCTCAACCGCTTTTCTTAGCTCGGTTTCTTGGTGGTGTTTGAGGTGACATTTGGAGGGTAGCTTTTCGAACCCTGGAAGGCTTCGCAGCACTTCCGGAAGTTCCTGCAGCAGAGATTCACTGACGTCCCGGAATTCGTCGGATACTGCCATCTTACCCTCCCCTCTGCAGATATATCAAGGAATTCGCCTACCTAAGCCCTTCCTTTCAAAGTTGAATGGATGCGCTTTGTAAGTACTAGAGCAAGGTCTCAAATTTGATCAACAAGCCGGGTTAAGATCCGTGAGTCTCAAGTGTAATTGAGGTATGCGGCTTCCTGAAAACTACTCCGGCGCTACTTCCGACAAGCATTTGGTTCAACTTTGGCTGTCGGGTCGTCCTGAAAATACAGCCATAGCGTACTCCCGGGATGCCCAGATGTTCTTGGAGTTCCTAGAGTCGGAGAATGTAGGTCTTCAGGAAGCCAAGGTGGACCACGTGGTTCGCTATGCTGAATCCCTGGTGGGCTCCCCAGCGACGAAGGCCCGCCGGATCCGCTCGGTCAAGAGCCTCATGAAGTACGCTCACCAGACCGGCTACACGGTGTTCAACGTGGCCCTCATCCTGAAGGCCCCCTCAGTGAGAGACACTCTCCACGAGAGAATCCTGAACGAGGAAACCGTTCAGGGATTGCTGGCCGCAGCAGAGCCTGGCCGCAACTACCTGCTCATCAAGCTGCTATATGCGGCGGGATCCCGTATCACCGAAACCGTGAACCTTACATGGGCGGACCTGAGCATCGACAGGGTCACCTTCCACGGGAAGGGCGGTAAGACCCGAACCGTCAAGCTCTCTGCCCAGTTCGTCAACGAGCTCCGAAAACTTCGTTGGAAGAACGACACCGACCATAGCCTCGTGTTCAAGAGCCGGCGAGGCAACCCTCTGTGTGTCCGAGAAGCTCGGCAGATCATCTACGAGACCGCTGATGCCATCGGCGAGAAGGCTTCCCCTCACTGGCTGCGTCACGCTCATGCTAGCCATGCCCTGGACAACGGGGCCCCCATACACCTCGTGCAAGCAACCCTCGGGCACGCCAACGTGGCGACTACTAGCCGCTATCTCCACGCTCGGCCGAACGAGGGAAGCTCGCAGTTCCTCAATCTGTAGATAGAAGTCGCTCGTGCCACGTCAGGTACGGCCGTAAGTTCGAAATCTCGTCAGGACTGAAGAACCGAAAGGTGCCGTACCTGATCTCGGCGGTGAAGAACCTTCCTCGAACCGTCGTGACTGTCCAGGTTTTTCCCCGGGGTCTACGAAAAAGGACCCCCGGTCTCACCCACGAAGGTATTGAGCCTCGGGGCCGGAAAGGCTTGAACTTTCCTTGGTCGAATTCGTCTTTGGGGATGAAGTAGGGCCGGTCCGCTCCGTTTTGGATCAGGCAGACGTCCTCTTCAGTGATGGAAACCACCTCGTGGAAGACGTCCCTGAAGCCTGTGAGTAAAAAAGCCGTACTGGGCCACTGGGCGCTCTTGGTTCGCCACCAGGAGCCGACTTTGGGAATCAACCCTCTGTATCCTGGCTAAGTGCCCCTACAATGGCTTTTCGAGCTTCGGCTAGGGTGGCCTGGGTGTCTGGGTTCTGAGTTCTCAGAGCGGACAGGAGCCACCCTGCTAGGTAGGTGACGTTAGCCTTCCCCTTGCGATGATTCTCCCACTCGTGGGGGTGCTCTTCAATCGCCTTCTTTGCCAGTCTCAGCAGTATCGGATCCATGAGTCAGCCGTACGGTCGGGACGGGTTGGGGAGGAGACGCATCCTCTAAGAGTCGTTCCCAAATGGTGAGCACCGTGGGGGGATCCTGGGTGGTTCGAAGGATCTCTGGCTTGAACCATACACCGCCATCGTCGGACGTCTCCAGCTCGGGGCGACATGAGGGGAGGGGCCTCGACTTCAGAAGGCTCATCACAGTCTCCCTGCACTCTGAGTTCAGATGAGGCAGAAAGGTCGCCAACACCAGTGTCAGTACGGAGACATCCTCTTCGAGTTGGGCCACTTTGATTTGGAGTTCTTTGGTGCACTCTTGATGGTAGTCAAAAGCAGATCCAAGCAGCGTGGCCCAACTCCCGTGCTCTTCGTTTGAAACTCGGGGGTTCCCTTCTCGATGTACAGTAAACCCCTCTCTTCGGACTGTGACGGGGGCGTTGTTAGCGTTGATACAGGCAGCACAGCTGGAGTAGGTGGCTGAAGACTGAAAAGCCCAGGTGTCCCCCTCGGGAAGGACTGACACGTATATCCCACACAAGGTTCTGGTTCGGTCTTCCCCTACCAGGTGTGCAGTCATCAGTCGTCCTCGGGCAAGTCTAGGGGGTGGTTGGGGTTGTAGGCATCAAGGGGCCATACCCCCCGTTGGACTAGATGCAGGAAGTCTTTGAGAGCCGCTAGATACCCGTAGTGCCAGTAGTTGCGAGCCTCTCCGTTGTAGTCCTGCCGACGATCTTCAAAGACTTCTGGATGGTCGGTTCGGAGCTTCGTGTAGAGGTTTTTGAATCGGTACTGCAGCATCTTCCGGAGGAACTCTTCTTTCCTTTTGGGTAGCTGCAGAGGCCCTATCTGGTTGCGTATGACCAGTACTTCTCGGCGGTTGGTGGCCTTACGTTTTTGCTGTTTGGAGGGAGGCATGTTGGTATAGGTGACTTGTAAGTAATAGCTTTTTCTTCGGGATCTTACAAGATGCACAACGCTCAAATGAGAGAAGGCCCCCGGGGTTCGGGAGCCTTCTCTCCAAAGCTGGGCGCAGCTTATCTCTTTCTACCCATCTGCATGTCGAGGTTGAGCTGACGTGCAGCTTGAGCCTGCATGAGTTGCATGAAACCGGCAGCAGCTCCCCCTCCACTCGAACCTTCTCCCATCTGGATAGTCGGCACCCATCGTTGTTTGCCCATCTGAGCAGCGTATGCCTTTTGCACTTCGACCCAGGCTGCCAACTTCTGCTGAAGGGCCCCGTCAGCTTGCATCACGAGTCGTTTGGCCTCGGACTCGCCTTTGGCTCGTTCGATCGCAGCCTCACGTTCAAGTTTGGCGGCCTCTAGGTCTTTCTTGGCCACTTCCTGCTTTTGTTCGGCAGCCGTGAGGGCCTGGGCCTTCTTGACTTCCTGCTCCCACTTGGCCTTGGCAGCTTCAGCCTTCCCTTTTTCCTCAGCCGTCACAGCATCTTGCTTGGCCTTGCTGGCTTCAGCGATCTTGGTCTGGACAGACATCTCCATGTCACGTTGAGCGTTGATCTGTTCCTGAACCTTGGGCTCGTAGATGATGCTCTTGATCGTGATGTTGTGGAGGAGAACTCCGAACTTCGTGGCGTTGCTTTCCTCTTCCACTAAGGGTTGACCGTCCTTCATTTCAGGCTCGTAGACGGTGATCTTCTTGGTGGCCGGCTTCTTCACCTTCTTGGGGACCTCGATCATGATGGGATCGCCCTTGTCGTCGAGCATTGGGTCACCCTTGTCGTCGAGCTTCGCTTCCCTGACCTTTTCGACTACTTCCACGGGAGGAGCCAGATGGTCGATTTCCTCGACCTCTCGGGAAACGGTCTTGTAGACGCCCTGGATGGCTTGATCTTGGATGAACCGAATCAACTCACCACGACGTTGTCCTGCTGATTCCTTGGATGACATCAGGGGGCCGGAGTGGTAGATGGCTCGATTCACGGCGGGTTTCACGAGCCGATTCTCGATACCCTCAGAGTTTCGGTATTTGCTGTGCAAGGCCAATACCTGTTCGGGATCTGTCGGCATGTCCCAAGACAGGTTGCCGGAAATCACCGCCTTGCCCTTGTCGTTGAAGCGGATGGGCAAGCATTCCTTCGTGCTGGTGATGGTGCCTTGGTCGTCTTCTTGATGCTGGAAGGTGTACTCCTGAGACTTGGGGTAACGGGTGACCTTCCCAAATCCCTGGTAGCGCCAACCGGCAGTACTCCATACTTCCATGTCGCCGTCGAGTTCTTGCAGGACGACGATCTCGGTGTCGTCCACGTTGCATACGACCTTGAAGCCCAAGATCGTTACCACCCCCATCACGATGAGAGAGGTGACCAAGAGTGCAATTCGTTTGGGTGTCATTTGGGTTCCTTTTCGGATTGGGTTTACTTGTTTTCTCTACGGGACTTTGAGGGGTCCATCGCTTCATCGTAGGCGGTTTCGATACAGGCTTCGATTTCCGCAGCCATCCTAGCCGTATGAACATCGGTTTGGGCGGCTTCCAGAATGTCTTGCTGGGCCAGGTTTTTGCCCTTGGCCTCTTCGAGCCTGACACGTGCCTTCCTTCGGTCCTTTCGGAACGCAGGGAAGAGTCTTCGGTTGTGCCAGGCGGGGATGATCACCTGGGTGAGGAAGATCATGCAGAAGATAGCGATTGCGGAGAATAGCAGAATTCGAAGAGTCATGTTGATGCCCCACAATACACCAGGTAGACTGCCCATCTCGTGGAAACCTGGATCTTGGTTTATTTCCTGCGTTCTTTGGACGATAGGATCAATCTCCGGGGAGATGTGGTTACGCTCCAATCGGATCCTCACGTGGAACGGGTAGAAGTTCCTGCGGTGATCCCTTCTACCAGAGAAATCGAGGTTCGGGTAACTTTTCGTGAGGGGTGTGAGGGACCCCAGGATTCCAGGCTACTTAAGCTCCTAGAAGAACACCGCAGAGGTGCTAATCCGTTTCCGTTGACCTTTGGGGAAACCTTCCGGAGGTCTGGTCCCAACCAGAACCGGGATGACTTTCGGAACATCGTAGAAAACTACATCCGAGAAGGCAGACGGGATTGGAGCGGGATGGGGACAAGTCTCCAAGCCTTGATCCCTCCTCTACGCCAAAGGTTGGACTACACTTCGATAGGGAGGAGGGTCTTCTCGGTTGAGGAACTGCCAGAAGGAGCTCTCCCGATAGTAGAAAGAGCTCTCCCAGAGGCAGAGACGGTAATTCCTGCCGGTGTACAACCAATTTTGAGGGCCGGGGGAGATGTGGCAGTATCCATGGGAGCGAACGTGCCTTTTGATCCCTCTAGAAGAGTGATGGGCGTGGACCCTGGCAGAGGCCCTGACCAGACTGGGATCACCTTCACTGAAGTCAGCTTCGTTTCCTCAAATGGACCTTCGCTCCTGCGCCACTCCTCTAACAGTCCTTTGAGGGGGCACTACCCTGTCTCTACTTCAGTGCGGGGGTGTGCTCTTCCCGAGTGGTGCACTCTTGGTGCTTGGGTGGCCCGGAGAGACATCGGGTTGGTTCACCGGGTGCTCTTGATTGATGCCACTGTCGTCAGTTTGATGCGGTTGGACACGGGGGAACGCATTTACTGGAGCCGTCTCGTGAACAAGTCCTTCGAGTCCGTGTGGAAACAGGTCTCGGATCCCAGAAAGACCTGGCACGAGAGACTTCTGATCGAGTCGTTGTTGATTGATTGATTGAAATTCCCGAGGAAGGATCTCCCTCCCTCGACACTGCTTCCTGACATTCTTGGAACTCCCGAGGGAGGATCCCCCTCCCTCGACTTCGAGTCGAACGGAACGCCCGTGGGATGACTAGCTCTTGGAACTCCCGAGGGAGGAGGACCCTCCCTCGACAAGAAGCAAGCGACAGAATGGCGTCCGTCGTCCGTCCTCTTGGAACTCCCGAGGGAGGATTTTCCTCCCTCGACGGCAGCGAAGCTTTCATCCAGACGCATCAGGGCGCTCTTGGAACTCCCGAGGGAGTATTTCCCTCCCTCGACTTCTGGAGGGACTACGGGCTCGTCAGGTCCGGGCGTCTTGGAACTCCCGAGGGAGGATCCCCCTCCCTCGACCTTGAACACGTCCTTGGCCTGCCTCGCCTGGTAGTCCTCCTTGGAACTCCCGAGGGAAGATTTTCCTCCCTCGACCGTGCCCTCAAGGTGGGGACGACCACCGTGTACAACTTGAAACTCCCGAGGGAGGATCCCCCTACCTCGACCGCTCGTGGCGGAACTGGAAGACGCGGCGGTCTTTAGTTGAAACTCCCGAGGGAGGATCCCCCTCCCTCGACGCTGGAAGAAGAAAGGGAGAAGGGGGACGAGGCTTCTCTTGGAACTCCCGAGGGAAGATTTTCCTCCCTCGACATCAACTTCAGCGCGGTCTGGGGCACTGGTCCCGACTTGGAACTCCCGAGGGAGGAGGACCCTCCCTCGACTCATCACGATCAAATCTCATGGGCGCTGAACGCTGATCTTGGAACTCCCGAGGGAGGAAACCCCTCCCTCGACTACGCACTCCGACGCACCCACCCCGGCTGAGCAAACTCTTGGAACTCCCGAGGGAGGAAACCCCTCCCTCGACTCGCCGCAAGGCCAACGGCGTTACCCCGACTTGGAACTCCCGAGGGAAGATTTTCCTCCCTCGACACCTGTGGTCAGAACCGTCGCGAGGCTCGCGTACCTTGGAACTCCCGAGGGAAGATTTTCCTCCCTCGACTCTGCTTCATGGCTTCTGCTCCCTTCGATATGGTGTTGGAACTCCCGAGGGAGGAGGACCCTCCCTCGACGTGGGGTGGGGCACGGCTGCCACTACCGCGTTCGGGTTGAAACTCCCGAGGGAGGATCACCCTCCCTCGACGAGCCAGGCGGCTCTTGCCCGAAAGGCGGGTCAGTTGGAACTCCCGAGGGAGGATTTCCTTCCCTCGACCTCTGTCCGTGGCTTGCTGTGTCCGTCCTTCGTTGAAACACCCGAGGGAGGATCCCCCTCCCTCGACCGTTAACGCGCTGGCTGAGTATCCGTCAGTTTCGTTCCTTGGAACTCCCGAGGGAAGATTTTCCTCCCTCGACCTCGCAGCTGCTGGAGGTGGTGTGATGTCCGACGATCTCTTGGAACTCCCGAGGGAAGATTTTCCTCCCTCGACCCTAGTATCGGGGCGACTGCCACCCGAGGTGGTCCACTTGGAACTCCCGAGGGAGGATCCCCTCCCTCGACGTAGAGGCCGAATGACCACGCCAGTCGAGCACTACCTACTTGGAACTCCCGAGGGAGGATCCCCTCCCTCGACCCAGATGTACCAGTCTGAGTCACCTGGACCCGAGCTCCTTGGAACTCCCGAGGGAAGATTTTCCTCCCTCGACTTGATGTCATTCGGCTTGCCCAAAGCGTCGAGTAGCTGCTTGGAACTCCCGAGGGAGGAGGACCCTCCCTCGACGAGGTACCGGCGATTCCGAGAACGCCTACGTGAGCTACGTTGAAACTCCCGAGGGAGGATCCCCTCCCTCGACCCAACGTGTACCGCTCGAAAGGAAGGTAGCTGCCCCGGTTGAAACTCCCGAGGGAGGATCCCCCTCCCTCGACGTTGCAGCTGGCGACGGTCCGCACGATGTTGTCGCTCGTTGAAACTCCCGAGAGAGGATTGCCCTCCCTCGACTCACCCCTAAATAGGGGTGTCAGATCAGACCTTTGGACAGAACTCTGCGATAGGTTGTCCAGCTCTGATCTTCTGACCCTGTATCACCAGGCTCTGACCAGCAGGAAACAGGGTTTAACTATCAAGGAACACACACTTTCGAGCGGTCCCTAGGCTACGGGTAGCACTGAACCTCTCGCAAATGGCTTCGCTCCCCTACTGTACACCAAACCACCTAGTGAACGTTTGGAGGAATTTCGTCCTTCGTGAGGCGAGGGTTGTCGAATCGGACCCCTCGTCGGTCTGTGACGTGACTTGCACACGAGTCACAGAGGGGGACTGTCCCGTCCATCCGGGTGGCCACGTTCGTCCCGCAGGCCAGACATAGCTGTTTGCCGTCTATCTTCATGCCCTGAGAGTACCACAAGTAGGACTTGACACTAAGTGTAGGCCAGTGTAGGTAAGGGTATGTCGTTATCCTACATGTTTAGCCAACTGACCCTTCGAGAACAGAAGGACATCGTCTGTCTCTTGTTCGAAGCCCGAGAAAAGCTCCGAGAACACCGTCTGGAGCCCTCCCTAAGGCGTTTCGTGTCCTGGGTGGACAACGAGTACCACCGGAACAAAAGGCTATCAGCGGGGCTCCCTCCGGCTCCTACGCCTTTACCTAAGAAGCCAGAGGTTCCCCGTACAGCTTGGGAACGCCTTTTGGGCGTCATGCCCCATCAAGATCGGGACAGGTTTTCGATGGTGGAGCCTAATTACCCGCAGTAGACCCACTTGCTGTCGCCGTCTCTGGTCTTGCCGTCGGACTCGACCACTTCCTTGATACGAAGGATGGCGATACACGCTGCGGCCCTCTGCTTGGGGACCTTGAAGCGTCCTGCTACACCTTGAGTCGTGAAGCGCTTGGCCTTTTGGGCGAACGTGAGAACGACGTCGGAGTTGAAGCTGTCTTTGGATTTGGACATCGGATTCCTCTGGTTATGGGTTGGGTTACTAGCTAAGCTTGGCCACAATTCTTCTGGGTTGAAAAGCCAGTCTCAAGGTAGCCATTCGAAGCTGGCGTCCTTTGCTCTTGTAGATCTGGAAGGCGCCCACGTCTCCTACGAAGCTGCGGTTGGCTACTTCTGGGGGGATGTCTGTTACGATGTCGCTATGACTCAAGGGCCAACGTTTGCCGAAGACCTTGCAAAGGAGGGCCGTCTGGGTTCTCAAAGCCTCTAGTGGATCACTCTTGGTTCGGGTGTCGAGGGTCTTGTTGAGAATCAACATGAAACTGCCTAGACGCCTGACGGAATCCTCGACAATCTCTACGAGGGGGGAGGCCGTCTCACTCCACCACTTGCTTCCCCCTACCTGATCAAACCCATCCATGTTCAGAACGGCAACAGGGAGGCCATCCTTGTTGTGGATGATCTGTTGGACTACTTGAATGATGTCCCCGAAGGCTACCGTCCACGGGATTTTCCCACGTTCCTTGTCTTCCCTGAGTTCTACGTAGACTTTCACATTGAGATCAGAGCCTACGAAGTAGTAAGGCTTTTCAAGAGCCTTGTGTTCTTTTAGGATGAGGTACATTTCGTGGCCAGAAAGAGCTGTCATCTCTGCGTAGATCCCTCGCAGCTTAAACCCATCCCACAATCTGCTTTCACTACGCATGCTCTGAAAGGTTCGCAACCTCCAGGGCTGTTTGTTGAATTTTACAAGGTTCATCTTACACCCGGCGGGTGGTTGGCTATGGTTCTTCGGAACGTCTCCAAGGTTCCGGGGGAGTACCCGTAGCGGGTCTCCAGTTTCTTTTCTGCTTGAGCCGTGCTGTTCTTGAGGGCCTCGTCCAAGCGGGCTGAGAAGTCTTCAATATGCTCAGTAGTCAAGCTCAGGATTTCCTGTTGAACCCGGCTGGCAAGCAGGGAGTAGCTTAGAGTGGCTTCTCGGAATGAGGAGGCCACTTGAACCAGAGCTCTGTTGACGGCACTCATCACCCCTTCCTCGGGCAACAGCTCTTCCAAGGCTTTCCACAACTCTCTTTGGAGGGCCTCTTTTTGCTCACGGTGGAAGGAGGCTTCAAGGTCAGTGAGGACCAAGAGGATCTCTGCTTCGGTGATCTTGTCCTTAGGGGCTCCTTTTAGCCTGAGGCAACCCAACTCTATCCTACTGAGTGTGAGCTTAGCCTGCTCATTACGAGTCAGTACTTTGTTGAGGGGGGCCCCGTGATTTCGCTCATTCTGAGAAGAGCCTTCGTTGTACCACTTCATCATCTCACTATGGTAGGTGAGAATGGCGGCTCGCTTCTCCAAGGTGATGTAGGGAATACGCTTTCCACCGAGTCGAGGGTGGCCTGCCTTTGAAGCCATCTTGTCAACAATTCGGCTGACTAGGCTCAGGACACTCCACTGTTGCAAGCCTAGGAGGTTGAGGTAGTGCATAGTCAACAGTACCTGCTGACTGTGGGCTGCCAGATTTTTGACTCCGGCCGTGATGATGCGGAGGTAGGATCTGTTCCGCCACTTGTCAGGGTAGTCGAGAACCTCTTTACGCCAACGCATAATGCGTCCCAGAAGCTGCCCCACCGAAGGCAAGAAGTGGCATAGGCCGAACAGGTACATGTGACTGGCTAGAACGGTATCCAGCCCTTCTCGTCCTCGGCCAATCAGAATCAGGACATCGTAGTTGGAGTCTTTGAAGGTCAGTCTCCGGTACGGGAGCCCTCGGCACTTCGAGCAGGTGCATTGCTCCCCTGAATGAATCGCTTTGTCGTGAGCGATGCAGTCAGACACATCCCCTATAACCGACTTGTGTGCCCCTACTCCAACTACGGGCCGGATCTTCCCGAGACCGTTCAGGTCCCCCTTCGCTTCAAAGCACTCTAGGAAGCGCTCAATGATCTTCCGGTTCTCTTCTCTGGTCTTACGAGGTCGGATGATTACCAGGGCCCGAGGCTTGCATTTGGCTTCCAGGCATTGCTTTTCGTAGTCGTCTACAATCTCCTGAATGGCGGTGTCTGCGTCTACGGGGATCCCACACATCTCCTTGTCCGAGTACCCCTCTCCGGTGACGTTGATGATACCGGTCTCAAGGATCTGGGGGGCGTACTTTCCGCCTTCCATCTGCTCCGGCAGAGTTCTGCAAGCTACGATGGCATTGTCAGGGATGACTTTTTCGATGTCAGGATGGCTGGGGGTGGCGGTCAGGAGTACCAGATGTCCACCGTGGTCTTTCCATAACCGACACAGTTGGGCCAGCCTCTTGGCCGGAATGTGGTGAGCTTCGTCTATAACCAGGATTTTTCCCACGAGAAAGCTAGGGTCTTGACGCAGGGCCTCTTCCAACCATGGGATCAGCCTTACGATGATACTGTGGGTGACCGCCATACACATACGGTCTACGGTCCAGCGTTGCCCCAGGAACCTTTCCAGGTCCTCTCGACTTACGTTGGTGACGACATTGAGACAGGGGTAGACTAGGTTTCCGTCCACCAGTTCGGAGATGTCCTCAATGAAGTTGTCTCGGATGACTCGTTGGGGGGCCGCAAAAATACAGTGAGTGAAACTGAACCCCTTGTATTCAGGATCGTATCGGTGGTGGTACAGCCTAGAAACGATGGCCCTTATCTCCAAGGTCTTGCCTGCTCCAGTAGCGTAGATGATAGCGAAGACCTTGTGGTCAACGAACCGAGGGCAGAGGCGGTTAGCGTCTCTGCTCTGGAAGTTGTGGAGAGTGATTCTTCTAGGCATTTCTAGGACCTGGTATGGTGGGAGAGGCTTTCTCGTCTCTCCCACCATACACCACGGGGTCAGCCGATGACTTCGATTTCCACCCCTTCAGGTAGATTTTCTACGTCCACGCTGAACTCGTAGTCCTCCCAACAGGTGGGGGTAGGAACCCCCGGCTTCTTGGTCAACTTGACCAACTCGAACAGCTTGTGGCTGGGAGCGTTGCCCAAAGGGCAGCTGTGCCGGAAGATGACGATCTTCCTAGGAACCACCTCAGTCCGCATGCATGACCTGGTGTGGTCATGCATCTCCCTGAGAGCCCTGAGGTAGATCTCAAAGTCTTCCTGGGAGAAGCCCGTGACCTCGGCGTCGTGGGGGTTGTAGTAGTGGTGTTGCTGGTAGACCCCGTAGGGAACGACCGTCTGGGTGCCCATCGTGTGGTTGCGCCCTTTCTGCTCCTCCGCTTCTCGGTCCGTAGCCACAGCGACCCGGGTGATAGAGAGCGTGAGGGGGTTGATCGGATCCACAGACCTGGCCATCCCAACTTGGAGAGGCCCTCGAACGGGGATGTTCACGGGGCTGCACAGAACGGCCCCAAATGCCCGGATGTCCCAGTACCGTCGGCACAGTTCATCCCTGACCTTCAGGGCAACTTCGTAATCGAGCTCCTTGTTCTTTTCCTTCTTGGCCTTGCCCTTGGCCTTGCTCTTGCCCTTGCTCTTGCCCTTGCTCTTGGGCTCGGGCTCGGTTTCCTTGTCCTCGTCGATGGGAGGGCTTTCTTCCTCCTGGTTGGCATCGGCTTCCACCCCCAGGGCTTGAGCTGCTTCGTTGACGGCGTGGCTCAAGACGGCTCGACGGGCCACGTAGAGAGACTGGCCGAGCAGGGCTGCGAAGTCCCGAATCTTGCGCTTGGTACCCACTCCCGTGATCAAGCCTTGACCAGAGAAGGGATCCTGACGAGTGCCGTTTTCGTCAGGCGCCAGTTGGGGAGTGCCGTCCCGATATTCCGTGAGAGTCACGATCTCCATTCGGTTGGGGACGATAGAAACGTTGGTGTCATTGTTTTTTGGATACGATGAATGAGCCATGAGGCCCTCCTGTTTTGATTTCGATCTAGATGACTCCCAGGAGATACCTCCTGATACCTGAAGTACCTGAGGGTTAATCAACCCTTGTAGCGGTACTTTTCGGCAAAAGTCTGCGTTCCGTTGTCTGAACGATCAGTTCTCTTCCTCAGCAGCCTTGGCGGCCTTGTACTGCTGCTTCCTCCAAGCGTTGTAGCGGCGAAGGTAGGTCTTCTGGTACGTGAAGGCCATCTGAAAGCTGGACTCTTCAAGGAGAGTTAGACGAATGGGAGTAGCCACGAGAGGAGCAAGTTTGGCCTTGACCTCTTCACGCATCTCCCTGAGAGGCTTCCCCCATCCCTTCTTCTCCAGCTTCTCCAGCGTGGGGAGCATCCGGTAGCTCCGGCTGATGTACATGTGAGGGTTGTTGGTGGCTGAACGTACCTCGGAAATCTCACTGACACTGATGCCGGTCATTCTGCGCAGATGGCAGTCTAAGGCGACCAGTCTTCCAAGGTTGTATCCGATGTCGGTTTCGTTGAGGTTGACGTTCTCTTCAATGCGTGGTTCGCACACGAGGGGCTCCTTTTGAAAGGGGTTTTTGATAGGAGGCGGGTTAATACCGTAGTCCCTGCAGACGTAGGCTCGCAGCCAGGTAAGATGCAAGAACAAGTCCAGGGCACTGTCCGTGTTCTTGATCCACTGGATGAGGCTAGGGAAGATCTGTAACGGGTAAGGAGTCCCTAGTACTACGGCCAAAGTCACCATGGTGTAGAGCTTGGCTGTTTCCTTGTCCTTGCCCTTGATGTTCTTCTTGAGCATCCAGGAAAATAACCCTCTTGGGGTGTACTCTGGGAACTCGGAGAACTCTTCGTGGAATCGGAGAAGGTTGGCCCTCAACTGATTCACGGAAAGCGTGTGATAGCCTAGGATGGAGATGCGGCCCTTGGAGCTACGAAGCATGGCCAGATGCACCGTGACGTCGCTGTCTAGACGTTCTACTTCGTCCCAGGCTGCTTTGACCTCCTCCTTTTCCTTGGATCGTAGGACCGTCAGCAGGGGGGTTAGGAGCTCGTCATGCTCGGCCTCATCTACCCATACCAAGAGGCAGGAGTTGATGCTCACGAAGACATTCCCCTGATCTACAATGTGCCGGAAGGCCGCTACATACGTGTCGTGAGCTTCTCGACTGATGGGGAAGTTGTCTTCCTTCTTGCGGCCCTTGTAGCGGGTCACTTCTTGCTCGAACGAGATGAGAGGAATCCCTTTGTCCCCACCAGGTACACCCTTGAGAGCCCGGTGTAGTCGGACTGGTTTACAAGGTTTCCCTGTGAGCAAGCAGGTGCTGGTGGGCTTGTCGTCAGTAGGCTTTTGGAGCTGAACCCACAGCTCAGAAGGCTTGGGCCTGAGCGCTAGGGGCGTGTTGTCATCCTCCAAAGTCAGTATGACCCACTGCTCTCCTTCTATAGCCAGATCTCCTATGGCCTTTTGAATGGGGGCCGGGGGTTTTCCACTGGCTAGACTTTCGAAGGTCTCCAAAGCCACCTCGGAGAGTCCCTTCCGGATCTCAGCAAGACCCGAGATACGGTTCGGGCCTTTAAGGCTCACTAGCCGCTTCTTGGAGCTCTTTTCCCATTGACTCACGGCGGAGCAGATTTCTGACAAGGCCAGTTGGTCGCAGAATGCCTTCACGGCTTTCAGTGCTTCCACGTCTTCGCAGTTGGTCAGATGTTCCAGGGTCTTGCCCCAAAAAGTCAGGAACTGAGTCAGCAAGCGCTCTTTGCGGATGGCGTTGAAGGCCAGAGCGTACATGGCCGTGTCGTACAGGAAGTTGGCCTCGATGTTGCTGCTTCGTCCGGACTTCTCTGGGAGGCGGATCTCAGGTTCCTTGATGGGTTCGATTCGCACGGATCCCGAAGAAGATAGTCGAAGGTAGTAGTGGGGCTTCAGGGGGAAGTAGGGATCGAATCCCAGCCCCCGGTTCTTACCAAACGAGTAGAGAGCTGTGATCATGATCGCCTATCCGTCAATTTGAGGCCGTTCTTCCGGACTTCTTCTACCGTTGGGTAACGGACTACACCGTCCACAACGCTCAGGGCGGTGTAGTAGCTGGGTTCTTGAGGATCTGCGTAGTCGATCCCCCAGTACATGATGCCGAGGTTTCGGTTGACAGGAACAGGCTTGAGTTGAGGCTTGTCAACGTATTCATAGGAGGCGGGGTAGTCGCTCATCCCAAAGTAGGGCGGTCGGTGTTGCTTACCGTGCTTCAACCGCCTCACTGACATGTTCCAGTTCTTTTCGTGAGTCTCGGTGGGATCCTTTTGGAAGACCTTGTCTCCCCACCAACTACGCATGGGGGTGAACACGAACATATAGTCCGGGTTTCTCAAGCACGTGTTCGTGCGCATGATGCGAGCCCCTTCAATGTGAACGGGCTTTTGCGGGTTGACCGTAGGCTTGAAGTTGACCTCGCTAACGACATGGGAGGTCAACTCCGGCTCCCGGAGCAACCAACATTCGTGGACCTGGTAGTCGGTTTCCCATTTCCCAAGGATGGATCGTAGAAAACCTCGAACGGCCGAATGAGTGGGTACGATGTTGGAGATGCGCTCGGCTTGCTGGGAAAGAGTGTTCCAACAACCCAGCTCAGCCCAGGCTCTGACGTAGACTCGTTTTAGTGGGGGGGTAGGCATGCCCTACCGTACACCAACTAGAACGAATTCTTCCAAGGGTTTTCTCTAAACGTACACTTTTTTGGGTAGTCTAGTTATTTCAGCAACTTACGAGACAGCATCGCTTATTGAAACTCCCGAGAGGGAAATGATCCCTCTCGATTAGCGAAAAGCCTTGATTGAAACTCCCGAGGGAGGATCACCCTCCCTCGACGCACCAGACAACCGATTCACAACGTCCGGCCGTGGATTTTGAACTCCCGTTAGAACTCCCGAGGGAGGAGGACCCTCCCTCGACCCCTGGTGCGGCAGGTACCCACATGCGGTTGTTCTCGCTTGGAACTCCCGAGAGAGGATTTCCCTCCCTCGACCCGTCGTCGGGCTGCACGAAGCGATCGTCGGGCCCGGCCTTGGAACTCCTGAAAGAGGAAACCCCTCCCTCGACATGGCCATCGGCCTCGCTCAGAGGTGGTGGGATCGGTTGAAACTCCCGAGGGAGGATCTCCCTCCCTCGACATCGCTGATGAGCCTCGCCTCATCATCCGGCTTGAAACTCCCGAGGGAGGAAACCCCTCCCTCGACAGGCTATGGGGGCGATGGCCCTAGCGTCCGATTCTTAGAACTCCCGAGGGAGGAGGACCCTCCCTCGACTGGGCCTCGCGACCGTCATCCGTCTGATTGAAACTCCCGAGGGAGGATCCCCCTCCCTCGACACGGGATCGGCAGGCACGGCAGCGTCCACGAGCTTCTGCTTGGAACTCCCGAGGAAGGAAAACCCTCCCTCGACCGCTCAGTACCAGGAAGTCCGGGGCGAAGAGCCAGATCTTGGAACTCCCGAGAGAGGATTTCCCTCCCTCGACATGGCCCTCGTGACGGCCGACAGGCATCGCAAGGTGAGGTTGGAACTCCCGAGAGAGGATTTCCCTCCCTCGACCCAAGAGATTCACATCCGAAACCCGAAAGAATGGAGATGTTGGAACTCCCGAGAGAGGATTTCCCTCCCTCGACCAGACTACAGACCCCCCGCATTCTCAAAGATCCCGCAGTTGGAACTCCCGAGGGAGGATCCCCCTCCCTCGACTTCACTCGCTCGTGGCGTGGATTCGGTGGAGCGTCCACTTGGAACACCCGAGGGAGGATCACCCTCCCTCGACCCTTTGGGTGATGGTCGTCTCTCCGAGCGGTGACGGGTTGGAACTCCCGAGGGAGGAGGACCCTCCCTCGACCTGCAGGCAGTGGAGGCCCAGTTCAGGGGCTGGGAGGAGTTGGAACTCCCGAGGGAGGATCCCCCTCCCTCGACCTGGAGCGAACGTCGTCAACGACTGGTGCATTGTTGGAACTCCCGAGAGAGGATTGCCCTCCCTCGACATCGAAGCGGGAATCGTCGCCAGTGCCGGGCACGTGCTTGGAACTCCCGAGGGAGGATCCCCCTCCCTCGACTTGCGTGCTTGGCGCGTCTACCCATGGTGGCTTGAAACTCCCGAGGGAGGAAACCCCTCCCTCGACAGCTGGTCTGAGGGTGGCCCGGGATATCTCGATCATCGTTGGAACTCCCGAGGGAGGATCCCCCTCCCTCGACCCGGATGTAGTGCAGGGGGCGATCCTCGACCTCGCCGTTGGAACTCCCGAGGGAGGATTTTCCTCCCTCGACTATACGGGTAGCCCCCTATCGGTGCAGTGGACGAGTGCGTTGGAACTCCCGAGAGAGGATTTTTCTCCCTCGACGTGTTCCGTGTTGGGTTCACCAGGGGGATGGAACGGTGTTGGAACTCCCGAGGGAGGATCACCCTCCCTCGACGAACGTCAGCCCGGACCAGCGAGCCCGAAGCCTCGTGTTGGAACTCCCGAGAGAGGATTTTCCTCCCTCGACCTCCGCCTGCTCCACCGAGGACACGTACGCTAGTGCGTTGGAACTCCCGAGAGAGGATTTTCCTCCCTCGACGCACAGTGCATCCCAACTCACGAGAGGCAGGGACGAGTTGGAACTCCCGAGAGAGGATTTTCCTCCCTCGACCTGGTGTTGGTCTTCCTCGCCGGCTAAGGCATGCTGAGGTTGGAACTCCCGAGAGAGGATTTTCCTCCCTCGACCCACCCCTAAATGGGGGTGTCAGATCAGACCTTTGGACAGGACTCTGCGATAGGTTGTCCAGTTCTGGTCTTCTGACCCTATATCACCAGACTCTGACCAGCAGGAAACAGGGTTTAACTATCAAGGAACACACACTTTCGAGCGGTCCCTAGGAAACTCTTGCCACTGAACCTCTCGCAAATGGCTTCGCTCCCCTACTGTACACCGGAATCTGAAAAAGTCGGTCAGGATTCTGAGTCGTCGGAGACTCTCTCCAGGGCCGTCTTGGGGTAGTCGTCCCAGTAGGCCAGGCAGTTACGCCAGTCTGGGTAATGCTCTGTGAGCCACCGCTCACACTCGGCCTTCCCCTCCTTGTAGGCGGCCCACCACTTCTCGGAGTAGGCCCTGCCTGAGACTTCCTCCTCCCAGGTGTGGATCACGGTGGTGCCCCCTTCGAGGCATTCCCAAACCACCTTGCCAGGGACATTGCTCTGACTTCTGGCCCTGTACAGAGAGAGTGGAGTACAGCTGGCGTAGTCGTCCCAGAACTGCCCCAGATGTGTGATGCTGACCCTCCACCGGCCCTTCGTGTCTAGGATGGCTGTCATTCGGCCTTCAGGGTCCTCTGGATCCGAGATCTTAGTCCACCCCTCGGGGTATTTGACGTTTCGAAACAGCGTGCTCTGTTTTCGGACTTCCCCCAGTTCGAACCCCATGAGCTGGAAGGCTTCGTGGTCGCTGCCCTCAACTGGAAGAGATTCATCCCCTGAGGCTCGCTCAGCAGAAAGCTTGTTGATTAGTCCCAGGGCTCCCTCAGCGTCCCCGGAACAACATCCGATGGCGTTGAAAACGGCTACTTCTGCACGGTCTAAAGGCCGGGACTCTCGTTCCACCATGGGTTTGGGGACGGGCCCTTCCCGGAAGAGTTGATCCCCTTCATCAAGGAGATCCCAGTAGCTGGTTTCGGAGGAACTGTCTTTTCCCATGCCCTACTGTACACCAGCGTCCGGATCCAGACGCTCGATAGCCGCAGGCATAGGTCTCCGGGCTTGCATGATGGGGTAGAACGGCTTTGGATCTTCGCAAAGGGCTTGGAGCCTCTCCAGCAAGAACGGGTCCACATCCCCCTCAGGCACCTCTAGAGGAGGCATCAAGAAGGGCCCACGAGCTCTGGCTACCGTTACGGACTGGCAGGCAACTCCCCGATCGTCCGGGGGAAACGTCATCGTGTTTCGAAGCTTGGCCTGGCTCATGAGCTCGATCAGATTCTGGGAATCTGTCTCGTCCCCTTCCGGCCAACCGTCCTCTTTGGGCCAAATCCTGCCGTCCCACCCGAATCGAGCCAAGGCCGCTACCGTGGCTCTCTCGGTCTCTGGCCAGACAGGCAGTTCGATTTGTAGGGTCCCCCGGGGAGTTGGATCCTCTGTGCTCCGGATGAGGGTCACCACCAACATCACCAGAGGTGTATCCGCCTTTTCCCGGATTGCTACCCAACCGAACAAGGGAAGACAGAGGAAGTCCCCCTTCACAGGTGGGGAGATGAGCTTTCCCACTGGGAGCTTCCGGTGGTCTTGCCCTTTTGGCCCCTGGGCCTCTTTCTCCTCACGTTGCTGCTTCTTGCGCTGAAGGCGTCGGCTAAGGCTCATGACCCGGAGACTACAACAGAGAGCTTGTTTTGGGCAGTAGTTTTTGCCATCCTTGGGGCGTGAAGGTGTTTAATGCCTGGTTCTACTCGACAGAAGCCCATCGGGGTGAAGGTCCGGCGACCAGGATCTTCACGCTCCGAGGATGAGTGGGACACCCACTACTTTGGGCGGGACGAAGTAGTCCTGGTAGTGAAGGACAATCAGGTACCTGACCAACACTTCCAGGTAGATCGTTCTCGATGGTCAAATCCTAGCTACAGGACAGTCAGGTGGTCCCATTCCCTGATGAAGGGGCAGGTTCGGGGTTGTTTTGATTGGAGACGGTGGGGTTCGAACCCTCCCTCTAGCAACGAACCTTCCCCTCTTCGAGGCCAGGAGATAGGGAAGTACACCCTTCGTAGGCTAGAGAAGCTTCCTGCAGGCACAACCATTCTCTTCAAGCTCAAGGGCGTGTGGACCAAGGGTTTCGTCCAAGAATGGGTGGACCCCAGAGCTTGGAAGAAGACGGCCAAAAGAGCCAAAGCCAAGGAGGAGTCCAAGGAACGGTCTCGCCGAAACCGTTACGAGAGACTCCCCTCGGCTTGGGAACGCTTGCTGGTGGGCAATGAGTTTCCGGGAATCAAGGGTTAACTCAATTCCCGGAAATCTGAGCTTTCACCACTTCCCGTTTCTGACGGTTCCGTGCTGTCCCTTGATGACGTGGATCTGGTCACTGGGGATGGGACTGTCGCTCTGGGGCTCCTTGATGGGGATACCGTACCGGGTGCCACTACAAGCGGTCGCCACTTCCCGGCCACTGCCCATTGGGATTCCGTAGAGCGTCTGGGCGCCTCCCGGGCTCGGGGACTCGTTCTCTGGCAGGACTCCGGTGAGTCCCTTCTGGAAACCCAGCTCCAGGATGCTCTTGAGAGCGGCGAGTTTCCCACTGCCTTCCAGAGCCTTGAGGCTGTCGTCGTAGTAGTCGAACCAAGGAAGGCCGTACCGGGCGTACAGAGCTGCCGTTTGAGGAGCCGAGGGGGGATCCTGTTGTGTGATGGCTTTCCAAGCCAGGCTGTTGGCCAGGTGAACATATAGCCGGCTAGAGTGCTCGTGATCCCAGTCGTCGAAGTCGAAGCGGTCTTGGAATACCTCTTGCTTCATCGAACCTCCCATGCCGAGACCCATGTCAGCCCCGGCTGGAGCGGCCCCGAGGCTTTTGCAGTCTAGGCTGAGGCTGTCAAAAGTAGCGCTCATCCCACGACACACCCCCAAACGTGCTTCCATCTTTCGTTGGGGGAACTTGCGCTCGTAGACCTCGGCCTTCATGGGGTAGACCTGGATCTGGATGCCTCCAAACTCCTCCTTGCCATCCATCTGGCCCTCGACCGTAAGCCCCATCCCGAGGGGGACGGCCACGAACTGCCGGACCTTTCCCTTCTCGACCACGAACCCATCGAGCCACGGCTGGCCGGGGATGACCACGTAGTCCTGGTCCTCACCAGGGCGGTTGCGGAGCTTGGGCCACCAGGCGTTGCCGGTCAGAGCACACCGCTTGCCGGCGGCGATCTTGATGGCAAACGGGTAGGCCGACGGGCGACAGCTTCCGGTGCTCGGGTGGAAGTTGATCCACAGAGCCTCGGACTGGTAGAGGGGCGTCATCACGCCGAGCCGCTTGAGCCACTCAGCAGGGACTCGGTCGGCATAGTCCTCGATGTGCCGGATGGGAAAACGACCCAGGCCAGGCGGAAGCGGGTAGGTCTTGCCGTCGTCGGGGAGACGCAGCGTGCGTTGGAAATCCAACGAGAACTTGGCGTCCGTGTGCACCTCGGGGAATGAGAAACTCAGCTTGTCTTGTTCCAATTTGATCGTCATCTTACCAATCTCCGTCTTTGACCTTGCGAACCACCTCTGCTTGACGCTTCCTAGGAAGTGCTCGAACCCTCCGGATGAGCTCCAGAAAGATCTCCGGATTGGCCATAATGGCCTCCCGAATGTCTGTTTGAAGTTTTCCGGCTCGGGCTAGGAACAGGTCAGGGTCCTCTCCAAGAACGTGGGCCCATTTGACCAAAGTCTCTTCTCCTACTCTGACCTCGTGACCTAACTCTACCCGTGAGATGAACGTGGGGGACTTTTTGAGAGCCTTGGCTATCTCTCTCAAACCTATCCCTTTGGCCTCTCGACGGGCCCTTGCGTAGTCACCAAACATCGGTGTGTAGTGTTTAGTCCCCCCGTTCACAGGTGTCAAGAAAAAAGTGAGGGGTAAAGACGCTCATTTTTTGTGGGGTTTGCAAGAGTTGGGGTAGCCATCGGCCCACTCCCAGAACAAGTCGCTCAACTCAATGAAGTCTCCCTCTTCCAGAGCGGCCAGGGCCTCCTTTATCTCCCGGTCCCTTTGAGACCTTTTCCCTCAAGGCCGGCCTCTCGTTTCTCGTGTTGTCGTCTGCGGACCCTGGCTATGACCTCGGAGGTGTGGATGCGCCGGATCTCTTTCAGGGTCACGGCGAGCAGATCGACCTTGAGAGAGAAGGCGGCAGCACAGATTGTGACCATGCAACCGGCTATCTCCTGAGGTGCTTTCCCTTTGGGTCGGGCGTAGACATAGTCAATCAACCGATGCAAGGTTTCGGCATTCACCCCCACTGCTTGAGAGAGCTCGGCTGCTTCTTCCATCAAGCGTAGGCACCGTTCTAAGGGGTTATTGAGGGACTTTTCCCCAAGGGTGGAACGAACCCAGTCTCCGATGCGCTGTTGTATTTCCCGTATTCCCTGACCTTCTTCATTTGGGGTCGGGGTCCGACACGTGAGGGGGAGTCCCTTACACTGGCATTGGTGGGCCAGTAGGCACTCGCCCTGGTCGTTGTGGTAGCCCTCGTGATGCCCACATGGGCACATTCTCGGCCCATTGGGGTAACAGTAGTCTGGACAGTAGGGACTCTCGTCAGAGGGGCCAGGGTTAGATCGACTCACTTCACCGGGCATAGGTTTCCACCCTTCGTTTCACTTCGTATTTGTAGTGGATTGCTTGGGCCAACAGGCAGTTGTCGCAGCCCCCACAAGCATCGTTCGGCTCGTAAGGGTGACAATCCGACTCCTCGGGGCAGAGGGTCTGGCACACTTCTCCTTTAGTGTCCAAAACATCGAACACCTCTCGCAGCCAGAGATTACCGTTCTTCACAGATGCCGTCCTTGCTACCTTTTTCTGGGAGTCTAGCCTTTTAGAGTCGGTGGAAAGGCAGGATCTGTCCCCCTGGAAGGCAACGGAAAGGCTTGATGGGCTTATCGTACTTGCAGCTCCACCAACGCATGTAGGCTCGGCCCCGAGCGGTGGGGTAGTGAAGAGGAAATAGCACCTTGCCCCAAGGTGGATCTGGATTCCGTCGTAGCATCCCCAACACTACTAGACGCTTGAGGGTCCTGCGCTGAGTGGGATGGTACTCACACGTCTGACCATGTTCAACAGCTTCTCGAAGCTTCAGAACTTGTGCATCAGTGAGTTTCATGAGCCGGGTGGGGGATCCACAATGAAAAGAGCTTCCCCTCGTTTCACCTTCTCCCATTCCTCGTCCGTCAGGGGACGAAAGGATCCTCGGGCCTCAGTGTCGTAATCGTAGCCCGTTTCAGGGGAAGAGACGGACTTGGACACGAACTCACCTTCCCAGATGCACAACCCAGAAGTTGGAAGGGGAGGATCTTCTTGACCTTCGGGGACGTTCAGTCCCAAGTCGCAAGTTTGCCGGCTGTCGAGGTTCTCGATCTCCTCTTCGAGGGTGTCTCCCACGTATTCCAAAACGATACTCACTTCGGCGTCGTCGGAGTAGGCGATCAGGGCTCGGCTAGGATGAATCCGATGATCCTCGGAAGGGACTTCTTGCCAACATTCGGGTTCAGGAGAGTTTTTTGGTTCCATCGTTTTCCCATTGGGTGGTGACGTGTATGCCCTTGTTTGTGAAACATACTTGGTGGGGCCCTCTATGGTACTTTGGCAACTCGCAAACATGCACTTCGGGGTCCTCTTTACCCTTCCTTAGGACCAAGGTGTCCTTGCACAGTCCGAAGATTCGTTCGATGTCGCACATGACTAGTACCGTTTTACACGTCTCGTTTCTGGGCTTTGGTTGCCAGTTCCTTGGCTCGTTTCCGTTTGATGTAGATTGCAGCGGCATCCACTGAGATCATACCGGTGGCAACCAAGGCGTCGATTCCGTACCTAAGTAGCCAGAGGCGCTCTCTTAGAGAAGTCTGTTGCTTTTCAGGTTCGGTCATTGACAGCTCACCCTTCAGGGGAAATCGCACCCATCGTCCCAGGTGAGACCACAATCGGGGCAGTAAAAGTGGCCACAGCCTGGATGACACTCGATCATCCGCTGATGGTCACATGCAACGCCCTGAAAATTCAGTTCACCTTCGAGCTCTGCTTGGGCTTTATCCAACGCTTTCTGCAAATGCTCTCTGGAACAGGTTGAGCCAGTAGGCCATTGGTCGAGCAGCTTCCGTAAGGCAAGCACCCGAGCTTCCTCCACGGTTGGATGCTTTGACCTCACCATCGCTTCCGTCGGGCTCCTTGAGGGCGTAGCATCCGAACCTTGTGGTAGGGATCTTGCCCCTTGATGAACTCCACCATCCTACGAAACTTAGCTCGGGACAAGAGCTTCTTGACAGTGTTGAACTCCTTCTCCAGTTCTTTGTTCGTGAAGCAGAGGTGGATAGCCCGGTGGCAGTCCCTACAGGAGTCCATCTTCTCCTTTCCCCCTAGGGACTTGGGCACCGTGTGGTGACGCATCATCCTGATGATGGGCCTCCTACAGAATGGGCAGAGCACCTCGGGCGTGACAGAGAGCTCGGGCATCGTGCCCTACTATACACCGCCCTTGACCCTTTTTCGGGATCGAAGAGATTCCATGAGCTTGCGTTCCTCGGGGCTCATCTTGGGATTGACGGCCGCTCGATGCCTTTGGAGCTTCGGCCGGTTGGTTCCAAGCTTGTGATAGACCTTCTCCACCCAGGCTCGCTGTTTGGGGGTCAATGTACGGCGTCCCCGGAATAGCCAGTCGTACATGTTCTCGAACGCTTCCTTGTCGTGACGTTCGATGTTGGTGCTCGCTAGGAGCGTTCGGAGCATGTTCAGATCGTCTTCTCGTGGCATCAGTCGTCCTCTTGGATTCGATCCCAGGCCGTGGGCGCTGAGTTGTGGGTAGAAGGAGGATCACACCTGATCCAGCTGACTCCAATAGGCTGAGAAGAGAACCATTCTTGTTCAGGGGGACCCGGACACAGAATGACAGCTCTTTCTTCGTCCAGCTTTTTGATAACCCCTACCTCTCCCTTGACTCCGTTGATCCCTCTAACCCAATCACCTACTTGGAACACCTCGCCTTTTCCTAGCGCCTGATGACGCAAGTAGTACTGGAGAACCTCTATCATGTCAGTGGCAACAGAAGGATCGATGCGCAGAAAGTTCCTGTACACCAAAGGGATGGTCATCCTTAGCAGCCTGTCTTCGCTTGTGAAGTAGGCTCCTCCACCATCTTCTTCATGATTGCGGCCGATGCTCAGGCAACGTTCTCCAGCACTGGTCTCACCTTCTTCTATCGCCATTGCTTTTCTAGACCCTTGTGGGGTAAGAGGTAGTCATGCACGATGCCGGACATTGGAAGAGGGGTCAAGCCATGCAGGTAGTCTACACCGGAGAACCTGTTCCCGAGACCTTTACCCGAGCCATCTTCCTGGCCGGGCCGTCTCCACGAGTAAAGGGGGAGTCCTGGAGGACCACCGCTTTGGAGATCTTGGAGCGGCTAGGCTACGATGGAGTGGTCTACAATCCGGAGTACCGGGAGAATAAAAATCCAGGGATTGACTACGATACCCAGATCGAGTGGGAAGAGGAGGCCATGAACCGGTGCGACTGCATCGTGTTCTGGGTCCCCCGGGACATCTATGGGGGCAAGCTCTTCCCCCAGCCCATGGCGGCCCTGACGACGAATGATGAGTGGGGCACCTGGAAGCACTCCGGGAAATGCGTTTTCGGAGCTCCTCCCGAGGCCGAGAAAGTGGGCTACCAACTGTGGTGGGCCCGCCATCTGGGGGTGCCCATCAGGGAGGCTTTGGAGGCTACCCTTCAATGTGCCCTTTCCCGAACCGCTGAGGGGGCTCTGAGGATGGGCGGGGAGTGCGAGGTACCCTTGGAGATCTGGAATCGAAACGACTTCCAGGCGTGGCTGAGCGCCCAGAAGGCTGTAGGCAATCGTCTCGATGGTTGCCGGGTCGAATGGACCTTCCGAATCCCTAGAGGGACCTTCGAGCCGGCCAAAGGTAGGCCCAGGAGCGGGTTGTTCTCGTACGTCCTCCACGTCAATGTCCACATCGAGGCCGAGGATCGCAACAAGACCAACGAAGTGGTTTCCTTCCGTCCGGACATATCTGCCGTTGTGATGTACGGGTATGGGGCTGAAGCAGAGGTGGTTTTGGTCAAAGAGTTTCGGAGCTCTGTCAGAAACGAGGAGGGTTTCGTTTACGAACTTCCAGGGGGCTCCTCCAAGGATCCCAATGAGGACCCCAGAGAGGTGGCCGTAGAAGAGGTTTTCGAGGAAACGGGACTCAGGTTATCAGTAACCGAGGTCCGGCCCTTGGGTTCCAGGCAGATCAACGCTACAGGGGCCTCCTACCATTGCAACCTGTTTCGGACAGAGTTGACTCCCGAACAGTTGGAGCAGCTGCGATCGGACTCAAGTGCCCATGGGGTTGAGGGGGATTCGGAACGTACCTACGTAGAAGTTGTTCCGATGTCTAAGATCATCCGACAGAGACTCGTAGATTGGTCCCAGATGGGGATGATCTTCTCGGCTCTACACGACTCTTGGGAAGAGAGTCGCTAGTTGGCCATCACTCGATAGCGACTTGCCCCTGAGCACACTCGTCGCTTGCTGAGCTTGCGAACGTGAAGGTGCTTGTGCTCTACGGGCCTGGGCTGCTTTTGGATGGGAGCGGTTGGGAGTGCTCTACTTTGGAGTACTGCCTTACGAAACTCCTCGATAGCCTGGTGTGTCCAAGCAGCCAACTCAGCCAACCGCTTGAGCCGCTCTTTTTCCCGACTTCTCGGTACCCCCCACGGTAGGTCTTCTGGGCACGATCCCCTATCAGCATTGGCAATGAAAGGGATTTGGAAGCTGGAACTATTGGTCTGACAGGTTACGCAGTCCGTGATTGAGATCACGTAAACAAACGGTCGGGTGTTGCTGTGTGTAGTGGTGTGAAGGTCACAATTGGGGAGGTAGGCAATCATGCGGAGGGCTTGGGGGGAGGCTGGCTGTAGAGGGGAATTCTGCTGGAAGAGGCCCGCCACTGCAACTGGTCTCCGGCTTGAAGAGGTGTCTTGCCGCTTTCCCTCCACAGAACGACTTCTTGGGATTTGTAGTCGGCAGTCTTCAGCACCCATACCCCCACCGTTCGGCCCTCCCGGACTTGCTCCAGCCGGCGGGGGCACTTATCCGGATTGGGAAGGCCGTCGCTCCAGGTTCCCGTTATCACCACCCGTTCCCTTCGGGTGGGGTGAGGTTCGACGCTTTTGATGACGGCAGCTAGCATCCGTAGGGGCCCTTGGAAATCAAGTCGATGGCTTCCTTTGAGGCTTCTCTTACCTGGTCCGGGTCTCTAGTTTCGAGCTTTTTCAGGATCTTCTCGAACTTGAGCTGGTTTTGACGCTCCACCTTTCGGAAATGGAGCCAAGGGAGCAGCAGCTGGAAGATTGAGACAAATACCACAACGACAACCAGAGTCGCTCCGGTGATGATGTCAAACGAGTCCATGTTCTACCCATACACCAAATGGTGTATCCTCAGGGTATGCCGAATGACTTGATTGAGGTACCCCCTAGACGGTTCGGGACTTTCGAGGTTCCCCAGAACATGGCCATCCGGGATTTCTGCGCCTTGAAGAGCATCAAGTTTGCTCCAGGCCGCTGCTTCTACGAGTTGACTAAACGAGAATTGGTCCAAGGGACCAAAGAAGTGGTCCTGGTCCGGCGTTCGGACCGGGTTGTATTCACGGGTAAGCGGGCCCGAGCTCTCCTGGGGCTTCCCTTGAACGATGTGGACGTGAAGATACACCCTCGGGCCCTCCTAGACTACATCCCCTACATCCAGAGCACCAGCTACAACCGCAAGCTTCTGGGGGGCACGAGCATTCTGTTCGAGTGGCCCAACTGGGAGAAGGACCCCCCTACGGCTTGGGACCTTCTAGACGAAGACCTGTTCGGGGAGTAGCCTGAGAGCGTGCCCCTATCAGAAAACCAACTTCGAGCCTTGGAAGTCTTGGATTGGCTGTTCCGTTCCGACGACAGCCTCCGTCAAACCGGACGCTCTTTGGTTTGGGTTGTGGCCCTTATACGGGAAGCAGCTCGTCACCCTGGTCAATGGGTGGAGATCTCGGATCATGCCGAACAGTACACGCATCTCCACCGTCACCTTCACGAAGGTACCCAAAGTATCCTTCGAGAGCTCGTGAGTCGTGACTTTCGGCTAGATGGTAACTTAGAAATAGACCAGCACCACTTTCGGCTAAGCCTTCCGGAGCCTATCGACAACTGGTTGCCCGTCCTGGACCATAACCCTCCTCCACAAGTGACGAACAGAGATATCGTGACTTGGGCCTCAGAGTATGCTCGTCAACAAGCACAAGAGCGGTCTGAGGAGTTTCCGGCAATCAGGCTGGACTCCAGTATGCCGGTGGAGGAGATCAGGCTTCAGGACAAGGAAACTCGACAGGTTGGTTGGAAAATTCGGGCAGCTGAGCCCCCCAAGGTCCCCAAGACCGTCTGGGAGCGCCTGCAAGAAGACATTCCTGAGGATTAGCGATGCCCCTGTCAGACGCCCAACTCAGAGCTGTTGAAGTCCTCGACTGGTTGTTTGATCGAGGTCAGGTAAACCTTGCTGAAGAAAGCTTGGGAAACGGCCCCAGAGCTACCGGACGAACCTTTGCTTGGGCAGTGGCCTTGATACGTTTGGCCGTCAGAAGCCCTAGATTATGGGTGTACTACTCAGATCACTTAGAGGTAATTGTTCCTACCCAAAACATACGACAGATTACCTCTACGTTCGTAGAAGACCTGGTGGCGAGTGACCCTCGACTGGCTCCCTTCATGGAGGCTAGACGTGATCGTTTCCGCTTGAACTTGGAAGCTCCTATCCTGGATTGGATGCCCCCAGATGGAGAGATCCCCGAGCGAGTCAGAAACTGGAGAATCCAGGTTCACATGAGCAATGGATCCAGTCGTATGGATGGAACCAGCACTTCCGAGGCTAGTCGTAGACTGCGAGGGGCCTTGGATGACCTGCGATCTGTTTTAGTTAAGCCAAAGCCTAAAACCCTCTGGGAGCGTCTGGAAGAGGACTAGAGGGTGATGTAGCTGGTGATCCCGTGGAGCTTTCCATGCTCTTCAAGGTGCTTGAAGAGGGCTAGGTTCCAGCGAGCATCGGCCAAGGCATCGTGAGCGTTTGCCGGTTTGGGAGGGGTGTCCTTCTTGCTAACTCCCAAGTGCCACATGAGCTGCTTCAAGTCTCTGCAAAACATAGGGTAGCCCTGGGGCAGGTCCACCATCTTCCCGAAGAGCTGGCAGAAAACCACCCAGTCGTAGTCGGCGAAGTAGGCCCAGAAGTGTGGCTTGCTTTCCGGAGGAGCGAATTTCAGAACGGCTTTCTTGATGTCTCGCCGAGACATCCAAGGTGGGATCGACGTCCCGCAAGGATGGGGGGAAGCCCATCCGTAACTCTGGTGTTTGGGTAGATGTGGGATCACGTGTTGCTTGACCCAGTCGTTGGCTCGGTCGAGCTTGCATTCGTCGTTGATGCAGTAGAGCTCACGTCCGTCTTCTGCCACAAGAGCAATGGAGATGAGCTCGATGGTCTTGCCATCCTCAATGAATTCGGTGTCGAAAAAGTAACGCATGGATCACCTGCCAACGGGGATGTAGATGTCTTTTCGGAAGGAGGTTAAGAAACCTGTTCAATGAGAGTTACGCATTCGTGCGCTTGGCTCGACCCACACCCCCAGGTAGGTGAAGGCTTGTGAACAAACCCATCCTTATCTGGAGTGGCCCCTTGGAATCCAAACTTGTGAGCAAGCGTCCAGACTACGGTTAGGTCGGGGTACTTTCCAGGGGTTCTGACCGAGACAGATAGGTGGCGGAAAACAGCCGTGGTTTCCGTCCAACTGAAGACGGCTTTCGTGTCTCCTGAGAGCAGTACATACTCCGGTTTGTCCCCAGGAACCCAGTCGCTCTTGCCAGGTCTGTACCAATGCAAGGGGTTGGAGGCATGTGCCACAATGTCGAAAATTCGCTGCTCTACGCCTTCGTTCAGAAATAAAATACCCATGATTACCCTACAGTACACCAAACCGGTGTATCGTGAACACGATGACTAGCGAGAAAAGCAAGGACCTGGTTCTGTTGGGTACCCCCCAGACCTTAGGAGACAGAAAAGCCATACCCTGTCTGAGAAGAAAGTCTCCGGATACAAAGCCGGAGCTAGGGGTGCTCCTGCCGCTCAAAGAGGGAACGCCTGTCTCAGGAGAGGCCGTCCACCTGGAGCATGAAGGCCCTGGTCCCCTCTACAGGGTCTCCCCTCTCTTGGAAGAGGGTAGCTCCAAAGTCTCTTCGGGGGCTGTGTCCGATGAGTACCGGACGGGGTGGGACAGAACCTTCCTCGGGCGTCCCATCACTGGTCAGGCGTAGGCAAACCTGTCAAGGTGAGGTAGAGTCAGGTTATGCCTGATGAACCAGAGACTCCTACCCGAGAGCAGGTAGAGCGTATTCGGTCGGTGGGATCAGAAGAGGTGGTAGAGCACCATTCGCCTACCCCTCCTGAACACGAACTCATCAGGGTCGGAAATTCTTGGGAGAACCCTTGGGGCGCTCCCCTCCAGTCCAACCCTACGATCAGTATCGCTGACATACGAACCAGGCGTTTCGACATCATTGAACACGATGTGTTGCCCCCCATAGCAACGGTTCCCCCGGGCTTCAACCCAGACGGTTCTCTTCGTCTGGGACAAACTCAGTCACTGAGACACGTTGGAGGGGACATCTCGTTGCATGAAGGGTCCCCTGATTATGGGGGAGATCTAGTAGTATTCTCTGGACAGGGGGAGGTTAGTGACTCTGTGCGTAGTCCTGAGTACTGTGTTTCGGAAACCTGGTGGAAAAATAACCAAATGCCCGGGGCAGTGTTCCAGATCGTAAGGAAACCCAAGACACTGCCCGAAGCTAGATCGGCCTTTCTGCGAGTCCTAGAGCGTCGAGCTGAAACGGCAGCCCCTACTTGGGGTGAGAGACTCATGCAAGATGAGGACGAGGACTGACGATGCCTTTCCAGGTGTTCGTCATGAACGGCATGGTAGTGTCGGCAGACATACCCGAGGACTTGTCCACATTGAACGTAGGGGATCCCGTTACCTGTCTAGATGAGAAAGGAAGGCTGGTTGAGGCTTGTGTGAGCTCTAAGGAACACAACCTCAACGAACTGCAATACACCGTCAGCATCACGTTGGCAGGGCGAACCCTTCCCCCTACTTGCTGGCAGAGAATCCTGGAAGCTACCTAGCGGGATTTGCGGGGCAGTTCTAAAGGTATCTCTACAGTTTCCTCAGGCTCGTCGGGCTCCGCCACAGGTATAGGGGGATCTGAGTCTGGGAAGGGCATGTGCTTCACGGACCTTCGCTTGGGGGCCTTCAGGATTAACCGAGGCTTTGAAGACGATGACTTTTCGTCATCCACGACAGCGATCTTGGGCATCTCGTCGAGCTGTTCTTGGGCCTCTGCGATGTTGTCCTGGGCCTTCTCTACCTTCTCTTCGACTCGTTTCTGAGATTCGACCAGGGTGGTCTGCTGCTTGTGGGATGCGCTTTGTTGAGCCTTGAGCTCCTGGTAGTTCATCAAGATGTCTTCTTGACGAAGGATCACCAGCACCATAAGCACACAAGCGATGGCACAGAACAAGGCTAGCAACGCCATGGCCATACCAAAACGTCCCATGCGATGCACGACCAACAGCAACACTCTTTCGATCTTGTCTAGGCCCCCCGTGAAGAAGTTGGCCGTCTCCCCAACCTCTTCTAGCTTTTGAGTAGCCTTCCTGAGAAAACACGCTATCTGGTTGCTGCCCCCGGGGTTGGTGAGTTGCTCTTCGGGTTCGAACAGAGCTTGTTCCGCGGTCGGGGGTGGGTGAGGAGAGTGTCTTTCAACAGCCTCTCTGACCTTCTTGATCATTTTGGGGTCAGCCGACTGGATGGTGTTTTCGAGTTTTGAGTCCATAACTACTACCGTGTTGCACGTTGCCTGGCTTCTCGGGACTCCCTCATGCGAGCTACCGCTTTCTGAAGGTCTTTACCCAAGACCAGAGTCTCCTGTAGCTTGCTGCTGAACGCCGAGTCCACAGCCGCTTCTTGGGCCACTCTTTCCCGTCGGACTTTGGCAGCCCGCCCGAAAGGCCAGAACCAGCTCAACATTCTCCAGAACCAGTGCATGTCTATCCTTGTCCTAGTTTGACGAGGAGGATCGCCTGTTGCTGTTGGAGTTGTACGATAGAGGCTTCCAGCTTCTCTACCTTTTGTCCCGTCTGCTGAGCACATTCCTTCACTTGCGTGTTGTTGGTGGTGGTTTCTGCACTCAACCGGCTAGCCAGGGCACTGCTCTCTACGGCTTGATCCTTAAGAGTCAGGTTTAGTTGGCTCAAGGTGGCCGTCATACTTTTCTGGTCACTCAGCCGGTCATCCTTGGCTTTGAGAAGTGCCTTCACCACTTTCCATAGGACCCCTAGGACTCCCACCAAGGCCAGGATCAGCAAAACGACGAAGGCGCCCCACACGCCCCCTTCCTTCAGTATGACCTTGAGGGCATCGGAGAAGTTGTCTGCCTGAGAGGCTGCGTAGGCTACTAGCATCCTCTATAGGCTATACTTCAAAAGATCACTGTTGGGTAGCTACTTGTGGTTTCCCAACAGCCTTGTTCGGAATGACCCAGGTGGGGGGCTCATGGTTGGCAGGATTTTTCTTGCCTCGCCGGTCCCTCTCCTGCTTCACCGCTGTCGAGAGTGCTTTCAGTTCGTTGGCGCCTAGTTTGTCCAATTTCAGTTCCACGGTTCTCCACTTCTTCTAGGGCCCGTTGTTGGGCCTCAGTGACCTTTCGGATAGCTCGATCTGCAAGAGCCCAGTCTTCCTTGTGCAAGAGACGACATGAGAAAAATATCGGGTAGCCGTTGATGCTACGAGGAGATTGGTTTTTCCCGTAGTACTCGTAGATGACTCCGATGTTGTTGATGGCTCTGTCTGTCCACCCTCTAAACCCTCCCAAACATAGAGGCAGGAAAATGCTTCCAACCAACCTGGAGTTAGGATTCTGGATTTGAGCCGAGAGGAAGACCCTGTTTTCGATCACAGCCTGAATGAACTCCCGAAGTTCCTTTTTGGAAATCCTAGGAGGCCCCTCATCGTTGTGTTCTTCCTCTATCTCTATCCCTTGTACGGCAAGCCAATCTGCTTCTATCGACTCATCGATAGGGGGAGGCTCCAACAAGAGGTTCTCTTGACAAGGAGGGTTCGTGAATTCAGGCCAGTCGTCTGACATCTTTTCAGGTACTATACACCGGCTGGAGGGGCTGATTGGCCTATGCCGAGGAACTTCATCAGTTCCTCACAATCGTAGACCGCCTCCCACGTGAACTCTACAGCGTACCCTGTAGCGTGGCTGGCCTTCTTTCCCGGGGGCCTCCCACCTACCCCAAAGAAGATCTGCTCTACAGTAGGCACGTACTTCAGCCTCTTGATCCACCCCTCCTCTTCCAGGCTGGTGAGGATACGGTCCACCGTGGCTACGTTGTCGGCCCGGCGGTATGCCTCGACGAGTTGAGCCCCATGACCCAGGCCCCGGGAGTAGGTCCGGTGAAGCCAGTCTCGTACTTCTGGAATCTGTGCCCAGTAGGAAGCGGGGAGAGTCATCTAGACTTTGATGATCTTAGCCATCTCGAAGTGCATGCCGTCCTTACGCTTAAAATGACCGCCCCAAAAGAAACCAAGTTCATTGGCGATAGGAACTAGCTCTCGGACGCTTCCCTTCTTGCCCACCAGGGCTGGAGTTTTGCGGAGACCATTCCAGGGGACGTTGATGTCGAAGGCCGTCGCCCAACTATGGTTGCTGAGATAAGTCCGGGAGCCTCGGACAAACCTAGGACTCCAGGAGCCAGCCCAGGACAGGATGAGTCCCCTGAGCCCAGCATCCTCCCAGGCTTGAAACAACGCTAGGAGTTGGGGAATGCCGTCGGTGTGCCAGAATACCCGGCCACTCTTTGGGGCCCCCACGACTCCCTTGAGCTGGGGCACCACCACCTTGCCCAGGTGCTGCTTCTGCCAGTTGTTCGTGATGACAATGCCCTCGGGGTTGCCTTTGGTGGGCTTGGGCTTGAACGTGATCCACCCAAACAGTTCACTTCGCTTCTTCAAGCTGAGGGGCTTGAGGCCAGAGGGCGCCGGAGGCCAGTTGGGGCCATCTTTCGTACGGTTGTCCTCGATGATACCTTCGGAGGAAAACCCCTCGCTCAAGGCCGCTCCCCACGTCATCCCTCCGACAACGCCGTCGTCATCAAGGAATTTCGACCGTTGGTAGCTCTCAGTGGATGCCTTTGTGGCCTCGTCGAAGATTCCGTGAGCTTCGCCTAGGTAAAAGTTTTTACCTAGTAGGAACTCCTGCCAGGCACAGACGATAGGTCCACGAGAACCGGAGCGAATGGTCTTGAGTTGCATCAGTTGGCTTCCGGGTTAGGGGCGAGGGTGTCTCCCTCGTCGATGGCCGATTGAATGATGGTCATGGCAAGTCTGCCCAAACGAACGGCTGTTTGGCGGTAGTCTAACCGGCTCCGTTCGTACAGTTCAACCAGTTCGTGGATTTCCTCGATCATCGTGTGGTCGAGTAAGTCGTGGTTGGCCGCAAACTTGCTGGCCAGATCCATGAGATGGTTGAGCCGAGCCGTAGGATCTTCTGTCGTCTCTATGAGCTGGTACAGGTCGGCTAGGTGCTTGGGGATCTCGTGAGACACTCTTACTACCTACACCAGAGTGACCAATAGGGCTAGTCGTCTGAGATGAGGCGCTCCCAAGCAGTCGGTCGGTACACGTGACGGTTGGGGTTCGGAGCAGCTACCGTTCGGTGACTCGTTGGTTGTCTGGAGGAGGGGCCCATCATAGGGTCCCTCTGGGCCTCTACATGAGTCACGTGGTCCCTCAATGATCTTGCTACGGACCCTGGGGCCCCGTCTCTGAAGGAGCCGTAGGAGGGCCTCTGAGGGGCGTTATGGGGCACTTGCCTGAAGCTGCCATCGGACCCTCGGGTAGCCACCACCACCCCGTCCGACGGGCCGGACATTGGAGCTCGGTTGAAGTTGATTGGAGGAGGGCTCTCTCTACCCACCTGGAACCGAGCAGCCGGGTTGGGAGTGGTTGTGCCCTCTCCTCCAAACTCGCTGTCGAACTCCACCGAAAAAGCGTCCTCAGCCGCTACTGTATGGTCTCCACCAGAGAGTTGAAACGCCGCTTCTGCTTCGGAGTTCATGAAAAGTTGAGACAACTCCTGAACCGACGGTTCGGACGTCACAACCGTTTGGACGTCCCGGCCTTCTACGACTCGTCTTCCCATTGAGTGAGCCAACCCTACCACGGGCTCTCCCTGTTGAGCCGCTCGTACCCTATGGGGGCTTCCGTCTGGGGTCACGGGGGTCCCCGGCTGGATCTGTTGAGCCGCTTCAAACTCCAGCAGGGCCCCCGCTCCCAAGAGTACCTGTGGAGTCAGCTCAGGAAGTTGGGAAGGAGGAGCAGCGACTGGTGTATTGGTTTCCTGACGATGCTGTTCGAGCAACGCAAGCAGGGAACGTTCTGTGTCAGTAGGCATTTCTAGCCCCTATGAGGCAAATCCTATCAAATCATTCTCCAGGAGTGTACCCTAGCATTCCCGGGGTTCACAGGTAAGATGGCTTGGTGGGTAGCAGAAGACGAGAGGTGGTACGAGGCAACTCGTCCGCTGGTTCTGTTCCTGGCCACTCCTCGTACTTGGGAAGAACTATCTCTGTGGTGCAAGGCAGAGAAAATTTCTGAAAGCAACGTGCGCAACGGATTGGCGTGGCTCGATAGCCGACACGAAGCTTGGGCATCCTACAACAAGGACCAGAAAGTGGTGTGGCAGGCTATTCCAATTCCCAAGGTAAAGCCCCACTCGGAAATCGTCTCCAAAGACTCCGGGTAGCTACCTTCTGGATCGTCGCCATCTTCTTCCCCAAGGGGAAGGTGGTCTCCAGAATAGCGTTTTCCTTGTCCCCTCCCCATAACACGAGCTGGGAAACGTCCCAGGAGAGAGGTTCGGGCAGCGGCCTGTCAGGGGGCGCCTCTTCATCTTCTCCTAGGTAGGATAGTGTCGTGTGAGGCTTGTAGGTGGGGAATTTACCGCTGTACTCCACCTTGTCTCGATCGTAGACCTTCTTGAGCCGTTTCCACAGATCCTGGAGCTCGGAGCCTTCCACGGGACAGACCACAGGGATGGTTCCCTTGTCCGGGTGGCGGGGTAAGCTGGAGATCTGCCGAAGCGACACCGAGAAGGGTTGGACTTGTTCGGCCACCTCGTAGGTGCTCTTAAGGATCTTGTCCAGCATCCCCTTGGGCACGTCTTTCCCGAAATGGAACACGGTGATGTGCTGGGTTCCGGGGATGGTTCTGTCTCCTGGAACTTTCAGCCGGCGCAACTGAAGGGCCTCCCTCGGTGGAGGCTGGAGTACCAGAACGGTCATGCTTCCCTCTGCTGGTAGCGCTGGAGGACTCGAAAAGCTGCTGCTTTGGTCTTGCCAGACATCAGGTCCTCGAACTTCTCGACCTTCTTGGCATCCCAGTTGCCGGTCAATTTGAACTGGCTGAGGGCAAAGAGCTCGGCAAAGGCTTCCCCCTCCGTCCAGCTGTAGCGGGTGGTCCTCCAGGTCACGTCTCGGTCGAAGTCCGTGGGGAGCTTGTTCTTTTCCTCGTACCGGTGTCCCAGCTCGTGGATCAGGATGTATTCCAAGCTCCCGTAGCCGGCAGAGCGCTTCAGGACTTGGGGGGTCGCCCGAACCAGCATTTCGTCCTTGGCTCGGACGTACTTGCCTTGAGGCTTCATTTCGCCTCGTCCCACGAAGGCTACCTTGAGATTACCGGCTAGAGCCTTCTTCCTCCAACCCTTAAGGGATCCGAAGACCTTGTCCACGGCTTCGGCGTACTTGCGGAAGTTGGCCTCGCTGATGTTGGCTCGGTTCTGATAGGTAGCGTGAGACAGCTTCAGTTCCGTGACAGCTTCTTGCTTGCCTCGGGACAAGTCCCCTTCCGAGGTGAAGAACTTCACCAGGTTCCCTAAGTCGGGTTCCAGGCGATCCCAGACTTGTTTGACCACTGATTGGGTTCCCCCTGGAGTGACTCGGCCCCCCGGGTTTCCCATCAGTTCCAACACATCCAAGAGACGCTGGGCCTCCTCTTTGACACGTTTCTGGCCCCGAGGGGTCTTGGCCGACCGAACCCGCTGGAAGTTCTCTCCGAACCACTTGGCCAGGTCCCGAGACATTTTCTTGGCGTCTTCGTCAGAAGCCTGCATCAAGGTTTCTACTCGGCTCTTCAGGTCTTCCCCGAGGGCTGCTGTGACTCGACGTTGACCTGCCTCTGTTAGACTCCAGAAATACTGACCAGGCTTCTTGCCGGCTGACCCCATCACGAGTCTTTGAGCTTGCAGCTCTTGCATTTGGCAATGGGTCTCGAAGTGATCGGTAACAACCACTCCTCCTAAACCCATCCTCTGCAGGGATTGACGTTGGAAGACCGTGAACTCTGGCTGTTTGATCGGGTTGTCGGAGGTGTCCGTGTCTGGCATCGTTGCTTCCTTCTTACGCCAACCGCCCATGAACCCATTGTACTGCTTCACGGCCCAGGCAATGCCATTGGGGTTGTGAGGCATGTTGTCGAATCCCTGCCCCTCATTAGGGGAGTGAATGGTACGATCTCCGATTCTTAGTTCTCGGCGCCTCCCTGTTGCCACCTCCAGCACATCCCTCCAGAGCTCGGGCCGGGTTGGCTCGTACTGGTCCGTGGGGTAGGGGTAGGAAGGAGCGGGCATGGTTACGGGCTTCCGAAAATGGTCATCCCCACGTACTTCTCTTCAACGTATGGATGCCGGTGAAAGGAGAGAGGGCCCTGGTGGCTGACCAGTACGCTGAGCTCTGGGTCCTTCAGTACGTCAGCCAGATCTCTGACTTCCCCATCGATCTCACAGTCTCGGGCTACCAGCCGACAGATCTGGGAGTAATCCACGTGGTGGATGTCATGGGCGGACCCCCTTCCCTGGATGAGTCTCCCGTACTGGCCCGTATTGGGATCCTTGTAGGCAGAGGCGGCTACCTCTCCCTTGATATCGTGGAAACTGGAGCCTTCGAAGTGCCAGCCATAGTTGACTGCTCGATTCTTCTTTTTCAGGATGGCTGTGTCCAGGATCCAGTGCTTGCCGACCGTTGAAAGTAATCCCTGGGGGTTGCCTAGTGCTTGAAGCTGCGCATCCACCCTCTGACTTGTCTCGATCATGGCCTTGGTCGAGGAAGTGATTTTCCGGGTGCAAGGAGTCAGGGTTGCTTTCCTTTGAAGCCACGCCAGATCTAGGAGTTTGGCTGTGGGAAGGCAGGCCCCCAGGATGTCCGCAATGTGCTGGGAAGTCTCCGCTGTGACGTTCACCCTTACGTTTTGAGGTGTGTCTCCGTTCAACACGCTCACGACTAGGGCATCGGAGAAAATCCGAAATACCCCGCGATGACCCCCCTCTTCAGATGTGACCTCGCTCCAATGCAGGTCACAATTGTCGTCGAGAACAGCGTTTATGAGGGCTTGTTCTCTGGCTTTTCCGTGTTTTTGCGGTAGTGCGATGGGCCTCATGCCCTAGCCAGGGCATGAAAAGAACCTCAGCGCCGAATTCTGTCCCAGGCCGTCGGGAATGCTCGTTCTGGTTTCCCGGTGAGCCGGCGATCTCGTTCTCGTTCAGCCTTGTCTATGTGTCGGTTGAGATCTTCCAAAACAGCGTCCTCATGGCGCCACTGGGCCAGCCATTGGGGATGCTGCATCAACCGGGCAAGGACCGAAACCGTATCCTCATAGGTAGTGAGAGGGAACTCGACCATCGGCTCCAAGGCGAATAGGACAGCGATGGCCGCTCTGGCTTTGTCATGACTGACCAGGCTAGCCTCAGGATGCGTGGCCACGTAGTAGATCTGTTGGGAGACAGCTTCCTGGATCTGACGAAACCATTCCTTCCCCGACTGGTTGTCGAGAGGGCCTGCTCCTCGTCGCTTGATGGCCGCCATTAGTTGTACTCGTTGCTGGAGTAGGGTATCCCAGCTTCCTCGGCTACTAGACGAAGAAACCTTCCGATTTCTGAAGCGGCCGTGTTGTATTCGTCCCCGAAAATGACCAAGACTTCGTCACTTTCAGGATCGAAGTCGGGAACCCGGCTGTCAGTGTAGGTGTCTTCGTCAACCACGTCTGGCTTGAGTTGCGTCTTGGCCAATCGTTTTTGAGCCGGGCTAATGGCTATGGTTCCGCACCTGCCCCGATGCCAGAGGTCGGCCCCTACGAAACCTTCCCCAATTTCGAAGGCTTCGAGAAAAGCTTTGACCTCGGGGTGCTTCAGCAGTTCCGGTGGGAACAACATGATGGCGGAACTGGAGTTGGTCACGAACCCAATAGTGGCGCTAACTTGGTAGGGCATCAGTCGTCTTCCTCCAAAAGTCTCTCGAAGGCGGTCTTAACTCCCTCGGCAGGGCGTTCACAATGAGGGAGCTTGTGGATCTCTGAGTGGGCACACAGCAGGTAGCCAAAGGTAACCGCCCGAGGTGCACACCGACTTTTGCCTTTGCAGGTAGAGCATGGAGGAAAGTCAGGTTTGTACCCCACATACAAATTCTCCCAGAGCTCTTGGGAAGTATTCTCGAAAACCGTTGGTTTTTGGAAGTCTCCTGCACATGGAGCAGCCCCGAAGCTGCTTTCGAACATCTGCCCCTGGGAGTTGACGTAGCAGCTGAACAGACCCTCTGACCGGGTTCCTAGTCCAGCGTTGGCAGCGATTTGGGGGCGGCTGAGGAAGTAAGGCAGGAGACCCTCAGAGAAGGCGACACGCATTCCCTGGTTTTGGGCAGTGATCAGCAGTTGGGGTAGCCGGTCGTTGAAGTCGCTACGACTGGGAAGCTGGCTCATCGTGCCTCGTCCCTGGGGATCGTAGGCGAGCAGTACCAGGGAGATGGGACCCGCTTCTTTTTGGAGGCCCATCAAGGCTCGAAGATCTCGAAGAATTCCTCGCTTGAGAATGAGGTGGACGTTGACTTGGCAAGTGAGACTGTTCTTCAGCCGGAGATAGTGCTTCCGAAACCAGGCAATACCCTTGTGGGGGTGGTAGGTCATGGCTACCCCGCCACAGTACTTGTTGGTGGCTTCGACCAATTCTCTAGTCATGAAGCTGCCATTGGTCGTGTAGTTGGGAACTACCTTGAGTCGCCGGGCGGTTCGCAACATGTCTGGCAGATCTGGGTGGAGGGTAGGTTCTCCGCCCCCGATGGCAATCTGGTAGGGAGGGTGTTGGAATCCCTTGATCACCTTCTCTACCAGGTTGTGCTCCCCGTGCTCAGCATCCTTGGTGCTGCACTGGTAGCAGTAAGGGCATTCGAAGTTGCATTGGTTCGTGATGGAGATGTCCACCATCTCCGGGGAGGGGGAGCAAAAACTCCTATGCCTGTGAGGGAATTGTGAGCGAAACTGGGTGCACAGGTCTTCATCCTCTTCGATTAACGAGAACCGATCCCTGTTGCGAAGTTCCCAAACCCTGCGAACAAGGTTGCCCGTTTTAGGATCGAAGTGAGATTCGTAAACGGTCTTGAACCGTCCATCCGCTCCCTTGATTCTCATTCGCATGTTGCGCATGGCTACTCGACGTCTCTTACCTGCTCGACGTGGTGGGCCACCTTCTTGGCAAGCGCTTCTCGCTCGTAGTCGTGTTCCTTCCTGGCCTTGGCAGCGTCTTCCCGCAGCAACTCGGCCAGGACCGACATGATGCTGTAGGGTCCGTGAGCATCCAGGATGGGGCGGAGCTTGAGATTGAGTTCAGACTTCTTCTTTCGGGGCATCAGGACTCACATTCCTTCAGGATCTTCCTGATTTTGGTGAACCGTTGGTGAGACAACTTCCCCAGAGTTTCGATTTTTCGGGGGCGTACCTTTCGAGTGAGCCACTCTTTCAGGGTGGCAGGAGCCTTGTCCGATCCCACGTGCAGGTAGTGAGGGTTGACTGGCAACAATTCCCGGACCAAGGGCCGGCTATGGGTCACCACACAAATGGCCCTGGTCGAGGAAGTCACCTGTTGGGTCAGATCTCGAATGGCCACACCGACCCCTGCCGCCCAGGATTCACTCAGGCCCAGGTCAGGCTCGTCCCAGAAGATGACGTGAGGTTTTCTCTCCTCGCATCGACTGGTACAGGTCTTGATTCCCCCCAGAACGGTGCTCACGGAGAGTTGACCCGTGCTCTGGTAGGACTCGTCCCCGTAGACCAAAGCGAGCCAAGGAGCCATTGAGACGCCTTGCCGGCCTTCCATCGAGATCCCCATGAACTCGATGTGGTTCTTCTGGCAGAGGGCGTTGAATATCCTACGAACGAAGGATTTGCCTCCGGCGTTGTCCCCCACGATCACGATCAACGGGTTCGATCCCCGAACCCAGTGGTAAGGGATAGCCGGGCTCTTTTCACTGAAGTATCGGAGCTCCACAGCCCGCTGAATGAGCTGTGAAGCATTCTCGAACTTCTGGGCACTTTTCTTGCTTGCCACTTACTTACCGTACACCTTCCGAGCCAGCTCGACGGCCTCTTCAGCACTGAGCTTGGCTTCGAATTTGAGGCGACAGTTGTCGTCCCCGAAATCGGGGGATACTAGGAAGGGCAGCAGTACTTTGAGGGCTGCGATGGGAATGTCCCCTTCGAAGTGAACGGCGGCGTTGTCGTCTTGGACCGTGATGAGCTCTTGCAGAACGGGCAATGCTGATTCGTTGAAGGCATTGACAACTCGCACACCCGTTTCCGACAGACTGGCCCGAAACTTAGCACGCTGGCCTTTCCGAACGGCTTCCATTTTCCGGAAAGCTTCCTCGTAGGGAACCAGAGCTCTCTTTCTTTCCTCAAGTCGGTCCTGCCGTCGTTTGTGATCCTTCACCCAGTCGAGGATGGTTTCCGTCATCTTCTCGACGTTGTACTCACCGGTCTGCTTGAGGCGGGGGTAGGTTCGGGTACGTTCTCTTCCCGCCACATTCTGCACCGTGATCTTGCCTCTCAAATCTACCGAAAAGGCGGCAATGACAGTCGTCTCGTACACGAGAGTGGCCCTTCCTCCCTCTCCTTCCTTCACGGGATAGCCGTGGGCTTTGATGTTGTCACAAACCTTTTTGAGGACAGCACATCGCTTGGCTTCTACAGCTGCCCATTGGGCATCAATGTTGGTCATGTTCTCTACTACACGTGAGGGGCCCAGATCTTAACCCGTGGTCTCAGATTCCTCAGAATTCAAACGATCCCAAGCAGTTGGAGGGTCTGCATCGGTTTCTAAACGATGGTTCTTTCTGACGGGTATCTTGATCAAAAGTCTAGTACCCTCGATTCGATGCTCTCTCAAACTGGGGGATCTAGCAGGGGGGACCGTCTGTTGACAGTGTTCTCGGAACTCCTGGGTCAAAGTCAGATGACTTCGTCGAAGATCTGTACGGGTCTCTGTCAGGCGTTTTTGTAGGCTTTTCACCTGGTCACGGGATTCTTCTAGCCGTTTTGAAAAGACCAGGATCGAAGACACCATCCCCACCCATGTGGCGAAAGCCAAGACTCCCACCCCGTAGAGAGCTCCGTAGTTGTAGCCTACTACTACAGCGGGGACCCCGGAGAGCACGAACAGAAGACAAACCAGTGCTAGCCGTTGCTCGAATTTAGAGCTCATTCGTTTCTCCTCAAGAGAAGTCCGATGACGACGAATCCTTGTCTCTGCTTGTGAGCCGCAGAGCTGTCGTTGTTGGCCCCACATTTGAGGACAACCTACTATACACCAGGGCTCGACCTAGACGGACACAAGTTCTGGACGTTGGTCCGGGAATCCCAGAAGGTCCCACCTGACCTGGAGGCCCTTGCCTGGGATCCATTCCAGATAGTGGTTGGCCACGAGCCACAAGATTCGGGCAATCAATGTCACCGGGAGGGCTCCGTACCCCAGCCCAAAACTGGCGGCAATGAACCCAATACCTGACTCCGGAAGGGATGCCAAGAGCTCGGGCAAGGAGATACTTCCTGTGAATCCGTCCAGTAACCCTTGGAGATCCCACGAAATCTCCGCAACATTGAACCATACCCACGCAAAGATGGCAGCGTAGAGGGGGCGTCGGAGCCTCGGCAAGTACCGCTTGAACCAGTCATCCACTTTGACTGACCCTGCGTGGATCTTGCTGAGGGCTTGCCGGGCCCACGGTACCTTGTCTAAGATGCGGGACATCAGATCGGTCAGGCCCGGGAGTTTGTTCTTGGACACAAAGAAGAGGGCGAGAGGGAATCTCTCGGAGGCTCCTTTGAGAGCCTTTCCAAGCCAGCGCTTTCCCTCTTTGGCCAATTCCTTGAGTCGGGCCCCCAGAATCTTTCCCTTTTCCAGAAGGCTTCGGCCTTCCATCTCCTCCAAGCCCAACGCTCTTTGGATGGCGGGCCAAGCTCTGGGAGCTCGTTTGAGCATGCCCAGCAGTTTGCTGACGGCCCGCATGATCCCCCCGAAGGCTTCCTTGTCGGAGGCGAGCCGGGGTTCCCAGAAAGCATCTACCAGAGCCAGTACCTCCTCTTTGGGGGGACTCCAGGAGGCTGTCCGCACGGAATCGGTGTACTGTAGGTCTACGGCCTTCCGAATCAGGAACCGGTCTCGGACCCGCAGAGCAAGGGCATCCATATCTCTATGTTTCTACAGATAGATTCACAGTCTGGAGAAAGCCCGTGAGTCAGGCCGACATCATTCGGGTTGTGGTGGTGCTGATTTTGAGTGTGGGCTTGTTCCTGGTCACCCGGTGGGGACTTAAGTGGAAATTCCTGGCCCAAGATCATGAAAGCATGCTCAAGGCTATGGAAGGGATACTTGATACATACAAGCAGACCTTTGATCACTACACGGAGAACAATCAGCGTCTGAGGAACGCAAACGAAGGGTTGTTACAGGAGCGAAATGACCTGCAGCGGTCCTTGCGCCGGTTTGAAGAGATCCAAGAAGATCAAGAGAGGTTGAGGAATCTGGCTCGGCATGGTTCAGGGGTTGCTCCTGCCTTCGGTGGAGGCATCACGGAGTTTATGCGGGGTATCAGGAACCTTCAGCCCCAAGCGCCGTCTCCCCCTCCTCAACCCCAAGCCAGAGCCTCAGGGGAGCCTTCCAGAGAAACCGATCTGGCTAGGGTGCTGCGACAACATTGGGAAGAAGAGTCTCGGACTCCAGCAGCAGCTCCCCCACAACCCCGGTCCTGGCAAGAACGCATTGTTGAACCTGACTCTGAAGAGAGAAACACATGATTTACGTGGTTCTGATCGTTGGTTTGGTAGCCGTCGTTTTGCTTTCTTACTACGGAAGCCTGGCGATGCTGAAGGGGTTGGGAAACTTGAGGTTAAGAGTTCAAGAACGAACTTCCCAACTGAAGGAGTCCCTTTCCAGTTCTGGAGGAGCCCCTATCACCATCAGGCGAAGCCATGATGATGATAGTGAAGAAGATGACGAGGAGGACGATTTGGGAGAGGTGTGGGTCGAGGAGGACGATGACAATTACCTCGATGAAGACGAGGAGGACGAAGACGAGGAGAACGAAGACGAGGAGAACGAAGACGAGGAGGACGAAGACGAGGAGGACGAGGACGAAGACGACTTAGAAGAGGACGAAGACGAGGAGAACGAAGACGAGGAGGACGAAGACGAGGAGGACGACGAAGATCCCGATGAGAACCACACAAGAAGCCCCCTTTCTACCGAACAGGAAGAGTTGAGGCGTGCCCAAGAAACCATACATCGGGAAATGCAGCGGGTTGGAGAAGAGATGCGAAGGGCTATGCAGACCATAGCTCGATTCGGAAATACCTCGTTCGTAGAGAGGAGGGTAACGAGAGTGTCCCCTCGAACCCAGACTCCTGATCGACGGAAATCTCCGGCAAAAAACACTGCAAAGCCAGCGGCCCTTGAAAAACCTTCCAAGCCTCGCAAATCTTGGTTTGAGCGCCTTCTACAGGACAAGAACTGAATGACTTGGTGCAAACGTCTGGTTGGGGGACTAGGAGCGCTGTTTCTCTTGTCGTTGGCAGTCTACCTGTTGGCGCCCTCGTTGATCGTGAAGTACGTCGAAGATCGTTACCCTGACGTTCGATCCATCGATAAGGTTGAGCTGGAGTGGGGGCGGCTGCTGTTCAAGAAGGTGATTGTCGAGCGTGAGGGCCTCCTGGCGACCTTGACACGCATCACGGTAGACTTCGACCAGGTCCTCATTGAAGGGGGAACTGTGACTGTGGACCTTGATTCCTTCAAGCGTCCTCAGTCCAAGGGAACAGGGAGCTCGGGTCGGAGCATCGTAGTCAACGGCCTACACGTGACAGTGTCGAAGGAGGGGTTCAACGGGAACTTCGAAGACGTGTCTTACAAGGAAGGTTTTGCCTGTAGTTCCAAGGGGGATTTAGTCTACAAGGGCTTGAAGAGCTCCGTGCACTCGGCTTGTGTCATGGTGCACTCGAAGACCGTGACCACCGAACGACTTGAGACTACGGTTCCAATCCCTATTCAAATCCCTGGTTTGAAGGACGAGGAACCCCTTCGTTTGGAGAACCTGCGAGCCAGCTTCGAGGAGAAGTGGCTTGAAGCAGAGGTTGTAGAGCTCGGGGACGACATGGTTCGGCTTGAAACCGTGCGAGCGTCCCTGCTTCCAAAGACCGTACAGGTAACCGTTCGGAAGCTTGCCACCAGCCACCCTTGGCTCAAGAAACCAGGGGGAGGCCCTGCTGAGGTACCGGATCTCGTGGTGGAGGTTCCCTTGGGCTACCTTCTGAAGCAGGAGATGTCCTTGCCTGTAACGGTGACTCAAGGCGGGGAAGTCACCATCAAGGTCACCCCCTCCGACTGGCATCTGGTGGGAGCCGAGGCTTCTTGCAGAGCCTGGTGGGAAGCTATCCCTGGGAAACCCTTTGCAGATCTACAACTGGAGAACATCTCGGGCACCCTCGGGTTCGAAGTCCGCATTCGACCCAAACCCAAGCTCAAGATCCATAACACGTGCAAATTGGATTGTTCCGACCCTCTCATTGCTCAGTTGAAGCGTGGCAAGTTCACCTATTTTGCCTACGACCGAGACAACGTCCCCTTCGAACGAGAATCAGGGCCCACCACAGCTAACTGGGTATCGATTGCCGACTTGCCGGTACATGTACCGGACGCTTTCACCCTCCTAGAGGACCCTGGGTTCAAGCGACATCGGGGCTACCTCAAGCAAGCCCTGTTCAACTCTCTTAAGTCCAACTTAGAACAGGGTCGTTTCGTTCGTGGGGGCTCCACCATCACTATGCAATTGGCCAAGAATCTTTGGCTGCAAAGATTCCGGACCTTAGACCGAAAAGCCCGGGAGGTGATCTTGTCTCGCTGGTTGGAGGGGTGTCTGTCCAAGGCCCAGATCATGGAGCTGTACCTCAACGTCATCGAGTTCGGTCCAGACCTGTATGGGATAGGAGCGGCAGCAAGACACTACTTCCAGAAGCCCGCTTCCCGACTGGCTATGGATGAAGCATTCTATTTGGCCCGGATACTGCCTCGTCCGAAACGAGCAGCTCCACCGGACGAGAATCTCAAGCGAACCCGCAATTTCATTCGGCGTTTAGTTGGTACAGGTTACCTGCCAGACAACGTACTGTCCCAGATAGCGGATCCTGAGTCCGTCAGTGGAGAAGGATGGGAAGTCAATGACTGACGACAGCCGTGAACCCATCGAAGCTGCCTGGGAAGAGGTGAATCCTCGTCCGGAAAATCCTTCACTGGAAGAGATGGAGGAAGAGGCTACCCTCATTCACCTAGATCGGTTCCCAAAAGAACAAGTGGTGGGGGGAGGGCTCATCATACAGGGAAGTCCGAAGCAAGAAGAGCTTCCGGACCTCAACAAACTTCCGGTTCGGACTGAGCTCACGGTATTGCCTGCGGATGAAGTCCGGCAACCGATAGGGTTGCGTTTCTACGAGAGGACTCCAGAAGAGCTTGCGGAAAGAGATTCTCCAGAGAACCTAGCGGCTCTGAGAACACAACGAGAGGCGACCGACGTAGCCGACTCTTACATCTCTAGTCACGGGGTTGATTACGAAACCCGAGACCATTCTTTTGGGTGGTTCAGTCTACCTGTGCTGCAAGAACTGTGGGGCACCCCTTGGAACAATGCGGCAACCAACTTCTTGAGGTGTTTGCGTCCTAGTGCTGTTCGAGTGACGACCGGGAATGTGACACTTGATTCGATGCCTTGGAGGGTAACCGTTCTCCTCAACGGAAATCGTAGGACCATTCAGAGCATCCATCAGGAAGTAGAGGTGGCCTTAAACGGGTTCCGAAACGGTTCAGATGCTGGTAGCTACATACTGGGTCGCTCCCGTGAGTTGGAGTCTCCTCAACCTCAGGCTGCTGTTAATCTCCGGTGGGTTCGGAATCTCAGCATCCATGGAGAAGAGTACCGTTAGGATGTCTGCCGATCACACAGTAGGGCTGCTAGTAGCGGTAGTGGGGATGCTACTGATAAGTGCCGTAGTCAGGACCTTAGAATGGTGGGAAAAGCGAAAACAGAAGCGAAAGGCTGAGCAGGTGGCTTGGTCTCATCAGCACCATCTACAGTACGATGTGCGATTGGACACGGAAGAACTCGAAGAATTCACCGAGGTAGCAGACCATCTGGAAAGCTTGTCGTTGAACGGGAACTCTTTGAGAGACGTGCGTGGTTCCAGGTGGGATGGAGTCGAGAACCCTCAGATTACGGTGAGAGTCAACGCATCTGTTTCTGTAGACGCTGACGAAGCCCCTGGTTTGGTGCACGTTGTCAGAAGCTACAGGGATGTTCCTGAAATGGAGCTAGTTTGGGTGACGGGAACGTACTTCGTTCGAGGTAGACAAGGAGCGTTGGAGATCGTGCAGGTTTCCAAACCTTCCGAAGAGCAGGCTGTCCCCGACAAAGCTACACTTCAAAGTCTGCGAGACATGTTGGAGAGGATGGAGGCTTTGAATGCAGTCGAAGAACGAAAACAGCAAGCTCAAACGCCTACCTGCTGGGAACGGCTTGATCGAGATCCGTGATGTGGTGGTTGGATCTTCCCTGGTGGGGATGGTTTCTGGCGGGCGCTCTCTGCGGCTCTGTGATGAGAAGTCTGCACAAGAGGCTGGTGGCTTCTCGACGGAGACAGTGGCGTACGCCTGACCCACCCCTTCAGCCGGCAGGGGACTTGGAAAGGACAAACGAGCCGCTCGTGGAGTTGGAGAAAGTGGCTAAGCGTTGGGCACAGGAGCAGGAGCAGGAGCCAAAACCCGCCCCAACGGTGTGGGATCGGATCTTGTCTGAGCTTTAGAGTTTTAGTATCGTAGCTGAGGTGATGATCACTCCAGCCGATACGAAGTGGGGAAGCTACCAGCAGTATGAGGGCGCTTGGTACCCGGGCAAGACCAAGTTCAAGCTCCCGGATAACCCGACTCCTGCTGACTTGGTGATGAACGTCATCACCAGCACCGAAGGAGGAGCTGCCGATGCCATCAACGCCTATGACCGTTGCATGATCTCGTTGGGTTTCTTCCAGTGGTGTGAAATTTACCGACTTTCTTCCAAGTTGTTGGCCGCCGTCCAGAAGAAGAACCCCGACCTTCTAGCTCCCCTCCAGCCGGCCCTGGACGCATCTGGAGTAGACTTCCGAGGAGACTTCTTCTGGAAAGGGCAACTCAAGCCCATCCGGCAAAGAACAGACCAGCAGCGGCTCTTCCTCCTCAACAGCAATGGCCAAAAAGGTACCTGGGACCGAGCCAGCAAAGACCACGTGAAGCTTTGGGTGGCCTCGGCTTCCAACGTACTGTCCCAACCTGAGGCAGTGGAGGCCCAGGTCGCTTGGACGGTGCCCCGAGTCCGTACTTTTGCTACCAAGGAAGCCCGAGGCATCCTATTTGACTCCACACCAGACACAGGCTGGCCAGGAGCCCTCAGGGCTGCGTTTCTATCCTTCGCAGCCAACAACCCTGCCTACGCCTCAAAGCATCTCCAGAAGGCTGTTAGGGCCTCTGTAGCCAAGAAGTGGAGCTCTGACTGGTGTATCTCCGTGCTCAAGGAACTGACCTTTGGTCCGAAGATTACCATCTACCCCCACCGTTACGACAAGATTCGACCGGTCATCGAGCAGCTCTACGGAGTGAACCTTCCGGACTTCGCCAAAGAGCTCAAGGATTGGCAGGCTCAACACGACACTGAGAGCCAAGCTGAAACCGGGGAACCCCAGTTCCTAACCACTGCAGAGATCCAACAGCAGTTGGTGGACATGGGCTACGACCTCGGGTCGAGCGGCCCTAATGGAGACGGTGTGGACGACGTCATGGGCCGAAAGACCCGAGAAGCCATCTACACGTTCCAAGAGCGCAACGGTCTCAAAAAGGACGAAGCCGTTGGACCCAAGACCCGGGCCAAGTTGCTAGAAGCGTGGAGGGCTAGGATCTGTACCTAGCCCTTCTTCAAAGCCTTCAGAGCGCTCAGTAGCTCCTCTTTGTTCATGGCCGAGCGGCCATCGAGGTCTACCTGCTGAGCGTACTCGTACAGCTCATCCTTGGTCAAGGTCTCCAAGGTTTTCACACTGGGGAGAACGGAAAGGTCGAGCTCTTCTTCCTCTTCCTCAGGTTCTGGCTCAGGCTCAGGAGGGGGAGCCACAGCAACCTTGGGAGCAACCTTGGGAGCAACCTTGGGAGCAACCTTGGGAGCAACCTTCTTCTTGGCACCCGAACGAATGGCTAGAGCTTCGTCAACTAGCTGCAGAAGATGTGCAGCAGATCCTTTTTTGACGCCTTCTGGAACCACGTCCTGACCCGTCTCAGACACGAGCATTTGCAGGTATCGCTGGGGCTGACCGACGAGGTATCTCTTTTGGACCGCCTTGACAAGACGACTCCTGAGAATAGCTAGTTCCTGAGTGGTCGGATTCGACATGAATGACTCCTTGCCAAGGAAGAAGTCATAAGAAGATTGTCTCTGCGGCTGAACCGCAGATTTAGCTTCGAAAACCCTGGATTTCTCAGGAAATAGAAGCCAAGAAACCCAGAAACTATCTCTGGGCGATAGGGCCGGCTGCCGCCTGATCGGCTTTCTCACGCTGCTTTTCGGCCTCCATGGCCTCCTGTTCAGCACTTTCCTTCAGCAATTGGGCTACCGCTGCCGTGACTTCTGAATCCACGAAGTTTCGTTTGCTTCGGCTCCTATAGAACCATCTGAGAGCCGTACCCATTCGTACCGCACTCTGTTTACCCCCCTTTTCGCAAGTACCCGAAGCATAGGATCTGAGACGCTGGTCGAGAGGCAGCTTCCGGCAAACCCCCATGGACAGCCGGAGGACCTTTACCCCTTCGCTGATGCACAGCTTTCGATCGGCAATCAACTCGGGACCCGTGTACCCCGGATGGATCTCTTCTGGAGGGTCCCCCCATTTGGGGGCCCGGTTGTGCTTGGTGTTCCAAGGCAGCGTTCGTCCAGTGCCGATGTTGTGTTGCATCAAACACCAGGAGTTGCCCTGGTCTCCTCGACTGTACTTCCCCAAGGCGAAATCGACATCCTTTCGGAAGCCCGATTCGTGCAGCATGATGCTAAGTACCAAAGCCACCGTTTGAGCCCTTCCGTTGGGACCTCGAAACAACGGCTTGGTGCCTGGATCGTAGACTACCTCCAACACGTCTTGGGCAATGGAGTTGTAGCGAACTACAGCTTCCTCCTTCGTCTCTTGAGCCGCCGGGTAATAAACCGTGCGTCCCGGGGGAGCTACCATCACGATGAAGGACAGAATCCAAGCGATGACTGAGTCCATAGTTGTTTTCCTTGGTGGCGTGTTACCAAGCTATCCCCGTAGCTAGTCCCCGCACTACCCTTTGGTCAACGGGGTTTTCTGCGTGTACTTTGTCTGTACGCATAGAAAGGTATTGCAAACTCGCAGAACAGGAAGGGGTATGTCTTGCCTCTAAATATACTGAAAAGCTCAATGTTTAAGGTCACTTACAGACTCAAAAAGGCCGGCCGATTTAGACTCGTGGGCCAGTCCAACGCAGGGGCGCACCTTAGTCACAGACGGGAACATCTGCCAAGTCTTTTCGATCCCAACGGACGGTAACTGGTGTATGGTGAGCTATGGCTTTGGGTGACTTCCATCAACGACTTTACGGTACACCCCCTAGTGAGATCGCTCAGAGCTTGTACGAAGCATACGAGCAAGGCTACAGAGGGTTGGATCTACGAGAGTTGGATTCAGAGGGATTCCAGGCTTCCTTGACTCTAGCCTTGTACCTGACAGAGAACCGTCAGCACCGAGTGTCGTTGTTGGTCCCTAAAGCTCAGCAAGATCTAGTGGTGCAGCAGTTGAGGAACTCTGCTCTACAGTTGATCAAATCTCGACGTAAGAACCCAGCTTCGGCCAAGATCATTCAGGGTCTGTTTCACTGCTTGATGCTGCAGTCCCGAATCCTTCAACTGGAGTATGAGCCTGTCCCATGGGTCTCCATTGGCTTCACCAGCAAGGATCCCTTACCCGAATGGATGAAGAACCGACTGTTGCTTCTTCTTTGAGTGAAGACGAAGAAGAGCCCTTGGAAGAAGCGTGGGCAGATCTAGGAGTGCTGTCTCCTATACTGCTCTCCACAGGGGTACGTGCGAGCAACGTCAAAGGTACCATGATGCTTGCCGCTGAAAAGGCAGCCTTCCGACTACGAGAAACCTTTGGAAGCAAATACAAGGATCAACCCCTCACGTCAGATGTATTGACTGACATCGTGACTATGGGGGTCCGCTCCTTTATGGAGATCTGGTACGGCGAACTGCGAGGAAACAATCTGGCCGGACTCATCGAGATAGTACTCGAAGGTCAGCAACTCACTCCTTCCGAGATACAATCCTTCATCCACGCTCTTTCCGACGATCTCATTCTCAAGATCACCCGTTCAGAAGTCCACTCCGCCAACGGCTACCACGCCCTGATGGCCATCGAGCACCATCGAAGAACAGGCAGAATCGGTGGTTACACTATTGGTCTCGAAGGTAGACGAGTGTTCGTGGAGTTTCGACATACCCCAAAGGGCGGGGAACCCACCTACCTGAAGTTCTACCTGGACGAGAAGTTCGACTTGGACAATGCGTCCAAGCTCCAAGGCTAGGCCCAAGGTCCGAATTTAGCCTCAGGCATCTAGGACTCGTCTGAAAAGGGGAACCCCCGGTGTAGGGTATAGGAGAGACTTTTCTAGGCCCAGGGTTAAGATCCGGGCTCCTCACGTGTAGTAGAAGCATGGAATGGAAAGACGAGACCAGTTACGGTCGTGGTGAACGTGGGAAGGTCGAACCCCGAACCTGGGCCACTTATGTGGGGCGGGTTCGTATCGTGATCACCAAGCACCTCCGCCATGGGGATGAGTGGGTGAGCCACTGCCACCCCCTCTACAACAAGGTCCCTCTTGGCACCACCGACTTGGAAAAGGCCAAGACAGCAGCCTTGGAGAAGTTCCTTCGGAAGGTGGGCCCCTTCGTTCACGCTTCTCAAATGGTGAAGGCGCTCTTGTTGGACGAAGAAGAGGAGTGAGTGATGTCCAAGTGGTCCACACAACTACCGACTGAACCCGGGACCTACCTGTTCTACGGAGATACATGCCAACCTTCCCCTCACCCCCGATGGTTGATGCTGGAGGCGCTCCAACTGAAAGACGGCACTCTTTCATACACTACCGACGGCGAGTTCGTCTACGACACCTCTCAATGGTACGGAGTTTTTCGAAAGTGGGAGGAAACCCCTCCTGACCTGAAGGATTTCGACCTCAGACACCAGAAAGGTTGGAAGCAGGGTTAAGATCCAACCCCCTCACGTGTAGTAATGGTATGGAAAACGTCACTTCAGAGCACGAACCCGAAACTCTCCCCGAAGACGAATTCGACGACTACGACTACGACTTCGAAGCAGAGGCTCTGGACGATGTCCTCCAACATGAGGCCGAACGGCTGCTGTCGGTGAACGCATGAAACACCTCACGATTTTCTTGGCCCTCTTGACCGTGGCCACCGTGGCCAGAGCAGATCGGGAACCCACTCCCAGCCAGAAGGCGGAATGCCACAAGCGATGCTTCCGGTGTACCGTCCTATGCAAGCAACGGAAGCACCCCCACCCAGAGGCGTGTCGAGAGACCTGCCTCTACCTGAAGCGCTACTGCTGCGAGACCTGTGGGGCCGGCCCAGGCCCCCGTAACACCTGTAGCTGTACCTGAGGAGCCATGGCTGCCAAGAAGAAGACCTCCCAGAGAGTGCCTCGGTACGTGGACCCCGACGGTATGTACCTAGCCCTCGACGAGCGTGCCCATGATACCCAAATCGCCTGGTACGATCCTGTGGAGGGAGAGTTCGGGCTCTACCTGGCCAACGAACGCCTCAACAACTGGGAGAACGACACGGCCATCGATGCTCTTCGTGGGTTCTGCAAGAACAAAGGGCTGGAGCTTCCCCTCAGAGGGCAGGAATTTCGATTCGATAGCACTTCGGTAGCCCGAGAGGCCCTCCGAGCTGTCAACGCCCGGCTGAACCTGGACAAGGCGAACAAGCCCCTCCCTGAATGGGCCAAGAAGGCTCTTGCCGAGGGGTGGAAACCTCCGAAGGGGTGGTCCCCGTGAAACTGCAGTACCCAAAGGTCGGGGACAGGTACCGAGAGAAAGGTATGCCGACTCCCGTCTACGTAGTGAGTATCGATCGGGTGCGTAAGGAGATACACTTCGCCTCAAAACCCAAAAGAGAACCCCATCTGGCTTGCTACCTGACGGATCTAGAGGAGTTCTTCGACCGAGAAGGATCGTGATGCCTGAACCAACCAAGATCACCGTTGTCAACTGGACCCGAGCCCCCCAGGTAGAGGAGACTCTGAGGAAACTCGACTTAGAGCACGGAAAGACCGTAGAGCTCCCCAAGTCGAATCAGTCTTTCGTCTTGGCTGCCTACTTGAGATTGGCTGGTCAACTCTATGCCGAGGGCCTCAACGTCATGCTACTCCACCAGGGAGACGAGCTCATCCTGGCAGTGGACTCCAAGAGGTTCCAGCATAGATGACCCAAGCACCAGTACACCCCTGTGTAGGCTGCGGCTACTGTTGCCAGAAAGTGCAATGTGTTGCCGGACAGTCTATCTACGGCCTGGATGAGAAAGGGGTGTGTGCGGGGCTCCAATGGAACGAGAGAGCCAGACGATACCGTTGCTTGCTTCTCTTGGAAACTACAGGGAAAGCCCATGAAGCCGCCCGAAAAGGCTTGGCGATTGGAGCCGGATGTTCCAGTCCCTTGTTCAACACTCAGCGTGAACAACAGTTGACTCGAATGAGGTGGAGAAGCGACGGATGACCCGATCCATTGCCAAACCCAAGGTAGTTCCCACGAAGGAACTTCCCGACAACGAGAAAGTCGAAGTCGGCCAGTGGTATTGGGTCCAGGGGGACAAGCATGACGATGCCCTCGACCGGGGGGGTTGTTGGCTTGGGTGTGTAGTTCACGTTGGCTCGAACTACGCCGAGCTAAAGGGAGTCTGCTACATAGCTCGCGTCCACCTGGATGAGTTTTGGGACGTGTGTGAACGGGAGCACCGTCCCCAGGACTTCATCGAGAACCAGCGAACCAAGTACCAAAAACGGGTGGCCAAGCTCATGGCCCGGGTTCACGAAATCACCGCCAAGTTGGCGGTGGCTCCCAGCCCCGAGCTGCAGTCAGGAACCGAAACGAAGGCCCTGGCCACTCTGAACTCCGGAAGCGGGGACCTGAAGGGGTACGAGAAGGCTTTGGTCAAAGCCAAAGACAAAACCCTTCCAGCTCTGTTCAAAGAGATCGAACGGGCCAACAAAGCGCTGGCCGAATGGATGTGTGCCGACCTCATCCCCCTTAAGGCTAAAGCTCGGGGCATGGAAAAGGTCATAGACGTCATCCAGGGCCGGATCTTCAACGTCGAGCTCTACGCTGGGCTCTCAGAGAAGGTGGTCCAGATTACCGAGGGGGATTGTGCGGCCGTCGATGCCAAGGTGCATCTGCTGCAACGACGACACTACATGGACGAAGAGTGCCTGCTCGCTTATCAGACTGGAGGGATGTCCTTCAAGAACATCGAGGAGTTTGACCAGTGGCTGGCCGTCCCTGCAAACCGGGATCGCATCCTCCCCTTCCCTCGCTGCGTGGTGGCTTTCAAAGTCCGTCGTAACTCCAAGCAACAGGGCCGGCCGTACATGAGCTTGTCCGAGTTCATCAACTTCTTGTTCGCCTATGAAGCGGATAAGCAGACTTTCCTGTACCTGCGGAATGGGGACAACCTCTACCGTATGGCTACCGCTATCGAGTTCGACAAGAAGCTGTTCCCAGATCTTGATCGGCAAAAGCTGGGGGGCAAGCTCTGGGCCCGAATGTTTGCTGACCGCGTGGATAGGCTCATCACGGACGATGAGCGCCAAGGGCTCTTGGAGGAAGAGGAGAGAGAAGAGGCGGAGCGGCTTCGTAAGCTCAGGACCTGTCCCCAAAAGGATCGTTGGAGATATCAAGGATCCAGGCGACAAACCGTTCGGGATTACAAACCGTTCGACCAGTCCAACGTTCACTACGACGACATTGCTGCACACATCGCCGGGGAGATCCAGAAGCACAACCGGATCGCCCTGATCCTTCAAGGTCTCCTAGACCGATCTCCTGTCTTTCACCCCCATCCGCCTTGGAGAACCTGGGAAGACGACGGGTTCCGGAGTGCTTTTGAGCTGGTCTACGACGAGTCTCGGGCACTCGTGGCCGGGGACGCCCCTGACTTCGAGGCTTACCGTACAAGGCTCAACGCAAGCCTCAAGACAGGGTCCCTAACGGTGGGTCAGCAAGAAGCTTGGGAACGCTACGCAGCAGAAAAGGACTACGAAAAGGAAGTTCGACGAAGAGGTTACGAGAAAGCCTATCGTCACACTCGGCTACGGCCTTACGGAAACCCGGGGCCCGGTGACATTGCTCGAATCGAGAAGTGGCAGCCTCGCAAGCGACGAGCCACCTATGTCTGGGAACGGGAACGCTTGCACCGACAGTGGAGAAGCGACTCCGAAACGATCCCAACGTCCTACACAGTGGACGCCAAAGACCTTCTCAACGTGGATGCCTACACGCCGGGGGGCTACCTCCAGTTTTTCCAGGATCCCCGGACCCGAGCCAACTACCTCCAGTGGGCACCCCTCTTGCTGATGGCCGAGGAGTACCACGCTGGAAACCGCAAAGTAGGACCCGATGACTCCTGAAGCTCTACACCAATACGCCCGACGGTTCGCCAAACGCCACGAAGCTGCTGGGAAGGGAACTGTGTGGCCCACCCTTCAACAGTGTGCCAAGCGATTTCGAACCACGGTCTCCAAGGTGGAAGAGATGGTGGAAGAATCAGATAACAACCTGGATCTTCTGGTGGGGATTGGGATCCCTGGAGTGGGCTCAGCAGATCTTCCTCACAGCCACTGGCAAGTGGAAGCCTACTAGGAACGGACGATGTTTTACGAACTGAGAGGGTAGTAATGGCTGGTTTCAACATACCCGAATGTTTGGTCCTCATTCATCGAGGAGAGCAAGTAGGCACCGTCTCTGCCACTTTCAACTTCGACAACCTGCCCCCTGAGTTCCACTCTTTGGCGGTCATGGCTTTGAACAGGACAATCAACCTGCACACCCACGCCCCCGTTACTGAAGAAGAGGCCAGAGAAGATCAAGAGTACAGGGATGCTTTGGTCGCTTGGCTCAACCGTCCTTGGTGGCGGAAGTTGTTCTGCCACGATCCCGAACCCACCCCTCCTTAAGTCAACCGTAACAACCCCCTCCAACCGGAGAAGATAGATGCCAGCTAGACCACAATGGGAAACCGCTAAAGAGTTCGTTCGAGGAAACCTGGTAGTTCGAGTTCAGAAGCTCGACCTGTACCGCCAACCCAAGTTCAGCATCCAAGTCGGTACCTTTGGAAAGAAGGATCCTAGCCGACTCATTCCGTTCTTGCCCGTCGAGGCCACTTCCCGAGGCAAGATCGAAATTCATTCCTACTGGGCCGACGTCTCTGAACTGGTTCGGGATGCTGAGCACTATGTCGAACAGGAGCTCCAGGTCCACGAAGACTTGTACATCGAGCAGGCTCAGGAACGAGAGTCCAGGCAGATGTCGAGGGACAAACCCAAGAAGCGGTTTGGAATCGGGAGTCCCGGAAAAACTGCTCGTAATCGGGAGAAGAAACGTCGTAGAATGACGGCGTGAGCTTTCCTGTTTGCGAACACCCGGGCTGCGACAAGCCTGTTCTGATCCCAGCCCGGGTGAACTTGGAGGCGCCCACCTGTTGGATGAGGCTCCTGAATGAAGAAAGCCCTCCCCTTCAAGGGTGGCAAGGCGGCTTTCTCTTCGAGGAAGGGCGGGTAGTCAAGACCTACTGTGCTGACCATGCTCGGGAAGCAAAAGCTGTTCGACAAGTTCAAACCGAGAATGTTCCATGGCACCAAAGAGGCCGAGCGGAGATTCAAGCCATAGAGGACCAGAGGGTCTTCGAAGCCTTAGACAAAATTGAAGCCGAAAACCAGAACTCTGCCAAGCAGAAAGCTCTCTACGAAAAATGGACTCGTAGAGCATGGCCCGTAGGCTAGTGTTGTGAACTACCCCGTCTGTGACTATCCCGGCTGCAGCAACCCGGTGGACATCCCATCAAAGGTGAGGTTGGAGCCTCCCAACTGCTGGAGCAAGGTGGCAAAGATGGACCCCCGTCCGGTTCAGGGGTGGCAAGGCGGTTTCTTTTTCCGGGGCTACGAAGTCATCGCCACCTGTTGCCTGGACCACAAGCACGGAGAGCCCCCTTCAAAAGCTGTGAAGCCCCCTCAGACAACCAAAGAACCCTCGCTCTACGAGCTGATGTGCAGGAGCCAAGAAGAGGCCATCCGCAACTACTGCGACTCCCAAGTGTTGCGGCTGCTCTGCCAGGACTACAAGGCTGAAAGGGCTGAGAGGAGGGCCAAGCAGAGGGTACTCTACGAGAAATGGACGAAGAGAAGTTGGCCCGTAGACTACGAGCTGGACTACTTTCGACACCATGCTCAACACGGTACGAGTGCGGTATAGCATTGAGGTTGAAATCCCGAACGACACCCTGGCTCTAGAAGCCCTCTTTTTCGTGAGAGAGGTGAAGCAAGCCTTGCACTTTCATGGCTGGCCAGGCAGTATCAGGAGCCGATTGGTCGGTGTGTATGCGACGCAAGACAGGCATAGCAAGGGTTGACGGATTCGAAGGGTTCGTCATAGGGGCTGACGAGGTAGGCTGGGGTGCCATGGCAGGGCCCCTCGTGGTCTGTGCCGTAGCTGCTCCTGCACACTGGGATGACCCCCAGGTCACGGATTCGAAAGCCCTGACGGCCCGTCGTCGGAAGCAAATCGTCGAGAAGTACCGGGAAGACTACACCTTCCTGCTAGCCCTAGTGGAGCTATCCTCTCAGGAGATCGATTCGCTCACCCCAGCCAAAGCTCGCAAGCGTGCCTTCAAGGATGCTATCCTCAAGGTGCTTGAGAGGGTGCCTGAAGCATCCCCTTCTTTGGTCGTTCTCGACGGCAACCTCGAAATAGACCTGGCCATAGATCCAAAGTACGTCTTGAGCGTTCCCAAGGCTGATTTGAAGGTGCCAGCGGTAGGTTTGGCCAGCATCTTTGCCAAGGTCTACCGAGACCAGGTCATGGCTCAGATGTCGAATCTGTACAAAGGCTACGGATTCGAGAAGCATGTGGGGTACGTTACCAAAGCTCACAAGGAAGCTCTGGAGCGTTTGGGCCCCTGTCCCATCCATCGTCGAAGTTACGCCCCCGTGGCCAGAATGGTGAAAAAGGAAACAGAAGAAGATCCGTTGAGTTTCCTGGATGATGGCTGAGTGCCTGTAGTGAACGCCATGTTTGACGACGACCTCCCATTCGCCCCCCAAGAGGAAGAAAAGCTGCCCCCCGCTCACCCCTTCGTGAAGTGGGCCGGAGGCAAGCGTCAGCTGGTCTCTCAACTGCTGCAAATCCTGCCTCCCAAGATCAATACCTACTTCGAGCCTTTCGTGGGAGGGGGTGCCGTCTTCTTTGCTCTAGCCAACGAAGGACGCTTTGAAAGAGCCGTTCTCAACGACTGGAATGCCGAGTTGGTGTCTGCTTACCAGGCTATCCGGAGCTTCCCGGATGACCTGATTCGAGAACTGGAAAAGTTGCCGATCAACAAGGACGAGTACTTGAGAGTCCGAGCTCAAGTCCCAGAATCCTTGACTCCCATTCAGCGAGCCGCTCGTCTGATCTACCTGAACAAGACCTGTTTCAACGGGCTCTACAGGGTCAACAAGAAGGGTCAGTTCAACGTTCCTTATGGCAAGTGGAAAAGAGCTCCTCAGGTGTTCGATTCCGAAAACCTTCAAGCATGTTCCAAAGTGCTCAACAAGGCCGAGATCCACAATGGGGACTACTCAGCCCTAGAAAGACTGGTTAAACCAGGGGACACAGTCTACCTGGATCCTCCCTACGCACCTCTTTCCTCTACCAGCAACTTTGCCAACTACACGTCTGGTGGGTTTGACTCCCAGGCTCAGGAACGGCTGGCTGAAGTGTTCAAGCACCTGGTCCAGCTAGGGGCTCATGTCGTGGAATCAAATTCCGACACCTTGCTCATCCGAGAGTTGTACCGAGGATTCGAGATTCGTGAGGTAAAAGCTCGTCGAAGCATCAACTCCAAGGGAGGGAAGCGGGGGCCCGTGGGGGAACTCATAATCGTAGGTCGGAGAGCCACCTGCCATTCAGACCCTCTTCCAGGGGAAAGCCTAGCCTTGTAACCTGCGAGAACCATCGGTTGGTTTCTCTAGGACTGGTGTATGGTGGGGTTATGGCCCAACACATCATCAAAGTGACCAAGATCCCTGGCTACCTGAAATACGGGAAAAACTGTGACAGAATCGTCTTGGACAATAAACCGCCTCCAGGCGCTCGGATGGTAGGCGTCTGTCCCTCAATGTTTATAGATGAGGTCAATACCATATGGGAGATCCCATCGCCCCAGCGTAGAAAGCTGAGACATCGGAGGGGCACGTACTAGCACCATGAATACCTACAGATTCTCCGTCACCGTCGAGCTAGACGTGGCCTCTGACCGCATGCAGGATGCCCGAGAGTTACTTGTGGATCAGCTCATCGAGAACCTCTTGGAGTTCAGCGGCCGGCAAAGAGACATCGAGCTGACCAACAAGAACCTCAAGGTAAAGGGAAGGAAGATCGAGTGAAGAAGGACACCGCCTTGGCCATGGCTGCCATGCTTTCTGTGGCAGGAATGGTGGTCCCCGACGATAGAAAGCGACAGGAGCCTGAAGAGGAACCCTTCTGCGTCTGTGGTGCCCGTATGAGAATCCCCACCAAGCCTCGAAAAGGGGTTGTCGCCTACTGCCCCAAGTGCGGTAGGATTCTCCGGAAATGAAAAGCTACCTGGACTTAGTCTCTGGAGTCTCTGCCTTAAAACCGCAGAGCTGGAGTTGTTTCCCCTCATTTCTTCCGAAAAAGCTTGCCTTGTCAAACCAGAATCACCCCCTTTTGAAGCAAAGCCCAGTGGCTTAAAGAGGGAGTCCGTGATGAAGAGCCGGATCGAATGCTTCATGCTCGAACCCGTAGAGGGGTCTGACAGGCTCTGGAAGGCTCCTGACGGGAAAGTCTACCAGCTCCGGAACACGGAGCAGGAGGGGGTTCCTCCGGCTCCCCTGGGGGCTATGTGGGACGCTGACTGGTTCCACGGAATGCCCGAGTTCGAAGGTCCCGACGGACTCAGCTTGGTTGTCCGTACCCCAGGTGGGGATTGGATGATCGACGCCCCCTCAGCAAGCGGGCCCGGGTGGCCAAGAACCGGGACACCCCCAAAGATCACAGCCATTCCTAGTATCGCCATAGGCCAAAAGCCAGGGGGAGGATGGCAGTACCACGGATGGCTCAGAAACGGAGTGCTGGAGGAGTGCTGACGATGCCTTGGGATGCCCTTGCTACAGGAGCCCTGCCATTGCTCCTATTCCTTGTAGGAATCACCTGCGGATACGTACAAGGCTACAAGGACGGTAGGACTTCACCCAACCCCTCAGGTAGGTCGTCCGGGTCGTAACCCCTATCATCGTCTTCCATGACGATGTGGCTCGGATGTAGTCCCGCATGGGTCTCTCGGTGGCACCGGCAGCAGAGAAGCTCGCACTTCTTGATCTCAGGAAGGATGGCCTCGAAACTGGTGACATGCTCCGATACGTTGAAGTCTTTCTCCTGCGGGTCTACGTGATGCAAATCGAAAGCTTCCAGACAAGCGTTGTAGCCACAGATGCAGCAGCGGCCTCCCAAATAGGCTACGGCTCTCTCCAGGATGCCTTTGCGTCTGAGAGTTGCCTGGAAGTTGCGTTCCCACCTGACATCCAGGTCCGTCATACTTGAGGCAGCACATCAAAAGATGGTGTATAGTAGGGCCGTGCTAGAACACGGCTACAAAGTCCTCATCATCCTGGCAGGAGTGTTTGCTCTCCTGGGGTTCGTAGACACCCTCATGGAGCAACGTAAAAACCGACAGATGGCTGCCCTCGTGACCAAAATCAACCAGGCCAAAGATCGAGGGGACTTCAAAACCTCCGACCAACTCACCAGAGAACTCAACCGGCTCGCTGACTATCGGTGGTGGAAACGATGGCTGCCAAGAAAAAGCTGAAGGTGGTCTTCCAAAAAGGCGCCTTCGATCACATCCCTGAAGATCAGAGGGAAGAGGCCCAACAACAGGTTCTGAAAGCCTTCGAGGAGTTCGATCCTCAAGACGTGGAACCCGTAGATCCGTTGCCTGAGGGCGCTCAAGCATGCCCTGAATGCGGCGGAAAGCTTAGTGCTGGACCTGTGATTGAATTACCCGAAGACGATGGCGTCGTTCAAGTCTTCGACTGCAATGAGTGCGGCAGGTCCTTCCTTGGAAAGCCTCTCAACTGAGAATGGTCTGCGAACCTTCCCCAGACTCAGGAGCAGGCTGAGGCCGCCTATGACCGGGTTCTAGCCAAAAGGAAAAGCCATGCCAGTTTGGACGAACGTACCCCGTAACACGAAGGTCGGACAGAAGATCGATGATCGATGGGTCGCAGAACTGAAGGAAGCCCCCTCGTTCACCAAGAAGGTTCAGCGGGCTAATGTCCTTGCCCACAACGAGTTTTGGAAAGATCGAGATCCCTCTCGGGTTCTGGAAGTCCCAGAAGTCGGGCCTGACCTGCTGTGGGCTAGGGTGGTAGGACCGCAGTTGCAACTTCTAGACTAGCTCAGAATCGGTTCCAACAACTTCACCTGGTCAGGAGATAGCCTTCCTAGGCAGTACTCCGCCAGCATCTCCGAGAAGTTCTCCTCAGGGTCCTTCTTGGCGTACCCACTGACGAAAGCTCCTCCAAGTGTGTCGAGTCCCTTGTTTTGGAGGTAGTGAACGAGCTTGATCTTGCCCTTCCGTCGAGGGTCGTCCTTGCTTTGCAGGAAAACCGTATCGTAGGTCACATTGGTCACTTCGTACTTCTTGCGACCTTCCTGGTAGGTGTCTCCGACATCAGGTCGGTTGGCAGGGTCCTTGAGCATTTCCCGGACCCGATCACTTTCCTTGAAGCTGAGCTGTCTGTAGAGAGTGATAACAGCTGTCTTCTGATCTCGACTGAGGAACTTGTAGTAGAGACGGTGTCCCAACTCATGAATCAAGGTCCGTACCGTATCGTGTTCTTTACCTTTGAGGTTGGCTCGGATCAGTACCTCGTCTTCGGAGACCATGTAGAACGCTAGTAGCTTTGACGAACGTCCTACCGTGTTGGTCATGAGCACATTGCCGTAGCAGACCTTTCCGAGACCCTTTCCTTGAAGCAGGCTGGCCGCTTTCTTGACTACCTTGGCAACGGTATCCATCAATTCGGAGTCGAACCCTCCAGCGTTGACGACCGTGAAGGGGCCTGCTCGAAGCTTCGTAGCGGCTTCGCCTTCCTCCCCGTGGGCCTTACCTACCTTCAGAGCGGTCCTGGCAGTCAGCAGGTGGCCTTTGAAGTCCTTGATGAACTTTTCGTAGGCTTCGATGACCTTCACCCCTTTAGGGGCCCGGACTCTGGTTCGAGAGTAGAACTGGGCAGCCTTCTCTACCTGCCTCCTGAGCTTGTTGGGTAGCGCTAGTTGTTGGAGCAGAGCTAGGAACAGTCGCTCGGCTCCTGCCCTTTTGGCTGCCTCGAAGTCCCACCCTATCTGGAGCCGTAGCTTCCTAAGAGCCCGATCGTACTGGTAGTAGGTAGAGGCGATGCTCTCCTCCTCCTTGCTTCGATTACGATCGACAAGGATCTCAGCTACTTGTTGAGGGGACACCTTTTTCAAGGCTTCCCCCATCTGTTTGGTCTCGACAAGCAGGGCCTCATTCAGAGGGATCATCTCCAACCGAGACAGCAGATTCACAGGGTCGCCAATGCTGTCAGCATGGCGTAGAGCTCGCACGGCTACCCGAATGGGAAGCAGGTCATCCACGCTTAGACTCCAGGTAGCGAGCTAGTACAACAAAGGCCATCCTGATCTGACCCGGAAACATGAGAGAGAGGACCCAACGAACCTTAGGGTGGATGGCTCGGGGCCCTCGGCTCACAAGAGCTCCGATAGCCTCACAAAATGCCTCCTCCTGGTTCTTCCCAGCGTAGGCCGAGATGGGGATGGCGGGAACCTTCACAGATCGGGTGCCTTCAGCCAGAAGCTTCTGGAAGTCCTCTCGCTTCCATAGATTCGTAGCATCTTGCCACCCACTCGCTACGTCCACTCGAAGAGCGTATATAGGATCCTTGTCGCTCATACTCCGAACGAAGTCGCTTGTGTACGTGATCTCCTCGGGCCATCGATGCATGAGCTCGGTGAGATCCAAATCCGCAGTCCCTCCGAGCATGGTATCCCACAACTTGTGAGCCTCACCTCCCAGAAATGTCTTCCAGATGTGGTGACTCATTTCGTGAGCCAGCACCCAAACAGCATCCTTGTCCCCACTCGAAACGGTACTCGAAGGGTTGACCCGAAGCTTGTTGCCTTCGTACAGGTCGTAGTCCCCTCCCTTGTCGAGCCCCATCGTGTAGTCAAAGTAGATGGGGATCTTGGCCTTGAGCAACAACGGGAAGTGCTTGGCCGCTTGGCCCTTGTACCGTTTCAGCTCCGACTTGAACTTCTCCAGTTCTCTGATTCGCTGATCATAGTCGCTTGGGTGATCCCCGGTGCGAAGCTGCAAGCCTATGAGGACGACCGTGAAGCCTTCCAGAGTGACTCGTTCTTCAGAGGGGGCTTCGCCTCGGGGAGGCAGCGTCAACGACTCTCCCTCTAGTCCGTACTGGAGCTCCATCTCTCGCTGTCGTTCCCAACGAGCAGCAACATCCTTCAGTTCCTTCCAGACCACCTGCCCCTTGCGTCGGACTCTCTTCTCCCAGTTCTTCCACTGGTTGGGGTCCTCGGGAAGGGTGAGCTCCAGGTAGAAGTCCCAAGCAGGCTTGCGAACAGCGTAGCCCCAACTCTCCCCCTTCACGTCCTTGTTGTTGAGCCAGTTCTTGAAGATGGTCTTCTCGAAGTACTTCCTCCAGGCTTGGAACCCTTTCCGGACCATTTCTCGGTCACGGTCAGTCTTGATCCGCTTGATGTTGCCAATGAGGGTCAGGAAGTCTTTCCGAAGCTTGTCGATGAATGCCTGGTTGACCTCGTAGGTGGTCCCCTTTTTGGTCATCTTCCCGTCTACCCGACCATCCGCCATAAAGTCCGGCTCTAGGTCCGGAACCAGGTACTGGCTCCTGAGCGTGGAAGCCTCATGTCCTACCGCCTTGGCTGTCTCCTCCAGAGCCTTCTTGAACTCGTCCTTTAGGACCTTGTCTTTTTCCTTCCGGCCGTGGGGGAGCTCAGGACCCTCAGCTCGGATCCTCTTGAGGCGTTCCTTCATCTCCCGGTTGGCATGGAACCCCCGAAGATCTTTTGCAGTGATATCGAACTTCTTGAGGTACCGGTTGACCTTCGGGGCGTCGATACGGACGGGCCCACCGAAGATTGCCCCATCCTCGCCCTCAGAGCCCTCACAAGCGTCTTTCAGAGCCGAGACGAGCTGGGCATCGGTCACGGTCTTGGACTGCCTGACGCCGCTCTTGCCGACGTAGGAGATGGTCGCTTTCTTTCCGCTGAACTTGACCTGTCCCCTAGTCCAGCCGGTCACCCCAAAATGACCATCTTTGGCCGAAGAGTCGTTTCCTACACGTTCGTAGGTGGCATCAATCAGCCCGATGGCCAAAGCAGTCAGCTTTGTCTCAGGGTCGTCAGAAGCCAGGTCCTTCTTGACCTGGCTCTGGAGGCTCTTGATGTTCGAGCGCAGGCTTTCCAGCCTACGAGCCTTTTCCCGGTTCCGGAGCTGCACCTGCCGCTTGGTGTACTCGTAGACGACAGTGCCCGTATCCAGGGTCTTCTTCTTTTGGTACCTGGCAGCTATCCGGACAAAAAGCGGGTCCATTACTGGATCGGGCCCATCAGTGAAATCTCGGTGAGGCCGTGGTCAGTGAAGGTGTCCGGTCGGGGGGAGACCTTTCTGAAGAAGCTTTCTCCCCCCGGAATCGAGCAGCTCTGCGTACCCTTCGCTCTCGATGAGAAACTGTATGGCAGCGTCCGACTTTGAAAACTGTTTGGCCGTTCCGTCAATTCTAATCACGGTGTAAGGCATCCTTCACCTCGATTTGAAGCACAAACAACCCATCTCGTCAGGGTTCACGGTTACGCTCACAACCGGAACCCCTTCAGGACTGGCACTGAAAGGGTTCTCCACGTAGGACACCACGTCCAGAGCGTCGTGAAGTTCACTCCCTCCCAGCACAGGACACTCGTTCCCAGGTTGCAAGTAAGCACAGTCCTTGCAGAGCCTTGGGGAACCCGGAAATACCGGAAGAGTGATTTTCCAGTACTCCTCTGGAAGGGTTCTCTCCTCAACCTCACGCCCTTCCTTGATGGCTCGGGCCATCCCCTTCTCCATCCCTGGAGTGATCCCCAAGTCAGTGTACACGACTGAAGCAGACGCTTGGCTGCCCCACAGGAGCCCTGCTTCGATGCCCAGCGTTCGAAGAGAAGGGATCGTGTCGTCCAGGGCCTGTGTGTAGATCAGATGGGAGGCAAAAGGGGCGTCTCCAACGTCCAGACAATGCCGAGCACACCTTCTGGTGTAGTCCAGGTTCTTGGCTATGTCCTCATAGGACAAGGCTGCGAAAGGTGTCTCCAGAATCACCAGTCGTTTAAGAAGAGGAGGGTGTCTTTCCCTACGCTGTGCTTCGAAAGCCTCGCTGAGCTGTTTGATCTGGGAAGCCGTCAGCCATTGAGCTCCACACTGAGGACACTCCCGGTAGCCCAAGCCCTCGGGAACCTCGTAGCCGTCCTCTCCTCGGTAACGCATCCTCCGACCAGGCCCGTCCGAAAAGACCAAGGTAGCCCCACACTCTGGGCAAATGGGATCAGGAAAGTGTTCCTTGACCTTTTGAAGCAGCTTGGCCTCAAACTCAGGGGTAAAGTCTTTCTCTTGGAAAGGTTTCTTGGCCATTCCTGCCTCAACGAGGGAAGTAGTAGACGCCCCCATTCCAGTCGGCAGTATACTCGTTCACTCGACAGTGACACTCTCGATCCCATCGCCAGTGATAGTTTTCCCCATGGCACTTCTTGAAGAGGAACGGACAGTAGCGTTGGAGAAACCTTCGCCACCAAGGACTATATGCGCTACTCATCTTCGACCTCCAATATCTCCAGAGTCAGAACAGCCCCGGGTTCCAGAACCCAACGAGCCTTTCCCTCATTCACAAGCTTCTCAGCTTCATCCTTGGTGCGGCCCTTTAGATCGTAATCCAACACCATGAGCCTTTGAGTTTCATGGGCGCTGAACCCCACCACTTTGCCTTTTGGTGAATCGGACATGTCACGCTTTCAGCGTTGAAGAATCCGGAGCCTTTTCGCCCACACTACGTTCTCGACTTTTTCAGGCTCTGGAGGGTTTTCCTCTCCATGCTCTTTTCGGACCTTTTCCAGGTGAGCAATGGCTTCATTTATGGAGGCTTCATTTATGGAGGCTGCCTCGGACTCCACCTGCCTCAGAACGTCCTGACAAGTAAAAGACGTTCCCTGACAAGCAGCTTCCAAAGCACGCCATCTATCAATAGACCCTGCTGGGATTTTTTCCCCACATGAAACCAAGTAGTACTTGGCCAGACTGCGTAGCTCAGGGCTGATCTGAAGCTTATCCTGCTCCGTCTCGGTCTGCTTGGGAAGCTGCGTCAGGTCGAGTTGGTACATCTCCAGGAGCTTGATGTAGACCTTCACGCACTGTTCCACGTCATCGAGAGCCCCGTGAGTCTGCTTCCCCAACCCTAGGAGCTCTACGAGTCCTCCCTGTCGGACGCCAGGAAGCAACCGGTGAACCACTAGCGGCCAAGCCATAGAGGCCACGTCGATGAGGTGATAGCTACACTTCCAAGGCCATCCCCACCCCAAACGATCCAGACCCTCCTTGATGAAGTCGAAATCGAACTTTGGATGCTGACCCGCCATCCGACTGTCATCTAGGATAAGCAGTAGACCTCCTAAGGCTACGTGAAGGGAAACAGCGCCCCTCTTTTCCCACTCCTCGGGTGAGTAACCGTTGATCTTGGCCACTAGAGGATCAACCGATCGAGTCGGTTTCACGTAGTAGTGTATTCGACCCTCTTCCACAGGCATCTCGAACTTCCCAGACTCAGGAGTGGGCTGCCTCAATCGAATGGCGGCGATCTCCAAGATCTCGTGCTTGTGAGGATCCAAACCGCTTGTTTCGGTGTCCACGAAACAAAGGCACCTTGAGTCTTTGAACTTACCCTTCATCTGAGTACTCCTACTTTCTTGAGTCGAGCTCTAGCCTGCTCCCGGGCAGGGATGAACAAGGCTCCCAAAGCCCAAGCCATTTTCCTGCGTCTGGCTGTCAGGTCGTAGTGTGGGTGAATAGGATGGTCCTGGAACCACTCTCGTTTGAGGCCAATCTTCCGTGCAAACTCGTGTAGCCCCTCAATGTCTTCATCAGTGGTCAGATGACACCAGTAGCCAGGAGGGACCCGCCCCACCCTCTTCGGATGATAGTGCAGTTCGTCTATCATGATCATCGACGGGGGGCTCCGTAAACCACTCTTTCTCCGAAGCCCTCGCTCAACCTAGGGAGTACTCTTCCATAAGGAACAGAGGCTTCTTTGCTGACCTTCTCTTTTGCCTTTGCGATGGCTCTCTGAACCTTCGGACTTCCAACATCTCCTTCGTAGGCCACTACCTGAAGGGATCTCACACCTTTAGCCGCCCGGAGAAGACGAACCTCTGGAAAAACCTTCTTGAAAGCTTTCCGAACCAGCTTCAGCTCTTCCTGGTCTCGAACTTCAAAGATGGTTGGAAGGTTCTTCATGGCAGCTAGTTGGCTAGCTCTCGACGCTTCTGGCGAACGGCATCCAAGAACTTGTTTCGGAGGGTTTGACTCACGATTCGGTCCCGGCGGACTTGGTTGGCACCGTACCACTGTTGGAGCCTTTGTGGGGAGTCGATTCCTTTCAACTCTTTCAGGAGCCCCTCACAGATCTCTTCTTCCTCGAACTCCTTAGGCGTCCCCATGAAGTCCTGAGCCTCTTGGCTTCTCTTCTCTTCGGGGATCTGTTCGACCTGTTCTGAAAGCATGGCGATCTTTGGGGCCATCTCCAGGCACTGATTCAGGGCACTCAGAGAAACTTTAGCGGCCTCTTCTTGCCCTCCGAAGACAGCGTTGATGTGAGAAGACAAGGCGTTGAAAGCGGCCATGTAGAGCTGTAGCTGCCCTTGTGTCTTCACGTTGGGAGCTTGCTGCTGGAGCATCTTTAGCATCATCTGCTCGGGGGCCTGCCCAGCCTGAGCCTGTTCCTTCCGCTTCTGCTGCTCCTCTAAGGCCAGTCGGCGAACCTCTCCTAGATCCAGACCCGGCCAAGCCTTCTTGAGAAACGTCTCCCCGTTGGGCCCCAGGATGACCTTCTTGGCGAGCATCATTCTCTGAGCCTGAAAGGTCTCTTCCCCATGCTCTTTTCGGACCTTTTCCAGGTGAGCAACGATCTCATTTAGGGACAGTGTCGTCGTTGGCATCTTTCGCCTCCCGAGCTCTCTGTAACAGCTTCTGACGGTACGCTTCGGCCTTCTGCTCCGCTTCTTGAGGGGGGACCCCCATTTGCTGGAGATACTGCTGAGCCATTCCCTTCATGAGTTGGGAAGCCCGTTCAGGATTGTTCAACAGAGACCAACAAGGCTTGCAATAGTACAGCTCCGAGGGAGGAGAGTCTACGCCCATACTACGAAGGGACTCCCGTTCCGGATCCGTCAGATTGACCTTGATGCACTCGTGAGCATAGAACGTGTGCCCACACATGCAGGTGACTTTTTCAAGGGTGTCTTGATTCACGTTCAGTAGCGCTCCACAACTCCGTCACCTGTAGTTTCAGCTGAACCAGTCGGAACCCTGTGATTGGAATAGGTTCGATTGAGCCATCCGAAGGTATGAAGCCTCCCATAACTCCAACCTCTCGGGCGAACTTTTTGGCTCGGTGCTCAAGGAGTCTGATCAAAGCCTGTCTCGGGGCCTCGTGAAAGAACATGGCTACGCTCAGGTAAGCGGGATGCCTTCCGGGCCTGTCCTTGTCTAACCCTGCTTCCTGGGCCGACTTGCGATACTGCTCAATGGTGTGCTCTTTGCCCCAGTCTGCATCAGGCCACTCGTTCCCAAGGCCGTCGTTCCACCAGCCGGGAGTGGGGAAGATGCTAGCAGGGCGTAGGCAGCCATGGTCATCATGCACCTGAGCAACTATGTTCCGCAGCTCTTTTATGAAGGAGGGCTCTTCCTTCAAGAAGACTTTAGCCATTCTCTCCCCGACACCACACTCACCTATGCAGCCAGTGCAGTAGGCTGTCATAGTCCGTTCGAAACTTCCCGCATAGGTGGTGGTGTCTACCACGAAGGCAAACAGGTTGTCAGGGCAGTACCACATGTCAGGGACCCTCTCGGATGAGCTTACGGTAGTCGATGGCTATTGTGTGAGAACTATCCTCTAGAGACAAGTCCCCTTTTGCGATTCGTTCCCCATAGAGCAAAGCCGTGGACAAGGGCAACGCCACGTAGATTTGATGGTGTCGATTCAGGAGATCTGCTTCCAGATACATCAACTCGTCCAAAAAGGAATGCCTAGGTACGATGCCCGTCACATCGATTCCGAATCGATGAGGGTGACAGTAGTAAGGGTCCCCTGTGGATACCGTGACTCGACAAACGGCCGGTCGCCCTTGGTAGATACTGCAAAGCTTCTCGTCCAGCATAGGACAAGCAACCATGCTCAGCATCCAGATCTCAGGAGTGAGACCCCATACTGCTTTCGAGTGTTGAACCACCTTGTCTTTGAAGTCCGGGGTCCACAGGTAATGCTCTGTGAGCCACCGGTACAAGGAAACCCCCTCCAAGAGCGAAACAGACAGAGGGTGGTAGCAGCAGTGAGCACAGCCCTTGCTACAGGTCACCCCTTCCTTGGTGCGACTAGTATGGGACTGTATTTGTTTTTCGAAGCGTCGAACAATCTCCGTTCGAGCAGCCTCCCCTTCTCCCAAGGTCCTCTCTACATCCAGAGGTAGCCGAGCCATCACTCTTCGCCTTCATCGAAAGAGTCGTCTTGCATAATCCGATCGAAAGCCGTGGGATTAGTAGAAGGCTCGTTAGCTTTGAGAAGCCTCTTCTTACGAAGCCTGAGGCTACCGAACGCCGGGGTGATGGCAACTCTTGTCAAAGACCCGTTCCGGTGAGTAGCAATCAAGATCTCCCCTCGACTAAGCCTCAGCTCGGGGTTGAAGAACAGAGCCCCTCCCAACTGTAGCTGGTCTGTGGGGACCCACTCACTCATGGGTTGGAGCTGACGGTTCTCGGAAGAGCGGAGAACGGATACGACAGGTCCAACCCTAGAACCTCGGTTCTTGATTACTACGAAGGGCCACTCTTCAACAGGATTGCAGATTACCCTACACTTCCCCTGACGTTCCAGGTCGTCTGGCAACTCCTCGATAGAGGCGCTACTCCACTGGATTGCCTTGAAAGTGCGTGCCCAACGATCTTTCTGAAGGAGACGATAGCGATCTTCTGGCTTCGAACAACCTTCTAGCTCGACGATATCCCCGATCTTCATGGTGTGGCAGGTAGCCTACCACACCTCAAACATCCCCGAAGGGATTTTCGAAGATCTTGTCCTCGTCGATCTTGAGGTCGATCATGGTTCTGTCGATCTTCTCCCGTTCCTCTGGGCTGAGCTCAAGGGAGTCTTGGCTTTTCTCGGACTCAGCAGGCTTGTCAGGAGTCTTTCCGTTGCCCTTAGACGAGCCCTTCGCCTTCTCTGGGGCTGGGGAGGTCTCAGTCTTGGGCTCAGGGGCTTCAGGCTCGGAAGCTTGCTTGGTCTCCGCCTGAGCCTCTCCGGCTTTCCGAACCCGGTAGACTCCGTGCTTGACCCGCTCGAAGGTGTCCGTGATGTTCCCGAGCCGGAAGCTCAGATACGCCACAGGGTCGTTCTGGCTGGTGTTGGGAAGCCATCCTTTGGCCTCCAAAGCGTTGTACACGTCACGGGCACGGAAGGTCTCCACACCCTCCATGGCGATGACTACTGCTTCTCGAAAGGTTGGCTGCCCTCTGGATCGAGCTGTAGTCTCAGAACCAGCTTTCTTGGCCGCCTTCTTGCTGGTCTTCTTGGCCGCCTTCTTCGCAACCTTCTTGGCAACCTTCTTGGCCGCCTTCTTGGCCGCCTTCTTGCTGGTCTTCTTGGCCGCCTTCTTCTCTGCCGGTGGCCACTTGCCAGCAGCCATCAGGTTGGCCTTGTGAGCTCGGCCCTCTTTTGTGCGCCAGTCGATCTCACCCGTCTTGGTCCTGGGCAACGGGGCTCGACCCCTCTTGGGGCTCTCATCGCCTGTCGTCTTCTTGGCAACCTTCTTGGCCGCCTTCTTCGAACCCTTAGGGGGCCCAGGACGCTTCCGTGGTTGACCCGCCTTGGTCAAAGCAGGCTTGATGCCAGCCTTGGTGTTGATGTCCTTGAGAATGGCTTCGGAGTCTGCCACTTGCTGACGCAGTACGACAACCCGGTCTCGAAGCTCTTCGGTTTCCTTCTCCAGTTTGAGGTACTCTGCGAGAAGGTTTTGTACAGCAGTAATCAGGTCCATTTTGATCCGTTCTCCATCTGGTTATGACTCCCAGTGAACAAACAATACACCGGGGTACCAAGTCAAGACAAAATTTATATACGGTCAACTAGGGCTTCCAGGATACCCTTTTGACGAGGAGTGTTGTCGTTTTCTCGTAAGTGCTTGTAATAACACTGTTTTATCTGAAAACAAGTGCTCACAACTCCGGGCCCCGCTTTGAGACCCGTACAGTTTTGGCAGAGTTCCGTCCCAAAGTTCACTCGAAACCGGTACTTAGCGACCTCGATCACTAGTCTACGGGTTTCCTGTAGGAGCTTCTGGGTAAGCTCCCACACCTGGGCAGGATCTCCTCCCTCAAAAGCTGCCCGGAGTTGGTCTTCGTAGTCGCTTACGTCTACTTGGTAGGGAACTCTCTCAGAATGTCTTTCTCGGTGATGATCCCCATCCTCCGAAGCACTACCTCGGAACGGTTGGTCGAAAGAGCCGCCCTGAGTCCCTCTGTCCGGCGGTCCTTGAGTCCCTCCGCCCGAGCTATGCTCTTCTTCAGTAGAGCGTTCCACTCCACTACGTTCCGAGGGGGCGTTCGCTTGGGCTTCGTGATCTGGTTGAGCTTCTGTTTTCTGGCCATGGCTCATGTGTCCTCAAGCTCCGCTTTCAGCATCTCGTTGAAGAACTTCTCGACGCTCTCTGAGGATACTGATGAGGGTTGCTGACTGACGAACGCAATCACCTTACAGAACACCCTCCGTTCCGCCTCTCGTTCATTGGCCAAGGTCTGGTTGTCTTCCACCAAAGCATCGATCAACTGACGGATCTCTTCGACCTGAATCTCAGCTCGTTGGATGTACTCGGCGATGCCCCCCATTCGGTTGAGCATCTCTTCAAGGTCCCCCATATTTTTGAGAGCGTTGAGAGCCTCCGATAGCTGGCTGGTCTTTTCTGTCAGCTTCCGGTTTTTCTCAGAAGAACGCCGCAGCTTCCTAGCAGCACTTGCCATGGCTACTGGTTCCAGGGGGGCTGCCCCTTGAAATTCGTGTAGAGCAACACTTGCCGAGGAGGATTGAGCTCATCTTGAATAGCGTCCCCGGGCCAGTCTTTGGGAAGGCTAGGCACTGTGTTGGCCAACTCCAACAACCGCTCGTTCGTGGTTACCCGCTTGAGGTCTTCCCGAGCTCGTTCGTCTCGTTGAAGGACGTAGACGACTTGGTCCTCTCGCATCGTATCCAACATGCAGGCGCCGTTTCCAACAGCAGGGTCGCCACCGTCTATCCAGACGTTGTTGGTACGGTCCCCGTCACACAACGTAGTGGGGGTCTCCTCGGAGTCTCCCACAAGGTCACAATCTGCCATGGCGATGTCACTCACAAGGCTTGAGCCAATCAGCTCGGAACACCAGCACTATGTCAGGTTCTCCGTGAGCGATCAACCGGGTACGCCAGTACATGCTACCGTTTTTTCGGCGCATTTCGTACCCGTTGACATGAAACTCACTTCCAACCTCTTGCAGGGTCTCAGAGATTCTCTTGGCCACATCTCTCCAGCTAGGAGCAGGGAGGGCCTCGGAGATCTCCCGATCGGTCAGGTCTTTGGAGTCTTCGTCTGGAGGGGGTAAAAACGAGGCTAATGCCAAATTCACGTCTCAATCCTATACATATACAGAGAGATTCTCAACTCTTCTCGATAGGATCTAACGGTTCCTGGACGGCGTAGCAATATTTGCAGCCGAATTTACACCCCTCGTTGATGGTGAAAGCGTCCACAGAAATGGCGCAACCACACGAATCTACTAGGGAACTGTCAGGACCATGAACTGGAAGATGAAATCGACTTCCGTCCTCGCATACTGCTCTACGGAGGTTCAGTAGTTTGCAGCTCCCCCCGATGGGTACCCGATTCTCCCGGCAGAGACGCACCTCGAAGTCCGAGGGACAGACTTGAGCCATGCTACGGATGACCTGCCTTTGCTCGTCTGCATTCCGGGGATCCCAGAGCTGGTCATTCTCCTGCAAGAAGGACATGTAGACGCTTCTTAGGCCAGTGGGGTAGACTGCCTTCACCAGTCGCTCAAAACGCTCTACAACGTCATCTACGGCGGGCACAGGGCTGAATCTCCAAACAACGTTCTGAGTGCCGAAGGTATCCACAGCCTGCTTCAACCATTCGAGGCTCTCAGAAGAGCGGGGAACCCTATCTTCGACCTCCCACCAGTCCGTGATCGTCATGTGGATCACCAGACTGTATGGCTTGAGGAGATCGACATCCTGGATGAGAGCTCGGGGGTCCCGGGTCCAGAAGACAAGCCCCAGCACATCCTCCGGGGCCAGGGACCAGCGAGCAGGCAACCCCATTCTCGTGGGGCTGAAACCTATCATCCACCCAGCGTCCAAGCGTCTCCGGAACCAGTCCCACTTTCCAGCCGGGACGTCGGTCCACCGAGACAGTGAGTAAGGGAGCTTTTCGACTCTACCGCTGAGCATCAAGGGAACCATACACCGAGGCTACGGAAAAGCTCCCCGAAAGAGTAAAGGACCCAGGAGATCCTAGGTCCCTACTTCTTGGCCTCTTCCAGCTCCTGCATTGCCCCGTCGAGGATGTCGCTCGGGACTAGCTTGGAAAACGGCATCTTCTTCTGACGCATCACCTGAATACCCCGGCCGCCTTTGGGGTAGGCCATGACCTCAAGGTTCTCCACATACTCCGCTGAGAGATCTTTGGAGAAGGTCATATCGATTTCGATGAAGCTGCCATCCGGGAGAGAGATGTCCGCCACTGCTGACAGGGCATCTTTGGCCACATCCAGATTGGCCTTGGCCCGGATCTTCCACTTCTGCTGGATGTAGGTAGGGATCTTGCGAATGAAGTAGGAAACCGGATGAGGAGCCAGGTAGCTCCGCTTCCTGAGGTACCGGGCGGCGATTTTCTGGGCAAGAGTCATTGCCTTAGGAACCCCACAAATAGACTAGGGGGGTCCCCACACTCCACAGGCCGGTTGCAGTTCCCTCAAAACAGTGTTCACACGCTCGATGGTTTTCTGCCGTTGCTTGGTCTGGTCTTCTTTGTAGCAGGTCACGTAGAGCGTCCCGTTGTCTCGCCAGATCTTGCCTCCAAAACCGAGCTTTCCACTGAAGCGATACTCGGTCATTCTGCGAAGTCTGTCCCGCTCCATGGCAGCCCAAATGAAGTGTCTCCTCTGACGCCCTTTCTCGTCCTCGTAGGCTCCCGCATAACGCACAAGCACATCCCAAACCCGTTGGTACAGGTCTTCGTCCCGCGGGACATCCAGACCTGCCTTTTTCATCTTGAGAGCGGCCTCCAACCAGTTCAGACGGGCTCGAAACAACCGCACTAGCCAAACATCGTCCCGATGCTTTTCGATGAGAATTTTGATCCTCATCACCTCGGACTCCAGGAAATCCTGGGTGTATTCTTCGGTGTGGGTCATCCTACGGCCTCTGCTTTGAGCTCTACCTTCACCTTAGGCTTCTCCTCTTGAGGCTTGCGAACCAAGATCGGTTCACACTTACCCTCCACCACATCTTCCGTGATGCGGACGGTTGTGATATCCGGATCGCTAGGGCACACCATGAAGGCTGGCTTGAGGATCTTTTCCAGGATGCTGCGAAGAGCTCGGGCTCCTCGGGGGCTTTTCATGGCTTGCCTGCCTACCGCCTTGAGAGCATCTTCCTCGAACTCCAGAGATTGACCGTCCATCCGGAACAAAGCCTGGTACTGCTTCACCAAAGCGTTCTTCGGCTTGGTAAGGATCTCCACCATCTCCTCCTCGGTGAGGGGGAGGGTGGAAGTCATGATGGGCAGACGACCCAGCAGCTCGGGGATGATCCCAAAGTCGAGCACATCCTCTTCTTCGACGCTGCTGTATACTTCCCGGGGCTCCAACTCTCTTCGGTCAGCGGCTCCGAACCCAACCCGAACCGCCTTGTTGACTCTGGCCCCGATGGTCTCTTGGATGCCATCAAAGGAGCCCGCACAGATGAAGAGGACGTTGGTGGTGTCAATAGTGCTGGATGCCTGGATATCCGCACTAACGAGCCGACCATGCCCCTGGGCAATGGTGCTCTTGCACCCCTCGATGATCTTGAGAAGGGCTTGCTGAACGCCTTCTCCCGTGACATCTCGGTACCCTGTGGCCCCCCGTCCGGTTTTCCGAGCAAGCTTGTCGATCTCGTCGATGAAGATGATGCCCCACTCAGCTCTCTCTACATCCCCTGAGGCGTCTGCCAGGAGACCCTGGAGCATGGTCTCCACATCGTCCCCCACGTACCCCGCCTGGGTCATCTTGGTAGCATCCGCCACGTAAAAGGGGACGTTCAGCATCTTGGAAACCGTTCGAGCAGTTTCCGTTTTGCCCGTGCCGGAGGGGCCCATGAACAGGATGTTGGACTTCTTGATCTCGGTATCCAACTCCTCTCCCCTCTTGAGGGCTTCTCGACGCTTGAAGTGGTTGTAGACGGCGATTGCAATGTCGTCTTTGGCCACATCTTGGCCGATGATGTACTGATCCAGGAAAGCCCGCCCTTCCTGGGGCTTCAGGAGAGTCACCTCGTTTTTGGCCTCAGCTTCCTCTTGGGATTGCTTCTGGAAGGCTGCCGCTGCCGTGAGGGCACAACGATCGCAGATCAGTACACCCCTCTTAGAATCCCCTAACAGAGCCTTGACCTCGTTTCGGGGCTTACCGCAAAATGAACACTTGGGCTTTTCGGGCATACCCTACGATACACCAAACGATCAGGTTTGCCGGTCGTAGTCGTAATTCGGCCCATCGGCTCGTTTCGATTTCTGACCTTTCTCTCTGCGCTTGTTGGCGTCAGCTTCGGCTTCTCGCTGAGAGTCATAGAAGGCCCAGTGTTCGTCCCAAGGCCGAGCAGTACCCTTGATCTGGGTGATGAGAGAATCCCCCACCGTGACCTTGAACAGGTTCTCCCCGGGCTCCATCCCAGGATTGTAGTCTCGGGCCACCCAAAGGGTCTTTCCGTTCAGCTTTGCCATGATCCTATCCTACACCGCTATGAATTCGGCTACTTGGCCAATTCGAATCTCTCCATCACCTCGGGTGGGATGGTCTTCTTCAGAACGAAGTGAGCAAAGGTTTCTGCATAGTCCTCCCCGACATTGGTAGTGGCATAGTCCGTGACCGTCACAGGAGGTTTGTTGGCCATGATCACGTAGCGCCGCTTGGGTCGGACAAAGTTTCGGTAGACCCACTGTTCCCCTCGGGCATGAGCTTGTGCCAGATCCTTCCCACTACTGCCCGTTCCAGCGTAGTTGTCCTTGAAATAGTCTAGCAAAGTTGCCGCAAGAGAGGGGTTGTTCAGAAATCGAGCAGCCTTCCGAGGCCCGAAGTTCGCCTTTACGAGAGCCTGGAACATGTCTTCCCGATCTTCCAAGCTCAAGGCCCCCGCCCCAGCAGCATAAGCGTTCTCGTAGGCTTCTCGTTGAGCCCCACTGAGCTTCTTGTGCCAGTACCGGTGCCCCAGCTCATGGACCAGGGTGTAGACCCCGTCGAACCGATTTCGGGCCTCCACGTTTAGAAAGATGCTGTCAGTCTTCTGGGAGTACATCCCAGCGTAGGAACCTCCCACTTGACGGGGCGTGACGAGAGAAACCTCTCCGTAGACTACAGAGCCGAACCCCGCTTTCTTGCAGGCTTCACTGGCACTGTCGAGGACACTGAGAGGTGTTTCGTACTCAGCAGGAGTGTAGCCGTACTTGTTGACGATGGTATACGGTCCATGCTGGAAGCTTCTCTCGATGTTGGTGTAGCCTTCCAATCGAGACTGGACCCGGGCCAAAGACTTGAGAGATTCCCCCACCGTGTCGAGAGTATGGGAAATCCAATAGCCGAGCTCAGTGAGGTCGCTGGACAGGTTTTTGGGATCGAATGGATAGGACAGTTGGTGGAGCCACTGCTTGACGTTTTTCAGTTTGCGTTGCTCATCAGACCTTTGAATGGTCACATCCTTGAGCAAGGTGGCTAAGGGATCTAGCCTCTGTCCCAACCCAACGAACAACTTTTTGGCAAGAGGGATGTCCTCCTTACGAAGGGCCTCCTCGATGAGTTTCCGGGCCCGTTGGTAGTCCTGAAGGTTCTGCCGAATGTTCAGGGCCAGTCGATACCGAAAGGCAACACGAGTAGCCAACATCGTCACACCTCCGCATAGACGATGCAGGGCTCACTCCAGACCAGTCCCTCACAGTCAACCTGGCCATCAGGATGAACGATGCAAATGCCGCCTTCTCCGAAGTTGTTGGCCCCCTCTTGACCATACCGGTTGGATACGATCAGGTGGACTTGGTTGCTCTTGGCAAACTTGATCCACCGTCCTGAAGGGAACTCTCCGTCCCCCCAGGAGGCGCTAAGACACACGATGTCAGCGTCTCCAGGCTCGTAGTATTCCTTAGAGTTGTCTCCCGTGTGGTCACGTATGTCCTTACAAATGACGATTCCCACCCGCTTTCCAAAGAGTTCCACAACCGGAGGATTTTCGGTCCCAGGGGTCGCCCAAAGGTAGTCATTTCCCCAGAGGTTGATCTTTCGGTGAACGTGATAGGCGCCCTTGGGAGGCATCAGGACTTGGGAGTTGTAGAGGCTTCCGTACCTCTTGTCCCTTCCCGTGTACTTCTCGACTAGACCCCAGACGATGGCTACTTGGGCATTCCCAGCCAAAGCCTGCATCCGCTTGAAAGAAGGACCCCCTTCCTCCCAGGTGTTGAGAGCCTCGGCGAAAGGAGCAGCCTCATCCCGACTCATGAACGAGTAGCCTGTGGTGCACAGCTCGGGAAGGACGATGAGTCGAGCGCCCCTATCAATAGCCGTCTCAACCAAGGCCACCATCTGAGCCAGGTTGGATTCCACGGCCTTGAACCGTGGAGCAAACTGGATAGCGGCGACGAGCATCTACCACCGGGGCAGGTCGATAGGCTTGCTACCATCCAGGGGGATGAGACGATCCTTGACCTTCAAGCGGTCCACGTTCATGCGCCGCTTGGCCACCTTCACCGACTCGGCCTGAAGCTTCGACACGACAGCAGACGGGATCTGGACGCTAAAGGTCCGGGCGATCCAGTCCACCTCGTTCTTAACCGTTTCCGGAATGCTCTTGGCACTCTTCATCACACCCACGATCTTCGTAGCGATTTCGGGAGTTAGAACCCCGAAGTCCTTGTTCAGAGGCTGCCAGATGGGGTGAATCACGATGCCTGCAGGGTAACGATCAGAAGCGGGCCGGAATGCCTTCTTCTTGGGCCACATTGGCAGAATGGAAAACTGCCAGAAGTTCCACGCCATCAGAGCCCGGTTCACCATCAGATTGTGGGGAGGCAGCCACCATTGGCTGGACATCTTGCCCTGAGCTTTTTGCAGCTGTGGCTTGAAAATGGTCTCGATAGCCACTTCTTCGGAATCCTGATCATCAGCGGCGGCCTGTTTGGGCACCCAAGCCAGGTTTTCAGCCAGCTTTTGAGCAGAGATCGCCAATTCCGTTCGGTCAGGAAACTCCTTCCGAATTGCCTGGGCTAGGGATACGAGTTCCTGATGAGCTTCTCTGAGCATGGTGGACCCTCCGAACAGGAGACCGGATTCATAAAGGGGAAACCATAAAAGCTCTAATCAGTGACCGCCCCTTGAGACGACGTAAATCTGCCCGTCGTGGCTCCCATTGAGTTGTAATCGAAGTCAAATTGGCGATCCCAGAACTTGAGCTTAGGACCCCGGTACACCCGGTTTTGCGAGGGAAGAGGGGCCGCTTGCAAGACCGTGGTATTGAGGGTCCCCTTCTGACCCGTGGGAAACTCAACCTTGTAGCGGTTCCCGTCAGGTAGGATCGTTCCCCGGCCTTCCTTCAAGAGCTGCTGAGAAACCTCCTGAAGCTTCCAGCAATCTGTTCGAAATCGAACGAATTTCCTAGACCCCACGGTCATCTCCCCAAAAGTCTCCAGGGTACGGAATCGACAACCCAACCCCACAGCTGTGTTCATGAAGTGCTCTATTGCCTTGTGGGCTGTCTCTTTCTGTCCAATTTGGACAGCCGCAAATTGTGTACCTAGCATGATTCCAGGAGTTCCTTTTCGTATGCGTCAAACCCCAAGGGGTCGTCTTCCCGAATGACTAGAGAGGCTGCGTCAGTTCCTTTTCGCAGACCGAGCTCAAAATCTCTCAGGGCTTGAACCACCTGGGCCATTTCCTCTTGGGATCTACATGCCCGAACCATCGCTTCGAACCTCGCAATGACTTCGGGCAATACCCCCCGATGAGCGTAAGTCCTGACGATCGTCAGGTACGTTTGCTTCACTTTTCGTAGAGCCACACCCAACCATACACCGGTTGGTGTACAGTGAGATATGGATACAACAAGTTTACCAACCCTTCTGGGAAGCTACCTTTGTTTGCTGATTGTGAGCCATTTTGTCTGTGACTGGCTTTTCCAGAGTCACGGAGAAGCCCTGAGAAAGTCTAAAGACTGGTTCATTCGTCTTGGACACTGCGTCCTCTACACGGCCTTGATGCTGGGATGCCTATGGCTGTTCTGGAGAACCCTACAGAACTTCCAGATCCTGCTGATGATGACGGGCATCTGGCTCCTAGTGACCCATTTCTTCATCGACACGTACCTGCCAACCTACTGGTGGATGAGGTACGTGCGGCGTCCGCCCGTCGTAGTGGAAAAGGGCAAAGAGGGGTTCAAGGAGTACGCCCAGACTCCTCTGGGGATTGTTCTGGTTGTGACAGTGGATCAGATCTTCCACGTGCTTTCCCTGATGCCTGTAGCCTACCTTTTGAGCGTCTGGAAGAATCTACAGCCGCTCTGACACCGGACACCTGGTAGAGCTTCTCTTCCTTTTTCGAAGACTCCCGGAGCTCCCTCTTGCGAAGCATCACCCGAACTAACTCAGCCGTTCGGGACAAGTCCCAGTCACTCCCCAGGTAATTGGCCAGCTCTTCCACCCGGACCGGGCGCCCTTGACGAGTGCAGTAGTCTAGGATCAAGTCTTTGGCGCCCCTCACTGACACACGAGGGAGAGCCATTCTACCTTACCACACTACCGGCCATCACTGCCCCAGCAACTTCTCCGGAGACTCCCCCGGCAACAACATGTCTTGAGCAGAGCACTCTTCGAGTTGGTCCAGGCGGTTCAGTTGGACGATCTCAACGCCAGCAGTTTTTAGGGTCTGGACCAGTTCCTCTTGGCTGCCTGTCCACAGGGTGGAAAAAGCGTTGATCCCCTCATCTAGACCCCTCCGGAGATCCGTTATTCCTTGAGGTCGAGGAGACTTCACCACCAGAGAGTAATACGCCATCAGACCACCACAGCAGCGTGAGCCAACCCAGATAGTCGAAGCAGATAGACCGACTTGGGGTTGAGGTATAGACGGTACTTCAGATGAGCCTCGGTCTCCCATCGGGCAAACAACTCGTGGCTGGAGGCCCCAAAGCTCTCATCCACCACCAGGCGCCCAAGACGGGCTCCTTTGAAGATCCCCACTGGATCAATGTTTTCGAGAGGCATCGCCTGCATTCCAGGCTGCAGGCGTTCAAACACGGGATAGGCGTCTGGGGGTAGCAACCAGAAAGCAATGGAAGCCAGATCCTCTTCGGTGAGATCTTCCACGGGGATGGGCACCACAGGAGCCCTCTCCTTACATACATGTTCGGCCAACCAACTGGCTATACCTCTTACCCATTGCTGGGGGATTATACCTCTAAGGGCTGCTTCCCGGTTGTACTGCAGGTTGACGGTAGTGGGGTCCTGAATACCCATTCGGGACCTAGCCACAGCTATATGCTCCCCCAGATCCTGCCAAGAGGGGTCTGGGTCCTTGTCGTCGGTCACAACTTCCAGGTAGCGCAGGAATGCCCCCGTAGTGCCCCCAGCTGCTTCTAGGAGAGCCTTTGGAGTCATCTGGGTCACAGACTGCACAATGGCACTACGGCCCGCCCTAGTGGCAATACGGAGCCTAGAATCAAACCCATCTACCAGGAGCTCAGTTGAAGGTAGCTTCTTACGCAGGGCCCTAAGGATTTTCTCCTCTCTGTCCTTCTCGTGGTAGTGGCAGATGATGGCCGCTTCCAGATCCGGACGAACCCTTTTAAGAGGCTGGGCCAGGCCCCCACCTTCTCGTGGAACCATTTCCGGCTGGTACAAGTCCTCTTCAGACAGAACGGCCTGTACCTTACCCGTCTCAGGGGAAGCCAGGTAAATGCCCTCCCCCAGTTGTTCAGCCTCATCAGCGAGGTAGCCGCACACTTCCACCACGTCAGAGAAGGGTACGGAGTCCCCCCACAGGACGGCCATACGGATAGCCAACACATCAGCCAGCCAGTCCCGTGAGCGTTTCTCGGATCGGAAACGCTCAAGAATCTGCCTCAGGTCCTCGTCTCGGTTGAGGTCCGCCCGAGCCTGAAGCAGATTCTCAGCGCTAGGAGTGGCCGTCGAAGAAACAGCGACTTCAAGCCTCCCTGCCAGGAGGTCCTCACGACTGGGAGGCTTGAGAATTCCAGCAGTCATCAGTCGTCGTCTTCCGAATCGTCCTCATCAGAGACCATTTGGAAGGTAGTCTGCATGGCATCATCTTCGTCACTGGAAGCCAAGCGGGCCCTAATGCCCTCTTTCTTGTCCGGATCGTAGCCGACCCAGTCCATGAGTTCCTTCAGCTCCTTGGCCATGGTCTTGAAGATTCTGGGCTTCCGATCCAGTTCCGTCAACAGAATCGTCTCATCCAGACCATCCTTGCCAGCGTCGAAAGACTCGACCATGGCGGCTCCAATGGCTTGTTCGATCTCACGACCGACCATGTTCGCAGCCTTTTCTGCCACCTCTGCCAGGTTGAACTTGTCGGGATCTTGACCCCACTTGGAGATATGGATCTTAGCGATTTCGATCCTCTCCTCGGTACTCGGGAGGTTGAAGAAGAACCGCTCATCCATCCGGTTGATGAATTCGATGGGAAGCGTGTCCACGGCATTGGCAGTCATGGCCAAGCAAACGGGGGCCTTGGTCTCTTGTAGCCACGTGGACAGAATGCCGATGGCCCGAGAAGTGGTGCCAGCATCTGACTGGGAGCTCGACTGACCACCGCTCATGGACTTCTCAGCTTCGTCCACCCAGATGATACAAGGGGCCACCGATTCGATGAGTCCCGTCACTCGGTAGACGTTGGCTTCCGTTTCCCCGACCCCACTAGACCGGAGCTTGCCCATTTCGAGCTGGACTACCGGAAGGTTCCAGCACTGGCCTAGGGCCTTGACGGAAATGGACTTCCCACATCCCCAAACCCCGACAGCCAGGACGCCCTTGGGAGGACGAAGGCCAAACTTCTGTCCTTCTTCGGTCCAGGTCGCCTTCGTTTTCTCGGCCCAAGTCTTGAACCGTTGGACACCACCCACGTTCTCGAACCCCTGCCCAACCGTGTCGAGATGGCTCAGTAGAGAGGTCTGGGAAAGCTTCCGACGCTTGAAGTCTCCGACGATCTTAGGATCGAGACGACGCTTCTGCCCACCCTTGTCCTTTCTGGTAAGTACGACGCTCTGAGCGCAGGCAGCATCGACCTGGTAATCCGTGAGCCCCCGAAAGACCCTATGGATGTTGGGAGGAACAGGCATGTGGAGGTGCTCACAGTTGGCCTTGATCTTCTTTTGCAGCTCAGCGTCCGACAATCCGTGATCGTGAACTACTTCGATGTACCGCTGCAACTTCTGAGGCACCACCAGGCGAGACCCGACGAAGATGAAGATCTTGATGTTGCGGATGTCCTGATGCAACTGATGAGCGATATTCAGTAACCGCCGCTGGATGTGAGGCTCCACCAAGTACCGATCAGGATCGGTGATGATGTAGAAGTTCTGTTCCTCCCTGGGGTCCGCCTTGTAGGCAGTGACCAGAGCGTTGTTCAGGTTCGTAGTGTTGGGGTCTTCCTGGTGAGTCTTCTGACCCCAGTCCTGAATGAGCTGAGCCAGAGGAACCATACCCAGAGCAGGATTGAACACCCAGGTTCGATCTGAGTGCTTCGCCAAAGGGCCCTCGTGTAGGGCCTTCAGAAATGTGTCCTCCTCCTCCGTTACGTAGTAAATGAAGCGTGAGAGGGCCCGCAGATGCATTACAAATTCAGGGTTCATACCCACCTGTACACCAACTATCAGGAAACCTGACCTGGATATTTGCCGAATTGAAAGTAGTCGTCCAAAACATTTCGGAGCACCGGAGCTACCAACTCCCGAACCGAATGGTTTAGCCAACGAGAGGGCTTCCAGGAACTGAAACTCAACACCTCAACCCCCACTACAGATCCATCGTGATCCATCTCTAGAACCAGATGAGGGTCATCGTCAACACGGACATCCGATATCCCTGAGCTCTTCACCCAGACCGACAACACATCTGCCAAGGCGTCAAACTCGATTCCTACATCGAGCTCCACCAAGAAGCCTCCTCTGAGAGGCCCCTTGTATACCACAAGCCAAACGGCCCCGCACCCATGAAGGGAGCAGGGCCGTGGCAGTAGGCGACGCTACCGGACGTTGGGATCAGCCGAAGGCCGACTGTCCCATGTGGCTGGTGATGATCCGGATGACGTTCTTGCCGCCGACCTTGATCTCCTGCCGGGACTCGATGTCGATTCCGTCGATCATGCACTGACGTCGGAGCTTCGCCTCCGTGTACGCCGGCCGCAGGGATCCGAGCACCTCACGAGACTGGTAGTCGGAGTCGCCGGTGATCTCACCCGAGTTGGTGTTGATCGTGGCCTGCCGGAACTGGCCGCCGGTGATGCGGAATACGCCGTTGTTCTCGGAGTACTGGAGACCCTTGGCTGTGAGCACTTGCTCGACCAACTTTTGGTCGGTCATTTGGGACTTGACGGTGATTCTGTGGGACATGTTCTGTTCCTCGTTGGTAGGTAGCCTACTAAAAGATCCGGGTGTTGCCAACCGAAATCAGAGGCTAGATGACGGTTTCTTCCTGTCGGTCGCAGTCGGGACCGGTGCGCTCGTCACTCTCGATGGTTCCGAGCTTCTCGGCCAACGTCACTGCCAACTGACAGTTCTGGGTTCCTCGTTCGATGACTTCGGACTGCAGGCTGCCATCCTCGTGGATGTCGTGCTGCATCTTCAATGGGCGATCTTCGGGCATGTTGTTTCCTCAGGTGTTGGAGCCTAGTTTGATTCGGGCCCCAGGGGACACGATCTTTTCGGTACCCTCCCTAGATACACCGACTGGCTCCCATGGATCGGAAGTTTTTTTAGGGGGGCCTCCAGAAACCATTCTCCCCACTCCCCCAGGGGTTTGTAGGGGTTGGGTAGGCATAACAGGTTTCTCCGGAACTGTCACCGGAGAAGGAACTGGTTCTGAGGGAGGTTCCGCAGGAAGAGAGGGCTTAGGGTTCTCCGGAGGAGCTACAGATACCGGCTCTGGGGATGGTTCTGAAGCCACGGGCCCAATTTCCACAGGCTCCTGTAGTTCCCTTGGATCCACCCAGTTCCCTCGGATCTCCAAAGGCTGCCCTACAGGAATAGTGACGAACTTCTGCGCTGAAATCGTCTGAAACCTAGGATCCTCCGGAGGCATCTTGTTCACGTCAGAAAACAACCGGTCGTGCCATGTGCGCACTCTCTGCTCAAAAGCACCCCCTTGAGACAGTTGGCTTCGAGTACATTCTTCACTGAGGCAGCGATTGCAGAATGTCAGCCGAAAATCCTCTTCAGGGATTCCCAGGTTGTTGCAAATGCCGAGCTGATCCGATTTAGGCACAGGGATATTATAGTCAGCCGCCACTGATTGTATAGGTGTGACCGAGATTTAGTCGCTTCAGCTCCCGAGAAAAGTGAGGGGGCGAAACCACAGCTCCCAGTGCGGGTTCAATGAGAACCTGTCCGTCGGCTGTGATCAACTGCAAAGCGCAACCGGAATCCTCATAGTTCTCAGTGACTTCTAGCAACTGGGGGCGAGCAGCTTCCTGAGCCAATCGAACCAACCCCACAGAAGCCTTGGTCAGGTGGTTCCGATCTAAAGCAAAAGTGACGACCGTACTTTTGACCGTACTTTTGACCGGATCTGGGCTCTCAGGAGATGACGTCTTTGTAGTCTTAGGGGAAGCCTTGGCAACAGAATTTTGAACGGGTTGAGCTTCAGGAGTCTCCGTCGGGGTCTGAGAATCGGATGCGATTTTGGCTACATCTACTTTGTCCTCTAACCACTCAGGCAACGGTTCCTCCCCCTTCAATATCCTGAGCCAGTCGTGTTTTCCGTCCCAATTCCTGCCGATGAGGGGCTCCACAATCAAGGGGATCCTCCAGCGAGGACGAGTAAGATCCGGGGGAGATTCCATCACCCTGCAAATGAGAGGCAGGATCTCCTCTACCTTCTCATCCTTGATCTCGAACACGATTTCATCATGCACCGTCATGACCATTCGGACGGAATCATCGCCCCCATTACGGAGCCACCCCCGCATGTGGAACTCCCGATACAGTCGAACCAGGCACACCTTCAAAATGTCCGCAGCGGCCCCTTGAACAGGGTAGTTGGTGCTCTTCCGCTCACAGGCCGCTCGAATCCGCTTAGCGTCCCCTTCCCCTAGTTCCCGGCCATACAGCACCTGTCCTGCCTTGACGTTGGCATCCGGAACCGCAATCCACCGATGAAAGGCTGTGGTAATCCCTTCGTTTTTCTTGACCTTCCTGTGCTGACTCTTCACCCATTCAGCAAATTTAGGGACAGACTTGTCGAAGTTGCCCTTCTTTCTAGCTGCTTCGATGTTGTCACACTTGGTGGCCCGCATGATGGCCTGAACTCCGCCTCCATAAATAAGGGCGAAATTCGCAATTTTACCCATACCTCGCTTGAGTTTGAAGTCTGCATCCCCTTTCTTGAGGCCCGGGAAGAAGGCTTGAGCCGTCAGAGTGTGGAGATCACCGGTACCCTCCAGGAACTCCTTGGTCCACAAAGGCTCTCGGGAGATGTTGGCAACGATTCGGAGCTCCTCCCCAGCAAAATCCACCTTGGCCATCGTGTAGCCTTCTCGGGCTACGAAAACCCTTCGAATGGAGTTTACGCAAGCCGGCTTCTTGGGGTCCACCTTTCCTGGAATGCCCTGTACAGGGATTCCTGCAAACCCATGGTCAGCATCTCCCTGAGGGGCTGTGAAACGTCCGGTAGCGGCTCCTGTTTGCTTGAAGTTGAAGCGAAGCTGGTCGTGCTCGTCCGTGTTCTCCATCAACTTGGTGAGGTACGTCCCCATCATCTTCTCGATTTGACGATACCTCACAATCCAAACCAAGACATCAGGAGCGTTGGGCTTTTCAGCCCACTTCTCCAGGGTATCTGTGTCCGTCTGGTACTGCCCAGACTTCTCCAGTTTCTTGGGTTTAGGCTCGATATTCAGACCCTTGTCAGTGAACAGGAAGTCACTGAGTTGACTGGTACTGGAAGGGTTGAAGTCCTTGAACCCCCGGCTCGTAGCTAGGGCCTTGATCTTCTCTTCGTAGCCCGCCAGTTCACTGGAAGCTTCTTCGAAGACCTTCTGCACCTCGGCCTTGTCGATCTTGCAACGTTCCCTTTCCATCAGCCGTACGGCTTGGACTACCTGCTTTTCCAGCCGGTACGTGAAGGCATACCTCTTCATTCCTTCCAAGATCTTAGGACACTCACACAGCAACTCGGTGCAGATGGCATCCGAACAACCATAGAGCACCACATTGGACCCTTTTTCAGGGTAGAGCTTTTTGAAGTGCCTTTCTCTCTTGGGGGTTCCTTTGGGAAACAGATCGACGAAGTTGATCATCTCGTAAGGAACGGCTTCCTTGGAGTCCATCCCCGCTGCTTCTAGCTTCTCCTTGGGGACCCTCAACCATTGAGCCGCCTTGCTCTTCAGATCCTTCTCTTTGTCATCCGAGTAAATGACGTAGGCTGCCAAGAGGCCGTCTTCGAAGCTTTCTGGATGCCAGTGGTCTATCCCCGTAATGGGGTACAGAAACTCTTGGTCGAACTTCGAGTGCCAGAACTTGATAACCACCTGAGGAGGGGTCTCAAAGCCCATCCCGGTGAGAGGATTCGTCCTCTGCTCCTCTTCGGTGAGAACAGGCTGCGAAGCCAAGCACAAACGCTTGATTTCAGCATCTACGGCTTCGGCAGGAACCACATTAGGATTGCGCTCCTCGTAAAGAGTGTCGAATTCGTGACGGATAGGGATGTAGTAGCCATGTCCGTTGACACTGAGGCAGTACCCAACAATCTGATGCTTGGTGTAGGGATTGCCTTGTTCATCGTAGTCGATACGGTTGTCGAAACCCTCGGTCTCCAAGTCGAGACCACACCGCCCGTGTTCGATAGCCTCGTCTACGATCTTCTTCACCTCTTCCACGCTTTGAACCAGCGTGAACTCATGGAATTTCATCCAGGGTTTGAACAGAGGCGATTCGGAGTTATCTCCTCCAAAAAGGCCAAATCCACCTTCCTCTGAATCGTCCGAACCTAGACGAGAAAGACTTTTTTGGGGCGGCTCTGCAGGAGCACTGTCGTTGAACAGATCCGAGTAATCGTCGTCTTTTGGAGCCATCTAGCTACTCCGATACCACTATCAAGTACACACCTTCACGCCAGTGTTCAATGGCCCTGGCAGCGGCTTTCCGAACCGAATGCTCGAAGACTCCTGCTGGTTCGAAACACCAAGGCAACCTTTCCGCCAACAAGAAGCACCAATTGGCGTTGTACAAGTCACAATGCTGCTCGTTGTAACACCGACGGGATTCCTTTGGAAGCTTGAGCAGAGCTCCGCTAGGCTGTAGTCCCAAGGCTTCTGACAGAGGCCAGGACCACCCCTTGAGTGAGTGGTCCAAGGCTTCCTTGCTCACCTCACTGAACAGAAGCCCAAAAGGAGTGCCCCTCAAAGGCTCCCATTCGGGCTCCCACTGACCGTTTTCCATTCGGATGGCCAACACCTCGATGAAGCCTTTGAGCTCTTCATTGGCCAGTTTCATGCGTCTAGCCATGAGTCAGCCTATAGGGCACTTTCGCTCTTTTTCACCGATCTTGTCTAGTACCTTTCGGAGCACCTTCTGAGCGTCTTCTGGACGAATGCTACGTTGAGTAGCCTTGTGCCTAAGCTTGTCTAGCACTATCCCCAACTTGAGATACCCATCTCGGTCATCTAGATGCTTAAAGGTCATGTAAGAAGAGCAGAGACGGGTCTCACAGACCGCGTAAAGACTTTTGAACGCCTCCCACATCGAATCTGACCGAGACACCTGCTCGTTGAGAGCCGCTTCAGCAGGCAAAGCAGGTGTCTCCAGCCCATATGAACGCTCCATAGCGGACAAGACCTGAGGAAACGGTTGTTCCTCCATCTGGTGGAACTTGCGCCAAAGAGTGATGGAGTCCCATCGTTCCTGACACACGAAACACCAGGCATGGGAAGGTCCGTTGGCGTCCTCTGGGTAGACCCTGGCCGAGGGATTCTCATCTCGACCGTGGAAGGGGCAAGAAAACTGTTCAGGTTGATTGTCAGAGGACTGTTTGAGAGGGACCCCCCCGTCTCGAAGGACATCGAAAGCGGAGACTCGATCGTGAAGGAGCTGTACTCGATCCCGGTACCATGACTTCCGGGCTTTTTGAGCCAGGCTCTCTGCTTGAGCTTCTTTCCGGTAGTCCCGGGCCACTTCACACCTCGCTCAAAGTACTCTCTATATCCTCGATGTTGATGTCGTCACCCGCCAGGTCGGAGATGTCCATGTTGTGCAGGCGCCGGCAACTGAAGTCCACTGCCACTTCATGTGGAGGGAAGAGAGGATTCTCTCGGTTCTTCAAATTGCAAACCACCGTGTTCCCTTCCTCTCGACGTTGGTCATTCAGATAGCTGGTGGTCACGTAGTCGGCACTTCTCTCAGCTTCATTGGCGTAAGAGAGAGCCCTCATCTTGTACTTACCTTCGTTCTTGTCAGCGTAGTCCTTGCCTTCTCGGTTGATCTGGAAGAGCAAGCAAAGCGGGATCCCCTCCCCTGCATTGAAATGCAAGGCCAGCTTCTTAGCATCTCGAATGACCGAGTTAAGACGAATGGTGTAGTCCCGTTCATAGGTCCTGGGCTCCATCAAACCCCCATGGTCTAGAACCAAGAGACCGACATCCATCGACTTGTGAGCTATCTCGACCTCCATGCGAACTTCGTCCATGTTCACATCGTGGTCAGGACACCAGATCTGGAACCGACAGTACTCGGGGTTGTTCTCCCAGTCGTAGAGGACTTCCTGCAAGAAGGCTTCGTCCTCTGGGCTAAGCTCCCCATCTCGAACTTTGCAGTAGTCCAAAGGAGTTCGGCCACCCCATCGAAGGTTGGCTGAGTGAAGCACAGCTACCTGTCTACGCAGCTGCTCGTAGGTCATCTCAAAGCTGGCGTAGAAGATGTTGCGCTTGTAGTGGGTGACCTGGTTGTAGCACCAGTTCATAGCAAATGTTGTCTTCAATTCGCTAGCAAATGCAGCATGTAGCCAGAGCTCTCCTCGCTTGCAGCCCTTGCACACGGTGTCGATCTTCTCCAGACCTGTGAAGCAGCCATAAGCCTTGCCAGCTGTGGCTTTGACTTCTTGGTACGCCTTCCAAACCTCATTAGAGTCTACACGAGCATCCCCTCTAACCCTCGTGTTGTGCTCCGGAATGATGTAGTCAACAGCTTTTTGTGAAAAGTACAGAACAGCATCCTTCACTCCTCGGATGCGCTTCTTTTTCCGGCCTTTCCCTACTTCCATTCCTTTGGAAACCACTTCTTGGGTTTCCTTGAGAAGGGAAAGCATCCCTACTCGATTCTGATCCTCTAACAGCTCCTTGTGGAGACGGGCAAAGTCAGATCGAGTGTAGACCGGAGCCGCTTCGATGTCAGACAGACGTTCCTGAACTTCGATGTCATCTGCCCGTACGAAATAGTCCTTGACCGACTGCTCTGTCGGAAGCTCTAGATGTTCTTGAAAGTACTCCGATACGAAGCCAAAGATCCGTTGGTCTGCCGGACGAATCCAGTTGAGAGGGGACTCCCGTAGCCGGCGAAAGTTGACCGACAGGCTATCCTGACTGGTCCTACCGTCGAAGTCGATGATGGATCGAAGAAGGCGCTTCATCGACGACCCTTCCACTTAGGCTTATCCTTGAGGAAAGAGCCTAGGTTGATTTCAGAACCTTCATCCTCTTGTGAGCCCTCTTCTTCAGGCTCAAGTTCTGACTCCTCTTCTTCAGGAACGTTTGCGTTGTACTCAGCAGGAGGCTCCCGAGTGTCTAGCTCTGACTCATGGTCAGTGAAGACAAAGTCCTCGTCGTCGTCTCCTTCATCATCCGTCTCGATTTGAACTACCTCGTAGTTGTTTTCCACATGGCTCCCTACGGTAGAATCGTAGACCTGACTGCTATCTAAGTCAGTGCCGTCACACTCCACGATCCAAGTAGCCTTGGCATTACGCTCTCGAATCCGAAGAGCCTCATAGAAAGCAGAAGGGGCGGCCACGTTCTTGTAGCGGAGAATGCCTAGCTGGATGATCACGAGATCGGGATCCTCCACGAGATCTGCAATCGAGTTGTAGGTCTGTACTTTCTCTCTGAGTTTAACCGGAATAGACCTGTAATTACGGCTACCTACGAACACAGTACGAATCTCTTCGTCCGTAATGATTCGGAAAGAGAAAGTCACTCCCTTGCAGGCTAAAGCCCATTTCAAGTGCGGAAGAAGCCCGTTCCAAGTGCGGATCTGGATCCGTAGGTTGGTCCCCGTCAAGTCAGTGTGAGGGGGTGTGAGTAGAGGGCTTCCCTTCACGTGCTGCACCTTGGAGATGATGGGCCCTAGATGCTGGCGTAGTCGCTTCACCTGCAAGTGAGGACAAGGCTTGCAATGGTTCTCTCCTGTTCGGATGAACCCTTTTCCCCCACACCCAGCGATGGGAGTGCAACCACAAGTCTTGCACTTCTCTTCGCTCATGCGTCCTCTTGCAGAGCTCTCAGGAGGGCCATTGCAGAGGAGCCGGGTTTGTCGAACTTCAAAGCTCCCACGGCCGCCTCTCCCAATACCTTCTCAATGAGACTCTTCTTCTTTCGAAGTAGGCCAAGAACGTGATGGTCAATGGTCTTTCGAGACTTCTTACCTTTGGCAGGACGCTCTCCAATCAGATGGTAGGCAAGCACTCCCTTATGAGGGCTTCCGATGCGAATCATGCGCCCTAGGATCTGAATGTAGTCACCCCAACTCCAAGGAGCGTCGTAGAAAATGAGCCCAATAGCAGCCTGTAGATTGATGGCTTCAGAGCCTGCATTGGTGATGAAGATCACGTTCGTGTCAGAGTTTAGGTCTTGGAATTTAGCCTGACTCTCGGCCCGCTTCTTGTCGTTCTCCTTACCGGTGATTCGAACGCTCTTGACCCCCTCTCTCAAGAGAATGGCTTGAAGCCTGCCTACCAAGCTTTCAAAGCGAGTGTAGACGATGACCTTCTGCCCGTCGAGCTCCCCCGTGATGAGATCTACCAGAGCTTGTTCCTTAGATCCTCGGCTGCCGACCTTGTGGGATGCCTCTTCAAAAAGCAGGTTGCCCCCTACTTCGTCTCCCTCAGAGTACTTCAGCATGGACATCGAGTTGACCACTTGCTGACAGTAGTTGAGGCTGACCAGAGCCTTGTTCTCTTCGTAATCTCGGATGTCTCCGTCCCCCAACTCGATCACCCCTGTCAGGGCTTCGGCGTACTTGGCGTCCTCTGCCTTGGACAGCTCGCAAATTAGCTCTCGGGTGGTCAGAGTAGGGAGCTCGCTACTGACCATGTGCTTGGCCCTACCAATGTAGAAAGGGTCAATAACCCCTCGAAAATGATCCAAGTTCTTGTAGCCTACTACGATCGGAATCTTACGCCCTTTGCTAACGTTCTGCAGCTTTGTGTAGCAGTAGTCCTCCAAGAACCGAGTTTTCGTTCCGAACAGATTCGACTTGATCGCCTTGTAGATGCAGTAGCCCTCCATCAGATGGTTTTTCAGGAGAGTTGCCGTCAACCCGTAAACCCGGTGAGATCGATCAGACAAGTATCGGCACACCTCCCAAGTCTTGGTTCGCATCGACTTGAAGGCAGTGCATTCATCGAAGATCACCACTAGACGAGGGCCTAGTTTCCGAGTAGCCGCATCCAAAACCCCAGGCACTACTGGCTTCTTGGGGTCCGGTTTCCCGTTCTCTTTTAGCGGTTGGTAACCTTCTGCATTCCAATCCCTTTGAAGCAGAGCGTAGTTGAGAATGAGGACCACTTTTGGGTCACCAGGTCCCGTAGGAGCCTCTACCCATTCTTGGTACAGCTTCTTTCTTCTGTCTAGAGCGCTCTCTCCGGTCTTGGTCTTGCCTTTCGGAGTCGTGACGACGAGAGGCTTTATGCCTCGGGTAAAGCGCTCAATCTCACTAGCCCACTGCCGGATAGCCGACTTCGGAGCTACGACCATCACCTTGTTGTTAGGCTCCTTCTCCCAAAGGTAAGCCAGGGCCCCCAAGGTCTCGATCGTCTTCCCAAGGCCCGTATCATCCCCAAGCAGCATGCGCTTGAGGACCAGCATGTGGTAGATGCCCTGGACCTGATAGTAGCGAAACTGGAAGGGCACCTGTTCCCCATCCAGGTCTCGAATATGGTCTCGGAAACGGTCGATAGGCTTCAACCTGACCGTCTTCGAAGCCCGGACCTTCTTCAGCTGCTCGTACACCTTCAGTTCAGCAGGCGTACGCTTCGGATCATCCGGCATGCCCCAACGTCCTAGTGGAAGGTCGCATCAACATACACGAATGCACGGCTCTAGGCACCCCTTTAGAGGAGAAAAATACCACCCCAACATGTTGTAGCGAACGAAGGGCCTACCACAAGATCGGCTTCAGAACGCGAAGTAGACGCCCCCCGCAAGGTTGTGCAGAGGATCCGAAAACGAAAGAGCGTATCCTGTGTAACAACCGAAGTTCTTGGTCAGGTCGAAGCCAATACCCCCACCGACCGACCGGAACCCTATCGTAGCGTTCAGGTTGGCCCAGTACACATGAAAGAAGTCTAAGGCCAAGCCTGCGTCAACCCCGTCGTTGAATGAGTTGCCATCGTGGAGCGGCTGGTTCAACAGATAGCCCAGGTAAGCCTTGGGGCGGAAACGGAAGCCCCACTCCGACTTCTCCCCCAGAGCTGCCACCACTTTGACCTCTCCCTGGGCCTCTACTTCGTAATGGCACCATTTCATCTTGACGGTGTAGGGCTCTGGTTTGGCCCCCGAGTAGAATACCCGACCCTCCTCGTCCGTGACAATGACTATAGGATCCAGCTCGAAAGAGGGAGGGCTATCGTCCAAGCACTTCCGCTCCTTGAGCACCTGGACCATCTTGCGAAGGTCCTCTTTTGGTACACACACCGAATCGTCGGCGCAGGGAGCCGTGCTTTGACCAAGCGCTAGTAGAAGGGGGACTAGTGTCATCGGTAAACTATCTCCGTTTGCCTTTGGCCGCTGACTGGGTTGAGGCTGCCTCCAGAGAGCTTTTCACCCAGTCGGGGAGCCCAGGCAGGTTCTTTGCCATCCAGCCCATCATAGGCTTCCCATCCCGGTTACGAGTCACGCTTTTCGGACGGCTGTGCTCAGGGTAGTCACCGAACACCCGATCGATGAAAGGCTTGCCTTTGACTCTCATCTTGACAAGCTTGAGAGTTGCCTCAGGAGGCAGTTTGTAGGGCTTACCATTGATAGTCAGCTCAAGCTGGATGTACTTGTCGTAGCCTCTTCCAATGTTGACATAGTCATTGGGAGGAGGCTTGCCGCCGTAACCGTAGTGCTCGTGGTAGGCGATTTCGATGGTCTGCTTGCGAGGCGTCTTGAGCTGGCTCTCATCCATGAGCCCCGAGTTGAGCAAGTAGTTCTTGATGCTCAGCGATGGCCCCCGAGGAAGTCTCTGGTTGAACACCCAGCCCTCAGCAGGGGTAACCTTGGAATTGAACTTCTTCTCAAGGTACTCGAAGCTCTTCCAAGCCTTCATCACCCCGCCGTAGAGCGTTCGAGCATCAACGGGGCTCTTCTTGGGAAGGCTGAAGGAATTGATCGACCAAACGTCTTCTTTGGGACGGGTATCACCTAGAACGTAAGCATCGCTCTGGAAGTTCTCAGCTGCCACGAAGACCCAGGCTGAATCTGTTTCCCCCACGGCCACCCATCCAGAGGCTTGACGAAGGTACTCGTTGCTGGAGTACCCACTGTGGTGAGACTCGGTGACGAAGTGCCATTTGACCCCACTGGGAATGTTGGCATTGCTTTTGGCTTCTTCGAAGGAAACCGTGATCTCTTCACGCTTGGTTGGTGCGTAGGTAGTAGGCGTGCCACCCCCATAATCCGGGGCATTCTGTCCTTTGTCCTGAAGTTTAGGATTCTCCAAAAGGTCCCGAGCTACGTTGACCTCGACCATTTTGGTTGGGTCGCCCCCACGATCTGGGTGAAGCTTAAAAGCTAACTGCTTGTAGTTTCGGGCCACTTCCGCAGGAGTCGGATTGGCAGAAGGAGGAAACCCTAAGGTAGCTTTGGCCTCGTCCAAGCTCATAGACGCCTTGAGACGAGCATAGAACTGACGCAGCTGACGTTCGTGGTAGCGGGCAGCAACTCTCAGAGGAAGGTTCATTGGTCTAGATGTCTCCGTACTTGCTCAAGAGGTCATCCACATCTTGGCCACTGACCTTCGAATCGTTCTTGACAGTGACCGCCACAACCTCGGGCTTGACTACCACCACGCTCTCCACGTCGTTGGCTTTCACCCCTGTGGGAAGAGTAACCTTGATGGGTTTCTCCTCACCAGGAGGAGTGACTTTCACCTGAGAAGGGTCGTCAAACAGACCTGGCTTTTCGATAGGCACCACGACAGCTTGGGTCATCCCCTCTTTGTCGGGGGTCCCAGGGGGGATGATCTTGCCCTCGGAGTCTATCCGCCCCTCAGGAATGGTATTGGCCACCTCGACAGTCTTCTTGCCCTCTTCTTTTCTTCCGAACAGACGGCCAAGAACCCCCCCTATCTGAAGGTTCTTCGCCCCGAGCACGACCAACAAGACGGCCGCTACCACCACCACCAAGGCCACCCCGGGAGCTAGGACGTACCTTTGAACCACTCTTCCGATGGCCTTTAGGCAACTCCAAACACCGCTCCAAAAGCTCTGTTCCTCGGACATAGACCCGCTCCTATCTAATGATACCACAAGAGGAAACCTTAAGGTGAGACAAGTCCCCACAACCAAACACACGAACAAAATTCATGGCAGGGTTAAAATTGAAGGGTCATGATCGTTTATGGTGTGAAGGAGTATCCATGTACCGAGTTTTTGCAACCATCTTGTGGACACTGTTTGTCACAGTCGCACTGGGCTGTACGTCCAGTGCTTCACGGAATGAAGACCACACGCCTGAAGCAGGGGGCCCCGGCATCAACGCCTCTGGCCAGGCAGGAACTCTGACTGGTATCAGACCTGAGACCGGAGGCACCGGAGGGGTATCTGGCACAGGTGGACAGAGCCCCGCAACGGGTGGACAGAGCCCTGCAACGGGTGGACAGAGCCCTGCAACGGGTGGACAGAGCCCTGCAACGGGTGGACAGAGCCCTGCAACGGGTGGACAGAGCCCTGCAACGGGTGGAGAGGCTGGAGCTTCCCATACAGGAGGAGAGGCTGGAGCCGAGGACCCCACCGGAGGTGAAGGCGGAGGAATCAGCGGAAGTTCAGGAGCCTCGGGAGATGCTGGAAGTGGAGGGGACTTCCCAGGAGGAAGCTCCGGAATGGCTGGAACTTCTGGAGAGGCCGGATTGGGGGGATCTGCTGGAAACTCCTTGGGAGGATCTGCCGGTTCGAGCGAAACAGGGGGGACCTCAGGATCAGGAAGCACCGGAGGGACCTCAGGATCAGGAAGCACAGGGGGAACCTCAGGAGAAGGTGGAACAGGAGGGACCTCAGGAGAAGGTGGAACAGGAGGGACCTCAGGAGAAGGGGGTAGTGGAGGAGAACCTGCTTGTCCTACAGGAAACCTCCGTTGCAACGTTTCTGACAACGTCGAAACCTGTGATGGAACGGGTTGGTACGAAACCGAGATCTGTCCCTACGTTTGCCAGAACGGGGCCTGCACCGGGGTATGCGAGCCCGGAATGGTCGAATGTGTAGGACAGGATGCCACCCAAACCTGCAATTCCGTAGGACAATGGGGAGCCGTGCTTTCGTGTGCGGCCCCCCCAGCAAACAGTCATCTGACCTGCTCAGGCGGGGTCTGTGGCTCCGAATGCAATGCCGGATACGCTGACTGCGGGGGGACCACCGATGGCTGCGAGACGGTTCTGGGGACCCTCTCGAACTGCCTTGGGTGCGGGGACGCCTGTTCGGGGGCCCCAGCCAACGCTAGCGACGTGTGCACCTCGGGAGGATGTTCCTGGGAGTGTGAGGTCACTTGGGGAGACTGTAACGGGTATCCCGGTGATGGCTGCGAGCATGACATCTGGAACGATGACCTGAACTGTGGAGGCTGTGGGAACTCGTGTGAGACAGGATCATGCTCAGCTGGGGAATGCAGCCACGACATTGAGCTCCTCTTCTTGAGCAACCACGGTAACAGCATGAGGGGGCCTGTCACCTTTGGGCCAAACGTGTACTGGATCGACAGCCACAACAACGGAGACGGAACCCACACGCACACGATCTACGGAGCAACCGATTCAAATCCCACTCCGACTACGTTAGGAGAGAACGTAGCCAACAGCGAAGTTCCTACCCATGGCCTCGTGACGAATGGAACCGACCTTGTCTGGATGAACTTCAACACCCCACTGCTCACACTCTCTATCTGGACCATGCCGGTAGAAGGAGGGACTGTCGAACACTTGGTGTCTTCCCAGCCAACCAATAACGCAGCGGACTACCACCTGGCCGTCGATGACACACACGTCTACTGGGTTCAGGAGCTAGATGACTGCTTCTGCACCTCAACCCCCTGTGATTGTGCCCACGAAGGTAGCAGTACCCTCTGGAGGGTGCCTCTGGCCGGAGGGAGCCCAGAACTGCTTCACACCTTCACAGCCGTGCCAGTAACAGCCATGGTGTTGGACGATACCTACGTACACCTGGCAGGGTGGGGATACTGGGCTACAAACAACCAGTACCCCAACGGATGGGTCCTGTCATGTGCTAAGGCAGGAGATTTCTCAGCCGCAGACCTTAATTCTGGGTACAAGCCCCACAAGGCAGGGGCGCTGGCCGTCAACGACACCTACGCTTTCTGGGTTGCCGATGACCACAATCTTCAACGAGCTGAGTTAGGGGACAACTCGATCGACAGCAACGACACCCTTTCGAATGACCTGTCGGGATCGCTGCTGGTACTTGATGAGAGTACTTTGTACGTAGTCTCTTACCTCGAAGCTCCACCGGTGAAGATCGTCAAGATCGGAATCAACGGGGGCTCCCTCGAAGAAGTGGTGCCAGCTACACTTCAACCAGAAATACAGTCCTACGTGCAGGAGTTCAACGTGTCCGACTCCTACGTCTACTGGAACATGTCCATGGGAGGAGCAACCGCCACTCCTGCTCGATTGTACCGGACGCCCAAGTAGGGCCTCCAGAAGCCCCCAAGAATGGCTTTCAGAGCCCGGGGAGGGTTACCCCTCTTCGGGCTCTGTAGCGTCTCCTCCGTCCCCCTGAGGGGCTCCTCCGGCAGGCGTAGCTGAGGCTGGGGATAGTTTCTCGAAGTCAACTCCGGTCTTGGCGGCAATGGCCTTCTTCACAACTTTGACCAGGTAGCCGGACAGGAATCCGATCAGGACTCCCAATAGGACTCGGCCATCAGTTTGTATTCCACCGAAGATGAACTCTGACGTGACGCAGAAACCACTCAACCCCCCAAGAAGGACGGGAATGGCGTAGAGTATCAGAGTATGCCAAATCATCGCCATTCGAGTGGCGTAGGGCTTAGCTGGGGGCTCTTGCTTCTTCCAGGTGGGCTTGATGACGAACACGACTCGGCGGATGAGTTCCGTCACGATGAAGATGACTACAGCCAGGACATAGGTTCCTGGTCGAGTGACAATTTCAGCAATGCTCAACTCAGACATGACGTAGCTCCTCGGGGGAGGAAGGTTAGAGCTCTCCCCTCACCCACTTCTGAATGCGATTCATGTGCTCCAGAGTCTTGGTTCGTTGTGACTCTGGAATTCCCGGGTTTGCGACCACGTTTCGGAGACTGAGCATGGTTGCTCTGGCCCTTTTCTCACGAAGCTTTTGGTCGATGTCCTTGTAGTCTAGTTGTCGGATCCCCATAACTCACCCATCAGATGTTAGCGAACGGGTTGCGAACCAGTTCGATGGTGGTCGGGTCTACGTCTAGACGAACATTGTCCCTGACCAAAGGATGGCCCTCAACTCGGTACAGGTCTGCGGCAGCATAGCCCTCTGCATACCCGTTGGTGCCCAAAGACACCTGCAGGGTAGTGACTATGCTTGGCAAACGTCGAGCTCTGGTAGCAACGAGCATCATCAACTCACTACCAGCAGAGACTTCCACAGCTCCCACATTTGTCGGGGCATTCCTGACTAGGTAAGCCACACCGCTCAAGACTGCTCCCTTGGTATTGGAGTTGCCCGCCTTGATGTAGTTGGTTTCCAGTATGCCTCCTGGATAGGGACCAGAAGCCACGAAGGCTGAGCCACCTCGATTAGTTCGGAAGTTGGTCAGCAAAGCGTAATTACCTTGCTCACCATCCACGTGCACCACCACCTCCCCAGGCTGACCCGAAGACGTGGTCGAGATGTTCAATGTCAGCTCAGACTGCTCTCGAACGCTTGTTCTCTGAGTGCCTCCGTCTGTGGAGACGCCAGGAGTCTCATCCTTCAAGAACATAAGCGGTTGACGAGGGAATCCAGCATCAGAGTTTGGACCACAAGTGAACCCACACCTGAAATCCTTGTCCCTGAACAAGGCACCCAAAGGTAACCGGCTGGTGCACCCGTGGTAGGCGGTACCCAAGACCACGGAAGTTCTTTCCGTAGAGTCTGTAGCTTCGGGCTCTACTTTAGGACGAGGGGTGACAGCCGAACTCGGATTGGAGTAGTCTTCCCAACCCACCTGGGTGAAGTTGTTGTCCGTACTGGATACCTGCCCCGCCAGACGACCAGTCCCCAACGTAGTCATGAAACCTACGGAAGCCAAAACCTCCAAAGGTTTCTGATTCGGACGAGTCAGGTTGTCCTCATCCAGACTGTTGGAAGTGACCTGCCAGATGGTCGAGGTAAGCAAGGGACCCACTTGACGACCTACGTCCAGTTGACTGGTCTGGGATCCCCACGCATCCCCTTGGTAGGGGTTGCGACTGTAGTTGATAGCTACCTCTTCTCCGTAGGGGAGTGGACCAGGAACGATCAGGTCGGGAGCATCTGTGTCGTTTTGAGAAACGCTTCCCGTGTGTCCAGGACGAAGCACCAATCGACAAGTACTGCCCGGAGTGAAGCTTCCTCGATCCGTTCCAAAGATGACGGCTTCGATGACGTAGTTCCCCGAAGCAAAATCAGCAATCGGATTCGGAGACCTTTCCAGATCTATGACCTCTGCATTCAGGATGAAGGTGGGGTCCCCGTCAATGTCTGTTTCGACCCAGAAGGTGTCCCCGTCAAAGTTTTGGCGAAGCAGGTTGGTCTGTGTGCTCGTTCCGTGATTGGTCTCGTAGTCTTGTGCTTCGTAGACTCCGATGAGCCGAGCGATGCCATAGAAAGGAGGCAGCTCCAGTCCCTGTCGATCTTCGGCTAGCTTGTCTTCCGTGTACTGACGCATTCCGGCGAAGTTCTTGGAAGCCCAAACCAGCTTGGTATTGTAGGTCAGAGGAACGCTCGACCCAAAGTCCCAAGTACTGAACAAGGCAGTTGCCAGGTAGTTGGTTTGGGTATCAGTGGCCAGAGTAGTCGCCTTCACCCCAAAGTTGATCCCGGCGTAGAACTCCGAAGTAGCGGCGTTCAGAATGGGAACTCTGAAAGCCCCTCTATAGGGCATCAGGTTGCGAGGAACGATGGTGTAAGTAGGAGATCCACCCAGAATTCCAAAGAGCTCCAGCGGGTCCGTGAGAGTCCACTTGGCTGCTCCCGAAGGTGTGGCTGCAGGCATCACGCTCTGGCCGCCTCCTCCATCTGGGTTCACTGCGGAGCCGTCAAAAGCGTTCCAGTAGTACCCAAACGCTCCCACCCTTCGGAACGGAGTGCAAATGATGGTCTTTGACCCTGGGTCGATGAAAGACTCAGCGGCCGTTGGAAGCATGTTGCCGTTGAAGTTGATGTTCGTGTAGGCAGACCACACGGGTGCCCAAGCCACTCGTTGCGGAACATTGTTCGAAGGAACATTTTGGTTCTGGCAAAGAACCACCGCATCGGGATTGAGGTAGCTGACCGAGTGGACCGCATCAGGACGACGGCTGAGTCCCCGTCCGGGCCCATACATGACATGGAAGGAGACGTTAGCTACAGGGTTATTCGCAACATTCAAAGGCAGCGTATTGGCCGGTATAGCCCCTGCGAAAGTGATGACCAGATCTTCCCCATAGGTTGGAGTGGCAGGAGCTACTGTGTAGTCCACCCCTTGAGTCATGGGAGTTTCACTGTCGCTCAAACGGATCTCAATTCCTCCAGTGATCTCCGTAGCGAAACGAACTTGGTCCGTGTCCGAACCCAAGGTACCTTGGAACTGGGAAATGGGAATGGTGACCTCGTTCGAGGCTGTGTTGAGAGCTGTGATCTTCAGATCCCAGTCTTTGCTTGCATCCGCTGCAGGGCCTGGAGATCCAGTACCCTGAAGGGCCACTTCCACTCGCTGCAGACAAGCGGCATCTGAAAAGATGGTCCGGATGTTGTCCGCCGAGTCGAGCAACGTGATGCCCGTAGCGGCAGCTGTTCCGATCTTGTCCTGGTAGAAGACGAAAGAGCCTTGAGGACCTGCTCCCGAACGCTTCCAGTTGGCATAGGAGTCCCCTCGCAAAACAGCATCCAAGTTCCTTCGGAGAAGCGTCTCGTAGTCAAAACCATTCGGATTGACGACATGTCGAAGGTCGAAGATGTCTGTCTTAGCAACCTGGTCAGAGTACAACCCGTCAGGACGACCACTCAGAACCGTGATCACCGCCCCTGCCTTGTGTGGCTCGGCAATGCTGCCTTGTTGAGCTCTCGTGACCGTGACGTTGGTCCCTGAGATCACCGAGTAGCTCATGATCTCGTCATCCACCTGGATCAAAACACTGGTGGCTGGACTGACAGGCATCGGAATGTCGGTGGCCGAGACCAGCACTAGAGTGGTGGCACTATCATCGATATCCGAGGCCAGGGTCGGGGTTGTAGAGAAAGTAGCCGCTCCCGTACGGTCTACAGCTGTGGGATTCCGGTTGTAGCCCCCGTTGAGATTCGAGCCAGGATCCCCATCCCAAGCCACACTGTTTCGACGGAAAACGACTGCCAGTGGGATAGCGTAGGTGTAGCCGTCTACGGTTCCCAGGGAGTTGGAAGTACCGTCCCCAGCTCTCCAGAGACCTGGATCTCCGAGCTCAGTTCGCATATTCGAGAAAGTGAAGGTAGTGTCCGAAGAAGCCGTTCCTCTACCCTTTACGTAGGTGGGGTTGAACCCGTCTGGGTAGGTGGACAACCCTCCCATGTTCGTGACCACACGGATACGGTATTGAACCTGAACCCTTTGGGTAGTCTCGAAGCCAAGAGCAGGATCCTGCAGGTCGTCTGTCAGGTAAGTGTACCCTCCCTCAACGTTGCCATACCGGTAGATGGAAGAGGCTGCCGGTTTGTTGGTGGTAGATGGATCTGGAGCAACCTTGGCTACCCATGCCTCCAAGAAGATGAAGTCTGTCCGGCTATCTCCTGAGTTACTGGGGGGAGGGTCGAGAGTGATTTTGTTCCAAGTGTCAGTGTCGTTGGGAGAGCCTGGAGGAGTTCCCGTCCCTGTCCCCGTAACGGGAATGAGCCAGCCATTGACGACGGCCCATTGGATGGCACGGTTCTCACCTGTTCGTTGCTGCCCAAACCGGAACCAATTGCTCCAAATGGAGTTGGTCACATAGACATCTTGAGAGGAGATCTCGTTTCCCAGCCATCCCGACGGAACGTCACGCATGAGCAGAGTGGCTCTCCAGTCCTCTGCCATCTGCTGAATGAAATTCAGTTCTGCGTCAGTGGGCGGTTTTCCTTGCTGCCAGATCACCTGGTTGATGGATCTCTGGCTGGGATCTAGAACCCGAGAAACGCCTGTGCCAAAGTCTTGAGTCATGATGCTATCTCATCCTCATCTAACGAAGTCTAGGGGCAAGAACGCCCACTGAATTGGAGATGATCAGGTTTTCGTTGTCATCCACATGGAACCAGCGACGACCATCGGATCCCATTCCCCGAGGTACTGTACCTCCACGCCCCCCGAAAGGAAGACTTTGCCAAACAGTAGGAGCTCTCTGTAGAAAATAGACCCAATGGTCTGCCAAAGAGTCCCACAAAACCCAAGCTGAACCTACGGCCGCTGGATGCAGACTCGTCACAGTAGCCCAAGAGTGACTGGAGGGTACTGATATCACCGACCAGTCATTTCCCCCATTGATTCCCAGGTAGATGCTAGTGTCAGCAATCACCAAGAAACTGTCGGTAAGAGGGTTGTAGGCGGCTCGAATGAAGTTGCTCCACGTGCCGCCTATACTCGTCCACGAAGCCCCTAGGTTCCACCTTCGAACGTCATCTTGAGTAAACAGGATGACTCTGTTGTCTTCCCGGGTGAAAAGACACCTGTTTTCACAGGTACCTGCTCCAGAGCTAGCTCGAATTATAGCCCAAGAAGCTTGAGCATCAACAGACACCTGTACCTGCCCATCATCAAAGGCCACTACGAAACCAGAAGAACCGTAAGACGAGTAGGTAGCCGCTACATGGCCAGTCTTGCTGCCGGCATAGGTAGTCCCGACGTTCCAAGAGCCTGCAAGAGTATCCTTGTAGTGAGGATTGGAAGCTCCCGAACGTAACTGAATCATGCGGCCCGCAGGAAGCCCATCAGAAGCGAAGTCAAATACCCCTCCACTTACGGACACGAAAGACCACTCCCCAAAGTAGTCACTAGCCCCTTTGTAAGCATACCCGTTGGCTCCTCCCAACCAGAGCCCTACAGAGGACTCAGAATAGTGGTACGAGTTGACATCCCCCAATCCCGCTACGGAACCAACGACGTTGTAGCTCTCGGCCGCTGCTGAACTGAGAGCATCCACTGCTGTAGCTCCCCCTTCAGTCAGGACCACTCCAGCAGGAGCTTTTACAAGGGCATCGCTTTTGAACTCAGGCATCGCCTATCTCCAACTCAGTAGATGACCGCCCAGGAACCTAGATACTTTGGGTAGCCTGTGTTCGTGATCCGAAGTCTCAGTTGGGTCCCTTGAACTCCTGGAGCAATGGAAGCCAGAACTCCCGGGAGAACGGTAGTGTAATTGCTGCCCCCATCGAAAGAGATGTCCATTTGGGTCAGATCCCCAGCATCCTTCTCCATGTAGAACCGGTCGTAAACCCCTGTCTTAGGGTTATCGTTGGTGATCCGGTGAATTTCCCACAACACCACTACCTGAGAAGGAGCTGATCCGATGGCAGTAGTAGTGGTCTCGATATAGCCGTTGAAAAACGAGATGGTTCCTCGTTCTCCTAAACTGACCACTGCCGGAGCTGAACTAGCTGAACTGTCGATCCCGGTGGCATCCAACAGAGCATCGTAGACGATGTTCGTGAACCCTGGGTACATAGCCAACATGGCTGCGTACTTGTCGGTGAGCAGTGTGTTTAGATCGGTGGGATTTGAAAGCTGGAGGCTAGACTCGGCCTTGACGGCAAAGCGACTAGAGATGTTCACCTCTTCGTCGATCTCACAGGAACGAACGTCCACGAGACGAGAATCCGCTATGGGGGTGGTGTATCTGTCAAACAGGTAAAGAGTGCTCATGACTAGTAGTCCGTCCTCGTCATCAGGAACTTGGAGCCGGTATCTGCAATACTGTAGACACCCTCCCACTTGTAGACACCTACAATACCAAAGGGAATGGAATCATCACTCCCACTGAACAGGAACTTACCAGACTCCCAACCCATGGTGATGTTAGCGCCGTTTACGTTGGAAACCACAACAGTGATACGATCTCCCTGACTAGGCGTGTACTCGGCCGCCAAAGACAGATTGATAGCTACAGCTGTTGCAGCGGAAGCCGTACACTCGTGAGAGTAGAGAGAGATCCCTGGCAGCGTAGCTGTAGATCCTCTGGCATTGGCAGGATCGAAAACAAAGGTAATGGTAGCGCCTGTACCTGAAGTACCGTAACTAGGGTTGGTGTGGAAACCTGTAATCCTACCTCCATAGGATCGCATCCCACCACAACCATAGAGACGTCCTTTTCTCCTAACAGTCGCAACGGTAGAGCTAGGGTTGTGCCCTCCCCACTCCAAGGCCGTTTCTAGGTTTCCGTCCGAACTTGTCTCACCCGCAGAGCTAGGAGCCGAGAAGAAAGGAGGAAGAGCCGTCTTGTCGTCAGTGGAGTCCTCTGTCAAAGGAGTAGGTCGGTAAACCCCGAAAGATGACCATCGGATGTCATCTGTGAGGCTGTTTCCAATAGTACCTCCAGCACACAAAATCACCTGGTACCACTGAACCGTCACAGAGACATCCAGGTCGAAGTCAGGGCTAGCTCCACCAAGTGTGACCACCTGAGCTCGGGTAGCAGACACCAAATCCTTGATGATGAAAAACTGCTTCGTGCTGTCCGGAAAAGTCACCTCCAAAAGATCGAAACCGACATTGATAGCCGAATTGGAACTACCGTTCCAATAGTAGTCCGATCCTGTCAGATCAATGAGATCTCCACCAAGGTTGGAAGGATTGAGCGTAGCCGGAGCGTTGTAGGCGATTCTTGTTCTGACCGTATCGCCATCCAGGGTGTCCGTTCGAATGTCCCTGGGCAAAAGAGTGGTGAAGTTGCTCAGAGGGTGGTGCTTGCTGTTGTACTCTCCAGCTACTCCAGGACGTTGCTGATGCCCTGTCTTGAACACATACCCCATCTCCCCAGAACGATCTGTGGCGTAGTCAGTGTCCCCATAGGAAGGGAGTTCCACCATCCAGTTAGCCAGGTAAGGGTCTGGTTGAGAGGCCGTTGTTTGGTTGACAGGGTTGTAGTCTAGATCTACCGACTTGGATTGAGGAGCCTCCCCATCTCTGATGATGACAGCCCCCGCCCCTGCTGTATCTAGAGCAGTGGCAGTGGTAGTGGTCTTGCAGCGATACCGAGCATCCAGGCCCCCGTGCTGGAGATACAAGACATTCTCTCTATCAGAGGGCAGGTTTCGAAGCTTCCCCTGGGAAAAGGAATCCTCAGGAAGAGACGTGATGCCCGTTCGGTCAGCGTAGAGTACCTCCCAGCTCTGACCTGGAAGTTCGTCGGCTGTTACCGTGATAGGACCGCCTGACCAAACATCTCCAATACTGGCCCCCGCAATGCTGGTGACCTTGACGAAACCTGTCTGAGCAGCGTTGATGATTCTTTCGTAGGTTCCTGCCTTGACGATCTGGAACAGGTCCTCGATGTCATCCCCAGCAGTGAGCCCTACAAAGATGCTGTCGCTTCCCGTGCCAATCGTCGAGTCAGTAGTGGATCCCAGAGTGGAAGGGCCTCGATTGAGTCGCCCAAAAGAAAGCGCTCCGATCTCTAGTGCCAGTTGTTCGCCCATCACCTGTGTATCGACCGGAAAGTCCAAAGCCGACGCAGGTACTGTATCCACTGGTGCCCGGCCAGCACCAACAACAACATCAGCAGGATTCTTGGTAGATGGCATCAGACACTCCGGTTACTCAGGAGATTCCCCTTGATCCTGTAGACGCTAGCAGTGGTCGTGTTGTCTCCTAGACTCTGATCAAAGTAGATCCCGTTCACATCATCAAAGGAGGCCCAGCGTTGCAGGGTCACTAACACAAGCTGTCCCTGGAACCCAAAGCTAGTGTCTTCTACTAGCTCAGCCACGATGGGTAGGAGAACCTTGTGCCGCTTGGGTTCGCTCAGAACGCTTCCAAAAGCGTTGGGCCGGTAGGTCGTAGTCAACACCGTCTTGTAGAAACTACGCCCTTCAGCATCAACATCCCCAGGACTCCGGTAATACCAAGCCTCATCTGGCTCGGGAACATACGGAACATGGCAAGGGATTTGCAGGAAGCCTGTGTCAGAACTGAAGCCTTCGATGGAGATGGCCGAAGAAGCGTCGAGTTCATGGTCCCCAGAGAAAGTACCTCCTGAGGTGGGGTAGATACCTCCAGACTGGACGTACTGAGACCCGTACGGATACGCTTCTTCGGGGCTCCCACTACCCACCGTCATGCTGTAGAGAGAGGAACTGATGTAGCGAGGAATGACCTTGAGAGGGGAAGGCAAAAACCCCTCGGGTACCGTCTGAGCTCCTCGGGCATTGTAGTAAATGGTCAGCTGTTCCCCGTTCTGAGGCAACGGCCGAAGAGCCACCCCTGTCACCTCGATGAGGTCCCCTTGAGAGATGGCAAGCGGATTCGCAATGTAGACCTCATACCCGCTAGCGTAGAGAGAAAAACTTCCTCCGTAAGTGACCGTGTTGATCTTGATCTGAGAGATACTGTCCATTCTCTCGGGCAAGAACAAAGTAGCTATAGCGTTGGTGTGGATGAAGGTCTGTACAAAACTCACCGTTTCGTAAATGAGGGGCACCTCTCGATGAGGGATGTCCAGCTCCGAACTGGCGTACATCTGACTGAACAGAATAGGTGCCGTGGCCGGAAGCTGAGCCGGATTGTTGATGGAGAAACTGTCTGTACCGAAATCCTCGACAGGAGTCTTGGACAAGCCCTCTCCTGGAGGGTAGGCAATGGCCAACCGAATGTAGAGAGGTTCGTCTGTGACGCCCCCAGGAACTGTTCCGATGTCCAAAGTCAGACTGCCTTGAGGCATGGCTCCCAGACCGCTGAGCTTGCATCGAGCAGGCTGTCCTTCTTCGCCAGCTGAAGAACCGATGAAATAGGTGGCCCCGTAGTTGCCGCCACCTCCCAGGTAGTCGTCGAACCCAAGCACCGTGAACTCTGCAGGAGCCCGAGCTGCAAAGTTGTAGCTGGAAGCATGGTAGGGGTACAGTTTCAAAGCCGTGAAGTCGATAGTGATGGTATCGTTGGTCTGCCAGTTGGGGCCCCCACCAGAACCATCCGTTGGCTCATATCGCAGGATGAGAGTTTCTATGATCGGCCGATCCGAGTACCTTCTTCGAACGGCATCGAACTGCCCAAGAAAGGTCGCTCCCGGAGTATCCCCAGTGGTGGTTCCATCCCCAGGAAGGACCCCCACCTCGTCCGCCCAGAGAACCGTGTGTCCCAACACACCCCCGCCATGGGTAGTGAGTAGCCGCTCCTGCTGAAGGTCATTGTCCAACAACCATCCTAGGTTGCGGGCTAGTACTTCTTGGAAGTCCCATCCCGAAGGAGAGACCCCCATCCGCAGGTCAAGAAGATCCTGATTGGTAATGATGTCGTACCAGAAACCGTCAGGACGATCAGAAGAAGCCGGATAGGCTACCCCACCATTGTGGTTGGTGTTCCGATCGAAGGCCGTGTCGTTCCGTCTCTCAACGGCTACGAGAGGAATGGCGTACATGTAGCCGTCTACAGTTCCCAGAGTGTTGGCAGGGTTGCCGTCTCCAGCTCTCCAGAGACCTGGATCACTCAAGGTGGACGACATGTTGGAGTAGGTCCAGGTGGTTGCCGCACCGTCCGGAGAAGCCGGAGCTGTAGGCACAGCATTGGCAACCACATTGGCGTCGGTCATTCCGTAGGGATCAGCGGACAGATCCACATCTTGAATGACTCGAAGACGGTACTGAATCTGTACCCGCTTGGTGGTCTCCGATCCCACTGCAGAGTCCAGGATGTCGTCTGTGTAGTTGATGGCAGCATCATCAGCTGAGGAAACCTTGACGTTGCCGTTGGCCCAGATTCTAGCCGTGTGGCTCTTTCCGTCCGTAGAAGGGCTAGCACTCAAGAGCCGTCGCCACACTTCCAGGATCACCAGATCCGTACGCTTGGCTCCAGCTCCGCTCGGGGAGGCCCCCAGATCCAGAGTTTGATTCGCCCCACTACGAAGGGTGTTCTCGACCAGGATGGTCCATCCATTGACGAGCGCTCTCAGGGAACTAAAGGTGAACTGATTGGACGTGGTGCTGCTGATGAAGAAAGGAGTCGGAGCAGAACCCTTGATGAGATCCTCAGCTAGCCATCCAGAAGGCGTTGCAGGAGGACGAGCTAGAGCAGCTGCGTCCTGGGCTAGATTGAGCTCCTTGTCCAGAACGGGTTTGGCCGCCTGATAGACTGTGGTTTCCCAGTTACGCCCATCAGGTTCCAGGTAGCCGCTGACTCCTGCTCCGTAGTCCTTTGCCATTATGAAGCCTCTACGTGCTCACGCTGGGCCCGATAAGACGGGATACCCAACCGCTTTCGATGGTAGTAAATGGTGGGCACAGTCAGCCCTGCTACTCTAGCTACCTCAGAATCTGGTACAGTCCCCAACAAAGAATGCCAAGATCGTGGAGCAGTTCCTTCGGAAGCAGGTCTCAAAGCCTTGACCCCTGCTTTACGTCGAAAGTAAGCAACCATGTGCACTGAAACTCCCGCTTTACGAGCCAAAGTACTGTCTGAAACAGCGCCAAAAAGATGCGCCAACGGGAACTCTGTAAAGCGTTGATCTTCCGGGTAAGGGGTTCGTGATCGTATCTCCTCAAACCTTTGGGCAAGATTCTGGGTTTCAGAAGATGGCCTAACACTCGTGTTGGTACGAACCCTATGACAGTTAGCACACACCAAATGGCACTTCTCAAGTTCAGCCACGAGAAGCTCTGTAGGACGATTCATCAACTGAGACACGTTACAACTCTTGGCTGAAGAATCGGTGTGATCCAAGTCCATTTGACAAGGAGCAAAAGTTCCTCCGCAGTCCAAACAGGGGATGGAAGACTTCAGCTCATCCAAGATCATCCGGTGATAATGATACCGTCTCGTCTTGTAACAGTGCTGGCCCTTGTACGTTCTGAGCCGATGACAGTTGGCGCACACTAGGTCGCATTTAGCGATCTCTTCCAGAACTCGATCCCAGCGAGCCGTTGATTTCACCAAAGAGGAAATGCCGTCTTTCTTTGTGGTAGCGTCTCGATGATCAAAATCCATGACGAAGTAAGGGTATTTGCAACCACAGTCAGTACAAGGAGTGTTCTCTTTTAGAGTTTGAATCTTGGCGTATCGTCTGTGTCTCTCACGACGAATACAGCAAATTGAGCTCTGGTTCATTCTCTCACGATTAGCTTCCCGATACTTCCTGAAGTAGCCTTCCTTGTTGCTGTGGTAGTAGGCTTTCAGATAAGCCTTACGACAACCCCTGCAATCCAAACGCTTGTAAAGCTTACCTTTACGGCCTTTCTCAACCGCAAACTCTACTTCCCCCTCTGGGAGTCCGCACTTAGAGCAAACGTGAGGCATCAGAAAGTCAATCGCCACGTTATGGATAACGTAGATGTTGCAGGCTTTGTAATTATTGGAAATGTAAGGTAATTTAGCAGGGTTTCGTACGTTGTAAGGTCCACTGTGTCGTCATATGTCCCATTGGGGGGACTGTAGGGGTTCTTGACCGACATGTTGGTGCTGATGTTGCCCCCAATGAGGCCCATCTCCACCAACGGCCCAACCGCCTCACTCTCTGTGTAGATGGTGGTGAAGTCCACCGTCTTGGTCGGGTAGGCCACAGGAGAGCCTCCCGTCGTCACGAACTGAGTGTCCGAAAAGGTCTTGCGAGTCAGCTCAGCGTACAAAGCCCTTTGGGTATCCGTAGGAGCAGGAGGGTTCATGGGATCCCAACCCGTGTCCCCAGTACCCACGGCCAGCACGAAAGCCCCATGGGGGGGTTCCAGGCTGTCCTTTACCAGTCTGGCAATCAGGATTGACGCATCCCGTACTACTAAGTTGCGCCTCTCCCACTCGTACTCCAAGGCCCCAGTGTAGGCATTCCTCAGCTTGAGGAAAACGTCTCCCCGAATCTTGATTCCGGTTGGCTCCTCAAACCGGTTTTGCAAGACGGCTCGGAACGTAGCCTTAGCAGCCCCTAGGGCATCCCAAATCTTCATACTCATCTCCTGTTCACGATAGCCGCTACATAAGTGGAAATACCCTACGGCTGTAGGTTGATGTTCGTAGTGGGCCCCGGGCCGATTGGTGTCAGGTTGTCAGCCGTCGAAAAAACCGTGGCTCCTCCTCCGTCGTAGAGCTTCCACCTCTCATCGTTTAGGAAGCTAGCCCGGGTGATGTCAATGGTCTCGACCAAAGTGGCGTCTGCGGGCCCGTCAACGGCCGCTGGCATCGTTTCCTGACGGAGATCGTGCAGGATGACCTGGGCCAACCCAAGCCGTTCTGCGGGGGCCCAGAGGACATTTCCGATTACCGAAGTTTCCCCTACACTGAAGGTGTAGAGAATAGGGGGGTCCGGCAGCTCCGGAAACGTGTACTGGTCCCACGCCCGAGTACAGAGAGAAACCTCGTCCACCTCGACAGAAGAGTTAGCAATGGCTGTCTCCAGGGCCGGGGAGAAGTATATTTGGCCCAGGGGCTGACCCAGCAAACCTCCCGAGACCTCTCCTGAGAAACGAGACATCCCGATGCTGATTTGAGAAGTCCCCGGAATCCACGAAAAGAGAACGGTATTTGGATAGACGCTTACTCCCCAGGCAGCAGACTTGATAACGGCATCGACCGTAGCAGCATAGTGGTTGTTGGGCTGCAGGTCTGCTCCCAAGGTGAGAGTGACTCTCTGAATGGGACTGGGCCCCGATTCGACTACAGAACTGATGGGAATGGTGGCCCCAGACACACTCTTGACGGTGTAGTTGGCTGGGGAAATCAAATCCGCATTTTCCAGCATAGGCTCTGAGAAGATGATCTCCACCTTTCGAGTAGCCATAGCAGCTGGTTGAAATGAAGGAGCGATACCGTATCCAGTGAAGGCTGCGGTGTTCTGACCCGAGACCAAAGGGTCCCCTGCTGTACTCTCCACCACTACCGGAGTGACCGTCAGAGTGTAGAGAATCGAGAGCTGCTCACTCGTAGTCAAAACCACTGTGGCAGGGTCTGTCAGATGAGCTGCAACACCTAAAACTGTCAGGCCAGGAATGCTGTAGTTGGAAGGATTGAGTCCCTCTGTGGGATCGACGGCATAGGAAAAGGTTGCTTCGACCCTGAACGAGCTAGGAGCTACTGCCCCGTCAAGAACGAAAGGCAGATCGACATCAAGAGACTCCCCGACGGTCAGGTACTCAGTGAGAGGGCCTCCAGACTCAGCAATACTACCCCCAGTACCCCAGTCTCGACCAGCACCTCTACCCCATCCACCAGTAGCCATCGATCACCTTTCACTCAAGACGGCAACGCTAGCTCCGTGACATTGCCTGTGTCAGCCGTTGCTTTCAGCTTGTTGTCCGACGTGTCTACCCAGATGTAGTAGTTCCCGGAGGAAGGCGTTCCAGGGTTCGAGATTGCCGGTATAGTGAGGGGAGCTGTGCTTGGTACGGGAAGCACTCTCCACTCAGCTTCTCCTAGAGTACTGTCGTAGGCCAGATACCAACCATCGGAAGCAGAATACCAAGTGTCTCGGGCACTGTCTCCAAGAACCATGCAAAGGTTGTTGGGAGGGTTGGTAGACCCCGTTCGGAAGTTGATGGTCCCGTAATTGGAACCCCCATTGCTCTTGTAAACATAGAGGTCGATGCTGCCAGGCTTGCCTGAAGGAGACAACCCGGACTGAAAGAAAACACTTCCACCCTCTCCCGTCCCTTTGGCAAAAGCCCCTCTTATGTAGACATCCCCACCGTTTCCGTTGGTTCGGCTGCTGTGAACCGATCCGCCCTCAACATAAGCGTTTCCACCATCTCCAGAAACTGATCCGCTGACGCCCCCTTCAACGACGGCAGATCCTCCTCTTGATCCTTCGGTAGCGGCATCCCCTCCTAACAACCAAGCACGGCCTCCGTAGCCTGTTGTTTCACTACCTGTCCCTCCTTTGACCGTTACCGTAGCTCCGTCATAGTCTGCAAGAGCAGGTGTTCCAGCGATCAAATCCAGATCGAACAACCCTTGGAAAAGCGCCTGATAGGGTCCCAGTTGAACTTCTAGGATAGTATCCCCCTCATGCTGCAAAAAGATCTTGCCATCAGCTCCTGCGCCAATAGCCCCTCTCAGATTGACATAAACATTGCCAGCATCCCCAGTAGCGCCCCCTAGACCTGATACGATGTAGACATCCCCTCCCGCCTCGGTCCCATCGCCGCCACCTGCACGCACATAAGCATGCCCACCAGGACAGTTAGTTCTGGCAGCAGAACCTCCCTCTAGAAAAGCGTCTCCTGGATCGCCTGAAGAAGTGCCACTGTCAGCCCCCGCCACAATGGCGTTACCTCCGTTCGCATCCGTGCCAGCGTCACCTCCAAACAGACGAGCCTCTCCCGCATCTCCTGCCATACCTGTTGCAGGACCCCCCTGCAACGTGAGAGCAGTTCCAATGATAAAACTCGTGTCAGGGGCTACGATCTTGAGACCCGTGCTGAAAAACGGACCCACCCCCTTCAAGACGACGTCCGAACTAGTCAGTTGTACCGACAGAAAGTCTGTGCCGTCACTACTCCACACCATGGAGCCATGAGCACCACTGCCAGTAGGTGCTCCAAGATTGACTACGACATTCCCGCCGTCCTGGTTTGTACCCTGAGCGTCTTGTCCTTCGATGTAGAGAGTCTGTCCGGCCCCATCAGTAGTCCGATTGGCCAGCTTGATACGAGCGTCTTGTCCTGAAATGAACGGAAATAACAGACGAGGATCGTCACTAGAAACATCAAACCGAGAGACTTCTACGGAGTTGACCTGGAATACATGGGCCTGCCCCGTGGCCACCTTGTGAGTGATGTCTCCAGTGGCTGGTTGTAGAGTAACTGTTGCATCGTCCGTCTGAATAGCAGACGTAGAGACCCATTTGGATCCATCCCAACGAACAGTGTCATTCGCTGAAAGCCCCGTTACCGGAGGCATCTTGTCGAAATCCAACAGGGCATCGTTCATGAAGACAGGAGTGCCCCCAGCTCCTCCACACCATCCAAGCTTCTGACCTCCGAAGTTCAACTCGTCGGGCTTTTGGTCTGGTTGGGGACTGGACGGATCCGTCAACGGTAGAGGCTGAGGCAGCTCCATGTACGGAGACAAGACTATGGAACGGTTGTCCGTCAGAACGCAGACATTCCGAATGTCCACATTCGTTACCCCCAAAGCATCCTCGACCTCTAACCGAATCCGGTAAGTACCAGGCACTGCGGCATCAGGTAGGAAGTTGGCAACAGGAGTGTTGTCACTGGCCGCCCCTAGATTCGTCCAAGTCCCCGGGTCGGTATGCAGAATGCTTCCAGGTGGAGCTTCCACCAGGTCAATGGTCCAAGCAACTACATCCGTGTTGCTTGAATTCTCGATGGTAACCGTAGCTCCGCCGTTGACGATAAGTGCTTCGCCATCGTTTCCGACGGTAGCCCCCTGAGTAAATTTGATCAGCGCAACAGCAGCCATCTACGGACTCCCGCTTCAGTTGGCGTTCTACTTACGCCTAACTATCAATGAAGATGCGGACTTCAGCCCTAGATGGATCTCGAACGATGCGGTACGTGTGGTAGGCCCCGTCAAGAAAATCGAAAGTGGTGGCTCCCACGGGCAAGCCTGAATTCAGGTCAAAGACCACCACCCGCCTCAAACCAGTGCTCTCAGTCACGAAAGCCAAAGCCACCGTCAGCCCAGGGGCCGAAATGCCGAATCGTACCTGAGAATCCCCTGTTCCCAGCGTACCATCGTCCTTCAAACGAATTCTGAAGGTCGCCTCAGACTGAAGCCCTGGAGCATCCGGCAACGGAGTGTCATTTCGGTAGACTGTCTTGGTCCCCAAAACTCCTGTACCGTAGGTCAGAATTCCTCCTGAGGCAGACGCACTGACCTGACTGGGATTGTCACTGACAAGAGTCCAAGGCGTAGGAGCCGCTGAATCATTCTCCGGGAGAGTATCCCCCGTGTACTCCAAGCAAACCGTTTCTTGGTACTTCAAGCCACTGATGTTCGGCGAGCAGTTGTCACAGAAGGGCTTGATTAGGGACTCTGTCCCCGTGGTCTGCTCAATGAGATCCAGGCTGTTGTAGAGGATGTCGTCTGGAACCACCAACTTGAACCGTATGTGCCCATCGTTCAAAGTGAAGTCCCCGTCGTTGTTGAGCACATCTTCGGGACGATTCAGAGCAGAAACGTACTCCTGTGTAGGGTAGGGAGCCTGCGTGTCGTATGTCTGGGTCAGTGGAACAGGTGGGGTGTCCTCGTTGAGCAACGTGAACGCCGTCAACCCAGAATCCTCCAAGAAGTCTGGGTCCTTCTTGGGGACAATGCCCGTGGAGCTACTCTTGAAATCAGTCAGGTCATGGGGAAGGGTTGTGCGAAGGACCTCAGGGCTCTCCATGACGTTCCACTGGTTGAGAACCATGTGGTGCGGAGCAATCCTCTGCTCTGTCGGAGCGAGTGTGATCCCATAGCGAACGAAGTCCCACAGAGATTGTTCCAGATGCTCGGAACTGAAGGAGCCAAAGACCACCGAAGGAAGGCCCCCAGAGACCGAATGAACGAGACCCTCTGTGCTCGAAGGCAACGCAAGAGGACCGTAATCTGCCTGAAACAGGGGAACAATAGCAGAGTCCAATAAGACCGTAATCTGGCCTGTGGAATCTTTGTAGAGGCGGTACTTGTGCTCGACACTCCAATCCGTCTCGTCGGGGATTCGGTAGTCCACCTCAGAGGGGATCAAAGGCAGAGAAGAGGCGAACTCTACGTAGTTAGCGAAAACTGTCTGGATCTGGTAGACCCCTTGATTCGGCCCACTGTCCACGATCAAGTAGTCACCCGCCACTACACCTAGAGTCAGGAAGTTTACCGAGGTGTCCTGAACCCTATTTGTGAGCGCCTGAGCGCCTTTCCCTGAGGCTTTCAAAGGCAGAGTGTAGTCTGCCAGGGTCCCCGTCCTGGGGCCCTTCCAGAGGCCAACATAACGCTTCTGGGAAGCCAAGACCCTCCAGGCGTTGCAATAGGCCCAATCCACTACCGACTCCGAAGCCGAACTGGCTGGGGTAGACGACCCCCAACTGATGAGACCCACAGGATCCGTTCCAGGAGAGACGAAAGAGGAGTAGGGGACTGTCCCCACTAGAATTCCGTCCACCAACAGTGTGACCAAGTCTCCGGAGTAGGACTTTCGCAACCGGTAGGTATGATAGGCCCCGTCTCCCCAATCGAAAGCCCATTGAGCGGAAGGGATCTCCACCCCATCCGCATGAAGTGAGACGTACTTGGTACCAGAGACTTCCGTGAGCATGATCCCCACGGCTCGTTTGCTGTCGTAGACCTGCGCAAAGGCCCCAGCAAAGCCACTCCCATCGACTGTGTAGGACTGGACCTTGAAACGAGCCTCCAGGATGTAGTCCAAGGTTTCGGCTACCACTCGATCGACAGAAGAGGAAGGAGCGGTATCCTCGATGTAGTAGACTAGCCCGTCCGTAGTAGAGGTGTCTGTGATCCGAAGATCCCTGCCAATCATCTCCGCTGTCTGACTTCCCATAGAAGACCAAACGTAGGGAGAGAAGTCTCCTGGTAGAGCGTTTCCTCCGTAACTCTTTCGAGGAGATTCCACGTCAGAGAGGAAGGCCAGTTGCATGATTCGGGACCCATCGTCCACCGACATCATGAGTCCGTCAGGGTCCACCCCATGCGTGAGGGTGAGCAAAGAAAGTTGAGCATCCAGTGTGAACTCAGAAGCCTGAGTCAACAACGGCTCCATTCTCAAGTAGCCCCGGAAATCTCCGCCTACCAAGCCAGCTTCGGTAGCTGAGGCAGCATCTGTAGCACTCGTGGCCTCCAGCAAGAGATACTCAGTCGAGAGGATGGTTCCCGTTCCGTGATAGCCAACAGGAGTCCAAGGACGACTGGCTTCTTCTGGAAGCTGGTTGGCTTCATAGCTGACGAAAGACGAGGGGGCCGTCTGCTGAGGATTGGTCGGAGAAACCAAGTAGCTGACGAAGTCCCACTTGGATACGCTTCTAGCAGGTCGAGAAACAGAACCAAAGAAGACCCCTTGCAGTTCCTCAAAGGGAGAGGGGATCTCCTCCAAGAAAGGTAGCTCATCCGCTGTCAAGCTCAGGGACTCGACGATCTCCCCATCCACGTAGAGCTTGACCGTCCCATTCAGATCTCGGAACAGACGATAGCTGTGAAGGATAGACCAGTCGAATTCCAC